GGATAACAATAAAATAACAGAATTACCAGAAAAATTCGGACAACTTAGTAATTTACAAAAATTATGGTTGTATAATAATCAAATTGCAAAATTACCAGAAACAATAGGACAACTTGTTAATTTGCAAGAATTATACTTGTGTGATAATCAGATTACAAAGTTACCGGAAACAATAGGACAACTTAGTAATTTGCAAAAATTATCGTTGTCTTATAATAAAATTACAAAATTACCAGAAACAATAGGACAACTTAGTAATTTGCAAGGGTTATGGTTGTCTCATAATCAAATTACAGAATTACCGGAAACGATAGGACAACTTGTTAATTTGCAAGAATTATGGTTGTCTGGTAACCAAATTACAAAATTACCTGGAACAATAGGACAACTTAGTAATTTGCAAAAATTATGGCTGTACGATAATCAAATTACAGAATTACCAGAAACAATAGGACAACTTATTAATTTGAAAGAATTATCATTGTCTAATAATCAAATTACAGAATTACCAGAAACAATAGGACAACTTATTAATTGTAAGATCATACAATAAAAAATTGAATTTTTTATCATAAGACAAATATTCTGTCAAGAAAGAACAAAATGGACCAAAGTGATATATTATACCAAATATTTAATGAATTATCATTAAACGATATCATAAGATGTTCAACTGTTAATAGACTTATAAATCGCATATGTGATTTACAATATGCGAGATTGATAAATGACTATGAGAACATCCTAGCGAACATTTTTTATAAAAACTCATACAAACAAATGTATGTAGATTGTTATGAATTAGAAGGTTTTATAAAAAAACATTCAGACCTTGATTTATTCAATTTTTTTTCTACGAACGCATTAGATATTAAATCGAGAAATATTATTAAGTTGCCAAAAATGATAGGACAACTTATTAATTTGCAAGAATTATGCTTGTATAATAATCAAATAACAGAATTACCAGAAACAATAGGACAACTTAGTAATTTGCGACACTTATCGTTGTCTAATAATAAAATTACAAAATTACCAGAAACAATAGGACAGCTTGTTAATTTGCAAAGATTATGTTCGTATCATAATAAGATTACAAAATTACCAGAAACAATAGGACAACTTGTTAATTTGCAAAAATTAAGCTTGTCTAATAATAAGATTACAAAATTACCGGAAACAATAGGACAACTTAGTAATTTGCAAAAATTATTGTTGTCCAATAATCAGATTACAGAATTACCGGAAACAATAGGACAACTTGTTAATTTGCAACAATTATTGTTGAATAATAATAAAATTGCAAAATTACCGAAAACAATAGGACAACTTGTTAATTTACAACTATTATGGTTACATAATAATCAAATTACAGAATTACCAGAAACAATAGGACAACTTATTAATTGTAAGATCATACAATAAAAAATTGAATTTTTTATTGTAAGACAAATATTCTATCAAGAAAGAACAAAATGGACCAAAGTGATATATTATACCAAATATTTAATGAATTATCATTAAACGATATCGTGAGATGTTCAACTGTTAATAGACTTATAAATCATATATGTGATTTACAATATGCGAGATTGATAAATGACTATGAGAACATCCTAGCGAACATTTATTATAAAAGCTCATACAAACAAATATATGTAGCTTGTTATGAATTAGAAGGTTTTATAAAAAAACATTCAGACCTTAATTTATTCAGTTTTTTTTCTACGAACGTGTTAGATATTGAATCGAAAAATATTATTAAGTTGCCAAAAATGATAGGACAATTTAGTAATTTGCAAATATTAGGGTTGCATTATAATCAAATTACAGAATTACCAGAAACAATAGGACAACTTAGTAATTTGCAAGGGTTATGGTTGTCTCATAATCAAATTACAGAATTACCGGAAACAATAGGACAACTTGTTAATTTGCAAAAATTATCGTTGTCTTATAATAAAATTACAAAATTACCAGAAACAATAGGACAACTTGTTAATTTGCAAGGATTATACTTGTATAGTAATCAAATTATAAAATTACCGGAAACAATAGGACAACTTGTTAATTTGCAAGAATTATACTTGTCTAATAATCAAATTACAAAATTACCGAAAACAATAGGACAACTTTGTAATTTGCGACACTTATCGTTGTGCGATAATCAAATTACAAAATTACCGAAAACAATAGGACAACTTAGGAATTTGCGACACTTATCGTTGTCTAATAATCAAATTACAAAATTACCGGAAATAGGGCAACTTAGTAATTTGCAAAAATTATGGTTGGATTACAATCAAATAACAGAATTACCAGAAACAATAGGACAACTTATTAATTGTAAGATCATACAATAAAAAATTCAATTTTTTATTGCAAGATAAATATTCTATTAAGAAAGAATAAAATGGACTAAAGTGATATCGTAAGATGTTCAACTGTTAATAGACTTATAAATCATATGTGCGATTTATAATATGCGAGATTAATAAACAACTATGATAACATCCTGGCAAAACTTTTTTTACAAAAACGCATACAAACAAATGTATGTAGCTTGCCATGAATTAGAAGGTTTTATAAAAAAATATTCAGACCTTAATTTATTCAATTGATAATAGTAAACATTTGTTACAATAATTATTAGAACAAATGAATTAGACCGAATACCTAAAAGTGTCTATATGAGGTGTGAACGGTTCCCAGAGATGTGGATTATTAGTTTCATTGTTTGCGAAAGTTGACACCATAAAATGCATAATAATGCCCAAAATATCTTTAGAATATTTGACAAAGTGAGTAATCATTAACCAAATATCGATACAGTCAGTTATAAAGTAGTATTTTTTCCATAAAAGATAATATAAATTACCGAACTTGCTATAAAAAACACATTCGCCGTTAGATATGTTTTTGATTGTCTGTAATATTTCATTGCGATTATATCGATAGTAACATTCAAGATATATATTTGGATGTTCTATTTTGCATACTTTAATAGAATTATTAGTGATCATCAACATATCACAATTATCTGTACATGCATCATATGTGATTTGAGTTTTGGTAAATTTAGGATAACGTTTAGGAATTTGTCTATCAGGAAAATAATAAAAAATAACGCCATGTTTAAAATCAATTATATGTTCGTGCGTTGTAGTATAATAGCGTAAAACTTTACTGAATGTAGTACATAGCTTACGCATATCTTCGTCTGATAAAGTATTATAACAAATCACCGCAACATTATTCATATTTCCAAATTTCTCGTACAATAACTCGTACGAATTTACTATTTCCAAGTCATTAATATATAGTCGAGGATAACCATAATATCCAAAAAGTGACACCAAAACAACAGTCATATGCATTTTACTACCCAATAAATTAACCATATTTTTCATCAATATAAATCCATCTTGGGTTTTTTCAGTTATCGTCGTAATAGTTTTAGCTTTTTCTATTGCGTTGATACATTCAGGGCTCGTTAGATCGTATGATTCGATGTTTAACGGGATTAATGATCGTTCGGAGGACATTTATTGTTTTTATGCTATTGTCGATGGCATAGATATTATTATGATCAATATTTTTTTTATTCGGTGATACATGCTTAATCATCTCTATCTGTCAAACGTCGATAATTCTTTATTCGTTGGATCATATTTTTTTTATTAACATCATTTTTTTGGTAAGTTTGTATCATAAAATGCAAAATAATAGTATGCAGTTCTCGAGGCAAATACAAACAGCAACCATACGGATTTTGACGCAAAATATTAAAAGTAAAAATGACGTAACTACATTTGACAATAAAATTTACATTATTCCATAATCCATTATACAAGTCGCTGTTGACATCATAATACATACTAAAATTATTATATATATGGTACAGTGCAAGTACATTTTTGTTATACGAAAAATTATTATTATAATAATCAATATATGTATTGTTATCTTCGTAAGTACATTTTTTCATGACAATATCATTGTTTTTTTGATCAATCATCAAAACGTTGTTGTCAAAAATACAACTGTCGCAAATATCCTTAAAAATATTTAACGGCATCGTTTTTTTATCAATATAGTGGTCATAAACAGTTTTTGCTGTGACGCCATCCAAATAAAATGTAACGTCAGTGTTAACGTTCCAAAATGATGAATAGATACCTGATGCGATGAATATGACGTTGCAAAATTTATTATCTTTGGATATTTTAGCCAATATGCCGCGATATTTTGTCCCATCACTGCAATTGTCCAATACCAAAATAGTACTTTGGTCAAAATTTATTACTTTTTTATCGATTGCTCTAAAAAATGATTCTATCGTTCCGAAGATTGTCTCATATTTCATGCGTTTATTTTTAGTAAAAGATGAGGAAACAATAATGACCCCCATATTATAACGTGCATGAAGAACATGTGTGATGTTTCGTACAAGTTCTATCCTTTTCAAACCATCGCTTATTACTTTTATTGATTCATTTGGTTGAATATTGATTATGTCAAAAACTTCCATTTATTCATATTCTAAATTGCTAATTATACTTTTATCAATACAACGCTAATTTGGTTTGTATCTTAATCTAAATATTATTTTATCAACAATACTTAAGAAAGGATACGAATGACAGAAACGAAAATAAAAAATTTAGCGCTGGGTGGTGGAGGAATATTTGGTTATGCGGAAGTAGGCGCATTGACAGAATTGGAAAAATATGCAGATTATTTGCAAATCGAATCTATCTGTGGAACCTCTGTTGGTTCAATCATTAGTACTTTGTATGCAATTGGTTACACAAATGCAGAAATGTATGACATCATTTTTTCGCTTGATTTTGCCACACTTATTCAAGACTCATACATTCCATATATTAATTTATATACCAAGTATGGCATGTATGCGGCTAAAAAACTAGAAGACAAAATAGAAGAATTGGTGACTCAAAAAACAAATATCAAAAATTGCACATTTTCGCAAGTTGATATGAATTTGACGATCGTTGCTACAAATATTAACCAACAGAAACCATATTTTTTTAACAAGACTAACACGCCAATGATGATTATATCAAAAGCAATTCGTATGAGTATCAGTTATCCAATAATCATGATGCCTGTGTTGTACGATGACGATTATTGGGGTGACGGCGGAGAGTTCTTGAATTATCCGATCACCATTTTTGACAATATGGAAGAGACAATCGGAATTACATTCGCTGCCCATAACGAAAATAAAGATGGCACACTCAAAATTCGAACAAATATTGATACAAATTCAGAATATATCAAATCATTAGCATCTACAATGAGTAGATCTGCTTACATATCACAAATAACACCTGCACATTTGAACAGAAGTATCATTATTGAAATTACCGAAAACGTGACTTCCATGGAGTTCAACATACCTATGGATAAAAAGAAGTTAATCTATGAATGCGGGGTAAATGCTGTGCGGGACCAAATTAATGATATTATTGGCGTTACAACTGACAAAAATAATATATAATCTGAATAAAAAAAATGATAATTTTATTAACATAATAAAATCATCGTTTTAATAAAAACATCAGCAAAATGGTAGATATCGAAAAAGTAATTAAATTGATCGAAATTTCTACAAAGAGTCATTATCAAGAAATAGTCATAGACGGTAAATCTGCCAATAATATTGCCAATCTCGGAGCTAAGAAAGGTGAGCGAGCAAAATTAGAGAGAAACGGTGAATATTATGGTATCGGGATAGAATTCTTAGAAAATGTAAAAAGATTATTAACTGACAAGTTTGTGATTAGAATCTTGCATTTGATGAAAAAAGAAGACTACATTACGATTATGAATATATTAGATTTGACAGATGTGGATCAGATATATTATGTGTTGGATAAATGGTGCGAGATTGCATTAAATGGTTATGACGGGACATTGAAAATTGCGAAAAAAAAATATCCAACGTTAGACGAATGGATAAGAACAGAAAGGTCAATGCCTTTGTTAGGGCGGATTAGAGTGACTGATGTCGGTCAGAACAAAAATACTGGTGATTCTGTGGTGCCCGTTGATTGGTTGGGCAGAGAATTTGCAAATGGTACTGAGATGCATGCGGCTATGGATCAGTTAGAATGGCGAATTGGTAAACCACCTGTTACGTATGCGATTATTTATTCAATGCGAAAACAAAAAATAGAGACTCATGTTGCTGCGTCAGAATTGGCTGGTGTCAAAAATGAATTAACTTTGTACGTACTATTGAAAGATGGTAAGATACAAACTACAATGGCGAAAGGATACAAAGAAGGGTATACATATGTTGTGTACGGTGATTTATTCATTGGCTTTGTGCTGAATGATATTTTAGAAGACAAATCAAACGTGCAAGGAGGCAGAGATGTGAGTGTTCTTGTGTCACGTTTGCAGAAATGTATTCGTCGAGGTAGATTCGCACGCAAAATTTTAGATGAAACAGTTGATCGACTGAATGAATGTCCGAACTATAACTTGCCCGAACACGGATTTATGCGAGTTAGTGCATCAAAACAATTAGCTTGGCGTTTATTAATTACAATTTTAGAAGATTGTCGTCCATATGTTGCAGTTGATGAACTAAGTTTGTTAGATTTGATCTGTCTCACGCTGATCTGTAACAAATGTTTAGAATTCAAATTCACACCACCAGTAATGAAGCTGATCAAACTAACGGCAGTTCTAGCGCAATTTAACGATACCCCAAAGGATCTTTTCAATTGGCGTGCATATGAACCTGCAACAAAGACGCCGATTACTAAATCAAATTATCACACCGCCATTTCTCTCGCTCTATCGCATATCATTATGATGAAAGGTGACAATGGTATGTTACGGAAATTATACAGCGCAGAAGATGATTTTTTGCCATTCAAAGTTCCTACTAAAATTTATCACGATCAAACAATCTATGACAATGTATTCTTGAGTAGCATTGATCATCATTGTTCTCCACACATCATTTTATACTACCAATCTTGTGTTCCAATTTCAAAAACAACGAAAGAAATATCGTCATACATTTGGAACGTTTCGTCTGGTTACAATGTTCGTGATACAAAACCTCTTAAATTAGATGATACATTGCGGACTATTCAAAGATACATATCAGAAAAGCATTCTAATAACTTTGTTTTTGCGGACGAACGAGAAGCAAACGTTGTGAACGTTTCGCCGGACGAATCTGCCAAACGGAGCAGCTTTTTGATATTATTCGGAAAAAAATATCGATTTATGTCCAAAGAAATAGTACTTGTTGGTACTTCTGACATGCCCGCTAAAGCGAAGATAAACAACGTTTGGACATTATCAGATGATGTTTTATTGATCAACGCATTCCCTAGTTATACTGTCAAATTGTCAAAAATAAGTCCGCCATTTGGTTACCGATGGGCAAAAGATAGTGTTCATGTCAAAATTCATAAAGGATATCCCATGATTGACGATGTCAAAGTCCCATTTTTTGACGGATCGAGTGTTCTTGAATCGATCGTCCCGAAGATTGATAGAGGTATCAAAGAGTCAACATACAATATCATTATTGATGTCCTATCCGGCGTAAAAATAGAGTTCGAAACGATTCTTAAATTAAGGAATAAACAATGTAAACAGATTTTTAATTGGATGCCATCAAATAAGGATATGAAAAAGATTAATACTGATTTGGTCAAGTCGAGTTATATTAAGATTTTTAATCAGATAGATAATCTGATTATGATTGGACCAGTTGATAGACTTGGCGGCAAAATTGCAAATTCGATTTCATATGTTTTGGAAGGCAGAATATGGGCGGTATTCAATTTGCTGACGTATTTATATCCAGATACATTGAAACCGAGTGGACATTTGAATTTTTCGTTGAATAAATCTACTTCTGGCTATGTGCATATGGTTATGACGCTAGAGAAGATATGCATGTTTGATGCGGCAACTAAAACAAAATCGTTAATGCCAAAGATTATCACACCATTGTGGGAGCATCAGGTAGAGTCTGTAGATAGAATTGTTGCAGATTTCAATAAAGGATTTCATGGACGCGGGGATGCTAGTGATGTGGGTAGTGGCAAGACTCTGACAAGTTTGGCTATTGCAGTTGAATTGATTAAAAATAACGATTCCGTGTACAGTGGGATATTGATTATGTTGCCGAATCCCCAGTTAATAAAAACATGGGAGGAAGAATTCGCGAAACATACTAAGAATTTTGACATAAAATATCAAAAAAATAATTCTGATATTGGAAAAATTAATAATAATACTATCGTAGTGAGCACAATGGCGAAAGTCAGGGATCATCCAATTCAAAACCATTGGTTACTAGTTGTAATCGACGAATGTTTGACTGTGCAAAATAAGAACGCATTGCAAACCGAAGAAGCTTGGAGGCAATCATTGATGTCAAAACATCTCTTGTTAATGTCAGCTACTTTTTTCAGGACGAGGTTTGATAAGTTATATTACATGTTGAAGATGCTACAAACTGGACTACCAGAATCGAAAGATTATTTGGATACTATTCTTTTAGAATCGATTGTTTCTAAAGTAGCAACTAAGAAACGAAAGTGGCATTCGAATATTAACTATTTTGAGTTGGATAATGTGTCAAGGAAGGAATATGAGATGATAAATCAAAAGGATATTTCGATTGAGGCGAAGTATAGTAAGTTGAGTTCGTATTTATTGTCAAGTGAGACAGTGAATGCGAGTTTGATAAAGCAATTGGAGTCGTTAGTGAAGAGAATGGAAAAGGATGGCCATAGATGTTTGATATATGCAAGAAATAAGGAAGAGGCAGAGAGATGGTCTGACGCATTAGAGATTGGAATTTATCCGATTAAGGAAAAGCATGTGATAATTACGTTCAATGATGGAACATATGGATTGAATGATTTGGTGATTTATGATACGATTGTAATGATACCATCCATTGCTCCTGACAAAATCGTGCAAGTGAAAGGAAGATTAGATCGTCCCGGAAACGAAAAAAATGAATTGCATATCGAATATTTCGTTTTTAAGAATACTATTGATGAAGGATTGATCATTAGAATGAATATGTGTAGTCAATTTGTAAAAGCGCATATCATGCCATTGAGTAAGTTTTATGACGTCTCAGTGCATCATAAAAAATATATTGAGTGATTCTAGTTTGATAATTAAAAATTTTAGTTATCAAATAATTTTATTTTCGGCAATATCGAACAAATAGATATTGATGCGTTCAAATCTCCAGGCAATTTCTTGCAAGTAACGTTGGATGACCAAATATTAACGCATTCAAATCTCTAGTTAATTTTCTTGCCAGCGATATTGTCGCATTTAAATCTTTGGGCAATTTCTTGCCAATAACATTGAATGATCAAATATTAGCACATTCAAATCTCAAGGCAATTTCTTGCCAGTAACATTGAATGATCAATATTAGCACATTCAAATCTCCAGGCAGTTTATTGCCAGCGGCGTTGACACATTCGAATCTTAAGGCAGTTTACTTGCCAGTAACATTGAATGATCAAATATTAGCACGTTCAAATCTCAAGGCAATTTCTTGCCAGTAACATTGAATGATCAAATATTTACGCATTCAAATCTCCAGGCAGTTTATCGCCAGCAACATTGAATGATCAAATATTGGTGCATTCAAATCTCCAGGCAATTTCTTGCCAGTAACATTGAATGATCAAATATTGGCACATTCAGATCTCAAGGCAATTTCTTGCCAGTAACATTGACACGTTCAAATCTTAAGGCAGTTTACTTGCCAGCAACATTGAATGATCAAATATTGGCCCATTCAAATCTCAAGGCAATTTTCTGCCAGTAACATTGAATGATCAAATATTTACGCATTCAAATCTCCTGGCAATTTCTTGCCAGTAACATCGACACGTTCGAATCTCCTGGCAATTTCTTGCCAGTAACATTGACACATTCGAATCTCCAGGCAGTTTACTTGCCAGTAACATTGAATGATCAAATATTGGCCCGTTCGAATCTCCAGGCAATTTCTTGCCAGTAACATTGAATGATCAAATATTTACGCATTCAAATCTCCGGGCAGTTTATTGCCAGTAACATTGAATGATCAAATATTGGTGCATTCAAATCTCCAGGCAATTTCTCGCATCAATGTTTGATCATTTAAATCTCCAGATAATTTCTTGCCAGCAACGTTGAACAATCAAATATTGACGCATTCAAATCTCCCGACAATCTCTTGCCAGCAACGTTGAATAATTAAATATTGACGCGTTCAGATCTTTCGCCGATAATATTGAATGGGTTATCAGAATCAATTGTAGCGTGCAATGTTAGAATTGAATAATAAAAATTGATTTTATTATTCAATGGAATCATATCTATATATATATGATCAAAATGGACTATTATAAAGATATAATACCTATCATAATTTCATTCTTAAAAATAAGGGATATAGTTACATATTCAACTGTCAGCAAATTTATCAACAAAATATGCGAATCACAATATTCACGACTTTTGAAAGATGATTATAAAACTGTACCGCCAGTTTTTGTTACAAAAAAATCATGTAAACAGTCATATATTGCGTGTTATATATGGAACTACTCGTTAGATCCTTCTTACACAGACAAGCAAATCGATAATTTTTTTTTGCATGATGTGTTGCTGTTGAACAATAGATCAATAATCGTAATCCCAAAATCAATAAAATGGCTTGTTAATTTACGAGAGCTGCGATTGGATAATAATTGGATAGATAAAATACCAAAATCAGTTGGAAAACTTACTAATCTAGAAGAATTATGGTTAATCAATAACGAATTGCGTACGATATCACCATTAATTGGGCAACTCAGTAATTTGAAAGAATTAATACTAGATCGTAACTGTTTGTGTGAAATACCACAATCGATAGGACAACTCATTAATTTACAAAAACTGTTTTTGAGTTACAATAAATTAACTAAATTTCCCGAATCCATCTGTTTATTGACCAATCTACATAATATTATGTTATGTGGTAATAAAATTGAAAAAATACCAGAATCGATAGGCAAACTACAGAATTTGCAATATTTAATAATTACTTACAACGAAATAACAATTATCCCAGAATCGATTGGAGAACTTGTAAATTTGAAACTATTGAAACTATCTCATAACAAAATAACAAAAATACCAGATTCGATAGGACAACTTTGCAATCTACAACAGTTATCATTAAAGAATAACAAACTAACAACGATGCCTGAATCGTTACGCAAGCTCAGTAATTTATTAAAACTATCATTGGGCGAAAATCAATTAACAACAATATCACTTTTAACGTCACAATTATGCAAATTGCAAGTTTTTTATTATGAGTCAGTAAAGATAATTCGGATATCTGATTATTAAAATTTTAATAATCAGATGTTTGATAGTTTATCTAAAGTTACATGCAATTATTGCTGCAAAAATCAAACTTTTGCTAGAAAATTGCATGTGAAGTTTGATGATTCATCTAAAGTTACATGCAATATTGCCGCAAAGATCAAATATTTGCTAAAGAATTGCATTGGATTTTTGATAGTTCATCAAATGTTTTGCAAAACTAAATATTTGCTGAAGGATTTTATGCGATGTTTGATAGTCCATTAAAGTTATATTTAGTGTCGCCGCAAAAAATGCTGAAGAATTGCGTGTAACATTTAATAGTGCAATGTTGCTACAAAGATCAAATATTTGCTGGAGAATTGCATGTGACATTAGATAATTCATCGAAAGTAACATGCAATGTTACTGCAAAGATCTAATATTTGCTGGAGAATTGCATGTGACATTTGATAGTTCATTGAAAGTTACGTAAAATGTTGCTGCAACGATCAAATATTTGCTGGAGGATTGCGTGTGACATTTGATAGTTCGTTGAAAGTTACGTAAAATATTGCTGCAACGATCAAATATTTGCTGGAGGATTGCGTGTGACATTAGATAATTCATCGAAAGTAACATGCAATGTTGCTGCAAAGATCAAATATTTGCTGGAGGATTGCGAGTGACATTAGATAATTCATCGAAAGTAACATGCAATGTTGCTGCAAAGATCTAACATTTGCTGGAGAATTGCATATGGTATTCGAAGGTTCATTAAAAGTTACGTGCAATGTTGCTGCAAAGATCAAATATTTGCTGGAGAATTGCATGTGACATTAGATAATTCATCGAAAGTAACATGCAATGTTACTGCAAAGATCTAATATTTGCTGGAGAATTGCATGTGACATTTGATAGTTCATTGAAAGTTACGTAAAATGTTGCTGCAAAGATCAAATATTTGCTGGAGGATTGCGGGTGACATTAGATAATTCATCGAAAGTTACGTGCAATGTTGCTGCAAAGATCAAATATTTGCTGGAGGATTGCGGGTGACATTAGATAATTCATCGAAAGTTACGTGCAATGTTGCTGCAAAGATCAAACATTGCACGCGATATTTGATGGTTCATCTAAAGTTATACACAAAGATCAACGAACCACATAAGATATTTGATAGTTCATCTAAAGTTACGCGCAAAGACAATCTTTCACCGAAGAGTCCCACAATTTGACCACTAAAAATTTTAGTAATCAAATTCTCAATCCACCTTTCTCTTATCCATCTTTATTTGCGGTGGCTTTTTAGGATCATATTCTTCAGACGACGATTCTGTATCCTGAATATTCAAAGAAACGTTCCTTCTCGTAAGAGTTTGCAAATCAAACGCGTCGACTGAGTCACATACATGATCAGTAATCGATTCGACAATCTGCGTAGATTGAATAACTTGCAAATCAAATGTATCGACTGAGTCACATATATGGTCAGTTATCGAATCGCCTATCTGCACTGGTTGAATAACTTGCAATTCATCTGGAATATCCATATATTCGAACCATTTGAATACATCCTTTTCATTATCGTGATAATGTATTCCTGCTAAACAAACCTTATCTAAATTACCATCAAAATTATTTTCAATAACATGTTGTCCCAATCTATACACAAAATTGTTCGTATGAATAAATGAATAAGCTTCTCGTAACATATTATCTGGTTGTATTACATCGTTTGACAAAATTTGCTCTAACTTTTCAGGATCAAAATCAAGATCTATTTTTTCAATCTTAACAATTTCACTCGAACACATCCAACATTTGCCTTTCTTCTTAGACGCTTTCTGCCAACATTCGCAGCACATTTTATGACGACACGGTAACGCCAAATGATCAGCGACAACTATCATACAAACAGGACATCTTTCTACTAAAAGATCGTTCTCATAATAGAACCTATTGTTCACACGCGAAACTGCCTTAATAGACACAACAGTTGCTAAATTTGTTCTGTATTTATTATGCTTAGGTTCCCATGCCACTTTAGCCTCACCAGGAACATACAATTTCACAATACACATCTTGCCATCCACCGATCTCGCAGCCTTATATCCTATATGTCCATCATATTTGTCCTTTTGTGAATGAGATTTGACAATGTATTTGTTTGATTCATCCAATATTTTCCTATTTTTTAAATGTCCTCGATGATCAAAATTATATTGATTGATACTGTTTGTGTTTTTATCGTTTCTACCAGTTACTATAGTTCGCGCGACTGCACGGTGTGCATTCCCATGCATTCTTGGTGATAACACGTGTGTAAATTCATATTGTATCTTTCCATCAAATGATTGTAATTCGTCGTCAAGTTTTGTCCCCACTAAATCAATTTCCACATCCCAAATCTCTTCATACAACATCATCGTACTCTGAATTGTGTCACTTAATTCTATCTTATAAAAATCTGTAACATCGATATTTTTGGATCCATCAAACTTTAACAGCAACTTATCGTCATCATTCATGATATTAATAGTAACCTGTCCATTTGATTGAAACCCTTTGATGAGTTTAAGATGAGAAAATATTGCGATACCATTTTTAAATATTGCATTTATTTCAAGCATGCGTTCGCTTTGATGGATCATGCAACAATACAACGAATACGATCCATAATAGAACGTTGTATCCAAAACAGATATTCCTTCTTGTTGTTTCAGTGTGCGCACATATAATATCTTCTGTGTCATTGCATCAAATACAATAATTTCTTCATCTTTGGTTTTCTTAGCTATCAATTTATTCTCTTGCCCATACACCCACGTAATAGCTCCTTGTTTTATGCAAAACTTATTAAAATGACAAGCGATATATGCGTTGCACAACTCAACATTTTTATTAATTACAAAGTCAGGTACGTTAAAAATATTCTGACTTCTCGCAACTGCATCTGTTTTGCAATTATTTACCAATAATTCTGTTCTTTTTTGTCTGCAACGATCTGGCACACAACCATACGAATATTCTCTCCAACAAGGTATCTCTTCGTGATTTAAAATAAATTCATAATTATTATTCGAATGATAACCTCTATCGACAAACTCATTTTCATCGCTAACATATGTTACTAATCCATCAAATACAATCTCTCCATCATCATATATTTGTTTTCGAACGCAAGATTCTTCATCCGAAATATTGACTTGCAAATACATCAATTTCAGTCCCAATATTTCTTCAAATCGAATAATTTTGAATTCATAACATTGTGCATGCAAGTCAGATAATGTGAGCGAAAAAAATTGCGATATTACTTTCGACACGGATTCTGAACTTATAAATTCTAACTGCAAATCAGTCTTCCTGAAATGATAAATATTTATTCCCAATTTAACAGTATTTATTGTTAATGTATATCCATCATGTGTGATCAAAACAGTATGGTCTTTTTTAGATGTATTATTAAAATAGATTTCGCATTCATATTTATCTTTGAGATTAGGAATTTTAATATCCTTTTCATCAAAAAATATACTACACAGACCTGTCAAGTACGCTGAATTTGAACCCTTGTACGTGACACACATAAAATCCTTTTCAATATTGAATGTTTTAAAAAAAGTACAGATATTTTCATAATCAAAATGAGATAATTTTGCACAAACAGCAATAGCATGATCAATGTCTACACTTTCAAACATGCAAGATATTGCATTCTCACAATATTCTGCTGAAAAGCAACCATATTTTTTGCCATCGTAAAAGTCTTCATCGTTTATCTGAGATGTCCAAATCATTTTCCAATTCAAATTTCTATCATTTGTGTATCCGATTCTAAAAACATGCTCAGATATAGTGAGGCTGATATTGTAAGGAAACAAATGATCAAATAATTTTCTAACGTCAACATCTATTTTCTCTGATATCTGTTCTAATTCATCATATTTTGTTATCAATTTTCCAAAATTATCAACGATGTACTTATTTTTTACCGTATCAAAGACTCGAATTGTACCCTTTTTTCCATCAATAGTTATAACACAATGTACATAGTCACCGCAGGAATTTTGGGTGTATATTAATTGTGAATTGCAAACATTAATATATATTTTGTTGTTACAATACATTGTTACATCTAGTGCGTATTTGTATGGAATATATAATTCGATGTTTTTGATAATTGAGAGTTCATACATATCATTTTTATGTGATGTTTGAATAAAATAATACGGATATAATGATCTTGCAATTTTTTCGATAGAGCAAATATCATTTGGTGTGATCGGTTCGTCTCGCTTAGTAAAGAATGAGATGAATGATTTGTTCATTTTTTCAATATCGAAGTGGTTATCATATGTATCAATATCGAAGTGGTTATCATATGTATCGATATCGAAGTGGTTATCATATGTATCAATATTTTCTTTGAGAATTTGGGGAGCTCGTTTGATGATCGAGGTCATTTTTGCGACAATTTCATTGATAAATAGACATTATTGGCTTAAAAATAATCAATTTTTCTAAAAAAAATTGATTATTCAAATAATAGACATTTATATATTGTTACTTATCAATAAATGGATTACTACAACGATGATATCTTTGGCGAGATTATGGTTCATTTGTTTATGAATGATGTAGTCATGCTTTCTTCTGTCAATCGTCGATTTTACGATTATGTAATTACTTTTTTAACCAACATTTGCACAGATGAAGATGAAATAAAATATCTAGTCGCAACTCATCAGTTATCATATGTTCAAGCATATACAACGCACCGACAAATTGATGCTTATCGAATGATGAGTCGATTATCATACAAAATTATCGAAGTGTACGAAATGACAACACTAAAATTACCTCCGTATTATACGTCGTTTGCACAACTTTACGTTTTCTCTAACCTTAAAAATTTAGAGATCCAAATGGTAAAATCAGTTCATTTGACCGATTCGCTCACGAAATTGACAAAATTAGAAAGCTTGAGTATGACTAATTGTTCAGGTACTAATTTTGAAATGATATTTGGACTTGCAAATCTAACACGTTTAAAATTCAAATGGATATGTTTACGTGGCCTTTTAAATTCAATAGGCAAACTTACCAAATTAAAGCTTCTTTCTATCACTGATGGTCGTATAACTGTCATACCTAACATATTTTGTCTCACTAATCTAACAAACATTTGTTTTGATGATAATGAAATAAAATACATACCATCGGATATCACAGTCCTCACTAAACTTAAAACGATTTCTCTTACGAACAACCGCATTATTTCTTTTCCATCATCACTTGAAAATTTAACTAATTTGCATACGTTAAATTTATACAGAGCTTTTAGTTCATCTATGCCAGCAAAATACATCACATATCCTACCGGCTTATGGAATCTGCGTCTGAATGCTAACAAAATCCCTACACTAGCTCCAATGACACAACTAAAATTATTATATCGTCTCGGGCTAGTTGATAATAAAATTCAAAAATTTCCTGATGTCATACTGGAATGCGAAAATTTGCATATTTTAGAATTGGGAAATAATAACATAACAGTAATTCCATCATTGATTTGTAAATGCACATCTTTGACGCGATTAAATTTGGCACACAATAAATTAACATATTTGCCAATGTCCTTATCACGTTTGACTAATTTATGCGACTTGAACGTATCTCATAATCGTTTGAAAGCGATACCGGTTGAAATAATGGATTTACAGAAAGGTAATTTGAAAAAGTTCAAATATCAAAGCAACAATTTTGATTCAAATATCACTTAATAATAACTTACTATTAAGTAATAAGAAAAACATGGTTGGAGCTATCTTACAAGTTGTTTCTAACAATTTTGCACATGCAAACCGCTGGATCAATGAAGATCCCCAAATTACTTATTTCAAAAAAATATATCGCCGACATACACCTTTCTCGTTCGAATTAGTAGATCTACCCTGCCAAATTGATTTCGGTGGCAGTTGTACTGTGCCGATTCTCCCTGTCGGAGATCTTGCCCATCGTATCCTCTTCGCATTCAATATACCATACATGGCAGCAGCATTTCTAAATCCTAAAACAACAGATCTTATCAGCATCGTCAATGAATCAATATTCTCCGACGATATTTTTGCATCCCGAGTTAAAAGATTTATCGGCGGCGAACAGTTACAGATTGCCGCAACGATGGATTTAATAGAAGAAAAGTTATGTTGCTATAATCGCGAAGAATGTGTGCGATTGAAGATATTAGAAGCTTTGCATAAGTACAGAGATCCAATTGGATTTAACGATACTGATACATATCCCACTAATGATCCAACGTTTGAATTTATTCGTCGCGAATCCTTTGATTTTGTAAGATTCAAAATGAGTCTAACTAAAGAGTGGTTAAATCAAAAAAAAGAATACTATCCCATATACAAACTCTTATCGTTCATCTATAACACCAATCGCAACATCGTACGGGATAGTCCAATTGTTAACACAAACGTCGTCTCAAGCGTGCTTCTCTATTCGTCAATATTTAACATTATCATTCCTAATCGAGAAATTCTTGCGATGTATTACATTCATAGTCTTGATTATACGAACATACAACAGTACATAACTTCCGTAACGACGGAAGTTTTTGACATCAAACTAACAGAAGAATATACTGCTCTAAATATCTCTAAAAATACTCCTCTCGACACGCCATTCAAAAATAACTTAGAATATTTTCAGTTTTTATATTCCATCTACAACGTCAATCCAACGCAAATTCTAAATCCTGACTTCAATAAAAACACGATCGAGATGGATGTTTATACACTGTTGCAAAAAATGGCATTTGCAGGTGAAAGTGTTGATGATATTCAATCTGATTTTTATTATTATGGTCCCAGCTTTTTCTATGTTTTGAACACTTACAATACCATCATCAACATTCTCAGTAATTTGGCTACAACAGTCCCTATTGTAGTTGCTAAAGCATTCAACTTTGAAACCGTTCCAGTTGATATCTACGCAGATACTTTGGCCACAGCACTAACAACTCAATTCAATCCCACAATCGTTGATCCCAACTTCAAAGCAAACTGGGACTTCGAAATCAATGATCTTGAAAGGCCAATCGAAGACAACTCATTCACCCCCATCGCCGAATTCAATACTTCCGACCAAATTTATCCTAATATGTTCATCAATGAATATCTGCAACAAATAAATAATCACCTTGGTTTTCTATTCAATAATATTCGTGATGGTGTTAACATCCTATTCGAAGCTTATCGTCCCAGATTATTTGCTACAACGCGAACGTTATTCCTCAATAATACACCGCCGTTACAAAATATCTACAGCTATATTGTCCCAACTACCGGCTATCAAGATAACTCCGCTAAACGAATTGGCAATGTTTTCAATGCAAACATTTGGTTCTTTTATTTCTTCAAATACCTTGACACTTTCAACGAAAATAACTTTGTTAATTATGCTGTTCCGAATACTACCCTAAGCGAACTAAATCTAAATACAAATTCATTATTATTCATGTCCAGTATTATCACCTTGTTAAAGCTAAACGTCAATAATTACATGCATGAAATTTCATATATGCTTAATGATCTGTATTCTAAATCCCCATCCATATTTGCAGAAGACACAATGGAGAACTATGTACCCATGTCTTTTGGCAGTGTGATTGATGACGTAAATATTCATGATGATCTTTTGGGAGTAACGTTGGTATTCTATCGCAATCATACGCAAACTATCTTAGAATTGTTTGAATATATGTACTTCTTCATCGATAATATCACTATCAACCAGCTTAATAATTATCTCAACATCATGATTTTGCCGATTAGCATGACTGTCATGAGTAGTATTAGAGAAATGGTAAAATTGATGTACTATTCAATATTTGCCTATTTTATGGACAAATACGATTCTTTTAGATATGAAGCGCCGGCAAATTATTCTATGAATGATTACAATGCCGACGATGTTTTATCCCTTCGCAATTACGCAAACTATTTTCTGAACAACAACTTTATCCAACTTGCGCCTAATCAACGGCAAATACCGCTAAACAACGTCGTTGCACAAATGGAGTTCTATTTTGTAGCCGAGATGTTGAATATGCGAGAATTGGAGAAATTTTATTACAATTGCGTTTTTAACGATGATCTGTTAGCCGATGAGGTTGGTAGTACGACTGCGACATTGATAGCTATGGTCAAAGATTTTTTTGCCAAGATAACACCACCAATAAATACTACTATCTTCAAAATATCAACAGATACGGTCAGGAAATATTGGAATGCGTTGTACAGTCCCAGTGAGACCAACCTTTATTATTCCACTTTCGATTTAGATAGATACAATGGTTTGCCATATAATTTAACGATTTATAAATCACGAGATTTTGGTTTGGTTCCTATCCCCATCCCGCCACCAGAGCCCTTGCCACAAACTGATCCGTTCGGTATCAATCCAAAATACTATGACAATAAGCAAGTCATCGTAGACTACTCGCCTGTGCCAGCGACGAACATTGAAGTCCTTGATACGCATATTCCAGTTTACTGGGTCACATCATCTGACACAACAAACATTAATACGCGATCGCCGGTCGTCAATAACGAATTCCAAATATTTGACATTGATTATTTTCGCATTAAACATAGCGTGATGCACAAACCGCATATTAAAATACCCAACAATGTGCGTTTTATCAGTGAATATCAGATGAATTTGTTAAAAGCGCTGCATTTGACGAGGCGATTGAACGAAATATATCCACTTAAAAATGATGATCTGGTTTATTGGATTTGGATTACTCTCTTTTTTTTGAAAGGCCAAACTCTTCCTCGTAAATTGTATACAAACTACTTAGGAATATATGATCTTGGACTCGCCCCAACTTTTTTGGACTTGCTAGACGTATATTTTGCACAAATTTACGTCGCTAAACAATCTCTTGCGACAATATTAACATTTCCACAGAGTTTGTTAACCGAAGCTATCAACTGTCTTGAACAAATGTTTACAGAATTTACTGCAGGAATCAAAATACAGTGCGGACCACAACAACCACCTTATAATTATCAAACGTTAACGACTGCAAACGTATACACATACAATGATATCCTTGCCAAAGTTAATACATGCGTTAATATCATTGATAAAGTGACAATCGCGCGAGATGATTTTTTATCGCAGTATTTTTATTACGTCAAATACTCCAACTCAATTATTGAAATACAAAATGCCAATTTGATTGATTCATCAAATACGCCAAACGTGCCTGTAAACAAATCCTTCTTTTTCAAAAATATCAGTCAGATAACATATGATATCCTTAGCAAAATTAATTATAACAATGCCGACCTAACTGCATTACAATTTGCGTCTACATTTACATTCTTCTTTCCAGATGCATTTGTCAGGGAAGCAGCAGAAATTGTAGCGACTGTCGAACAACTAGATGATTTTAGTCAGAATGTTTCTAATACGTTGCTGACATTGTTAACTCCAGGAACTGTTGCCAGGTTAACAATTAAGGACACTTATGATTTGCTAAATATCATATTCGATTGTACCAAACAAAATTATGCATATTGTATTGAGAATGGTTTTTTTGATTTCGTTTTTTGCAGATTAGCAATTTATCAACCAGTTATGTTAAATAAAAACGTTTTGGCTGAGCAAGTTTATAATTATTTGGTGAATATACCACGAGATCAACGTATGACAAAAAAAGATAGTAAGCATGTTGCTAGATTGGCCGCATCATTTGGTATTAATTTTAAAGATTATTACAACTACATTATGGACAATATATTCGTCCTATTTAATGATGCGACTACTGAACACATCACAGATCCTTATCCTTATCAGCGTAGTACATTAATTGGAATTAGATTAAGCGGGGAGTTGGATTATTTTTTCTTGAAATGGGTTCTTTGTGCAGAGGTAGAGAGATATGTTATGTTTAAAAATCATATTATTGCAGATATATTTTCAGTAATTGATCCAGTGGCAAATGTATCACTCGTATTATTTTTTAAACTAGTTGATAACGTAACATATCCGTACATATACATCTTTTTCGATTTTGTCAGTAAGCATTGTTTGGAATTAACATCTATTATGAATCCTATTTCTTTGTCAGATAAATTTGATTTATTGCGAAATCAAGAGATCATATCTTTGTATTATCGAGCATTTTACGTACTGTCAGATTCGTTGGAATATTACATGGATCTGATTTGGGATTGGATGATGACGTTGTGTAACGATGATCCATATCTAGTTATAAATGATTTTGGATATCCAGATAGGCCTACGGTTATTGTTAATCAAATCCATCTTGAAAATGTTTTGCAAATAGCCGAAGATGCGGCCAGGGAGTGCCCACTGTTAGGCGAGAATCAAACTATTAATGGACTTTATTTTCGAAAATTGGTGGAAAGAAATGAGATTGTGTCATTTATTAAGGATGTTTGTTGTAGAGGAATTGTGTTATTACAGAAGAGAAGGGAAGAGTTGATCGTCATGAAAAACAGTATGTTTAATGTATTCTATCGTAATAAACACGCAAAGATGGCGTGGATTAGAAAGTTAGCCCACTTTTTGATATTCGACGTTACAGTCAGAAATGGAGATCAGATTTTAGACAGTCACCAATCCGATTTCCTTGAAGCTTTTCATGAAGTGACGAAACAAGATGGTTCCGAACGAGGATACAATAAAATGATAGGTAATAGAAAGGATCTGACAATCTATGATGATAAATTAAAACAATCTTACTTGATCACTATGCCATTGATATTTTATTTTAATCGTAATCCCATTTGTGCCATTCCACTTAACGCGAGCCTTAATATGCCTTACGATGTAACTATCGAATTTAGACCATTAGATCAAGTAACATACAAAGAACAGTTTGCTGATTTTATCGATCCAACTCTCTATCCATATGTCAACGATCCTAATACCGTCCTAGAACCGTTTATGCCCTCTATCGTAAACGCATATCTCACTGTGGAATACATTTATCTAACGACAAATGAGAGGAAAATATTTGTGACGAACATGTTGCAGTATATAATGGAAGAGGTGCAAGATGACGACGGATTTAGTATTACCGGTCAATCCCTTACCCCGATTTATAAGATAGCAACTACGAAGAAAACATATGATACTATTAAAAATGGGGTAAAAGTGCGAGAGGAGTATTATGATCCTTACAAAGGCGTTTACATTGACAAGGACGAGTTGGATAGAATAGTTCATCAAGCGCCGGCAGTAGAATGCAAAATAGGATGTGGTCCGCCAGCGATCGATGATTACTCTAACACAGGCATTGATTTCTTGCCCCGCAATGATTACGTCCTAGAACCGTACATCAACAAATCTGGAATTTGTCAGTACATGATGGTTAACAAACCGCTATCTGACTTAGATCCAGACTTAGATCCGAACATTCATCGAAAGCGGTTAGAATACCAACATTTCTTTAATAATCCAACAGAATTAATGTTCATGCTGATCAAGTTGGATATTCATACGCAGCCTCTTGGTCGAGTTGATGAAAAGAGTTATTTTTACGGCGAATACCAATGGGATAATTATGGAGTTTATTCATATTACGATTTATCCAAAATATATTGCGCTAAGAAAAATTATTATCGCCAATTACAAATCAAATTAAATGATCCGGATGATCCTGTCTATGGATTTGTTATGATTATTGACCAATTACTCATCAAATATGCAAACATTGATAATTTGCCTGTGGAAGTTGATGCTACAGATATTGAACAGTTCATTCAAGATAATTTGGAAGAATTTATTGCCAATCTGCAACGTATCAAATGCGCTTATATGCAATATGATTGTATTTTAACTGATTTTGAAAAATTAATTAGGTTGAAAGAGAATATTATCTATTTGGCATTGGATTATGAAATTTGGCAAGCAGAATTTTTGTTTCAAATGGTGACTGATGTGTATGACCAATTAAATATTGTCCCCGTTCCCAGCGATGTAATAATAACTCAAGTTTACCAAATAATAATCCCAGGCTTTAATATCGGGGATTTTACCATGATAAAATCCCCGTTTCAGGCTGGATTAGTATATTTATTGACACCATACTTGGAAGCTGGCACGTTGACAAATTTTGAGATAACTACTGCGGTCAATCTGATATATGCAGATTATAACGAAGCAGAGATAAATTATTTGATCAGTGTGGTGAACGAAACTTTTGATATCACTATTTTGACATACAGTTTCATTAATTTTATGGACTATTATTACAACTTGTACAATCTTAAGACGGACAAGATACCTGCATTAGTTAAAATATTGTTGCAAATTAACACAAGATTAAATTTGAGTCCTACAAAAGAGTATGATTTTTTAGACGTGTATCCGATTCAAGATCTTTTTTATAAAAATATCATTTACCAAATCATCCCCATTATTTCAAATGATAATCCGTTCCGAGATTATTTAACACTGATACCATTTAGAATGCTAAAAGTGATTACTCGCAAAATGAATGAACAAGTAAATATCATTGTTAATACAACAAAAGTAAAGTTGATTAATTATCAAGAAAATATGATAGAAAATCCGAAAGTTAATCCGTTGATTAGAGGTTACATGACGTTTAATTCGTATACGGTTATGCCGCCTGATTCTGATGGTTTAGTTTGGTGCGAGATGAACGCGTATCGATATTTGCTTCATACTCCATCAGTTGGAATTAATACATACTCTTGGGCACTAGACCCGTTGCTCAGTCAGCCGACAGGATCAGTTAACTTTTCGAGAATAGATGATTTCAGATCGATATTAGACCTACATCCTTTGATAGGAACCCGTTTTCCGGCGACGATTAGGACGATCATGTTAAGTATTAATTTGCTTAGATTTTTATCGGGATTAGCAGGCAAAACATGGGAAAACCCCAAATTGTCATCCGCATGATAGAAAAAAATTGATAATAATTATGTTACGCATGTTTATTATCAAATTATTATTAATTTTGATGGAAAAATCCCATGTTGATAATCAAATTACAATGGATGATCCTATCTCTGAAATAGTTGACGTTGAATTACGCAATAGTTTTGATGACATATCAATCGAACCTAATTTTGAAATAAATAAAATGGTTATTTTAAAATACGTTTCCAAAATTATCAACAATGAACTAGAAATCTGTAGTATGGAAAATCATAACATAGAGTGCCATTTTGATGGATCTATCGGGAACAATTGCACCATTTGTAACACAAAAATTTGTAGCGTTCGAGGATGTATTAAAGAGATGAATGGATGTTTTTTAGCCTGTTCAACATCTGGAATTACCGATGATTGCGTTAAAGATCATATTATTTTCTGTTACACATGTTCGCATACGAATCTATCGCCATTGGGAAACTTGTCCGATTTTTATAAACAATATTCTGCGAAAAAAGTACATAGGAACGTAAATAAAAGTAAATCTATGATTGAAAATATAGCTGACAAAATTGCAATCGGATGGACAATCTCTAGTACAGCTAATCATAGCTGTGTCACCCAACTATTTGCTGTCCAAAATAGATGCTTGGAATGTTTTATTGAATATATCTATGTGCCAAAAAATGGTACATTGATTCATAAAAATTCCAAGTGCAATTATACCTTACCTCATTATTTCTTGTGTGAAAATTGTACGTCTAAACTGATGCCATTCTTTTATGAACGAACAGTTTATACCTACTTTAAGAAAACGTTATCTAGTCCATTGGCACAGATGTTAATATCATATTTGTAGATAAATAAGTATTGATTCAATGATTATTTATCTTTATTTTCGTGGGCGATTTGGAGTCCTACTTGTTCTAAGCGACGAATTGTGGGCCATTGATATTCTGCAATAACACCTTGAATGTTTGTCCAAGTTGTTTCGGGTTTAGGTTATTCTTGATCTTGTTGTGTTGGACCATGTGTTCCTAGAGTGCCTTGAATGTTTGTTCAAGTATGGCCACTAAAACAATGTGCGTTTGCGACGATGAAGATTAAAAAGAAGATGAAAGATTGCATGTTTGAAATTAGTTACTTGTAATAGGACGTCTAATAATTTTATTTTTAATTTTTTTTATCTTCGATATGTTGCGTAGTTTTGCGGATAGTAACCGTAAGTTAGATATTTCATGTTGTATGGATCGACGATATTATAGGCGTCTAAGAGAGGATAGCCAGGAGGGGAACTCATTGCGTAAGGGGAGTTGGGATCGTTGTAACCATATGGATTTAGCACGGGAAACATGATAGGTCCCATAACAGGATTGAGACCTTGCAAGAATGATTGACCATTGTAATTTACCAATACTTGGTTGCCAAAGGAAGGTGCGTCCGTAAAGTTCATAGGATATGGGAATTTTTTTGTAGCTTTGTACAATTGAACGTTATTGGGATATCTACGCGGATATTGCATGGTTTGTTATAATTTATAAGCACATTTAAAAAAATTGACTAAAAAGTTTGCAAGAATATCGTTCTTGAAATGAACACAATATGCACATTCAGATCATAATAATATTTTTTTTATTGGTCGTACCTTTACTTACGTTTATGGATGTTCCATATTTGACATATATTGTTACATATATCTCCTTTTTGCTAATTAGTTTTGCAACGTACGTATTTTCGCAAGAATCAAAATACCAAAAAATATACGCGTGGCTTGTTTTAGTGGTTGTAATTTTTGACATATGCACACAGAATATGATTTTATTATCTTTTATTGCAATTTGGAGTTTAACATCTGGTGTCGATGTTGCAATAAATTTAACACAATCAATTATAGCGTTACGATATGTGTTGTCGCAATTTCTATTGGCACTAATTAACAGCACATTGAGTAGCATCACGGCTATATCGTTTATAATTTCTTTCTTCATCTTCGATAGCAAACGTGATGCTCTTTCTTTACACAAAGAACCCGGATTGAAACTATTGCTTGCAGTAATCGCAGAAATACTAACGGGTTTTTATGTTTTGATACATTACCAAAGCAATTTATTATTGTTAATGGCAATAATAAATTACATATTGATCTTTATCATGTTAACAAAAGAATCGTTCAATGTAACTGATAAACTTTTATTTTTGAATGGTTTCGTATGTATATATGCGATATGTTTTGCTCACACAGATCTGTGGATAATAGTATATCATGTTACACATACGATTTTTGTAGTATGTAAATATGATGATATGCAAAAAAGTAAGTTTATAGAGCTGCTGTCATGGTGCAAAAGTATGAATTTCTCGCCGCATTTTATGATTAAGACTGATTTCTCGCTGCTTATTTATTTATTGTTGGACTACCAGAAAAATTATAGTGTTCCACATTTTTTCATTGGTGACAAAGAAAGGCCTAAAAAAAATTTTGAGTTCGGTTATGACAACAATGGCATCGTTGTATTTTTTGACAGAAATCTTAAATTTAAGCATTCAAAGCGATATCAGCAAATGTTACAAAATTACAAAGTTAGGTTACAACCATATGGTCTTATACATCTTGAAAGGATATTTACGTTTAAGATTTATAAATTGATACAATTGTTGATGTACGAACACGTTATTTATGATGTTGCACACAAAATTAACATATGGTATATGGCCTTGATAAGGCGAGATATGTTTTTGGGATTACATTATCAGTAGCCAAAAAAATGATAATATTATGTATTGAATATCGCATTAACAATATTTTACTAATACAATATGAGTAACATCAATCCAGATCCTTATGCGATAATTTTTTTGTCAAACATAATCGTTTTGTCCCAATTATTTATAAAAACAGACCTTTCTTCGTACATATCGATCTATTTATCCTTACTTATTACGAATTATTTTGTGTATGATTTTAGCATCTTTCTGGAACGATCCAGAGTTAAATTTCGTATTCTTACATTTACTTTTGTGGCATGCATCGTTAATGATGCATATAATCGTTCTTTCGTAGCTCCATTATTACTATCAATGTTGACATTGTTCATTCTTTTGTGGACTAAGATACCGATCATTAAAATAGATGATACATGTGCAAAAATGACGATCCGTTACCTAATAGTACAAATAGCATTGATATGTTCTGTGTCACATCCACCTTCACTTTATTTTAGTTTGTGTGGGTCAGGAACAATTTATATTTTCCGTTTGGGGTGTGTACAAGAACAAAAATGGATGCATTTTTGTGGTGCAGAAATCTTGGGTGAATTCTTTTTATTTTTAACTTGCCAAAATTATAGATTGTCTTTTTTATTGGTTGTCATTCACTACATTCTATTATTTTTATCATTGATAGCAGAATCTAAACAGGGAAGAAACATATTTTTTACGTACATGTTCATATCCATTTTGTGTGATTTATTTTTCCAGGATCTATCTATCAGTGTGTATAATATTTCTCATGTGATATTTATTATGTCGCAATACAATGATATGCATAAAACTAAGTTTCTTGAATTTGTAACCTTATGTGAACAAATGAATGTGTCACAGAAATACGAAGAATATTCGTTCGTAATGAGTCATTCTATGTTGACATATATCATCTCAAGTCTACCAGGAATTTTTGTCAGTGATAAAAATAAACGCAAAAAAAATATCGGACTCTATTTTGATGATACAAACGTTGAAATTATGGTGCACACAAATTTGATGATAAAACGTTCAAATTTTTATGACAGAATTGTTCAAACAGCAAAAAATAATTCGTTAAATAAAATCATGATCATTTCGTATCATTCATCGCCGCGCTTACGAGAAATATTTACATTCAAAATTTACTGCTTGATTAAGAAGTTAATGGAAGATATCGGCGCGAATGATATTACGAAAATGATAAGCGCAACGTATATCATGATAATAATCCGTCAAGTATTTATGATTCGTAACCATATCGATCTCTCATAAAAAAATTGATAATTATTTTTTGAGAGATATCCATTCACTGAAGAAAAATAACAGCAAATGGAACACCTTGTTATTTATATTTTTTTACATGCTTTGATCCAATATACATTTTTTTCGGGTTCATCTGATCGGATAATTACGAGATTAGTTTGTGTATACATCGCTTATTATTTTGCCGAACCAATAATACTATCAGCATTAACGCGAATCGCCAAATATCTTAGCACGTTGTTTAGATTATGCATCGTTTTTTTATTATGTGTAATCAATATTTTCGGAGTAATCGCAATATTTTCGTTAAAAAATTATTTTCTGTTCGTGTTAGCACTGACGAATAATCTGATGTTAATTAACTTTTTTTGTAACGACACAATCTATTTTAAATATCTCAAATATGCTAATCATAGACAACTCTTTTATTCATTGTTTTCGAAAATAAACATCATATCTAGCGCATATTGTTATTTTGCGGCGGATGATGATTTATGGATCCAACTTTGCCACATGACTCATATTATCTGTATGATTACGTATTATCAATACATGTGTGTTAGTGGTGCACTTGATTTTTTTATATGGTGCAAGGATATGGATTTGAAACCATATATGCAAATTTATGATCGCGGAGATAACAAATTGTATGGTGACGGGACGTCGGTTGAACGTTTCAAGGTTTTTATGTCAAAGTTGACGTATATATTTTGGAATGATAAACTTTGTATCAAATGCAATAATAAAAAAGATGATTTGGATGATTTTGCCGTTTCCTTTAGTAGCAATTACGTTCGATTTAAAATAGATTCATTTCTTTTGGATTCAGACAAAAAAAATTTTGTGAACAAGATGTTCGTAATTAATTCTTCGGGTGCAATATTTCAAAAAAATATCGGTAAATTTTCTCTTTTTGTTGGTCTACGAGGAGATAGACCGTATAAAACATATCGTTTAAAAATGTTCTTGATAGAGTGTCTAAAAAACGTAAATTTTGATGTCAGAACAATTATCAAACGTTTTTTTGTATCACAATGTATTACTCATTTTTTTATAGATTGGATATCGAATCCATAAAAGAATGTATCGTGTATAGTATATAATGCCTCTTGGTACATTTCAGTTAATTTTTGTTGGTGCGCAGAATATATATACTACAGAGAATCCAGAAATAACGCTATTTAGGACAGTTTATAAACGCCATACTAATTTTGCGATAGATGCCGTGGAAGAATTTTTTACGTCCAAAATTGGGTTTGGACAAACTGTTAGATGTAAGTTGAGCAAAAACGGAGATCTGTTGAGCAAACTAGGATTGTCCCTAAAGTTATCAAATCCTAATAGACGGAAACCGGAATGTGAAAATATCTGTGATGCGAATCCTTTCAAAAACAAATGTTCCTGTCACAGATGTTTGTTGAACGACCCGTGTGATGACGTTACGTATGGATGGGTTAATGCTATCGGTCATGTAGTAATAGATTACATTGAATTGTATGTGGGCGAAAGCTTAGTTGATAGACATTATGGCGAATGGTTGGAGATCTGGACAGAGTTATCACAGACCGCCGAGAAAAGGTTAGGTTATTATGAAATGATCGGTAAAAAAGATCCCTTGTCATATACTGTCGATAGTTTTACTGGTGAGATGGATGTTTTCATTCCCTTTAGTTTCTGGTTTTGTAGGAATATAGGACTAGCATTGCCTGTTTTATCTCTGATTTATCATGACGTTGATATTGTAATCAGATTTAGACCATTAGAACAATGTTGGGTAAGTAACAAAAGAAATGTACCTTGTCCAGTTGTTACGATGGAGGGGAATTTGGTGGCAGAGTATATCTATCTATGTTCCGAAGAACGGCGCACTTTCTACAAACAATCACATGTCTATCTCATGGAACAATTACAACTTAATGAAAATAATACGTCGGAGTTCAACGTCGGCCGGATGAATATACAATTAGATTTTATGCATCCTGTAAAAGAGATGATTTGGTTTGTGCAGAGAAAAGATGTTGTTGGTCCACCAGATGGAGTTTGGGAATCTGATTGTTCTTATCCCAAGGGTAATGATCATTTCAATTTCACATCATCCACAATTCCTCGCAGATACAGACCCGCTGAAACATTCATCGCTGCTAAATTACAATTATCTGGAGTAGATCGAACCATATTTTGGCCAGCATCATATTACAGATTAATACAGAACTATTATTATCACACACGTATTCCTACTGCTAACAACATTTATACGTATTCATTTTGTCTCGCGCCAGAAGATCATCAGCCTACTGGGGAATGTAATATGAGTATGGTCGACAATGCACGGTTATGTATCAAATTAGGTAATCGAGATAAATGTAATCAGTATGGTGTTCGGATAAAAATATATGCAATTAATTACAATGTGTTCTTCATAACTGGCGGCATGGGGGCGCCAATGTTTTATAATTAGAAAAAATTGATGTTTCGCTAGCGTTGAAGTATCCAAAATTATAAAATTATATCATAGTATTATGATATTCGAAATATTATCTGATTTATTAAATGGTATGTTAGGTTCCATAAGGATAGACGCAATTATGTATTATCTCATTGCGAGCTTTAAAATGGCGAACATTATGTTCAAGGTATGTGTGTGTGAATTTTTGATGTTAGTTTTTACGAATATCAAATGGATGTTATCGGATTCGCACGGAGGAATGTTGATAAGTATATTGAAAATTATCAATGGATTATTTATTTTTCTGAGTACGATCGAATTTATTGCTGCAATAGATATACATGGTAACAATAAAAAGAATTCGGTGGTTGATGTTGTTAGTGCGATTATTACGATGAGTATCTATCAATTATCTATGATGTTGTTAGTCAATTTCATAAATTATGTATTATTTACTACAATGTCCGTTTTTATTAATTTTTTCATATTGACAATTTATCATTCATTTTATGTTCATAATAATCTATGGCAGAAGAAAGGGATTAAAATTAATACCCGAGTTGATATATATGAACATAGATGGGCATATTATGGCGGATTTGGAATCTTGCCAACAATAATTTATATGTACAGTCATAACATATACGTTGCCAGCTTGTATAACATATATTTGTTCGCATTGATCACTACTCCCTTTTATTTAACTGAACCTGTATTGCTACATTATCCAAAAATTAACATGAAAGTTTTCGCATATGTATGTGAATGGATAGTATATTTAGCGAGCCAAATGTTACCGATAAAAAAATAATTTATGAATTATTTTTTTAATTTTACATTATCATCGATGACATAAAATTACTCTGTCATATCGATTGATTTGAATGTATCGATGATGAACAAAATTTTAACATTAGAAATATAGCCATGCAAATGTTCTACCCCCGGATGTATTTCTTCAAATAGACAAGGTGTTCTTGTGTGACAAATACATGAAGTAATATATCCTTCTTCTAATAAACAAGGAAGATGATATATTTTTTTGTATATACATAGATGCGGCTGCGATGGCGTATAGCTATGTAAAATAGTATCTCCATCGCATTTATAGTGATATTTGTTCTTCGATAATATTTCAAATCGTATGTGACTACTGATACAGGGTACAATTTTGATAACGCGAATATCCATTCGTTCGAATAATTTATTATCTGGTATGATTACATTATCATAATCATAAAATGAAAAACCTCTTGTTCGATATGCCAAATGCACAGATTCATTGGGATAAAAATTGGTACATTTGGTAAATATTTCGTTTATCTTAAATATCGATACTTTCTCTTTATTTTGACATGTATACATATTTTTACAGATATTGTATTTATCAAATTCGATACTATTGCACGAAAACGTTATTTTGGTACAGCCTACAATAAATGTAATAAAAATTATCTCGTCAAAAGATTTGTGATAATCGGATTTGAATCGATAATTCTTATAATTCAAAAACATGTATTCAGTTATCGTCATATTGTTGACATCTTTATCGAATTCAATATCATCACATTTAAATTTCTTCGTACGCCTATCAAATAAATGATTTAGTTCATCATCATCAAGATGAATAGCGATAGCATTTGTATCCCAATACTCGCCTAAAATACATTGAGTCACAAATTCGCCCACAACAGCCGCGTTTGAATTTTGCAAAACAGCTTTGAATCCTTGAAAATTCTCATCAAAAATTGCACTCAATCTTCTATTGATTTCGTCAATCGTACTTTTTTCGATGTCACGCATAGTTATCAATTTGTTAATTCGTTTACATGTTCGTGCAAAGTTGTACAAATCGATAGGAATTAATCGATCTTTTATTTCTTTGAGAATGTCATTAAAGTGAATATATTCCATTTTTAACGTTTCAATGTCTTAACGATGTTCAAACAAATTAATTATCAATTTTTTTGTAGATAATTTATTATCATTGATGATAAATTATTTATTTTTCGCAGTTGCAGTTGACGTATCAACCGTTATTATAGTTTGACCAAAATCAAACATATTATGCAAATGTTCGATTCCAGGATACAAATATTTAAACAAACAATCTTTATTTTTATAAAAACACGAAACAATATTATCGTAATCACAATATTTTGGACAAAGTAGATGATATAATATTGTGGGATTATTTACCCCTAATTCTCGCTTGATGACAAGATTATTAGAATTAATCCAACAAGGATATTCCCATTCAGTTAAAATTTTTAATCTTTCCAAGTGTGACAAATCATTAAACGGAACCATTTTGACGATATCGATGTTAAGTTTTTCCCATATATTGTCGTTGTTCACAATTGTGTCATCAATATCGTAAAATGTAAATCCTCTTGCACTATATTTTGCGTGCATCAAACAATTTTTATTATTAAAATTAGTGTATTTAGTAAATATTTCGTTTATTTTATTTATTAGCACAATTTCTTTCGAATTATTAAATGTGTATATATTTTTACATGCATTATATATATCTATATCATATTGTATGGCGAATAATATTTTTGTTCCATTTACATCAAAACGACCACCATTTAAATGATTCAAATAACCAACAAAACATGTTTTATATTTAGAAAACATGAATTCTATCATTCCCATCGTTTTGGCATTTTTATCTGTGTCCAAAAAACTAACCGACGTATCAAACAATAAATCTCTTTCGTCCACACTGATTATTATATTAATATCGCTTTCTTCCCAGTTCTCTCCCAAAATGCATTGAGTTACAAATGATTTTGTAATCTGCGCCCCCGAATTCTGAAATGCAGTTCTGAATTCATCATAATTCTCTCCAAAAATTATCCATAATCTTCTATTAATTTCATATATTGTTGTTGATGTGATATCTTTCATCGTCATAAGTTTGTTGAATCGCGAACTCAGTTGAGCAAGATTATATATATCGATAGGTCTCAACCAATGTTTTAATTCTTCGAAAATATCCTGATAGAAAATACAATCCATCTTTTGAACTGTATCATGATATTATGGTCAGTTTTGGTAAATTATTATTCAATTTTTTGAATATATTCTAAATAATTTATTATCATTGTTAGCAAATTATTTAGAGTACGTCCATAAAATCATTATGGTTGAAAGTATCAATAACAAATATAGTTTGCTTACCTCCAAAATAACCATGTAAATGTTCGATTCCAGGATACATATGTTTAAATAAACAAGGCATGTTACCACATGAAAAGATATCATAACTATGATTAGTTGGGTGAGAAAAGTGGTACAATTTTTCTTCCAAAAAATTTGTACCGTCATATACAATTTCGTTATTTTTGCGACGATATCCACACGGAGCTTCTGCCAATATCTTTAGCCTTTCATTAGTTGATTTATTACCATATGGCATAATTTTGATAAAGCAGACATTCATTTTTTTCCATATATTATTGTCTTGTATAATCGTATTATCTGATAAATCATGAAATGAAAATCCTCTTACCTTGTATTTTAAATGTTGCGAACAACTTGGATAAAAATTTGTGCGCTTGGAAAACACGTTATTTATTCTGTGAAAATATAAATTTTCAACCAAATTATCTAACGGATATGTATTTTTACAGACATCATACTCGCAATAATTTGTTGTTTCAAATACCATTTCTAGTCCATTCACATCAAATATAATTCGGTCTATATATGAATAACGTATAGAATTGAAAAATGTATATCCAAGTTTATGTTTATAAAACATATACTCAATTATTTTCATATTTCTAACATCTCCAAATTTATAATCTTCATTTTTGAACAAATAATTGTTAGCTTTTTTATCATAAGATTCATGTAGTTCATCATCAATAATAATTATATTAATGTTACTTTTGTTCCATTTCTCTCCTAAAATACATTGGGTTATAAACGAACCTGTCATTGTACAATTTGATTTCCGAAAAGCAGATTTAAATTCTTCCAAATCATCTCCCAAAATTTCATACAATCTTCTGTCGATTTCACAAATTGTACTTTTTTTGATACTCTGTATCGTTATCATTTTGTTGAAACGTTTGCATAATTGCGCGAGATTGTACAGATCAATAGGTTTTAGCCAATGCTGTATTTCTTGAAAAACGTCACGGTATGACAAATATTCCATCTATGCTCAATAGTAGATATGTATCTCTATTGAAATAATAATCAATTTTTTCTGTTATCGACGATGATAGAAAAAATCTTATCCAATCTTCGATAAATCTCGTTCTTTGTACTTTCTTTGATATCTTGCATTGATATGACTTTACGATATTCTTTGCACGTCAAGGAGAGTCGATACAAATCAATAGGTTTTAGTAACTTTTTTAATTCTCCTAAAATGTCACGGTAGCAAATATATTGCATTTTTGTCATATTTTATATACTGAATATATGTAACAGACCAAAAATCATTTTTTTTGAAATAATTCATTATCGTTGATAGTGAATTATTTGATCTCCTCATCGCTATTTGAGTATGTGCATAAAAGTGGATCGTCTACCTTATCAAACGTATCGATAACGAACAATGTTTGATCACCGAAAAATATATGATGCAAATGTTCCACTCCGGGATACATATCTCTAAACAAACAGTCCGCATGGTTGTAAAAACAAGAAATAAAATACCTATCACTGCCTATAGGTTTACGATAGGCAGTATACAATTTCTTTTCTGAACCTACGCCAGATGCAACGACATGATCATCATAAACATAACCGCGTCCCTGTTCAGACAATAATTGTAATCGTTCTTCTGCTGTTTTGTTACCATATGGCGTAACTTTTATGATATCAATGTGCATTTTTTTCCATATATCACGATCGGATATGATTCCGTCACGATCATAAAATGTAAATCCTTTCGCTCTGTATTTCCTATGTAGCATACAACTCGGATAGAAGTTAGTGTGTTTTGTAAATATTTCGTTTATTTTATAAATGCGCATACATTCAGATGATTCTCCGGATATGTACTCATTACTATTGACATTATATTTCAATAATTTTGTTTCTCTCAATACTATGTTCCTTCTATTTACATTATACGTGACTTTACGCACATTCGCAGATGCATTAATAGAGATAGATCTTAATTTGAAAAATACATATTCAATAATTCTCATATTATTCACATCTCCAAATTCATAATTTTCCGCTTGAAACAAGTACAATCCCGCTGTTTTATCAAATAAATTATCAAGTTCGTTGCATGGAACTAATATGCAAATATCATCATTCCATTTTTCGCCCAAAATACATTCGGTTATAAACGAACCAACAATTTTTGCATTTGAATTTTTACAAGCGATTTTAAATTCATCAAAATCAGTACCCCAAATTGCACGCAAACTTGCATCAATTTCGCACATGGTACTCATCTTAATATCTTTCATCGTTATCAATTTATTGTATGATTTGCACGTTTGAACGAGATTGTATAGATCGATTGGTCTTAACCATCGCTTTAATTCCTCAAAAATATCATTATATTGGACATGATCCATTTTAATATTATCAATCCTTATCAATCCATTTGATAAAATAAAAATCAATTTTTCGTAAATATGTTACTAAATTTTAATAGCATATTTATTAAACAACGTGTAATGAAATTCCATTCGATCCTTGTGCTACACTCAAAGCTGGGAGGGAATAGTTACTGATCCATATTATCTGGCCATTAGCCGAGCAAGCTGACGTTGGACTGCCACCCATTGGATAAGACGTTGATTTTGTATTAAATTTCAATAATACTGTTCCATCAACGGCATTTCTTCCATACAACGTTCCATCTCCATCACTTGTAAAAACACATCCGTTATAATGAGACATGGATCCTTGAGATGCGAAATCTTGTTTAGAATTCCATTGCACTTCTAACGCTGGATTTACTTTTACAGCAGTTACAAACGAATCAGTTGGTAGAATCAAATCTCCTTCCCTGTTGACAAATTGTTCGGATTGGTTAGAACTGCCTCGGCTACCAGTAATGTAACTAGCATTTGAACAACATGCATAAATCTTCTCACCATCAAAGCAAGCTTGATAATTAGTTCCACCAAGTGATGTATCTGGCCCTAAATATTGTGCCTTTGCATAAATCGCATCCTCATTCGTAATGTCTATTAATGCACAGAGAGCAGTTTTGGTTGTCCCCGCTAAATATTTGCGATCATTTATTTTGGTATAAAAAACACCGGTACAAGCGTCGCCATCTGGTGAATTAAAGTTCGGATATAATAATTGAATAGGATCGAATCCATCTGTAATAAGAAAGTTAAATGTATCACTTGGAATAGTTCTGACTCCAAAAATATGTTCACCAACGAGAACTTTGAGTCCTAAAATAGCGTCCGAATATGATGCATTTCCTCGCGGCGATCTTCCTGGTGCTACTGAAAGATTTCTTATTGTTTGCAGAAAATTATCCTTGGCTTGGTTCATGAGAGTCAAATTAGCAGGAATTTGATTAGTCACGTATGCTGTGATCGCATCAACAACTGGAACTTTGAGAGTATAGTAATCTCGTGTTGGGGCTGCATAGTAATCTCGTTCTTCTAACGGAATACAATGAGCTTGACCTGTACCATAATATAATTTTCTCTTAATGACGGTCGGAGGAGCACCCCAAACACTATTACCCCAATAATTTAATCCATGTGCATCAGCTTTGTTCAAAACATCGCCAGGGAACATATCCTTGACATAATAAACTGCATGCTGACCTTGAACATTAACATTGGCTAGTCCAGTTTTTCCAGAAATATAGATCATTGATTGAAACGGTACTCCTAATAGTTGCCTAGCTATCCATTTTGCAAGAACTCCATTAAGATCATAAAGTCCTGTCTCACCAGTAAGTTGAATCTCTTGCCCAAATGTTGACCAAAAATCTGCAACTAAGGACGGACTGATCGTCGTAGTTGAAGTGATATATACACTTTGGGCAAATTTTCCGGCTGCGTTTGGATTTACGATCTTCGTCTTAGTTGTAGTTCCAATCTTGACATAATTTTTTCCCGGTGGAAAAGGATTGTAACGTTTACCAACGTCAGTAATGACATCACCTTTCTTCAACAAACGTGCGCATGTTGATTGTTTCCATACAACATAACCATCAGAATTAATTCCAAAAACATGTCCTTGATCTGTGTAAATAGGATAGCCTTCAAAATATGGACTTGTAGGTAACAAACCAGTATTGATCAAGTTTTGATTTGACGATACTCCAACAATTACGATATCATCTTTGATAATTGGATTGAGATCCGATATCATAAACTATATCCAACTATATTCAAATATTATCACTTATGATTTTAAATATCATGAGTGATTATAGTAAAAAAAATTAATGAAAGCCAAGTTATGAAACTGTTACAAATCAGCCGCACAACTCTGTACAGATACGTTCGCCCAAAAATTATTCTTGTGTCTGTCAACACCAATGGTTATTATTGACTACAATGACGATTCTATTTTTGATTTTTCTCAATTATCAAAATCTTTGCAACGTCATCTACGCTCATGTTTCTACTTACAAACAAAGAAAAGATTTACGTCATCAAATCGATTTTTTATCTCAATTTTGTTCTAACAATAATTTTGACATTGATCATGTGTATTCGGATATTTCTTCTGGAATGAACATCGACTGTCCTGACTTTTCCGTCATGTTGGATCTTGTTTTCAAACACAAAATCAAAAATATATTCATAAGTAACAAAGATCGACTTACTCGCTTATCTTTTATTACACTCGAATCTATTTTCAAAAAATTTGGAACTAACATTATTGTTGTCAACAAGGACTCTGATCACAAATATGGCGATTTTTTTGACGAGATTATTTCTATCATGCATTATTTTTCGACCAAACAATATTCCAACCGCAGAAAATTTTATCGTTTTTAGTATAAAAATTTTTTTGTTTGGTTACATTATATGTCAAAAGGCAAACTTGAGCCTGACAAAAATGTTGAACTTGTTAGGACTATTTCTTCTACTATTAGAACTAAAATGACTATTCATAATAAAATTTTCAGTTTTATGACTGGCGAATCTAAAAATATATACAATACGACTATCTTCCATACCAACATCTTTCTGCGTTATCAAAATATCATTTTTAAAGAATTATCTGGTCTTGTTGATAACAAAAAAATCGTTAACATCAAGAAATTTGATGAAATGTTTTATGAAATCTATGATAAGTACTACAATAAATTTTTAGAAATCAAAAATTCATTAGATAATAACAACAACATTATCTACAAACATATTAAAAATTACTTGGATGATAATGAAATTTATATTGTCAATGACAATTACAAAAAAATTTTTGATACGATGGTTAAGCAAATATCACGTTTAAATGTTTTGATTATTCCACACAAGAAACATAATGACGAACTGTTTATCGACTTAGTCCGTAATATTTTGAAGTCTATTTACACTAAAAATTTTGATAAATTCAAGCATTGTATTATTAATAGCATTCCGTGTCCACACAACGATACAATTTTTATTGAACAAGTCAAAAACGGTGATTTTTTATTTTCGGATGATGATACTGAAAACTATAAACAGATTCTCAAAAATCATCCACTCTTTGTTCGCACCAAGGATGATAAAAATAAAGAAACTATTAAATCCAATCAAAATTACATCGCTCGCATCGTATACAAATATTATACTGATTGCAAGATTCCTAGTGATTTGATGTGTAATATCATCGCAAAAGCGCACAAAATGTTCAATAGTTATTTCGCTTTATTACAAAAGAAAATTTATGCTAAAAAGCCATCTTATTTAGATAAAAATGCTAAATTTATTTTACCCTATTTTTCTCACAGTCGTAAGCTGGTAAATGTTGATGGCATCGATTGCTATCGTCTTACTGTTGGAAAATATGTTGCTGATAATTTTGCGGAGATTATGGGAGATGACGCTTACAAATGCCTTAATAGAGATAATAAAACTGATTATAAAAAGTATGCGCACCTGTCACATATGAAGTATTCAGATAACGTTAAGAAAATTTCGAAAGGAAAAAATTTTATTATTAAAACAGGCGACAATGGAGGATTATATATTGACAAGAATTCCAAAAAAATTATCGATGCATATTATGTGTTAGTTAACAAACCACCCAAGTCAGAATTAGACAACTTAGTTTTGATTGAAGTGAATCCTATCCATGACGGGAGATGGCATAAAGTTAATTTTACTTATAAAATCGAATCCGATAAAAATAAACCTGATCCAAATAAAAAGGTGAGTATTGATTTAGGTATTGTCAATTTAATGACGATTTATGATCCAAATGGAGAACCGAAAATTATCAAAGGAGCACATATAACGAACATGAATAAGCGTTTTAATGCTCGAATAGATAAATGCAAAAGCGAAATCGCAAAATTAAATCCTAAATTTACGCAAGATATGTTTAAAAAAGTATTATTTAAGAGACATAATTCGATAGATAATTATTTGAATAATCTGGTGAACTGGTTTGTGCAAACTTACAAAGACTGCGGAACAATAATAGTAGGATACAATGTAGGTTGGAAACAAAAAACAAATATGGGAAAGAAAATGAATAGAAAATTTTATGAAATTCCATATATGAAATTGGTTTACAAATTGAGAGATAAGTTAGCTGCTTCTAATCAAAAATTAGAAATAATAAACGAATCGTACACGTCAAAATGCGATTCGTTAGCGTTAGAAGAGATCTGTCGTCATACAACATATAACGGAAAAAGAACCATGAGAGGATTATTCTCATCCCATCCAGAGGAAATCTATTCGTCAGTATCAGGCAAAATGATAAAAGCAAATAAAAAAGGAGTTTTGTTAAATGCAGATGTGAATGGAGCAATAAATATAATGAGGAAATGGGAGGAAACGAATGGAAAGGAAATGAAAAAGATAAGAGGAAAAAACATATGTAATCCGCAAGTAGTAAGAGTAAGAGATTATGTGAATGTGAAAAAAGTAAATTAAAACGGCAACTGAAGCAATGCGCCAAGTTGTTTAAAAGTCTCCATGGGTAGGCATAGTAAATACTAATGTACTTATTCATTCTACTAACAATAGATTGAATATGGTTGAATATAGAATTATAACCCAGTGATTGAATTGTTCGAATCTATATCTCCGTTATTATTAGAGTTTCCCGCTGCAAAAATTTTTTGGTTGTTTGACATAGTATATTTATATTACATAGTACGTATTTATATATGTTTCTCCCAATCTAAATCAATCATATTATAAGATATGTTCAGATCCATTGGTCCACTCATATATTTTTCTAAATTTTCGACCAATTGCCTATCATTTTTTAGCAATTTGACGAATGTTGCAACATCGTTCATAACATAATTTGATGGAAAAAAAGTCATGTTCATCATACAAATAGTGCGCAAAAATATATATTCCCACAAGGGTATTGCCTCAGAATTTTTATGACCGATACCTTTAAAAAAATTTTCATATGTTGCACTATCGTAACCGTAAAATTTTAAGATGTTAGCAGTTAGCCGTAACGAATATATTGTTTCCATATTCAATATCGTTCGATATATTTGATCTATCGATTTTTTAGGATCCAAACACCATATATATATAGATTGGTAAGCGGCGTTTAACAAGACGGCCATAAATTCGGTGTATGTTTCTGATATGTTCAATTCCACAGGAGCGACGGCCCAATTATTTGTATAATTAACACGACGTAATTTTTCATCGAGACCAATATAATGCACCATTTCATGAAATAACAGCTTTACTATTTCCTCTGTTCTTGTTAAGAAAACTATCTTCTTGTTTTTGTCAGTCATGCCGCTGACATTCAATGCTAATGAATTTTTTTGAAGATATGCTATTTTTTCATCGTATGTTTTGCGATCATCAAAAATGATGATATCACGTTTGTTATCATCCAAACAGACATAAATAACTAAGCCATCATAATCAATTTTGTTAAAAAAATTACAAAATGTATGTAATGCATGTGTTATTGCTGAAATTACTTTGATTTTATTTTTATCGTACAAGAAATTGAGAGTTATTATGCCATGGGGAGTATCGAGCGTATATGTGATTACTTTATTAAATTTTTTAACGTCGGATACGAATTTAGAATCACGAATGTTACTGAACATATTATGAAATTGGATAAAAATTTTTTGCATTTTTTGCAGCTTTGTGGGCGATTTAGATTCGATTATTAGATTTTTTTTGAAGGAAACCAACATGATATCTAAGATTTTTTTGAGTTTGGGATCTAGTTTTTCGTTACTGATTTTCATATCTATGTATTTGTCTTGACTTGATTTGGTTAAATATGTTGGATTTATCATTATAATTTAAAATAACATAATAATTACGTTATTTTAAATATTTTGCCTTGAAAGTATCAAGATCAAATCCTGCTGGGAGAAAAAATTCGTCAGTTAGCTTATGAATGATATCCATTTCTTCTATTTTCCAATGTTCGAATTTTTTGCTAGGTAAACGGCGTCGTATTATAAATGGAGTTTGTTTTGTGATTAGCTCGATGTATGCTTTCTGTGAAGATGTTAATGAATCGATCCCGTCTATTAGTGGTGGTGCACCACGATTAAATTGTTGAGCTCTGGTTCCAACTATTCTGGCCAACTCGTAAATAGTCATTTCGGGTCCAGTAATTCGCTTATCATCTGGTATTCTGGTTGGTATCATCTTTTCGTACACATTAGAATCATCATCTATTACGATAGAATTACTATCTAAACCGGATAAATAACACTTCTTGCTTTTGACACTATAATCATCGCCTTCCTCTTCATTATCAGCTTCATCATTTTCTTCTTCTGTTCCAGCGTCGTTCTCGCTCTCGTTTTCATCCTCATCGTCATTTTCATCATCTATCTCTGCTAATTCTTCGTGAGTGACTGCATCAAATTCTCCATCAGTATCGACATCATCTGGCCCGTCAGATTCTTCAGCTTCATCATCTGGATCTCTATCCGGATGATCGTCGCCACCAATGATCCTTCGCCCAGTTTGATCGCCATCATCATCTAAAATATCGGCAAAATCGTCTGACTCACTAATACTTGAAGATTCATATCCACCATCACTTTCACTTGATAACGATATTTTCTTAACTTTTTTTGACATAAGGTATGTATATATGTATATCAATATTATATATATATGATTTTTATATCAATTTTTTGAAAAAATTGACATAATTTTTGATATAAATAAATGTTATCAATTAATAGTATTAATCATGTATTTTTGTGATAAATGCAATTACTTATATAATTATACTAAAGATGTAAAAAACAAACAATTTGGTGGTAAGAATGCTAATGATAATATCAATAAAATATTTGATAAATTTGCTAGACGGGAACAGATTTTAGAAGAGGATTTGGTTGATGTTACTGGACCAGAGTTGTTGAAGGATGATAAATTTGATAAGATGAATAAGAAAGATCAACGAACATTTTTGACAAGCATCAAACGGATCAATAAAAATTTTTTTGTAGAATCAGCAGAAGAGAGCGAGCAAGGAATGGAAAACACAAACATCGCATATTTTTTTTGCAAATATTGTAACTATCATAAACCCATGAAGGCTGGGACAGTAATATATTCTAAAGATCATAATAATGATATCAGTATCGAAACTGAAGATTATAGTTTGATGTGTCATAATTATTCTCTCCCGCGTACTAGAAATTATATATGTCCCAATAAAAAATGCGAAACGCACAAAAACATTGAACTCAGAGAAGCGGTGATGACGAAAAACAAAGCAGACAGAATAATTTATGTTTGCTGTCAATGTACGACTAATTGGATAGAGTCAAATTAACATCAATGGTATAAAAAAAAAATTGATTTTAAATTTAATTTAAATAAATTTAAAATCATATAAAATAACAATTTGGCAATCAATATTATACTATATGACAGATAAAAAACATCATTCCGAATCAAACATATCACCACTCGAGAAATTATACTTGTTCATGGGAAAATATCGAACCGAATCTACAAAAAAGAAAGGCGATAACTTACCGTTTACACATGCAAATACACATACACCATATGGAAAATTTAACATTCCAGATGATATGAGTAACCGATTTCACGAATTATATGTTGACGCGGTATGCGCTGGATATCAACCGCATATAGTAGAAAAGCATAAGGAATATGGTCCGATACTATTGGATTTTGACTTTGTGCAAAGTGGAGATAAACCAAAAAGGTATTATACCACTAAAATAATTCAAACACTTGTCAAGGAATATAATAGGCTGATTTATAAATATCTTGATGTTAAAGCCAAATTTATGGACGCTTACATATCCGAAAAAAGTGCACCTGCATTAAGAAATGGAGAATATCACGATGGAATTCATGTCATCTATCCATACATTTGCACACGCCATGGATTACAAGAAGCTATGCGCGAGGAGTTTATCGAAATAATTCGAGAACTCGATGTTTTCAAAGATATCCCTCATAATAATTCTCTCGAAAAAGTAGTCGATAAATCGGTCATCTACTCAAATGGTTTTATGATGTATCTATCTCGAAAAAATACGTCATATAAAGCATATGAATTGACGCATGTTTATTGTCCAAGTAACAAAAATTTGTATGATTCATTTATTCCAAGTGATTTGAAATTAACAAACAGAAAGTTAATTCATCACCTTGTTACCATAACTAGCATCCGCCGTTTTAGCGAAAGGGACATTATGAAATTGAACGAAAATGTAGATCCCCTTGTTGTTGATAGCAAGATCAACGCTATCAAGGTCAAATTGCAAGATAAATTCAAAGATAGAAAATTGGGGGATGTCCATTCTGACAACGAAAATTTTAGTAATTACATTGGTGACAGTCATTTCATTAAAGCTGTACCAGATGATGTGTTAGCCGATACGCGAAACATTCTATCGTTGTTGTCTAAGGATAGAGCTTTCAATTATGATGAATGGTACAAAGTTGGTCAATGTTTGAACAATATTGATTATCGTCTGTTACCCGACTGGATAAGATTCAGTAAAAAGTGCCCTGAGAAATTCAAAAAAGGCGAGTGTGAAACGTTGTGGAGAAAGATGAGAGAATCTAATTATTCCGTTGCAACGTTACATTATTTTGCGGCTGAAGATAGTCCCGCAAAGTACATCGAATTAAAAAAATCAAAGATATCAAAATTATTAGACGATGGTATCCAAACCAGTCACAATACGATTGCCAAGTTAGTGATTGAAAAATACAAATACAAATTCAGATGTGCATGTATCAAACAGGGGTTATGGTATGAATACAAAAACCATCGATGGATAGAAAATCCAGGTGGTTATTCTATCAGAATATTGATTTCCGACGAATTATCCAAAGAGTATCGCGAAAAACGATCTTTGTTGTTCTCCGAAGCAGGGGAATATGAAGGGAAGAAACAAAAAATAGTATTGGAAGAAGCTGCCCAAATTTCTAAAATTCTAGGTAATTTACATGATAACCGTTTCAAAAAGAGTGTAGTTTCGGAATGTGCTGATTATGCGTTCGATCCAAATTTTCTTAGAAATATTGATGAAAACATATATCTGATTGGCTTTGATAATGGTGTTTATGATTTAGAAAATGATGTCTTCCGTGAAGGTTGTCCCGATGATTATATCAGTTTAACTACTGGTTATTCATATGTGCCATTTAACAAGGATGATGAAACTGCTATCGAGATTGAAGAGTTTTTGAATAAAATTCAAACAGATAAAGAGATGCGGGAATATTTGATGCTTTTGTTATCAACTTGTTTATCGGGATCAATTACAGAAGAAAGTTTTTATGTATTTACCGGATCAGGTGCAAATGGTAAATCCAAATTGATGGAACTGTTGAAATACACGTTAGGAGAGTATTTCAAACCTATGGATATCAGACTTTTGACCGAAAAACGATCATCATCATCATCAGCAAGTCCGGAAGTAGCGGATAAAAAGGGTATCAGAGCGTGCCCTTTTGATGAACCGAAATCCAATGATGAAATCAACACTGGTTTTATGAAAATTTTTACCGGTGGGGATACCATAACAGCAAGAGCGCTGTTCAAAGAGCCAATATATTTCAAACCTCAATTTAAACCATTCTTGTTATGTAATCACTTGCCAAACATCAATTCTGATGATGATGGTACTTGGAGACGATTATGTGTCATACCTTTTTTGAGCAAGTTTATCAAGCCAAGTGATACTGAGCAAATAGCCAAAAAAGCGACGTGGCCAAGTAATTATTTTATGGCAGATGGAGATTTATCAAACAAATTGAAGAGTTGGCGTCAAACTTTTATGGGAATGCTGATATCGTATTATCGAAAATATAAGGAGGACGGATTAGTACATCCTAAATTAGTACGTCAACATACTGTTAATTATCGCAGACGATGTGATATATTTCAAGATTTCATCAATGATTATTTGGAAAAAGCGGATGACAGTTCTTTTATTACTCTTGGTAAATTATATGAAAATCTCCGAACATGGCACAAGTCTAATTACAACGGTTCTTGTCCTAACAAAAAGGATTTGAAAACATATTTGCTAACAAGAACAGAAAATTATGTCGAAAAGTCAGAATCTCTTAAAGGATACAAACTCAAAGATTTTAATGAAGAAGACAAAGAGGGAGAATTCAACGACGAACAATAGATTCAATAATAATTCATTAATTGTTATTGAAAAAATTGATAAATAAAGAGTCTTTCGCGAAAATTTTCAGTGTCAAAGATCAATAAGTTCTATTATGGCAAGTCATTCAAACGTTAAAACTTCTAATTATGGACATATAATTATGCAAATTCATCCAAATATTAAAACAATTTGGAATGGTGAAGAGCATATTTGGTACATTTACGATCAATCTCAGCATAGATGGATTCACACGTCCTCTGAAAAAATTAGATCCATAGTATTCGGATCACATATGAGATATCATATGCGTCTTCATAAAATTAATGAAACAGAAACGATAAAAGAATGTGCAGAATATGTTTGTGATTATGATTTTTTTAATAAGTTAGATGAAAATGAACATCTTATTGGGTTTGATAATGGCGTTTATGATTTGATAACGAATATTTTTCGCGAGGGCCGCCCAGAGGATTATATCAGTTTGTCTACTGGTTATTCATACAAACCTTTCGATGCAAACGATAATTCTGTCGCAGAAATTAATGATTTTTTGAGTAAAATACAACCAGATCAAGAAACGCGCGCAAGTTTGGCATATATCTTGTCATCTTGTTTGTCTGGACGGACAGATAATACGTTGTATATGTTCGTTGGATCAGGTGCAAATGGCAAATCAGTGTTGATGGATTTGATGAAATTAACATTAGGGGACTATTTTAAACCAATGTCATCTCGAGTTTTAACGAAAGGTTATCGTGCCGATCGCGTAATGGGCGATAAGAAAGGAGTCAGAGGATGTCTGGTAAATGAATTCAATGATAAAATATACTGTAGATTTATGAAATCTTTAGTGGGCGGCGACAGTATTACGTCAATAAATTCATGTGATTATATGTTCTATTTTAGACCACAATTTAAGTTATTTTTAACATGTAACAGTTTGCCGACTATTGATTCAGATGATGAAGGTACTTTAAGGCGAATTTGTGTAATTCCATTTTTGAGCAAATTTATAGATGCTAACAAAGTGACATATCAACAAAGTAATTTTTTTATCAAGGATCCGAAGATTTCTGATAAATTTAATAATTGGCGACAGATGTTCATGGGTATGTTGATTTCTTGGCACTGTGAAACGCGCGTCGTCAAAAATATTGAATTTTCAGAATTGATACGAAGATCCACTACACATTATTGCACACAAATTCGACAACTTGCCGCTGATAAAAAAAATGAAAAATCAAACGCCAGACAGGTCATCTATAATAATGAACAAAAAATGTCGACATCTAAGTGCACAATGATAACGTTAGCAGAACATATTATGAAAACAATGGATCCGCACATTAAATATTATGATTCTAATAATGCGAAAAATTGGTACGTTTATCGTAAAGATCTTCATCGGTGGACTAAAACAACTATGTGGGCGATACAAGAAAATATATTCTCTCATGCTATCTATCAATATTGCTTCTCACACGGTATTAATATTACGCCAGGCGTAGAAAAGAATACCATGTTAAGAATTTCTCAAAAATATGATCACGAATTCATAGAAAAATTAGATGCAAACCCAAATATCATCGGATTTAATAATGGAGTGTATGATGTCAAATCACAACAATTTAGGCCTGGACAACCAGACGATTATATTACCATAAGCGTAGAACATGATTTTGTGCCACACGATCAACATCCTCATGAAAATGAAAATGTTATCAAATTGTTATCGATGTTACCCATTCATAAAAAATTTCGTGAGTATTTTTATACTTGTTTATCTGACTCTCTTTCTCGAGGCAACATTGCTAAATCTGAAAGTGACAATATGTCAGGACCAGAGTCAGAATCTGATGATGATGATATGCCAGGATTAGAGGCAGTTTCTATTGATGACGATATTGTTGAGCTAAAAAAATATCAAGGTAGAACCGTTTGCCCAATAGGAGAAAGTGACAATATGTCAGGACCAGAGTCAGAATCTGAGGATGATGATATGCCAGGATTAGAGGAAGTTTCTATAAATGACGATATTGTTGAGCTAAAAAATTATCAAGATAGAATTGATTGCCGAACAGGAAAGATGCCAATGTTAATGAAACCGATTTTTAAATCTTCTACGAATTACGCGATTGAGCAAAAATCTGAATCAAATATTAATGGTCATAATTTACCCAAATTAGTAGATGCTCACGGTAAGATAATATGCGAAAACAAAGCTGAATTGGCTGTTATGATGTTTGACGAAACGGATTCTATGATAGACATCACCCGAATTTATTTGAATAGATTTCAGACAATCACTGCATATGTTGATGATTTTGATACTGAACTTTCATTTAAGAATGGTATTTATGTGGAAGTTCCAGCTGATAAGAAAGATATTCATAAGATTAGATGTCATATGTTGGTAAAACATCAAACTAAGATGATAATGATCGATTTGCAGCAATTTTGCAATCTTTATGCATAAATATTAACAATATGAATTACATAAAAAATTGAAAAAAAAACACACTACGTAGAACGGTTTTGATATAAAAATTACAATAAGCACTATTAATAGGATGAAAAAAACTGCAAGATCAATTGAAAAAGTCGTTGTTTCCGAATCTTCTTCATACGAACAAGATGATTCGAACTCTTCACAACGTGACAGTGACGAAGAATTACCGTTAACAGACGAAATCATTTACCCAGGTTTAATATTAAACGGTGATTATGTTTTGATCAAGAAGATAGGATATGGTAATAATGCTGGTGTTTGGATGACTTACAAAATATCTACAAAATCTTATTTCGCGATCAAAATTCAAGATTATCAATGTTATGACGATGGGTGTAGAGAGATTAAGATATTGAAAAAAGTTGCAGAATTTATGGAGAAGAATAAAAGTCACAAAACGTATTGCATCAATATGTTGGAATGTTTTAAATATTCAGAAGAACATAACGACAGCGTCATATTCGTATGTAGTGTATATGATTTGTATGCTGGAAGTATTAATACACCAATATCGACTGGAGTTCATAAATATGGTTTGCCGATCAACGTTGTCAAAAAAATTACAAAACAATTATTAACAGCATTATCTGTGTTACATAACGAATTGAATGTGATACACACCGACATTAAACCTGAAAATATTTTATTGAAAGGAGTCCCTACTGTTCATAATAAAATAATAAAAATGTTCGAAGAAACCAAATTTCACGAAAAATATGACGTATTGGCAGTCAAGTTTTCTAGAAATCCTAAAAAATTTAATGAGAAGAGGAATATGTTAGCATTAGCATGCGTTGCTAATTTAGAAATAATTGAAGACGCATTTATTTGTCGACCCACAACTCTATCTGATGAAGAAGAGGAGGATAGTGGATCACATATCGAAGGCGAAGAAGATGATTTTGAAGATGTCATAAACAAGTCCGAGTCTGAAGAGGCACCAGCCAGCACGAAATTAAATAAGCGTAGTCAGTCAGTTGATGATCTGCCAGAATTTCTTGACTACAAAGTGTCTCACTCGTTAGAAGAGTTTTATGATCATGAATCTGTCATCAATAACAAAAAGAAGACAACTGATCATAAAGTTATTCTTGATGAGAAATATATCAATGATTGTGAAATAGCTGTCACAGATTTTGGTAATAGTTATTTTTATGACAGAAGGACTAAAAATGAGATCCAGGACCGCAGATATCGAGCGCCAGAAATCGTTTTAAACCATAAATATGGCTACAGTTGCGATATTTGGTCAGTTGGATGCGTTGTATTTGAATTATTAACAGGATTTACTCTTTTTTCAGTCTATGATTCTCCATTATCGAAAGATATCCATCATTTGTTTTTGATGGAAAAAATGTTGGGACCGTTACCATTAAATATGAAAAAGAGTTCTAGCCGGGCTAAATTTTTATTTGATGCTAAAAATAATTATAGTATCAAGAATGTAGACGACTTTGATATGGTGTCGATATATGACAGATTAGTCAAGCAATTCTTATTCTCAAAAGCCGATGCACTAAAATGTAGTGATTTCATTTTAGCAATGTTGAAATATAGTCCAGCTCGTCGGCCAACAGCTTCTGAAATGTTGAAACATGAATGGTTGAAAAATATTTAGATAAATATGATTTATTATTAATAAATCATATTACGCAAAAATATTACTAATCGATCCAGAACTAATTTTAGCAATATAAATCTCTAATTCCTTTCTCGACATACCATTTTTATCGGCGCATTCTTCTTTTTGCGCATCTGTCATGAAAAGATAGTTATGGGGTATGTGCACGTTCGATGGTGCTTGTCCGATTGTTGGATCTTCATATTCAAGATCTTTATACAAATCCATAAATACGTCATATTCTTTTCTTGATTGATTATTATTCTCAAAATTTATGACTCCCCTTTCTTTGAGAATGCTAAAGACAACATATTTTGCAACGAAACATGGATGTATGTCATCTTGTAATAACAAACCATCATTGATATCTTTTTCTATTTGTACGAATGATTTCTTATCGTTTTCGAAGATTCGGTACATCTCATCAATTCTGTTCTGTTCTATGACTTTGTTACGTTTATTTTCTTTTTCTAATTCAAATCGTTCATCTTCTTGTGTCATCTTTTTGGGTGCGTTTACAACTTTTTTTGGTGGTTCCGGTATCTGTTTGATTGGTTTAGTAACTTGTGGTAGTTGCGTCCGTTTTGGTTCAGCTCTACAGGGTGGTTTAGGAATCTCAGGAACAGTTTTGGTCATGTCTGCCAACATTTTATCAAACGCAGCTAACTGTGGAAACAATGTAGCAATTCGAATCACACATGAGTCGCCGTACAACACAATTCCGTTGTCGTATTCGATACTAAATTTTGTCATTGGAACGGATAAATAAATGGATTCTATGGTGACAGTTCGAAGCATCACCTTTAAATCTGTCATGGACAGGCTGCCGTTCAATGATTTTGGCATTTTGATTATTTTGTCAAATAATTGCGGAAAGATATCTACTAAATTTGGACAAATAGAACTATTTCTGGTGTCACCGATGACTAATTGATAATAATTAAGCATTATGTAATACTCTAATTTATATATATTTATGTACATTATGAACGAAAAAAATTGAAAAATAAAATATCAGGGAGTCTCATTATTTATATTTATGGGCATTAAATATCATGTCCAAATTTTATGAAAACTCAAAATTAGCCCTTAATAATTTGTTAAATAATAGAGGAGATGATGTAATAGGTAGATGTAAACTGGATGTAAATGGCGATGACATAATAGGTAGACGCCGGCTAGACATAAATAGTCAAGAGCTGTTTCTGACCAAAAAATCAAAATAATGATTTTCAAAATAGCCATACTGCATATAATACCTTATTCGTAGATTGATAATATCGCAATAATTTTTATTGCGATATTAGTACGTCAAATTATTCAGAATTTCATATCTGTTTGAATTTTTTGCAGTTTTTTTGTCATTATTTTCTCGCATGTTAAGTGCTCTTGGGAAATTACACTTGTTATTGTACTTATCATTATTGTACCTATCATTATTGTACCTATCATTATTGTACCTATCATTATTGTACCTATCATTATTGTATTTATCATTATTATACGGTTGCGGTCTAGAAAACTTAGTTGCAAAAGAATGTTTATGCAATTTTTTATGACCATCTGTAAATATTGGCGTGGGAACTTCTAATTTTCCTTCCTCTTGCAATGATGTCCGAGAAACATATTTTTGGTAGCGTTCTTTTCCTGAAGGAGAACCTTGGGATTTTGGTGTAACCGAAACTCTGGGCCCTGAATTAACGTCATCGGATGCAAATTCTGTGACAGGTACATGTTCACTTTTGATAACGCTATCGTTTTTTTCTAACGAAACATCGAATACCCAATTTTTGGTTTTCTTAAAAATATTATTACGATGATGTAACTCTGAATTTCCCATCGTTTTAACATCAACCAAACGAATCTCTTTCGCCATATGCTTTGTCACAAAACCGATAGTTTTAATAGACAGTTGAAAGTCATTCACATTTTCTAGTGATAACTCTATTTTGTTCGTTAGTGCATATGTTAAATAATTGATAATTGAATCGATATCATTTTTTAATACCGAATGCACGAAATGATGTTCGTTACATGTAACTTGTGTTGTTGGATCATCAAAGTTGTAGTAATTTTTGCATTTTGTGTATTTCGAGCAGAAATTATATGATGATCTGATAATTTTAGGGGTGGAATTAGAGCTATCGTGAATGATTAGCTCTTGGCCAATACGTTCTGCGAGTATTTTAGATGCATTACTTATCCATTTTAAATATTCAATAATGTCACTCATTTTGTCAAAATCTATGAGATCGCATTTTTTAATAGTCCTAATTTTATTGGGTTGGTTTCCGTCCATCAATCCGCGAATGAATTGCGCAATTGATGACTCATATTGCATAATATGTAACGCTTTCAAATCATTTGGATCTTTTTTGATCATATCTTCAACAAAAATTTGTTCTATGCCGTTCATGTTAGCAACATCGTCATCGTGTAAAAAACTAAAAACCGTTTCATTTTTAGCAATTTTGTTATTCTTGGGTGGATCAGGACTGTTTTCTTCAATTATCAAATTGGGATTCAACACATCGATCGTTTTTTCATCCAATTCGTTAAACCAAATATCAATATCATCGTCATAATTATGATCCATACTACTCAGTTTATTAATATTGCCTTTTATTTTTTTATATACATTACGAATATAAATATCACATTTTAATTATAAAATAATACTATAGATGGATACCACAAAAATACGAAAATTTGCCCAAGCGGAACTGGAAATAATCAAAAATAATGAAAAGAAAAGACAATCTGAGAAAAAAAACATAGTTAAAGTTCCACAAGATCTTAAGAATAATTTTGACCTTAACAATTTTTTAGAAAGTTATGTACCAAAATCTTCAGAGAACGCACTAAAAGGATGTCTATGTGATAAACGTCTACAGGGATACCAGATATTATCTAAAAAAAATATGAAGGATTTAATTGCAGGGAAAACCTACATCAAATATATCAAGAACGGCATTGGCTATGACATGAAATTGTTACAAACTGGCGGAATTTTTGTTGCAGGGGGAATGTCACAAAAAAATGGTTTCAAACACACTGAAATACCAGAAGAATGGACACATCTGATGCTCAAACTACGCAAAGGTGAGGAAGAAGACGATGCACATGTTTTTGTTGTTAAAATACTTAACTTTTACATCTTCTACAAATTATTTGATGAAGTGTTGAATAATAATACGATACGTGATATTATGGTTAAGCTACAGAATAGCGATATGGACACAGCAATTCCCACTCATGTCAAACTAAAACGCAATACTAAATGATTATAAAAATTAATGAACATTAGATATATAATGTACAAACGCACACAACGTCTTGGAGCTGACAAAACATACAAAAAACCGGATGTAACTTTTCAAGAACAGCTAAGCAAAGAAGAAATTGCCGAAAAGTTAAACGGTTATGAAAAAGTAGATAATATAATGGATGTGCCAATAAATACGCACCTTCGGTATTTTATTTTTGATAATGATGGGACAGCTAGTTTTCGGACCGGAGGATTATTGCAAAATAAAAATAATGGTGATGTATACGTCGTGCTATCTAACGGGTCCTTCACCTGGAGTGTTCAAGTTAAGACCGCGCAATTTTATAGAAAGTTAACACATGTCGAAGAATTGGCCATGGTACATGATGCATATCAAAATAAAATTGATGAACAGAATGATAAAATCGTCGATCTTAAATCGCAGCTGAAGGCTACGTCAACGAAGACTCCCATCAAAAAAGTGACCAATGCAAAGACAGAAACGGCTGCAAAGACCCCTGTTAAAAAAGTAACAGAAACGGCCGCAAAGACTACACAAAGAAGCAAAAATATGCCCCCAATTGAAGTGGAATTAGTAGAAACTGTCCGAAAACCCAAAAAAAAAATTGAAAAAAAAACATCTTAATATAAAGCCACAATACAATAGAATAATATACCTAATCACACATGTCAAAAAGAAACGTTGAGAAACCATCTAAACAACCTGTAAAAAAAGCAATTAAAGCAAAGAGTGACGATATTGATTTTTCCACGATATCGATGGCAGATCTTAAAAAAGTAGATGCTGTACAAGCTTGTAAGCAACTAAATATTGAACAAATACCTTCTCTCGATAATATTCCTCAAGGGGAACGACATCTTTTTATACGAAGACTATATATGGAACGAGTTTTTAAATTGCAAGCATATGAGGAACAAATGAAAGTTCTCCAGAAAGAAATGACTTCAGGAAAGTATCAAAATATTGATGATAATGATGATTTGACTGATGATAAGAAACCAACTAAATCTGATAAACCTAAAAAGAAGATAGAATCAGATAGCGATAATGATTCTACAGAATCTTCAGAAAATAATAAAAAGAAGAAAGTAGAAAAACCTCTTCCTAAACAAAAGGAATCCGCTAAAAAAGCAGTTCCCGCTAAGAAGAAGAAAGAATCTTCAGAGTCTGATACAAAATCTTCTGAATCAGAAAAGAAACCTGTTAAAGGAAAAGCAAAAGTAGTTCCTAAAAAGAAAGCAGTGACATCCGAATCTGAATCTGAATCTGATTCAGAATCAGAACCAGGTAGCGATTCAGATTCTGTTGATAGTGAATCAAATGAATCGGAACATGAAGATACGGAGAGTGAATCCTCTGAAAAAAAACCAGTCAAGAAACCGGTCGCAAAGAAAGGTCCTCCAGCTAAAAAAACAGGATTCAAAAACAAATAATTATAATAATCTTTAGCATAAACATTATTATAAAAAAAAATGAATATTGTACACCCAGGCATGTATATTTCAAGAAATGATTAAGAAATAATATGTACGACATTAGCAAACATAGAAAAAAAAATATATGTCCGATCAATATACAAATATCTAGACCATATCACACTATAAACAGCATATCAAAAATATCCCCATCATTGCCCCCTGTTACAGAAGTTTGGCAATCGCCTAAGAAATCATATCCTGAAACACCCAAACCATATTTAGGTTCTAAAAAATCATATGATCATAAAAAAACATATTGGGGATCTAAAAAAACATATAACAATAAAAAAAAATATTGGGGTTCTAAACGAGTTATATTCAAACCTTATCGTGGATCTAAAAAAATGATTCATCGTAAGCAATATTGGGGATCTAAACGAAACTTTGGAGGTTCTAAATATAAAAATATGTATAAACCATATAACTCTAAAAAAAGAGTAGGATATAGACGAACAAATAACGAAAAAGATCGCAATGAGAAATGGAATAAGAAGCATTATGATGAAAAGAGTACGGTTGTTCCTCCAATAATAAAAATGGTTAAGAACAGAAAAAAAAATTGAATTCTAATTTAGTTATTACTATTTATCATTATTAAAGATAACATCAAACATGTTTGCCATTGAAAAATTGATTTATTTTGAAGCTAAAATAAATACAGACATTGCACGTTGCAAAGAAGCTCTTTTCGAGTCATCATCGATTCCCGACGACGCTATCCGTTTGCAGAAAATGACAAATTTGATCGATTATTATGAAAGAATGCAAACGATTATGGATGAAGATGATTTAAGCTGCTATTTAGATCCTGCAGATTATTCCGATGGAGAACCATATGAAAATCATTTTGAAGATCCGGCCATACCGATGAAATGTCTTGCTATAGACGAGTTGTTAGCTCTCGACGATCATCAAATTTTAGAATCAGAATTTGTTTTTGACGAAAACGTACCAGAAAATATTTATGATGATCCTATTTAAATAATTTTTTATAAAAAACTATTTAAACTCCCAAGTATCTTGATAAATCATCTGCCCCACCTAAAAATCTATTATTATAAAATATAATCGGTTTCGTATGATGCATATCATTAAATTGAACTATATCTTTGTATGTGGTTAATGTTTTTAATAATTCAGGCATACCTCCTGGAATTTTATCAATAATGTATCCTTTGTATTTGACATTTGAATCACGCAACAATTTCAACGCTCGCTGACAATAAGGACATTCGGTAACATAAAACATTACAAATGTGTCAGAATCAGCATCTAGAATTTTTTTGATAATTATTGGATAATCCATCTATATAATACACAAATATAAAAAGAATAATGAATTGTCACTGTTTTTAATATGTGCAATATAAGTAACAATGAATGACGAAAAAAATTATATAATTGATCCTTTTACAATGTTGTGCAAATTGGCCTTGATTTATTTTATGCCCAATTACACTAAAATTAGCATTAGTAATCACGTGTTACATTTGCAGGAATACACATACTATCAATGGGCAGAACGAATGATGAATGGAGATAACAGAAAAGACGTATCATATTTATATTCGCCGATTGTTAAAATGATAAAATGGTACGTTTATGACAATCCCGAAAAAATTCAAATGGATAATGCCCTAAAGGAAGACATCAATATCATTGTAAGTTATTGTATAAAAGGACTTCGCAAAACTCAAAATGTTACGTATGATAAAGATTTAATGATAAAAATTTTATTGCAATATTTCATAAATCTAATAACTGACGCATCCATAGGGACACTAAGCGAAAATAATATGTTAAAATTAGGCGATACCCAATATGAACCCAATATTTTAGAAGACAGAATCAAAAATAATTATGATCCTAAGATGATAAATTCTATTGCGAAAATGATGATAGATGCTGATAACATTGATACTCCCGATTTACTTTCTTCTGATACAAATTTAGGATCGAAAATTAATCCCCTTGGACGAAATTTTCAAGGAGCGTTAGTCGATTGTGTACATAAATTGTTATTGAATCGTGATGAAATTTTTATTAAAACAATGAAAGATGTCAACACAGTCCTTTGAGTTCATGTATAAAATTTAAAAATCACTGTATAATAATAATATGAACAATTTGATTCTTGTGAAGGATACTGCGACGATCAATAAAATATTCGAAACTGCGCAAGATAAGTTGGTATCGCTTATGTATTTTACAAAAAATAATCCACAATGCCGAACAGCAAGACAATTTTTTGAAAGATGTGCGCAGACTCATATCATATCCATATTTTGCATTATTGATATCGATAATTTTGAAGGGGATGTCGGTCACGTAACCAATTTTCCGCACTTTGATTTTTTTCATATGGGTCGAAAGATCGGAACATTCCCTGGTAGTGATCAAAAAGGAATCGAAGGATCAGTACAATCTGGAGAACAATATGTTATGCGGCAAAATAACATAAAAAATCAATCTCAAATATATAATCAACAACAAGTACAGCAACCGCAAATGTATCCTCAACAGCCCGGATATGTACCCGTTCAGCCAATGCAACAACCAGTGCAGCAAATACCCCTGGTACAACCGGTACAACAACCGATACAACAACCGATACAACAACAAATATTTCAACAAATGGTCCAGCAACAAACAACCGATTCGATAGGATTACCATCACCTCAACAAATGGTTTTGATGTTCAATGTTTATCAGAAATTACATCAGTTAGGATTATTGAATATGGGGCAGCAAATCACATCAAATGAAAGTTCGAACCAAAAAATTGAAGGGGAAGAGATATTGCCGTCAGGGGACAAAATAATTCCCCTTGAAGATGGAAGATATGTCCTCATCAAAAAACAAAATTAGGAATGTAAATTATTTTGTTATTTATTTGTATAAATAACAAAATGCTAGCATTAGAAAATGTCATCGATTATACTCCAGATTCGTTCGGGAAAATGAACCCACATGACACCAGATATCAAATTAGAGACCCAACTGAACCTGCGTTCAAATACAACACCAATTTTACTTTGTCCGATACTCATGCACTAAATCAGTTAGACTCAAAGGCGATTCTACATCGCGATCAATACGTCAATGAAGAATATCCAAACCAGTTCCTTGACATCACACTGAGAAACGAACCCATGTTAGTGCCAAATTATCCGCGAGATTTATTGATTGACCAAACAGATCACGATGTTTATGGCAATACATACAATGATCCAATGTTGTACAAGGAATATATTGATAATCAAATCGATGGATCGATGGATCAAAAAATATATAACGAATTTTTGACGTATGCTGAGAAAAATCCAGACATAAGATTATCACAATCTTACACTAGCGAAAAATTTTGGTTAGAAGATCCAATGGTGTTATTTCGCGGGGATAATTATTTTGTATTCCTACCCAAAAGTTCTATGAGTAAAATTGAAATGCTAAACGCGATGACAAAATTTTTCTTGTATCTTATGATTTTATTGTTGCTCTTCAGCAATAATTATGATTATGTATATGTTCCAATAATAGGAATAATTATTGTCCTAGTACTTTATTATGTGCAAAAAAATGATACTGCAGATATTAGATATGAGAATTTTTGCCGTGATGATAAGTGTGATAAAATCGAAATGTGTCAGGCTCCAACTCAAAATAATCCATTTATGAATGTCACGCTGGCAGATTTAATGGATGATCCTGAACGCCCCGGAGCGTGTAATATTAACAACAACGAAATAAAACAGGAAATTGATGAAAAATATAATTATGATTTGTTTAGAGACGTTGACGATGTGTTTGTTAGGGGATATTCTCAGCGACAATTTTATACAACTCCTTCTACAACGACTCCCAATGACCAAACCACGTTCGCTAAATGGCTTTACAAGTTGCCAGAAACGTGCAAAGAAAATCAATCTAATTGCCTCAAATATGAAGATATCAGATTCAATAGATTCAATCCTAATATAGATAGAATGGAACGCGTTCAAGAAGATATTATACCATAAGTCACACAAAAAAATTATTTATTATTATTATAACATGAGAAAACTGTTGCGCATCATAGAAAATAATAACATAATCAACATCTTGAAAAATAATTTGGATTATCAACTTGAATTCAATGTAGATTTAGATGAAATCAGAAAAGTTTAAATTTATGTTTATTGAACTCTCTCCAAATAATTATCATTCCTTGCGTTGCATATCGGTCAATGATGAAATTATCAAATTTGAATATTATCAACATTCGCATAATGCGAACAGTATTTTTGGAGAGCGAATAATAAGTAATATATATGATTCGATTAGCAAACAATTTAGCCAAGAAACACTGACATCCAATGATACTACAGATTCAACAACATCTCATAATAGTCATTCTTGCACGTCACAAATGAGAGAATATCCTACTTATAGGCCGCCAAAACCAAAAATAGTGATAGATGAAATAGAACAACTAAATGATAGATGCGTCAAAAAAATATCAAAAACGACATCGTAAATGCAATAATTGTCATACAGAATCGTGTTGATAATAAATTATCTAATTAAACAATATAACATGCTAAATAATTTTACTGATGATAAATATCAAAAATTCAAAGAAGATATTTATAACATATCATTTATCATCGATGATACTGTTTTATGTGATGATATCCATGCAATAATTCTGTCGTTAATAAATGATTTTGTCACGATTGCGCAACAGAAGATATTGCATACTATTGAAATTGCGCAACATTATGTATATCCCAAAAAACAAGAAAATGGAATACAAAATTGTGAAATTGTGCTTTGTTTTGATATCATTTCTAATAATTATTCAGATGGATCACTGCGATTTTATGCAAAGTATCAAAAAGATAACGGATTTTTTTATGTCCCTATTCAGCTTGTGCGCATTAACGCTGTAAAAACATGTCAACATTTGAACATAGAACAAATAGAATATCAAAATATTGACAAAATGCAAGAAATTGAGGAACAAAAGTATGTTGCTATGAGTCGTGCACAAACGGACGCAATTAAGGCAAATACTTTGGCCAAAAAATTATCAATTATGAATCCAGATGATATATCAAAAGTTGTAGATGTTGTGAATGAGATAACTACAAAAGTTAGGGATACATTGACGGATGATTCTTCATTTAAATTATCTGTTCCGCCAGAATCAACGATCCATATTGCCAAAGTAGTTGCGAAATCATGTGCCGAGATAAGTAAAAAAAACAACATGGTTTTTATTTTAGTACCAAATAGTGATTTTGTAATTAATCTTGCTATTGGTAAAATGAAATATTCTGTATTACTTGACGCTAATCTTGCAATAATACCCTTATCGTGTTTGTCCGCTGATGTAAATGCTACACAAGTGATCTCAAACTTGTATATCTTACATAAAGCTACAGATAAAGGTATAATCAACACATTTGTAGAATCACATACGAACACTGAACCCCAGCGATCTATATCAATCAATTCTTTTTGGAATAGGATATATAAAAAAATTAGAGATTTATGGGATAATATTTCTAATGTAGATAATTCGAACAAGGATTCAAATAGTATAAAAATATTATCTAATTCTATATCAAAAGAAATGAATACAGTATATGACGATTCTTCCAGTGATTCAGACATTGCTCTCTTCACGACTGAGAAAGAAGAGAAAAAACAAAAGGGCGGAAAACATAAATCTAAACATTGGCGCACCGATGATATCTCGTCTGATGATATCAATCTATTCACATCAGAAGCGCCCCGCAAAAGACATGCACCATCCTTAAAAGATAATGATAAAAAAATGCCAACTGTTGATATTCCTAATTCATTAGCAGATGAAGATTCTGGTGACGACATTAACTTATTTACTGACGAATCTGAAGAAGTTATGTTCGAACCACAAATGGGTGGTGCACAAGGAAAGCAACGTGGCGGCAATGATGATGACGAATCATCATCCACTACCGAATCTGAAGACGTAGATGATGTCGATTTATTTACCTCTGACTAATAATCTATTTTTGATCAAAAATAGATTATAATCTAAACAATAGTTACTTCTGTATACATATATAGAATGAGTTCATCTTCGACATTCGGAACAGAAAGTGATAATGCTGAAACGATCACTTTCATAAAATTATATGATGATCACGAAAGCGAAATCAAATATGTTTATCACTTATCTGATATACATATTCGAAATAATCAACGACATGCAGAATATAATGAGGTATTTGAGCGAACGTACAAGAAAATTAGAACTATGATAGGTGATCGTGTGATGTCATCATTAATTGTCGTTACTGGCGATATTGTTCATGCTAAAACTGAAATGAGTCCTGAGTCAATATCTGTCGTGTATTATTTTTTTAAGAATTTATCTGACATTGCGCCCGTCATATTGATACCTGGGAATCATGACTGTAATTTATCAAATCGGAACAGAATGGATGCTCTGACGCCGATCGTAGATGACATTGGTAAATTGACCAATTTATATTATCTCAAAAATACAGGGATATATCAATATCAAAATATCTTATTTGGTGTAACAAGTATTTTCGATAATATGTTGATATCTGCTAATAAAATAGATAAAAACATTTGGAAAAAAATGAAACATAAAAATAAGTACAAGATTGCGTTGTATCACGGACCAGTTCATGGTGCCAAAACTGACGTCGGTTACAGAATGAATAATACGGAATTGGTTGCTGAAGATTTTGCTGGTTACGATTATGTCATGTTAGGGGATATTCACATGTATCAATACATGAATAAAGAAAAGACAGTCGCGTATGCCGGATCATTGATTCAACAGTCATATGGAGAATCGATCGATAACCATGGATTTTTAAAATGGGATCTGCGCGATGGTGATTCTGAATTGATTAAAATAAGGAATGACTATGGATTCTGCACGGTCCGGATAGTCGATGGCAAAATGGAAAATGCAAATATTCCTATCAAACCACGAATTCGTTTCATAACTGAAAATACCAATCAAATGCAGTATCAAGAAATTCTTAGTGCACTAGAAAAAGAGTACGAAATATGCGAAATTGTTAAAGAAACCAGTTTTAAAACAAAAATGGTTTTACAAAACTCACCATCCAAGAAAAAAAAGAAAAAAATTTCAGCATGCAAAACACAGGAAGAAATAATTCAACAATACCTAAAGAACAAAATTAATAACGATAAAGAGATTGATGGAATCATTGATTTACATCAAAAAATATATCAGAAAATATTTGAAGAAAAGAAAGACCAGGTTTTTGATGTTATGCATAATTCGACCAAAAAGCAGAAGTGGAATATATTGGTGTTAAAGTTTTCGAACATGATATCGTATGGTAAAAATAACATTATTGACTTCCAAAATTATGATCCTAATCAAATTATTGGTATCATGGCCCCCAATCATTATGGTAAATCTGCTATATTGGATATCATTCTATTTTGCTTGTTTGATAAATGCAGTCGTGGTGAACGCAAAGACATATTGAATAAGAACCAAAATGATATGTATTGTTCTTTGTTGTTTCGAGTAGGCAGACAGCGTTATTTTATCGAACGAATTGGTAAAAGAAACAAAAATGGTTTGACAGTCAAGATTGATGTGAATTTTTTTTCTGTAACTATCGATGAAAATGGCCAAGAAGTCAAAGAATCATTGAACGGTCTCAAACCAAGCGAGACGAATAACAAAATTGTGGATCTTATCGGCGATTATGATGATTATTTACTCACCTGTTTTTGTTTACAAAATAATCAAAACAAGAAAGGTGGTAACTTTATTGACATGACACATTTACAGAAAAAAGAGTACTTGCAAGATATATTGAAATTGAATGTGTTTGAAGATTGCTATAACATGGCCAAGGATACTTTGAAAAAGTTATCTGGTCAGATAGAAACGATGGAGCAATGCAAAATTAATACTGAATCGTTGCGTGATTTGAAAAGTACAGCTATCGCATTGACCAAAGAAATCAAACAATTACATTTCGCCAAAACATACAAAGAAGATATTCAAAGTCTAACAAACGGCGTCGTTGAATTATACAAAAATAATCCAATGCATAAGATAGATGAATTGTCTATCTACAAGCTCGATACCGAACAAGAAATATTGCAAACGATAGACAAAATAAATCAAAAGATTGATAATTTTGATAATGAGGAATTGGATGTTGATGCAATAAAAGAAGAAATTGCAACTCAGAAAAAACAGATTATTCGCTTCGAAAATGATATTGATAGTATCCAGAAGGGGATAGATGATAAACAACGCGAATTAGGAAAAGTAATGGCAAAATTAGTCACTATTCCAGATAATCATTATAATGTGAATATTCATGAATTAGCAAAAGAAAAAGAAAGAGTAATGAAAAGAATTGATGAAATTAATGAAAAGTTGGAACAATTTGATAATTTTAATGACATTGAAGAAAAGAATAACGAAATGATTTGTATTGAAGAAGAAATACAAATGTTAAAAGAACAATTATTTTTTGTTAAATCATATGATTATGATTTCGATTCTTTAGTAGAAGAAGAAGGCAATGTTCGCGATTCTTTGTATACATTGGTTATTAAAAACATGGGTAGACGAATCGTAAGTTCTGAAAGGAAAAACAAAATAATGTTTGAAATGCATTTGCGAAAGAAATTTAGAAAACTGGTCCAAATAAACGCAAATGGAATAACAGATCCCGATTTGTTGGCCTTAAATTTGGAATGGTTGGAAGACGATGACGAATGGAATTCTAAAAATTTAAAATTACTGGAGACAGATGATTCAGATGACAAATTGATTGACAAGCTATTTGATGAACGACGATCGATTATAGATAAATTAGAAGAAGTTCGTGTTGCGCAAATAGATCGTATCTGCAATGATAATATACAACGTCAAATTGATACATTGACCCAGAATGTATCATATCTAAAAAAATTTGCAAACTACAAGAAGGAAATTAAGAACCTGCATGTGGAAAAAAAATTACTTGTTGACAAATTACAATCGTTATCCGAAAAAATTATCCAGTTTGATAATAATGTTGTTTATGACGAATCTAATAAGCAACATAATAGTTCAATTCAGGATATTAAATTCTTGATTCGCGAAACAAATAATAAAAAATTAGATTTGATATGCGAAAAGAAAACAATCGTTCAAGAAATAAATTCTAAAGAAAAAATGATACAAGATAATGAGAAACAAAATAAGGACTTTGAAAGATTTAAGTGTCATTTGAAATTAATCAACAAATATTATCTATCGTTCATTCATTGGAAGTTTAGAAGCGATACTTACAAAGAATGGGAAAGTAACAAGCGAGAAATTGACATAGAAATGACCAAAATCAATTATGATATCGAATCCAAAACCAGGTCATTGAAAGATTGTAAAAACAAGATCGAAGAATATATGGTTTTCAGAAAAAAATATGATGAAAAATCTGAGGAAATAAATTTGTATCAATTGTATGTCCAGATTATGAATTACAATGGATTACCCTATGAAATGCTAAAAACGTACTTACCATTGATCGAAGCAGATACTAATCAAATTTTACATTCTATGGTTAATTTTAGTATCGAATTTATGTTTTACGATGAGTCTTTGGTTGATGAGCAAAAAGAGAAGAATATGAAATCAAATATGGGATCTGTTAATATTAACATTTGTTATCAAAATATGAAACCTTATAATGCTACTTTGGCTTCTGGCTTTGAACGTTTCATTATTGGTCTAGCGATCAGAATGACATTAGGATCGATATCTCTGACTGCCAAACCAAATTTTTTGATTATTGATGAAGGATGGAGTTGTCTTGATAGTGAAAACTTGAACAATGTTGGTTCTATCATGAATTATATCAAATCTCAATACGAACATGTCATTATCATCAGTCATTTAGACGAACTGAAGAATCAAGCTGACTATTCTATCTGTATTGACAGGAGAAATGGATACAGTAAGGTCGATACAAATAGAACCCATTTAAAAAAAATTAAAAATTGATTAAAAAAGTACCAGGTGTATCATATTCTTACATAATAGATCAAAAAAATGGCAGATCGACATCGTATTGCCCCAGAAGGTAAATCTATCAAAATGGAACCGCATCCTAAAATTATGGATATATTAGCAACGACACTAAAAAGTCATGGCCATGAGTGTGCAATGATTGTTGGCGCATCAGATCATAAATTTGAATGGTGCGGTAAAGATATTTGCGAAAGAGCCGTTTCGCGACAAAGAATGAATCATATGCAACGAGAAAGGCAAAAGTTTGCAGACGAATTAGAAGCCAGTGGTCATACATGCATCAAAATTGCCGAATCGTATCCAATTCAGATTCATTGGTGCGAGAGTGAAGTTTGTGCAAATTCCAAAAAATAGTATTATTGTTTGATAATTAAAAATTTTAATTATCAAATTATGCTGACATTTCTACGTTTGCTCTAGAAACTCTGTTATTTTTATTGTTTCTGCTGCCAACAGACAAATTTTTAATGGCAACTGTCTTTGAAAACTTGGTCATTTTATCGTCACTTAGTATATTTTTGACTGCTGATTCTTTCTTATTCGTTTCAGTAATTTTTTTAGCGGCTAGCAATTCATTTTTTCTCTGTTCCATTTTTAGTTTTCGCAATTCTACCATTGATGTTTTGTTAACATCTGTGTCGATTTTTAGATCATCCATCATTCTAATTTTCCTCAGTTCTGTGAAGCTCTTGACATTTTTAGTAGTTGATTGTTTGATTTCTTTTTCAATTTGACCGACATATCGTGATGGAATTTTAGATGATACTTTTGCGGTATTTTTTTTAGTTTCTACAGGTTTACCTTGATCCTCCATTTGTTTGTTATATTTTTCCATATTGTCTGCAATCTTGGAGGGAACCTTTTTAGGAATCGGTTCGGGTATTTCGTCAGCAGTAGTTTCTGCGGCGATCGTTTGAGGTTCAGGCGCAGATGTTGTTTTGATAGGTATGTATTTGACTTTACCCCCGATAATCATTCGTTGCATCGGAACAGATCCGTCTTGGGATATCGTGCTTTCTGTTGTACTTGGAGCGGCAGATTTAGCATTTTTTGTGGGTGGATTTTTTTTCTTTTTGGCACCGTTCATCATTCGTTGCTGTTTCTCTAATGCTTCGGTATATTTTGCTTGATTCAACATGATGGATCTCGGTAATCCTCTTGCTTTTTTTTCTGGCACTTCTTCTTGTGGTGTGGGTGTCTCCTCTCCTCCAATTGCTTCTTTTTTATCATCTAATACATTCTCGTCTACATCACTTGATAATGATTCTTCAGCGTCCAAACTATCTTCGTGGCGTATTTCTTGATTTCTATTATCTATAGCAATCGCCATTTTAGAAATGATCTCTGCAAAATCAACTGGAACATCGACAGTTTTATTTTCCGAACTCATGTTTATATTTTTGACTGACAAAATATATTATATCATTTCAACTCGTAATATGTATGAGAAATTACGTCGTATAACTTGAATAGTTATATTGATTGACAATTTATCAAACGCGCCTGTCAGATTTGTATGGAGAGGATCACATTAATAAGGATGTTAGATTCGATGGCGAGAGATTTGTTGGGATTTGCATTGACGGGCTTTGAACGTGCCAATATTGGTCCATTCAAATTGATGTTAATAGGTTTATTGAAATTTGCATCGACAAGACTTTGAACGTGCAAATTTCAACAAACCTATTGACAAAACGTTGAATGTACAAATATTGATCCACTCAAATTGATGTTAATAGGTTTGTTGAAATTTGCACCGACAAGACTTTGAATGTGCAAATATTGGTCTGTCCAATTCGATGGTAAGAGATTTGTATTGATGAGACTTTGAACGTGTCAATATTAATCCATTCAAATTGATGTCAAGAGATTTGTATTGATGAGACTTTGAACGTGCCGATATTAGTCCATTCAAATTGATGCCAAGAGATTTTTGAAGATTTGTATCGACGAGACTTTGAACATGACAATATTGGCCCATTCAAATTGATGTCAAGAGATTTTTGAAGATTTGTGTTGATGAGACTTTGAACGTGCCAATATTGGCCCATTCAAATTGATGTCAAGAGATTTTTGAAGATTTGTGTTGATGAGACTTTGAACGTGCCAATATTGGCCCGTTCAAATTGATGTCAAGAGATTTTTGAAGATTTGTATTGATGAGACTTTGAACGTGCAAATATTTGTCCATTCAATTCGATGACAAGAGATTTATGACGAATTATGTTGACGAGACGTTGGATGTGCTAATATTGATCCATTCAAAGTGATGTCAAGATTTGCATTGACAAGACTTTGAACGTGTCAATATTGGTCCATTGAATTCGATGGCAAGGAGATTGTTGGAATTTGCATTGACGAGACTTGGAATATGCAAATATTGGTCTATTCAATTCGATGAAAAGAGATTTGCGAAGATTTGCGTTGACAAGGTTTCGAATATGCAAATATTGTTCCATTTAATGTGATGTCAAGGGATTTACGAAGATTTGCATTGACAAGACTTTGAACATGCCAATATTGGTCTATTCAAATTAATGTCAATAGGTTTGTTGAAATTTGCATCGACGGGACTTTGAACGTGCCAATATTGGTCTATCAAAATCGATGTTAACAGATTTGCGGAGATTTGCATTGACGGGACTTTGAATATGCCAATATTGGTCCATTCAATGTGATGTCAAGAGATTTGTAAAGATTTGCGTTGACGTGACTTTGAATATGCCAATATTGGTCCATTCAACGTGATGTCAAGAGATTTGTAAAGATTTGCATTGACGGGACTTTGAATATGCCAATATTGGTCCATTCAACGTGATGTCAAGAGATTTGCGAAGATTTGCATTGACGGGACTTGAACATGCCAATATTGGTCCATTCAACGTGATGTCAAGAGATTTGTAAAGATTTGCATTGACGGGACTTTGAATATGCCAATATTGGTCCATTCAAATTGATGTCAAGAGATTTGTAAAGATTTGCATTGACAAGACGTTGAACGCGCCAATATTGGTCCATTCAACGTGATGTCAAGAGATTTACGAAGATTTGCATTGACGGGACTTTGAACATACAAATATTGGTCCATTCAGCGTGATGTCAAGAGATTTGTAAAGATTTGCATTGACGGGACTTTGAATATGCCAATATTGGTCCATTCAACGTGATGTCAAGAGATTTGTAAAGATTTGCATTGACGGGACTTTGAATATGCCAATATTGGTCCATTCAACGTGATGTCAAGAGATTCGCATCGCCGCGACTTTGAACATGTTAATATTGGTTCACTCAAAGTGATGTCAAGAGATTTACATTGACGAAACTTTGAACATGCTAATATTGGTCTACTAAATTCAATGTCAAGAGATTTGCGTTGACGAGACTTTGAATGTGCCAACATTGGTCAAATCAATGTCACGAGAAATATGAAGAATTGCATTGGCGAGATTTTGAGTGTGGCAATGTTGATCCATTCAATGTGATGTTAAGAGATTTGCACTGACGAGACTTTGAACATGTCAATATTGGTTCATTCAATTCAATATCAAGAGAATTATGAAGAATTGCATCGACGAGACTTTGAACATGTCAATATTGGTTCATTCAATTCAATATCAAGAGAATTATGAAGAATTGCATCGACGAGACTTTGAACATGCCAATATTGGTCCATTCAATTCAATGTCAAGAAAATTGCATCGACGAGACTTTGAACATGCCAATATTGGTTCATTCAATTCAATATCAAGAGAATTATGAAGAATTGCATCGACGAGACTTTGAACATGTCAATATTGGTTCATTCAATTCAATATCAAGAGAATTATGAAGAATTGCATCGACGAGACTTTGAACGTCCTAATATTGGTCTATTCAATCCGATGTCATGAGATCTGCGAAGATTTGCATTGACAAGACTTTGAGCATGCTAATATTGTTCCATTCAATTTAATGTCAAGACTTTGAGCATGCTAATATTGTTCCATTCAATTTAATGTCAAGAGATTTGCATTGACGAGACTTTGAACTTCTCAATATTGGTCCATTCAACGTCAAGAGATTTGCATCGACGAGGCTTCGAACGTATTAATATTGGTTTATTCAATTCAATGTCAAGAGATTTGCATTGACGAGACTTTGAACGTGCCAATATTGGTCCATTCAATTTGACATCAAGAGATTTACATTGACGAGACTTTGAACGTGCCAATATTGGTCCATTCAATTTGACATCAAGAGATTTACATTGACGAGACTTTGAATGTACTAATGTTGGTTTATTCAATTCGACATCATGTGATTTGCATTAACGAGACTTTGAACGTGCCAATATTGGTCCATTCAATTTGACATCAAGAGATTTGCATTGACAAGATTTTGAACATGTCAATATTAGTCCATTCAATTTGACACCAAGAGATTTGCATTGACAAGACTTTGAACATGCCAATATGGGTCTATTCAATGTGATGTCGAGAGATTTGCATCGACAAGACTTTGAATGTGCAAATATCGATCCACTAAATGTCAAGAAATTCGCATTGACACAACTTGAAAACCAAAAAAAAAATGAAAAAATAACTGCCAGGAAACATAGAATTAATACTAACGATCATATACTTATGTCTTGTTAATACTCTGCTTGTGGTTTAACTTTGCCAATTTTGATAGCTAGACATTCTAATTGGTGAATAATGCAAGTAGCTGATATCAATGGCATACGATGTCTCCAGAATCTTGTTCAGGATAACATATGTATATTCGATCAGCATAACGCCTAAACACAACTTTAGTCAAGAATAAAATTTTGATGCCTGTTAAAAGGATCCATGCAATCTCTATTTTGCCATTATACAATACACCATTATTCATGCATGGGAATATGAATTGTTAATACATATTCCTAAAAAAAATGAAAAATAATCAATAATGATATTGCAACAACCAACGTTACACAACAGAAATGGCTAAAGTAATTTCTGGCCTTCATCATGATAACATCCTGATAGCTATCGAAACTATCGAAAAAGCATTGACTGAAGAAATAAAAAATAAGCTACCAAACGCACAAATCAAAAAAATAAAGGAGCAAATACTTGGTTTGAAATCTCACGGAATTATTTTGATTACGTTGAATGGAAAGAAAAAAATGTTTGTCGAAAACAAAAAAGTAATGATTATCGATTGTAAAAAGGAAACAAAGAAGAATATCAACTTGCAAATCGAAAAAATAAAAATAGAAATCACCAAGATGATAAAAAAATATAACATGATAGTTCAGATATTACGAAAGAACGTGGTCGCAAATGTAATCCCTACTATCAAGAATAAGATATCTGATGGAGTTAAGGATGCGATGATTAAAGGCAGCGACACGATTGATGCGATCGAATATGGGCCCGAAAATACGTCGATCAGTTTATGTTTTAGGAAAAAAAAAGGAAAACCAGATGGTCATTTTCTAGTCATTAAAGAAAACCTTTTGGGATTATTAGATGCATATTTGAATCCCGATAATATTCATTTATGGGAATTAACACACTCTGATCTTCCACAACAACAATTTCCAACGAGATGGAAGATAGTTTTTGACGTTACAAGTAAGATGACAATTAAATGCCAAGGAAACCCTGCATGCAACAAAATGATAAAATTAAGTGTCTTACTTTCGCATTTGACATTTGTAGAACGAAAAAAATTCAGATGTAAATATGTTACGTTATATTTAGCGTTAATAAAAGCTAAATATGGCGATAAAGTAAATATCTATTATTGCAAAAATACCAAATGTGTTTGCGCAGAAACTGGTTTTCTCTACATTTCAAATGTTACTGACGACAAAGAAGACAATGTTTTTTGTGAAAAATGTAACACTAATCACCATGTTCACCTACATCAAATCGAATGTTCTCTTTGCAAATACAGTTTTTGTTCCACATGTGAGCAACATCCCTATCATGTAGACAGGGTGTGTTATGGTGTCGTGTCTGATGACATCAAATTACTGTTGTTAAGTTCATCTGCATACAAACCATGTCCTGGATGTAAATTGCCATACGAAAAAGATGGCGGGTGCGATCACATAATATGCAACAATATTGATTGTGGGATTCATTGGTGTTGGAGATGTTTGCAAAAGTTAGATAGTAAAGATCCATATTTGCACGCCTGTCTGTCAATAAATGTCGTTGCTACAAACGTTGATGGAGCATATCGAGATTTCCATGTAGATTTGGATGATGAATTGCCCGAATTAATTCCAGTGATTGGATTGGATGATATAGCAGTTCGCAGGGCAATTGATATTAATGTTTCAAATTCGGATGACACATCAGAAGAAAGCGACTTAGATGATGAGAGACCGTATATTGAATATCTCCCTGGAATGCTGGGTAGATATCCAATCGAAATCCCTAATTTTCAACTGGTCCATCTGACTAGGGCAAATCCCCGACGCAACGTGTTCGAAAATATAGCACGACTCCCTGAAAACGGCGTCAGAAATGACATAATAACCAAACAAGAGAGTATTTGGACCAAAATAACACAAATTAATATCCCGACCAAAATAACGATTGCCATAACTTGTGGTTATATATTACTAGCTCGTTTTATGCGATGATTATTTATTTTGTCAAAAAAAATTGAAAAAATAAATAATTGTTAGTTCTTTCATTAACATGAACAAATGTCAGATGAAGATTTCTATTCTGGGGAAGGCAATTCATCTTCTGATTCGCAAACTCAATGTTTTTTACCTTTAAAAGTCAAATCAGATAATTCGCAACCCCTAAAATTACAATCATTATATGCTAAAATAATTTCAGATAATATCGAAAAATTAACTCTCAACGAACTCAAATTGATCAATACAAGCTTTGTTTCAACAAAAGATATCATCACGCTGTGGCACCATGTAATTAATTCCCAAATCGATAATAAGGATGATCTAATTGCACGTTATTTGGCAATATTTTATGATCGTTTTGATTCAATTATGTTAGATGAAGATTTGGTTAAAACAATGCATTATGATATGATCATTAACATTTTAGACGATAATTATTTGGATACAGCAGAACTTGAACGTTTTGTTGCAAAATGGTCAAAATTGACCGATTCAAGTCAAGAAATAATTATCAAAAATAATAATACATTTTATGTGTTAGTTCCGATAATTATATGCATAAGTGTTTGTGTTTGTTATTTGGTCAAAAGGTAACATTTACTTATTTACCAAAAAAAATTGATTAAATAAGTATCTCTTGGATCGATTATTAATTTAATGATCAGAAATGTCGCACGATCTATTCGGAGAAGAATTATTTGGTCAATCACTCAAGAGAAAAAAGAGAAACGCTACAAGAAATTTGAAATGTATATCGATGTTGCTGTTGTGTTCACTTTTTAGTTGCTGTTGTTTTATTTTTGTAGTATCTGCGAACTTTGTTTTTGAAGCGATACATTTTGATAAAATATTAATGGCTATTATACTGAGTCTTGCGTTCGTGATTTACTATAGTCAAAAATATTACAACATGTTTAGGAAGATGGACTAATGTATTTATTTTACCAAAAAAAATTGACAAAATAAATATTCTATGATAAACGTTATAAATACTAAATACAATAACTAAATACTATTATGTCTCGAGCTAACAAAAAGAACGAAGAAATAGAAAGTGCTTCGTCTGAAGAAGAAGTGGCCGTCAAAAAGCCTGCTGCCAAAAAAGCTCTTCCCAAGAAAGCTGCCGCAAAACCAAAAGCTGCACCTAAAAAAGAAGTTAAAAAAGAATCAGTTAAAGAAGCCTCCGAAGACGAATTTAGTGATATAGAAGTCGAGGACGATGAAACTGTAGCCAATATGGAACCGGAGACCAATGATGAAGTTTTAGTAGGTACAAGTAAAAATCAAACTTCAAATAATGCTCATAAACAACAAATGCCAACTAAACGAATTGATCCTGCAACACCAGTAGGCGAGCTTAATGTTGAACAGAGAATTAATAGTTTGATTGACCTAGCTATTGAAACATACAATTTGCCATTAAAAAATAGAATGTTGGAAATTAGGCGCGAGTTTACTGGCAAAGGTAAAATTAATAATAAACCTAAACAACAATATAATAATAAAGCGCCTGTTCAACAGCAACAATATAATAAATCACCAAATTATGGTCAGAATTATAGGATGATGCCAGAAACACCGAATAGAGATGATTATCAAATGCGACCTGGGCCTCCTATGTACAATAATAATGGACGAGGTCAGCAACGTGGTGGCAGAGGACGCGGTATTAATAATAATCCGCGCAGGGTCCCACAAGATAATGACCAAGATGTCTACGCTGATGTTTAATAAAATATTTAATCAAATATTTTATTGAATTATGGTTGCGTTTATTGAATCATTAGAATAATAAATAGCACCAAATATTATACCCAAAGTTAACATACACAAGATCTGTGTCGCCCATATTGCACAAAAACAATCGCAATATTCCTGTTGACAACATTTTTCTTTACAATATTTTTCTTGACAACGATGATTAGATTTTGCCGGTATTAGCCTGGCCAAAGATGACATTTTTAGTATCCAAACTAAGATACGTTCTACAAACACTCCAAATTTCAATTTTTTTGATCAAAAAAATTGAAATTATTAATATTAATGATATAGATCTGCAATCTAACATGCAAACATGCAATCAATTGATCATCGTGACATTGGAACTCAACAGGAGCTATTCTTTTTTCATAAATATAGCCCTGGATCGTGCATATTTTTACCAGATGGTACCATTATCTTGAATAATTTGCAACGTTTGATGCGCGAAGAATATAAAAAACGAGGATTCTTGGAAGTATCTACACCTCAAATGTTTAACGCAAAATTATGGGAAACATCTGGTCATTTAGGTAAATATGAAGAAAACATGTTTAAAATCAGCAATTGTTCGGATGATATGTGTTGTATGAAACCCATGAACTGCCCGACTCATTGTTTAATTTTTAAGCATCAAAAAAGATCATACCGAGAACTACCATTGAGATTAGCTGATTTTGGAGTTTTACATCGAAATGAATTGACTGGAACCTTGACCGGATTAACAAGAGTTAGAAAATTTTGTCAAGATGATGCACATATATTTTGTACAGAGGATCAAATTGGTTCAGAAATAAATAGCTGCTTCGATTTTATAGAAAAAATATACAAAATATTCGGGTTTGAATTTAGTATTAGCTTGTCGACCCGGCCAGATGCGTATATTGGTGATTTAGAATTATGGAATAAGGCAGAGGAGTGTTTGCGAACTAATTTGGAAAGATGGGGCAAACCATACGTGGTGAATGAAGGAGATGGAGCTTTTTATGGTCCCAAAATTGATTTTTACATTAACGATTCTAATGGCAAAAAACATCAATGTGGTACTATCCAATTAGATTTTAATTTGCCAAAACGATTTAAACTAAAATATACAAATGCACAGGATAAAATTGATGTGCCAGTTATGATTCATCGGGCTGTTTATGGTTCGTTCGAGCGATTCTTTGGGATATTATGTGAACATTATGCTGGCAAGTTTCCATTCTGGATGTCGCCAAAACAAGTTATGATCATACCCATAAACGAAACTTGTATAGAATATGCCAAGGAAATCAAAGCAGCTTTGTACAAATATTACGTTGATATTGATTTTTCAGGCAACACTCTTAAGAAAAAGATCGTCAACGCTGAACAATTACGTTACAATTACATTCTAGTTGTCGGCGAAAAAGAAATACAAAATAAAAATATGAATGTTCGGTTTAGAAACGTAAGGGAACAAAAGACATATTCGATGGACCAATTATTGTCTGAATTTAAACGAAATCAAAAAACTTTTCTTTAATTGATAATCTATCAATTAACGATTGATACATTTTTTAATCCAACAAGTTTCGGCAAATCAAGATACGTTGATTCAATGATATTATCATCTAGAACTCCGACATAATTATAATCATGTCCGTAACTTATATTTTTTGTCATCAATACATAATTGGATATATTAGCAACAAAAATACCGGTAACATTATTTTGCGTAATCGTATTATTCAATAATGAAATCTTATCTGCACTATCAATGGATATTCTACTAGCCAAATTATTTGCAGCGGCACTTTGCACGTAACTTCGATGACCTATTAAATTCTAATGTAAATCTCCAGCCAAATACAAACCTTTGGATTCTCGCGCAAAATCTCTGGCCAACAAAACTTGACATGTTCAAAGTCATGCTTATGGAAATTATCAAAAAATATTTCTTAATCAAAATAACATTTATTTTAATTAATTATTTAGCACCTGTAATTGTTATTCCTCTACAAGTTGTTTGTCCACTTGTACCCATAACAGATAAATCTTTTGTCTTAATCGACTTTCCCATTTCAACTTCAAATCCGCATGCGTTTCCTCCACTTGTATTCAATATTCTACAATCGTTAGCTATGATGTTTGTAGGATTATGGTATGGGAAATATATTGGTTTTTTCATCGCTCTACCCAATGTAGACGCAATTGATGCTCCAAATCGCATAGATCGAACAACACTCAAGTTCAAATCTGTTCCATTATTATCCGCCAAATAACATTTTTCCCATGTGATATTTTCAGAACCATCATGATTCGCAGCAGTTATGCGATATGTAAATCTGTTATTTTTGACGGTCGAATTTGTAATAATAGCGTTTTTGGCACCATTATGTGCGATGGCAGATAAAAATTCAAAGAAATATGTGTTTACAGGATTAGATAACCTTTCTCCGCTAATTACACCTACATTTCCATCAAATCTTGATCTATCTACCAATATATCTTCTGCCGTTGGAAATATTTGTTTGTTATCATCATCAAGCACCAGCCACACATGTCCAAATACCATACCATAAAAAGTATTGCGCATAACATGACAATTTAAAACTTGTATTCCTTTTGCGAAAACTATTTGACACCCTACCATCGCGTTAAAAATTTGTACATTTTTTAATCTGATGTTGTGAACTTTGTTTTGTCTGTCTGTCCCCTGCATATAGACTGCATATTTGTCACCCTCGCCAATTATGATGCCACCATTCATTTGTAATTTATCTATTTTTTTGATAGATGACGGAATCATATTATTCGTTAATTGGCGCGGTTGAGTTTGGGTCGAGATTATGTTTTTGATCATAATATCACGTGTCCGTCCAAACACTCTGACATTCGCAGCTGTAAAATCGATCACCGTTGCTGCACCTACTTTACCAGTTATTTTAACATTGTTAACATCGCGCGAAATGACAATTCCATAAGTATTTTTATCATTGCTAATTTGTCTCAACGTATATTTTGATAAGCTGAGAGTAACGTCACATGATTGAATTGTAATAGCTACAGCCGCTTCTTTTTTAGGATCAAAATTAATATTTTCTTTCAACTCATAATTTCCTGGTTTTGATATGACTATTCCATTTTTGTGTTTATTAAAATCATTTTGTGATATATATTCATTTATATTTTTATCTACCGACTTTGTATTCTCCATTAAATGTATACGACATATTTTTTGTCGCATTGGCTGATATCATTACTCATATAAATACAGCAAACATATGTATTCTCAATGATGGACAATAATAACTTTGGCTACGTTAAATTTGAAAGTGAAATAGAACCATTGTACACGTTAGTAAATATACAAATAGTAACTACTTGGTTTCAAGAATTCGAGACATCCATAGAAACTTTTGCAGACATAGGATTCGAATTCAATGGTAACTATCGCATAATCAATTATCAACCTATTGCCAATTATGTTATATTTGAAAAATTATATCAGTATGTTCATATTTGTAAAGCGCCAAATTTCGCATCAACACATGAACAAATTAATTTTATTCAATTATTATGTAGGTTGGCAAATAAAGATAAATTGAATGAAATCATTAAAGGTATCGAATTTGATCCATATGTTTGGCCAACATTGATGTCTCTTGAGTTCGATGCAAAAACCTTTTTTGATGATCATGTTAAGATTTTAGCATGCTTTTTTACAGTGCATCTTTCTCCGACTAAAGATAATTGGAAGAACATACTAAATTATTATGGTGTTATGTGGTGTTCTACAAGTAATAATGAGATTCCGAAGTTATCAGATATTTTGTCGGAAGGTAAGACAAGACGATATTTATGGGATGAAATAGATAAAGTTAGATTTTTGCAAATTTTTGATAAAAAAGATTTTGTTCATAAAGTCATGCGTATTAATGATGATATTGTGATCGTATACGATAAGTTGCCATATGTAAAGCCGGTTGGTCCAGTAGGGCCAACTGGTGCAACTGGTGCAACTGGACCAGTTGGTGTAATTGGCTATCCTGGACCAGTTGGAGTAGCCGGCGCTGTTGGCATGGTCGGACCAACGAACGCTGTGATAGGTAGCGAACATACAATTATTAGTGGTGACAATAATCATGTAATAGGTAGCGAACATACAATTGTTAGCAGTGCTACTAATCATATGATAGGATGTCCTAGATCTGAAGAATCCAAAGGTCCCATTGGTAGTTGCGGTAATGTAGGTCTTAAAAAACCTACATCGCGTGACGTAACAGTTTATTTAATGGAAAATGTGATGACCATGGAAGTGTATTATGATTTTACCAAAAATGTACAATTCACATTATATCCACAGGATCACCAACCATCCGGGCATATAAATTTTAGACGTTAATCAAAATAAATATTATTTTGATTAATTCAATCAAATTCATCATATCGAACATCGATATTAATGTCAGTAATGGATCTAATGTTCCCAAACGTAATCTTGGATCCACCATCAATCTCAAATTTAGCGCCGGGACATAATCGCACTCGTTTATCATCCTAAAAACATCAACGTTCATTTTTTTTATGTGTAATATAACACTAATGGATTATATCACACATTTTTCTAATTTGCCCCTACCATTGTATCCCAACGAATATGAAGCAGATATATACACACGGCACAAAAAAGGAAAAACATTGTTACTGGGATATACTAAACAACTTTTACATTTATGCGATGATGCCATGGATAATAATCCTAATCTTGATATTAAAAATGTAATCAAACAAGATTGGTTTACATTGGACAAACATTATGATACTGTTATCGGGGATGGAGTGCTAAATTTAGTAGGTGGAGGATTGGTAACATATTTATCAACACGATGTGACAGATTAATAGTACGATTTTTTACAGAGAAAATTAATGGCATGCGATACGCTACATTTTTCAAACACAATACTGCATTTTTATTACCTGACGTAATAATAGATACGCAACCGGGATGCAAGATCTTAATCTGGAATTTTCAACAGTCGATGAATTAGTCAAATATCTTGAAAAAAGTCAGTATATGAATTTTAATACAGTCAAACCGAGCGGCAATATTATGACTCGTTACGATCTCCAAAAGATGGATTTTAGCGATGAAAAAATAATAAGTCGAACTTCAGGTAGTACTGGAATCCCTGTCATTGTACCCAAAAATATTACGACACTGATGTGGCATACTGCAACTAACGTCAGAGATTTACAATGGCGGCGATGGGATTTGAAACTCAAAAAAGTTGCAATCTTAGCAAAAATAAAAGAAGATTCGGTAGTTGGCAATAGTTTTTTAAAAAAGTTAGATTCTATTCAGAATTTACAATTGTATTTAGAAAAAATTCAGCCGAGTTATCTATACACCTATCCATCTATCGTCAAACAGTTAGATTTAACAAAATTAAATTTGCTTGATATTCGTACTGTAGGAGAGATTGGTGCGACTTCTTATTCATGCGAAGAAACAGGTACGATCGCGTTGCAATGTGAAGAAAATACATATCATATCATGGAAAATATAATTGTAGAGGTAGATTCTGTACACGGAATTTTGGTGACAGATTTAACAAATCCAATAATAACTAGATATGCGCTTGGAGATGTTGTTGAATTAGGTGGATCATGTAAATGTGGTAGGACATTATCAACGATTAGCAAAATATATGGTCGTGTGAGAAATATGTTGGTATTATCCAATGGTGATAAAATATGGCCAACAATTGGGGAACCTTTATTTTTATCCGTTAGTAATAAAATTATACGGCATCAAATGGTACAAACATCGCTACAGGAATTAGAACTGCGACTACAAGTTAATTCTAAACTGACAGATTTGGAAGAGAGAAATTTGATTGATTTGGTTTTAAAGACGATAGGGATGAATTTAAAATGCAATATTGTGTATGTAGATGATTTTCCGGCGGGAAAGTTTGAGGCGTTTTTATCTAAAACAACATTTTAAATTAAATAGCCATCATGAAATATACGATATGATACAATATATCTTTAGGAATATTGATTATGGTAGAATGAATATCTATTTTGGCCATATACAAAAGTAAGGAACATTCATAGCGTTCAACCAACCTTTTGATGTTCTTCTTTTTTCGCAAGAAAGAAGTTATGATATTTGACACGCCGTTTATATCTGAAAAAGTATTGAACTGGTCAGGAAATATCCAATGAAATACAGGCCGTTTGGGGATGGGTTTCTTTTCAAATACTTCATAAACAAACTTTTCTCGACTAAAAAAGCCAGTTTCCATGAATGTTATAAATTCGTTCGTAACAAAATTACCCAATATAATGGGATAATCTGCTGGCACATTTTTGTTGGCCTCATAATATTGTCGAATCATACCCCATCGGCACAGACAAATATTTTTATTTTTCTCATATATTTTTCGGAGATGATTTATAATATTTATGTTACTTGGTGACTTGAAATTATAAAATCGATTAACTAAACTATCATATTGTAATTCATCAGCATAACTCCATACACATTCTATTAGTTCCACACGCCATTTCAATAAATCACATCTACCAAGAGTTACGGCGTCTTGACATGAATGTAATATTTGATTCAATACATAATTAAGCATAAAAATCACATGTGATTCATCAGTCTTATTGAATATATTTATGAAATTTTGCCGTGGTATATATGTTTTGTATGTTTGCTCTTTAATTTTAGTCTCTCGTTCCTTCCATTTTGCAAGATCTTTTATCTTAGTAGCATCATGTTCTTGTTGTAATTTTTCATAATCTATTGACTTTTGTTCGTTTGTAGAATTCTGTCTTTTATGATATCGTTCAATATCAACATTACTGTATTTTTGTCGATCTGTTTCTTCCGCAAGAGTAAGATCATACGTTTTAAAGACATTATTTTTTTTGGCAAACATGATGTCATCAACGCACATGACCAACGAAAACGCATTTCCTGAAACACTAGTGCTATTTATTTCACCAAATTGTTTTTCTAACGTTGTCTTTACTTTTTCCAATTCGCCGTCTGAGTTCAAAATGATGATGATGATATCGTTAACATTTGCGATACTATATATCTTGAACGGCAAGGTCGTCAGAAATTTGCTGTAGAATATGGATGTGTCCTTTGCATATTGGAGGGCGATAAAATAAAAATCGATGATGTTTGTAGGATCATGAAATTGAAACTGAAGATTTTCCATTTGTACTACAAAGATGATGAAATAATATTGATGTTATTATTATCAATTTTTTTATTAAAAAATTGATAATTTAATACATAGATACATAAATATAGTAATAATGTCAAAGAATGTTTAGTGACATTATTAACCATGTATTTACTTTTTTGCGTGATAGTGATAAGATAAGATTCCTGTCAACTGATAAAAATATGGATAAGCGAAAATATGATTTTTTTTATTGTGAGGAAATTTCATACGATAATGCGAAAAAAATGAGATATTACGATAATTTTAAAAACATGTATGTTACGGGCGAATTATCGTCTGATTTGCCAAAAAACATTGTTTCGTTATCATTGATGCATGAGTTATCCATCAATAGTGTGAAGATGATACCTACTACGGTGTCCGTATTAAAAATATGTAACAGATGCGATCATTATTTATCAAATTTTATCATACCTAGTTCTGTCATATCTTTAACAATAGGTAAACTTCCGGATAAACAACGTATAATACCAACATCCGTCAAACAACTAACTTTTTTTGATCATTTTGATCAACCTATCGATGATCATTTGCCATCATCGCTCACACAGTTGACTTTTGGCAATAACTTTAATCAATCCATAACTGGTTGTTTGCCACCATTGCTTACACATTTAACTTTTGGCGATAACTTTAATCAATCCATAACTGATTGTTTGCCACCATTGCTTACACATTTAACTTTTGGCTACAATTTTGACCAGCCTATCATTAATAAATTGCCACCATTGCTTACACATTTAGTATTTGGTCATTATTTTAACCAATCTATCGATAATATTTTGCCACAATCACTCACACATTTAACATTTGGTTTTTGTTTTGATAAACACGTTAACAATTTGCCATCATCGATCACTTACCTAAAATTTGGTTATATTTTTGATAAACCTGTTAACAATTTGCCATCGTCTATCACTTACCTTGAATTTGGTGACAATTTTAATAAACCTATCAACAGTTTGCCATCATCAATCACTTACCTAAAATTTGGCTGCAGATTTGACCAACCAATCAATAACATAATTCCGTGTTCCGTTACTCATTTAGAATTTGGTACTAATTTTACTGGATATACAACTGATAATTGTATTCCCCAATCGGTTACACATTTAACAATCCAATGTGATACACCAATTATAAAAAATGTAATACCCGTCTCAGTCACCCATCTAATATTTGGAATTGATTTTAACCAACCAATCGATGGAATTATTCCATACGGTGTGACCCATCTGACGTTCGGCCAAAGTTTTGATCAATCGATCAAAAATGGGGTCCCGCCGATGGTTACCCATCTGACATTCGGCCAAAGTTTTGATCAATCGATCAAAAATGGGATCCCGCAGACAGTTACCCATCTGATATTCGGTAATAAATTTGATAAACCACTAAATTATGATTTGCCAAATTCCGTTACTCATTTGACATTCGGTAGACGTTTTAACCAACCACTATACGACTTTTTACCGACATCTATCACCCACCTAATTTTTGGTGATAATTTTAATCAAGATTTATATCAGTGTATACCACCATCTGTCACTCATCTTCATCTTCCGCGCACACATTATGACCATCCCATAATACGCGGAGAAAAACGTTTCGGCAAACCATATAAAAAAAAGCCTTGGCATAGAATCTTGCCACACGTTATAGATCTCCAATTAATCTGATAATTAGATAACATCTGCTTATCAAAAAAATTGATTTTTATATTCACTCATTATATATGTCTTTACAATAGCATCAATCCTAATGTCAAAATCATTCGAGTTACGCAAGAGCAGCAATAATCAAACGTTTGATGGGCAGATGATGGGCAAAAATATACGACCGGCCGCCATGAAAATATTGACCATATTAATGAAAGATGATCCCCATAAAAATGATACCGATTATAAGATTACGTTTTCTGTCTGCGAAGTTTCAAGTGGACGAATTTATAATTATGTTGGATATCGGACAAAAATGGATCAAATTAGGACATATGTGACAAAAGATGGAACTACATTAACGTTTGAATATAAAAATGTTATGAAAACAGACAAATCGGTTGCAAAATGTATGAAATCATCACACGTTAAAAAATTTAGATCATCTGTTCCGACAGCGATCAAATCAAATCTTAGATGTCGGGGTAACAGATATTTTAAGATGATTGATCCGAAAACACTTGTATCTTGCGGTAGATACAAGTGTTCATCGCCTAAACAAGCGGCATCCAAAGGATTTACTAAACTTGCCCAAAAATATAAAAAAAATGGTGAATCTGTTCCTGAAAATTTGATCATTTACTTGAGAGAAATGACAAGAGGAAGTTCCGGAAAGATATATGGATACACTGTTCAGCGACAGAAATTAGATAGACCTTGTTCTATTCAAATAGGTGATAGGACTGTTTGTTACGAATACAAAAATAAAGTTACCAAAATTAATAACAACGATCTCCCGATTCAGATTCAAAATAAAAAGAAAGCAAAAAAAAACAAGGTATCGAAAGTAAAGAAGGGAAAAAAATGCAAACCAATAAAAAACGTTAAAACATATTCATCAAGCGACGATGAATCTGAACAAATTTCGTCAGATGATATGCCGGCTAGAAAAGGGCCAGGGAAAAAATATGAATCGAGTGATGAATCATGTGACGATAAATTTATTAAGAAACAAATGTATGAATCAAATGTTAGACCCAAAAAAGTTTGCGTGTCGAGCAATGAAGAATCTGATGGAGATGATGTCAAACGACCAACAAAAATTTGCTTTTCAAATAGTAATTCTCGAAGTTCATCAAGTGAAGATGATGAGGCACATGCCGTTCGCCCACCGACAACATATAATACGTTCATAAAAGAAAGGATAGCAGTTCTCAAGAAAGACGACCCAACAGCCAGTCAGATAGATTTACTCAAACAGGCAGCTGAAGAGTGGCAAAAAAAGAAAAGATCGTTCGAAGATATCGTTAAAAGAAATCCAGCAAATTTTGGTAAATCTATAACAGGACCGTCGAACATCGAATTTTCAGATTCAGAAGATGATTCAACAAATAATTCTATTATCAAGATCAAATATGTTAAACCTTATTTTATGGACGCTATTCATGGAAACGAATCCACTGGCGAATGGACGATAGAACAAGATGAAAAAATGTTAAGCTATCTAAAACATGCTATCGAAAATCAAGAATGTTTATCTGATACTACCAATGATATAACAATCGATGAAGATAACATAACATCTTGTGAGTTATTATTGCCAACAGATAAATCTTCTTGTGGAATTTTTTATGGTCAGAAAATGTGCGATATTGTACAAAACGTGGCCATGAGATTGATCAAATGCGGCGATTATCACAACATAACATCTCTTGTCTTCGCAAAATTAGTACTTTATTGCAAGGATAATAACATGGAGTACGTTTATCATTTGAACAAATTGAACAATAATACATATACGATTAAAATAATTTCTGCCGCTACTTTATTTTAATTTATGATTGAATATTGTTCAACCATAAATTATCTTCATTAATCTTACTGCACTTTGCACACCATCAACATCATTTGTGTTTACCAAACATATCAAATTGAATATGATATCTGTTTCGTTACTACAATGACCTACATAATGTCCCAAACGAGTAGCTATTTTAGTATATATCGGCATATCAGACGCATTATCTAGTAATTCATACAACAACTTGCCAATATCATGTTCTGTGTTCTCTTTTTTATAAAATCTATCTTCTAATATGTCGACTGATTCTTCGACACATTTTTTGAGTTTAGGATTTTTGCGAATATACATTTGTAGCCAAAATGCAAATTCAAACCATCGAACTTGTCTTTCGGAGAGAAATATATTCCTTGCCAAGTTATTTGATTTGATGATTGATTTGGATATATACTGTGCTGTTTCTCGCGCACGTGCAAAGATCATACACACGACGTCACATGATTCTGTGACTAATCCAGAAAACACTGAAAACACCCACTCTGTTATTGCACTTTGATATGCCTTGATCTGCCTAAACATCTCATCATAATCAAATTGAAACACCGAACTAAACACATATGCCAAATTGAACGTTCGAACATTCCATAATCCGTGATCGAATCTTATGTTGGACGGATTGTTTGATAATAACATACTATATGCATATTTTTCTGCTTGTGATGTAAATAAAAATATTGCCCTTACAAGTTTTGAAGCGTCTTCCTTGCCCAAAATCTGGCTGTATTTTTCTCCTATGTCGTTTGCTGACCGCATTGATTTGGGAAAAGAATCAAAAGTTGCGTTATTCAAAATTGATCCTGTGTAAGCATTATTGTATTTTAAATCGTAGATTACCGAAACAATATACGCTGCATTGGCTAACCATGATGCGCTAATATCTTGCAACAATTCGCCCAGAGCAAATTTATCCATTTCGTTTATGGGATCCTTATTCGTAGACAGTGTTAATTCTGGAAAGTTGATAATGGTATCATTCTTACCAAACAAAATATGATATTGCAACTTATCGCCAATAGGAATTCTGTGTTGATAATCTTCTTGATAATATTTTTTGATACTAACGAGATCCGATAAAAATGCATGTTCGCAAGTTTCATCGAGCATTATGTATGCAAGATCAGAGTGTAATGGTAATAATATGTTTTTGCCGCTAATACGATCAACATCATGATATCCATAATTCCCTGGAACATACATTAGTTTTTGAATAACGTTTTCGTGTGGTTTAATCAAACACACATATCCTATGCAAGTTGTGATCGCCCACTGTTTTGGATGATTTTTGATGAACGTAATATTGAGAAATCCAATAAGAGCGTCGGGTGCAATGATTGTTTTGGTGATCGCACGATTTACAGAAAACTTTTCCCAAACGTGAATAGCACTTCTAGATGTTAATGATTTTTCTGTGTTAATAGATAGTAACATGTCAACATTAATGTCATAATCTTTACCGTATGATTTCTTTTGGTCAACCGCTGGTAATAATTCTGCATGTACAATTCCATATTTATTTGTGTAAATATATGCTCCTGTAGCTTTATTCATACTTAATATATATTAAAAATGTATATTAAAAATGTTAAGAAAACATACATCGTCTGCCTCACATTGCATGTAACAAAATTATTTTTTGGTTTCAATCGGTTCAATAAAATCAAATTTGCACACGGGACATAACGGTTTTACTTTTACCCAATCAATAATACAATCATGATGAAATGTATGTCCGCATGGCGTTCCTTTAGCACAATCATCAATAACATCAAGGCAAATAGAACACTCGGTGTTATCGTTACATGTGATATCTGTAAGAATTTTTTCTACCTTTTCTACTTGGTTATTTGTTTCCTTTTCTTCAGCTTCAGTTTTTTTAACCTTGACTTTGATATTTTCCTCCCTCTCAAGAGTTATATCTGTCAGAATTTCTGTCCTTGCCGCATCGCTTAATCTAAATTGCAGAATTACGGTTTCTAATTGATTCGTAGGGACATTCTTTAATTTCTTCATTACACGACTGTACGTGTTGATATCCACGGATGGTTGAACAAATCCATCATTATCATATCCATCTGGTAGTCTCTGGAATCCATCCTCATCATATCCGTCAGATAACATCTCAAACATTGCACCCATTTGTGTTTGCATCATTTCTCGAAATTGATGTCGCTGCTGTAGCAAGTACTCCATCTCCATCTGCATTTGCAATTGTTTCTGTAACTCTAATTTTTTTTTTGCTGCTCTCTTTTCTTGCTCTTCTTGTATTTGTCTGGCATGCCATGCATCTTTTTTGATTTGATCTTGTTCAGCTTGTCGGTCCTTAAACCAGCCACCATATAAACTAGATTTCTCTTTCTTTTCGGCCATTTCTGTTTGTTGCATTAGATATTGATGTAAGTTTATATTAAAAAAAAAATCAATTTTTTTTGTCTGACAAATACATCAAATATATATTTTCGATTATTTGAAAGTTTGACATTTATCAAGTTCTTGCTCAAATGAATTAGCATAGGTTTTTTGATTATATCATCTTGGCATGCTCCATTTGTAATACTCTAAATTATTAATTAATTGTCAATTTTTTTAATACGATATCATTTTCTTTAATAATTTATATAATGGAAAAGTTAGAACGTTTTCTTAAATTAGATAAAGATGTTATCAAATCAAACAATGAAAAATTTATAAATATGAATTTGTATGACAAACTTACTGCCGAAGAGAAATATGTCTTGACACGATATAAAGGTCCATCACATGGAATGGATAAATATGGATTATTTGGTTATGATGATTATAACAAGTTGTTTATTGACCCAGAAAAATTTCTGACGATTGATGTTAATCACTTAGATGAATATGTCGTGCTGTACAGATTAAATGATTCGTATGATGATATGCACTTGAATTTGAATGATTTGAAATCGCAACTCGGCAAAATATTAGATAAGATAAATAACAAGAGAAAATCAAATATAATAAAATGTGTCAATCATTTTGATCACATAATACGTAAAGGAATACATTATCCCGGATATTTATATCGTGTTATGCGAACTCCATTTATGGGAACAGAGATCAAAAATTTTACTTCCTGGTCAATGTATCCTCAAATTGGATTCTGTGATGGTAATTGTCATATTTACATCGTCAAACTACCTAAAAAAATGAAAGCATGGTATATGGAATATGATATTCAATATCCCAATAACGAAAAAGATCAAATATTGAAGGATATCGGTAATTTTGGTTACTACGAATATGAATTTTTGTTGCCTAGAAACATAACATTTAGGATCCTCAAAACTGTTAATTTTAGCATGCCCATGACTCAATTTGATTCAAAAGCCAATAAAGATAAAACGAAAATGCATCTTCAAGTCACAAGGATAGAAATCACTGGTTATAAATATGTTTCGCCAAAAGAGATAGTCAACAAGTTACCTGCATCAAAGGCACTAAAATTTAACGAATAGATTTTAAAATAAATGATATTTATTTTGAAATCCGAACGACACATATCATATAGTGCACTATCGAGTATATGATTTCTTTTGGCAAAATCTGAAATGATCCACATTCATACGATTTAGAACACAATATTAGCCAGAAATTTCGCATTAATAATTCTTTGAAACATGCCATGTCGCTACCATCTAAATACTGATTCAAATTTTGTCTTACTTTATTGAAAGTTAAAAGACGAGGCAAATCATGTTTATCATCATTAGCGTTTACATCGTAATAAGTTGTTGGATATTCACTTATCTCTATGACGACTTCATCTGGATATCCAATATATTGATTTAGAACTAATTTTTTAATCGTGTGTTTATCTTTTTTTGTAGGCGTAACGTTTAAAACATTTTTTTTGAATATGACATCTCTCTCCAAATTTAATTTTCTCAATATTTTCTTGCGACATTCCAGATCAGCAATCCTCATAGCTATTGTATGCTGAGAATTATCAAATATGTATGCAAGAACACATAAATAATATATATAAGGATGGAACATTATCATTTCCTTGCTACAAATCAAATTTTTTAACAAGCATTTTACGATCCAATGAACTATTTCTTCCAGAATAACTGTAATATCTGGCTTATTCGCACATAGTTTTTCTATAATTCTCATGTCAACATCCAAAAATTTCAGCGTCTTATATACATCACACACAAATGATTGATTTAGATCAAAACTTCGCAATATTTTGTCAATATTTTTTTGAATTACCAGCAGTTTGGTTTGTTCAATGTTGCGCGCGACCGTTTTCTCGGCATTTATTTTCATCATTTTTTCTCGCGTCATCATCATCTCTGTCCTGATCTGTTGCAATGTCATACTAATCTCATCATATTTTTCATCAAATAAACCTGGATACATATAATCTAGTTCCGAACACAGCTGAAAAAATTTATTACCCGATAGTACTTTTTGCATATTTTCGAAAACGTCAGGATCTTGTAAAAATGCAATCATAAAATTATCCATCAAAAAAATTTTATCGACAAGTGTAGAATCAAACATAACCAAAAAATTGTCTAACTTTTGATCATTTATCGACGCAATATGTACGATAACGAAATTGCAGATATCATTTGAATTTTGATTGACATATTTTTTTGTTTCTTTTAGATTCATAATCCTCTGTATCGGTAAATCATCTTTTTTTGTCATAGAACTAGTTAAAAATGATGGGATTTTTTTTGAATTATAATCTATCGGCGCTATGTCTAATCCTATCATTTTTGCAACCAACTCTTTGAAAGAACAACGATTATGTCTAGTACATGTTGCATCAGTTTTAACTTTTCCATCCGATAAAATACAGATACGAAACGTCTCATGAAAATAAAATATGCTTATGATTTTAGCGCTGTTAAATCGGGACCAATAATCATCTATGTTAGCATGCTGACATAGATCGATAAATATAGTTGCATGATGCCATTTTTGTTTATGCGCAAATTGTGGATCATGGCCTATATAGTTGTAAACGTATTTCGTAGTAATAAATTCAAACGACGATTTTTTTACGGACATTTTTAATTTCCCTAACTGCACATAATTATCCATCACTTCAACTAATTGTGAAAACTCAGGAGTCTTAACATATATCAAAATTATGACATCCAAACCGAGCCTAATATCATTTATCGCCTTGGCAAAATTTTTTTGGCTAAATAAGATACATCCGATTTGTTTGTGCGCAAATATTGATTCTATGTTAAACAATTTGTCAAACTTAACCATTGTGTTATGAATATTATTGCCCAAATTCTTGAAAATTATTGCAATATCGCAGTTTTTGATGCCTATCGCCGGATTGACAACTAAATATATCAAATCATCGATTTCACTGTTTGCACTGTGATATAATGCATTTATGTTGTCCATTTCTTTCAAGTTGTTCCTTTCTTAAATATTAAGACATTATGTGTGAATATATTTCAATTTTTTAGTTTATTAATCAATAAACTAAAAAATTATTTAAAAAACATTAACCGCGTAATTATCCTAATAATATCAGAGGGCATTGTGCTAAAATTTCCATGACCACCATATCTAGAACAATATAACAACAAAACACAATTGAGCTGCATTTCAAATATATATGCACAATCTGACGGTGTCAGATAAAACTCTGTTGTCAATTTGATATCTTCGAGCGGAATTATGTTGTCAGCTTGATTTTTTAAGATATCATCCATGAAATTATCATATAATTGGGAACACATTTTGGCATTTAGCTTTGTTTTTTGACTAAAATATCGAAGTACACCGAGACAGTATAAATTAGGATGATATTTTATCTCTGATCTGTCGCATTTCAAATTCATGATAATATATTTCGCAGCCGCAAATGCAGTTTCGCGAGTACGTTTGATGCTTCTTTTACAATAGTGCACGACATGATTCTTCCATTTTAATTTTTCGATCATCTTTACGAGGAACGTTCTATATGCAGCAAATTCACGAACTTCTCTTTGTATCCTTTCTAGTTCTAATTCTTTTTCCAAAGCTAATTGTTCTGCAATCTGTTGTTGTTCATGAATGCTCTGCATCTGTAATATCAAAGTATCATATTTATCATGGAAACATTTGGGAAACATAAAATCAATGTCGCTGCAAATTGTGAACAGATCGTTTTCGTTGATAATTTGTTTAAATTTTTCGAAATCTGTTTCTTGTTTGATGAAGACAATGATAAAGCCATCATATGAAAATATCTTATCCAATATGTCTATGTTCTTATCAACTATCATATCGATAAAATAATAATTGCACCATTTTCGATCGATGTTTTTGCCGATAAATTGCGCCATAAAAAACAAAGATATCCCGTTGGGATTGTCATTTATATAGTCCTCTACTTGTTTTAGACTATCAAATGCATATCCAGACACGTTTTTATCCACACAAATTAAAACTTTATCCATTATCATCATTTTGTCGATGATATCTTGTATGGAATTAGGTGCGTGACCATAACACGTATCCATATATAGATTCGTAGTGTTTGGTGATAGATCGTAGTAATATTGTGGACTGACAAGGAAACAAATGATTCGGGATGCTTCAAAAAAGAATCCACTTATAATGCCCATAGATGAATATTCTGAATAGTATGATAATGTATCATTATTAAGGAATAATAGAGGTCGCATTATCTCTCTATCATTTACATAAATCAGTGCCGGATCTTCACCAACATGTTTGAGACCATTAGGGATGCCATAATTTTTAGAACTAATTTTTATTGGTTTGTCGGTTTGTGGTAGAGAAGCGCATTTAAAACTTGAAATTACTTGTTGGTCATATTCAATAATAAATTTCATAACATGATTTATCTTTTTTATCTTTTTAAATTTACCGAATATAGATTTAGTATCGTCTTGTGTCGTTAAAATGCACGCGATATCAAAATAAATAATAACACATGATGCGTTTACAAGTTTCGAATCATCATATTCTTTTTTGATAATTTCGTACACATTTTTATGATAAAACATTGTCATATAAACAGATTTATCATTTTTAAACAAATCTACAGGATTTGCATATATGCATCTTAATTCGTAATATTGGTTTTGATAAATATGATCTATTATTGTTGATTTCATTTAGATAATATGAATACAAACTATGTATTCATATTGTTTTTAAAAAAATTGAAAAAATAATACACATAAGAGACAGAATTATATCATAAAAAACAACTTGATCCCATGGAGAAAGAAGAGAATGGTACTAAAAAGACACGTGTGGGAGCAACTCTTGAAAAATTTGGTGATGTTTTAGTCAATAATTTGGTAATGACCAAATTAAGTGGCGTTTTGGATTCAGGATTTGAAATGACATATTCGAACGCTTTCAAAATTTTGTTGTTGTTATCTGTTGGTGATATCAAAAACGGTATATCTTATGCTATTGAGATGTTTGTATGGTTGGTAAAGCGATCACCCGTATTTGCGTTGAATTTAATAATGAAAATAAGCTCGTTTATGGACAGACGCAGAGGATTACCGGCACAAAATAATTTGATTTTAGAAGATGATGGTCTGTATAATAAGATCGTCATGGATATCGAATTGAACTTTATGATTGCGATGCATGAATATATGATAAAAAACACTGACAAATGCAGATTCAAAACTGATTTGACAGGGATTAAAATACAAAACACAAAGGAAAATGTATTTACGCGAGCATACAAAAATATTGAATTTGACGCGATTGATAAAACGGATAATTCAGTATGTACGATTAAAATAGAAACATGTATCATTTATAAATTCAACGTTGATTCCAATGAAATCACAACTGTAGAAACAAATAGTTTGATAGAACAAAAACCTGGGCAGATTATCAATAGCTACGTTGATTTATTGACAAGTGATCAACAAAAAATAGTGAACGCTATTTATGAACATATGCTTAAACAACATGGACCCACAATCGACAAAGTTACTTCATTTATTAAAGTTGGAGATATACCAGATACTGGCTTCTCGGAAGTGAACATCAATGATTTATTGGCAGAAAAATATCCATCTATTGATAAAAAAAAATCATTCGTTGAGTTGGAAATTGTCATTTGTCTTCTTTATAAATATTTACGGTTCGCGTCAATAACTGATTGTAAAGATACTATTTCAAAATACGAAATGATGTTGTTTGATATACATCATTCGTACGAACTTAAAAATATAAATAAAATGAGTGGCTATTCGTACGCAAATAAGTTGTGCGACCATTTCGATAACTGGACAAACGCATTGAATATATCATCTGCGGAAATAAAGAGTTCTTTTAGCGTTTTTATTGAACTGTCAAATCATATCAATAAACGTAAAACAGAAACATCATCTGGTCTATATAGATTACCTTTTGCTGTCATTACAACGAAGAAGATGGAGATTGGGGAAATTATGAAAGATTTTATTACTATGGTGTACGCATCATATAGAAAATCTACGACCAAAGTTAAAATATTTTCACTGACATTGGAAGAGGATAAAAAGGTGACTGAGAAGGATAATCCGAAATACAATGAATGGATGGAGAAGAAAAGGATGTTTGATAGTTTATGCACTGTGAACAAAGATTCTAAAAATGTTGATTATTACGCAGAGGATTCTAAATTTGAAATGTTTAAGAATCTGACAGATACAATACCCCCAAAAGCACTCATAACAGAAATTATCACTAAACGTGTTGCTGCAAAAAAGTTAAACGATATTGAAAAGAATATCGATAATCTGTATTTACGAGATTCAGATAAGACTAAATTAACGACGGCATTGGATCAGTTCAAAAATAAAAAGCAAACGTTAAAAGATTTAGGATTTCAAAATAAATTGAATTTGCTGTTGTATGGCGAGCCAGGAACGGGGAAATCAACAGCGATTCAAGCTGTAGCGACATATTTGCAAAAGGATATATACTATGTTGACATGCAGAAAGCTCAACTTAACGAAGATTTACAAATGATTTTCGATTATGTTAACAATAATGTCCCTAATGGGGGCATTATTGTTATTGAAGATATCGATGCAATGACAGACATTGTATTAAAAAGAACATCGGAAACTAAAGAATATTCAGTGAAAGACCTTATGAATAATCAAAAAAGTAAGCTAACTCTCGAATATTTCTTAAATATATTACAAGGAACTCTGACTGTTGACAACAGCGTTTTCATTGTAACAACAAATTATATCGACCATTTGGATGACGCGTTTTATCGGGATGGACGCTTTGATGTCAAAATCAAGCTAAAATTATGTGACCATTTTCAAATCAATTCCATCTACAAAAAAATTATCGGCAGAGAAATTCCAGAAAAAATTCTACAACGGATCCCTGAAAACAAATTTTCTCCTGCGACGATCATCTTCCACATCAAAAACTATATTTTTAAAACAGACGCGAGTGATGAGACGATACTAAAAGAATTTTTTTGATTAATTGCAATTAATCAAAAAAATGAAAAATAAATTCATATGATTATATGATAATTAAGGATAGATAAAATGAATTACATCACGATCAAGTTTCCGAATAATAATAAAACGATCAAATTTGATAAATTATATTTGTCAAAATATCCTCACTCTGTTATTACCTGTCATTGCGAGATTTTTCCTGAATTAGATGATATGGAACTTGATACAGCATATGATGATTTCAAAATTATTTACAACGTTGTGATTGGAAAATTAAAACAATGGCAGGTATCCGAGTATATTTTGCAATTAGCATCTAAATATGGTTTGGTTGATGACGAACTTTGCGGAATAAAAAATTTGTTAAATGATAAAATTAACAATACCTGTCTGCAAATTAATAATTTTTTGAATTCGCGAAACGTATTATTTGTTCCAGATTGTATCGCAGAGTATCTAGAATACAAGAAAATATTTGCTGCGAAAAAGAATATCATCCCATTCCAAGTTGTTTTATTGGATGATGAGATTTGTTGTATTAACATTTACGCAGGTTTGCCAATTTATTTTAGTCATTGTACGAGGACAGGTAATGCGCTTGCTCATCATGATATTTTTTTAGATAAAACAACGATAGATATCAATTTTGTTAGGAACAAAATGTTTTTGTCGGGTTATAACACGGAAACAGATACGTCGGATGTGATTGAATTTGAATGTATAAGTAAAATTTACGATAACAATGAAATTGTTTTTTTAGGGGATTTGTTAAAATTATTTACTTTAATATCTGGATATTATCCAACTGAGAACATTGTTTTTAAGAATACGTCGATTCCAAAACATAATTTTGATATTGTTATCAACAACAATATTTGTGATAGGATTAAGAACGTAATAATTGACAGAACAAAAATATTTGAGATAAGTGAAAATAACTTGGAATCTCAAAAATTTTTGTTTAATTATGCGTCGTTTGCAGAAAGTGCATATTATCCAGGCACAACTGATTATCACTTTTATGCTTATTGTGGATTCATCAACATTACTTTTTAAATAATTCTAAATTATTTAAAGACTAACTTGGTATTATAAAATACTAACTATGGACGGATTATTCTCTCTTATTGGAAACTATTTTTCATGGAACGTTGACAATCCTAACGAATATACAACTACAGAAAACGGTGACAAGGCATTGGTAACTTCTGGATCTAAATGTCTCAATTTTTTTACACGCATCACTCGTAGTGCCAATATAAATGATTATGTGACTGCATTCTTTGAGGCTATGATGGAGGACTACGACACCGCCATTAAACTTTTGTTAAATTTGCGCGACATTCGTGGCGGCAAAGGGGAAAAATTGATCCCAATTGTATTGATGGTATGTTTAAAATTAGCATTCCCCGCGAACGTTTACAGTGATATTTTAAAAAATTTTATCGATTACGGTTGTTGGAAGGATTTGTTGCGGATAATTGAAATTCATAACAGACTTTGCTTAATTATCGATCCGTTGTGTGATACATTTGATAATACAATGGAATGTCAAATGTTTGCGAACCAATTAGCCTTAGATTATCAAGCATATCAAGTATGTACGGATTCAAAAGTGGCAATCTCGTTATGCGCTAAATGGGCACCAGGAGAACGATCACATTTTAATCAAATTCCTATTAAAGCTGCTAACAAAATCATGAAAATGATGAATCAAACTCCTAAAGAATATCGAGTGATGCTAAGCGATTTGCGGGCTCATTTGAATATTTTAGAGCGCTTAATGTCAACGGGCCAGTATGAATTGATAGATTTTAAATCCATACCTTCAATTGCTATGAAAAATATGAAAAAGTCATTTTCTCGTGATACCAATGCGACAGGTGTAGTTAGCGAATCAAGAACGAATTTACATCTATCATATTCTGAGTATTTGAAAAAATTATCTGCAGGCGAAACAAAAGTCAACGTAAAAGGGATTCAGCCACATGAGTTGGTATCTACTTATTTGCGTAAATCAATAGATCTTGATCCGTTGGTGGAAGCGCAGTGGAATACTCTAGTTCAAAAAACAAGGGAAGCAGGATCATTCAGCAATACTATCGCAATTGTTGATACATCCGGTTCGATGGATGGACAACCTTTAGAAGTTGCTGTTGCGCTGGGCATATTGGTCGCCGAATGCAGCGATTCTGCAGATTTAAAAGTTTTAACTTTCAATACTAAACCGAGATGGCATCATATAGAGGGATCAACACTGCAAGAAAAAGTAAAATGTATGGACTACAAAGATTGGGGTGGAAGTACTGACCTCCGCGCATCGTTTCAATTAATATTGGATGATGCTATTGAACGGAAATTAGACCCCGAAGACATGATATCATCGCTGATCATTTTTACGGACATGCAATTCGATTCAGCTGACGGTGATAAATGGGAATCAACGTTTGAAACAGTGACAAAATTATTCAACGAACAAGGATATGAATTACCTAAAATCGTTTGTTGGAATTTGAGAACGAGTGATTCAAAGTCGTTACCAATTGATAAAAACGAAGAGGGATATATTATGTTATCAGGATTTTCGGCAGAGTTATTGAAACACGTGTTGAACGGAGATGATATTACGCCTATGACGATGATGATGACAATATTAGAACCTTACAATGTAGAACACGATTATGACGACATCGTAATGAACAAACGTAACTTCACTTTTGCGCAATTAACAACTGCCGTAGCCAATAGTGCTATCAAAAAAGGAGTAAAGCCAGTAAATAATATTTAAAAAATTGAATTTTTAAATATTATAATTTAACTTTTGTAGAAGAGATGATAACAAACTATGGCAGAATGTTATAATGCCATACCAATATCTTGCGTAGATGCTATTGTTTTAGATGATATTGAATCATTTGAAGATTTAATGTTTGATGCGCTTGTATCTATGCGGAGATCATCTGTTTCAAATGATGAACGTGTTCATTTAGAAATGAACAATCTTTTAACGCTGAAATATATAGGCCAAATAGAAACAAAATGGAATATAATATATGCTGTAACTGAACGTCCGAACTTTTTGGCAATATGTCCGATCATATTGCCATATTGTTTTGTGACGACAACTCTTTCTGATTTTTGCACTATTGATCCAATTAGCATCGGATCGGTCGGTCAAAAAATACAATTTGGTTTGATAAAATATGTCAAAATAAATAATTGTAATTTGGAGTTTATGAGATCAACGGATAATATGATCGTTACGTTAGCTTGCAAAATTAGGAGGGGTAAATTTATGCCAGGTCAATCGAATTTTGATAATAAATTGATAATTTGCATTGATGATGTCATATATCATGTGCCAGTACAACATATTCATTCAAGCAAAATAAAAAAAAATTTGTTATGCCCAAAAGAAAGAGACCAATTCAACACGCAAGCAATATTCGTTGGACGTAATCAATCTATCACCAAAAACTATTCATAATTCTGACAAGTGCGTTAAAACTATAATTTTTTTCATATAGTCTAATTACATGAATAAAATCATTGCACTTTGAATGAACGATATAATATTGTGAGTAACTTACCTTACTTTCCCATTAATAGGATAACACACAACTTGATGTTGAATTATTTTTGTTCATATAAGTACATACAGCCATTTGTTTTTTAGAGTATAGTTAACGGAATGCATACAGCAATCATTCGAAGAGCACACCCATATTGTATTCAGATATTTGATAAAAATAGTGTTCAGTATTGATAAATTAAAAATATATACAGCAAAACAAATCCTGGTTATTAGCAGATTAGTATTATATTTTGTTTTTTATTGATGAACATATACTGCAATTTTTTAGCAAGAAGCAATTATAGATATATATTATTCGATCATACAGCAAAACGTTTATTCAGATGAAGCAATGAGTTTAACGATCGATGTCCATAAATTAAAGTTAATCATACAGCAAATTTTTTATTGAAGATCAGTATCCCTTGATTAACGAAATATCCAATCAATCATACAGCAACTAATTATTAGTCGTAATATCCCAATCCGATTGATGACCTCTCATATTTTTTTCAAAACAAATTGATCATACAGCAATATCACACAATCTATTATGTCAGTCCAACAGATCAATGTAGTTCAAATTTTATTATTTTTAATTAAAGATAAAAAAATTTATTCCCAAGCGTCCGATTTCCAAACGCAGATAGTAGTTCGATCAGTCAAAACTTTTGCTGCTTCAACGAGAGACTGAATCCTGCCACCATAAATACCGCATCCTCTTTCGCCGGTCACGAATTTCAAATTCAACGTTTTGCACAACTCTTCTGCTGTGCCAAATGATCTTTTAAAATTATTAATCTCTTCTGCTTCACTTGGCATTGCTTTTTTTTAATAGATGTGTGATATTGAAACTATTCATTCTTATCTGTATCAAAACAGAAGTAAATAAGTTGTTTGACGGGATCGAATCCTTTCTTCCAAATTGATTTGCCACTGTTTTCGCTATCGAGATTCGCTGGCCGACATCAAACATAATTCCAAATGTTTGTAATGAGTAATTTCTTCTTGTTCATTGTGTGTCGTCAACGAGAATGCACCTCCACATGGACACTCACCAGAAGTAAAAATATCAAATAACGTATTTTTCATTTCAGCATCTCGTGCCATTTCTCAGATATCATCCTCTGCTAGCTATTTTTTTAAGTCCCAAAAGAGGTATTATGTCAAACTTTTGTGTATCCGGAAAGGTAATATGTCCATAAAATTCACCATATAATTCCTCCGCATTTAAAACAGTCGGCTCCAAATGCATCTGATCAGCTCTAACATATGAACGTTCGCACAAAAAATAAATGTTTTCGGTTCCATAAGCCAGTGGATATGGAACGTCCGAATTGCCTAAAGGAGAAATAAAATCTAAGATCTCTTCTTTCGTTCTGAAGGAAAATATTTCACAGCCAACATATATGTATTTATGTTCATTTATTTTGATCAAGATAGTATTGCCATGATTTTTATATGGCGACGCATCGTATCCAGTCCAATAACCTTCAAAATCTTTAATCGGTTTTAATCTTTTGTATGTTGTATCTCCAACTAAGATATTTATTTCCCCAGGTTCAACATTGACAATAAATGGTCGACCGCCGTTACAATGGACAGCATAGCTTGCGAGACCTTTTATTTTATCGTATGAAATGTAACTATTCGTTGTTTTCATATTTACGAGTTCCTTTCTTCTTTTTCTTTCTTTTTGCGCCCATGTTCCACCTTTGCCCCCAGTTTGATTAGATTTGACAGCAAAATACTTGCCTTTGTATTTTAAATATTTTGCCTTGTAATATTCTTCCATTATATTAACAGAAGAATATTAAAAACATTCGCAAATGGGATTTTTTTCACAGATACAAATTCCCCTATCATTCTTACCTCCGATTGGCGAATTGCAACAAATACCGTGTATTTGATTATCACAAATGATGCTGGAACTCGAAAAATATGTGGGACAACGATTACAATATCTACCACAATATATTTCTAATTTGTAGATATCAGTCGTGTTAGTACAACAAATTGGATTCAGATGATCTTTATCATTGCGCATAACTCTAACGATGACATCTTTTTTCTTACCAAACTCGTCACCTTTCCATAATACCGAATCGGCAATATTCAGGTCAAGACTGCTTACCAGTTTGGCACTTTCTAAACTAGTATTTTGAAGTTTGGCGACAGTAACATAGTCAGAATATGAGCGGTCATTAACAGAAACGAATTTATTTAGAATTTGGGGGGTATTGTTGCTAACTTTGTGATTAATTGGACAATGACCTGAACAATGCAATCCATTACTTTGCTGACATTGGTTCCAAACGCCGTCACAACAGACACCAATATGGTTACGGGGACCGAATTGTATGATCGCGCCATCGCCGCAATCATATACTATTCCTTTTGATACACAACGTTTGCAACTATTTGCTAAAATGAATAACGATAATAATACTTGAATCATTTTGATATATGAAAAAAGATGAAGAACAAACAATGAATTAAATTTTCAATTTTTTTATCCAGCAAAAAAAATTGAAATCTGAACAACCAGGATACGGTGTCAAATAATATATCTATCAATTAGTCATTTTTGATGCAAAATTCGCAATTTTTACAAAATAGAATAGATACTATTCAAAAAAATATTAAAGAAGACAGCAACGTTAAGGTGTATTCTTTTAAGGGCTATGAAGGATTGTGCATATTTGGTATCGGAACCAACAGCAAGTTTGTGGCACATGACGCGGGATTATGGACATACGACGATGAGAAGCATATGTATTTTCATTTATTAAGTAAAATATGCGGGATAGATACCCTAAAATCGTGGGAAATTGAAAAACAAATAATGTTTGATGAATTATCTAAAACGTTGAGAGATTGTGATATTGACTTTGTCTTTGAAAATGAAACATTCGAAGTAAAAGGTATTTCATTGGCACTGCAACTAGGTTGTGGCTCTATATGGCGAAATAGGAACACACGACAAAATTTTAAACATTATGAATTGGTTAACAACAAGAATTTTTTTACTGATATCAAAGAGCAAATAGAAGATAAACGGATTAATCACGTAGAAAAATGTAAGTTGCAACAGATTATCGATGCAGAAAAAGAAGGTAAACAAATTAATTACGTAGAAAAATGTAAGCCATATGGCCAACAAATTTTTCAAGAAGCATTGAAGTTAACTCAAGAAAATGATATTCCTGAAAGTCTGCAAATTGATCCTCAAATAGTAAAACAGTTTACTGGCGGCGATATGATTACAGCGCGACCACTATTTATTTCTGATCATAAGAATGTCAATGGAGAGTCAGTGTCACATTCTAACATTGAAACAGACGAAACACCCAAACTAAGTAAAAGTAGCGTTAAATTTTGCGGTCAAAAAATCGAAAATGAGACGCCCGTTTCTGCACCAATTAAAATGCCATGTTATGGACCAATTGTGAACACAATCACTGGTGTTCCGAGCGTCGATGTTGAAGATCAAAAGAGAACGACAAACGATTTGCGACTGGGCGATATGGAAAGAACTGCAGATCGTGGATATGGGATTCTTTTGAAAGAAAAATTCGTACCCCCTTCTATTCCTCGTCAAGGTATTACACCTCCTTTGAAGCAACGAACAAAGAATGATACGCCATTTACAATTAATTTGCAAGAATTATTGCAAGTCAAAGATCGACTCAAAAAAACAAAACCTGTAGAAGACGTTAAACTTATCGAAAGAGATGCCATCGAAAGTTTGTTAAAATCTTGCCATAAAGTCCAAATAATCGAAAAAGTATCAAAACCTGTTTGCGCTCCTGAAAAAGTGGTCAACGTTGAAACACATAAAATTCCTACAAAACAATCATATCCAAATTTGGCTTGTCAGGAGTTTTTAAACACGAATAATCCAGACTCTGATTTGAGATGTGTTGATATGAATATGACGATCATAAAAGGCAGTGATTTTAGCAAAAGTGATATGCGATATGCCAAAATGAGGGGGATGAAGGTTAAAAACACGAATCTATCTGGAGTAGATTTTACGGGTACAGACTTAAAGCATTCAATTTTCAAAAACGTTGACTTTACGGGCGCGAAATTATGCAATCTTAATTGTGACTGTGTTGAATTTAAAAATTGTATCTTTGAAGATGCCAATATTAAATATTCTTCCTTTGTAGGTGCAAATTTACAAGGTTCCAAATTAGGAGGAATCGATCTCACAGGGTGCTGTTTTAAGAATGCAAATTTGATTGATACTGAAATTACTGCTGATGTAGCTAGCTTGTATCCGATCCAAAATTTCGATGGTGCATATATCGGATTCCAAAAAGTATACATTTTCTAAACTTATTATTCAATAAAAAATTGAAAAATAGATTTACAGCGTTATTCATCAAAATTTAGATTAAGATATTATGGTTTCTTGTATTGTAGATTGGTTGCCTTGCGAGCCATCTTTTGAGAACATCATTCATAATTTGCAAACTGCGGATGTGTACAAGTCATTAGTATTGGTGACGATGATTATCGATTCCTATTATGATTTTTTTGGGAACCAGTGCAGTCCTTACGATGTGGAAATGGAACTTAGGAAATTAGGATTGGATATAGGTTTGATCGCAGTTGATTGGGCTAATCATCCAGTTTATAAAAAAATGGTAGAAAACAACGGTGGCAAAGTAGTTTTGCGGAAAAATCATGAACAAGTGAAATATTTGGTGATTATTAGTTGTAAAAAACGTTACGACGTAATTGTTGAAACGCTGGAACATCATGAATCTATGCATGAAAATCTATGCTGTTTGAAAGAATCTGGAGAATTATTAGTACATCTAACTAACAAATATGATGAATTTCATAATGCGATTCAGCATGGCACGTTGTCGATGCAATTGAATTTATGTTCTTACCAAACAATATTCGAACGAGTTGTAGAAACTAATCCCTCATCGCAAATAGTGCAGGCCAATAAAGATCTGTATGTCATCGTGAAAGATGGCATAATCATTTGTCCTATCGCATTACAAATTCAAGAAAGTGAGTTTAATTATGTATTCGTAGGAATTAAAAAATAATATCAATGATAATATTTTTTAATAAGTTGAAAGATGTACATTATCATCAGATTTGATTGCATCTTTATTTTTTTTATGATGATAGACACTATATGTGTATAAAGTACCACATATAGTAATAACTGACATTGTGAACGATAAGACAATATTTGTGATGTAGTATTCTAAATGTTCTTCGCGATAAAATAACCATGACACAATGGTAGCCGCGAGTGCTAAACTGGATACGACAATATTACGAATTAATGAAAACAATGAAATATTTGCATATTTGTTACTTGCCTCAAATAAATACATTAGTCCCAAGTTAATAGTGGGCGTGAATATGAATATTATGTTAATAATGAATGAAATCAAAGCAAATTGTTTGCTACCAATGCTAAAAATGGCAACGAACGGAGAGACAATATGTGCGCCTAACAAAAAAAATAATGTAAATTCAATTATTAAGTGACAATATTCCGACATTATATTATTATCATAAATGCCATATTTTTAAATATAGTTACGGTAATTCATTTGATATGAAAGAAGACAATGGAATGGGATCAAACAACCTATTCGTCAATTCTGACAAACCAAATCTAGACAATGACGGGATTTCATCATAGTGAACAGTTCTCGTTGGAGCTTCATTTATGTATATCGGTTGAGTGACGTTCAGACTAGTACATATGAAAGGTAATAATTGTACATCAATATGTGAACGATGTATATTTGTCGTAACTGTTATAACATGATCAATCGAATAATTATTCCATAATATCGCTAGATGACTATCAAACAAAGAATTTGATTTGCTATTGCGCATATCGGAATCATCGATAAAGCCTTTGATGATAGGAAAATCGGTTATGTCAATTACGCAAACAAATTTGATATCGCATTTACGTAGTTCATCAATGTTTTTCTTAAACGAATTAAAAATATAAAATTTGTGTGACACACTAATGTCTAAAATATCGTTCCACTCTAATTGTTTACCAGTTGACAACGCTTCCAAGTGGTATATATCTTTCGTTGGATGTGTCGTAATTTGGAAGTCCTTGATAATAATGTTCTTATGGGTGTATTCACAAACTACGGAGATAGGAGGATTATACATGTTTGTTGATAATGATACATATAATACATCGTAATTGATATAAAATCAATATTTTTCCTAAAAAAAATATTGATTTTTTAAGTGCCAGAGATAAGAACATATATAAAAACGTCATATTACAAGATACCCATAATGAAGTGTGCAGGTTGTAAAAAAACTAACTTTTTTTCCGTTTCTATTTCGAAATTTGATAATTGTGTTTGCGAATGGAGCAATAGCAAATCAAACGTTAAAGGTAAGTTCAAAACAATGCCTGAATTATCATCCATATCAGATAACGGTGCATGTGCTTTTCAGATTTGCATTGAATGTGGACAGATCAATGATTTAGATCTGAAACAATTGAAAAAGGATGTTGAAAAAATAGATTTTAAAGCTGCAAGTGAGAAAAATAAGACATCTGATTCTGATACTGCGTCAGATACACAATCAGATAAAAAAGGGACAACCACAAAATCCTCTTCTGATAGTACGTCAGAAGATACGGAGTCGGTTGAAAAACCAAAGACTAAAACTCCACCCAAGTCTGAAGAAAAATCCAAGGTTCAACCTAAATCTGAAGAAAAAATCAAAGGACCAAAAAATAAACCTTCATCGTCTTCTTCATCCGAAACGATAGATTCAGAAGCTTCTGAAGACAAAAAGACAACAGGTAAAAAAGTTGATAAACCTAAAAAAGGCACATCAGAATCTGACGAAGAACCCGCCAAGAAACCGGTCGCTAAAAAAACTGTGTCTGATGATGAAACAGTTGTAAATACAGGTAAGAAACCAGCTCCAAAGGCCAATTCTAGTAAGAAACCTATAAAGAAGACCTCAGAAGACAATGAGTACGAATCTGCTAAAAAGAAACCCACTAAAAAGGATGATTCAGATTCTGAATCTGACGAACCAATTGTCAGAAAAAAGCCAGGTGCTAAAAAAACTGTAGCATCTTCTGAATCAGATGAGCCGGTTGTCAAAAAGCCTACTAAAAAACCGGTTGCATCTTCATCGGATTCAGGATCTGATGAACCCGTCGTCAAAAAGCCTGCTAAGAAAACTGTCGCTTCCGATTCAAAAAAATCAAACAAGAAATCATCTTCTGAATCTGATGAACCAGTTAAACCAGCAAAAAAAACTACTAAACCTGTTGAATCTGCAGATGAAGAATCTGACGAGAAACCAGTTGTTAAAAAACCGGCCGCTAAGAAACCAACTAAAAAGCCAGCTGATTCTGACGAAGAAGAATCGGAAGACAAACCAGTTGTTAAAAAACCTGCTGCCAAGAAACCAACTAAAAAGCCAGCTGATTCTGATGAAGAAGAATCAGAAGACAAACCAGTTGTTAAAAAACCGGCCGCTAAGAAACCAACTAAAAAGCCAGCTGATTCTGATGAAGAAGAATCGGAAGACAAACCAGTTGTTAAAAAACCTGCTGCTAAAAAACCTGCAAATAAGAAACCAGCCGATTCTAACGAAGAAGAGTCAGATGAAAAACCTGCTAAGAAACCAGCTTCTAAAAAACCTGCTGCTAATGAGGAAGAAAAAACAGCTAAGAAACCGGCAGCTAAAAAACCTGCCGCTAAAAAACCCGCTGATTCTGATGATGAAGAAGATGATAAATCGGCAAAGAAGCCGGCAGCAAAGAAACCAGTCGCAAAGAAGCCGGCCGCAGTTAAAAAATAATTTAATAATTAATCATTGATTATTTATTAAATTTACTATTTTTTGGATTTTGGTTTGCTAGTTTTTGATCCTGACGGCTTTTTAGTAGTTTTGGTGTGCTTTTTAGTTGGCTTTTTAGTTGTTTTAGTATGCTTCTTAGTTGTTTTTTTGGTTGATTTTGCTGCCCCACCTGTATGTTTTTTAGTTGTTTTTTTAGTTGTTTTCTTGGCAGTTTTAGATCCAGATGCTTTCTTGGCAGTTTTAGATCCCGATGCTTTTTTGGCAGTCTTAGATCCAGATGCTTTTTTGGCAGTTTTAGATCCAGATGCTTTCTTGGCAGTTTTAGATCCAGATGTTTTCTTGGCTTTCTTCAAATATACAGAATGTGATTTCTTACCAGCTTTTTCGAGATCATGCGCATGTTCAATACTTAAAAATTTGACATCAGCTGCCATTACTTTTTTGCTTTTTGGATCTGCGTTATAATTTCTAGCCAAACCTAAATGTTGTAAAACTTTTACGGCACCAATATCCTCTGCAGCTTTTTTCAACGCTGCATGACGAACTGAAACTGATTTATGTGTACCATAACCATAACTTCTAAGATGAAAATCGTTGTTAAATTTAGGCAATACTTTTTCGGATGCTTTCGTTTTTCGTCCTCTGATCAATGCTTTTCCTTTACTTGGAACGCATGTTGCTCCCACATGTGAAGCTTGGACACTCATTTTTTTCCCATCCTTACCTACTCTAGTGTATCCTTTCTTGTTGAATGATACGCGTTTTGTTTCTCCGTCCGGACATTTTTTTGGCCCATGTTTTAATTTGGGGTGACTCGTTTTGGAACCTGAAGGTTTAGCTTTTGGCGGCATGTATATATACACGTCAGATATTTTGATAAATTATTATATTTAAAATTTAAACGCACAAAAATTATTGATATAAAAAATATCGTTCACTATAGTAATTATACAATGACCGATCCGGCTGCAAAACAATACTACCGTTGCGCTAACACTCCCAATAGCGAAATCAGTAAACTAATTGATTTTCAGTGTCCGTTACATAAAAAGAATAAATTTACTGGTAATTTTAGAAAAGCCGGATACAAGATTGATATTTCAGGCGTTGCATTATGTCCAGATTGTTTTGCTAGGAAAACACAAAAATATTGCGAGGAAATAGACAGTATCAATACAAAATATGGAATCACGCTATATGGTTCTCTTGTTAAGGGAAAAAATTATGATTCCCCAAAGGAACAATATAGATCATATTATCTTGATAATTCTGAATCGAATGAAGTTTGTCTTGACCATATATCCCCTTATCAATCGATCATAAACAAGCCAATAAAAATTGATGATATGATAAATAAATCGAGACAGCCTACGTTAAATTATAAATCAATATTGACAAGCGATATGTCTGAATCATCCAATGAAGATTTAACAATTTCGGATATTGAAGTGAGCGAAAAAATACCATCGAGAACCCCCAAACCTACGTTTAATCCAAAAAAAGCAGTTAAGAGACCTATTACGTACAGAAAATAATATTTATTAATTGATGAATATTATTTTGATAAAAAAAAATTGAAATATGATCTGTCAGGATGTTCCATTGATATTAGCCCCTATCATATTCCAAACAGCACAATGCAAAAATCTGTTTCTGCCAACGAGGATCATTTTCTTTTATCATTAACGCAACTTGTAATCAAAGAAATGGAACGAGTCCTTTTGCTCAAAAACATCATTTTTTTGAGACAAGACGATGGGTCGTTTCTTGTTTACAATGGATCAGAAATCCCTGAGTACGTTTTCACATACAAAGATCATGTTTGGGAATGCATCGATTATGAAGATCGAACTGTTATTTTTGATCATAGTGAACTGTTCACGTTTATTGACAACAAAGAAGAATTATCAAAGGGTATCGAGGCATGCTTAAGAAGCCGTTGCCCTAAAAGACCATCCACAGTCCCCAAACAAGTGAGTGAAATGACATCTGTGTTTGATCTAAACGGACCAGAAATTATAAGATATTCAGCAATGAATAATGTTATAAATTTTAATTTTGGAGAAACTGATGCTAAACCACGTTTTAGCATGACGTATGAAAATGAAAATTGGATAGTAACAAAAATAGAAAAATCTACCAAATCATTTAAGTTTGCGCACGCTGACTTTCTTAAAGACACAAATTTGCGCAAATTTTATTTTGAAATTGATTATGCTTTTAATTAAATAATTTATTTAATTAAAGGTGCCTACCGGTGACAATTATATGTCAGCCAAAAAATTTTAATATAATTTATATATAGAACAAAATGAGTAGAAATTGGAATAATTCAAATTACTACAATGATTGCATGCGAGGATGTAGTAGCGGATGCAGATGCGGCCATCGCGAAGAACGTTGCGTATTTTATCAACCTCCTAAAAACGGAGCCACCGGACCAACTGGTGCCACTGGTGTAACTGGACCAACTGGTGTTACTGGTGCAACTGGACCAACTGGATTCACTGGACCAACCGGAGAAACAGGACCAACTGGAAACACTGGGCCAACTGGAGAAACAGGGCCAACCGGAAACACTGGTGCTACTGGACCAACCGGAGAAACAGGGCCAACTGGAAACACTGGAAACACTGGAAACACTGGACCAACTGGTGCAACGGGGGTTACTGGACCAACTGGTGAAACAGGAGCTACTGGATCAACTGGTGAAACAGGAGCTACTGGATCAACTGGTGAAACAGGAGCTACTGGGCCAACTGGTGAAACAGGCGCTACTGGGCCAGCGGGCACAATCGGAGCAACAGGGGAAACAGGAGCGACGGGACCAGCAGGTGCAGATGGAACAGTCGGATCAACTGGTGAAACGGGTGCTACTGGCCCAACCGGACAAGGAGTCACAGGTGCAACAGGACCAGCTGGATTAGGAGGAGCAGGCGCAATTATTCCATTTTCATCAGGATTACCAACTGATATTACACTTGGATTAACTGTAACTGGTTTTGCCCTTATTGCTTTCGGAGATAATTTTTCGCCAAATCAAGCGTTTCCTCCTGCAGGACCAATTAGTTTAGTCGGCGGAGCAGGAGTTCCATTCAACATGGCACCATCATTTCCAAGAGATGGTACCATAACTGATTTAAATGCATATTTTAGTTTGACGACAGCACAAACACTTGTGGGAACCACTGTTACTGTTCATGCCCAATTATGGCGATCAACATTATTTTCAAACGATTTCTTCCCGGTCCCAGGAACAGACATCGCATTAGCCCCAGCATACACGGGAGTCGTTGCTGTCGGAACTCTTGCATTTGGAAGTTTGACAGGATTATCTATCCCTGTCGTTAACGGAGACAGATATACATTGATCTTTTATCTAATACAAACTGGAATAGGAATAAGTACAACTGTTAGCGGATATGCCGGTGGAGGTCTTAATGTAGCTTAATAAAAATGATTTATAATGATTTTTATTAAAATTGATATTTGGATACATAGGATAGTTCGTATATATTCATCCCTAACAAAATGTTAACTCGAAACGGTTTTCTTTTTCGATTCGTTAAAAGTAGAAGAACATTGTCAGCGGCGACTTGTGCTGGATTATGTGCATATTACTTTTCTGAGAAACACAAACAAGAGAAAGAATACAATGACAGAATAAATTATCTATTGACAAACAAAGTTGAATTATCGGGTGTTTATTTACAAGAAAGACCTCCATTTAGTAAATTATGGGGGATTCATTGGCTTTTGCCGCGTCATCAATCCTTAAAATTCGTTTTCTCAGATGGAGTTGTCCAATATGGTTTAGGGAAAGAAAATGATTCTTTTTTTGATAGAAGTGTTAAATTCGTATGTCACACCGGCGAGAAATACATTTATCTGAATAAGAAAGAAATAAGCATACCTCTTGAAGCATATAGAGGATATTATGATAAATATGGTCACTATCCAGATGTCGATGTCGATAAATTGTTCAATCTAGTGACGTCGGAAAAATACGATAAGAAATTTTTTGATTCTATTCCGGGCGAATTTAATATTGTTACTTGTCGGAGTGCGCTTATGGATTTTGTCCATCGAGCAGATAAAAATCAATAAATGTTTGGTTAAATATTTATTGATTCTGGAAAAAAAATGATTTTTGTCTGCGCATATAAATGGCGCAGATAAATAATTTTTGCAAAAATCGCCCTGATTAAGAGGTAACTATTACTTTTGATTAAAAAATTGAAAATAAAAATGCCATAAAACTATGATAAAATAATAAAGATCAATCATGGGTTGCTGTTGTAGCTGTTTAGATGCCGACGAATATGTATTGTTAGATTATCCTAACGGTAAAGAGTTAAAATATGGACCCGGAATTACTTGTTTTTGTTGCGCTAATGCAGAAAAACATAAATTTTCGAGAGTCAATAATGACCAATATTTAGAAATATCTCATTTGATTCCGGATCCTTCGACTAATAGTTTGATGGAAATAATCCCGGGGCCTGAATTGTACAAACCTAATGACCCTTATTGTACAATTAGTAAGTTGAAACCGAAGATAAGATTGGGAATTGATGAATATATTTTGACAAAAAAAGTTACAGGAGAATTAAAATGTATAGATGGACCAACGTTATATTGTCCGGCCCCATATGAAGAATTTTCTAATGTTGCGAAAAAAATAAATCTTACCGTTATGCAATATATCGTCGTTACTGATGGAACGTCGGGTCGCCGAATGATTGTCTCAGGGCCAGTTATGTATACCCCCAAACCTTTAGAGAAAATCTCCAATATCGAAGAAAAAATTATTCTTAATGACATAGATTATATATATATTACTCATACGGACGCTGGAATTATTGATATCGTCGAAGGTCCTACTACTTTCCAACCGGGACCATACGATGTTGTTTCTTCTATCAACAAAAAAACAGTCCTCAAAAATAATGAGTATGTTAAAATCATAGATAAAAATTCGGGCATAATAAGGGTTGTTCGTGGTCCGGCAACGATCATACTAAAACAATATGAAAAACTTAATACCGAAATTACGGAAACTCACGAAATAAATGACATCACTGCGGCATATATTTTTGACACTAGTACTGGTAATTATGAACTCATCACCCAACACGGAATGTTCATACCATCAGCTACTCAAGATGTGAAAGAAATCAGAAAAAAAATACTCTTGGAGCAAAATGAAGCGATGGTGATCATTGATAAAGATGGTAAATACATTATTATGAAAGGAAATGATAAGACTTCTGCCTTCTTCTTACCTCCATATTGTTCTATTCTTGAACAAGAATGGTCCAACGATTCTGAAAAACATAGCAAAAAGATTTCGAAATTTGATTTGCGACCACAGTATATGGATTTTGAATTCTTAATTAGAACCAAAGATAACGTTGAAATCTTTCTCAAGTTGAATTTTTATTGGCAAATTGTCAATGTTGAGAAGATGATTCAATCAACTCATAATGCCCCTAGAGATGTATGCTTACACGCACAATCTGAAATTTTGTCAGAGATATCTAGAGTTGATATGAAAGAATTTATGGAATCATTTAACGAAGTAGTTCATAAAGCCATTTCGGATGATGACGATTTTTATGAAATTAGAGGTATCAAACTGATCAGAGTTGAAATTACTGGTCGCAGATGTAAAGATTTAGATACAGAAAAGAATTTTCAGGAGATTATTCAAAAGAAAACTGACAGAATCAAGAATTTAGAACAACAGCACGGCCAAAATGAAGTGAAATTGGCGGAGATTCAAGGCCACATCGAGCAAGAGAGATTGACAGGGCAACTAGTAACAGTCAAAAATGAATACATCCGCCGAGAAAACGAAAAGATGGGTGAGGCTGCAGGATCAAAAATTAGTAACTTTATAGAACATCTGCCTAAAAATTTCACTGATAAAGAAAAGATCGCCATATATTATGATCAACAAAATACCGAACGAGTTAAAGATGTCACTCATTCACCAAATGTGACAATGTATGTGACGCAAAATGATCTTGATATAAAGGTGGTCAATCTTAACGGCGATAATGATAAAAAATTACGAAAAAATGTCGGTACTATGATGGCCCTTGACGATAAAAAAAAGTGATTTTTTAACCGAAATAAATATGTTTAAGAAATATAATCATATTTATTCATGTATCCCTATCAAACAAATTCTGAATTCTTTCAACCAAACGAATTCGGTACTGTAAATTTCTACCAACCAAATATAGCTACTCCAACTCTAGAAACAGTCACCATTGATAATATCGCACCCGTCACAGAATATCCATTCAATACAGTGATGGACAACATATGCAATGTTGATTTCAAACTAAATGATACGATCATCACAATCACCAGCACTATAATCGTATCAAACAAACCAATCTTGATAGAATGTGTTGCTGATACATTACGTGTTTGGAATTTGACATATTTTCAAAACAATGTTATCGGTACAAAAGGTAACTTGTACATTGACGGATATAATTTATTAGATTTTGATAATAACAATGTCAAATCGATGTACATTTATGAACTAAAATCATGGATAATAGATATTGGTGTTGCAAAAAAGATAACTATCAGTGGTAATAATAATAAAATATATGTGAATCATTCGTTTGGCAACGATATTGTTCTTAAAATTAATGGCAAAAATAGTCTGCACATCAAAAATATACAAATCCATGTGAGATCGTTAGTCATCAGTAACGTAGATGGCAATATCTATTTTGATTCTACTGTCTGCGATCATCTTACACTAAACAACAAAGGGATCGGTAACGTCTCTGAATTGGTCGTGTCATTGATGGCCGAGGTCAATATTATAGGTCCCAGTGTTGTGACGTTGAATAAGCTGCAGAGTACCGAGTGCAAAGAAATGATAAATGGCCCTGGGAAGATCATTTGGAACGTCATTGGATAAAATTGATTTTTTTAGTCTAGGATAATCATCAATAATTTATTAATAATTAACCATGCCAAACATTCTTACGATCAATCTGAGGATATTAAGACAAGCGTTTTGTCCACCAAAGATACGACTATTTTCACCAGGGCGAGTTGCTGCTAATCTTCGAAAAATCTTACAGGCAAGAGAGCAAACAGAAAAAATTGATTAAAATAGTCCCATTAATATCATATTCGTATAATATGCATATTCATATGTCTAATCTTGTCGGTAAATTTTTTCAACACTACAAAAGAAAGAACTATTATGTGTTCAACGTGAGTATTCACACCGAAACACAAGCACAAATGGTCAATTATATTAGTTTGTATGCAACAGATACATATCCATTTGGAACAGCATGGTCAAGACCAATACATATGTGGGACGAAATCATTGATTCCCGTCCACGTTTCGTTGAAATTACGCCGACAGCTGAAGAAAAGGAACAAACGCTAATATTTATTAAGAAAATGTTGTTACCATAAATAATACAATTAATTATGGTATCAAAAAAAATTGATTTTTGAAATCTCATATATTAACGTCCATAACATAACATTAGATCATCAAAAATGTCTCAAAAGATAACTGATCTTATCGTCGCAAATGATGAAGATATAAATAAATTACTTGATATTCCTGAGATAAAACTGGGAACTACCGTTAATGAATCTTTTTATAATGCATTGCGATATACTACGCCAAATTGCGCATTGATGTTGATGAACCAAGGCGCGATTCCGTATATACCACGGATGATAGATATGATGTTGAATATCAAACACGACGAAATGCATATCCTCCAAAATATGTTAGCGATTCCAAAACTCTCTTTTGTCAGTTATCATTGTAACAAAGATGATCGAGCGATTCTGTGTGAATTTATTAGAAAACTATCATCTAGAAACAAGAAATATCATGATATTATCGAATTATTGATCAATCAAGGAATCGATATCAACAAAGAAGATCGATATGGAAAGACTCCGTTGCGTTTGTTGTGTGGTCGTAATGAATTTGGATTAATAAAGATGTTAGTTGATAAACAAGTAGATTTAAATAAAAAAAGTCATAGTGGTCATACTGCGCTAACATATTCTATCCAATTTAGGAAAGATGAATGCGCGCAATTCTTAATCAAATCAGGAGCAGATTTAGATTTACAAATGGATAACGGCAATACAGCTTTGATGTTAGCAGCCGATCAAAATATGCGTGATGTTGTAGCCTCGCTATTAAACAACGGCGCAAGTACATCGATTTATAACAACAATTTATATACAGTGTTGGATATTGTCAAAAATAAATCTGATCGAAATGAAGATATTGTGCGTGCCTTGAAAGAAAATTCATCTACCAAAGAAATGATGGTCGAAGGAAATGCAAATGTGTCTCTAGCAAATATGTTACATTTTATAACAATTATAATGATGCTATTAGTATTATTATTCAAATAATTTGATAAATTAATGTCATTAATTTATCAAAAAAATTGATTTAGAAAGTGTTATTGAGACGTATTAATAACAAACATACTAACACACTATGTACGAAGACTACGAAACAGTTCCTGACGAAAATGGTATTAAATTCATTATCACACACAAAATGAATAGTGAAGGAAAGATGGTAAGGATAACCAAGAAGACGCGAGTACGTACAATTATATCGGACGGAGCCGCTGCTAGAAAGAAACGCATTGAAGAACGACAAAGAGGTTGGAAAAAGTTTGGAAAATGCGTAAATTCGAATGATGCTGGAGTTACTTTGCGAGGAGAAGAAATATTTCTTGCGCTCGGCGACGATGGACGGAGGAAAAAAGAGAAGATGGAACAAGAGAAAAGAGACAAGCAAGAGTTGGATATGATACACAATTCGTTACTCGATGCGCAAAAAAAAATGATTTGTGGTACTTGTTCGAGTCTACCTACACAGATAGATCAATCAGTTTGGAAACCTTCTTGGCTTAAAAATGGGGAACGACCTCCAGAAATTAAATCAGTGTATGTTCCCCCTCACAGAACTAATGCAGATGCAACGACAGCATATGTTCCGCCACATAAAAAAAATCCCGATGCAACTCCAACAACAGCGTACGTTCCGCCACATAAAAAAACAAATCCTGATGCGACTCCAACGACAGGATATGTTCCGCCACACAGAAAAACGAACTTTGACACAAAAGATACAATCACGACGATTCGTGTTTCAAATCTCTCTGAAGAAATAAATGAAACTGATTTGAGTGAAATGTTTCAGAAATTTGGAAGAATCTTGCGAATTAATTTAGTCAAAGATAAACTTACCGGTGCAAGTCGGGAGTTTGCATTTATAACTTTTGCAGACAGACAAGATGCACAAAATGCTATGGACAAAATGGATAAACAAGGATTAAATAACTTGATTATTAGAATTGAATGGGCTGAGAAATAATTTGATATTATCATATCAAATTATTACAAAAAAAATTGACAAAAAAATTACTCTATTAGACAAGTTCTGTATCATATTTAATAACACTATGCAACAATTAGCTCAATTAGAATATGAACGTAATGAATTGTCATATACTTTTACGCTGAAATGTGATGGCAAAAAAGAAGAACTAACAATCAACGTTATCCGAGAAGATGAATATGCTGAGTGGGATTCAACGATATCATATGATCCATGTGTACAAATATATGATGTTGATACTGTACACGTGAAATATTCACCAAGTGCTAAATTTCGAATAATTAATGATCACATATTGAATCAGTTAGATGATATGCACACAGTATATTTTGCCGATGTAGTTAACGCAAATCATATTACAAACATTATGATCAAAGCAGCACCGAAATATGGTAGAAGCGAATATATATCAATACCGATTTATCCTAAAGAGTTATCCGACGTTGAAATTCTTAGAAAAAATTTAAGTTTTCAAAACAAAAATACAGTAAAACAACTTGGAGCGTTACAAGATCGCATAACAGATCTCGAAAAACATATCCAAAGTATGGAAAACGCAAAAGATCGCATAACAGATCTCGAAAAACGTATCCAAAGTATGGAAAACGTAAAAGATAAACGATCAGCATTCGGACTTATCTGGTAATATCATAATTGATAGTCTATCAATTATGATAAAAATTGAAAAAAAATATTCAAATATATATATGCCATAATCAACAAAAACAAAATTATGTTTACACATTTTGCTTTTGATCTAAAAAAAGAACATCGATTGAATGATGACGTCATCTTAAAATATTTGAATAGTTTCGATTCACGATACATGTTTCATCGACGAATAAATGACCAAAAATATAAATCTGATCAGTTACAATATGCGACATTATTTGTTTCGTCGAAAGGCAATCTCAAACTAAATAGCAATGATAAAGGATGTGAATGTGTCGTTGCTATTGATGGAATAGCTATAAAAAATAAAAAATCAGCATCAAAAATTTCAATTTTAGTTACACCTCATAATTTTGAAACAGATCAAATCATTTTAGTGGGTAATCCTGTAGATGATAGAGTCCATTTAGTCCATTTTGATTTTATCAAAAAATATGAATCTTGCAATATTTTGTTGTGCAAAAAAGATAGCGAGATGAATTTTGATGAGAGTATTGTGCTAGATGTTAGTTTTGAAATGTTCGGAGAAATACTCAATGTGCTACATGGTGAAACTAAGATAACTGACGTTACCGATGAAATTTTGAATGAAATGGATAAACTAGGATTAGTTAAAGCAGAACTCATGATGATGAAAAGGTTTGTAGATAAAGAAAGGAATGATATGTTACTAAGTTTAAATTCTTTTGTTGATGGAAAGAAGCTCATGATTATGGCAAGGAGTCGTGATATGTATGAGTACTTTAAGGATATTTTGAGTCCGAACAAGAACGTCGTTCCGACACAAATATTTTGCGTTAACCATAAAAAACCTAACATTGATTATATATTTGGCATTAACATTTATGATTCGATTCCGATTTATTATCTTGCAACGGCTTGGCCAGATAAGCCAGAAGAGGAAATGATCATTGAAAAACATAATAGCGAAAATTTTGATACATCAACATGGATAGATGCTAAGAAATGTGATAATCCTAACGATGTGAATGAAATAATAAGAAAAATGTTGTTGTCTGACTATTATGGAACATTTTCGCATTATGGATATGATGTATTAAGTGATTATGTTTCTATTGGTATTTATTCCGAAAACAGTGATAGATTTATCCAACAATATGTTGCAAATTATGTTAACAGTGTGAAAATAGAAAACAATATAAATGTTCCAATTATACCCAAAATGAAACGGAAAAAAATATTGAATGTTCGTTTTACAGAATATGATGTTAACTATTTATCAAAAAAAATTCGTCACCAAATGATAAACCATATCAAATTTCGATATATTGATTGTCAAAGTGTTGATCGTTATTATTATGATTTCCCGTTACCAAAAAAATTTTTAAAAAATGTGCCACTTGTTAGATGTTCTCATTATCTTGTCAATGATGATGGTTGGAATGTAGATGTAGAAACAAAAATATATTATGGATTTATTAATGTTGAATTTTAACGTTGTATGATCATATTACGTTAAAATAGATAAATATGTTATTTAGGATGAACTTGTTTTTTTTCTAAAGCAACTGATGCTAACTGATTTACTCCTAGGAAAGTTATCATTTCTTGTTGGTATGGCAGTTCTTGGCGGAGAAATAGATCTACGGGCGATTTTTTGTGCATTTTGTACTGGTGGCAATTTTCTGGTAGCACTATTTGTTCGCGGCATACGTGTCTTTTCTAATGAAGCAATCGCCCCATAAGCATCTAATAATTCTTGTCGTAAACGCAATATTTCTGACTGTAATTTATTATTTTCATTGACCAAATCATCTAATGTAAATCCAGCTTTATGCGTTGAAAATAACAAAAGTTCCGCGCGCAAATTATTATTTTCTATCGCTAAATCCTCATCCCCTAAATCAGTTTTTGGCAGATATTTTGTGATAAATAAATCCATGATTTCGTTATCTTTTTTAAATAACATAAACTCCCGCATCATCTTTGTGTAATACGCTATATTTGTTCCGCCAAACCAAACAATAATATGATCTGCTAAAGCTGGATGTACATATATTTGAGTGTCAATAATTATCACCAAATCTGCCATCAATAAATCTGTACCTTGTTCTATCTCTTCTATTAAATCTTTATTTTTTTCGTCTGCTAGCCAAGATGTTACGGATTTGCCTGTAGCTCCGGAGATCTTGCTGCAATTGACGTAACTGTTGTCGTTCATAAATAACATCTCCACATTTATAGATTTACCCATACTAAATCTATCGTCGATTTTTTTGAATATACAACGATTTTCGGGGACAGATACGGCAATTGGTAACATATTTAATCTAGATTACAGAGTAATATCTACATTAGATACATTATTTTTCATTTTTTTTAGGTAACCAAGAATTCCTCATGAAATCGTTGCAAATCTTCCATCTCCATCGTAGTCATCACTCCGTATTTCAATGCCATTTTCGCACAATCATCGTTACCTAATTTTGCACCCAGAATAAAAAACTTGATCGCGCTCTTAATATTATTCTGTTCAACATATACGTTGCCCAAATTATAGCAAGCAACCGGATCGTTATTTTTTATAGCTACTTTGTAATATTTTTTACATTTGTCATATTTTTGGTTAGCGCGATACATATTCCCCATTTGAGTCATTGCTTGAATGTTACCAAATTTGATAGATTTTTTTAATAACTGTTTGGCGACTTTGTCATTCTTCTGATATCCTTTGCCGTTCAAGTGCATCATTGCTAGATCAAAATATCCTTCTTTGTTATCGTAAGTGCACGATTGTTCATAATATCTTCCTGCCATAGCAAATTCATTAATAGAATAATAAAATTCTCCTAGCTTATGTATACCATACGAGTTTTCCAGACTCGCTGCTTTTTCAAAAAATGCCACCTTAACTTCATCATCGTCGCATTCTATCCCGCTATCAACAAATGCGTTCGAATTATTCATCTTCATTGCATCTGTCATGAGTGTATCATAATCAGACGGATAATCAAACACATTTTCATTAATAAAAATGGCCATCATATAATACGCTTGTGAACATTTAGCCTGCATACTTCTATCCAAATAATCAAATGCACTAATCGCATCACCGTTAATAAAGAATTCTAAAATAGCAATATGATACAACAAATATGGTTGCGCATTATTGACTATGCCTTTATAAAATTCTAGCGACTTTTTGTCAAAATTTTCGAAAACATATTCGTTATCATAGTACAAATTGTGTAATTTGTTCATTGCATTCAGATCACCATCATCTGCTTGGGCGATTAATTCATCAAAAGAGGATATATTCATCTTTATAGGATAAATAATATCATATGTGATTATAAATCATAATATCATTTTTTTTTGTGGTACTACAATATATAAATGGATTTATATTTTTTGCTAAGTCATGATATTTGTAACCATATCATTGAATATATCACTTTGGAGGATGTGATTGTTGTCAGCATGTTAAACAAATTTGCACCGGATTTGTTGCTGCATAAAAATATCAAGAACGTTTTCATGCGAGAAATGGAAATGTCATCTATGGTAGCAACCTCTAACGATTTTCCAAATGAATGTGTTGATGCATGTTTAGGAGCAACAATGTTACAAAATAATCCAAAAATTCGCGCGTATATTTACGATCATCAATTGATCAAAACCACTACAATTAATTCTTTGTTAGTTATCAATTATTGGTTGAATTGGGATGAAACAAACAAGAAACAGAGTGAAGTATTTCAAAAAATATTAACTGCTACAAAAAATAATGACGATAGCTTCTTTTTCTTGAACATCTTTGTCAATTACATGTATGAAATTAAAGTCAAGTACATTGTGGAAGCTATGCGAAAACTAGATATGTTTGCACAGTTTAACAAATTTTGGAATAATCTTTTCGGAACAAATTATCCTGCTAAAACATACAAAGATTGTGCATTCATTTCTCAAAAACAAGCTGGAAAAAAAGTGTCATATTTTTCGCATCCTATATTGATAATTTCATTGATAATAGATGATACATCTCGTATCAAAAAAATATTAGATTATTATAACGATTCTAGATATAATAGCGTAATTGGACTTTTTTTATTTGGTGATGCTGTTATTAAAGATACTATGGAGGACATCAGTTTCGCAGCATCTATGTCGATTTATAGATATATCAAAAAACAATATCCGGAATTTACTGATTTAGTTATGTCTATCAAAAATAACGAAAGCAAATTCAATCACATGGTACGTTGATATCCCCACAAATTAACTGATCAATGAACAATCTAATATCGTCAGTTTCTGCAGCCTATCCGTAAAATTTTTTATCTCCAACATATAGAACATGGATGAATCACATCATAGATGTCAGCGGAATCTAGGTCATCGTTGCAATAGATGTTGCAATCACCAAAAATATATCATCAAATGTGTATGCGACGGCGAAACTGGCCCCACTGGTAACACTGGAGCAACTGGAGTTACAGGTGTAACCGGAGCTACAGGGAATACAGGTGCAACTGGAGTTGTTGGACCAACTGGACCTGCAAATGGAATCACTGGGGAAACTGGACCAACTGGTAATACAGGCGCAACTGGAGTCACAGGTCCAACTGGTGTAACTGGTAATACCGGCGCAACTGGAGTAACCGGTGCAACAGGGTCAACTGGCGTTACAGGTGTCACTGGATCAACAGGACCAACCGGAGTCACTGGATTTACCGGATCAACAGGATCAACTGGGGCTACGGGAGTTACCGGATCAACTGGATCAACTGGAGCTACTGGAGCTACTGGTGTCACCGGAGCCACCGGAATTACTGGATCAACTGGAGTTACTGGAGCTACTGGTGTTACCGGATCTACTGGAGCTACTGGTGTCACTGGAGCTACTGGTGTTACCGGATCAACTGGAGTTACTGGTTTTACTGGAGCTACTGGTGTCACCGGATCAACTGGTGTTACCGGATCAACTGGACCAATTGGAGTTACCGGAGCTACTGGAGCTACCGGATCAACTGGAGCTACTGGAATTATTGGACCAACTGGAGTTACTGGATCAACAGGATCAACTGGATCGACAGGATCAACTGGATCAACTGGAGTTACTGGATCAACTGGAGTTACTGGATCATCTGGATCAACTGGATCAACTGGATCAACTGGATCAACCGGATCAACGGGAGTTATTGGACCTACTGGCGCTACCGGTGTCACTGGAACTACAGGAGCTACCGGCCCAACTGGTCCTGTTTTAGATCCTGCTGTTGATGTTGATGATATTGACACATTTATTACAGGATTAAATTTATTTAAATTAGGTATTACGGGTGCAACTGGTGGTGTACCAGGTAGTACAGGTAACGTTTCCGGTATATCATCTGCACCTGGTTTAGGAGCATGGGTTGAAGGCGGAGGTAACGTTGTGGCTGGTTCGTATTCTCACGCAGAAGGTTTAGGTACCCAAGCTCAATCAATTGCTGCTCATTCAGAAGGAATAAGTACAATTGCAGCTGGTATCGCGAGTCATTCGGAGGGGATTGCTACTCGCGCAACTGGCCTAGGATCTCACGCGGAAGGAGGAGCTACCATTGCATCGGGACAATATGCTCACAGCGAAGGTGACCCAACAACTGCGTCAGGATATGCTTCCCATGCGGAAAATGTAGGTACAGTTGCGTTTGGATATGCGTCGCACGCTAGTGGTTACGGAACTACCGGATTTGGTATAGCATCTCACGCAGAAGGTTTTCAAACATTAGCTTCCGGCGATTATGCACATTCTGAAAATGATAGTACACTGGCGGCAGGATTCGCTGCTCATTCGGAAGGAAGCAGCTTTTTTGATACGATGACTATTTTTTTTACAGAAGGTGGTGTATCTGATAGTATTGTTGTTGGTTCACCTGGCGTGTTATCATATAATATAGCAGGTGCGACCGGATCTCACGTAGAAGGAGGGGGGTCTACAGCAAACGGTTCATATTCTCATAGTGAAAATTTATATAACAGATCCATTGGAGAAGCGTCACATTCTTCAGGAATAAATACAACTGCGTTTGGCTTGGCGTCCTATACGGGGGGAATTTCATGTACAGCTAGTGGTGATGGTGCTCGCGCGGAAGGTTATATGACTGGTGCAACTGGAAATTTCAGTCACGCGCAGGGCCGTCATACTATCGCCTCTGAAGATTCTGCATGTGCTCAGGGTTCGTACACTACAGCCTCAGGAATTTCATCTCATGCACAAGGTGACTCAACAAATGCTACAGGTCAAGCTTCACACGCTGAAGGTAATAGCACGACAGCGAGTAATAATGCTGCTCACGCTGAAGGAATAATTACTACTGCAAGTGGGGCCGGAAGTCATGCATCTGGTTTCAATTCGCTTGCATCTGGTTTTGCAAGTCACAGTGGAGGCATGTATACGATAGCTTCTGGAGATGCGTCTTCAGCTGGTGGTACTGGATGTGTCGCCAGTGGTTTATGTTCCCTCGCGGAAGGTAATACCACGACCGCCTTTGGTTCATTTAGTTGCACAGAAGGGACGTTTATTGTCGGTCAATATGATGTTATTATTGATAAATTTGCAGGCGATATTATATCTGTTGGAGGCACAGGAATATCTCAATTTAATTATGGATATGGAATCGCTGCTCACGTTGAAGGGGCGGGAAATACAGGATATGGCGACTACTCTCACACACAAGGAATCTACAGTCAAGCATCTGGACCGGCATCTCATTCAAGTGGTATCGCAACTTTTGCCAATTTCTACGGATCTCACAGTGAAGGTATTTTAACTATAAGTGACAACGTTGCATCACATTCACAAGGATTGCAAACGGGCGCATATGGAATAGCTTCTTCAGCGGGAGGTAGATTTACACAGGCTATCGGAAACTATTCCAATGCCCAAGGATATCAAACAGCTGCCATTGGCACATCATCCCAATCGGAAGGCGAAGGAACAACTGGGTACGGGACTAATTCCCACGCGACTGGTTTCCAAACTACATCAATGGGTTTCGCATCAATTTCGTCCGGAATGAATACTTTTGCAGATGGCCAAGGTACATTCGCGGGTGGAATTTTGTCATCCACTGACACTGCTGGACAATTTGCTAGAGCTGCTGGCGGTTTTAGTACTGGTATCGGATTAACTGGAGCAACTGGAATAGGTACGTCACAATTTGCGATATATCACACTGGATTACAATCAACAACTACTTCTGCTAATCAAGTACTTCAAGTGTTGTATGATACGTCCAACATCATTATTCCTGAAAGAACTGTTTGGGGTATTACGGCAACAATAACAGGTACTAATTTATCTGCAGTTGATCCTGTTAATTTATCTTATTTTACGATAAGTTGTGTTGCTTATCGAGGAACGGGAGTGGCAGTTATTGATTCACAATCAGTAATAAATGCAGTTGGATCTGTTCCAGCTGGAGCGGCCCCTGCTTTTGCAGTTGTAGCATCTTTTGGTATAGCTGTTGTAATTACGCCGCTTATTGCCGATACACGGTGGTCAGCAACAATTTCGGTTACAAGTACTGCTTTATAAATTATCATTCATAATCGAACATATACGAATTAATCGCAAGCATTGCTTTATAAATTATTATTTATAAAGCAAATTTATGATTATCAATCTGTAATACAACTGGACAAATTTTGAAAAAAATACGACTTACATGTCAACATAAACACATGGCAAATCATATATTTTAAAGATGGATCATGATGAAAAATTTTTTAACGAAATACAAAAAAAATGTACGGCGCACGGGGATTGCTCGATTTGGAACGGTACATTTAGAGATGGTTTATGTTTTCAATGGAACAGAACCGTTTCAAGGCCAATTAACGTATTAAAATTTATGTGGAATTACTATTACGAACCAATAAAAGCAAATGAAAAATTAATACGTACATGTGGGGAACCTTTATGTATTCAAATTGAGCATATCGATGTGAAACCAAGAGCTAAACTAGTATCGAAAGAAGAAAAATGGAACAAACTTTTCAAATGCGGTAAAATAGATGAAACGAGTGAATACGATGGAAAAAAATGTTTAGTTTGGCAAGGTTACAAATCTGTGGGAGGATATGGAGAGTCCAGTGTTAATCACAAAAAATATTATGTGCATAGGATAGCTTTTTGGATATCCCATGATGAATATGAAACTATCGATGATATTCCTGACGTCGACGACGATGGTCAGCGACTTGTCGTACGTCACCTATGTGGTCAATCATCGTGTTTTGAGAGTTCACATTTACAAATAGGGACAGACAGTGTAAATAGTTATGAAGATAAAATAAACGCTGGAACAATGCAACGAGGAGAAAAACATCATAATTGTTCTATCAGTGAAGAACTAGCAAAGAAAATAAAATGGTCAAAACTAGATCGAAGTGATAAAAATTATATGACAGCAAAAGAACGTGCTGTTCATTTTGGTGTATCTTTCCGTATCGTCGACAAAATCGATAATAACGAAACATGGTCTCATATTCCTGACAAAAATGGTATTATTTTGTCAACAGCTAGAAAAAGAGAACGGGAACGTAACGCCAAAATAAAAGCCAAGAATCGAAAGTGGACCGAAAAAATGTTTAAACAGGCAAGATGGAAATTGGACGCTCGTTCAAAAATTGATAGAAATGGCCGGAAATATAAAAACTCTTTTTGTAGGCTTTGGACAGGTAAATGCGCACCAGATGGTTACGCTAGAACAATGATCCACGGAAAACAGATATTTGTACATATACTTGCTTGTCACATCAAATATAGAACAACAAATTCAGGAGGATTACAAGTTTTACATAAATGTGGAAGAAGATTATGCGTCAATCCAAAACATTTATCCTTCGGTTCAGCGATTGAAAATGCTGCTGATAAAAAAATGCATGGTACATCTGGCAGGAAGTTGACAATGGAACAAGCAAATGAGATCAGGTTATTATATAAATCCGGCGATTATAAACAAATTGATTTGACAAAAAAATATAACGTCAGTAAAGATACTATTCAAAATATTATTCATAATCGAACATATGTAGATTGATTACAAGTATTGCTTTATAAATTATTATTTATAAAGCAAATTTTCACAATAACTGTTTGGTTTGTAAGTACCGAACACTTTATCCCACAACGAAAATCGTTTCGAAAAGTTGTAATTAAAATATCGATGATGAATATCATGATCGTGAGTACATAATGAAATATCAAAATAAGCAGGTATCCAAGGGAACTGAGGAAAAGACTTTTGATTTATATTTTTTCCTGTGTGACCGGATACTTCTACGATTGTTTTATAAGTCATCATCATCGCAAATTGGTATTTACTCATGTCGATCATCGAGATAGTTATCAATAAAGGAATTGAATTAGATAGTACAAAATCAATCGGATGTTGATAATATGTGTCCATAAAAGTAACGTCCGTCTTAGAATGATGATATTGGTGCAGATACAAGTACAAAAATTTATTTACATGTGATATCCGATGTATCCAATAATGAATAAAATCATACATCAGTTCGAATAAGAAAGATATGGGGACGAAAGTTAATAGATCATAAAATATGCATGTATCTCTAAAAGTAATAGAATGTAAGGCGAAATAGTATGTACATGTTTCAATAAATATTGTGAGCAAAAAAATAGATATTGACTCTACAGAGTATTGACAAGATCTGGGTGTTATGTATTGTTTGTTTCGTTGAACGTACGCTATGAATGACATGATGATGATTGTTTTGAGCAAATATAGCAAGTAATTTATTATAAAATGCTGGGTATCGAATGCATAGATAAAGTTGCTAATTAGTAACAAAAATGTATTTACCACAAGGTAATTAATTATGTTCATTTATAATATAAAAAGATTAAATGGAAGGATTTGACATAGTCTCTCTGGGATATAATTGCTATCCAGGAATGTATAGCGACAAAAAAAATGGGGCAAATTTACAATTTTTTTCGAACATTGCGGTTCCATCTTGGGCATTAGTTAAGATGTTAGAAAATAATTTTAGCGCATTCAACGATAAAAATGATTATGTTCCTATGAAAATATTCTCCGATTCCGGAATACATTTTTTGACCAACAAAACATATTATGCGCGATTGGCGAAAGGTACAATTGTCAACGATGATTTTTTGAAAAAATTAAATGAAAGAAAGACCGCATTCATTGATATCTTAAAGTCGGATAAAGAGGTATTATTTTTGAGATATGAAGAACCAGAAAAAAGTGATTTGCCACATTTTACAGGATCAAGAATAGTTCCAAATGAATATGCCGAAGATTACAAACAAAATGAAATTTATCATTTAAAATTATTATCTACATACTTGCAGAAAACATATCCTGGATTAAAATATCATATCATGTTTGTCGGTAATTCATTAAATTCAGAGACAAAATTGGATTATGACGCAGAGTCTAAAATTATAACAATTCCGAACGCAAATATCGGATCAAACTACGAAAAAGTATTTGATGATATCTTTGCGAATAATGCAACATTCATTAAAGAAAAAATTGGCAAATAAAAAAAATGAAAAAAATTATGTCAAGAATGTCAAATTAATCTATCATATAATATGACAAATAAATGAGTAAACAAAGCCTTTTGCCCAAAGACCAAGAATTAGATCTTGCTGACAGTTTTATTAAAGAACGAGATGAAGAGATAAAAAAGATCAATGGCGAGATGAGAGAAGTAAATGAATTGTTCAAAGATATCGCTGGCTTGATCAATAACCAAGGAGATTTTGTGGATCGTATTGGCGATAACGTTATTAATGCACACGAGAATGTTAAGGAAGGTAATAAAGAACTTTTGGAAGCAGAAAAGGAACAGAAAAAGACGGAAACATTTTATGGTTATATTGCGGCAGGGGTAACTGGTGCTGTAGCAATTAGTGGTTTGATTATTAGTGCTGTAGTTTTTTTATAAAATTGAAAATAATTAACATAGATATATTTGAATATATCTATGTTAATAAAATGGATTTGACGAAAGATGTTTATTTACAAATAGGCGAATATTTAGATAACAAAGGAAAAATCCAACTAAGTATGACGTCGAAAGAGATGAACAAATTGAAGTTCATATTTTTGTATGAAGATAGAGTCGATGTTGATCGGATTGTGAACTTGTCGTATTATGATAACTTTGAAAACATTGCGTCATCGTATATCAGCATTTCGAGAAATTTTATTATGTTATTAAGAAAAGGAAGATTACCTAAAAATGTCAAATATCATCATTATACTTCAGATGTTACACATTTCTTTTTGGAATTTGATCCAAATAACACGCTGATAAAGTGCGAACCACATTCAGACGTATATTTTGTAGAGGGCGTACCATTTTTTGTCACACATTTGACTTTTGTCGATCTCAACCAACCTATTTATGATATTCCATCGACAGTTACGCATTTAGATTTTGGCGATCGTTTTAATAGATCAATAATCGGAAGTATTCCATCATCAGTTACACATTTGCGTTTAGGTAATAATTTTAATGGTAATTTATGCAAGAAATCTATCCCGACATCAGTTAAGTATTTGGTATTAGGGGAAAAATATCGTATTCTTATTCCTACATGCATAGTTTTTCAACTCGATTCACTAACTTATGGCAAGCCTACACTTTAACAAATTAATAATTTTAATTTGTTAAATTTGAACGTCTCTTTTTATATTTGGCATATAAATCAGGTCCAAAAGCGATTATGGTTATTGCCAAAATAGCAAATCCCAAATGTACATATCCGGCGTTTGCGTATTCCATAGCTTTAGAAAGATAACCCTCGACCACGTAAAATACTGAAAACATCATTTTTATAAATGATTCAAAGTATATTCTCAAAGTTACTGCTATTTCTTCTAATTCCAACCAAACCAAAAAACCACTTATAGTAGCGATTATTTTGCCGACGAAAGTCCAAAATTCCCTCAAATATATTGTAATAGTGTCAATAAAATATGTTGGCCGAATTGTATAACCAGATATTCGACCAATATGTTCCCAAATGAATGTAGAAACGAAAATAAAGCTGAATACTTTAATCTTATTCATGTTTGTTGTATCAATCATTTATGATACGATATCCTGAGCAAATATATTTCAATTTTTTCGATATGCATCATCTTTAAATATCACGTCTATTATTATAATGTCCTATAATCCGTCGGCGAACTTCCCATACAAAAAACTGACAATGAATCACAATGAAGTCATCAAAAAGATCTCCGAAATCAAAAATAATATCCCAAAATATTCTACACAGCCATATCGTCCACTTGCGATTTATCAAAAATTAAACTTGATTAACGGAAAATATTATGATAAATTCATTAAAATTATTACAACAGATGATTTGTATGATAAAGTAAATGTTCTTACAGATTATTTCAACGAACAATCAAGAATGAAATGTTCTTTTAATAATTATCTGGAACCGATTAATTATTTTAGAATTTACAACAAAAAAATATTGCATGACGTCAAAGATAAAACTCCACATAACATGCGAGAGTATATTTATGCACATATCAAAGAATGTAATCTGTTTAAGGTATCAACTGCAGCATTTGTGTATGATTTTTTTAAGGCAAAACATATTTTAGATTTTAGTTCTGGATGGGGTGATAGATTGTTGGCGGCATGTGCATTGAAGATTAAATATTTTGGTATTGATCCTAATATTGATAATCATTGTGGCTATAATGAGATAATAAAATTAGCGGGCGATCAGAACATGCAATGCGTATATCGCTCTGGTGCAGAATATTTACCTAGTTATGTTATCGATGACCGCATATCTCAACATGGAAAATTTGATCTCATCTTTACCAGTCCGCCATTTTTTGATTATGAAATATATTCGAGTGGATTGCAAAGTATATCGTCATATACTGCCAGTGCAGAATATTGGTTAGTATATTTTTTGTTTGTTGTTTTGATCAAATACATTCCGTACTTGCAAATCGGTGGTACCATGGGTATATACATCCAGGATATTAAAAATAAATTTATCGTTTGCGAACCAATCGTGCTATTCATCTTGTCATTCTATTCAAATATGGAATTTAGTGGTATCATCACTGAAAACTTTCCGATGTTACTCTTCAAAAAAAAATCAGATGATATTATGACTAATAAAGGTATGGAAGGGAAATTTATGAATGCCTATTCAAACATCTACAGGTTATCACATCGACTGATAAAACAGCAATTATACAATAATTACATAATAGGAACAACCTTTCAAAAAAATATTGTCAATGATAATGTTGAGAACAATATGTATTTCCGAACTTTTTTTAAATGTTTTGTGCAAGATGAAACGCATACGAATATTATCACATATGGATCGAAGAAAAGTATCATGCCATATTATGTAGCGAGAGCCGCACATATGTTGAAAAAAAATAGTACATTTTACTGTCCCAAAACTGAACGGGATCCGGCGAATTATGACAAAGATATGAATTTCATGCCGCTACATTTTTCGCAAAAAATTTTAGACGCTAAAGAACAGTTTGGATTGGACATTTTAGAAATAGATGTTGAAATGACTAAGAAGCAAATATCATTCATCAAAAATATAATTCCTGTAACATTCAAAGATCTTGTTATCAATTATACTGATTATGATCCGCAGCTAAAGAATATAATGCGCGAAACTATCAACGAAACTGTGACTATTTTGGGAATCGATCCTAATTTTGCAGGAACCATTTATATAACTGTTTCAGTAACGTTGGAGATCGAATGTTTGTATGATATATTTCGATCTGCAAAATTTTTTGTTGTGCAGACAAATAGATGGGATTTTACTAAGTCGTATGAAATGAGTAGGACGAAGTTAGTTTATTCAGAATATATGTTCGCGGAAGACGTAGCTGATGTTCCCATTAATTGTATTCCGCATACAAATTGCAAGATCTGGTCATCATTTAAGGAATACTCTGTTGATGGAGATATTTTATGGTTGAGTGCAGTTTAATAGTAAATAAAATTGAAAAATATTCATCCTGGCATCATTATCCAATATTTAATATACAAACTATGTATCATTGCAAGAGTTGTTTTTGTGAATATGATGATGCTGGATTAGAAAAGAACAAGAGAGATGATGTATTTCAGTGTGATAGATGTTTCGATGCGCGTGGAATAGTATATGGACTGTACCAAGAATGTGCTATCTGCATCGTACGTAATACATCGGTGATATTTGATAAATGCGGACATTGCATTTGTAAAAAATGTCAAAAAAATGTAACTAATGGTGTATGCGTAATTTGTAAATCGACTAGAAATGTATTTATCTTACCTCATAAAATTGACCAAGATATCTTTTATTTTGAAAAAGTGGATCGATCAATAAAAAACCACTTCAAAAAATTACATTATCAAGTTAAGGACAGTATCGGAAAAGAATTAGCAACTCTTGACTTGTATGTTTTATATACGGAATATTATAAATTTTTGAAATTATTACAGCTCAATGATAACAATAATAACCCTGATAAATTAAGTCCTCCATTGAAGATCGATGCAATATGGTGCGAAGATTTATCAGTTAATGAGGATTACAATAATTTTTGCATGTTGGAATATGACCAGATATTATTTCGTGATCCCGTTGTGAGTGGCGATAGATATGAACGAACTATCGCGTTGTATAAAAAAACGTTTAATGATGATCCTACGTTGTTATTTTGGCCACCTAGTCGCATACTTGTTCAAAAAACGGTACAACTATTCGTAAAAACGAGGACAGGAAAAACAATAACAGTTAATATCAAAAATGGTTGTAGTATCTATGAAATCAAGGAATATATTCAAAATAGAGAGGCCATACCATGCGATCAAATGAAATTGGTCTTTGCAGGCAAGTATTTAGAAGACGATAAAACGATCGTAGATTATGGGATCAAGCACGAGTTTACATTACATTTAGAATTACGATTGCGCGGGGACTAATAAATCAGGTTTTGATTAAAATATGATTTATATTGTTGATGTGTTTGAATTACGGGCGATTCCCTTGTCGATATTGAATGATAAAATATTAATACATTCAAATCTTCTGGCTATTTGCTTACCGGTGATATTGAATATTGATATGTTCGGATCTTCTGGCAATTCTCTTGCCGACGATATTGAATGATCAAATATTTCTGTCTTCAAATCTTCCGGCAAGAGAATTGCCAACAACGCTGAATGATCAAATATTTGTGTCTTCAAATATTCAGGCAATTCTCTTGCCGATAACATTGAATGATAGAATATTGATGTGTTCAAATCTCCCGGCAATTCTCTTGCCCGCAACATTGAATGATCATACGATAAAAAATTGAATTTTTTATTGTAAGACAAATATTCTATTAAGAAATAGCAAAATGGACCAAAGTGATATAGTATACCAAATATTCAATGAATTATCATTAAACGATGTCGTAAGATGTTCAACTGTTAATCGACTTATGAATCATGTGTGTGATTTACAATATGCGAGATTAATAAATGACTATGAGAACATCCTAGCAAACCTTTTTTATAAAATCTCATACAAACAAATGTATGTAGCTTGTTATGAATTAGATGTTTTTATAAAAAAATATTCAGACCTTAATTTATTCAATTTTTTCTCTACGGACGTATTATATATTACATCGAGAAATATTATTAAGTTCCCAAAAATGATAGGACAACTTGTTAATTTGCGAGAAATATTGTTGTCTTGTAATCAAATTACAAAATTACCAGAAACAATAGGACAACTTGTTAATTTGCAAAATTTATGGTTGAATAACAATAAAATAACAGAATTACCAAAAACAATAGGACAACTTAGTAATTTGCAAGAATTATGGTTGGATCACAATCAAATTACAAAATTACCGGAAACAATAGAACAACTTGTTAATTTGCGAGAATTATCGTTGTATAATAATCAAATTACAAAATTACCGGAAACAATAGAACAACTTAGTAATTTGCAAAAATTATCGTTGTCTAATAATCAAATTACAAAATTACCGGAAACAATAGGACAACTTAGTAATTTGCAAGAATTATGGTTGGATAATAATCAAATTACAGAATTACCAGAAACAATAGGGCAACTTGTTAATTTGCGAGAATTATCGTTGTATAATAATCAAATTACAAAATTACCGGAAACAATAGAACAACTTGTTAATTTGCGAGAATTATCGTTGTATAATAATCAAATTACAAAATTACCGGAAACGATAGAACAACTTGTTAATTTGCGAGAATTATCGTTGTATAATAATCAAATTACAAAATTACCGGAAACAATAGAACAACTTATTAATTGTAAGATCATACAATAAAAAATTGAATTTTTTATTATAAGACAAATATTCTATTAAGAAAGAGCAAAATGGACCAAAGTGATATAGTATATCAAATATTCAATGAATTATCATTAAATGATATTGTAAGATGTTCAACTGTTAATAGACTTATAAATCATATATGCGATTTACAATATGCGAGATTAATAAATGACTATGAGAACATCCTAGCGAACCTTTTTTATAAAAGCTCATACAAACAAATGTATGTAGCTTGTTATGAATTAGAAGGTTTTATAAAAAAATATACAGACCTTAATTTATTCAATTTTTTCTCTACGAACGTATTAGATATTACATCGAGAAATATTATTAAATTGCCAAAAATGATAGGACAACTCAGTAATTTGCAAAAATTATGGTTGCATAATAATAAGATTATCGAATTACCGGAAACAATAGGACAACTTAGTAATTTGCGATACTTATCGTTGTCCAATGATAAAATTACAAAATTACCGGAAACAATAGGACAACTTAGTAATTTGCAAGAATTACACTTGTATAGTAATCAAATTACAAAATTACCGGAAACAATAGGACAACTTATTAATTTGCAACAATTATGGTTGCGTGATAATCAAATTACAAAATTACCGGAAACAATAGGACAACTTGTTAATTTGCAAGAATTATCGTTGTCTGATAATCAAATTACAGAATTACCGGAAACAATCGGACAACTTATTAATTTGCAAAAATTATGGTTGCGTGATAATCAAATTACAAAATTACCGGAAACAATAGGACAACTTAGTAATTTGCGACATTTATCGTTGTTTGAAAATCGAATTACAAAATTACCGGAAACAATAGGACAACTTAGTAATTTGCAATTTTTATCATCGGATAACAATAAAATAACAGAATTACCAGAAACAATAGGACAACTTAGTAATTTGCAACAATTATGGTTGTATAACAATAAAATAACAGAATTACCAGAAACAATAGGACAACTTAGTAATTTACGAGAGTTATCGTTGTTTAATAATCAAATTACAAAATTACCAGAAACAATAGGACAACTTAGTAATTTGCAAGAATTATTGTTGTCCAAGAATCAAATTACAGAATTACCAGAAACAATAGGACAACTTATTAATTGTAAGATTGTACGATAAAAAATTCAATTTTTTATCGTAAGACAAATATTCTATTAAGAAAGAGCAAATGGACCAAAATGATATATTATACCAAATATTCAATAAATTATCATTAAACGATATTGTAAGATATTCAACCGTTAATAGACTTATAAATCATATATGTGATTTACAATATGCGAGATTAATAAATGGCTATGAGAACATCCCGGCAAATCTTTTTTACAAAAAACTCACACAAACAAATTTATGTAGCTTGTTATGAATTAGAAAGGTTTGTTCATAAATATTCTAATCATTATTCTTGATTATAAGAATACAAGTTGCCAGAAACAATAGGACAGCTTAGTAATTTGCAAGAATTATCATTGTCGTATAATCAAATTACAAAATTACCGGAAACAATAGGATAGCTTAGTAATTTGCAATAATTATCGTTGTTTTATAATCAAATAACAGAATTACCAAAAACAATAGGACAACTTATTAATTGTAAGATCAAATATTGATGCGTTCAAATCTTTTGGTAACATTGAATAATCAAATATTGATGCGCTCAAATCTCCAGGCAATCCACTCGCCAGTAACATTGAATGTTCGAATATTGATGCGCTCAAATCTTTTGGCAACATTGAATGATCAGATATTGATGCATTCAAATCTTCTGGCAATTCTCTGCCAGTAACATTGAATGATCAAATATCAATGCGTTCAAATTTCCAGGTAATTCTCTCGCCGGCAACATTGAATGATCGAATATTGTGTCTTCAAATCTTCTGGCAATTCCCTTGCCCGCAACATTAAATAATCAAATATTAATGTGTTCAAATCTCCAGGCAATTCTCTCGTCGGCAATATTGAATGATCGAATCTTATGGCAATTCTCTTGCCATAAGATTTGAATGATCGAATATGCGTTCAAATCTTATGGCGATTAACTTACCGGCGATATTGAATGATAGAATATTTATGCATTCAAATCTGGCAATTCTCTTGCCAGTAACATTAAATGATCAAATATTAGTGCATTCAAATTTCACGGCAATTCTCTTGCCAGCAACATTGAACGAACTAATATTTGTGCATTCAAATTTCACGGCAATTTGAATGCCAGCAACATTGAACGAACTAATATTTGTGCATTCAAATCTCACGGCAATTCTCTTGCCAGCAACATTGAACGAACTAATATTTGTGCATTCAAATCTCACGGCAATTCTCTTGCCAGCAACATTGAACGAACTAATATTTGTGCATTCAAATCTCACGGCAATTCTCTTGCCAGCAACATTGAACGAACTAATATTTGTGCATTCAAATCTCACGGCAATTCTCTTGCCAGCAACATTGAACAAACTAATATTTGTGCATTCAAATCTCACGGCAATTCTCTTGCCAGCAACATTGAACGAACTAACATTTGTGCATTCAAATCTCACGGCAATTCTCTTGTCAGCAACATTGAACGAACTAATATTGGTGCATTCAAATCTTCTGACAACATTGAATAATCAAATATTAATGCGTTCAAATCTTCTGGCAATTCTCTTGCCAGCAACATTGAACGAACTAATATTTGTATGTTCAAATCTCAAGGCAATTCTCTCGCCAGCAACATTGAATGATCAAATATTGGCGTATTCAAATCTCCGGGCAAGAATTGCCGGCAACATTGAACGAACTAATATTTGTGCATTCAAATCTCAAGGCAATTTCTTGCCAGCAACATTGAATGGTCAATATATTGGCAGGTTCAAATCTCCAGGCAATATCAATCGAATAAAAATGAAAAATATTCATCCTGATCTTCTTATTAATACATTAATATTACAAAGATGTATCATTGCAGGAGCTGTTTTTGCGAATACGATGACGTTGGATTGAAAAACAACAAAATAAGTGATGTATTCCAGTGTGATAGATGTTTTGATTCTGATGGAATAGTATATGGTTTATACCAAGAATGTATAATATGTATGGATAATAACACATCGATGATATTCAATAAATGCGGACATTGTGTATGTGAAAATTGCCAAGGAACGATAACAGATGGCGTTTGTATAATTTGCAAATCAACTGGGAATCATTTCATCTTACCTCGCACAAACTGCGATTTTAATTTAGATAAGATTGATTCTACAATACGAAAATGTTTCAAAAAATTGTATCGCCAAATTAAAGACACCATCGGACAAGAAATATATACTCAGTTTGGTTTATATATTTTGTGTTCAGAGTACTACAGATTCTTAAAGTTGTTGCAGTTGAACGATAACAATAATAATCCGGATAAGCTAAATCCGTCAAAGATGATCGATAAAATCTGGCGAGAACATTTGTCGGACAATGAAAATTACAATAATACTTGTATGTTGATCTGTGGATATATATTGTTTCGGAGTCCAACAATAATTGTTGGCGAACATAAAAAGACCGTTACCTTATACAAAAAAACGTTCAATGAATATCCTTTAGACTTTTTTTGGCCGTATGTATATGAACCTAACAGTCCAATGCAAATATATGTAAAATTATTGAGTGGCAAAACAATAACGATTGATACAAACTGCGATTGTTTGATTGATCAAATTAAGGAATATATTCAGAACAAAGAAGGTATTCCATCTGGCCAACAGAGATTAATTTATGCAGGCAAACAATTGGAAGATGGCAGAACTATCGCAGATTATAAAATTAAGCCGGAGTGCACAATACATCAAGTAGAACGATTACGTGGCGATTAATCATAAATCATGTTTTAATAAAACATGATTTATGATAAAATTGAAAAATTATTATCCTAGTTTCTTTACCAATATATCAATACTAGACAAATGTGCGATCACGAAGATGGTAAATTGAAAAATAACAAAATGCAAATATTTATAAAAACCACAAAGGTCGCACAATACAAGTAGGCGTTGAAATTGATTGCACAATTCAACAAATCAAATATATTGCCCAAAATGTTGATGGTGTACCAGCTAAATATTTTAAGGTGATTTATGCTGATAAGACATTAGATTGTGAAAGAACTGTTGCCGATTATGGTATCATACGTAATTCGACAATATACACAGTAACACGATTGCGCGGCGACTAATCATAAATCATTTTTTATTAAAATATGATTTATGTTGACCAATTATCAATATTTGCCATCAACACAAGCTTATATCCGTCATCCGATAAAACATTAAAACTTTTGATAGAGCGAGTATCATCCCCACATATTCCTCTACAGGCAAATAGTACATCATCAATTGTAATCGGACTATTTTTTTCTTCGGATCGTATTTCAATCTCTTCAAAAAGATCAATAACATGAATATATTTTCGATCAGATAATGGTCCGGTAAGAACACTTGAACCTCGATTTGATTTAATTTTTTCTTCTGGAAACTCGTACCAATATTTGGGAGTCATTATTTCTTTGTGAAAACATGTTTTATTAGTTTTATCTGGTTTTGATTCCCATCCTCCTTGTCCTTCAGGTCCTAATCTAACGGCGATTGTTTTATGACGTAGAGGATGACTACACGAAAATTTTTTGGCAACTTTAGGATTAATCAATATGTATTTTTCTTCGCGCATAATGATTAGTCGAGGAATTAGACGTAATCGGTATGCGAGATCAACGTCAGGATCAGGAATGAATTCCACGAGCTTATATCCAAATCCGCTATGATACACTGGCGCAAGAGTATTAAGCAAGGTTAGATCATGATAGCTCAAAAAATAAGGAAAATCAGATTTCTGAAACGCATCTGACCAGCTTATAAATTTAGGTTCTGCCATTGTTTTGATAGATATATTTAGAATGCGTTGATAAAGATAATAAAATTTCAATTTTTTTTGACAATCATCTCGTTCATAAATATCTCAATTATAAATATACTATGTCGCAAATATCCAGTGGATGGAATTTATCAAATGGTACATTTACTTTTGTCAGTCATATGCATAATTTTCTTACTAACATAGCAAGAAATGGAGATAGTTCCAGAAATATTAATTCTAATGAGCTAACTTTTTCATCAACTGGTATTGACGATAGATCTTTACCAAGAAATATGGGAGATTTATTGAAGATTGTACCTACTCGATATATTACCTATGCAATTTATGTCAACGCGAACGGAAATATATCCAAACATGATTGTTGGCAATTTAATTTTTTGATGGCAGAGAATCATAGTCAAAATAAAGTAGAGGGGATTGTTGCAGTTGCCAGATCTGATTGGGAACCAGATTCTGGCGGTCCGCCTAAATTATTTGGCGGAGATATTTATAATTACGATAATCAATCCTGGTACAAATTGTATGTTGGTTCTAAATTGATAGATCGATTAACAACAGGTAGCAGGGTACAATCGGGTGCGGGGTCAGGATGCTCATTTTATCCATATGGTGGATGGAGTGATATCAAAGTTTCTATGCTTCTTTTCGCCACAGTTGATGTTCGCATGTATTGCACTGAAGGAGATAATCTTGGCAATGATTTTTGTTTCGCATTGATGGACAGTTATTTTGCGGGGAAACCAGGGACAGTTGAATCTTCAACGACAACATATGTCCGAGAATATTGTACGCGCAATGTTCCTAACGGGGATCTGTCAACTGCTTCGGCTCGTAACCAACAAATTTGTGCGTGCAACATGCAAGATTATTCAAAATATAATTTAGGCAATAACGTAAGCGGGGTGCGAACGGAATGTTTTTTGGATGATTGTTTGCGCAGTAATTTTAAACCTGGAACTTTAAATAACTGTCCCGCGCCAGAGTGTTTAAATCTAGTTTCAATTGATAGGTCTCCAGTAACCGGCGGTAATTTAACTATTGATCAACGTAATCAATGTTTGAATATATTGAAAAATTATACAGGGGGAGATGACAACAGCGGCAGTGACGACGGCGGTAGTGATGGTGGTAACGATGACGGCGGCAGTAATCCATCGCCAATTGCACAATCATTCTGGGAAAAAAATAAAATAATAATAATAATTGTCATCGTAATTATCATCTTATTGATCATTGGAGCTGGCGTTTATTTTGCAACATCTGATTAATATATCCATTATTAATATAATATGTCGCGGTTGTCTGGCGGATGGAATTTAGATAATGGAACGTTTATATTTGTCAGTCATATGCATAATTTTCTTAATAATTTGCCAAAAAATGGAGATAGTGCCAAAAATGTTAATCCTAACGAATTAATATTTTCTTCAGATGTTATCGGCGGTGGATTGCCTAGAACGCTCAGAGATTTGTTAAAAATAGTGCCAAGTAAATACATAACGTATTCTGTGTATGTAAATGCAAACGGGAGTGTTTCAAACCATGATTGTTGGCAGTATAATTTCTTGGTGATACTTGGTTATACTGGAAATAATGTTGATGGTACTGTTTCTGTCGCCAGAACCGATTGGAAACCAGATTCTGGCGGACCGATCAGTTCGTTTGGCGGCGAAACTTACGAATTTGATAAACAGTCATGGTACAAATTGTATAGCGGATCTAAAATGTTAGATAAAATAACGTCAGGTAACAGAGTACAACTCGGATCTGGATCTACATGTCGATTTTATCCATTTGGAGGATGGAGTGAAGCCAGAGTCTCTGTACTTTTCTTCGTTACTGTTGATGTTAGAGAATATTGTACCGAATCGGATAATATAGGTAACGATTTTTGTTTTACAATGATGAATGACTATTTGGGCCAGAAAGAGAAAAGGGGAAAGATGGAACCTAGCATTGCCGGTTATCTTCTAAATTATTGCAGCAGGAATGTTGCAGATCTGACGTCTGCCTCATCCAGAAACCAACAGATATGTGCGTGCAATATGCCAGATAGTGCGTATACGAAATATGATTTGGATAAAAACATTAGTGGTATTAGAACTCCTTGCTATTTGGATGATTGTCTACGCAGCAATTTTAAACCTGGAAATTTTAATGATTGTCCATCTCCTGCTTGTTTGAATCTTCTCTCGATTGATAGATCTCCGATTGGAGGAAATTTGAGTATCGATCAAAGTAGTCAATGTTTGAATATTACTAAGAACAACGATGATGATACTAATCCATCCCTCATCGTAGAGAAATCGTTCTGGGAAAAAAATAAAATAATAATAATAGTCGTTATCGTAATTATCATCTTATTAATCATTGGAGCGGGAGTTTATTTTGCGACATCTGATTAACTATCTTTAATAATTAATCAATTATACAATGGATCGTAATAGGAATCTAATGAATTATAATAAGGTAACGTACAATCGTCCATTTTTTCTCGCGTAGAATATCGTCGCAGTGCTTGTCCGGATCTACAGCTACCAAGGCCATCATATTTTTGATTTATTTCGAAGCGCATGTTTGGATTCTCTTCTGCAGAACAACAATCGTCATCATTTGAGAGAAGAGCCATAGGTTCTTGTGGTTTATTTTTGGAATACATGAATAAAACCAAAATGATGATAATGACAATGACTATGTACATAAAATAGGAATTTTTATCATCGAACGAAACTGACTCTGTAAATTTATCAAACAAACTATCAGATTCATCCCCACCAGTCTGTGTTTTAAGATAAAAATAACCGCCAATGCCACTGACAACAACGACAGCAATTGCAATGGCTACGATCGCCAGCATACCGCTTGATCCACCAAAGAAACCAGTGCTCGTTGAAGCTTGTTCGACGGTGATATTGTCCGCCATGTTACTCAATACACCAAGCTCGCACGCCGTTTTTGCGCTTACATTTTGTGTAGCGAGAACGTCACCACATATATCAAAATTGGTATCTTCTAGTCTAATTTCGTTCGATATCGTATTGTCTTTGTCACCACATTGTTCTCTCAAAATTCTTTCAATTTCGTTAGTGTTCCTGGATATACTGGTCGAGACAGCAAAACCTAATCCTGTTTCTGCCTTTGCTGTTTGATCTGCTGCTGTCGATGCAAGATAAGATGTAGAATTTTTTACCATACATTGTCCGTCAAACGCAATATTTTGTCCTATTTTAACATTACACGGCCTACACTCTGGTAGGCATTTGAAATTGGAACCTTTGATAAGAATTTTATTATCTATGTTTGTTGTAGTACATGATTGTGTAACATTTTCTGCTAATTTTCTTTTAACATCTACAATATTTGTTGATGCGCTTCCTCCCATTTATATTATAATAAAATATTATAATATAAATTCTAATAATATTTACCATTTTTTTTAATTGGTCTTTTAGTATATCGTTCTGTAGCAGAATTCATAGCCAAAATTTCATCTTCTTCAGATGAAAACAATTTTTCGTCCTGTCCATTCTCAATGTTATCAATAACAGCATATACGTCATCGGATTCATAGTCATCTACATCCATGGTAACTCTAGAATTAGCGTTGTCTGTATTTCCTGAATACAATCCATTTCGCATTTTTTCAAGGTCGTCTGTCTCGATGGTGCTGTTTGATAATACCATTTTTGTATCGTCATCGGATGATGGTGAAGATACACTAGATGAAGAACTAGAATCAGATGAAGTAACATTAGTCTCGCTATCTGCCCCTCCTTGCATCATTCCGTTACCGCAAGGACATTGATAACTACCCCCTTGCATTTTTTTAAAGACACATTTATGTTCTGGTTCTCCACGATGATATGTATTTGCAATATTTTTATTTTTTTCTTTCAAATATGCATCCAAGTCGCCAGTACGGCGCTCACATACTGTGAATTCTAAAGATAATGGTTCTGACATTTCTGCGCTTCTGCCCGCGTTATTGTAAATTCTCTCCCAAAGATTGCTAGATGGATAAATATGATCAAGATCCCAGTGGTTTTTAGATGGATAAACATGATCTAATCGTCGAAATGTGTCTAAATCGTTACGAATCAAATCTTGAATTTCTTGGTGCAATGAAGTTGATTTTATCATTTTTTTAGTGTGAGATTTTCCAAATAATCCCGGGAAAAGATCTCTTTTATTATTGTCTGCAAATGTTTCCATATTATGATTGATTATTATACTTAATCGAGAGAAAATATATTTATAAACATATTTTTTTGCTGGAAATACACAAAAATAATAACTAGTCATACTATAAAATATCATCTATATTCAGTTTGTCAATATGGATAGTAATACAATATCAAAAATTATATTAATAGTCGCGTTCGTAATGTTATTGTATGTATATTATCATGTTTGGACCTTTGATGCGACGTATGTGCGTTCTTCCCTTGATGATTCAGAATATCTCGTCCAAAATCTAGACCAAAAGGAAGAAGCAACATACATATTAAGTTTGATGCAACAAAAAATAAATACATTGCGAGAACATTTTCTAGAAGTAAATGATCCATCGTATTCTCCGTACAAAGATTATATCACACAATTTTGCAAACGAATAAAGGGGATAAAATTATATGAAAATGCTCCTGATGGAAAATATACAAGTTTTACGGTCAATAAAGGAGATGAGATGGGATTATGTTTACGTTCCCGAAAAACAGGTCTGTTACATGATCCAAATTTAATCACATACGTAGTGTTGCATGAACTCTCGCACGTAGCATGTCCAGAACAAGATCATACTGAATTATTTAAGAAAATTTTTGTTTTTATGATAGGAGTTGCAGCTAAACTTAATATATATACGATTCAAGATTATCAGTTGAATCCGCGAGAATATTGTGGCATGATTTTAGATGAAAAATTAGTGTAAAATATTTTGTCAACATTTGATAAAATATTTTGATAATGATGTTAAATGATTACAGTTAGTAATATCTAATAGTTCAAATACTTGCATGTTCAAATATCATGGCGATTCTCTTGCCAGTGACGCTGAATGATCAAATATTAATGGATTCAAATCTCATGGCAATTCTCTCGCCAGTAATGTTGAATGATCAAATATTGACGCGTTCAAATCTTATGGCAATTCTCTCGCCAGTAACATTGAATATTCAAATATTTGCACATTCAAATCTCGTGGCAATTTTCTCGCCAGCAACATTGAACAACCAAATCTCATGGCAATTCTCTTGCCAGCAACATTGAATAATCAAAATATTAGCGCATTCAAATCTCGTGGCAATTTTCTCGCCAGCAACATTGAATGATCAAATATTTGCACGTTCAAATCTCATGGCGATTCTGTCACCAGCAACATTGAACGACCAAATATTGGCGTATTCAAATCTCATGGCGATTCGCATGCCGGTAATATTGAACGATCAAATATTAATGCGTTCAAATCTCATGGCAATTCTCTTGCCAGTAACATTGAATGATCAAATATTGACGTGTTCAAATCTCATGGCAATTCTCTCGCCAGTAACATTGAATAATCAATCCCACTACAATTCTCTCGACAGTAACATTGAATGATCAAATATTTGCACGTTCAATCTCATGGCGATTTTCTTGCCAGTAACATTGAACAATCAAATATTTTACACATTCAAATCTTATGGCAATTCTCTTGCAGTAACATTGAATGACTTAATATTTGCGTATTCAATGTTTGACAATTTTCTCGCCAGCAACATTGAATGATCAAATATTAATGCATTCAAATCTCATGGCAATTCTCTTGCCAGCAACATTGAATGATCAAATATTAATGCATTCAAATCTCATGGCAATTCTCTTGCCAGCAACATTGAATGATCAAATCTCACTGCAATTCTCTCGCATATTTATATCCCAAGATGGCAACACAGAATAATACCCAAAACGTTTAATAAATATCGAGCAAAAAAATTTCTTGCATAATTCATATAGACTAACATGGACGATCCGATGAAAATAATTCATAAATACAAAAATAATAATGGTCGTATTCAATATCATATTCATATATTTGTAGGTGATATCATCGGAAAAAAATACAAAGATGTTTTGAACAAAATCCAAAATCTGGATCTTTATAGAGCACTGACAGAACTTACCATCAAAGAACTTGATCTGATGACCGAAAAATATGGTGAACATTGGTACGAAAAATTTTTTAACAGCTATCATATTGAATTTACAAAGGAAATAACGATCAAAAACACTGTGAAGATGGCCGAACTTAAAAAAATGTATGGGAATGAGTGGATTAAGACCCATTTTGATAATTATAAAAAACGCTTGGAAGTTGTCAGTTATAGCTATGAAACTCGAATTAAGACTCTAATGGAACGGAAAAACATGGAAAGAACTTTGAAAAAAAAAATTAAAGATGAAGATGATGCAATTGTTGATTACTCTACGATAAAAAAAAGAGAAACGGTAAATTTGGATCGTATTAAATCAAAAGATTATGACATTGTTGGAGATTCTCAGTCAGAATATTCGATCGGTTGTGATGATCCTTCAACTTCTGAAGAAGACGAACAGCAAAATTCTCGTGTACCTTTACAGGACGAATACAGAGTCCGTGATATGGGTCCGACATTCGTACGAGATGGATCCGATGTAGAATCAGATAGTTCTGATATTGATTCTGATTATGAGGTTATCAGTGACGAAGATGAAGATGAAATTAATATGTCCGGAGGTAACGATCAAGATGAGATACCTGATCCAATACCTGAAGAAATTTTTGGGGAAATACCTGAAGAATTAACCGACGGAGCAGATGATACAACAGAAGATAGTACAAATGTTGACGATGAAGATATTGAATCTCTATTTAATGATCTGGATGATATTGACGAAAACGTTGCAGTTACCACTCGTGATATCAAAACAGTCCTAAATGAAGCTAACTACAATAAAATTTACAACCAAATATCACCATTTGATACTAGTAAAGACATGAATATGTTTGATGAAAATTTAAAGAACGTGATCCATAAAAATTATATCTATCATCAATATATTTACAAAGACGATACTATCAAAACAATCCACGGAAAAATTTGTTGTGGATTCAAAAATAACGAAAAATTTGGTGAGAATGCATTTATTGTCCCATCTTATCAATATTTGTGGTCAGAGTATATGTTTGAAAATGAAATCAAAAAAGTTATGATTGGACAAAAATGGATTGTTAAAAATGATATTTTACGTATGGATATCGAACCTAACACAAATATTGGTGTGTATGAAGATTTACGGGGGAATCTCAAAAAAATACGCGATAACATCAAACGTCACGGTAAAATCAAGCGTGAAGATGATGAGCAATCTGTATTTTACGATTATGAAGGGTACTACGCCGCCAATGAGATATTTATGACAGACATATACAACGATTTGGGATTAGGATACAATCCTACCTTCGAAGAAATAAAAAACTTATTCGATGTGTACATCAAATTATATTATAATCGTATACAATTGGAAGATTTTAACAACATACTCAATCTTATGAAAAATGTATCCGTCGAAATAGAGCACAATAAGGTCAAAAAAATTCACGATACGATTAATAACGATTTGATTTTAGAAAACGAGATTATGAAAGATGTAGAACTTGTCAGAGCTAATGATCAAAAAAAGTATCACAAGTATTTCAAAGAGAATATTATCATGCATAGTGTTGTTAGTGCATACGTTGTTAATGATTACACAAAGCTTAATCTGTTCCATATTTTCGATAATTATGAAATGTCTCACGATTATCCTTTTATCCAATATCATCAAATCAATAGTGCCCCGTATGTTCGTTACAATAAACAACACATTCTCAAAAACGAAAAGAAAGATGTAGTTGTCAAATGGTTTGAAAATTCGCCATATGGAATCAGTTTTAAAGTTAGAATTAACTCATCAAAATCTGCAAATGAGTATGCCAATATCGTATTAAATGACACAGGTAGGATCAATTATAATATTCAATGGAAAGAAGAATATATGCGAACAATGGATGATGTTAAAATATCTTACAACAATGTTCGCAAATTGATTGCTAAAATTAATAAAGAGAATCCTAGACTTAAGTTGATCATTCCGGAAGATGATGATTTCAAACCGGTATTTATTTCGTCTATCCAACGCTTTGAATTGCCCGAAAAATTCACAGTTGATCACGATGATTTATCTAAATTTGCAAGAAATTTTTTCCCGTATGTTACAATGATCATCGAACCCAAGAAAAGACGGGGGAAAGCAGCTGACAAAAGCACCGTAGAAGTGAGTAAATACGGTACATATTTGCGTTACAAACGTATCAGCAAGTATGAAAATAAATCTAGAATTGAACATCGAATTGTATTTTTTATGCGAAACTATGAATTCAATGATCAGCAATTAGCAACAGAATTAAGTAAGGAATTTAACATTACAGAAGCTCACGCAATGCAAGAGATCGCAAATGCATATACGAAACATGCTCATATTAAAAAATCAAGAAAAGTTTTGAAAAAGTTCGAAAATCTGCCCAAATATAAATCACCAGGTATCACTGTCGACATTCAGGGTAAGACAAGAGATAAATACAAATTAAAGGTCGCTGGTGCCAGAGATGAAAGTCAATTGAATAGGATAATCGATTTCATGAATATATTGATTTATTTGTACGTAGATACTTACTTGTATAAAAATCCAGCGAGACAACAGATGAAAGACAGATTAACTAAATTGACTAATATTGCCAAACGTAGAAACAAAGTCGAAAAAGCGTACAAGGAAGAAACGCCAAGTACAAATATCAAACAAATGATCAAGATAGATACTAAACGTTTGAAAATGACAGGTACTGATGAAAACATAAATTGGTCTAAAAAGTGCCAAAATAGCGGAATAGATACACGTCGGCGACCACAACAATTTATTAATCCTGATGAACTAATTTTACGAGGGTATGTATTACAGGATACGCTAAATGGACTTCCGTTTGAACATTATTCGCGTGTTGTAAAAATTGATGATGATGCAAAAATTTTGCCGCCTGGTTCAAAAAAAGGGAAGGAAGTTACATTGCGTGCGATAAAATTAGAATTGGAAGATGATGAATATATTTATTATGCATGTAATCCAGAAGATAACGGACAACATATGTATATTGGATTCTTAGGCAAAGACAGCTCTGCACCATGTTGTTTCATTAAAGATCAATTTATTTCTAACAATCCAAAGAAGCGGGACATTTTTATGCGTGGAATTGGATTAACGAGCGAAAACGCAGCGTTACCACTAACACCAAACGATCAGATGTACATATTGCAAGATAATATTGTTATTGACGATGGAAGGTTTGCATTTTTGCCAAAATATTTGGATATTTTGATGAACGCCATGTTGCAGAAAACGATAGACATTGACAATCACAATTTGATATCTGCAGTGTCTGGATACTATTTTAAATATGGAGTTAAATCCGCAGACTCTAAATACTTGAGCGCCATTTCGTCATCTTTCGATTTGACAATTGAACAAATAAAGAAAAAAATGGTGAATGCATTAAATAATGACAAAAATGACCTTCTTTTTACAAGTTTAAATAATGGCGACGTGCAGACTCAGTTTAAGACTGTTGACGCATACATTGAATACATCAAAAATAATAGGTTCATAGATTACAATTTGGTCAATGATTTGTTATGTATACCAGGTGTCATTCGAAAAAATGGAATCGCCGTCATTTTTTTTCAGCGTAAGAAGAGAACGTACCAAAAGAAATTCGAAAAAGAAAAGGTAAAAATTGATTACTACATCACATGTCACAACCAGGAAAATGTCATGGATTTAAAAGATCCAAATAGAGAGACGATTATTTTGGTGAAAGAAAACAAAAATTATTATCCAATTGTTATGGTAACAAAACAAGAAAAAAATAGTTCTGAACTTATGATTGAAAAAACATACAAATTTAAAGATGACAGTAAAAATATCATCAATCATTTGTATGATTATTACAATTTGAATTGCTATTCAGATTACAGCGTTTTAGTGAATGATCAAACTCATGAAAACAACACTGCCAAATTTATCCACAAAATATTATCCGCGCAGAGCGATAAAAATTATAAGATAAAGGCGCAATACGTTGATAGTCGATTCAAATGTAAATATATCATTACAAACGGAGGCTACATCATTCCGACGGTAATATCTGGATCTATATATGATGTTAAAATTGTTTCTAGTGTCGAAAAATATGTAAAAGATTATGTGACAACGATCAAGAATTTGAACGCGATTGCAAAAGCAACTAATGGGGTACTCAAAATAAAACCCATTGGATTTTATTATATTGATAAAAAAAATAAGACATATTCAGTAACTTCCATCATAACCGAAAATTATAACGTCGTACCTATAATCAAGGCTAACATTAGTAGCGATTTTCTCAAGACACACAAATACATAATCAAACATAAATCCGATGATGATATTATTGATAAAGAAGTTCTTAAAGGACCCAAAAATATAATTATTGATGATCGCATTATCGACATTAACAAAAGCAAATACAAACTAGAATTGTACCAATTATTTCGATTACATTTGAGTTACTTTTTGAATCATTCAGAATCAGGTGACAAATATCGAAAGAAGATTATGGAAATTATCAACGGTAAACATACAAAACGTGAAAAAAGGATAAAACTGAAAAAGATATTGTATGGAATTTGTAGCACCGAATTAGCGAACAGATATGACGCGCTGATCAAACAACAGATAGATTCACAAAAGGGAGGTGCTCTTGATAAGAAATGGATTAACATCAATACAAATACTAAGATTGATTATCCATCTATCATATTCTCTAACAATCGTGAGATTTGTTACAACCTTGATAATAAAAATGCATGCAATTCATACGTGCATTGTAAATGGACTAGTAAAAATACGTGTGTGTTAGATGTTAATCAAAATATGTTACCGGAGTATATCAATAAGATATGCGAAGAGTTCTTGCAGAATGATTTGAAGGCGAACGAAATATTGAATATTAACGATCATTCGGTCATGGATGTAGTCAGTTATAATGTTTTCAAAGAACGTGAGGATGAAGAAATTATTATTGGATCTAGTAAGAACGCAGATAAGATTTTGGGGGAAATATTCGGTAAGGAGAATATTCCACAGATCGGTAAGAAACGTAACAAGATTAATTTGACACAAGATTATGATGCTCTTAATAGAAATAATCCGTTGAATGATATTGATGAGTGGCACGTACAAAATATTATCGCGAACAACAATACTATTTATAGAGCGTTTGCAAATGCCTTTTTCTGGTCGATTCATACGTATGACAATAAAAATTATCGTAATTTGGGATATTACAGTCTTTTGCAAACTGAACTCTCGAGTATTTACAAAAGTCAAGTCATAGATTGGCTGATGATAGATCATAATGCAAAAGATGTTCCTAAAATGGATACAGAAACAGATAACATTAAGATGTCGAATTTTATTACCAAAATAAGTATGTCTATTAATAATGTGAGCAATAACTTAGTGGAAATGTTTGTTTTGTGCAAATTATATAACGTGATCATTTCTGTGTATGACGAAAATTATAATTTTATGTTCGCATTTCATCCAGTTAGTGGTCATGTTAGACATTTTGCAGATATAGTTAAGGAAAAGTCATTAAAAAATCTTAGTTTTAGATTTACTTATTCCGGTAAAGATGTCATTCCGGAAAAAATAGATGTATTATATCCTGTTGATAATCGCAAATAATTAATAAATCATTTGCGATTAAAGTGTTGGTTGGATATTCTACGTCCAATGAAAAAATTAATATATAGTTATTATAACGGAAAATGACAGAATCATCACCAAATGATGATAGTGATAAATATGAATACTTAGATTATGTTTTGATAGATAATAATGAAATGTTTGTTTACAAATTATCAAGGATAGAGAATGTTCCTGACTTTCCTTTATCAGATTCAGATTCAAATATTTTTGAGCGAAATACAACGGATTCTAACTCTGATTCTATTTCAGATTCAGATTCGGATTCTGATTCTGATTCTGATTCAGATTCGGATTCGGATTCAGAATCATTAGAGGTATTTCCGCGCGAAATCGAAAATATTCATATGCATAATGCGAGCAGCAATGACATATTCAAAGAATTAATACAAAATCAAATCACTCAATTATCGCCGCAATGGAAATTGAACATTAACGACATGAAACGTATATGTAAGTATATTCATAGTAGTATTTTTGATCCAGTTAAATGTTGTATCTGGAACGGTTACATTACGAATATTAATAACAAAAATAAAGGTACTTACGTAAATTTCTATTTCAAAAACAAAAAAGTAGCTCTGCATCGATTATTATACAGTAATTTTGTTAGTCAGTTAGGGAAAGATGAATACATTAAATTCAACTGCGAAAACAAGGGAGTATGTTGTAACATTAATCACTATAAAAAGTATAAATACATCAAAAATAATTTACAACCTGTTAAAAAAGTGCAACCTAACGTTAAGAAAAATGAAAACGTAAATATCATATGTCAATATGATCCTGATAAGTTGATAATAAATTTTGATTAAAATATCTGGTTAATATATAATGCAATTTGAACCATTAGGAGGCTTTCCGCCATTAGTACGCGTAGAAGATGTAAAGATAACAGGTGATGAAAAGAAAAATATCTCCACACGAGGATTTTCATCAGCAAACATTATTAACATTCGAAACATTCTTAACCAACAGAAAAAAACATACACCGAAGGAAAATATGATTCTGATGAATTATTGTTTAATGAACCCATTGAGTACTTAAAATTACATGAATAATATAATATTCATATATTGTATACATATACGATATATGAATACATCATCTCTTCAATATGTTGTGCGAGATGCATTAGCAAAATATGATATCACACAACCAGTGGTTGATTTTATCAAAAACGAAGGCACACTTAAATTTATATCTTCAAAAGTTAATAATAAAAGAGATACTGTTCAGATCTATTACAAAAGTACTAACACGTTTATCTGTGAAGTAGAGGTAGAGATAATTGGAAAATTTTCTACGCAAAAAAATAGTTCGGATATCGGAGTTTGGGAATGGGCTTGGTCTGATATATCATTAAAGGCGAATAATATCCATTACTCCAAAGAATTGTTATTATATGGTACAAAATTAGATGTCAGTGAAGAATATTACAAAAAAATGTTGATTATGTCACGTGGAATAATAAGAGATCCGGTACAGTTGGATATTATCATTGCTATCGCTAGAAGTTTTATTAAAATTCCAGATAATATAATCTATCCAGACACAACTGGCGAAAAAATGTTAGTTACAACATATTATCTCTTTATCCCAAATGATGATTTTAGAGAATTTGTTAGTATTGTTACTAAAATTTGATCTATTTATGATAACTAGATCAAATTTATGGGAAGTGATATGTTTTATATAATGTCACCTTAAACTTTGCTTCCGGATAGATTGGAATGTCACAAATAATATCGCCATCGAAAAGCTCGGGAATTCCATAAAAATCAGCGTTATTGTATCTGTGGCCGTTAACTTTCACATGATCTAATGGGATTTTCATTTCTACGCTACTCAAATATCTTTGATCCAAAATATAATAGAAATATCTATTTGCGTTCTTGACAGATTTAACTCTAAATAATGGTACAGAACTTGGAACATTTTCATTGAATGGTTCGTCATTATCGTTTATTTTTATCAATATACCATTTAGAACTGGATTATCAAATAATTGTGGTTGAGTTGCCTGATTAAATGGCGGGTATACTCCTTTTTTTTCGTAATATTCGTTATATCTATCTAATACTTCGCGCGGTAACCTTAATTGTGGATATGTCAGCGGATCATACATCATATATTCATCTTGTTTCTTGATTGAATCTGAATAAGGATCACCGTCATTTTGCACGTTTACGTTTGTGACGATTGGCAATATTTCAGTTGGTCGTTGTGGTGGCGCAGATGGAGGGTTCTGTGCGCATCTTGGACAAGGTTGATCGGGCATTTTTTGTGCTGATTGTCTTTGCGGATAAAATTGTTGCATTAATTCTCGTTGCGATATTTCTCGCTGCGATTCATCCCGTTGCGTGTATAATAAATATGTTGCAAATACGATAATTACGCCTATAAATATGGTCGAAGTTTGGATCGTCATCAGTTTTATATACTATGATGATATAAAATAAAGTTATAATAGGAATTTTCTATAGCAAAAATATGAACTTTATATATGCATGATAAATTCCTTGATTATTTTGTTATCGTCCATAACTGTCGGTATGTTTATTGGATTAATGTTTCGAAAAGAACGTGAATTTCATGGCCCAAATGCCAGAAAATATTCTAAGATCATATTTCGTCGAGATGATACTTGTTATCGATTTGTCCCTCTTCGAACAAATGAATGTACGAAATCAGAAAAAAAATATTAATCATTATGAAATGGTTAATATTTGTCATGTCTAGAGTCTCAACGATTCAATCTCTTAATATCGCATTGAACGGATCAATATTGGTACGTTCAAAATCCGATCAATGCAAATCTCTTGACATCGAATAGACCAATATTGGCATATTCAAAGTCTTGTCAATGCAAATCTCTCGACATCTCATTGAACGGACAGATATTGGAATATTCAAAGTCATATCAATACGGATATCGTACCATCACTTTGAATGAACAAATATTTGCACTTTCAAAGTCATATCAATGCAGATCTTCATAAATCTCTTGACATCATGTTGAGCGGACCAATATTGGTACGTTCAAAGTTCCATCAATGCAAATCTTCACAAATCTCGTGACATCATACTGAATAGATCAATATTGGCAACTTTCAAAGTCTCGTCAATGCAAAATCTCTAAATCTCTTGACATCGCATTGAATGGACAAATATTTGTGCATTCAATGTCTCGTCGATGCAAATCTTCACAAATCTCTTGCCATCACATTTGAATAGATCAATATTTGGACGTTCAAAGTCTTGTCAATGCAAATCTTCACAAATCTCTTGCCATCACTTTGAATAGATCAATATTTGGACGTTCAAAATCTAGCCAATGTGAATCTTATCATTTTGGATGGACCAATATTGACATGTTCAAAGTCTCGTCAATGTAAATCTTCACAAATCTCTTGCCATCAAGTTGAATAGATCAATATTGGACGCTCAAAGTCTTGTCAATGCAAATCTCTTAACATCATTTTGAACGGACCAATATTGACACGTTCAAAGTCTCGTCATTTTGAATAGACCAATATTTAGACGTTCAAAGTCTCGTCAATGCAAAATCCTGCAAATCTCTTGGCATCACATTGAATGGACAAATATTTGTGCATTCAAAGTCTCGTCAATGCAAAATCCTCCAAATCTCGTAACATCGCATTGAATAGATTAATATTTGGATGTTCAAAGTCTTGTCAAAGCAAAATCCTCCAAATTTCTTGACATCGCATTGGATAGATTAATATTTGGACGTTTAAAGCCTTGTCGATGCAAAATTCTCCAAATCTCTTAACATCACATTGAATGGACAAATATTTGCGCATTCAAAGTCTTGTCAATGCAAAATCCTTCAAATCTCTTGATATCACATTGAATGGACTAATATTTGGACGTTAGAAGTCTCATCAATGCGAACCTTTACAAATCTCTTGACATCACATTGAATGGACAAATATTTGCGCATTCAATGTCTTGTCGACGCGAATCTTTTTTTGACATCACACTAAATGGACAAATATTTGCGCATTCAATGTCTTGTCAATGCAAATCTTTTTGACTCCACATTGAATGGACCAACATTTGAACGTTCAAAGTCTTGTCAATGCAAATTTTTTGACGCCACATTGAATGGACCAGTATTTGAATGTTCAAAGTCTTGTCAATGCAAATCTTTTGACATCATATTGAGTGGACCAACATTGGTACGTTCAAAATTCTGTCAATGCAAATCTCTTAACATCGCACTGATTAGACCAACATTTGGACGTTGAACGTCTTACCAACGCGAATCTTTACAAATCTCTTAACATCACATTGAACGAATCAATATTTGAACGTTCAAAGTCTTGTCAATGCAAATCTTTACAAATCTCTTGAGATCACATTGAATAGACAAATATTTGCGCATTCAAAGTCTTGTCAATGCAAAATCCTTCAAATCTCTTGATATCACATTGAACGGACTAATATTTGGACGTTCGAAGTCTCGTCAATGCGAATCTTTACAAATCTCTTGGCGTCACATTGAATGGACAAATATTTGCGCATTCATATCTTGTCGATGCAAAATCCTTCGAATTTCTCGGCATCATATTGAATAGACTAATATTTGGACGTTCAAAGTTTTGTTAACGTAACACGTAAATCTCTTGACGTCACGTTAAGTAGATCAATATTTACATAATCAGAGTCGTGTCAATGTAAATTTCTTGACATCATATTGGATAGATCAAATTATGATCATTTGCATATATCAATAAGTAACAACAGCATACGTTAACAATGTTGAAAATACAAGGGACATTTTTTTCGATTTCTATGTTTATACAAATATTTAGCCATTATCATAACTAAATATTTGCTAGTCTTATCACTTTCGCTAACATATTATCATCTATTTCGAGTTTATAACTAGCACTCGAACTAATAACTTTAATAGAAACAGATCTGTTGATGGATTGCCGAGTTACCCGACCGATCGAAACCGCATCATAATCAATTAAAAATTCGATATTCATTTTTCTAACAAAAGATGAACGCGATAGTTTATAAATGATGAATAAATATGTTTAGTTACCAATATTATGAAAAAATGGATAAGTTTTTAATATTTCAAATATATTATTAGTGCAACTAATATGTTGTTGATCTGTATATTCAAAAGCATCATTTATAGAACCGACATAGTTTTCGTCAACTATTTTTTCTTTGAACAATCGATGAATTAAAGGTTGCAATTCAATGGCCTTCAAGGCATAACATTCGCTTATTACATATGCATTAAACAATATGACATCATTTGTTATATACATATTTTCTTGTCGTCCTTTGAATCTATCATTTGGCTTGTTAACCAATGCATCATTAAGTAACTTTTCATAATAATCGACAATAGTTTTCCGCGGCACTTTGCCCAAGATAACCAACAACGTCAAACTCTCTAAAGCGCAACATTTTACATATCTACCCGTGCCTGTACATGTGATTATAGATATAATGTGTGTAATATTTCCATCGCACGTGTTAGCAATAATACAACTAATATTTTCCATAAGATCGTCTAAAAGCATATTAAAATCATAAGGAATTTTCATTAATTCACATATGCTCTCATGTGCATCATAACAATTTAAGTGAGACAACAATAACAATGAAAAAAAACATGACATATCCTCCTCTTCAATCGTTTTATAATTGGCACAAAAATAATTAACAATTTTGATTAAATGTGGAATAATTTCATTTTTTTTGAGGATAGCACTATCGAGAGCTTCTTTGACAGATTTAGAGTCACAATTTTTTAAAACGTCTAAAATGACACTTATTTTCATTTTTTATTATTGTCATAATTTTTTTATATTGAAAAGATGTTAACGCAGGAAAGTAAACCGAATTTTGTGCCAGTAACATTGAATAATCAAATGTTGGCACGTTCAAATCTTGCGGTAATTCTCTTGCCAGTAACGTTAAATGATCAAATATTAGTGCATTCAAATCTCAGGGCAATTATCTGGCCAGTAACATTAAATAATCAAATATTGGCACATTCAAATCTCAGGGCAATTGTCTTGGCAGTAACATTGAATGATCAAATATTGGCACATTCAAATCTCAAGGCAATTATCTAGCCAGCAACATTGAATGGATAAATATTGGTACATTCAAATCTCAGGGCAATTATCTAGCCAGCAACATTGAATGGATAAATATTGGCACATTCAAATCTCTAGCCAGTAACATTGAATAGATAAATATTAGCGCACTTAAATCTCAAGGCAATTATCTTGCCAGTAACATTGAATAATCAAATATTGGCGCATTCAAATCTCAAGGCAATGCTTTTGCCAGTAACATTGAATGATCAAATCTTAAGCCAATTATCTTGCCAGTAACATTAAATGGATAAATAATGGCACATTCAAATCTCGAGGCAATTCTCTTGCCAGTAACATTGAATGATCGAATATTGGCACATTCAAATCTCTCGAGGCAATTCTCTTGCCAGTAACATTGAATGATCAAATATTGGCATATTCAAATCTCTCGGCAAGAGAATTGCCTGTGACATTGAATGATCGAATATTGGCACATTCAAATCTCGAGGCAATTGTCTTACCAGTAACGTTGAATGATCGAATATTGGCACATTCAAATCTCGAGGCAATTCTCTTGCCAGTAACATTGAATGATCGAATATTGGCACATTCAAATCTCGAGGCAATTGTCTTACCAGTAACGTTGAATGATCGAATATTGGCACATTCAAATCTCGAGGCAATTGTCTTACCAGTAACGTTGAATGATCGAACATTGGCATGGTATATAATGCATTGGGCAGACCAATATTTGCACGTTCAAAATCTCGTCAATGCAAACCTCCGCAAATCTCTTGACATCACTTTGAATGGACAAACATTTGCACATTCAACGTTTCGTAAATGTAAATCTCTTGACATCACACGAATAGACAAATATTTGCGCATTCAAAGTCTCGTCAATGTAAATCTTTTGGCATCACATTGAATGGACCAATATTGGCAGGTTTAGAGTCTCATCAACGCAAATCTCTTGACGTCATACTGAATAGATCAATATTTGCGCATTCGAAATCTCGTGCCGTCCGCTTTGAACTGACCAATGTTGGCACATTTAAAGTCTCGTCGGTGCAAAATTTTCCAAATTTCTTGACATAATATTGGATAGATCAATATTTGGTTCAAAGTCTCGTCCCTTTGAATGAACGAAATATTGGCATTTTCAAAGTCTTGTCGATACGAATTTTCAAATCTATTGAACGTCGAACGGACCAATATTTGCACACTCAAAATCTCTTGACATCATATTGAACAGATCAATATTTGAACGTTCAACGTCTTATCAATGTGAATCACATTGAACAGATTAACATTTGGACGTTCAAAATCTCGTCAATGCAAAATTCTCTAAATCTCTTGAGAAACATCGCATTGAACAGGTTAATATTTGAACGATCAAGATCTTGTCAATGCGAATCTTCACAAATCTCTCGACGTTACATTGAATGATCCAATATTTGTGCGTTTGAAGTCTTGTCAATGCGAAATTCTCCAAATCTCTTGACATCACATTGAATAGACCAATAATTGTACACTCAAAGTCTTGTCAATGCAAAATCCTTCAAATCTCTCGACATCACATTGAATAGACAAATATTTGCACACTCGAAGTCTTGTCAATGCGAATCTTCGCAAGTCTCTCGGCATCGCATTGAATAAACTAATATTTGAACATTCAAAGTCTTGTCAATGCAAAGTTTTTTGACACCACATTGAATAGACCAATATTGAACGTTCAAAGTCTCATCAATGCAAAACCCTCCAAATCTCTTGACATCGCATTGAATGGATCAATATTTAGAAATTCAATGTCTTGACAATGCAAAATCCTTCAATTCTCTTGACATCACATTGAATAGACCAATATTTGTGCATTCAACGTCTCGTCGATGCAAATCTTCACAAATCTCTTGACATCACATTGAATGGACCAATATTTGGACGTTCAAAGTCTTGTCAATGCGAATCTTCACAAATCTCTCGACATCACATTGAATGGACACATATTTGTGCATTCAAAGTCTTGTCAATGCAAAATCCTACAAATTTCTCGACATCACATCAAATGGACCAATATTTGTATGTTCAAAATCTCGTCAATGCAAAATTCTCCAAATCTCTTGACATCATATCGAATGGACCAATATTTGGACATTTCAAAGTCTTGTCAATGCGGATCTTCACAAATCTCTTGCTATCACTTTGAATGCACAAATATTTGTCCATTCAAAGTCTTGTCAATATGAACCTTCACAAATCTCTCGACATCACATTAGATAGACCAATATTTAGACGTTTAGGGTTCCGTCAATGCAAATCTCTTGATATCATATTGAATGGACTGATATTGGCGCGTCCAAAGTCTCATCAACACAATCTTCTTGGCGTCACTTTGAATGGACCAATGTTGACAAATTCAAAGTCTCGTCGGCACAAATCTCTTCAACTTCTTTAACATCATGTTGTCAATGAAATATTCGGATGAATATCGATCTATAAAAATAGCGTTACAAAATCAAACAAATAAATATACACATATCTCATATGCCTGTAATCGCAATAATCACCAAAAATAAATGCATTTTTGAAATGGAAGAATATATCGCCCCTCTATTATACAAAGCGACAACAAAAGAAGAAAGGACCATCCTAAAAAATAAGTTAAATCATTACATATGGTCAGTTATTGAAAAATATATAACATTCGTCGATGTGAATGATTCTAATGATTTTTTTGAAAAAGTGTATGGTGCAACAATGGTAGATTTTCCTGATAAAAATCAGTATAATTTCATTTTTAATACAGAAGGATCCTACTCAACGCCCAAAAAATTTTTAGAATTAATTAATGTACGTCCGACTTGGAATGATTATGAAGACTCATCAAAAAATATCAATGTCATGAACGATATTGGTTGTTTGTTAAGTCTACGTCATACGGTTATCGAAAATACATGTTTCGTAATGGCTAACGAATATGATCTAACAGTCCACAGATATGTTAACATGGTCTCAATCCTCAAAGATGATATCATCAGAATCATACGACGTAGATATTTTCACTCAGCTATTTTGATAAAAGAAAATTCCATCGCAAAGTATTATTTTCAAAACCCCGAATACTTAGTTACTACAATTTTTGGTAACGACGACGATAAGACAATAGAAATGTTTCCATTTTCGCATCTCAATTACAATTTGATATTCAACTTCAAAAAACATGCTACACAATATGTAAATCAAATAGCTACAAGAATAAATGGCAGTTATCGCATGTACGGGGATGTGTTAGTGTTCCATGAATTTGAGAAAAATGTATTTGTAAATCTAAGTATGCGAGAACTTAAGCGCCTAAATGTATTGTCATATGGTCGCTTGGAAGATCGAACGCTTAATAATACTGAAGTTCATCAGGTGCCATCATTATCTGTCGATGATAAAGGTAAGGAAACGACAGAAGCTGTCCCATTTTGGAGTAAATACCTTATCGTAGAAAATAGGATGGCATCATGGCAAAAAAATAAAAATAAGTGTACATATTGTGAATCGGATTGTACCATAACATGTGATAGATGCTTCCGCGTTAGATATTGTTCAACTGATTGTAAAAATAAGTTTGCGAGTCAACACGATCCAGAATGTATCCGTTAATTTTGGGTATAAAATATCTCTGACAATCCTATAGATATGAGTAATAATTATCATACGCAACTAAATCAACAAAGCGGAATATTGAATGAAATAGCGTCTACACTTCAATTCGATCAACGCCCTCAAAATTTCGAAAATGACACCAAAACGCGCAACACTGGCCCACAATTTCCTCCGCCTCGTTTTGATAATGCAGAAAAACAACGGCCACAATATGATAATCCAAAATCATGGAATAATTATGGACATATTCAAGGAACGCCTGTTAATAACGAAAGAGTGGAACAACCTAAACAAGACGAAATTCAATTATCTGATATTGAACAACGAGATCCTCCCGCAGCAGCATTATTGCCGCCTCAAGAACAGCAACAATATGTGCCATCGCGAGAAAAACATCATTCTCCAAAAATGAAAGAAAAATATATCCCCGCTCCGGAAAAAACAGTTGCTGTCCCTGAAGCACCTGAATCTACTTCACCAATAAAAAAATATGCCATCGAATATGCGTTGATACCTATTTCGTTGGTTGGGGTTTTTATATTACTTGTTCATCCAACGACTTCGGCTTATCTTGAAAAGTTTATTCCAAAAATGACAGATTTGAAAGGATTTGCAATCAGAGGCGCAATCTTAGCCGTCATTTACATCGTCATCAAGATAATCATTTCCCAAACTATCCAAAAAAATTGATAAATTCATTATATATTAATGCAATACTATTCCATTAATATATCAAATCATGGAAACATTTGACCTCAAAATTAATAATTCCGCAATGGACGTTATTACCTATCTAACAGACGATCCTCACAGTTTTCTGCGCAACATATTTCAAGACATATTATATCAACGGCCACTAAACGCAAATTATAATTATTCAGATGCACAAGAATCGTCTGACGACATCATCAAATTATTAACGCAGACAGTCAAGCAAAAAACAGGAATGATACAGAAAACAATTAATTATGAAAAAATTAGTTTGTCTTTTTATGTTCAAATATGGAAACAATATTGCGCTTTCATGAACGAATTGACTATTTTTGTGCGTGACAGACACATTGATTTAATCGAATTATCGTCGTATGCGTATACGCAAATATTTGTCGATGATATCATTTTATTTGTTATTAGACCAAATAACAAAACATTTATAGACTGTTTGTTCGAATCTGTGTCTGCGTTTATCAAAACATCTACTTTTGAACAAGAATATTTCGTTGAAAACTTTTTTGATTTCCTGATGTCACTCATTTTTTTCAAAGATGATCCTCGACTTGATTTAAATAAGATGATATATGATCTAACAACGCTGCCGCAAATTTTAGAGATATTATGTTGTCAAATACATACCTATTTAATGGAAATTAGAAATGACGCAGCGATACTCGATAATCCTAAATATTATATGATGCAACCGTATGATATCAAAAATCGCAATATTTCAACAGCAACAATGATATTGGATTTATTATGCGCTCATGTTTTTAATAAGGACATCGATCAAAGAAATAGATTCGCAGTAATTTACACTAATTATTTGCAACTAAGAATAACTACGCCAAAATATGATAACCTGGATTTAGAAATAATGTTAGCGGAAAAAATCTGGAATCGAAAAAATTTGGCAATTGTTGATATTCAAAACAGTCTCAATACTAAATATTCGTACAATGCGGATGTCAAGCTAAATCCGTTGCTCTTAAAAAAAGATAATTGGATAGTTGATGATGTCAAACTTGCAATAAATTATCCCGTCAAAATCAAATATCATCTTGATCAAATATCATCTCATTTTCCAAAAGATAATATCAATTGGCAACCTACTTTGGGGGTTTTTAAATTTAAAACAATACTCGGAATAAGAGACGTAACTATAACATGTAATTTTTTGCAAGCGATTGCTTTGGCATATTTTGACGAACAGATCGAGAAGATTTTTACTGTACAAGATTTTGCGGCATATACACGAATAAATATCGCATTAGCGTTCAAGATATTTGAAAGTCTGTATGAATCATATATCATTATCTGCAACGATGAATCTTCGCTTCAGTACATTCTAAACGATCAATATAACGGGGTGGAGAAATTAGATATACGACCAATATTTGTTAAAGTATTTGAGAAATAAAAAAATTGATTTTATTTAACCATAAATAAAATCAATTATGACGTATTACAGATTACATGAATCCTTTTTGTTTGTCACACCCTGAATGCCATGTTGGAGATACAGATACCTACGTCATTTGTTTGTGTGATAATTATATCTCTAACGAAATCAATAATAGTAAAATCAAATTATTTTATAGTCCCGATACTAAGGTAGAACAATTGTATGAACTGGTTAATTTAATTTCGATAATGAAGATGCCATTTCAATCGACATATACGATGAAACAGGATGCGATTATATTTGTAAAAGGTAACCAATTATCAGGTTTTTTTCCAGATGAAAAGAAAGAATTAAATGAAATGGAATCAGTGTATCTCATGTTGGAATCAAAATATTGCGATGTTAAAAAGTGGAAGAAATTATACGAAGACAATAACTCGCTTTTTAAATTTATTCGTCAAAAAATATTTTACAGTTACAATAAGTTGCATGATGATGTGATCGCAAATGAACTTTTGAGTTTGATTTCGAACATATCTCCGAATCCATATTGTTTTGACAAAGTAACATGTGCGCAAATTAATAAAACATTCGAAGAGCGCCAATTTTGCGCGCAACGGTTAGATAATTTAGATCCAAATCAATCTCTTGTTCTTGCAGATATTATAAATTTACACGAACGTATCACTGAATTATTGGTTAGCAAATCATTGTCTGAAAAAGAACGATTGTATTTGATCTGCAACTTGATGATCAATGAAAACTACTATTATTTTGTGATCAATAATTCTACGGTGTTGTATTGTGTGCGCGATATTTTTGAGAAATATTCGTCATTGTTCAGATATTTATGGAATTATGCATGGATGTTTGCATGGGACTCAGAACAGTCAAGGAGTTTTGGATGCGTTTTTGACATCCATGCCGCCAGCAATTTGCCCTTTTTTGATGGTGATAATCCTTACCTAACTTTGGCCCCTAAAACATATCATATTACAAACAGTGGTATTGTAAATTTATCAAAATTCCGTCGCAGATTAAATTTTTTTACTTCTGGCAGTGTGGATAACGATATTTTTATGAACATGAATTGGAAAAATGTAGCAATTTGTGGCGAGATAATGGCATCAATAATGCCAATCAAAAATGTAAAGTCAGATAATATAAACATCGATATGGTTTGCTATTCTCTTGATATCATCGAGTATGTTGATCGTGCGCTACATATATATGAAACTGTGTCACGAAATTTGATTAACTCCGATCTGCAAATCAAACAGAAAGATATCAAGTTAGTAACGAAAAAATGTTTAACGATAACGATCGATGCAAAAACACTGAAGATGAAATGCGAAAATCAAGAAATACCGTTTGAATATCATTTTGTCATTGCGAATCTTGATAATTTACAAGTCAAACATCATTTTTATAAACTGTATGTTACGCAAAAACAAAGTGAGGATATATTAAGTCTGTCGAAATTAGAAGAGAAGAAAAACATGCCCGAGTATTATGAAATCATCAAATTGGTCGATATTAACAACGTTGTCATCGTTATTAATGATCATGGAATCAAATTTAATGAATCACTACAATATAAAATTATTAGTAAGCATCTGAGACATTCTATCAAAATATCTTGCGCAGATAATATTTTACATACTGTCGCTGATTTTTGCTTGCCATGTATGCGATCGTATTATGATGGTGAGAACTGCTATCTATTACCGTCAGCTGTCGTCGCATATTTAACATTGGTCAATAGTGACGTTAATTTTATGAACAAAAAACAAGATCCTTGTCGTGTTATCAATGAATATAGACGCAGAGGATATTTTACCGTGTTGAACAAATTTGAAACAGATCAGTTTAATCGTTATTTTGCACCACAAGAACAACAGATAAATATTGAAAAGATTAATAGATTAATTTGTGATGGTGTAATTGATAAAGAAGGAAATGTTATCCCTGTCAAGAAATGGTTAATAGATTATGCATATGACCAAAAAAATTGATATTTAAAGATAATTTATAATTGATTAATATATTAACAATCATAGATGAACACTATTGTTGAATTTTACGTGCCTGAAAAACTTCGAAAAGAATATCTGAAACAGTTTCAAAAGATTTTTTCGGATAAAGCTGTCAATGTGGAAGAAGGAGCGTATAAATATACTAAGCAATTTTGCGGCAACGACCAACTACAATATTGTGCAGTGTATATTGATAAGTGCAAAGATATATTGTATAATTGCGAGAAAAGAAAAACGAATGAGGGGATTGCGAAGTTTGTCAACGACATCAAAGAAGGAAAGTATAATGGATACAATTTAGCATTTTTACAGCCAGAAGAGTTTGATCCAGATAGTTGGTCAAAAATATTAAAACGGAAACAAACTACTGAAGAAAAAATGAAAAATTTACCAACCATAACATGGAAGCCATGTAAAAATTGTAAATGCACTCAATATTTTTTCTCGCAGATGCAAACTAGAAGCGCTGATGAACCTATGACTCGATATTACGATTGTAAGGAATGTAATCAAAGATACAAAATTTGTAATTAAAAAAAAATGATAAAAATACTCATTAATATAAGATATTAATGAGTATTAGCATACTAAGTAGTTATTATGGATAGATCACCTCGAAAACAAGTATATCAAGAATTCTATCGTCGGGAGGATTATGCGGAGACTTTGAAAAGATTACCCGAAGTTGTCAAAAAAGCAGAAATACAAAGCTTGAAGGTCATTGAACCAACAATTTACGAACAGAGTGAGATCATGAATTTAGTACGCGAGTTCGTTAAATCAAAAAAAAGAAAGATATATGGCGGGACAGCTATTAATGAATTGATTAAGATCAAGAACCCATCCGAAACAATATATGACGAATTTACTTTTGGTGATATTGATTTTTATTCACCAGAGCCCAAAGTTGATATTGTTGAGTTGTGCGATTTTTTATACAACAAAAATAAATACAAGAACATAAATGCAAATGAGGCGCAACATGAAGAAACATATCGTGTGTACGTGAATTGGCAATTATATTGTAACATAACATACGTACCGAAACATATTTATACGAAAATTAAATCGGTTGAAATAGATGAATTGTTATATGTTGATCCCCATTTTATTTGGATAGATCAACTTCGAATTTATAACAATCCAATGTTGTGTAGTCGTTTATGGGAAAAAACGTTCAAGCGCGAATTTTTGTTGCTAAAAAATTATCCATTGGAGGAATTTGAGAATAGATTTGAAATACCAAAACCATCGATGGAAATAAATGGTTATCACATCAAAATAAAACAAGAATTCTTAAAAGGAGATCCAAATGTGTTGATAAATGGCTACGATGCATATAATTTTTATGTAAGATATGGGACAGACAGTGGTATGGAATGTAATTTGCCATTTTTAGAATTATCTTCCGTCAATTATGTTGAGACTGTAATCAAATTGTTCACATATGTAAGGAAGATGGTAATCAACGTAGATAATGTCGGTATTAGCGAATATACCCCTTTTTTTCAGTTTGTAGGTCACACCGTTATGATAACTTATAATAACATACCGTTAGTGTCTGTAAGTGACGTAAGTTGTACATGTGTTCCGACAATTGATGTATCGAGTGGTATAAAATATGCAGCTTATCAATACTTATTGATGTCGTTATTGATAAATAAGTTTCGGATATTTTTGACGGGTGATAGGGTAATGTATAAAAATTATGGTACAGCTGTTTCTAATTTGGTCAAAGTAAAGAATAATTATTTGAAACAAAACAAATTGAACGTTATTAATAACTCGCCGTTTGGAGAATTTCGAACATCATGTGTTGGAACGCCAGTCAGTCCCACGAGATTATATCTAGCCCGTAGAAGTGAACGGAAAGAAAACGGTAAACGTGTTGAATTTACATACACACCTGATAATTTTTTTAAAATGCCTGATGAAGCTCGACAAAAATTTGATCCTAAAAGAGCCAAATATAATAATACTTCTGGAAATGTTATCGTTCAACCTGAAAAGATGCGATTTTATTTTGACGGAGAAAAGTTAACTGAGCGAGCACAAGATGCTGAAGAAGAACAAAACTAAAAAAAATGAAATGATAAACGTTTAAAAACAAAATTAACTTATATATATAATAATTACATATATAAGTCAATGGACAATCAAATCAATTACAACTACATCGATTATGTATTAAAATGTTATGTACCCGAATTAACTACGCAAGATATCAAAATAAATATTGATATTTTTCGAGAAGCAATGTTACACGAATCGACAAAATATACAGATAAAGATAAATCGTATGATAGGTTAGAATTTTTAGGTGACGCAATCTTTCATGTTCTTGTTACTGAATACATCTTCATAAGATATGAAAATGAGAATGAAGGATTTTTGACAAAGTTACGAATTAAGATAGAACGCGGTGAGTCTATGACAGAGTTGTCTTATATTTTATTATTAGATCGCTATGTCCAAACATTCAATTTTAAAATCAACGATCACGTCATGGAAGATGTTTTTGAAGCGTTTATTGGCGCTTTTTATTTGAACTACGGTATCATGTATACGAGACAATTAGTAGTTGCACTGATAGAAAAACATAAGGATTTTGCAGAGATGATCGCCCATGATGATAATTACAAAGATTTATTGTTGCGATATTTTCATCAATTGAAGTGGGGTCATCCCAAGTACGACGAAGAATATGTTGGTAACAAATATATTAGTACTGTGAGAGACCCTAAGGGCAAAATCATTGGCAAGGGTTCTTCCCGTTTCAAACGGAAGGCGGAACAGAACGCGTCAAAGAAGGTACTCGAAAACATGGGCATAATTGTTAATGATGAAGTAGTAACTGATTGGATGGATCGTATTGAGAAGATAGAAAAAGTTAAAAAATCAGACAAAAAAACATTACCGATCCATAATCCACATAATGTTTTGATAACAGAGAAGATAATATCAGAAATATTATACAAATATGAAGTTCCGACTAACAAAAAGATTAAAGTTAATAATCGCCGCTTTTGGGAAGCAATGACGCATCGATCGTATTTGAACCGAAATAATTCTGATAAAAAGGTAGTTGTGGATAAAAAATGCATACCATTGCAAAAAAAATCAAATTGTCGATTACAATTTTTAGGTGGTGGAGTTATTCATTTTATCATTGCGCTACACTTGTACAAAAAATATAGGACAAGGGATGAAGGATTTTTGACGCGTTTAAGATCTAAATTGGAGAATAAAGATTCGTTATTTTTTTTGGCAGAAAAAACAGGTATATCTGAATATGTGATGGTGAGTCAAAATATTGAAATATTATATGGTAGAACGAATGTAAATATCATTGGCGGCGGATTTGAAGCATTTATCGGCGCGTTATATTTAGAATTGGGATTAAAAATTACTAACGATTTTGTCTTGGCCGTCTTGGATATTGAGTTGGATATTGATCAGATTGCTGTTAATGAAACAAATTATAAGGAACTAATTTACCATTATTTTAATAAAAATGGATGGGGATACCCTGTTTATAAATTAATTAGTGAAAGTGGTCCAGACCATAACAAGATGTTCGAAGTTGGTTTGTGTCATCCTGATAATGACGAAAAATTGTTGAGCACTGGACAAGGATCATCGAAAAGGAAAGCAGAACAGATTGCGTCCAAGAAAGCGTATGAAAAAATAGCTAAATAAAAAATTATATTTATAAAATATAATTTTTTAATGGAATGCGTTTAAGTGAAATAAAGTTTAAATTATTTGTGAAATATGATTGGTTAATAAATGGCGTTTAAATGTGAAAATATATAATTTTTTTTGCCATTGAAAAATTATAATTTTATGTACTTATAATATAAGTATGAGTTCAAACGTAGGACATGCAATTCAGAGAATGATTAATAGTACTCCTGTGACGGCATCAGTAAATGCACAAACCACAAGCGTTGTCACAAATGGAGGTCGAGTATATCAAAGTGGATTGATTCATAACAAAATACAACCTAGCTTTCAAGAGGTTGTTCCAAATCCAGACATTGTCGGTCACGTCATCGATTCCCAAAGTACCGATAACTTTGTATATTTTTTAAGTGCAAACGGTTATGTCTTCGAATATGATTATAACGCTGGAAGTTGTAGTCCAACCGTCCGTGAAGTCTATACACCTGCTGCTTGCTGTGGTGATAAAGCTATCCGTATTCGTGCTGGATCTAACCATATTGTCATCTTAACAGAATGTCATAAAATTTGGGGAGTAGGCGACAACAGCGAATACCAACTCGTCCCACAAGGTCAATGCAAATATGATTCTGCAGTTGAAATCATTGTCACAAACACCAATTTACATGACAACTCTTCATGCTGCAAATTCTCAGGAAACTTGCATGACATGAACAAACCAGTCATTCCAAAAAAATCATGTGATACAGTTTCATGTATCCAAAAGAGAAACGCTTGCAAACCAGCAGGTTGTTTATTAATTCACAGCGGAGAAACTGGTTCTACTGAAACAATTGTTGCAAGAGTTCCAGTCTGGGGAGAATATTCCTATGTCGGATTCTTGTGCGTCGATAAATGCGGAGTTGCAACTGGATCTGTCACTGTAACTCTCGAAAACTTATTTGTTAAATGCGGTTGCTTGAAAGAAACATGCTGTGGAGACGATGACCTTCAATCTTCATACAAATTATTTTTAACAACTGGAAACCCAGTCTCATTCACCGTTCCAGTCCATGGAGACTGCGGATGCGATTTTATTATCACCAATATCGGAGATGACTTCTCCATCCCAAATGCTTCAATTGATGGAATCGCAATTAGACTTTCCCTTGAATCATCATACACTCTCATCTCATCATGCGATAGATCATTCACATCTGCTGGACAAGTTGAATTTGAACCAGCTATCTGTGTTCCATTAGATTGCTGCGTACAAAATGAATGCAAAAAGAACATCTGTGATGAAGCTTGCTTACCACAACCATGCTGGGTTAGCGTATATGCTGGATCAAACATTACTGTTTTAGCGGATGACTGTAACAGATTATATGTTCTCGGATCACTTCACTGGGTTAGAAATAACGCCAGCTTATTGAAACGATCATGTTTGGAAGAATTATTGAACACATCTCATGCTACAATCAGTCTCCCAGCTGATCAACTCAACTGTTGTTTGGAAAAGAATAACGAAAACTGTGTCTGCCCTAAAAAATCATGCTACAAACCATTTTGCACAGACTTGAGCAAATTTGGAGTCTCTCTTAATTTCCCAGGATGCGAGCCAGGTTGCTGTAACGATAACTGCGACAAACCTCAAAACGTCTGCGATTTCTTAAAAGCATTAAAAGATTGTAATGATGCACCAACTTGTGACAACACTTGCGAACCATGCGATTCATACATCTACATTGATATTGGTGACGTCTGCAACAGAGATCGATGCTGCGAACAACCAATCATTAAATCAATTACTCTCTACAACAGAAAGAGTGTCTGTAAAGCAGTCAGCCAACATTGTGGAGAAGTTCAATGCGTTGCAGTTGATTGCAACTCAGTTGTTGAATTTGATTCAAACAAATATTGCATTGATGGACACGACTATTGTTTGGACAAGATTCTTAAATTGAAATTCTGTGTTGAAGAAGGTGAACATATTAAATTGTTTGTTGATTTAGATAACCCTGGAGGTATTGCATTTGAAACCAATTGCGATAAATGCAACGTTGAATTTCCGCTCGATGTCAGCAGTGAATGCGAACAATTTCTTCTCAACTATGGTTCAATCTTAGACCCAGTTGAATTGACTAACTTGAAATACTTGTTAGTTTGCGAATCAATCTTCCCATGCCCACGATTCTTGAATCCATTTAGAACAAGAATTGTTAACACTTACCTTAAAGGTGGAGATCATGTCTGCTTCGTTAAACCACATGGTTGTAACGTCAGACAAGCAATTACGCCTGATGTGCCAACAGTTTTTAGATTGAACAGACGTGTTTTGGATGTTGGAGTTGGACAGAACAATTTGTCTGTTTTGGTCGGTGGTCTTGCTTGCCCAAATGAGATTTACGCTATTGGAGAGAATTGCCATGGTGAGCTCGGAATTAATTCGTACGTTTCACAAGTTTGCTTTAAACAAGTAAATAGATGCTTATTTGATTGCCAAGTAGTTTCTGTTTGGAGCGATAAATGGGTCACTATGTATATCACTCAATCAGGAAGAGTCTACAGTACAGGCAAATGGAAGTGCTTAGCTAACTCTACTGTTCCAAGATGGGTACAATCAGTTTGTCCATCATGGAGAATTAAAGAGATTAATATTAGTCAGACTCATATTGTTTTTGTTAGTACAGATGGATTAATTTTCGGGTTAGGCGATAACTCGATTGGAAATTTAGGCCTATGCCATATCCAGTGTGTTCCTGATGTAACATGTCTTTCCTTCTTTAATAAGTTATCCCAAGATTGCTTCTCAGAATGTCGCGATCAGTTACTCCATCCAGTTAGACGAGGATATGTAGCTAAGTTAGCAGAAAAGGAATATTATCATAACGACGAGTGTGGTCCTTGCAACCCCTGCGACTCTTCACCATGTTTTAAAAAATGCCCAGTAGAGCCTATCCCTGTTGTAAGATATTTCAAAAAACAAGGTTGCGGCCCGAGATTCTTAGCCAACCAGAGACTTTGTAACGGTGGAAGATGCTCAAAATAAACACTAAAAATGTTAACAAATAATTATTAATTAACATTTTCTTTTATCCACATTTCTTTGACGTTAGAAAGTAGAAAGCTAAATCGTTCTTCATCTTTTGTGTAAGTGAATCGTTCGGTGTCAATACCAACTAAAACGCGCCCATATCTTAATTGGCCAGCGTTGGTAATGAATGATACTAAGGTTTCTTCGGGATATTCTGATAGTTCTTTTGCCGCGATTTTGATATATCCATCATCAATCATTTCGCCGATAATTTTTTCTAAATATTTCCATATATAACCGTACGTAGTTTTCGATTTGTTATTGCAACATTCACCTATTTTTGTGCCACCGTATGATTTTCCGAATACTTTTGATGCGCACGTTGCACTGCTGTATGTATACAAAATTTTTCCGGTGTGTTTATCAATTTTGCAAACTTTTTTACCGACTGAATGCAACGTATTTTCGGAGTACGTTGACCATTCTAAATTGGTAAAATGATTATTCATTTTATTTTCGTCGATGTGATTTACAACCATCTTTGGATTGTTTTCTTTTCTGATAAAGAAATAAGCCACTATGCGGTGTGCTGAAAAATGTTTATGGATGTGGTCTATTGTGCACAATTGAAATCGAACGTATCCTGTTGAAAATTCGGGAGCTAAAAAATGTTGTGTTTTTATGTTCCTAACTTTTCCATATGACGATATTTCGTAAGAATCAAATAACATTCCATCTATTTCATCTATTTTTTTAAATATTTCATCACTCTCTAATTTCATATTTTTGATATTTTTTTCTTGATAAATCCAACGGTGTCCTTTCAATGTTTTATTTGTATCCTTGCAACAATTAATGATCTGAACAGCATACAAATTATTATTTCGTGCAGCGGATATGACAGATTCGTAAGTTTCAAGAATATTATTATTAATATCTAATTTGCATACAGATCTTTTGTTGCGCGTTATATTTTTATTGTTTCTGTGCGCATTTTTTGAATTTTCACTTGGAGTCACAAATCTTAAATTATTCAAATTATTATTTAACTTATTTCCATCGATATGATCTACTTGAATTTGTTCCAAATTTGTTTTTTTTAAATAAGTTTTTGCTACCAATATATGTATGGAATGAGTATGTTTATTATTGTGACAGTCATACAAATTTATCATTTTGTATCCGCTTGGACTAACACGAGTTTTCATTATTTTATTAGTCTTAAATGACGTCACCATTGCATCTTTCGAAACACCATATCTATCTTCATAACCAACAACTGGACAAAATTCTGACATTACTAATAATCAAACAAATAACATGTTTATATTTCTGACAAATAAAATATTCACCAGAAATATTAACAAAACAGAAACATCCCAAAAACGAATAATCATACGTCTCCTGATTCTCATTTCCCGGCATCGAATAATGGTTAGTAATATACTTTTTAGTTTGCATAAATAATTCATAATCGTCAATACTTTTCCTATTTGCATCGATCATCATAACAATTTTTTTACACATCTCACTATTAGGCATCATGTTAAAAAAAGTAGGTGATACATCATGAAAATCAGCGTCGTCAAGATATTCACTACACATATTAGATTGCAACATAACAAACCACGCCATCACATTTTTCAAAAAAATACATTCATCATCTCCATAAAGTTCTTCTTTTAAGATTGTTTGGGGATTATTACATGCGTCAAAATTGCCATATAGTTCATCCTCGTCGTGTTCCATAAACAACATTCTTCGTCTAATTTCATTAATATTGACATTTCCGTCATGATTCTTTAGATGTATCTCATTTTTAGATGTGATATTAATGTAAATAGGAATGCCATTATAGATGCTGATGAAATTAAGACCCCAGCCTCTCGTTATTATTTGTACCGGAACAATATTCACCGTATTCGAAAAAGCATTTTTATAATTAAAATATTCGTCTGTCCCATCTGCTATCAATAATTTATCACTAGCATTCAAAAATCGGCGCACCTTAACCAGCTTTTGTTGATATTCGCAAACGAAGATCTTATGAATCTTATCTATCTCGTCACTAAATAATCCCATATCATGCGCTATTCGATGTGACCTGTCCGGTAATTCCCATTGATATAATTTACCGAGTAACATATTATATACCGGCATAAAATCATCATACACAACATCAAGTTCAATTTCGTTAGTGTCCGAAAAAACATTAAAATGTGCATAAATCATTGATAGTTTATATTTGCCGATGATTTGTTTGTCGATAACTAATGATCTGTCATCTTTCGCAAATTTGATAATATTCATTTATTAGAGCATATTTTGACATAGATTTAAGATTATTTTTTTTTCAATTTTTCGAAAAAATTGAAAAAACTAATATTACGATGGATAACAATTTATAATGTCAAAAATGGAGACAATCATCAACAGTGACATTTTTAATCATCATATTAAGCAATTGCTCGATCCTATCAATTTGTTTAATTTATTGATAACGTGTAAATTATTTTCGAAATATTTATGCAAGGAAGATCTCGAAAAGAATGCGGTGATACAATTTGGAAATGAGTTGTCTAAAATATTTGGCGATAAACATTCACATATCTTTCACATAATACAAAAATGGAATGCAGTAATATCTGGATCAATAATAATAAAATCAATTATTGGATCAAAGTGGAACGATATCGATCTGAAAGTGCATATCACCCGCGATACAACTCTAGAAAATGTATACGAAATAGTTTCTGTTTGCGAAAAAAAACCTAAAATAACAATAATACCAGGGTCAGGTGTTGAAATACTTATTGATGAAAACATAATTATAAATTTATATACAGCTGATTCTTGTATGAGTAAATATGATGAAGCAATTAGCTTAAAATTTCCAAATAAATTGATGGTGACTAACATAAAACGCATAATCGATCAAGAAATCAATGTTAACATCTTTGAATGCAATATCGGACTGTTTTTAAAATATTACAACAATGGATTTAATTTTTACGATGAGAATAAAATATTATCCAACGACGAGTTATATGTTAAATTTTCAAAATATCTCGACATCAGCGATATTGAAGAATGCAAAATTGTCGACGCAGGATATGCGTATAAATCCAAATATTATAGAGTCAAAATCATAAATGGTAATTATGGCAAGATAAAGAAGATGAAAAAATGTGACAATGATGAAAAATGTTTAATACACGCATTGTGTCAGAACGTAAAACATTATCATCGTGGTTCGAATATTTTAGTAATGAATGCACGTGATAACTAAAATTTTTAGTTATCATGTTATCAGAAATTTCTGACGCTAACAATGTTACAATTGAGTTGCGATATGATTTTCGGTATTTTAACAATTGGATTTTTCATAAACCATAATTCTCGTAAATTAATGAGGTGTCCTATTGATTTTGGTAATTTTGTTACATTATTAAAATTGAACCCTAATGATTTTAATTTAACAAGTTGTCCAATAGATTCAGGTATTACACATATTTGATTACAACACAACCGCAATTCTTCTAAATTGATAAGAAATCCAATTGTTTCTGGTATCATTAGTATTTGGTTGTTTACGAGTCCTAGATAACGCAAATTTGTAAGTTGTCCTATGATCTTTGGTATTTTTGATATTTTGTTATGATTCAAATACAGTTCTCGTAAATTTATAAGTCGCACAATAGATGTCGGAATTATGGGAATATTGTTGCAACACATTTGTACATATTCTAAACCATTGAGTAACCAAATTGAATCAGGAATTTCGTTTACCTTGTAACTACTCAAAATTAAATCACGTTTCAACAAAAAATCATCTAACTCGACTGAAGGATAATACATCTCTCTAAAAAAATTAATATTGTGATAAGCGATGTAATTTTCTTTATGACATGGAACTTTTGAGGCATTTGGATAATCTTCGTCCAACAATCGAGAATATTGTAAATCACATATTTTTTTGAAAAGTTTGTTCACCATTGAACAAGCGATAATATGTTTTAGTTCTAAATGATACAAAACTGGATGCACTACGTCTTCATATTCCATTTTGAGTATGTATAGGTTATAGATTTTATTGTGGATTAATAAATCAATTTTTTAAGGCAACGAAAAAAAATGAAAATATTACTCTCAATATAATATAGAATACCTTGTGTATTATTCTAAATGTCCGAGAAAAAATTCAATCCTAACAAAAAGAAAGCAAATCCGAAACTTAACTACACCGAACCTGGCAAATCTACCAGAACTAAAAAAAAGAAACCAATTGATGAAAGAATAGGAAGAGAGAATGGTAGATCTCATAAAAAGACTTGCACGGAGTCAATCGGATATAAAATTTGCGATCCTACTTTGCTAAAAAGTGTTAAACGAAATGCAATACAATCTGAAATAGAAACAGGATTGGATCCAGCAATTCCTTATAGATCTAAAACTAGTTCGTATGGTTGCAGAGTTTGTCACATCGAAAAGTCATCGTATATTAATCCAGAAATACATTCAAGATGCAAACGTATTTGTGGATCAATTAAACCATTTTTGACAAAGGAGGATGTTGAAACGACTAAAAATGTTGAAGATGTCAAAGTCAATAGATTTTGGAAGATTTCTCCTGCACAAGATCATCTATTGGTATTTACAGAATATTGTGATCCAAATTCACGTTCGAGGATTTGCCTCAGATCACCGTTTGGTGGCGAATCAGACGAACCATATAGAATCGACGTGACTAAAGTAAAAATTTAACATTTTTGTATCAATAATTATTGATGCAAAAATGGAAACGATTAGGTAATATATTTATCTATTGAAACATATTGTTCATATTTTCCTATCTTAATATATGTAATAGTGTGGGGGAGTGTGTGCATCTTATTAAAATTATAAGCTACACTAAGATGAGTCACAGAAGAAGGTATATTGTTATGAAAATAATCAAATGATTCGCCCAATCTTAAATGAGTAACAGAATTTGGGATTACATCCTCAGTGGACCGATTAAACGAATCGCCAAATTTCAAGTGCGTCACAGAATCAGGTATTTTTGGAAGATAACTATTAAAGGTGCCAGTAAAATATAAATGTGTGACAGTATTGGGTATCGTTAACGCTGAAAAAACATAACATATGTTCGACAGACGTCTTCCTTTATAAAATTGATCGTTAGGTCTTTGGCATAATGTCAAATGAGTTATATTTGGAAACACAATACGTTTAACGATATCGTCAGAAGTACAATCGTAATTGCATTCCATAAATACATATTTGCTATTTTTAGGAAATCTCATGTTAACACAATTGCATCTCACATACTCAAAATTATCAAAAAATGGTAAACGATTGATATGTTTTTGGAAAACGCAATCTCCAAAAGGTAACTTGTATTTATAATAATCTGTAATCGTAGATATTGCAGTCAGACGAATTTTATCTTTATTGTTTAAATATTTACAGATTTGGAAAAAGATATCGAAATTGAACATTTTTGATGTATGTATTGATACATGGATCGTATCAATAATTAATTCACTTTTTTCTCTTATTTACTGTTTGTTAAAAATAAATAAGATTTTGATAGTATTAATTTCCGAGTGGGCATTTAGTATCATTTTTTAGGTCGGACGACGTTGCTGCCGTATAGGGTATTTAGTATTACTTTTTTAGTAGGATAATATTGTTCCCATCCTTTTATTTTAATATATATGACAGATGTAGGAATCTTTTGGAACTCATAAAATTGTCTACCCGTTGACAAATGAGTCACTGAGTCTGGTATGAAATCTTCCGCAAAATGATCAAAGGATTCGCCCAATTTCAAATGGGTAACAGAATAAGGTATGTAATCTTTTGTGGGTTTGTTAAATTTATCGCCAAAAACTAAATGGGTGACTGAATTAGGTATTGTTCCTTTTATGGGTTTGTCAAAAAAATATCCGAATGTCAAATGAGTGACAGAATTTGGTATTTTCGGAACAGATTGATTATAAACACCATCAAAATTGACACAAGTTACAGAATTAGGTATTTTGATTCGCGAAAATACATAACATTCGGTAGACATAAGTTGTTCGCAAAAAAATCTATGTTCTGGGTATCCAGCGCATTGTCTCAACGTCAAATGATTTATATTTTGTAGATCCGGAGACAACATAATAAGATCACAATGCGTACAATCACGGCAGCATATCATAACTAAACGCTTACTATTTTTAGGAAACTTTCTGTCGGTGCAACGCGCTACTACATTCTTAAAATTATCAAAAAAAGGCAAATTCTCAATCTGTTTCAACAAAACACGTTCTATGAATATTAACTTATGTTTGAATTGATTTGTGACTGTCGATGCAGCTGTCAGATGAATTCTATCTTTAGTGTTCAAATATTTGCAGATTTGAGAAAAGATGTCCAAATATTCCATTTTTGATAAGTATAAATATCATACTTTGTATAGATGATTAATTCAATTTTTTTTTAGGATCTTATTTGTTATCGAGTGATGACAAACAAGATTTTATTCGATTATTATTTTATCGATTGAAGATGGTACAAATCCTCTAAGTAAAGCTCCAGTATTATCGTGTAAGTTTATCAAATCCTTGCCGGATAATACAATATTTTTGGGCGGCTGAGACCCTGTTTTTAGTTTTAGGCACTTAACAGATTTAGGGAGCGGCGAAACAAAATTATCGTATCTATACGGCAAAGTTAGATGCGTAACGGAATTTGGTATATTATTTTTAATAGATTTGTCAAAATACCAACCTAATGTCAAATGAGTAACAGAATTAGGGATCAAATTTTCGATAGACTGATTAAATGAGCCACCAGTGGTCAAACTAGCGACGGAATTCGGTATCTGTAAATTTTGATAAACATAACATTCTCTTTCTGGTGGTCGATCTAAGCATTGATATAATAACAAATCTGTAATATTTTCGCCCAAAAATGTTAATTCAGAATTTATCTTACACATTCCTCGACACTCTATGCGCAATTTTTTAGCACCTTTCGGAATATTATCACATATACAATCGGCGCATAAATATTCAAAATTATCGCAAAAAGATAATCTACGAATTTGTTTTTCTAAAACGAAACGTGTGAATATCAGTTTATATTTGAACCGATCAGTAACAACAGATATAGCTGACAAATTTATCTTATCTTTATTGTTCAAATATTTGCATATCTGCGAAAAAATGTCGAAATAGAACATTTGCATATACATATCAATATGATATTCTATATTCAAAATTAATTCATTTTTTTTGAATCTTGCTTGTTATTGATAATAAACAAGCGCGGACATATGATTATTTCATTTATTGAAGAAGGTACAAATTTTCTGAGTACAGCTCCCATATTATCGTTTAAGTTCACTAAATCTTTTCCAGATAGCATAATATGTACCGAACCATGTATTGTTTCTAACTTTAGACATTTTATCGATCTAGGAATTGGAGAAACAAAACTACCACATCCGTACAGCAACGTCAAATGTGTGACTGATTGAGGTATACAATATTGTATTGTATGATTCCAATATTGTGCAATAGATAAATGGGTAACAGAATCTGGTATAATATTTTTTATAGATTGATTAAAATCCCAACCTAATGCCAAATGAGTGACCGAATCAGAAATTAGGTTCTCTATAGATTGATTAAATCGACCGCCGGTGATCAACTTAGTAACGGACTTTGGTATTCGTAAATTTTTATAAGTGAAACATTCTCTTGTTATTGGTTTGTATGAGTATTGATATAATATCAACTCAGTAAGATTTCCGCCCAAAAATGACATCTGGGAATCTTCTTTACACATTCCAAAACACTCTATTTCTAATTTTTTGACTCCTCTTGGTATTTTGTCACATGTGCAATTGGCATATAAATTTTCAAAGTTATCGCAAAAAGGTAATCTACGAATTTGTTTTTCTAGAACGAAATCTGAAAACATCAGTTTACATTTGAACCGATCAGTAACACTCGATATAGCTGACAAATTTATCTTATCTTTGTTATTCAAATATTTGCATATCTGCGAAAAGATGTCGAAATAGAACATTTTGCATATACATATCAATGTCATATTCTATACTCAAAATTAATTCATTTTTATTCTTTGGATACTATTATTATTTCATTCATCGATCCTGGAATGTACTTTTTAAGTATATGATGGTAATCTTCCGTAAAATTATCCAAATCTTTGACAAACAATGTCTTGTGTTTGATGTTACTATAATTTTCTAATTTTAGACACGTAATGGATGCAGGGAGTCGGGTACCAAAGTTGTCAAATCCATATCTTAAAGTCAAATGCGTAACTGAATCAGGTATACAATTTTTAATTGATGCATTGAATGAATAACCAAATGTTAAATGAGTAACAGAATTTGGTATAATGTTTTTGATTGACCGATTAAAATATTCACCAAACGTTAAATGAGTGATAAAATTAGGTAATACTTTTTCGATGGACTGATTAAAATGTCCCCCGAAAATCAGATGTGTAACAGAATTGGGAATGTTAATTGGTTGATCAAAATGTCCACCTATTTTTAGATGGGTAACAGATTTTGGTATTAGTATATTTTGATATACGTAACATATATTTTCTTGGCCGGCGCATCTCCGAGATGACAACGTGCTTGTTTTATACAAAACTAAATGAGTAAGATTATTCAAAGACAATAATTCCGGATTCCTGTCACATTCTCGGAAACATGCCATATGCATTTTTTTAGTATTTTTAGGAATCTTTGCGCAAGTGCAGTTAATATTTACACATTCAAAATTATCATAAAAAGGTAATCCCCTAATTCTCGGTTCGAAAATACGATTTGTATATATTAATCTGTATTTGAAACAATCGGTAGCGTGAGATATAGCTGACAAACCTATCTTATCTTTATTGTTCAAATATTTGCATATCTGCGAAAATATATCGAAATAGAACATTTTTGATAAATAATTGTATTATTTATCAAGACAATAACAGATTCAATTTTTTTAAACACACAAATATTATCTAAATATCACTATATAGTAAATATGTCAACGATTCCTGGCACAATAAAAAAAATAGCATCGGATATCCAATACACATCAGGGGAATTGATAAAATTATTATTACAAAAATCTATGAAGCCTCCACTTTATCCTAACACTCATATTAATGCTATCGGTAAATACACATACTATCTGTCAAATGAATGTTTAGGCTGGACAGATAATATCATCACAAGTTTTAAGGTGACTCCGAAACCGATAAAACAACATAATCTAAACAAATTACCAGTTGCATTCAGTCCTCGCGAACGTATTGCCTTAGACGAAGCCCTCGCATCCAACGATTATATTCCCACCGCCTACAGATTATTTACAGAATTTGTCGATCCGCAAAGTATCATGGAAATCATCGCTAATCAAAAATTTGCAAATACCTACACATGCAGCGTTTTATATACTGACAGCTGGAAACAACTGACAAGTATTGGAGAAGATATCGTAGATCAGACAGATCCAGAAATATCTATGTTCAATACAGCCCGAATGTCCACCGCAAAATTACGAGTCAATTTGTTTACGTTAGAGAGAGACTTGCGATATTTAGCTGACCGATATCCAGAGATGTATTTTTCATATATCAGTATGATTCTATTGATCAATTCTGTAGATCAGTCAGATATGGAATGGGTCATTTATTTAATTGGTAATCTTTCATTTATCTCTTGGGATCAATTCACTCCGGTAACACAAGGGCGATTCATTAATGTCCTTGGGGATGATTTCATAGACGCATTTTTGTCGAACGAATTAATCACTGTTTTATTACAAGCGGGGGTAGGAGAACTGATTTTAACTTCATCGTATATGTATTCACTCTTGAAAATGCTGTACGTTGTCTTTGGCTACAATGAATTTATTATTAAGGCAATCATAACTCCATGCGATATATTCATTGATAAGACAAATTGTCCTGTTTTGGATAATATGCCGCCGAATGTCAAGGGCAATGAATGTATTTATGACTTTATTGATATTTTTTACGATATGTATCCGACAATAAATGAATTGATTGTTGGATCGATGGATGTGCCGTTAGAATGTGAGTTAGTTTCTTGCGCGACTATTCCTCCGTTTTATTTTGGACTTGAGTCAATACCCCAATATTTATGGAGATTTGGTACCTTCTCTTACTGCGCCTACAAAGATTACGTCGCATCAAAAATTAAATTCAACTCAGTTGGCACGAACATAAACAACAAAATCAATTTGATGGAAACATTTTAAAAATATGACGCATATTAGATATTTTTAACATAAAAATATCTAATACTTGTATAATATAATGAACGACATCAAAATCCAAGAAATATATTCAAGTTTTACAAATATATTGATTGTTGATTCTATCAATCGATTGTGGATTATGGGATCTAACAAAAATCGTAAAACTGGATATGGTAATAAACATCTATATTTACCATTGATGACTCATATAGTTTTAGAAGAGGATGAAAAAATAGTAAATTTTCATTGTGGACAATATATTACTTTTATATACACATCTGCCCAAAAACTGTGGATTTCTAACTTTATCGAGGACGAAAAAGGCGACGAAGATATAATTGATGATCAAATCATTGACGAATCAGATGATGAAGAAGAATCAGATGAAACGGAGAATTACGACATAACGGAGAGCGTATTTTCATTGATGGCCCAACGTTATACGCGAGTTGGTCAAAATAATATGATTGTTCAGTTAGAGAACAGTTCGCAACAAAATTCTACACCAATATATGTATTCGGAATCAATTCTGATCGTGAAGCAACAGTTTCCGTAGATAACCATGAATATTTTATGATGGCGCAGAAAGAAAATCAAAAAACAAATGAAGGTTTTTCTTTGTTGGCCGAAGATGTGGAAAAAGTTATCATGACGGGGGATACAACATTGTTTTTATGGAAGGGCAAAATATGTCTATTTGATAAGTCGCTCAAAGTCAAAAATGGAATAGTTAATAAGAAATGCGGGTTATCTATGATACTAAACAAACAATTTGAGAGACCTTTCTATGAATTAATTTTTCCGATTGATTTGGAACGAATTCAATTTAACAAGAAATTTATCCATTGTTTTGCTGCGGGATATCATCACGTACTCTTCGCGGGCAATACTTATTCTGACACCGCGAATATCTTGTGGTTATACTTCAAATCGACGTTCACAATAGAAAGTCAGAATATATACGTTTGCGTTCACGATTCAACAATATATGTCAAAAAGAATAAAAACGTTTTCAAATATGATCATAAAACGCACACATTAGTAAAAATTTTAGCTGACAAGAACAAGATCTTCATGTTGAACAGCAATGATGGTGAGAACACGGAGATATGTACGTTGGATAATAACTGTTTATGGGGCATGGTTTATGGGAAGTATATTAGAATATGTCCACATAACAAACTGTTGTATGATTTTGTAGATATTGATATTCATTTCCAGAACGAACTTGTATTGATAAATAGCAGTACTGAACCAATGAGATATTGTGTACATGATAAAAGCATTTATTTTAATATTTGTGGATTGCAATATTATAAGTTACGGGATTATGGTGTTGTCTTTTATGATGCTGGTACAATTTATTATTTGTCAGATAGTGAGCTACCTGAGAACCGACATAATACGATGGAAATAGATAAAATTCATGTTGGTGATGGGACATATTATCTGTATAAATTTAAAGATGCGCCTGATATGATCCAAGACATTATTTTTACGAATGATTTGATATTGTTGAAAGCAAATGAGAAGTATTACTATCATAAAATAGACGATGGCACTGATTTTGTTGTTAATAACTTTACGGAAATTGTCATCAGAAGTGATATTTCTTTCAAAGATACGGTGCAAAAACATTTCGTGATTAGGGAGAAAAAAAACTTTGAATCTTCGGTGGAATTATCTGTTCATACTGATTCGAATAAATTCAAGAAGATGTTGAATATTATGGAATTGTTACGAGTTGACGTGGATTTTTCCATTAATTATGTTGATAAGAATCAGACGATATCTTTTGGTAACGGCCCGAAAAGAGAATTTATGGAAACAGCTATAAATCATTTTGCGGACAAATATTTACATAATTATGGAACCCATAGCACGTTTAATTTGGAGTCCATTAAGAAATTTTCAGAAAATGATTTGATATGTATCGGATTTATGTTACATGCAGTTATTTGTCACAGCATGAATAATTTGCCATTCAGATTACCATTGATTCTGTTATTTGCAATTAAAAAACGAATTATTTACAGAGAAGAGTTAGAATTCTTTGCTAAATTGATTGCGCAAGATATTTACGGAACTATTATGCAGTACAGAGATGATCCAGAAAAATTTAACGAAATTGGTACTGACTTTGATAACTATGATGAAATGTTGAATAGTCTGTGCGGCATTCCAACTGATGCAACGGAACTGGCCAAATCGCACGAGATTAGTAAATACATTGCGAACGGATTCACATCTTATTCTGAGATTAAGAATTTGGAGTCGATGAATTATCCAACATTAGAATATTATATTTCTGGCGATTATGTAATCGACCGCAAAACCTTGATAAATAATTTGAAGATAAAAGATAAGTACAAAAAAATTGTCACTGATATTATTGAAAACTTATCAGAAGAAAAGTTAGCTATTTTGTTGAAGAACTGGTCCGGAACGTCAATCGTCAAAAAAAAGAACGAATATACTGTCATAATTAGTAAAAAAACAAATGGCGATCCGGATATCCTTTTTATGACATGCTCTTTAGGTATGCGAATATCGACGCAATTGATGACTAGTCCTGATATGCAAAATATATTGGTCGAATTACTGACTACACCAATTAATACAATGATAGATATTTAATGAAAATAATAATTATGTTCATTAATTTTCGAAAAAATGATATCTGATTCCGTGGGACAAATTATTAAAATCGCTGAAAGGGTCGTATGGATAATATTCTAAATCACGTTTAAGTTTTTTCCAAGGTTTTAGACAATCGAAGGTACTTTTGAAACAAGCCTTTCTATCGCCATATAATATGTCAGAACAAGTCATGCGTACATGTCGCAAATAAGAATTAAGAGTTACATTACTATATTTGTGAATTACCGATTCTCGTGGGAATCTTTCGAATGTTTGATCAACATTGTGACCATATCCTTCATTATCATAAAAAATCGCGTGCTTTTTTCGAGGATAATTATTGACAACGCCAGAAATATTCGAATAAAAAGATCCAATGATGCGAAACAACGGTCCATATCCAATATTGAATATTTTTATTCGATAATTATTGATGCGACACTTTGATTCTAATATTTTATCCAAAAAATCTCCTATTAGGGATGGGATTTTAGAATTTTCATTTTTAACGAGTGATATGAGCGCTATTTTGCCGATGGTAACATCATCAAGTCGTTCTCGCGCAAGCTGGATAAATAAATTTCCGAGGATCTCTCCTAAAGAGCAGTTATTAAAAACATGACCTATGCGATATTTCTCGTCACGACGCCATATATACTTAACGTTATGGTAATCATATTGGCAACATTTAAGCGAGCAATATATGCATCTAGGGAAACTTTTGAAACATGAAAATATTAAATTAAATAAATCTTTTGGAATTTTGTTATACTGGCACCATTTATATACGGAATATAGTCCTGTTGCTTCATTGAAGAGTAATGATAAATTCATTGATACTAGTTGGATATTGATAATGACAACGATATATTTTTGATCAATTTTAATGAATATGATAAATTATCATGTTCATTGATATATAATCTCTAGCTAATAGAATTCTTGCAGCAACGTTAAATGGTTGATTGAATGTGTCGCGCGGTTCTTCAGAAAATACATTCCTTTTTGATGATCTCTTGAATATGTGATGCAAATCTCCAGCAAATACGGTTCTTTGTGGCAATATTGCGCTCAACTTTCAATGATCTATTGAATATGACACGCAAATTCTCCAGCAAATATGATTTCTTTGCAGCAACATTGCGTTCAACCTTCAATGATCTATTGAATATGACACGCAATTCTCCAGCAAATATGATTTCTTTGCAGCAACATTGCGTTCGACCTTCAATGATCTCTTGAATATGTGACGCAATTCTCCAGCAAATACAATTCTTTGCAGTGACATTCAATGATCTCTTGAATATGTGACACAGTTCTCCAGCAAATATGATTTCTTTGCAGCAACATTGCGTTCAACTTTCAATGATCTCTTGAATATGATACGCAATTCTCCAGCAAACATAATTCTCAACAGTAACATTGCGTCAAACATTCAACGATCTCTTGAATATGTAACGCAATTCTCCTGCGAATATAATTCTTTGCAGTGACATTCAATGATCTCTTGAATACGTGATGCAATTCTCTAGCAAATACGATCCCTCGCGTTCAATTTTCAATGATCTATTGAAAGTGACATGCAATTCTTCGGCAAATACGATTTTTTTACAGAAGCACCACGTTCAACTTTCAATGATCTGTTGAATATGACCCGCAAATATAATTCCTTTGCAGCGACATTGCGCTCAACTTTCAATGATCTATTGAGTATGGCACGCAATTCTCCAGCAAATATGATTTCTTTGCAATAACATTGCGCTCAACTTTCAATGATCTATTGAATATGACACGCAATTTTCCTGCGAATACAATTCTCTGCAGCGACATTGCGTCAAACGTTCAATGATCTCTTGAATATGTGACGTAATTCTCCAACAAACACAATTCTTTGTAGTGATATTCAACGATCTCTTGAATATGCAACGCAATTCTCCTGCGAATACAATTCTTTGCAGTGACATTCAATGATCGTTTGAATACGTGACGCGATTCTCCAGCAAATATGATTTCTTTGCAGCGGCGTTGCGTCCAACGTTCGATAATTCTTTGAATATGACACGCAATTCTCCAGCAAATATGATTTCTTTGCAGCAACGTTGCGTTCAACTTTCAATGATCTATTGAAAGTGACATGCAATTCTCCGGCAAATACGATTCTTGGCAGCATATTCAATAATTTATTGAATATGCGATTAAGAAACATCACTGTCATTCTTTCAAATACCGCTTACAGATAACGTCAAATAAATTATTCAAATCTTTTGTGCAATGATAATGAAAATATTGATGATCTTTTGATTGGCTATTTTGACCATATGAATTTATCAGTTTTTTACTTCGACCATATAAAAAAACGCAACATTCTTCGCGAACACAACGCAAATAATATTTTATATCCTCCCGGGCATATTCGTCACGTACATCCCATAATTTAGCATATTTGTACGAAGTCTGATAAATTGCATCAACATCTGAAAAAATGCATCCAATCAAGGAAAAAATAGATTCATATTCAAGAACATTAATCGCAAAAGGTTGCCGTTCCTCGTTAAACTTCAAATTATACGAAAATAATCTATTTATATCGACTATTTCATCACATTCCAGCAGTTTTTTAATAAATTCGCCTATTTTAATTGGTATCTGTGTTGCTTCATTTTTGGCAAAAGAAATAAGAACTAACTTACCAATGATACTTTTATTATCACTATCTTTTTCGAACTGGTCTAAGAGCGTGCCAACTATCATCTGAAGTGATCGATTTCTATTCGTATGATTCAAACAGTACGTCCACATGCCACCACTTCGATGTTCAAATCTCGTTCTTTGATAATCATACCTGCAACATTGAAGAGAACAATATATACAATTTGGATAGTTTTTGTGACATCGAAAAATAAGTTGAAATAATTCTTTCGGAATTCCGTTGCATATGCACCATTTATAGACGGCATATAACCCGGTTGCTCCATTGTAAAGTTCTGTTAGATCGTGCATTTATAGCTAGATATGTTACTTGGTATTGATATGATCAAAAATCAATTTTATTTTTGATCATATATCAGTGAATAATCGTTCCAATAGTCAGGCAACATCTTTTCCAGTAACATTGAATGAACTAATATTTGAACGTTCAAATCTCAAGGCAACATCTTGCCAGCAACATTGAATGAACTAATATTTGAACGTTCAAATCTCAAGGCAACATCTTTGCCAGTAACATTGAATGAACTAATATTTGAACGTTCAAATCTCAAGGCAACATCTTGCCAGCAACATTGAATGAACTAATATTTGAACGTTCAAATCTCAAACATCTTGCCAGTAACATTGAATGAACTAATATTTGAACATTCAAATCTCAGGGCAACATCTTTTGCCAATAACATTGAATGGACTAATATTTGAATATTCAAATCTCCAGGCAATATCTTTGCCAGCAACATTGAATGGACTAATATTTGAACGTTCAAATCTCAAACATCTTGCCAGTAACATTGAATGGACTAATATTTGAACGTTCAAATCTCAAGGCAACGTCTTACCAGCAACGTTGAATGGACTAATATTTGAACGTTCAAATCTCAAGGCAATGAAACATTTGCCGGCAATATTGAATAGATTAATTCGAATGTTCAATTCTCAAGGTAATGTTCTAGTTCAACAACTTCTTCCGACTAATATTCTTTAATAATTGACAATTATTAAAGAATGCATCAATATTTTAATCCACGCACATTTATCGATCCTCCCAACGCAATCAAATCAAACCAACGATCACCGCATCGCAATTCAACATTTTCGCCATATATAAGAGCAAAACATGCTGTACGAACAGCTAATAAATATGCTTTAATATCTCCTCGTCCAAGTTTAACTGGATGATTTATAGATATTGATGAAAAAATGTGTCCAATTAGACTAAAAATAATATCATAACTAAAATCGATAACGTTCATGCGATATGTTTGATCATTAACTTTAAAATGACGAATTAATCCAAGCAAATTATCCAATAACAATTTTATTGTAAATGGTATCTGAGTAGATTCGTTTTTTGTGAATGCGATACAAATTATTTTGCCGAACGAGTAATCATTGTGTGCATTTATTAAGGGTGTGACGAGATTGCATAGTGAGATGTTATTATTTCTATGTTTTTGATAGTTGTTGTATCTGCAACATTTTATAGAGCAAAAGATGCATCTATCACAGTTTCTGTAATATGTAAATATTAATATGAACAACTCTTTGGGGATGCCATTGCGACAACTCCATTTATAAACGGAATATAACCCGGTCGAAATATCAAACAACGAAGACAGATCTCTCATTTGTATTAAGGAAGATATTTATTTTAAAAAATTGATTTTTGAAATATTAGACGTATGCCATCATTATATTAATGGTTAACGATGTTATTGTTTTTGTTAATACTATCAGTCAATAGTCACAATTATAATTATGTGACTCAAAATACGGTTGATGATAGAATGGAATTTAGTTTTTCATTGAGTAACGAGAATGTGACATTGCAACTTACAAAAGTTTTGTTCAACATTTCGGTTGTTAATGATCGTTGTAATACAAGTTTTTTTTAGTTTTTTGGATATTGTAATGGTCATTGTGAGAAAGAATATGATTATGATAATAATGAAGCTGTGATGGAATATGTATATAGTAATATGTTGTATGTTCCGGTGACATCATTTGTTTCTCAGAATATTACGTTTGAATTTGATGAAATCGAAGAAATTGCAATGAATCCACCTGAAGTAGATAATAGTGGTATCATTCTTTTTGCGGTCCTTGTATCGGTTATATGTGGTCCTATAGTAATTTTTTCAGGTGGGATGATAATTATGATAATTGTTGGTGGATGCGTGTCAATGATGTCAATAAAGCCAGCGGACGAGAAGACAGATGATGCAGAAAAGAATGAAACTGGTGATGTGAATATTGATTTGTCGGCGTCTGGCAATATTGATGATCAAATTTCTAGTTCGGAGACGACTTCGAGTGATTGATTTTTAGCGATTGGTTAATTGTTAAAGGTGATATAAAAGTGGATTGTGTAAGGATAGGTATGAAGAATGGAAGAAGAATATCGTCCGATTGTGGGTTATGAGGGTAGATATGGGATTTCGAAGGCAGGTGAGATTTATTCTTTTGTATCAAATAAAACATTGAAAATACAAGTTAATTCTGCAGGATATCGTATTATATCACTAAATGATGACGCGGGAAATAGGTGTAAACGTTATGTTCATGTTTTAGTTGCCAGCACATATTTAAAAAAAAACGGATCCCGAACAAGTTCAGGTGGATCATATCAATGGCGACAAATCTAACAATAATTTGGACAATCTAAGATATTGTACTCGAAGCGAAAATATGAAAAATGCTCACAAGAACAATTGCTCTTACGACAATGTACTTGTGTCAAAATTAGACGTTAACGGTAATTTTATCGAAGAGTATGAATCGATTAGATTAGCCGCACGAGATAATAATTTAAGCAAACATCTTATAATTTGGTGTTGCAAAAATATACATAAAAATAAAACAGGTGGCGGATATCTTTGGGCCCGCAAAGAAAAGCAAGGAATAAGATTTGAATCGGATGAAGTGTTCAAAAAAATAGATAAAATAGGGAATCTTGTTTTTGACAATTATGAAATCTCATCATATGGAAAATTAAGAAATATTAGAACACAAAAAATTTTAGCCCCTGCAACTTCAAACGGGTACGCTAGGTTTCAATTATATATGCAAGATGGAAAACCCAAACAGATGCTGTCACACCGGTTGGTAGCTTATTTTTTTATTAAAAGGGTCGACGACGATACAATGGTTGTAAATCACCTAGATGAAAATAAACTGAATAATCACGTTAGCAATTTAGAATGGTGTACGCAATTAAAAAATAAGATACATTCGGTTGGTAAAAAAGTATGCAAAATCGATAAAGACACCGGATGCATATTATATACGTATGACAGTGTTGCGTCCGCAGGGAAAAAAATAGGAAACCCTGGTGCTTTCGGAAAAATTAGTAAATGTTGTAATAGTAACCAAATAACCTCTTATGGTTTCGCATGGAAATTTTTAAAAGACATCATAGATGAAATGCTAAACGATGGATACATTGAAATCACAACAAAAGAGCTAAATGAAACACAAGAAGGAACATTTGTATCTTTTATAGGTGATAACGGTCAGTTGCGATATAGTCGCAAATTAACTGACATCGAAAGCAACGTTATGACTTACATGAAAGATGATAAAAGATTCTATTATCGTCTCTCCAACATAAAAAAGGTATGGATCAAGCAATGTTAATTAATAATTATTGATTAACATTATTCACAAATGGCATAGATAAATAATCTCATCCAATTATAATTAAAATGCAAAATCAGTCATTTAATCAAGTAAATCAATATGTTGACATCAAAAATAATGGCAGAATATTTCCTGTTTGGGTTGCGAAGAATTTTAAAAAGTACAAATTGCCGCCTGTTCTTCGGGGGGAAAATGTTGATCCATGCAATGTGGAAAGCAAGTTGGAGCTGAGAAAATACCAAGAGTTTATTGGAAAGTATTTGGCTCCTTCTTCACCTTATAACGAAATATTGCTGTTTCATAATGTGGGAGCAGGGAAGACAATATCTGCAATAAATCTCCTTAACGTTTTTTATAACTATGATCCAAATATCAACACAATTATTCTAATAAAAGCGTCGATAAAAAATGACCCGTGGCTACAAGATTTAAATATATGGCTGGAACGAGATCCTGGAGAAGAAAACGAAAAAAATGTTACTAAATTGGCTCGTTTCAAGAACATTCACATGTTGAACTTCGATAGTCCATATGCAGATAAAGATTTTATCGAAACGATCAAAAAAATAGATACATCACTTCCAACTATGTATATCATCGACGAAGCTCATAATTTTATCAGAAACGTTTATTCCAATATTAATTCTCAAAAAGGACAACGAGCACAGATCATTTATGAATATATTGTGCGAGAAAAAAGAGAAAATAAAAATACAAAAGTTATCCTTATGACTGCTACCCCAGCAACTAACGTTCCATTCGAGTTTTCTTTATTTTTTAACATGCTCCGACCTGGAATATTTCCAATGTCCGAACTCGAATTCAATAAAATATTTGTCACTGAATCTAACTATCCCATTCTCAATCCCGAAAAGAAGAACATGTTCGAAAGACGTATTATGGGTTTAGTATCATATTATATTGGTGCAACTCCAGATCTTTACGCTACCCAAGAATTAGAATATATTAATTTGCCAATGTCTGAATATCAATACAATGTTTACCGCGTTTTTGAAAAGAAAGAAAACGATATCCAAAAAAGAATGCAAAGAGTCGGTAAATCGTCGCAGCTCTATCGAACATACACTAGGCAAGCTTGTAATTTTGTTTTTCCACCCGTTAGTTCTCAAATTTCCGGCGAAATCCGACCTAGACCAAACATGTTTCAATTAACTGATAAAAAAGGAGTAGACGTTGAAACTGGTAAAGAACCATTTGGTAGTGAAGCTGATAATGCCCGAAGATATCAAGCTGCTTTGAATAACTTTGTTTACGGGACAGAAAAATATTTTCAATCGATACATGAAGAAGATGTTGTAAGAGGCCCAACTATCTACGACGATTTGGCGGCATTTTCAGTCGGATTCACTCAAAAATACGAAAAGAAGTTCTTGAATTTTTACAATTCTGGTGATGCAAGATCTATGTTGTTTACTGAGATGTACAAATCGTCGCCGAAGATGTTAGCGATTATGTTTATGACCCATCTTAGTCCTGGTAAGGTATTGATATATTCCAACTATGTCGTTGTAGAAGGTATTGATATGATAAAAGTATATCTAAGATTGATTGGTTACAATGATTATAAAATAGCTAACGAAGGCAAAGGATATTGCGAGTATCATGGACAAATTGATAAAAATGAAAGAATCAAGATTAAAGCTATGTACAATGGTTCGGATAATATTTACGGTTCGAAATGTAGAGTGATTTTGCTTTCGCCATCCGCAACTGAAGGAATCCAATTATATAATGTTCGGCAAGTACATATTTGTGAAAGCGCATGGACGGAGACTCGCATTTTGCAAATCGTCGGCAGAGCCATTCGACAATGCGGCCACAAGCAACTCCCCCTCAACGAACGCCACGTTAACGTCTATCGCTACAAAGTAACAAAACCACAAACAATCGACAAAGATGACACCATCCGTCTAACTGCCGACGAAATAGTAGAAGATCTCGCCAAAGCAAAAGACAATCTCATCCAATCGTTCCTGACCGCATTACGTGAAGCTGCCATCGATTGCGAACTATTCCGAGCTCACAACATGATGACTCTAACATATCAATGTTTCAAATTCCCAGAAAGTATGATAACTGGCAAATTCATCGGTCCAGCTTACAAAGAAGATCTCAAAGAAGATGTTAAATACGACGCAGGTTTAGGTGCCAAAAATACAAAAGTGGAAAGAATAAAAGTGATCAAAATAAAAGCAGTTTATCGAATTAGCAGAAATAAAGATGGTGAATCAGAGTATTCTGAACCTGAAGAATATTGGTATTATCCAAAATCAAGAATGGTGTATGATATTGATGTTCACTATCCAGTCGGAATGGTGGAAGTTGTAGATGATATCGCATCAAAATTATCCAAAGATGTCTACATCATCACCGATATGATTAATATTCCAACTATCAACGTTTAATTGCATTTATTATTATAAATGCAATCAATCGATGCGAACAGCTATAACTGTACAATCATCATCTTTGGCTTGCGTTATCATTTTTTTTAATTCTTCTTCTATGTTATCATTTTTTGAGGATAAACCATTTTTGAATTCTTGTAGCGCAACCGAATCACTCAAGAGTTTTTCAATGGATTTTCCAAATGGTGTCGCAACACTTTTCATGTTGATCTTTCTTTTGACAGTAGCAACTAATAATTGGGAAATAGTTGTCGGTTCTTTCCAACGAGAAAGTAAATCTTCTATTTCTTCAATGAACAAATTGTCAGTCATTCCATCAGTTGATAATATGATCACATCATTCAATTGTAATAAAAATGCTTGAAACGTTGGCGCCATCGAACAATCGAACACGTTACCTTTGAATTTAACTTGTGCTGGCATATTCCAACTATGTTGTAGCGGACGGGTGGAGAAAACCAACTTAGCATTTCTATAAACTTGGACAACTGAATCACCAACTACCATGCAATCCAATCTCGAAGATGAAATATTTGCACATGCAATCGTAGAGGCACCCGTCGGCGGAATCAATGGTGGTGTAATTTTGATCTCACCTAATTTTCCATAAATTGTTCCATTTGTTCGAACATAATGCTTTAAGAATTCCACAATCTGTCTAGAATTGCGGGCACCTCCAACGCCATCGAAAACAGCTGCATGAAGATGATTTCCTTGTTCTTTGATTATGTGGCCATCTTCGCCCAGTGGGGAGTCTCTATCCAAATGAATAGTATCTATCGTACACTTACTTTGTGATGCACTCGCATAAGATATGGTACGCTTTTCAGATATATTCATTTTTTGGAATAATTGTTGATATTTTCGATTGTCCACCTTTTTTTGATGGGTTTGCTCTAAAGGTTTGTTGTGTACGGTTTCATTCCTTTTGGCAATTTTCCCCATCTTCTAGCCCGTTTTCTACTTATTAACAATTAATATGGATACATTAATCTGTTCAAATATCAATTTTTTTGCCACAAAAATTGATTTTAACAATTGTTATTATAAATATTTGTTAAGATATATTACATTAAAAATGGATAAAATAATGAAATATCGAGAAGATGTGGATTCAATCATGTGGGATCTTCTCCGAACAGAAACATTTATGATAGAAGATCTAGAAGACATTATCAATACAGTCACATTGACGATCAGACAATACGATAAAACATTTTCAAGATCTCAAATGAAAGCTATTGTCAATTTCCATATCGGATGTAAATATGATAACTCGTTCTTGTATGATACCAAAAATGAGACAGATAAACAAATAATCATGAAAAAAATAGAAGATGATTCGTCACATTCGGATGATATGTCATTTGGTGGCTTAGATATGAACGACTCAATTGAAGAGGTTATTATTCCATATCTAAACTCTGAAATCGAGAAAGATAAAACTGTCGTTAATTGTGCAGCAGACTTAATAAGTCATCGACATGATTACAATGCTGGTAGATACGCCGAAAAAAAATATATCAGACGTAAAGAAAGAATCGTAGAAATTAAGGCTATTCCGCAACCAGAACAAAAATCTGAAGCATGGTTGAAACAGCGTAAGAAATGTATCACTGCAACTGGTGTGTCAACCGCATTAGACGAAGATCCGTATAATCATCCTGCGAAATTTTTGTTAGAGAAATGTGATAGAGGTATCCCTTTCAAAGAGAATAAAAATACGCATCATGGAGTAAAATATGAAGAAATTGGTAGCATGTTTTACGCTTTCCGAAATAATATAGACGTTGCAGATTATGGATTATTGCAACATGAAGAATATCCATTTATTGGTGCAAGTCCGGATGGAATTTGCGAAAAGACAGCCAAAGATGGATCTGGACTATCAAAAATAGTAGGTAGATTGTTAGAGATTAAATTCCCGGCAACGAGAGAGATTTTAACATCTGGCGATTTGGATGGTGATATTTGTCCGCATCAATATTATCTACAGTGTCTAACACAGATGTTTGTGACAAAAATGGATGAATGCGATTTTTTACAATGTAAGATCGAGGAGTATGAATCATATGATGATTTTGTCAAAGATTCACAATCGAAAATACCAGGGTTATCAAAATCGAGTAATTTAGAGAAAGGATGTATTATTCAATTGTTGCCGAAAAAACTCGTTAACGATGATGATAAGTTGATGTGTTTGTACAAAGCGCAGTATTTGTATCCGTCTAAATTACACATGACAATCGATGAAACTGAAAAATGGATTGCAAATGAAATCATAAATTTCAGTTCGCATAAGTTTTCAAAAGAGTATGTGATTGATAAACCTATCTTTTGGAAGTTAACGAAAGTGACGTGTCATCTTATCAAGCAAGATAATGAATGGATGATGCGACGGTTACCAGAATTGCAACAGTTTTGGGATTATGTTGAATTTTATAGGAAACATGAAGACAAGTTGAATGATATCGAAACGTTTGTCAAAGAAGTAGGCGATGACAAGACTGCATTAATATTTGAACGAGTTAACAAGCATTTTTTGGAATTCAATAAGAAGAGTAAATACAAGCCGTTGTATCAACAAATCAATCCTTGGCGTGCGAAATTTATCAAGAAGAAAGAGGACTACAAGAAACGGTTTTGGCAAAAAAAATGAAAAGGCAATATATTAATATATATTTATTTTAATATATTACAAAGATGAACAACTTGATATCGGACATTCATACGCATTTATGCACTTTTTTGTCTAATATTGACAAACTCAATTTTTTATCTGTTTCGAAAAAATATCACGGGATTAAGAATGTGGTTAGTTTCGAAGATGAAGTTAATATGGCATATGTTAGTCATTTATGGTACTATAATAGTTTTTGTAACGTTCGCATATGCAAATCTTTTGAAGATAACGATGATTTGGAAGTGTCGAACGTTATGTATCCTAAAAATATCGCGCGATTAAAGTTATATAATTATAAAACGACATTGAATATCCCCAAATCTGTTACAGATCTAACATGCGTATTACATAAAAATATTAGTGCATATATTCCACATGGGATTAAATATTTAACATTTAGTTGTTGCGATCCCGAAAATAATATTTATATTGATGGTCATATACCAAACACAGTTACTCATTTGACGATCAATAGTAATTCTAATTATCGATGCCTGAATTCGAGAGTTACGATAAACGATGATATCGACATCAAGAAATATATTCCAAAAAGTGTTACGAATCTTACAATTACATACGTTTCAAAATTTGCGGGCGATATTATTCCTGATTCTGTTATAGATTTGCACATTTCTCGATTTTTGAATGATACATGGGATGGAATACCACATACAGTTAAAAACCTACGAATATGTAAGGGAACACTGCCTCCTACTGTACCAATTAATTTGACACGTCTAAGAATTGATTATGGTCATGATGTATCTTTAGGGGCACACAATTTCAATTATTTGACTCATTTATCACTAAATGATACATTCAACATGACGATTAACGAAAATCATCTCCCATTAACTCTTACACACCTAACTTTGGGAGATGACTTTAACCAATCGATCGAATTTTGTAATCCACATCATCTTCAATCATTAATTTTAGGCGACAAGTTTAACCAACCAATAAAAACTACTTTCCCATCCCTCGCTTTTTTACAATTTGGACACGACTTCGATCAACTATTATCTCCGCAACAAATACCAAACGTTACCCACTTACGTTTCGGTACCAGTTTTAATCAAAATGTTACCATACCAACAAAAGTAACTCATCTAACTTTCGGCGACAAATTCAATAAGTACCTCGACAGAATTCCAGAATCGGTAACGCATTTAACAGTTGGCTACTACTTTAGATTCGATTATCACATCAAATTGCCAATGAATATTATCAGCTTAACGTATTCTGATTTATATGGCCGCCCAATCAACAACATAATGAATCCGCACGTCAAATTCCTCAAATTCGGTAAATACTTTTCGTGTCCGTTGCCGTTACATTTATTGACTCATGTGACAGAAATTTCATTGCATCGTAATTATTCATTGGATATTAACACAGAACTATACCAAATAATTTCCTTTTACAATTGATCTGAATAATTTTAGTTTAAATTTATTCAAAGCATAATTGACATTTTTTCCCCTTTAATAATATATGAATAACATTAAGTATGAATTCGTGAAAGCGAAACAGAAAGGTGGCGGATCATGGGGATCATTTTCATTTGATAATGATACAACACATGATATGTTGGCTAAATTCTGTGATGAAGATAGAATTTATTTTAATGATAGTAAAGTAAATAAATTTCTAGGAGAAATGTATGCAAAGAAAGATATCCAATTTAAAGAACAATATCCACATGAAAAGAACATTCTTTACACTGATCTTCAACTAAATACAGATTGTGCCGGTGTGGTCATATATTTGATGCTAAAATGTAAAACTATCAAAAAAGAATTTCTAAAGAGAGCATTAGTTAATATTTACAAAAATTATTTGAAAACATATATTAATAGAGAAGCAGATGGATGGTTTGATTATCATCGAGAGAGAATGAAATCGCTGATAATCGAAATTCATCTTATTAATTATTGTCTCAATCATGGTTCGTTAAAAAAAATCATTAAACATTTATCGGATAACATTAATACGGCTGATATTTTGGCAGGCGATGTTGATGCAAATCGACACAGTGCAAAAGTAATGAAATATATCAACACACATAAAAAAGATTTTGCAGATAACTTGTTCATGTCAAAAACTAAAAATTGCAATCGATTTGATGTTGATCATCCTCTTCAAAATTTACCAGATATTTTTCCGAAACCAGATCAATGTCCGCAATTAGATCCAAATATCCCTTACTTGGGAACAGTTATGCGTGGCGGCGATATGTATTTTGTGAATAGAGAAGAAAATGGCAATCGTATTTGGGTAAAATATGATCCTGATTTTAGTTTCTCATATAATTATCTCAATGATGACTTCTTGTCGTCCATTTATGGAAAACATTAAAATTTGAATAACTTTGAATCAAAATTATTCAAATCGTCGAAACATGATCTCAACATTACCAACATCGAATTTACCGTTATCAATGATAGCCAAATGATCTTCCAATTCATCAACAAAGCGCTTTAATTCTTCAACGACAACTATTTTTGATTCATTTTTGATAACACTCATTTTAGCTGCAAAGTACGTATTTTCTGTCTTAGGTTTTTTGTCAATAAAATCTTTAATAATTTCCCAATCGTTCTTTTTGACTTTAAAATCCATTATCGTCAAACAGGCTTCTCTACATACCTTGACAGACATGCAACCGTATTCATCGTGAATTTTGCCGACGATGATATTACATTGATCTTTTGTTAGATTTTGATTTTTTAATATCCTCAAAAAGATCCCATCGCGATGTTTTTTGTAACCGTAACAGATATCGATGATATTTTTAAAATCTGCACCATAATGTTCGACACTCAATAATGCGATAGTTTTATTATTCAAATGTTTTACAAAGTTCTCATCGTTCAATATTGTAGCAAGTAATCTATGCCGAAATATGTTATCTTTGATTTTGAGAACACGTTTGTTAATGCGACTTGTATCAGATAGTAATAACATCTTCAGCATTGGATAATTATATCTCGCAGCAACTCTACATCCAAATATGATACATGTTGAATTTATCAACAATATTTCCATCATATTTGTTGCGTTTGATTTGACAGCTAATCGCATGATCGTTTTATGCGTTTTACTATCCATAATGCTAAAATGTTCTTTTATTGCTTGTTGATTACCAACTGTTACGACGTCGATCGTATTATCCCATGTAATTTTTTCATCTGCTGTGCAATACATCTGTGTTCGATGATGACGTTATATTGCGTAATGGACTTGTTTTTTTCATTTTTTTCGGTATTATAGTTATATGAGCGCTGTGAAGTACGAATTTGCTAAAGTAAAACAGAAAGGAGGAGGCGCATGGGGAACGTTTTCGTTTGATAATGATATGACTCACGATATTCTATTTGATTTTCGAAAAGATAAAGTTCTCGTTAATAACACTAAAGCAAATAAATTATTGGCAAAAATGTATGGTGATGAAGATGAACAACTAAAAAAAGAACATCCTAATGAGAAGAACCTTCTTTTTTCTGATTATCAACTATACACTCACGCGGCTGGTGTAGTTATATATTTAGCGCTGCAATGTAGGACAATTAAAAAAGAATTTCTAAAAAGAGCATTAATTGAAGTCTATAAGGACTATCTAAAACTGTACATTATCAAAGAAGCATCTGGTTGGAAAGACTATCGCGAAAGAATGCGGTCGTTGAATATCGAAATTCATCTTCTTAATTATTGTTTGAATCATGGATCATTAGAGAAGATCGTGAAGCACTTATCGGAGAATATCAATACGGTAGATATTTTAGCAGGCGATATATTTATCAACAAGAACAGTGTAAAAGTTATGAAATATATCAATGCTCATAAAAAAGACTTTGCAGATCATTTGTTTTTATCAAAATCAGGAAAATTGCCAAGACTTGATCCTAACATCCCATATCTCAACACTGTCATGCAAGGTAACGATGGATATTTTATCAATCAAGAAAAGAATGGCAAACGCAAATGGATCCCGTTCAATTCATATGACAATTTATCATATAATTATCTCGACGATGACTTTTTATCGTCCATCTACGGAAAAAAATAACACTCTTATTATAAATGTACTTCAATAGCACCAATATCAAAGACGTTTTCACTGTAAATGCAATACAACATACAGATGCACGAGGAGTCTTCCAAGAACATTATAACGATGATAAATATGATGAAAAAATTTCAGGATGCAAGCAAGTTTCATATTCTAAATCTAATAAGAATGTTGTTAGAGGAATTCATTGTTCACGATATGGCAAATTAATCCAATGTATTCATGGTAAGATTATTGATACTGTATTTGATTTGAGAATATCTTCGCCAACATATTTGCAGACTTTTCAGGTTGAATTATCAGCTGATAATGCGGTGCAGTTGTTTGTGCCTGCGGGTTGCGGTCACGGATTTATCTCTTGCGATGATGATAGCATCGTCTTGTATGCGCAGGAAGGATGCTACAACAAGGATTATGAAATGAACGTGAACATATTTGATCCTCTGTTCAATGTGAAGTGGTTACAGTTGGGAGATAAAAAGAAGTACATTATGTCAGATGCCGACAAGGATGCACCGTTGTTGATAGATGCGATATTGATAAATGCGTATAAAAATCATATCAATTAGATGTATAGAATGGAATATTACGTTTTGCGAGCGATGGAAGAGGCTGAGAAGAGCGATATGAAGAGGAAGTATGGTGCAGTGTTAATTTATCGAGGAAAGATAATTTCACAAGGGCATAATTACGCGACTTGCAACGATACGTTAAGCAGGTCATGTGTTTTATGAGGCTAATAAATATTCAGTGCATGCAGAGCAGAGTTGTATTAGTAAGTGTAAGAATAAGAAGATTTTGAAGAAATGTAAGATGATTTTAGTTTGTTTGGATGGAGATGGAGGATTGAGAGAGTGTAAATCGTGTGAGATGTGTAGGAGGATCATTGATAAGTATGGAGTGAAGAGAGTTGTGAGTTATTTTAATTGAATAATTGTTGATTGTTCAATTAAAAACTGGAAAAATAAATTCGTCATGATCAACCCCATATAAACAATATCAAACTAATAACAACCAATGTCAATAAAATTAAACGTATCAGGAAGAAATTTTTTAGTGCAAAAAGAAACACTATGCAAATCTCCGCTCTTTAGCAACATGTTTGAAGATTGTGAGGAAACTGACGACGAAATTATGATATATCGATCGCCAATGCTTTTTGAACACATATATGCCTATTTATTAGATGATACATATCAATATCCAAAACAATTCAAGTCTGAATTGGATTATTATCAAATAGGCGAACCAAAAGAACCCGTTTGTACTCCATGTGATAGTTCGAATGAATGCAATTTAGGGACACAACGAACATATGCGACACCAACTATCATACGTAAAAGTTCTTGCGTATCATATAATCCTTCCCGTTGTTCATATTCATCTTTCAACTCCTGTCGCGCAGGTCGTTGCCCGCCAGACAATAATTAACGTATTCGTTTAAAAAATAAATACGTTAACAAACCAAATGGAAATCAATCTTAATATATCCGGTAGAACATTTAAAGTGCAAAAAGATGTACTATGTAGATCTCAATTATTCGCAAATATGTTTGCAGATTGTGATACTATTGATGATGAAATTAAAATTTATCGTTCGTCTAAATTATTTGAACATGTATACGCTTATTTGTTGGATAATAAGTATCCATATCCTAAAAAATACTATGCTGAGTTGGATTACTATTTGGTCAATTATGCAACGTGGAAATTATTTGATCCATTTGAGAGTATCATGACAGAATTAGTACACAACATCCCTAATTGGATAAATAACAAAAATGAAGAAATCAAAAATGATATCATCAATCAAATTACATCAAATACAGAAAAAGTTGAGTCGGATATTAAATGTTCGGTTAGTTATTGTAACATTCGATGCATGTTACCCATTTGCGAAGAACATCGTGGAGAATGTTGCTACTATGGATATATTGACCAGAACGGACCAATTGCATGTTGGAATCGCCAGAAATGTGAAAATAAAATCTCTGATACCCAAATCTATTGTCATGATCATCAAAATTGTGATTAAAAATTATCATTATCACTATTATTTATCAATAATAGTAACAATGTCAACAACTATAAACGTATCTGGCAAAATATTTAAAGTATCGCGAGACGTAATTTGCAAATCAGAAATGTTTTGTAACATCTCATCGGATTGCGTTATTGATAATGAAATTACTATTGATAGATCTTCCAAATTATTCAAGCATGTTTATGCCTATTTGTTAGATAGCAAATATCCATATCCCATAAAATTTGTAACGACAAAATGAAAGAAATTGAAGAAGAGATTGATGATGAAAAAGATGTTAGATAAACTTTTTGAATTAACTTCAAAGAGTAGGGCGACACAATTGCGTGTATTCAGAATGTATCAATAATTGTAGTCCAATGTATATATATAGTATGTTACCACAATCATTGTGGTAATTATACATACGGCAGTATTCCATTTTGCGATGAACATATTTACGAACACGAGTTAGAAGAATGGTAAATTATTATGATTTTGAACAAAATAATAAAAATTGATAAAAAAACTCTCAAGACCCATAAAACAATATAAAAACAATCAACTTACACTAAACAATGTCTGTCAAAAAAATTAATCCGTTCGAATTTGATCACATTAGCACCAAAGTCCGAGAATTCTTCAAACTTAAAGGACTTGTCGAGTGTCATGTCCAAAATGAATTATCAATCTTGGCTGCATGCGAAGATCCAACAACTATCGGACAATTTGATTATTCGGGCTACGTCTGGCCACTGCCGCAAACTGGTCAAATGCATCTTGAAGATCTTATCTTGACATATGGCGAAACAAAAGTTCCAGGATTCTTTTGCATCACAACGTCGTATCGCCAAGAAGCTAATCCAGTTCCAGGGCGACATGACTTGATCTTCCCTATGATTGAATTTGAAATCCCTGGTGATATTAACAAGTTGCAAGAATTTCAGCGAGAAATGTTAGAATATTTGGGATTTGGTGAAAAGAACAGCTTCCCAGAAGGAAATTATGCTGATTTATGCACTAAATATGGAGTTTCAGAATTGGAACACGAACATGAGATGATGATGAAGGACGATTTTGGGCCTGTATTTTTCCTCAAGAATTTCCCAGAAACAACATCTCCGTTCTGGAACATGAGTAGATATCCAGGTACAAATATCGCTAAAAAAATAGATGTCATCGTATGCGGAGTTGAGACATTTGGTTCTGCCGAACGCTCTTGTGATAAAAATGAGATGCGAAAATTGTTTCATAACATAACTGATGGCAAATATGCAGAAACTTTGTACAGTCGTTTTGGCAAAGAAAGAGTTGAAAATGAATTAGAGACATTTTTAAAGCATGATTTCTTCGTTCGCAGTGGTTGTGGCATTGGCTTTACTAGATTATGTAAAGCTATGAAGCAAATGAACTTATTATAATTATTAACTTGATATAAATAATATCCAGTTAATAATATCAATGTCGATAAAATTAAACGTATCCGGGCGGATCTTTTTAGTGCAAAAAGATATACTATGTCGTTCACAATTATTCACGAATATGTTTGCAGATTGCGATACAATTGATGATGAAATTATGATTTATCGTTCGTCTAAATTATTTGAACACGTATATGCCTATTTGTTGGATGATAAATACCCATATCCAAAAAAATATTATGGTGAGCTAGATTATTATTTAGTGAGTTATAAAATGCAATCCTTGTTCGATCCAATTACACGATTAAGATCAACAATAGAAGATGATAAAGAAGAAATTAAAAGTAGCATTGTAGACGTAGTTGATGCGATAAATGAAACAAAACATTGCGTTAAAAATATCTGTTCGGATGTTGCTGTAAGAGACAAACAAATAGACGTGGAATGTCCCGTCATGGGTTGTACCAGCAGATGTATGTTACCTGTTTGTGACGAACATCGTGGTCAATGTTGCCATCATTATGATTGGGATAATTATAGATGTCCAAATCCGATTGATGAACATGAAATTTATTGCTATTGCCACAACGATGAACTATAAAATTGATTTTTTTATCATCATTATTACTATTGGTTAACAAACAATAATAATAATGTCAATAATTCTAAACGTATCAGGAAGAATATTTAAAGTATCGCGAGAAGTAATCTGCAGGTCAGAGATGTTTTGTAATATGTTGGCAGATTGTGTTGTCGATGATGAAATTGCTATTGATAGATCTTCTAAATTATTCGAACATGTATATGCTTATTTGTTGGATAGTAAGTATCCATATCCTAAAAAATATTATTCTGAACTTGATTATTATTTGGTGCAATATGATATTGAACAATTGTATGATTCTCATAAAAATTGTGGTGAAGTACAAAAAAGGATGATGAATATAGCATTAGATAGAATTTGCGAGTTGATTTCGGGTGGCGATCGGGAATGTGCATATTCTGGTTGCGACAGTGGCTGTCTACCGGGATATTTAGTATGTAGACAACATAGACATTATTGTTGTCATACAAACAATGGAGGCTGTGATAATGATACGTATGGTAGCATTCCATACTGTGATGAGCATATTTATGAACACGGATTTGAAAATTGGTAACAATACAATCGTACTTACCAATAAAAATTGATATTATCATTTATTTATCAATAGACGATAATATTTCTAAATCAAACAATGTCCATAAGAATAAACGTATCTGGACGTATTTTTAATGTATCTAAAGAAACGATATGCAAATCTCAGCTATTCAATGGCATGTTGGCAGACTGTACCATTGATGATGAAATTGTAATTGATCGTTCTGCAAAATTATTTGAACACATGTATTCTTATTTGTTAGATAATAAATATCCTTATCCAAAAAAATATTATTCCGAACTCGATTATTATTTGGTGTCATATGATATCAACTTATTGTATGATCCGGATAGTAAATGGAAAAATGAATGCGAAAAATTAAATCATAAAATATCAAAAATGGAAATTGTAATTAATCTCACTATTGACAGTTCCATTGAAACTAAAATTAAAAATCTTCCAAAAAAATGTTCGTTTCCCATGTGTTATTCGAACAGACGGTTTCCTTATGGGGTATGTTATGCACATCACGGACTTTGTTGTCATCGATCTAATGATCCTGATTTTGATGCGCGAAATGGAAAGCATTGTTGTCAAAATAAACCATATCGATCAGGAATATATTGCGAAGGTCACATTTCCGATTATCTATTATGATACTTAAAAATAAATATCATAATAATACAATAATGTCAATAACTCTTAACGTATCTGGAAAAATATTCAAAGTATCACGCGATATATTACGTAAATCAGAATTATTCAATGGTTTGTTAACTGACTGTGAAATTGATAATGAAATTGCAATTGATAGGTCCGCAAAATTATTTAAACACGTGCACGCTTATTTGTTGGACAATGATTACCCATATCCAAGAAAATATTATTCTGAACTTGATTATTATTTAGTGCCATATGATATTGATTTGTTATATGATTCTACAAAAAAATGGAAAGAAGAATATGATGGGAGGATTAAGAAAATAGAAAATATATTAGAGGTTGTATTTTATAAAACTCCTAAAGAAGAACCGAGCGGGAAATGTCTGTTCCCGGACTGTGTAAGAGATGGTACATGGGATGGTCGATGTGGCTACCACAGAAATGATTGTTGTCATCGTTTCGAAATAGATTCACAAGACGATGACGAGAAAAATAACTGGTGCGATAATGAAACATATGGAGGCGGATTTTATTGTGAGGACCATATTTTAGATTATATAAGAAATTGATCATAAAGAATCAATAAATGTCAATAACTCTTAACGTTTCTGGAAAAATATTCAAAGTATCCCGCGACGTGTTATGCAGATCAGAATTATTCAATGGCATGTTAGCTGACTGCGAAATAGATAATGAAATAGTAATTAGTCGATCTGCAAAATTATTTGAACATATATATGCATATTTGGTAGATGATAAATATCCTTATCCGCAAAAGTATCATTCAGAACTTGATTATTATTTGATACCATATGAATTTGATTCATTGTATAATGCTAATAAAGAGATAAAGGCAGATATTTCACAGTTGATGAAAAATCAATGTAATGTAATGCAAGAAATAATGGTTTTGACTTTAACTCGAGAAACGGAACATCGGAAATGTATGCATGACAATTGTGATATGGAACCTTACGAAGGTCATTTGTTATGCTGGAGACATCACGAACAATGTTGTTATTCAGACAACTGTTACAACACTTGTGATAAAAGGATTAAAGTTAATCAAGCATATTGTGACAAACACGTTTTGCATTATTTTAAAGTTTAAGAATGATAACCAATTAATGTTAATAACTCTCAACATATCTGGAAAAATATTTAAAGTGCCATATGATATCATACGTAAAGCGCAACTCTTTGATAATATGCTAAATGATTGCGAAATTATAAATGAAGTTGTAATTGATAGATCTGCAAAGTTATTCAAACATGTATTATCTTATTTGATTGATGATAAATATCCATATCCTAGAAAATATTACTCCGAACTTGATTATTATTTAGTGCCATATGATATCGATTTGTTGTATGATCCTCATAAAAAGATGGAACTAGAAATTGCGCAATTGAAAAAGAACCAGATATTGATGATGCATGAAATCATAGAATTAGAGTTACCTGAGATGGTACAAACCTTCAAGGAATGCGCGAAATATGGATGCTACAATAACTGCGAAAATCACTATCAGTTATGTAATGATCATAAAGAGCATTGCTGCTATCGTACAGACGACGGCAAATTTTGCGATAAAAATATTCCATATTACAGAGGATATTGCGACGAACATGTGTTCAGCTATCTTGAATAAATTAGTTAAAGAATAATAATTTTTTAACTAAAAATTGAAATAAATATATCTACGGCCATATTATTGATCTAAAATAACAAAGATGTCAATAATTCTAAACGTATCGGGCAAAATATTCAGAGTATTGCGCGAGATCATATGTAAATCCGAATTATTCAAGAATTTATTGGAGGATTGTGTTATTGAAAATGAAATAATTGTAGATAGGTCATCGAAATTATTCAAACATGTGTATGCATATTTGTTGGATGATAAATATCCATATCCAAAAGAATATCATTCCGAACTCGATTATTATCTGATATCGTATGATATTAATTTGTTGTATGATCCTTATGGGCAATTATCAAATCGGCTAGAATTGCTCGAGAAGAATGTTTCGACGTTGAATGATAAAATGTTTGTTATGTTTGATGAGATTCAAGAACAAACCACGGATATCGTTCGTGAGTTGACGATTTTTACTAACAACGAATTAAATTTGATGGGATCCTGTCCTTTTAATGATTGTCATAGAGAATATTGTCATTATCGGCAAGCGTGTACGTATCATAGAGGCGAGTGTGTCATCAACGGTTGCAAAAATATTCCTGATGGAAGATTTGCATGTTGTCGAGATCATTTGTTTGACCGATAATCAATTTAAGGAATGATTATTCATTAACTTGTATATATGTCTGTAATCTTAAACGTATCTGGGCGACAATTTGAAGTATCTAAAGAGATATTATCAAAATCGCAATTATTTAATGGTCTCTTAACCGATTGCCAAATTGATAGGACGATAACGATTGATCGTTCGCCAAAATTATTTGAACATGTTCTTGCTTATTTGGTCAATGATAAATATCCATATCCCCGAAAATATTATTCAGAACTCGATTATTATCTGGTAGTTTATGATATCAAAAAATTATATGATCCTGTCGCAATAGAGATAGAAAGAATGAATCAAAATATATTGCATTTGACTGATCAACAAAATTCGATGAGTCGAGAAATTTATAGTCTTCATCGGAAGATTGCAATGTCAACTTGCGAAAAAGATGTATCGGATTGTAACAAAAATAAATGTGGAAAATCAGAGTATTCTGGTTGTAAAGGTAAACGCTCGAGATATTGCGATTAATGTGCAACAAAAATTGAATAAAAAATAACATATTACATAAATAATTCTAAATAATATCAAAATGTCACTAATCCTCAACGTATCTGGCAAAATATTTAGAGTGTCTCGTGACGTGATATCTAAATCAGAAATGTTCAAAAATATGTTGGCAGATTCTACAGTTGATGGTGAAATTATGATTGATCGGTCTGCAAAATTATTCGAACATCTTTATGCATATTTGTTAGATGATAAATATCCTTATCCGAAAAAATATTATTCAGAACTCGATTATTATTTGGTACCATATGATATTGATTTATTGTATGATCCTGCAAAAGATATCGATAAATTGAAAGAACTAATGTTTTCAATGTTTTATAAAAACCAAGAAAAAACTTCGAAAAACAGCATGTGTCCATATGAGATGTGGGACTATCGATATAGCTATTATAAAAAATGTGATAATCCGTGTTACGACGAGTATGTATGTTATATGCACATTGGTTCATGTTGCAAAGGAGGATGTAATATTACGCCCGATCCAAATCAAGCATATTGTAGAGAACATCTATTTGATTAATCATTATTTACTAAATAATGATTAACTAAGAAAACGTCATCTTGCCAAGTCTAGGTTCAACGACGCCTACTCTAAAATGTAAATGATGTTGAAACAATGGATTTAGCGGATGAAACAAATTATGACGGAAACAAATTGGATATTCATCATCTCCATCCTCATTATTCGCATCGCACAAACATTCAAAGTTGGATTTAATATTTTTATCTAAATGTTTGCATGATAGCGGTACTCCATATGGATCGCAAAAGCTTATCTTCCAGTTCGTTATTGATGCTAATTGATCTTGCTGAAAAATCTTGATTCCATTATTAGTTGTGCCAGCATAGTGTGTCCCGCTCGTGAATTCGTCAAAATAAATCGTCGCGAAACTGTCCGACAAAACGTCATTAGTTGATCGGATATTAACATCATTATATTCTGCGATGTTCAAAACGACATACAAATATTCGGTCAACGGCCTAGTTTTATCTATCTTCCAATCTTTGACAATATCAACGATACCATTCTCCCGCGTCTTTTTTTTGTTGACGCTATATATTTTCGTGAAGTTAGGCAATATGATATCTTCCAAAACAATGTATCTTACGTTAGTGAACGCTTCGTTGATGATAGGATTAGGATCTTCATATGTTGTATATTTCCCATCTACTTTTTCTCTTGAACGTGGCGCCGGACTAAATTTGACATCATATCTAAACGGATTAGGATACATTTGATAATTTCTATCTTTGCTATCTATCAAGACAGAATATTCCCTGATTTCTTCATGTAACAATATATCATAAAGATTGTTATCTATTAATCCTCCGCGATTAATAAATCCGCCGTTATTAAACATTGCTTTCGGCTGTTCGCCGTTAAATTTTGCTTGTTTATTAGGCCTGAAAACAGTATTGTAATTGCCCTGATTTAGCGGCATTGTACCTACATTCGCCGCAAATGGCATATTATTTTGATAATAAACCGGATTTTGTTGGAACATCGGTTGGTATAAATTATCAGTCGGCGACGGACTCACTTTAACATTTTGATTATTCATATATATTTACTAAACAAATAAATATGTACGATCCGATCTTATACACTGGCAAAAAAAATGAAAAATAAATCGCCATATTGTATGATTATGATATATATACATCAAATTTGGAAATCGAACTAAGACACGGATATGTCAAATTTGTACCAGAAGATGAAGAAGAAACGCCAACATATATACTTGTTTGCATCGATGTTATGAAAAAATATTTCGAAGAATTCAGGACAATCGATGAAGTTATTCCAGAACTATCAATGGAATATTATAATAACTTTATGGTGATAAATTGCTTACCAATGAAAATGTTACTAAGTTTTAAAATTTTAGTTAGATTCGTTACAATGGATGAATTTACGAGCATTGATAACATTGATGAGGAGGTTAATTTATTATTATTATTATGTAGGTTAGCTAACAAAGAACAAATTGCAAAAATATTGAATTCGTTTGAAGTTCGAAGTGAAGTTTGGGTTCGTTTGATGGATGAAAATTTTGATGCCAATAATTTTTTATGCGAAGAACAGAAGATTAAGATTTGTAAACTGTTGGGGAAAGATTATCCGGATTTAGATAAGACAAAATATTTATCTTTTTATGGAATACCATATTTTGAAAATGCCCCCGTTTACACATGTATAGATCATGAACCACATTCCCACGGAGATTTTCCGCAAATGCGAATACATGATAAAAAATCAAAGAGTTATTATCAGACATTAGCGTTCGGTGATAAAGTGTTGCTATTGAACCAACAAAAATATGAACTTTATGAAAAAACCAAGCGCAAACTTTATGACAGCGACTATTTTTTCTCTTCGGAGTCATCATCTGATGACAATAACGATGATGAAAGTACGTCCGATACAAGTAGAAGAATAATAAAATTACAGAGGGAAAAAATAAGAGGACTAAAGATCAATAATTATGTAATGGACGTAGTTGATGTCCATTTTTCTGATAAAATTACTCCTATGCAATTGGTTGAATCAACAGGCTTCAACCGGTCGCAAATATTTTTTAGAAAATACGCTGCTGACTATAAACAATTACAAATATGCACATCAAAAAATGATTATGATTTAGTAATGGATAAAGCTTATCACGCTTTTAAAGAAAGTCATATTTATAAACCTCCAACAAATACAGATTTTGAACAATTTGTGCAAGGTGAACAAAATATTACATCAGAATATGAATATAAATATGAATATAAAATTTCTTCTGATGATGATTGGTACCCATAACTATTTTTTATCAAAAATATTATCTTTGATAAAAAACGATTTATGTCATCATCATAATACTTACTACACCTAAAACGATTGCTATTTTTTATTTCGAAGATATATTTTCGTTAAAAATCAAAACTCTGATCATCACTCCATAAATAGTTGATAAAATATTCCAAATGGAATTTGTGATGGCAATATCATTATTACTTACTTTGATAAATCGATAAAGAACGTAAGGAATAGTACCATATGTGACAACACTCGCAATCAAATATAAATGATTCTAATCATTTATTGAATATTTTTTGACATAATACAACACAACAATTTAACGCGATCAATATTATGAATAAAATGATATTCATATGCAATTATATATTGATGATCGATAAAAATTGATTATTTATCATACAAATATAAAAGTTTAATGATATAAAAATAGTATCATGGACGTAACATTCAATTATCAAAAATTTAGGGAAGATAAGCTCGTGGGTAAAGTGACAAACGAAATCAAATTTTATTCTGAATCTGAATATAGCGAAGTTTATCCCATCAAAGAATATATTGATTATCTTAAAGAAAGAATCGGGGTAGGGCAGACAGGTACTAAATTTTATACAAATTATCGTTATCAAGATACGAATGCGTTCAAGACAATGGAGATGGATGAATATCAGAAGGATATGGAAATAGAAATATTCCAGCGGCCATGGAAACAACTCAAAGAGTTCCATAAAATATCAAAAATTACTGAATATGTTAATAAATTACCATATACTTCAAAGGATGCTGCAGCGATAGAAGAGAATAAGCAATATTTAATAAAAGAGTTATGCGATGGTTTGAAAGCCAAACGTTACGCAAAGAATAAAAGCAATATTGATTATGATGAGAAAGGGATGCAGATTAAATCGATCAGTTGCGTTGAGAAGAAGAAAGGTCTTTATACGATCGAATGGGATTAATTTATCATTTTTCATTGAATGATGATAAATTTTTAATGTTGTGTTATAATATATGTCAAATAATAAATGTGCGCCAAGTAGATATAATGCTAAGTATGATACGTGCTTTGGTGACCGCGAAATAATAGAAATGTCTAAAGCGTATAATAGATACATCGCCAAACAAAAATTAGCCCCTAAAAGAGTCGATAATTTTGAAAATGTAACGTTCATCGAAATAAATAACAATATCAAATCCTTATTGTCACAACTGAAAAAACGATTTGCAAATGTTTGTGGTGGCGACGAACAATGTATTTCGAAACAAGAATTTATGAATCAGCTGGTTTTAAAAGAAATGCGTGAATATATTGACGATTCTTTCCGGCCAGTTGGACCAGCTGATCCGAAAGAATGGCTAGGCACGGATGATATTAATGCAATACTCGATCAATACAAAGGATTATACCCCAATTTTATGTTTCTTGGTGCAGTGCCATTAGATTGTAACGATTTATCATTTTGTTCTCTTTATAAAATTGATTTCGAAGAGTACGTCAAAAATAATGTGGATAAACTTGGAGTTGTATTTAATTTAGATAAATATGGGGAGGAAGGATCACATTGGGTTGGGTTATATATTGATATCAAAAAAGGTGAAATATATTTTTGTGATTCTATTGGCAAAAAACCAATAGAGAACATCAATGCTGTCATCGATAGTTTTCTAAAATATTACAAAAATAAGACGGGTAAAGATGCAGTTTATAAATACAACGCGAAACGATATCAAAGAGACGGATCAGAATGCGGGGTTTACTCTTGTAATTTCATCATTCGCAAATTGGCCGGCGAAGATTTTGAATCTATCACAGAGAACTACCTCGATTTTGCAGGCATAAATTCTTGTAGAAACGTTTATTTCAGCAACCAACCCAGCAATTTTTCACCAAATCCACTATGCGAACCAAAAAATAAATAAATTATAATATAACTTATTTATCTCTAACAGCGTTCGTTATTTTCATACATATATTGAATGGTACAAGAAAGTCATAGTACTGTTTATTACCATCTGAAAAAATTAAAGTCAATTGTTTGATATTTATTCCTGCCCTAGACTTTCGCAACTGAATATTCGTTTCAACAACCTTATCAAATTCTAGCAAGATAGGATCCATTGGGGTACCCGCTAACGAAAAATAGATTTTGTCGTTGGATGCTATATTATATCTAGATTTTCCAGTGTAAAAAAGGTTATCCTTGCATGCATTAGCGTTATCTCCAAATCCTAGCAACGTAAATATACTGTCGTTGTCAATCATCAAATCAAACTTAATATTCATGTTATGTTTGATAGTGATATATCCGTCATCAACACTAAAATCCAAAAATGTAGCTTGACTTTTGATGTAGCTCAATAATGTGTCAATGTCATATTTAGACGGGGGGATTGTATTTCGCCATAGCTTATTGTTGAAGTAGATATTGAACTTGTTGTTGAATTTGGTAATGTTATTTTCGTTGTAGGGCATAAAATATTTGATCAATGTTATTTCTGTTATTTTATCATCCGTTTTTGGTTTGACAATTATGTTTTTCAAGTCAAGATAATTTTTGCGTGGGTCTATCTCCAAATCTAATATTCCATCATCAGTAGAACGTTGCATGATATTTGTATGTTTGCTGTTCTCTTTAATTGTTTTTTCAAAGTTTTGCTTGTATGAATAAACAGATTCCTTTATTTGTTTGATCTCCTCATCAATCTTACCAATCGTTTCCAAATCATTAGATTTCATATATGTATTTTTGAGAGTTATCAATTCGTTAATCCTTTTCTCGATCAACGGCAATGTCTCTTTGGTAACTTTTTTAGTTGCATCATATTTTTCCACGTCAGGCAAGGCGTCTGTTTTCGTTTCTACCTTAGTTTCTACCTTAGTTTCTGCCTTAGTTTCTGCCTTAGTTTCTGCCTTAGTTTCTGTTTTAGTTATTGTCCGGTCTTCTGCAATCGTTTCTGTCTTATCTTCTATCTTCGCGATGGGTTTTTTAGTTGAGCGTTCTCGCAGTTTATCTACTTCTTCCTTCGTTAAAATCTTATCAAAAACGATTTGCTTATTCGCTTTATCTCCTGTTAGAGTTGAAAATATTTGTAATACAGAAGGATTTAATAATATAGATAATAAATCATCGGACTTTTGTTTTTTAAGTAATTTATTCTTTTCTTCTTCTGATATGATGATCATATTTTCAGGATAGTTTATTGTTTTAGGGGCAGACGTTTTGGTTGGCGAGATTCTACGCAAATCAATGTCGGGATATCTGTTCGCCAAATATTCTACAAAGTCATCATAACATAATTTATTCAAATATTCGATTGCGATTTTGACTTCGTTATCGTTTTTAGGATAATTTTGTATGTTATTGACATAGTTACTCATGTTTTGCGTGATAATATTGATACATTTGTGTACCGCTTTGTAACTTAATCTAAAATTTTTTAAAATTAGATCCACAATATCTTGAATATTTTGCTCTGATAAAACATGTTGTTGGAGTATATTTTTTGCATCCATCGTAATATAATTAAACCATGATTTAATTATATTCGATTTTAACGGCATTAATACGAGAACTGTTGCATTGGTTGTTGATACATCGGTGACTGCTGTATTGGTTGCTGATACATAGGTGACTGCTGCATTGATTGCTGCATTGGTTGCTGCATCGGTTGCTGATACATCGGCTGTTGCATCATCGACTGCTGTAATACGGACTGTTGCGCGCCATTACGAGAACTACTATCTTTATGGCCTAGTTCAAGGTCATCTTCCTGTCTTTGTGATTGATATCTTTCAAAGTCAGATTGTAGTTGCGCAGATTTAGCACTTGGTTGGTTAATTCCGTATTGATTTTGCGCCATTGCAGTGCTTGACTGTGGCATTAGCTGACTTTGAACATCAAATTGAGTATCTGGTACTTGATCAAAATTGGAAAATGATCCACCTCCCATACTTCCTTGATCGCCAAAAATTGGAGCTCCACCGCCTAATAATGAAGCATATGGATCATCATTCATAATACCTCCATCCATAGGCATCATTCCCGTATTATTATTCATTCCTTGGTTTTGCGCAGTTTGTCTTTCTTGCCGCGATTTGCCCTGGGATCCATCCAACGAAAAATCTATCTCAGCTTGTCGTGGTCTTTCCATATCTACACGACGATCATTCATCAACGCCTGATATCTATGATCAAATTCATCTGGATTCCGTTGCGTATGTGGATTGTTGAAGGGAACGTTTTTTTGTGGAAGGGGTTCAATTATTTTTGGGGGCTCATTGGTGATAGAATAATTTTCCCAAGGAGATGCATATACGTTGCTATGGCTATCTGCGCCCATGAAACCAGTATCATTAATGCGCATATTCAATTCTTCATTATCTTCTTCATCATAATCCTTGACCGTTTTAGCATGTGGCCTACTTTGGACATGACAGTTGCGTTCCCCATAGACCTCCAAATCTCTCTTGATCTGCTCCTTTCCCACATGCTTTCTTCGATTGATGTGCAAACCTGGATTTTTAGAAACAATGTATCTGATTATATCATCAACACAAATTTTATTGAGATAATACACAAATTCCTTTAACTCTTCTTTATTTTTGGGCGAACGGGATAATTTGCGTATGTTTTGTTTCATGTTTTGCACGATCATGGCGATACATTTTGGCCGATGTTTTTCTGTTAGTTTTACATCTTCGTATATCGTATCAATTAATGATTTGATATTTTTTTCGTTCATGCATACAGAGTACAATATATTCATAGCATTATCTGTCTGTTTTTTTTCGGGCTCGTCTTGTTGTCGGGTACGTTCATTTGATGAAGATCGGTGACTTGATGAACGGCTCTGAGTTGAATTTGCAGGGATTCTCGTCTTGGGATCTGTATTCCGAGTGTTTTTTTTATCCATATATGTATAATGATACTAAACGTATTTTTTATACATTTTAATCCTATCTAAATTATAATATGGAAAAAATATCCGCGTTAATTGATTCGTTATTACATGAATACGATACAAACACGTCTACAATTCTAGGCAGAATAGATAACAAAAATATCATCATATTCATTGTCATCTTCATAGTTTGTCTATTTTTTGTGCGTTTCTTTGAAATCAGCTTGACGATCATTTTCTTCATCATTATCGCTGCAATCATATCATATTTGGTATATTCAAAAAATCAAATCAACGACATATCAACAGAAGAAGATTTAAAAATCAAATTGGAATTGATAAATCCTCGACCTAAACGAATAGATAATCATCCACCACTAGTTGATTTTTTATTCAGCATCAAAGATTTTTATTACGTCAATCCGACAGCTTTCTACAATATTGTCCAAAACGTTGATAACTTTATACAGCTGTATGACGAAATAATAAATGATCAGTTAATATATTGCGTCCAAAACTTACAAGTTGCGATAGAGTTTTCACGTAACGCCCAAAACAATTTGCAATCAATAATCTACAATCTTGATGTCGATAAAAGAATGACCAAAAAATTTCATCAGTCGTTAAAAGAATTTCATTTGATATTGCGCCAATATGTTGTTAGGATGATTTCTAAATGCAATAGTCATTTTAACCCCACTGATATTAATAATTCGACGATGTACTATCAAGAATATGGACCCCATGCCATTAATTATTATTCTATGGGCACATATGATCAATATAGCAAATATAGAAAAGCTACAACTTTCTCTTTTTATTAATTCTAAATAATCATTTAATCACTATTTAGAATTATGATAACGGCAACTGTCGCGAAGATGGGTGCAAGGAGTGCCTCGTTTGGTTTTATTCCATTCTTCGCTAGCTTTTTTAAAATCAATCTGGACAATATCTGTATTTTTTCTAACTTGTTCAAGACTCATGACCGATTTAGGATCCACTTGTGACTTGCCAGAATTAGGTTTGCTTGGTATCTTTGGTTTTCCCACCATGTCTCTCCGCAAAAACAATTTTTATCTTTCTATACTATTTTTGTGTCGATGCACGCTTTTTTCCACCATGTCTCTCCGCAAAAGTGATAAAAGCGATTTTTCTCTTTCTACACGATTTTTATGTTGATGTATGATTTCGATCCGACGTAACTGGTTATTACATGAACGAGATGGTGATTGATTTAGGTCACAATCAACAATAACTTCCTCTAAACTTACAGAACAGACTGGAATTTGCAGTAAGGTGATTCAATACCGATCTCCATGTGTGTTTATATGTAATCTATCTCGATGAAAATACCAACGATTAAACTATTCAATTTCTTTATCCTATTATAATTCAATGGATCTAATTCACTATGCAAACGTATTTTGACATCATTACACGATATATTAATAGTGCGTTTATTTTACAGAACCTTTTTCTCGCCCATAAAAATTTGTCTTACGATAAAAAATTCAATTTTTTTTTATCATAAGATCTTACAATTAATAAGTTGTCCGATTGTTTCCGGTAATTTTGTAATTTTATTATTAGACAACGATAAGTGTCGTAAATTACTAAGTTGTCCTATTGTTTCTGATAATTCTGTAATTTGATTATTACGCAACCATAATTCTTGCAAATTAACAAGTTGTCCTATTGTTCCTGGTAATTTTGTAATTTGATTATGAGATAATGATAATATTTGTAAATTACTAAGTTGTCTTATTGTTTCCGGTAGTTCTGTAATTTGATTATTAGACAACCATAATTCTTGCAAATTAACAAGTTGTCCTATTATTTCCGGTAATTTTATAATTTGATTATCACGCAACGATAAGTGTCGCAAATTACTAAGTTGTCCTATTGTTTCTGGTAATTCTGTAATCTTATTATTATGCAACCATAATTTTTGCAAATTAACAAGTTGTCCTATCATTTTTGGCAACTTAATAATATTTCTCGATTGAATATCTAACACGTTTGTAGAAAAAAAATTGAATAAATTAAGGTCTGTATATTTTTTTATAAAACCGTCTAATTCATAACAAGCCACATACATTTGTTTGAATGAGCCTTTATAAAAAAGGTTCGCTAGGATGTTCTCATAGTCTTTTATTAATCTCGCATATTGTAAATCGCATATATGATTTATAAGTCTATTAATAGTTGAACATCTCACGATATCGTTTAATGATAATTCATTGAATATTTGGTATAATATATCATTTTGGTCCATTTGCTCTTTCTTGATAGAATATTTGTCTTACAATAAAAAATTCAATTTTTTATTGTATGATCTTACAATTAATAAGTTGTCCTATTGTTTCCGGTAATTTTGTAATTTGATTATCACGCAACGATAAGCGTCGCAAATTACTAAGTTGTCCTATTGTTTCTGGTAACTCTGTAATCTTATTATTATGCAACCATAATTCTTGCAAATTGCTAAGTTGTCCTATTGTTTCTGGTAATTTTGTAATCTTATTATAATGCAACCATATTTTTTGCAAATTAACAAGTTGTCCTATTGTTTCTGGTAATTTTGTAATCTTATTATTATACAACCATATTTTTTGCAAATTAACAAGTTGTCCTATTGTTTCTGGTAATTCTGTAATTTGATTGTTAAACAACCATAATTGTTGCAAATTAACAAGTTGTCCGATTATTTCTGGTAATTCTGTAATTTGATTATTATACAACGATAATTCTTTCAAATTAACAAGTTGTCCTATTATTTCCGGTAATTTTGTAATTTGATTTTGAGCCAACGATAATTTTTTCAAATTAACAAGTTGTCCTATTGTTTCTGGTAATTTTGTAATTTGATTACGATACAATGATAATTCTTGCAAATTACTAAGTTGTCCTATCATTTTTGGCAACTTAATAATATTTCTCGATTGAATATCTAATACGTTCGTAGAAAAAAATTTGAATAAATCAAGATCAGAATATTTTTTTATAAAACCGTCTAATTCATAACAATCTACGTACGTTTGTTTGTATGAGCTTTTGTAAAAAAGATTTGCCTGGATGTTCTCGTAGTCTTTTATTAATCTCGCATATTGTAAATCACATATATGATTTATAAGTCTATTGACAGTTGAACATCGCACGATATCGTTTAATGATAATTCATTGAATATTTGGTATAATATATCACTTTGGTCCATTTGCTCTTTCTTAATAGAATATTTGTCTTACGATAAAAAATTCAATTTTTTATTGTATGATCTTACAATTAATAAGTTGTCCTATTGTTTCTGGTAATTTTGTAATTTTATTATCAGACAACGATAAGTATCGCAAATTAACAAGTTGTCCTATTGTTTCCGGTAATTCTGTAATTTTATTATTATGCAACGATAATTCTTGCAAATTAACAAGTTGTTCTATTGTTTCTGGTAATTTTATTATTTTATTGTTACCCAATGATAATTCTCGCAAATTAACAAGTTGTCCTATTGTTTCCGGTAATTTTGTAATTTGATTATTAGACAACGATAAGTATCGCAAATTATCAAGTTGTCCTATTGTTTCCGGTAATTTTGTAATTTGATTATTATACAATGATAAGTGTCGCAAATTACTAAGTTGTCCTATTGTTTTTGGTAATTTTGTAATTTGATTATTAGACAAGTATAATTCTTGCAAATTAACAAGTTGTCCTATCATTTTTGGCAACTTAATAATATTTCTCGATCGAATATCTAATACGTTCCTAGAAAAAAAATTCAATAAATTAAGATCTGAATATTTTTTTATAAAACCGTCTAATTCATAACAAGCTACATACATTTGTTTGTATGAGTTTTTGTAAAAAAGATTCGCTAAGATGTTCTCATAGTCTTTTATTAATCTCGCATATTGTAAATCACATATATGATTTATAAGTCTATTAACAGTTGAACATCTTACAATATCGTTTAATGATAATTCATTGAATATTTCGTACACTATATCACTTTGGTCCATTTTGCCCTTTCTTAATAGAATATTTGTCTTATAATAAAAAATTCAATTTTTTATTGTATGATCGTATAATTAATAAGTTGTCCTATTGTTTCTGGTAATTTTGTAATTTGATTATTAGACAAATATAATTCTTGCAAATTAACAAGTTGTCCTATTGTTTCCGGTAAATTTGTAATTTTATTATGGGACAACGATAAGTGCCGCAAATTACTAAGTTGTCCTATTGTTTCTGGTAATTCTGTAATTTTTATTATAACACAATGATAAAAATTGCAAATTACTAAGTTGTCCTATTGTTTTCGGTAATTTTGTAATTTGATTATTAAACAACTTTAAGTATCGTAAATTACTAAGTTGTCCTATTGTTTCTGGTAATTCTGTTATTTTATTGTTATCTAACCCTAATTCTTGCAAATTGCTAAGTTGTCCTATTGCTTCCGGTAATTTTGTAATTTTATTATTAGACAACGATAAGTGTCGCAAATTACTAAGTTGTCCTATTGGTTCTGGTAATTCTATAATTTGATTATTAAACAACGATAATTCTTGCAAATTACTAAGTTGTCCTATTGTTCCTGGTAACTTATTAATACTCTTATGATCAAGAATTAATTTGTTCGCAGAAAAAAAATTGAATAAATTAAGATTAGAATATTTATTAACAAACCGTTCTAATTCATAACAAACTACATACATTTGTTTGTATGAGTTTTTGTAAAAAAAATTTGCCGGGATGTTCTCATAGTCGTTTATAAATCTCCCATATTGTAAATCGCATATATGATTTATAAGTTTATTAACCGTCGAACATCTTACAATATCGTTTAATGATAATTCGTTGAATATTTCGTATACTATATCACTTTGGTCCATTTTGTTCTTTCTTAATAGAATATTTGTCTTACGATAAAAAATTCAATTTTTTATTGTATGATCTTACAATTAATGAGTTGTCCTATTATTTCTGGCAATTCTGTAATTTGATTATTGGACAACTGTAATTTTTGCAAATTACTAAGTTGTCCTACTGTTTCTGGTAATTCCGTTATTTGATTATTATCCAACCATAATTCTTGCAAATTACTAAGTTGTCCTATTTCCGGTAAATTTGTAATTTTATTATGGGACAACGATAAGTGTCGCAAATTCCTAAGTTGTCCTATTGTTTCCGGTAATTCTGTAATTTTATTATTATGCAACGATAATTCTTGCAAATTACTAAGTTGTCCTATTGTTTCTGGTAATTCTGTAATTTTATTATCAGACAACGATAAGTATCGCAAATTAACAAGTTGTCCTATTGTTTCCGGTAATTCGGTAATTTGATTCCTATACAACCATAATTTTTGCAAATTAACGAGTTGTCCTATTGTTTCTGGTAATTTTGTAATTTGGTTATCAGACAACGATAATTGTTTCAAATTAACAAGTTGTCCTATCGTTTCTGGTAATTTTGTAATTTGATTACGACACAATGATAAAATTTGCAAATTACTAAGTTGTCCTATTGTTTCTGGTAATTTTGTAATCTTATCATTATGCAACCATATTTTTTGCAAATTAACAAGTTGTCCTATCATTTTTGGCAATTTAATAATATTTCTCAATTGAATATCTAATACGTCCGCAAAAAAAAAATTGAATAAACTAAGGTCTATATATTTTTTTATAAAACCTTCTAATTCATAACAATCTACATACATTTGTTTGTATGAGCTTTTATAAAAAAGGTTCACTAGGATGTTCTCATAGTTATTTATTAATCTCGCATATTGTAAGTCGCATATATGATTTATAAGTCTATTAACAGTTGAACATCTCACAATATCGTTCAACGATAATTCATTGAATATTTGGTATACTATATCACGTTGGTCCATTTTGCCCTTTCTTAATAGAATATTTGTCTTACGATAAAAAATTCAATTTTTTATTGTATGATCTTACAATTAATAAGTTGTTCTATTGTTTCTGGTAATTCTGTTATTTGATCGTAATACAACCATAATATTTGCAAATTAACAAATGTCCTATTATTTCCGGTAATTCTATAATTTGATTATTATGCAACCACAATGTTCGCAAATTAATAATTCGACGATATACTATCAGGAATATGGTCCGTATGCGGTTAATTATTATTCTATGGGCATATATGAACAGTATAACAACGATAGAAAAGCTACGACGTTCTCTTTTTATTAATTCTGAATAAAGATATTATCATTGTTCAGAATTATCATGGTATCGGCAACAATCGCGGAGACGACAGCATGGTGTCCCACGTTGAGTAGGCTTGCCACACAAATAATGCATGTTTTGTCCGATCTTGACTTTATTTTTCCGCCATTCCTCGCTGGCTTTTTCAAAATTAATCAGAACTGATCTATTGATTTTTCTGATTCGTTCGTGTGACTTTTCAGAATTATCATGATATCGGCAATTAGCACGAAGATGAATACATGGTGTTCCTCGATTGGTGGGTCTGCCACAAATTTCTTCATCGTGCGAATTATGATATCGACAATTAATACGACGGCGGATGCACGGCGTCCCTCGGCGTGTAGGCTTACCACATAAGATATCATCTTTTTCAAGATCAATTATATCTGCTCTACTGTTTTTTCTGATTTGTTCGAGTTCCATTACTGATTGGCGGTCCACGTGTGGCTTCACGGGTCTTATTTTAATTTCTGGTTTTTTTATCATGTCTTTTCCCAAAAATGAATACATAATTTCACGTTGATGCAACAGATTATTACATGGATGAGTCGGCAATTGATTGAGATCGCATTCGATATCAAAATCCTCTAGGTTTGACAGACAAACTGGGATAGCAACAATATATGGCAAATCAATACCGATCTCCTCAACAATCTCCATACGTACGTTTATATACGATCTCTCTCAATGGGGATGCCAAACATTAAACTATTCAATTTTTTTATCCTATTATAATTCAACATGGACCTAGTTCACAATGCGGACGTATTTGATATTATCATGCAATATATTGATAGTACGCAAACTTTACAAAACCTTTTTCTCGCCCATAAAATCTTTCAGCTTTACATTTCCAAATTAGATAGCATCAAAGTTTGTGACGAATATTATTTCATCATAAATGCAATCATCTTTTCACATTGCAAAAATCTTAAAAAAATAACATATCAAAATGATGACGAGAAAGATCATAAATTATTTCAAGATATCAAAGTATTCAATTCCATACCATCGAATGTAATAATAACGAGCCTGGAATTTGTAAATATCGAGTGTGATGGATTGTTTATTTTGCATACACATCGAATTAAGAATATCACTCATCTTACGCTAAATAAATGTCATTTGGGCAAAGGCATATCTTGGTATCGCGAAATCATAAATCCATGCATAACCAATAATGTTACTTCTGTTTGTCTATGTAACATGGAATTAGAGATTATTATGTTCATTAACGCAACAATACAGTCAAAAATAACAAAACTAAAAATAGAAAATGTAATATGCGCCCGTAGACCCCAACTACATTGTATTTCTGAAATGTATAAACGCTGGGAAGCATATTCATTACCTCTTCATCCATACAAGTCCATAAAATCTTTAGAAATAACTCGCTGCAATATGGATAAAATCAATAGTGTTTTTCCAACTATACTAAACTATTTACAAAAGTGTAAATCTATCACTGATCTTATTTTTACCTACAATAATCAAAATATTAATATTGATGAAAAAATATTTCCAACGTCATTGGAACGTTTGGATTTGCGGGGTAACAACGTAGATGGTAAAAACGAGTTTATAAAAATTGAAAAATAGACATGTACGAAAGTCCATATTATTTTGGTATATATTATTCCAAATGGATGATTCAGTTGAAAGAGTCCAAAAATACATCGCATCTGCACGAGCAAATTCATCTCTCTCGCAAACCACGCTGCAAGAACTGACAGAATTACACAACAATCTCAATTCCACAAATATCGCATCCACTCGTAAAATGGTCGACAAACTACTTGCCATTAACATCCTTCGGCCGTCAGATTACGATATGATAATAGCGAACAACCAAATAAAATCGGGTTGTACGACTATCGCTATAGCATTATTCGCTACTATATCTTTATTAATTTGCATGACAATAAGCGATAAAAAAATTGATTGGATGATCATGTATATTATTTTGACTGTATGCACAATTAGTTGTTTTTTTGGCGTCTGCGATTATATTTCTGGGACGGAGATGATAAATCGTGACAAGATAAAATGCAGTGGTTAATGATATTTAATAATATTATTAACCAAAAATTATTATGTTCTGTTATTAGACGCAATTCTCAAAAGTGATAGATTTACTGGTAAGGTAGAAATATTGTGATAGTCGTGTCCCTATCGGAACTCCTGAAAACAACGTAGATTTGACAACTTGGATCACAAACTAATCAACATCTCAAACAGGTTAATCTCATTCCGAATACAAAGATTTTTTGCTGTGTTCCCTCGAATTCTCGAGAACAGCTTCAATCGAAAAAAATTGATAAATAAACTCTCTATTCATATTATATTAAAATGATTAATATAATATGAATCTTCATAAAAAGGAATCCGATAACACTAAAAATATCCCAATACTTGTTTGTAAATCTAGAGTTACAGGCAGGATCATTTCTACAGATCCAGGAGATATGTGTCGACCACAATTTTTCTTTTTCGGTAAATTAGTACCTAAATATGATTGTGGTGATGAATTAAATATTCATGAGTGCTTCATGTTATCCAAGAATGATCTTGCTAAATTTAAAAATACGACGTCGGATGAATAAAAAATTGAAAAAATAATTTATTGCTCATCATATCATATAATGAGCAACAAATGAGTAAGCAAAAGAAAGAGGACGATAAATTTTTTCAATTGCATCCCAAATCCAAATCGAAGAAACCAGAAATTGATACAAATGATGTTCAAAACCGACCTGTAGTAGTATGCACACCAACTATCACAGATAGGAGGACGTGGTATCATGAAATATCTTATGACGAATGTATGGAATATCTAAAGTATAAAACTTTGCCTAGAAATGCGTGTTCTTCTAAAACATGTATTGTTGAATGTATGTTTCTGTCCGAAAACGAAATAATTGACATTTGCAGAAACAATATTATGTGATTTTTAGTCTATCATAATAAATATTGATTTACTATAATGGATGTCAAAGATATTGTTAGTACTATTACGGCTTTTTTGCCTGATAAAGAACTTAATATTTGTTCCGGTGTCAATAGACTATTTTATGAAATATGCAAGATCAAATATGAACGATATTTATTAGCCGAATATTATGATTTGTACCAAAAATATGTTGCCGAAAAAATAGAAACTCAAAGGGATATATATTACAAATTTTACTGTGTCGATTCATTACGGAAACAATTGGCTCCTCCTAGATCGATATATTACAAATATGAAAACATACCTCTTATCAAATTCTTTTATCTAAAAAAATTATGTGCTAATCATCATGAGATATCTGTATTACCTATTTCGTTCGCCTTTCTAACCTCTTTGCAAATCTTAAATCTTGACAGCAACCAAATCGAAATACTTCCAAAATTTATTGGTGACCTACACAATCTTAGATCGTTATCGCTAGTAAATAATCATATTCAAAAAATTCCTGCTTCTATCAGCAAATTGACAAATCTGCGCGAGTTGTTATTAAAGCGTAATTGTATTAGGTATTTTCCAGAATCTATGTCAACATTGACAAAATTAGAAAAAATAACGCTATCAGATAATTACATTACTGACATTCCTTATGCCTCTTTTTTAAAAAAAACGAAAATAAATTTATGCAACAACGAATTTGTGACGATTCCGATACAATTGAGTAGTTTTTTAGATTTACAGGTGCTAAATCTACGTAAAAATAAAATAAAAAGGATTCCATCTTTCATCAAAAAAATGGTCAATTTAAGAATATTGAACTTGCGCGACAACGAGATTAATCGTATAACATATCATATTGGAGCTCTTACTAATCTTGAGAAATTGTATTTGAACGATAACCTGATCGCAAATTTACCTGAATCGATAGGTTATCTTAATAATTTAGAACTATTATTTTTGGATAATAACTACCTCACCAAATTGCCTAAATCAATGACTCAACTTATTAACTTAAAAATGATAAGTTTGCATAACAACGACATTAAAAATTTACCAAAATTGCCATTATTACGCAATGAATCTCGTTATCTTGGGATAAATATGTGACAAATTTTATTATCTCAAAATTGTATATAGATGAAAGTATTGACATATAACATATCGTGGGAATCAATGACAGGAAGAAGGACAGATTGGCCATTTTGTAATAATAATAATGATCCATCAAATTCTAGACATTATATGCATTGTGTCGAAAATATCGCAACAATGATAGATAACAATGGACCATATGATTTTATAGGACTACAAGAATCTGCAAATTATAAGTTATTGATTAAGCAATCTGCGACGTTGCAAACCATGAAATTCAAGGCACACAAATCAGGACCGGAAGATATGGTATCTTTTTGGGATCCTATCAAGCATACGTTAGTCGATAGTGTGAGCGGGCAATTTCAGTCGGGTAGACCTTGGTCCGCATTATTTTTTGAGGATAATATCTGCTTTCTAAATGTTCATGCAGGCCATTACAATTTTATTGATTTAACGCGACATTTGCTAAAAGTAGTAATGTTGCTTGAAAAACATGTTGAAAAAAGTAAAAAAGTAAAGCCTGATTTTAGAATCATTATGGCAGGGGATTTTAATAATATTATCAATAAAGACTACACAAGAATAGTTTTGTCGAGTAAGAAATTTTATCTCAATCCAACACGATTTACTACTTTCAGCAGAATGTCCCCTCGCAGAAAAATTCATTTTGATCATATAATCGACACCAAAGCTACACCTACACAAATATATCTACCAATAACTGCCAAATTAACATCTGATCATTTACCCGTCATTGCATTATTAGAAGCTTAATCTAATTCTTTAGCTGTATCTACTAAATTATTTATTATTAGATACAAAACAAATATGCCTATCAAATAGATGCCGAGATAAAATATTCGATTGCCTTTTAATAGGATTTCTGAATTAAGAGGTTGTGTGCGTAGATCTTTTGCAATTTCGAATGGCGTATTTTTGAGATTTATCAAATGATCACCCAAAGATAATTCGAGCAAATCTGGATTACTAATTTGCAACGCATTTAACTCTTCTAGCCTCTTCTTTTCGATTTCGTTGTAGTAATTCATTCGTTTTAGTTGTTCGTCACGATAAGTCTTATTGAACAGCGCAAGATTAAATTCACCGCTACTTGTAAAAAAATCTAGCGGATTGTATGTCATGTTTTCATATTTCCAAAATTGATCTGGCAAATCTCGATAAATATCAGTAACTTGTTCATCTGAATCCACTAATTTTTGTAACTCTTGTGCTTGATAAGTTGTTGTTCTAATATCACCCATTATAACATTGATTGATAAAAAAATTGATAAATAAATTCAATATATAAAAACTTGTTTATAATATAATATACTAACTAAAGATGTTATTTTACATAAAATGTCCGTCATGTAGTCGATTTATAAGCCAAAATTTAGATAAATATTTTGCAGATTTGAATAATATTCGAGATGATCCTTCTCTTTCCAAAACAGAAAAAGAAGAAAAATCATCCAAATTATTAGATAAATATGGTTTTACAATGATATGTTGTAGAATAAGAATATTGGGATTGATTCCATATCATGAAGTAATCAACACTTAATTGAATAGATTTAGTAAATTTATTCAACTAATACAATAAAAATTGATTTTTGATTCGATAGATCATCACATAAATTAGGTGATGTTCATTTCAAAGATGTCCTATCATGTTACATGCCCATCATGCAATTATGTATCAAAGGTAAGCTTAGATCTATTTGTTATCGAATTTGGTAAGGTTGCTGCGGATCCCAATCTTGCAAATTCACAAAAGCTACAAATCCTGTTCACCATGTTTGGTAGATGTGGTTATCATAACGTATGTTGTAGAAATAACATCATGGATTTATTTTGGAATAAAATTGAATAAATTTTATTAAACTTATTCAATTAATTTTTTAGTAACAAGATGATACGCTGCGAATCCGAGCAAGACACATATCACTGATAATATCCATTCTTGGTTGAATGATCTGCCTTGTAAAAATCTTGCGGCGACCAAAAACACTCCAAATTTTAACCAATCATCAACTATTGGTTGAACTCGTGGCGATAATTTGTCAGTTGGTACGAATGGATGAACTAACACTTGATAAACTGCAAAGGCTACTAAAATAATTGCAGATGAATTCAACCATTCCATACTAAATAGTTCCTCATCTCCAAATGCAACATCTAAAACATGCGATGAAACAAGTACTGTACCAAACATCAAAGTATCACTTGCTACATTTTGTAATACTGGATGTTCTAAATTTATTGGTATGTACGGTTTAATTACCATGTAGTATACAGTGAAACCAATTAGAATAAATAATAATATTTTTAACGAATTTGTATCAAACAGTTCTGCATTTTCATCATCCAAAAAGTAATATGTACCTAATCGGAATATCAATGCAACCGTACCGTATTTTAGCCATGCATCTAACGTTTCTTTAACTCTTGAATCCATATTTGATGGATTTATAACAGTTGCTATATTTTCTGGGATTCCTAAACTCATTATCTATATTCTATGTTAAGAAAATATGTCTGTTTTGCTTTAACAAACTATATCATTTTTTACGTTTTCGTTACTTGTGTAGACGAGTTTTGGTCCATCAGTTGTGCACTTGTATGAATCGATTATAATCTGTCCCTTATGCACCTTTTCATGGCAAGGACGACATAAAATTACTAAATTATACAACCCGTTCTTTGTGAGATGCGGTTTTTCGATGATCTTATTATCTTTGCAACAGTTCTTTTGAAAGTTAATGTGATGCGTTTCTAATTCTTTGTGATTTATTTGTGTTGGTTTATATGAACAAAGAGCACATTTTGTAACTATCAATTTAGCATTCCATTTAGATTGTTTTGTTGGAAAATCAAACGTTTCAATATTTAACAAACGATTCTTAATTATTTCTGCAGTGTTTATAAACTCAGGATTGTTGATCATGTATTTAGCGACCATGACACCATAAATACTTGGTCCTGTTCCCGGGGTTAATTTTCTTTCAAACACTAATCTGTTATTTTTTGTATCCATATCTACTTTCAAATGAAACAGTCGTAAATTTGTCAGAGCTTTAACCTCTTCGATTTCTTTTAGTTCATGCAAGTGGCTTGAGAAGATGAATGTAGCGTTGGATTTACTTAGTGTAATAAGAGTGCTGGAGACAAGAGAAATGGCACTGGTAATCTCTGTACCGCGGCAAACTTCATCACCGATTACAAGAGTATTCTCGCCATTATTCTGGACTCGTTTCAAGATAGAATCGATCTCTGTCATTTCTAAGACAAAACTGGATAGTCCTTTCAGCATATTATCATTGGCATTAATTCTTGCATAGATTGCCATGTAAGGTTCATATGTAAACGATTTTGCAGGGACATAGTATCCTATTTGTGCAAGAATTACTGCTAGGCCGACTGACTTCATTGTTGAGCTCTTGCCAGCGAAATTGATTGCATAAATAAGCATACCATTTTTATTATCTCTCGCACCAAGTTCAATATCATTTGGTATATACTCTGTCTCTTCACACAATCTCTCTATAATTGGATGACGTAGCTGTTGCGCGTCGATGTAACTTGGCTGTGGATTCTCTAAATCGACAATCGTTGGTCGACAATAATAGTACTTATCAGCAACTGCAGCACCAGATACTACAAAATCTAATTCTGCTATAAAATTTGTCACATCTCTTAACGTACTTTCATTTTTAACGTAATAATCCATAACCGAATCTCTAAATGTTGCTTTTAATATTTCGGTCATTCTATCATATTGCGTCTGTAATCCTCTAGTATGATCGACAATAGTAGAAATAGAAATCTTAGTAGTTGTTTTCAAATATTTATATTCGACATCAGATGCATTAATGACAATAGTTTCACCATCTACTTCTATCTTTAACTTTTTCTTGTTAATGTGACGTTTGATGATCTCACCATTAATTCGCGTGACGGTGAAGTATGATGATTTATCTTCTGCTTTTTTAATACTAACTATTTTTTTGGTAAATGCGGATGGTTTTCGCTGTGAATTAACCCAATCAGTAAAGATCGATGCAATTTTATCCACCAAAACAGCGCCGCATTTTATCTTTGATTGAATACCATCTATTTCAGCATATACTCCTGGTGCGAAAAATGATTTTTTAGCATCGATGTAATGATTATTTCCATATTTTGGGAAATCGTCTAAGATGTAATCTTTACTATATTTCTTCCGATATTTGTTAAATTTTTCAACAGTTTCATCTGAAATAAGGCTAGCAATGGTTGGTTTTGTAGATACTAATTCGGCAATCTTAACGACTGAATTGTAATACTTGTTTAATCGATAGAATTCTCCGGGCGAGATGGTTCCATTTGCCATTTTACGATGCATTCGTTCCATGTCATTAATGTTCTTCAATTCATCAGCAACTTTTTCATAAAACTTTTTTTTCAACAACTCATTAATCATCGTATATTTCTCATTGATCTTCTTCTTGTTTTTTTGCGAGTAGGGATTTGTTAAATTAGATTTCAATAGTCTCTTACCCATAGGCGTCGATGTTTTGTTCACAACATCATACAATGACTCTATTTTTTTGTTGTACGATTCCAAATTATTAGAATCAATAACATTTAATTGTCCCACCGCATCATTACCCAATATCAAATGTTCATCATAAATGTAGATATTTGGAGCACTAATATTTGTTAATAAATTAATGTTGCGTTTAGACAAAAATCGCAACATAATAATCAATGATATTATGACATAAGAATACCTTTCCAAATTTAGAATCTCAATCGGTGATTTTTTGTTACTAAGATTCATTTGTAAATTCATATGATAAATCTTAGAAAAATATGTATTTTGATAATTCACTTTGAACATCTTTTCTGATAATAATGACAACTTACTTGTATCTTTATTATCATGATAAATGCAAAATTCATATTTAGGGATAGAATCAAGTTCTAAATAGGATTTTATTGATGCTATTTTATTTTTATCGATCGTTATGGGTTGGTAGTAAACGATACATTCTGTTGGTTTGAAAATTTTGAAGATTCTGGACAATTCATCTAAACCAAATTTTTGATCGTTAGGTTTGCTGTAGAATTCATGGACACTATTTTTGCCAGTGACGTTGTCTAAAATTGTTAATCCAATCGCTAACAAAGTATCCGTGGTTTTAAGTTGCGCTTCTTCTACAATATATGCTGATATTACATAATTAGCATTGTTGTTTGCACTATCAGATATAAATGTTCCAATAGAATATATTCCTGATAATACTCTTTCTTTTTCGCCTCTAACTTCATCGAACAATACGACGATGTAGCCTTCTTGGGTTAGATATTTTAAATTCTTTGCTGCTTTGACAACGGGAAATCCTAGCATATTGGGATTCTTGATATCTGGTGGTTTATCAGTGTTTTTATCGGCCCGCGTCAATTCTGTTTTCAATATTTCTGAGATCTTTTCTAAATCAAATCCTTCAGTTGTTGTACTGTAAGCTTCATAAAAAGTCCCTTTCTGAATGAAAACGATTGTTTTATCACCATATATTTTGGTATAATTTTTTTGATGTTTCAAACAAGTGGTTACGAAAGCCATTTAATAATCTTTGATATTTAATTTTTAAGTTAACATTAACTTTTTTTAAAATTAATGTTAGCTATACCTATTTTTGAGCTTCATAGATTGTCGAGATGATTAGTTTTTTGAGCTTATGGGCTAATAAATCGACAAGTGTATCACTATTATTGAATAAATCATACCATTTGATGCGTGTAGTAGCAACATATTCCCGCAAAACTTTTTCTACAAATCTACGGCTAACGAAATATTTTTCGATGTATTTGAAGACATATTTGCTATCTTCCGATGAAATATTTGATTTTGAAACATTATCTGGATCTGATATCAATTGAACTTTTCCTTCATCGCCAGATTTTTTGACTTGGAAATATTTCAATAACTTTCTGTAAATAGGTTTCTTGTACAACCACTTTTCAGTCAAGCGAGTATAAAAATGATCAATAACTCTGGCCTGATACATGCGATCATCGTTTAATAAATCGACTTCGCTGTAAAATGGATTAGTAAATGCTGGGTTAAATAAAAGGATTGGAACATCGATCGATTTAGTGATCGGATTCCTAACAATCCAATTTAAATCATCTAAATCTGCTCTTGATTTAATTATAAACGACGACATTATCTAAACTATATTATTTAAGGAGATTTAATTTATTTTGTTTTCAATAGATTTTATCAGTTGTTGATACATAAAATTTTTGATTTTTTTGTAATGTGTCTTGATATCTTCCATCATGCCAGCATATTTGTCAAGGTACATATTAATGACAGACGTAAAAAAATCATAACTCAGAAGATTGACATTTATTATCTCTTGAATCTTCTTATCATTCTGATCTCCTCGATCTTTATCAGTTAATCGATCGATTTGCAGGACATCACTATCGACGGATAGATTGAACGCATATTTTTTAGAAATCAAATCCATATAATCATTCATCCATAGTTTGATCGCTAAGTTGTAGTAATAATTCAAGACCGATGTTGTGATGTTATCTTTGTTTGTTCCAAAATATCGCCATGCACAATTATGAATTCGCTTGATCGTTAATGGGTTGTAGATATATTCGTTATCGAGGGAGAAGATGATGACATCGTCGAATGTTTTGAAATTGTAGATTTTGGTTAAGAAAAACTCGAGATTAAAATCATACGACAAGATATTTATCATATCGTTAGACATGTTCGTACATAAATCTTTGCGGGATTCGTTATCCATAACATATAATATACGAATAATAAAAACTATAAATGACAATTGTAGAATAAAAATCTTAACAATTAATATAAATTTCCAATGAGTCAGTCGGATTTAAATGTGCATGAACAAATAAAACAATATGTTAACGAGATTGCTCAACTCAAAGATCAATTTGATCATAGTGGTAATTTGGATGAAAAGAAAAATTATCTTGACAAGATCAGAGAATTACATGGTAAAACTAAATCATTTGTATTGAAACATGAAATTGAACGCATCAATGATTTCCAAAAAGATTACAAGTTGATCAGCAAAAATAACTGTCTCATCAGCTACATGGAATTATGTATCCGTAAATGCGAGAAAAAATTACGTGCAAATGGATCTGAGGAAACTTCTGAAGAAATTTTCGTACCACAAGAAGGTTCTAAGAAATATACGTTGCGTCCAAAAGGTGATTTGTATGAACTATCATTGAATATGCCAACCGAAACTCAAGGAGCCCCTATCAAAAAAAACGGTTTGCCATTTGATTCGCCATCAAGTACGCAATTTATGAACGAATTACGTGAAGTTAACAGTGCTACAAGTGACAACGAACTAAGTGTTATTGGTGAAAAGAAAGTGACACAAGCTGGAGGATTTGAACCTATTTTTACGCAAGATGACGAAACATTGTCGGGACAAGTTAATGCAGTTCAAACAGAAGAAGGAAATAATTTAGTGGATGAATATTTGCGTAATTTGAAAGATTTGATGCGTCAAAATGAGGTTGTGCATCATGAACCAACGTTGACCGATCAGATTAATAATTTAGAGACTGATGAGGCAAATGGGTTGGTGGAGGAATATGATAAAGGATTGAAGGGAATTAAGGAGTCAATGTACGATGTTAAAAAGCCGACACTGGTTCGTTTTTTCGCTTCTTGGTGCGGTTATTCACGTGAGTCAACTCCAGCCTGGAAAGAATTCGAAAAGAGTTCTACTATTCCTGGTTTACAGATTGTAGATTTAGATGTTGGTAACGATCCAATTAAGCAAAACCTTGCAAAATCTGTCGGCGTTTCAGGCTTTCCGACTATTTTGTTGTTTAAGGATGGCAAGATTTATAAATGTAACGAACGTGCTGCAAATGGGATTGAACTGTTTTGTAAAGAGCATATGAAAAAATAATATCAACTAATCAAAATATTTGATATTATTTAATTGATCCATATCAAATTATTTAATTAGTTGATATTATTTAACTTTTTGAAAACAATTACTAATATTTTAAACGGTTCGTCATTGTTAACAAAACGTTATAAAATTTTTTTATTGATACTCTCTCGATTATCATTAAACGTGTTAGATATCAATGCAATCGTGAATATAAAAAATATCTGTGTGGTAAATAATAAAGTCAAAATATGTCAAAAATATCTCATGAGAAATCGCTCGCATCGTTTTTTGAAGAAGTATTGTTAAATGAACGATCAATCGCACTGAGTTGGTCAAATAAAAACGTTGTAGGTGTTGGAGATATTTCAAAATGGTCAAAAGAAAATTACCTATTTAATTGTAATAAATGTAAACATAGTGTCGTAAGATCCCCTTATAGTTTGATGAAAAATCAAACGTGCCCTTATTGTAACGGACGTAAACTATGTGACAACGATCTTTGCGAATCTTGTGCGAAGAAGAGTTTTCTATCTAGTTCGAAAATAAAATGTTGGTCGTCGCAAAATACAGTTTCTGCTAGAAATGTAAGCATACGATCTGGAATAAAATATATATTCAATTGCGATAAATGTTCTCATAGTTTTGAAACATCGCCCGATAACATAGCGCACGGTTGGTGGTGTCCTTTTTGTGCAAATAAAAAGTTATGTGCTGATGAATCGTGTGAGATATGTAAACTTAAGAGTTTTGCATGTCATCCAATGTCCGAACACTGGTCTAGTAAAAATTTGCTCAATCCGAGACAAATTTTGAAATATACGCATGAAAAATATATATTCAATTGTGATAAATGTGGTCACTCTCCTATAATATCAATAATTTGTGTTACATTACAAAATCATTTTTGTCCCTATTGTGCAAATCAATCTTTATGTGACGATTTAAAATGTGAAACATGTATAGAAAAAACTTTTATAATGCATGATAAATCAAAATATTGGTCGGACGAAAATGATAAACTACCGTCCCAGGTTTTTAAAAATTCTAATATTAAATATAAATTTGATTGTCCCAATTGTAATCAAATATATATAGCAGCTCCATACCATGTTTCCAACGGGAAATGGTGTAAGTGTACGATTAATAAAACTGAAACAAAATTGAAACAATTTTTGAAACAAAAGTTTACGTACGATGTTAGGACACAACCAACGTTTAGTTGGTGCAAAAATATAAAATATTTACCATTTGATTTTTTGATCGAAAAATTCAAACTTTTCATAGAGATTGATGGTCGTCAACATTTTGTTCAAGTTAAAAACTGGGGTAATCCAGTTGAAACACAAAAAAGAGATATTTATAAAATGAAACAAGCAAATTTTCATGGTTATTCTGTGATAAGAATATTCCAAGAAGATGTATGGGGTAATAAAAATAATTGGGAAATGAACTTGTTGGATTGTATAAAAAAATATGATATTCCGGTCAATATATACATTGGTAATAAATATACATATCCGTACACTAAAATTGGATCGATATACAAACAGCGAGAAGATCTCGCGGATGAATCTGTCCTATGCGCAATTGAATTTATTGATGACATAATTAACAACGAATATTATCGCACCATATTTGATAATAACAAAATCGATCATTCGCAAACGCAGCAGTTCCAAAAAATGTTATTAAAAAATCCATATTTTCTCAAAACGTTAATATCGTTCATTCGACATATGTTCAAGAAAGGAAGTTGGAAAAAATAATATCAAATAATTTGATTAATTGATATTATGATTTTTCTACCTTCTTTATTTGGTATTTAAAAACATTTAAATCGCCATCATTGATCCCCGAAATATTTGACAATTTCTTATTAATATTCTCCATTATCTTCTTTTCATAGTCAACATTGGCGACAAAAATGATCTTCTGTAACACTGGCGATGTCGTTCCCGATCGATAAGCTCTTCCCAAAGCTTGTATCAAATCACTGGCTGAATCCGGGTAGTTTATCAATACTGCACGAGGGTAACTTCCAAGGGCCGAGAAATCGTTAAGATTCACACCAGTACCACCGCTTTTAACTTGACATATAATTATTCTCTCCTCATTCGATTGAAATTTTTCAATGTGGGTCATTCTTTCGGGCCCTTGACCGCCTCTTATTACGCACTTAATATTCAATTTAGCTTGCAAAAATTCGAGAGTCTTAATATAATTTACAAAAATAATCACCGATTTACCATCATCTAACAGCAAATTGGCTTGTTCAATGAATATTGGGCTTTTGCGCATCTCAATTTCTTGACGTAATTTTTGTATCCTTGCAAGCGAATTACGGCTCGTTTTTTGTTTGCTTCTAAGTTCTTCCATATGTTGTTTTATTTCGTGAAAAAGTTGCGAAATCTTTTCCGGACTATCCGCGATAAAACTCTGGCCATAAACTTGATTCTGCGGAAATTTATCACCCAATTCTTTAATCCTAATTCGACCCGTAAATCTCTTAATCTCTTCACGTATCATCATTGAATTAGCGTTACTTTTCGCCGTTTCATATGACGTCTTCTCGGCATAATCTCGCTTACGAACACTCAAATTTGGATATCGATGTGTAAGATTTTTAACATAGTAATTGTATTTCCTTGTGTCACTTATTTTACCAAATAAATAGCTTGGAATTTTCATATCTAGAGTCTTTTCATATATCGTTGCACTAACTAATAAAATTGGTATTTTAACATCCATCAATTGTTTTACTGATATTAATAATTTTCCGTTGTCTGAGTTAACGGATTTGCAACGATGAGCCTCGTCAAAAATAACCATCGCATCATCGGGTACTGTCCATTCATATATATTTTTTTTGATTCTATCAGGATCATAACCTTCTAACTTGACAAATGGCGAATCCATTCTATTAACAAACCTTGAATCTGTGTATGATTTTCCTGTACGTATAGTCTCGTAGTTAACTATTTCATATGGTTTGAGGTCAAAATATTCGCAAACAGATAACCAATTATAAATTAACGTTTTAGGACAAACAATGATCGGACGCTTGCCTAATTCAATGCAAATAGCGATTGCGATATATGTTTTGCCAGTTCCTGTATCTGAACTATCAAGCGCTATTCCATTTTCTAATATCATTGAGATCATGTTGATGATATGCTTTTTTTGGTAAGCTAATATTTTGCTATTGGTTCTATTTGATAGCACTTTTTTGGAATATATTTTGGGCGGTTCAGGGGCATCTTCTAATTGCTTGGATTGTTTATATATATCATCCAAAAATGAACTGACCGAGGATGTCATTTGATAATGTATGGTAACATATATTAATATCGTGGTTATTTTAGATCAATTTTATTGATACGATTGTGCAACATGTCCAATAGATCATTGAGAAAAGTTCGTGCAAAGTTGCTGGGATTTGTATACAAATTCAATGGCCATTGAAGATACATGCAAATATTTATGATTGGCTAGAGATTTACATGTCAATAGATCATTAAAGTCACACGCAAAGTTGCTGCCAAAATTTGTATATAAATTCAATAGATTGTTGAAGATACATGCAAAGTCACTGCCAAAGTTTGTAATTGGCTAGAGATTTGCATGTCAATTCAATAGATCATTGAAGTCGCATGCAAAGTCACTGCCAAAGTTTGTAATTGGCTAGAGATTTGCATGTCAATTCAATAGATCATTGAAGTCGCATGCAAAGTCACTGCCAAGATTTGTAATTGGCTAGAGATTTGCATGTCAATTCAATAGATCATTGAAGTCGCATGCAAAGTTGCTGCCAAGATTTGTAATTGGCTAGAGATTTGCATGTCAATTCAATAGATCATTGAAGTCGCATGCAAAGTTGCTGCCAAGATTTGTAATTGGCTAGAGATTTGCATATCAATTCAATAGATCATTGAAGTCGCATGCAAAGTTGCTGCCAAGATTTGTAATTGGCTGGAGATTTGCATGCCAATTCGATGGATCATTGAAGACACATGCAAAGTTACTGCCAAGATTTGCGATTGGCTGGAGATTTGCGTGCTAATTCAATAGATCATTGAAGTTACGTGCAAAGTCATTGCCAAGATTGCAATTGGCTGGAGATTTGCACGCTAATTCAATAGATCATTGAAGTCATATGTAAAGTCACTGCCAAGATTGCAATTAGCAGGAGATTTGCATGTCAATTCAATAGATCATCGAAGTTACATGCAAAGTCATTGCCAAGATTGTAATTGGCTGGAGATTTGCGCGCTAATTCAATAGATCGTTGAAGTCACATGCAAAGTCACTGCCAAGATTTGTAATTCGCTGGAGATTTGCATGCTAATTCAATAGATCGTTGAAGTCACATGCAAAGTCACTGCCAAGATTTGTAATTCGCTGGAGATTTGCATGCTAATTCAATAGATCGTTGAAGTCACATGCAAAGTCACTGCCAAGATTTGTAATTCGCTGGAGATTTGCATGCTAATTCAATAGATCGTTGAAGTCACATGCAAAGTCACTGCCAAGATTTGTAATTCGCTGGAGATTTGCATGTCGATTCAATAGATCATTGAAGTTGCGTGCAAAGTCACTGCCAAGATTTGCATGCTAATTCAACACGCAAAGTTACTGGCAAGATTTGTTATTGGCTGGAGATTTGCATACAAATTCAATGGATCATCGAAATTACATGTAATTTTGCTGCCAAGATTTGCGCGTCAATTCGGTAGATCATTGAAGACACACGCAAAGTCACTGCCAAGAATTAGATTTGTTGAAGAGTTGATTACATAAAATGTGCGCTATTAAAATAGATCGCAATGTTTCGATAATTCTACGCATTTGGCATTTTAATGATAATATATGATTCATATATTATCATTTCTTTTTTTTATTAATCCTAACCAAATGTATTACAGTCGGCGGAATATTTTTTTTGAACCTTCTACCAACAGTCAGATGTGTAACGGACGATGGCAAATGATCTAGCGACTGATTAAATCGGTTACCAAAAATGAGATGGGTCACTGATTGCGGAATTGATCCATCGACAGGTTGATTGAATACGTCGCCAAATTTTAAGTGTGTGACCGATTTAGAAAGATAATTTTTGAGTTGTTTGTTGAAACGTGTTCCAAACTCTATATGGGTAATTGAATCTGGAAGGGCTTCCTTGATCGATTGATTAAAGTCACTGCTCAAAATTAGATGAGAAAGAGATGCTGGGAGAGATTTCTCAATTGACTTGTTAAAGCGTATTCCCAAGTTCAGATATTTCATATTCATAAGATGTGAAAATTGAATTGGCTTATCAAAGTCTCTTCCAAATATCAAATGTGTGATGGATGTAGGAAGAGATGCAAAGAGACAATGATTAAAATATTCCCCAAATATTAAATGCGTCAGGTTTAGATTAATAAAGAATATTGGTCTATTGAAACGTTTTCCAAATTTTAAATATTTAACTGATCTTAACACATTCAATTGAATAAATTGATCGAATTTTTTTCCAAATTCCAAATGAGTAACATTTTGAGGGATACTAATCACGCCCCAATTGTATTCATCGTTAAACGTTAAATGCGTAACTGTTAAAGGAATCGTCCATGATGTTTTATTTCCATCAATTACTGGATTTGTTTCGTTAACAACGGCTGCAAGCGTAATATGTTTGATTTCTACATCTTTACCTGTAGTAGTTTGGAACACCGGAATATGATCATACACCGCAACGTGAACATATTTACATTTTAGTGGTAATATTTTGGCTTCACGCTGATAATTTGCGTTTAATGCAACATACATAAAATTATCAAAGAATGGCAAGGTTTTAATTTTATCAAAGCATGCCTCGTCAGCATAAGTAAAAATATATTTTAATTGGTCCATTTTTTTCGAAATCATAGAAATAGCGATCTTCTCTTTATCGCTAAAGTCTTTGCTTATTATCAAATATATGTCAGTGCACAATGAGAGCATGGTATTGTACTGTATTAGATTATGTATGCGCTAATCTTTCTTTTTTCAATTTTATCGGCTTCTTCGACTTTCACTAGCAGTCATTTATTTTGAACGAATCGATATTGGCACATTCAAAATCTCAATAAATCTCTTAACGTCACATTGACGCGTTCAAAATCAATGCGAATCTCCCGATATCGAGTTGGGTGAACCAATATTAGCATACTCAAAGTCTTGTCAATGCAAATCTTTTGTCGTCACATTGGATGAACCAATATTGGCATGTTCGAAGTCTTGTCGATGCAAATCTTTTGTCGTCACTTTGAATGGACCAATATTGGCATATTCAATGTCTTGTCGGTGCAAATCTCTCGTCATCACTTTGAACAGATCGATATTGGCACGTTCAAAGTCTTGTCGACGCAAATCTTTTGTCGTCACTTTGAATGGACCAATATTGGCACGTTCGAAGTCTTGTCATCACTTTGAATGGATCAACATTGGCACGTTTAAAGTCTTGTCAACGCAAATCTCTTGTCATCACTTTGAATGGACCAATATTGGCACGTTCGAAGTCTTGTCAACGCAAATCTCTCGTCGTCACTTGAATGGATCAACATTGGCACGTTTAAAGTCTTGTCAACGCAAATCTCTTGTCATCACTTTGAATGGACCAACATTGGCACGTTTAAAGTCTTGTCAACGCAAATCTCTGGTCGTCACTTTGAATAGATCAATATTGGCACATTCGAAGTCTTGTCAACACAAATCTCTTGTCATCACTTTGAATGAACCAATATTGGCACGTTTAAAGTCCTGTCAACGCAAATCTCTTGTCATCGCTTTGGATGAACCAATATTGGCGCGTTCAAAGTCTTGTCAACGCAAATCTCTCGTTGCCACTTTGAATAGATCAAAATTTGCACGTTTGAAGTCTTGTTAACGCAAATCTCACGTCATCACTTTCAATAGATCAATATTGGCACATTCGAAGTCTTGTCGAATGCAAATCTCTCGACGTTACTTTAGATAGACCGAATAATAATAAAATATGAATCATATTTTATTATTTTTTTCCACATTTATCGTTGAGTTACGCTTGAAGGAATAGTATTAAATCTTTTACCAACTGTTAAATGTATAACATATGGAGGGATTGATTAAATCTGTTGTCAGAAATCAAATGTGCCACCGACGCATCGAACATCGCTATCTTATCTTTATCATTGAGATTCTTACCTATAATCAAATGTATATCTGCGCATAATGATAGCATTTTAATTATATTTTTTATCAAAATATATCATCAATGCTCATCTTTTGCACGGTGATCTTCTTGCTCTTTTCTTCAACCTTCATTATATCATTTCGAACATTATTGGTTTCAACTTCTAATTTATCTAGCAAGAGTTTGTATTGCACATATTTTTCAATTAATTCTTTCATGCAATCGCTGTCATTGTTCATCTTTGCATCAATGTCAATTAATCCTTCAAGTATCTCGTCAATATTCATCTCATTTTGTGTCTTTGTCTTCTTTGGTTTCTTAAGCATGTTGCATAATTCATTATGTTCATCTTGCAAAGTATGTAATCTTCGGTTTGCTTTTTTATATGCACTCACTTTTTCAGTTGTTTTTTCACTGTCTTTGATGATAGAAATGTAACTATCTAGTTTTGCATCATTTATTTCGCAGTTCATCTTTGTTAATATATACAGACAAATTTTAAATAGCGATGTTGAATGAAATTTGTTTGATGTTACTTTGAATAAGTTTTATCGATGAAAATTTTCGCAAATCTTGATAACACTTTAATGGACCAACACTTGCGTGTTCAAAGTCTCGCCAACGCAAATCCCCGACATTGAATGGACCAACATTTGCGCGCTCAAAGCCTCGTCAATGCAAATCTCCACATATCTATTGACATCACGTTGAATAGACCAATATTAGACGTTCAAAGTCTCGTTAATGCAAATTTCAACAAATCTCTTGACATCACTTTGAATAGACCAATATTGGTACGTTCAAAATCTTGTAAATGAAACCTTTGCAAATCTTTTGACATTACTTTAGATGGACTGACATTTGCACTCTCAAAGTCTCGTCGATGCAAATTTCAACAAATCTCTTGACATCACGTTGAATAGATCAATATTTGTACGTTCAAAGTCGCGTCAAGAGAAATCTTAACAAATCTCTTGACATTACATTGAACGGACCAATATTGGCACATTCAAAGTCTCGTCGATGCAAATTTCAACAAATCTCTTTACATCACATTGGACGGACCAATATTAGCACATTCAAAGTCTCGTCGATGCAAATTTCAACAGACTTCTCGACACCACATTAAATGGATTAATATTTGCACATTCAAAATCTCGTCAATGTAAATCTCTTGACATCACATTGAATGGACTAATATTGAAGCGTTCAAAGTCTCGTCGATGCAAATTTCTTGACATTACATTGAATGGACCAATATTTGAGTGTTGAAAGTCTCGTCAATGCAAATCTCTTGATATCACGTTGAATGGACCAATATTTGCACGTTCAAAGTCTTGTCGGTGCAAATTTCAACAGATCTGTTGACATCACATTGAATGGATCAATATTTGCACATTCAAAGTCTTGTCGATGCAAATTTCATGACATCATCACATTGAACGGATCAATATTGGCACGTTCAAAGTCTCATCGATGCAAATTTCGACATATCTCTCGACATCACATCGAATAGACCAATATTGGCAGGTTCAAAGTTTTTGTCAACGCAAATTTCGACAGATCTCTTTACATCACATTGAATGGATCAATATTGTACGTTCAAAGTCTTGTCGATGCAAATTTCAACAGATCTCTTGACATCGCATTGAATGGGTCAATATTTGCACGTTCAAAGTCTTGTCGATGCAAATTTCAACAGATCTCTTGACATCACTTTAATGGACCAATATTGGCACATTCGAAGTCTCGTCAATGCGAATCTCTTGACATCACATTGAATAGATCAATATTTGCACGTTCAATGTCTTGTCGATGCAAATTTCAACAGATCTATTGACATCATATTTAATGGACTAATATTTGCACGTTCAAAGTCTCGCCGATGCAAATCCCAACAGATCTCTTGACATCACATTGAATGGATCAATATTTGCACGTTCGAAGTCTCGTCAATGCAAATCTCTTGACATCACATTGAATGGATCAATATTTGCACGTTCAAAGTCTTGTCGATGCAAATTTCAACAGATCTATTGACATCACATTTAATGGACTAATATTGACACATTTAAAGTCTTGTCGATGCGAACCTTTTGACATCATATTGAATAGAGCAATGTTGGCATATTCAAAGTCTTGACATTACATTGAACGGACTAATATTTGGGCGTTCAAAGTCTTGCCAACGCAAATCTTTACAAATCTCTTGACATCACATTGAGCGGACAAATATTGGCACATTCAAAGTCTTGTCGATGCGAACCATTTGGCATCGCATTGAACGGACTAATATTTGTGCGTTCAAGGTCTTATCAATGCAAATTTCAATAAATCTCTTGACATTACATTGAATGGACTAATATTTGCACGTTCAAAGTCTTGTCAATGAAAATCTTCAAATTCTTGGCATCACTTTGAATGGGGTAATATTTGCATGTTTAAAGTCTTGCCAACGAAAATCTTTATAAATCTATGTACTGATATTTGCACGTTCAAAATCTCGCCGATAGAAATCTTTACAAATCTCTTGACATCACATTGAATAGACCAATATTGACACGTTCAAGTCTTGTCGATGCAAATTTCAATAAATCTCTTGACATCACATTGAATAGATCAACATTGGTATGTTCAAGTCTTGTCAACGTAAATCTCTGCGTATCTCTTGACATCATACTGAATGGATCAATATTGACATGTTTAAAGTCTTATCAATACAAATCTCTTGGCATCGCATTTGATAGACCAATATTGGCACGTTCAAGTATTATCGGTGGAAATCAATACAAATCTCTTGACACCACATTGATTTAACAAATATTAGTACATTCAAAGTTTTGTTAACGGAAATCTTGGCAAATCCCTTGACATCACTTTGAATAGATCAATCTTGGCACGTTCAAAGTCTCGCCGATAGAAATCTTTACAAATCTCTCAACATTACTTTGAATAGACTAATATTAGCGCATTCAAAGTCTCATCGATGAAAATTTTCACATCACTTTGAATAGACCAATATTGGCATGTTCAAAATCTTATCGATGAAAATCTTCACAATCTCTCGACATCACTTTTAATAGATCAATATTTGTACGTTCAAAGTCTCACCGATAGAAATCTTTACAAATCTCTTGACGTCACATTAAATAGATCAATATGGCATATTCAAAATCTTATCGATGGAAATCTTCACAGTCTCTTGACATCACTTTGAATGGATCAATATTTGCACGTTCAAAGTCTCGCCGATAGAAATCTTTACAAATCTCTTGACGTCACATTAAATAGATCAATATGGCATATTCAAAGTTTTGTCATGAAAATCTTCATAAATCTCTTGACATCGCATTGAATAGATCAATATTGGTACGTTCAAAATCTCATCAATATAAATCTTCGCAAATCTCTTGACATTACTTTGAATGAACTAATATTTGCACATTCGAAGTCCCATCAATAGAAATCTTCGCAAATCTCTTGACATCACATTAAATGGACCAATATTGGCACGTTCGAAGTCTCATCAATAGAAATCTTTACAAATCTCTTTGAATGGACAAATAATCGAATTATCAAAACCAATAGAACAGCTTATTAATTGCAGGGTTGTGCGAAAAAAATTGAATTTATTATCATATAATGGGTTCAACATTTAGCAACATTAATAACAAAATGAATGAGAGGGATATTGTGTATCAAATATTTAATCATTTGAATCGATGCAGTTTAATAAAATGTTCAACCGTTAACAAACTTTTGAAAGAAATATGTGATTTACAATATACGCGATTATTATTGAATAAATACGGAAATATTCGAACAAAATTTTTATTTAAAACATCATGTAAACAAATATATATTACTTCTTACACATTAGATCTTTTTCTTAAAAAATTTGGTAACGTTAATTTGGTTAATTTTTTTCCTATGGATGAATTAAATTTGGATTTTAGGGAAATTGTAAAATTACCTGAGTCAATCGGACAACTTATTAATTTGAAAAAATTAATATTACAGAGCAATAAAATAACTGAATTACCTGAGTCAATTGGACAACTCGTTAATTTACAAGAATTGCTACTTGTTGACAATAAAATAACTGAATTACCTGAGTCAATTGGACAACTCGTTAATTTACAAGAATTGCTACTTGTTGGCAATAAAATAACCAAATTGCCGGAATCGATTGGACAACTCATTAATTTGCAAAGATTACATATTAGTCACAACGGCATAACAGAGTTACCGGAATCGATTGGACAACTCATTAATTTGCGAAATTTACGACTTAGTTTAAACAAATTAACAAAATTACCAGAATCGATCATACAACTCGTTAATTTGCAAAATTTATGTCTTAGTCATAATAACATAACGAAATTACCAGAGTCATTTGGACAACTTATTAATTTGCAAGAATTACGGTTGGATCATAATCGAATAATTGAATTACCAGAATCAATAGGACAATTTAGCAGTTTGCAAGAGTTATGGCTTAGTTATAACGAAATACGAGAATTACCAGAATCAATCGGACAACTTACTAGTTTACTAAACTTAATATTGCATGATAATCAAATAACTAAATTACCAGGATCGATAGGACAACTTGTTAATTTGCAAGATTTATGGTTACATGATAATCAAATAATAAGATTACCAGAATCAATAGAACATATTGCTAATTGCCACATTTTGCGATAAAAAATTGAATTTATTATTACATAACAAATTCAATATTTAGCAACACTAAGATTAAAATGAATAACAAAGATATTACGTATCAAATATTTAATCATTTAGATATAAATAATATTATCCGATGTTCAATTGTTAACAAATTTTTGAAAGAAATATGTGATTTACAATATATGCAGTTTGGTAAACAATGATAAAATATGATCCATATTTTATCATTTTAAATTATAACAGATCCATCAATAAATTGAATCGTATACGACTTATGATTCTTCAGTTCTGCCAAAGTAGTTATCTCCTCCTTTGTCTTGTTAGAAATCAATTTTGGTCGAGTAATATTTTTAATCTGTTCTTCATAAATCGTCAATTGTTTGCCGCAAACATCAACGCAATTCGATAACTTTCTCTCATTCACACTCAGTATCTTTTTAATCTGATCATAATGACCTTTAATATTTTCATCAAGAGTTCGCTTAGAATCGATGATATATTCACATTTATCGTTCAAATGTGCTAATATGTTATTTCGATTATTTGCACTGGCAGTTTGATGGAACGATAAATCCTCAGAAAGCTGCGCCAATATTCGATCTGAGTATTTCGTCAGTTTGACTTTCTTAATTTCAATAAAATCAGAGTATGCATTGACATATGTATGAATTTTTTTATGAAGTGATGCGATAATTTTAGTAATTTTATCTTTTGTGTTGATATTTTCGAGAGTAATATTTTGCGCAACGGCTGTTGGAGTGATGTAGCTCTTGCAACTAGCTAAGTCAGCTAAACTAGTGTCTATTTGGTGACCAATACCAGTGACAATTGGAATTTTAGATTTGAAAATAGACATCGCCATCATTTTAGTATTAAAACATTCTAGATCATCTTTTGATCCACCTCCTCGAATCAAAACAATAATGTCACATACGTTATGAGTATTTGCTAATTGGATTGCGCGAGAAACATCTTTAGGCGCGTTGTTACCTTGCATAATCGCCGGATAAAGATAAATCTTCTTGCCACAACATCGTTCATTAAGAGTATGCATAAAATCTTTCATACCAGCTGCGTTCATTGAAGAAATGACACCAATGTTAACGTAATTGTTTTCTAAAATAGGTTTTCGATCAAAACATCCTAGTTCTTGTAGCTGCTTTTTTAACTCTTCCAGTTTTGCGTTATTATTTCCAGTTCCGATTTCATGATAGCTGTGGATGATAATTTCAATCTCACTTCTGAATAAAAATAAAGAGCAGGTAATTTTGAGTTTGTCGCCTTGCTTGAATGTGTACTGATCATTGTAGATAATGGCGCGCAAGTTGTTAGTTTCGTCTTTTACGGTGACAAAGATCATTCTGTTGAATTTTTTGATTTCAGTTATTTCGACAATCATGGTCATATTTTTGAAACATGTTTTGGAGGCAATGTATTGCTTCATGTGGGCGATGATGTCGTTTATGGTGTATGTTTTATCGTTTGATGGGCTGACTGATGATGATGTAGATTGGTTTGATTCTGAGGATGAATCGAGGAAGTTTAGAGAGTCGACGTTTATCATTATATGTATGGAGTGATTGTTTTTTAAATCGGATCGTTTTATTTAAAGATAGTTCAACAATGACAAATAGAACATGATTGCGAACGATAAGATCAATAATGATTACTATCGCAGCAGGTATGAAACTTTTAGTATTATTGTGATGATCAAAAATGGATACGTCAACGCAACAAAAATATGTAAAATATACAGTAAAGAATTTCGTCAATGGAAGGTTAATAAAACGTCACGCGAAATTTTGCAAGAATTATCCAATGTTACCGGAATATCACTCAATAAATTAACAAAAACCGTAGCAGGCGGACGAACTATTGACATACGGGGAATATATGTGCATCCCGATTTGATTACCCATATTGCATATTGGTGCAGTCCTAGGTTTGCTGTAAAAATTGGCAAATGGATTAACGAATGGCGGAAATTTTCAAACGAGAATGAAATACGATTCTATGATGCTCTATCAACAATAGAAACATCACCTAACGCGCAAAGAGAAAAAGAAATACAAACGATGTTGCACAAAAAGCTTGGTGGTAAAATCGAAGTCAAAACATCAGATGGACGAATAGATTTGCTAACGGATGAATATTTGATCGAAATCAAAAAATATGACGATTGGATGTGTGCAGTTGGGCAAGTATTGATGTATGGATGTGAATATGACGACAGAAAGAAGATAATATATTTGTTTGATGTTCCAGAGGATAATAATTTAAGCAGAGTGCAAAGAAAATGCAAAAAATATAACATCACTGTTAGAACAATTAAATGATTTATATATACAATAATACCAAAATATAACGATTGATTATCACTATATTTTGACATCATGATTTTTCAAAAAAAAATGATTTTTAAACTGTCTCACATTATGGCCTGCACAATAGAAGATTAACAAATGTCCAAAGCCAAAGTCAAAGTAGTTTACGAATCAGACGAATCCTTCTCTTCTATCGACAGTTTTGAAGAATACGATCAACATGATATACGTAACATATGCTACAAAAAAATAAACGATGAATATAGCTATGGGAAATATGGACAACATAAGGTGATTGTCATGATGAAGAACGGATATTTCAATATTGATCATCTTTGTAAAAAGTTTAATAAAAAATTTGAGGATTGGGTGGAAAGAGATACATCAAAAGAATTTATAAAATGCTTGTCGAAACTCAAAAATATTCCGAGAAAAGATTTAATACAAAAAATCAAAGGTAACAGCGAGATCAGCGGGACGTATATTCATAGTCTCCTTTTTGTTCAGGTTATGATGTGGGCATCGCCAGTCTCTGCGTGCAACGTGTCGGATATTATAGATAATAATAGATAAATAATTATGAAATTAACGTTGATGCCACAGATCTTTGATAAACATTTATGGCAACATGGAAAAAATAATAAAAAAAATGAAAAAAAAACGCTCTCACGAAGAATGGATAACGATACAACAAATAACGCAATAATGTCGAAAGGAACAATTGTTAACAAAAAAACGAAATCACCGATCGTTAAAAAAACAATCCACACTGAAAAGATCAAGAAACATGTAGTCAGCAAAAAAAGTGCACATGTATCTGAGGACGAATATGAAGAATCTATCGAAAATGATAATGCGTCTACTATCGATGATATGACATCCGATAGTAACACTACATCGATAGAAGATGAGACATCGACAGGGAATTCCGGATCATATGAAATTATTCAAAAAGGAAAGAAATCGAAAAATAGCAAAAATGATACGTCATCATGTGAAGAAGATACAATTGATTATGAGGATTCAAAAAATTCTTCATCTAACAATGAACATAAATTGATGAAGGATGATGACATACGTCATATTATTATCAAAATGATCGATAGTAAATATAGTTATGGATATTATGGTACATTTCGGGTCATATTGATGAATGATAACGGTTATATAAACGCTACAAAATTATGTGCATTGGTTGGAAAACGATTCTATGATTGGAAAGAGAATAAAGTTTCTATTGAATTAATTTCTGCATTGGCCACAGAAACGGAAATATCAGTTATTGATCTTATACGTAAAGTTGCCGGAGGTAAAAATGTTGACATTCGTGGAATATATGTTCATCCAGATCTTATTCCTCATATAGCATCATGGGCATCCCCCAATTTTGCTGTTAAAGTATCGAAGATTGTCAGAGAACATTTCGCAAAAAAAGCTATCGAAGAAAAAGATAAAGAAATCGAAGAGAAGAATAAAATTATTAGTTCCAAAAATATAACCATTCGCAAAAAAGATGATAAAATTGATGTTATGGGAAAAAAGATTGATCTTCTTCTTACATATGCCCGCAACACCACATCGCAAAACGATCTCTTACACATAGATAACATTGAACTCAAAGAACTAATTGGGGAAATATCCAAAGATAAAGTGGTCAAGTTAGAAGATCCGACCGAAAATGATGCATTTGCCATAATCCAATGCAATAATAAAGGTGATGGTGGCAAAGACTTCTACGTCATAAGAACTCTCAGAAAATCTTTGACTGGAACGATCAATAAATATAAACAGAATAATAAATTCGCTAGAGTAGTTATCCGAATTAATAATCCTCATGGTATAAATTTTTGGAAACGAATTGGTAAGAAATATGGCCAGAAGGGCGATAAACCTTTGTTAAAAATCAAAGGTAATAATTTTCGATTGATAAATGGATGCTCTGTCCATAAAATGAAAGAAATAGTCAATAAAGTGCATAACGAACGATTGAAATACGAATAAATTTAATTATCTTTTCCAAAAAAATAATTAAATTAACCAACAAATGGAACCGCATGAATCGCCGAACCATGTGCAGAATTATGATTCCCCACAATTATCGCATCGTCTCGCCTAATATTCTGCACCGTCTGCGGCACAGGCTCATACTTATTCTCAGTATTATGAAAATATTGATAGTACTTCTGTTCGTTCGACTGAAAAAACATCATAAAAAAAATTAATGTCACAAATACAATCGCTACAACATAAAACGGTATATGTGACGCGGGATAACATATTTTATCAGTGCTCATTATTCTATAATATTATAACACATTATTGATTTCGAAAGCGGAATATTTTAACTCGTCTTAATGTAAGTATAATGGAAACTCATATTGATGCTTCTGCGTTATCTGACGACGAAATAAATTCCATCGATCCTAACTTTTTCACCGAAGACGACAGTAAAAAAAATTTCATCAAAAACAACCTCATCAATACTATGTTCCCCGTCCTCCTCGATCAAGATAGAATCACTTTACTGGAAGGACTAATTCTAATTATCGACACAATCTATCGCAAATTCAACATCTATGCGCTCAAAAATAATAAAAATCTCTTCTGGAACCAATTAATCCAAAATGATCTCCTTGATCTCCGCGCCCTCGTCGGCCTAATGCTGCCCTACATTAAAGATGAAGGTGATGATCGCAACAAACACTCGCTCCATTCGCTCAAAGATCTTTACACTGAAAAAATTCCTGATACCGATAAATACAAGTTCAGTAATATGCAATACAACAGATGCATCAGATATCAAAGAGACGGTCAAATCAGAATCAAAGACCGTCCCCTTGAAACTATCTATTTTGAAAATCATCTGCAACTGTTACTATCGAGCATCAACACGATGTCCAATAAATTATACGTCAATTGGATGGATGTCCTGCCAGTTACAATAGACACATACTCGCAAAATCTGATTTACAAAATAACTAAATATAACATACAACATAAGTCCAGCAATGTAGCTGATCTAGGATTAAATTTTTCTGACTTTTACAATGTCATTTCAAATCATTTATATCACGAAATCGTAAACTACAAATGGTTGATTTATGAATTCAAAATAGTATCCGATCACGTGCCAATTATATCATATTTAGAAAGTACTGATGCGTTTGAATTTGATAACTTATGGCGGGGAGTGTTGTGGTCGCAGCTGACTGACACGGGACGGTTCAGATTTACATCTGACTGGAATAAATTATTGAAGAGTTATGAGCAATTTGATAATTATGCCATCTATTACATACATATTTTTTTCTGTAAGTACAGTGTTAGCAAAAAAAGATTGGAAAAAGAAAAAAAGTTAAGATGTGGATCAGCAGTTGTTGAAGAAGGAGAAGATGTTGAGGATGTAGAAGATAACGGATCGATCAATATTAGTGACGAAAACATCAGGAACGCAATTGACGGCATCGCAAATGTTCCAGCAGAATACATATATGCCTTTTTATTAGACCAATTGTTGGGCTTCAAACGATCATGGTTTTATTATTTCATCAAAATCAAAAAAAGTAAATATTTTCAGACAACTGACGAAAAGATCAAAATAACACCAAAAAATGTCTACAATTATGCCAAGTTAATAACTCGCAAACCGACAGAAAATGAATTAACCGGAACGTCAAAATTACTTGATTTACCTAGATTTTGGATCTCTTTAAAAAAAAATGATCAAGAAGAGGTGATGGCGAAAATGAAGAATACGCATCCGAATGAAATGTGGTTTAATGTTAGTAGGTATTTGCGAAATTTTTATGATACAGAAGATACAAATTTATTGATGCAGTACAACATTCTGATACGAAATACTGTTCATGATAATTTGATTGATATCGTCTTTGAATCGTTAATTTATCATGGATTGTTGTCTCAATTTGTTCCGAATGCGATGGTTACAGATAATGTAGCATTGGTAACGAGAATTGGAACAAATGCAGATGCTGCTAAAACGAACGAGAAGAGATCGCAGATGAAGAACACTGTCTTCAAAGATGCGGACAAGAAACGCTACAAAGATCATGCATATTATTATATCACCGGCAATAAGTATGCAGAATTACCAAATACGATTTATGATGACAAAAAAAAATCATTTATTCATTTCTTTGATGCATTAACATCTATCCAAGGTTGGCAGTTCAGATATGCGATGAATTGGGTCAGTCAGATTAATTTTTATCATCATTATGCGAATGTTAGAGTGATGTATGCGACAGGAGGAACAGGAACAGGGAAATCAACTATCATACCGCGATTAATAATGTATTCCCAGCATATGTTGGATTACAAAATAACTGGTAAGATCATTTGTACACAACCACGTATATCGCCAACAGTAAATAGTGGAGAAATGATCTCTTCCGAATCTGGAATTCCAATAATTTCGTACGATGAAAAGTACAAACAAAATATGCCAACATCTGAATATTATATCCAATACAAACATGCTGGTGGCAGCCACGTTGACGTAAACGCAATGTCGTTTCTGCGGATCGTAACTGATGGAACGCTGATGGCAGAGATGAAAAATTCACCGTTCATGACAAAAACTTTGCCAGTTACCGGATTATTTGATAAAAATAAAACCCCGATAGATTGGATGAAGACTTATACCGCAGATAATAAATATGACATCCTAATCATCGACGAAGCTCACGAACATAACGCCAACATGGATTTGATTTTAACCCTGGCAAGAGACGCATGTTACGTTAATAATAGCCTGAAATTAGTGATAATCAGCGCGACTATGGATGATGACGAGCCAATTTACCGACGTTACTATCGAACCATCAATGATAATAGGATGTTTCCCTTGAGCCAGGAAATTATCGCTAACAAATTGGATCGCGCAAACATGGATCGCCGAGTTGATATTAGTGTGCCCAGAAGTACGACGCAATTTAAGATTGATGATATTTTTCTGCCAAAAGAAGCGTCGGATAAAATTAATGATAAAAATTTTGTAGAAGCTGGGATAGCTATGACGATAAAAGTTGTTAATGAAACTACATCTGGGGATATTTTGCTATTTATGACGGGTAAGAAGGACATTGATCAGTCCGTTGCAGAAATAAACGCTAGAACGCCATCAAATGTCATTGCATTTCCATTCATCGGCAGAGATTTAAGCGAAGAGCAGCGAAATTTTATTCTCAAAATAGACAAAATGCTAAAAACATATACCCGACAGAAATCAGATGTATCAAAATCAGAAGACGAAATAACGCAACGTGTCGATCCGGGAACTTATAATCGGGCCATTATTATCGCCACAAATGTCGCCGAAGCTAGTATCACTATCGACAGTTTGAGATATGTCGTAGATACAGGATATGCTAAAGTAGATGTGTATGATCCGTTATTAGGTGTCACTAAGCTCATTACGATGCCTATTTCAAATACCAGTTCTATGCAGCGACGAGGGCGAGTTGGTCGTGTCGCAGCTGGATCTGTATATTATATGTATGATAAGGAGAAGGTTGCAAATAATAAAACCGCATACAAAATAGCAGATACAAACATCAGAGACTTGATTGTCGATCTTTTGCGAACCGAACAAATGGATCATCCCATCGTCGATCGAATCAACGACATCAACAGAATTCGTAACATTCGTAACATTGAAATTCCTGCTGAATTGGGTAATCCAGGAGTTTACGGAGATATAATTACGAAGCTTTACATGTATGGCGAATCAACGTTGAATGACACTGGCATTTACAAATATTATGGCCTGGGCAATTCAGACGTTACTATCGATCAAATTTTGACAGACGAGTATTTATTGACCAATCATGACGATTATCATTTTGATTACATATTTGAATCTAAATGTCATACTGGATATGATGATAGCATATTAGAAGATAGATATTTGGACTTCTACATCATCCATCCTGACGAAAATATTATCACACGAAATATGTACACTGGAAAATATATCTTTTTAAAACAGAACCAGGGCATCACTGAAGATTATTATTACTATTTTTACGTAAGAAATGACGTTAACAGAACAGATACAGGGTTGGAACATAAGACGATTAATTGGAAAGATGTAATTTTACCAAAGTATGAATTGATGATCCGTGATGCAAAATTACTGGCTAAAATTGTGGAAATTGCGTACGACCAAACTCAACATCCATCGTTGGCACTCGAAAAATTTGATAGTGATTATGAGAGACGACGATCTTTGAGTGAATATTATGCTAGACTTAATGAAATTTTACGAGAAACGAAAAAGACAATCTTATTAACAACAAAAATAGGTAAAAAAACAGGGGAATTACAACGGGTTTTGGATATGGGCATTACTAATAATCCACAGAATATTTTATGGTACATGTATTCGTTACCTTATGATGTCCAAAATGATGTTGTTGGAATGATGTCATTATTGTCATCTACGGATGATATCAAAAAATGGGCTGTGACAAAAAATATCAGGGATGTAGAAAGATTTATCCGCAGAGGTATAACAATCAGAAATAGTAAATCATTTCCGAGTGATCTTAATTTTATTTGGAAGATTTGGTTACAGATTAAAAAAATATTTAATGATAATCAGTTGTACCAATATGTCACTATTGATAAAGACATGGAAAGTAGATTTAGAATATCTGTCAAAAATTATTTACAAGGAAACAAAATGAATATTGATGAATATAAGGTGTTAAATACAATGTATCGGTCAGGAAAATTGAATGTGGTGGATGAATTCTATCATTACGTATCGAATTTAAAAATCGATTTTGAGGAACGATTGAAAACGACCAATATTGCAATGTATGTTAAAATTGTTGCTGATATGTTTAAAATTAATGAGCAAATTATTCAAAAATTTGTAGTCGTTTATCTGGAGAGCATGCTGCAAATTAATAAGAAACAATGGTGCTACCAGTACGATATCGAACATAATGTAGAAAATAGTGATGTTAGCAAGGAAGATGTAGTTGAATGGGTTAAGACTTTAATTTTACCTCGAGTTATTAGTGATGGATCGGATACATATTTGATCATGTTAGAATCTTATTTGCGCGCTTATGCTAATAATTTGATATGTGCAGAATCGAAGGGGAAATATATATCGTTGAGCAACGGCGCCAAGATAATTACCAAATTTTGGTCAAAGAAAATACTCATCCGCCAAACGTTTCAATTAGATCCATCTGAATTTTTTGTTTATCATTCAAATAATGCATTAGGGGACATAATTACAGTGTTCTATTTGACACCAGTTATTATCGATTGGGTATTTAAATTGAATCCAATTTATTATTACTACTTTCTGTTTGATGACGGATTGAATAAATATTTCAAAGAGGATGAATCGCTCGAAATATTGAAAAAGAGATTAGCGGAAAAATATGATGTTAATTATTTGATGAACTATGTAAAATTATTGGGTGATCCGAATTTATTATTTGCGATTATGATACACATCAATACAACGCATATAAAAAAGAATTTTCTCAATTGATATGTATATAATAATGTTACCGGATATATGGGGAAGATGTGCGTGGAATTTTATTCATTTAGTGACACTAGATTATCCTATGAATCCAACGGATGAAGACAAACAATATTATCGCAATTTTTTCACCTCATTATTACATGTGTTACCTTGTGAGAAATGTCGACATAATTTGTACAAGAATCTCAAAAAATTACCCCTATCTGAATCAGTCATGTCGACGCGTCTAAATTTAGTCAAGTGGGGTATAGATTTGCATAATATGGTCAATGTCCACACGAATAAGCCGATATTATCATATTCAGAAGCTATTACCGCTATTAACAAATTAGCCAAGCCAGAAGAACCAAAATCTAACATTCCCCTCTATGTATTTTGCGTCATTGTTGCATTGATAGGACTGTTTTTTCTGTACAAGTTCTTAAAAAAAATTGATTTTTAAATTGTATTAAATATGATCCCAATGATATAATTAACAAAGATGCAGACAACATCAAACATAGCTAAAAAGATAGATACATTACTGGCTGCAGATTTTTCTGAATCTATAAATGTAGAAGGGATTGTAGTCAATATTGACGCTAAAAATAACGTTTTTGCGATTCGAGATGAAAATAAGACTGTCTTTCTATGCCGCGCCAAAACGGATGTTAGTCATCTTGCGATAAATGATAATTTGATCCTGATTTGTTTCGTTAAATTTGGTAACGGATATGGAATACATCTTCTTGTTGAATATTTTTATACAGTGACAGAAGCCGAAAAGATGCAAAGTAAAAAAAAGGCATATGAAATGTATAAAAAGAATATTCTGAGTGATAAAGACAAATACAAGACAAAATTGGCCAAAATAAATAACATGAGGTATCCAAAATATGTTAAAAATATTGGTTTGATTGTTTTGGATAGTCATAAACAGATGATGAACAAGTTTATGACCGAATTTAAATCAAAATGCAGGGGAAATTTATTCGTTTACAACATGAAAAAAAGCAATTTATCAAAAGATTTATCACTTGCGATGGAGTATATGAAAAAATATCATAATATCGACGTCGTTTGCGTAGTTATGGATCATATGAATCTGAGTGAAGTTCTAGAAATGTCATCATTTGAAAACATCAGATACGTATTTGGCAGAAAAGATTATCCATATTTAATTTCTGTATCTGACGCAAACAAAAATGATAGAATTATTGATATTTTGGCGAATAAACATTTCAAAACGACGAATGAATGCATCGATCACATCAGAATTAATCAAAACACATCAATTGAAAAAATTATGCATTCGTTTGAAACAGAAAAGGAGAACGCCACTGGGATTATTCAAGGTTATTATGATAAAATTGCAGATTTTGAACAAAAATACAACCAACAGTTATTTTCATTAGGAATAAATTTACAGACTTCTACGAACAAATTGGCGTTCAATAAATTAAAATCCTTGCTGTTGGAAAAGATCAATGAAAAGGTTAGCGAATTGACCGATATCAAAAAAATGATAACGATGAACTTGTTACGTGATCCACAGATGGATGAATATTTTGATAATGTGTTACGCGGAGGGGCAGATACGATGCCAAGTTCTGAAAATAAAAATCTGTTAGATATTTTTAGTTATCCGGCTACAGAAAATGTTACTTCCATCACCCCTGCGGATGAATTGTTCTTCAATAGCTTTTCTCCAAGCAAACATTGTGGATTGTTAGATACAGCAGAGGATAGTCCAGATTCGATATTGGAACTTTGTCCTGCAAAAGAAACTGTACCTGCGCATACGGGCAATGTACCGCAGAAGATTGATATATTCAACAGCATAATCAATGAGGAGACCAATAAAATTTTGAACATTTCACAACCCATCGTACGTACTCAAACAGATCAAAATAAAGTTACTGCGTACAAACCTGAACTCCGGATGAGCGAAGGCACCAATCTTCGACCCTTACATTCCGAACTTCGAATTATTGATAAGTCCCACATGCCGTTGCAGAATGAACAAGTTGTGATACGTAAAACGTTTTCAGAAGGGGAATTCTAAAAAAAATGAAAAAAAAAGTGTCTTACGAAAACATAATGATTATATACAATACAACCATTATGGAAACTGAATTACGACATTTATTGGACGAAATATCAATTAATTATGCGGATACACTTAACGAACATATGACCCAAAAGACTAAAATCAAAAACTACAAGGAAGGAATCGATAAAATTAGTGAAGCTAAGCAAATGTTAAAAAAAATGAAAGAAGAGATCATAAATATAGAATCACACGATCAAACATATGGTCAAGCAGAACGGACAAAGGATTTCATTGAATTGTTACAACTGCCAGGATTTAGATTTAATGAAGTCGTTGGAGCAATGAATATGTTAAAGATCATAGCAAATCAGCTATCAATGCCCGCCAAAATCGAAGAGTGCAACATCGAAAATAATGTCATGATCGAATCCGTCGATAATCAAGTTGATGCATATGATCAATAATTAATCAATTATTGATCATTAACAATATAATCTGCTAATATTTCTCTTTCTTCATTTGTCAGTTTTTTATTCAGGTAATCATTTACATTTCTATCAATCTTGCTCAGATAAAAATCCCGCAACTTTGTGATTTTATCCGAATAGTTACGGATGACGTTTCTGAAAAGATAATTATTCAATCTTATATTGGTAATCAATCTTTTGACTATTTTTGATGGTGAAACGGTAATATTTTTCATGCGCTGATCAATATACCATACACACCATAATGCGCAAAAGCCGTTAGGATCACCTATATTTGTGTTAATACTCACTTCAAGGTTTTCGAATGTTTGAAATCCTATTTTGGGCAAATAGTTTTCTGGCCGAATATATTTGATTTTGAATTTTTTTTTGAATATGTCAGATAATAAATTGTTAAAGTAGATATGAATTCGTTTGTCTAGCAAGTTGGGATTGTAATTAAATTCAAACGGAAATCCAGATCCGTGTGGTTCGAATCTTTCTAGTATCATATTTTTGATGTCATATATTAAGCAATTTACGTGATTTGCATTTGATAATATTATTCCAATAGGTATGATGATGTATTCATATCTACCATCTGAAATGAGACTTGATATATATTGGTGAAAATTAGTGGGGTAGAATATTTTTTGATAGATCCACATTATTTCTAGATGCAAGATATGTTGACTTGAATCTTCATAGTAATTATGATATGATATGTAATTATGTAAATCTTTGAAGAAAAGTGATGCGACATTTGGATATTTTTTAGTTAGATAACGAAAACCAGATATTAGATCTAATTGTGATCCTGTAAATGTATTGTAATGTATTTTCTCGCCAATATCGATAGTTATCATTCTTCTATTCATTTTATTGGGAATTGATATGTTATTTTTGATGATATCTTCGCGGATTTTTTCGTAACAATACAAATCTTGAACTTTTTGAATCGCGCACTCATTTTGCCATTCTTCCGCTAATCCACCATGATACTTTCGCAAATAATGGGAATAACTGTCTATGATTATGTTCAAAAATAATTCCCGTTGTATTAGTGGAATCATATCAAAAACGTTGTTATTTTCTTGGTTGACAATAAAAATATTAATTTTCTTAGTACGCAAAATGGTTTCAAATTTATGAATAATTTTTTTCTCAGCCATAATATGCATAATCGTATATCCATTGTTATCTTGATAATTAAGATTAGACAGTGGCAATAATTTTAGTATATATTTATCATAATGTTCGCCGTAATTGTACATTATAATATGCATAATAGTCAAACCCTCAATATTTATAATATCGGGATCTATATTTTCAACGGTCAAGTCACGCGAATTTATGATATCATAATCATTTATGTTTTCGGTAAAAATATTGTTCTTAGATTTCTGTTTGATTTCATATCGTTCGAAAAAGAAGTCAACAATTTCGAGGTTTTCGAATATTAATGCATAATGCAATACCGTATTACCTAACATATCTTGATGATGCATATTTATTCCGTATTCAGCGTTCAATTTGACTAGGTCTAAATTGTTCTCGATGACGTTATAGAAAACGGGAGCATAGCCAATGTCGTTGTATAGATAAGTATTAGCTCCTTTTTCCAATAACAATTTTACGATGTCATTTAGTTGGTAGTTACAAGCTAAATTGAGAGGGGTATCACCAATATTAGTGCGATCATTAATGCGCGTAAAATATTCCATAATCATTTTACACATCACGATATTTTTTTTCATAATAGCACGATGGAGAGCGTTCTCGCCTGTAGAACTTGTATTTGTAACATCAACATTATGTTTTAATAATATTTTGAGCGCTTCATGATTATTAGCAGAAATAGCATATTGTAAAGCATTGTTACCGTACACGTCTTTCATATTGATAGCAGATAGGCCGATAGATTTATTATCATATTCTATTAACATCTCGAGGACTTTATGGAAACCCAATTTGATCGGAATATATAGCAAACTGTATCCGTTAATATCATACAAATCTATTCTTGCTCCCCATTCCAAAATTTTTTGAATGACGTTAGTTTTATTAAATAAAATGGCAAAAAAGATTAAATAATTTCCAGCGACATCTCGTGTGTTAATATCAAACGAATCATGGTCGATAGTCGATAAGTATTCTATGAATTCATCATATTTATGTTCTTTGATCAACGAAAATAGTGTATCCGAATATTTGATATTTATTTCGTATGTATCGAATGAATTTTGCATTATAATTAAATGATATTAAATATATCATTTGATTATAAAATTTATAATAAATATTCATCATGCCACACTAAATAATTAATGATGAACATATATATTTTCGTTAAAATACACTTTTTGCCAACGTGGTAAGGTCGAATATTTTTGATGGCGTCATCAAAAGTGAACCATTTTACGTCTCCTATTTCATATTCATCAAAATTAGATAATTTAGACTGGTTTGGATCAAACATATCAATCGCCAGATAATAAATATGCTTGTAGTTAACGTTGTTAGTTCCGACAAGATATTCTTCAATAGGTTCTATTCTGTTTAGAATATGATAATCAGAACTATGATATCCTGTTTCTTCTTCAAATTCGCGGCACGCACATGATAAATTTTCTTCTGTTCTCTTACCGCGTCGCCCTTTAGGAAACCCCCATTCAACAGTCTTCCATTTTGGCTTAATATTTTTGATGTAAAAATTTAGTCCCCAAGGTATCGTACCATTTTTTTCATTTTCGGGATCTGACAACATATCAAATTTGTTTTTAGCTTCCAGATACTCTAACGAATATTTACCATTGTAAGTGTTATGAAGCAAATTTTCTTTGGTTTCATTGTTTTTGTTTAGAAAAAAGAATAGTAAATCATCATATGAGTTATTTTGTATCATCGAAATTTCATTCGCAGACATTTGTTCAAAAAGTTTGATAATAGTATTAGAATCCGTAACTTGATATTTTCCCCTTACAAATTCAATAAATCCAATTGAAAAGCGTCTACTTACCATCAAAAATAAAACTTTGTTTTTGTAATAACAGAACTTTTGGATTTGAGATTCTACATTGTATTTGATAGATTCGTTATCAAGTTTGTAATTGTTGGTACCCTCATTGACACGAATACAATCAGTTATGTTGCATTTGACATATGAATATTTTCTTGATGTCAATATGTATTTTACGTTTTTTTTGGTACTAAAGTTACTTTTGAACAAATTATTTTTGTCATCATAACAATCGAGAATTTTAACATTCACGATTCCAAAACTAGTTATGGGATCGCGACATAATTTAAATTCATGATCATGTTTACCACAATTTATGCATATTTTTTTTTTATTATATTTAGTTTCATATTCCATATATGTCTAACTTAATAGTTAATCATATTTATATTTTTAAATATCAAATTTAAATAAAAACAGGTGATTCGTTAGCATTTGATTCTATTTCAGATATCAAACGCTGATCTTCGTTATACCTTTTAATTTCATCTCGGTTTGCAATATCGACCAGTTTACAAATGGCTGTGATGTTGGTGTCATTTTTATTACTGTCCGTGTTTATGACAGAAACTTTAATATAATCTCCTTTGGTAATCTTCTTTTTGGTTTCATCGTGCGTAATACTACCTGATGGAGAAACTGTAAACTTATTTGTATCTATATTTATTTCTTGAATAACAATGATGACGGGTCCATTCTGAGCAACTACAATCCCTTTGATCATGTTCGAAATCACGCATATTATCTCTAAATGTGCAACTGGTAAACATAATAAACATTCATATTTGACATCGTATTTAACATCTCCAGTGAGACCAGATTTGTCAACGATTCCGTAATCATAATCTATCAATCTATGAACTTTAATAACAATCCCATTTTCGATGACTTTGCTTTTGACTTTTTGTACCAAATTTCCTAATAAATGATCATCCATTTCTGAGTCTTGTTGAAACGGCAACAAAGTTACAGTGGTATTTAGATGAGTCTGATAATACAAATTTATTTGAGACATGATGTTATTTATATTAACTATATTTTTATATTAAATATAAATATTTATTCAATTTTTTTATTCGACACGTATAACCCATTTTCCATGTTCTTTTTTAGCGCCATTGTCAGTCATAATATCTACAAATTTATCATAAGCATTACTAAATGTTAGAACATAAGAAACGTATTTAATTCCTGGAATTTTATGAGCTATCACTGGGGTCGTCGTTTTAATCTCCGCATCAACAATCATTTTTGTTCTATTTTGAATATCGTTGAGAATATGTTTCATTCTATCTTCCAAATTCAGCGGAAAAGGGATTGTCGGATGATTTGCTGGGATAATTAGATATGTTAATTTATTTTTTTGTTTACTCGTACTATATTTTTCCATGTTAAACAACTTGTCATTGATCATGTCACATATTTCTGACCTTTTCTTGAAATCACCTATATCTATGTCTAAATTTTTAGCGATATCTTCCAACATTTGTTTATGTTTGGATGTTCCACATACAGATCCTTTGTAGGATGGCACACCTACTTCTCGTTTTTTGACTAACACCTTGGGTCTTTTCTTTCTGATCTTGAATTCATCTTTTTCTTTTCCAAATGAAATGTTTTTTTCTGAAACTTGATCAATAATACCAACGTATTCAAATTCCTCCCTATTTTCATAATATTCATGTGCAGACTCAAAATCATAACGCAATTGTGGATTCATGATCTTCTTAGCATCCGATTTGTTATTTTTAGCATATGCTAAACTGTACTTATTGATATCATATATTCCAGTAATGTAATTTTTGATGTTTATTTTATTGGGAATAATTGGATCATATTTGCGGCGATAATACATCGTCACATCTTCTTCTTCGTTAAACTGATTAAAAATATAGTACTTACCTCGATAAATTAAATATCCAGGTCGATTCAGCTTATCAATGACAGTGTCAACGAAATTATTATGATCATTCGTCGTGATAGGGATCAGATCGTTCAATGCCTGGTAAACGTAAAAATTGTCAAATAATTCTTGTTTATCTTGAGTGTATGATTTTTTAACGTACTTTAGTATGGTATCCAAATCATAAACGTAATCTAATTTGTATAGTTCTTTGATTTTGTTTTTGGCATAATCTATTTCATCTCGGGCTAAGGTAATATCATAAGTCGAATAATCTAGATCCTGTTTTTCTACTTTTTTGTAAACATTACTTTCTGGGTCATAATATCTTGAGTTTAATAATTTATCGCCACATTTGTAATTGCATGACATATATCCGCAGATCGCGGGACAAGGATTATCAGTTCCACCACAATTTTTGTATTTCTCCAGTTCCTCAATAAAAATATTGTTATTTCTGTTTAGGGGACAATCGATAGCTTCTTCTTGTAAAATTCTTTCTGTTTCTTTGACTATTTTGTATTTCTGTTCTGCTTTTTTGTACAAATCTTCCTCTGAAGATAGTCCCGATTTTAAAGAAACCACATATTTGTATATTTCTACTTTAGGATACGGATTATCTTCAGTCATCATGTTATAATGTACACACCATCGTATTCCTCGCCCAATTGCCTGGTCAACCTTTTGCAAATTGTAATGCACATCCAAAATATGTACCTCTTTAACATTATGTAACGTAAAACCTTCGTTCATTACTTTGGATCCCAAAATTATCTTAATAAACTTACCATCTTTATTTTCAATCTTATTAAAAACATTATCAATCATATCAATTTGTTCTTCTTGGATATTTTCGAACGTCTCATCTGTTTTTCCGGTGATAGAGATAAATGTTGCTGGAAAAAAAGTATGTTGAGGAATCCCATGCGACGTATGTTCTGCATGATTTCCATGTAAGAAATCGCAATAATAACATCTTGTGTCTTTTTGGATGTTATAATTTCCAGTTGATTCACTGTACTCTAAATATCCGTTACGCAAAAGAACTTCTCGAAACAAATCTACACCAACTTTTACCAAATTGGAATAAATGAATATCAATCCGTTTCCTTTCTTTCCAAACACAACATCATTTATGTTTCGTAATGCAGTGTAGAATTTAATCGAAAAATGTTTCAAATACTTTTCGTAAAAAAAATCTCCACCCAATATCTTATTATCAACCAGATACATTAAAGTTGTAGAATTATCAATGTTGTATTCCGCTAATATTGTTGTCGCTACTTTTTTATTGATAGCAACTGCATTGTTTTTCAGCTGATTTTTGATTTCGTTCATTCCGCTCGGACCATAATATCCTATCATATCGCCACTGTTTTTCCCCTTTATAAAACCAGGGAAAGCAAAATTGGCAACAGATTCAGATTTTTTATTCAAACTATCCCCTTCTGCATCGGCGACAGAATTGTACGCGTTCAGTTGAAAATCTAACATCTGACATCGAATAACCTTTGTAAAACTCAAACCTGGTGGTATCTCACCGACATCTACTCTTTCTGCGAACGTTAATGGATCAGCTCCTCGTAAAAAAGAAACATAACCTCTGGAATATTTTCGTAATAATTCTCGTCCATCAGGTTTGAATTCTATTTGATGGACACTTTTGCCTAAAAAAATTTCATCTCGACCTATCTGATAATTTTGGGGTCTGATAAAATTTAACAGTTCAATAATATCATCTGCCTTATTTTTCATCGGGGTTGCTGTCATTAAAATTATTTTCAAATTAACAGAAGACTTAATAATTTTACGGATGGCGTCACCATATTCATTACCCGTTATTCCGTGCGCTTCGTCGATTATCAACAAAGTGTTACTAAGATTATGAATTCTATCAATAGATTGGTCCCGTGCATATTCTCCTGTCTCAGTTTTGACGTATGTTTTTTTAAATTTCCCAGCACTAACTTCTTTTCGTTCAATAATTTTTTCCCCAGATACTTTGTTATAAAAAGATCGGAACGGAATAATGCGATAGTATTGACTGATAGCGTTATGTGCATTCTTTTTGATCTTTTCTTGTTCGTTTTCATTAATGTACAGAGTACCGTCATAATAATTTTTGAGATAGGTTTCTCCTGTAAATTTGATGATTTCATTGAGCCATTTTGTTTTATGTAATGGACCTGGAATAAGAACGTAGATTTGTGTGTTGTAGCGTTCAACTTGAGGTTTAAATTTCTCGGCGATTGCGATTCCCGCGCCAGATTTTCCAACTCCTGTCCCATGATAGATCAAAACTCCTCGATAAGGAGTATCTGGGTTTATAAAATTAGACAATAAGATTTGTTGTTCAGAATATTTCACTTCTCGAGGAGCGCAAATGTTATCCCTATATTTTTTTATCTCCGCATACGTATCCATTTTTTTCCGCGTACCAGCTACATGAATGTTAAAGTCACGTTTCAAATACATGTCAAGTTGAAAATTAGGATCCTCAGGGGATGGATAAGTTCGATCTTCTAACATTTTGGTATCCAAATCTTCCGATTCACTATTATTATTTGAATTTGCTCCACCTATTTGTATATCATCCGCCATATGAATTATATTATTTATATGATATATTTATTTTATTGGTATTAAGATAAATATATAGATACAATTTGGTTGTGCGCTTTCAAAATTTTGTCAGCGTAAAACTCTTGACGTCACTTTTAATGGATCAATATTGGCGTGTTAAAAGTCTGTCGATGTAAACTCTCGACATTGGCATGTTTAGAATCTTATTGTATGGATCAATATTGGCACGTTCAAAGTCTTATTAATACAAATCTCGTTGCGTCGCTTTGAATAGATCAATATTGGCATATTCAAAGTCTTATCAATACAAATCTTCACAAATCTCTTGACATCACTTTGAATGAACCAATATTGGCACGTTCAAAGTCTCGTCAATGCAAATCTCTTGACATCACTTTGAATGAACCAATATTGGCACGTTCAAAGTCTCGTCAATGCAAATCTCTTGACATCATTTTGAATAGATCAATATTGGCACGTTCAAAGTCTTATCAATGTAAATCTCATTACGTCACTTTGAATGGATCAATATTGGTACGTTCAAAGTCTCGTCAATGTAAATCTCATTACATCACTTTGAATAGATCAATATTGGCACGTTCGAGTCTCATCAATGTAAATCTTCACGGGCTTCATTACATCACTTTGAACGGATCAATATTGGCACGTTCAAAGTCTTATCAATGTAAATCTCATTACATCACTTTGAATGAACCAATATTGGCACGTTCAAAGTCTTATCAATGTAAATCTCTTGACATCACTTTGAACGAACCAATATTGGCACGTTCAAAGTCTTATCAATGTAAATCTATTGACATCACTTTGAATGAACCAATATTGGCACGTTCGAGTCTCGTCAATCTCTTGATGTCACTTTGAATAGATCAATATTAGCACGTTCAAAGTTTCATCGATGCAAATCTCTTGATGTCACTTTGAATAGATCAATATTGGGACGTTCAAAGTCTCGTCGTCGCAAATATCATCACTTTGAATAGATCACCGTTGGTATGTTCAAAATCTCGTCAATATAAATTTCATTACATCACTTTGAATGGACCGATATTGTTCGCGTTCAAAGTCTTGTTAGCGCAAATCTCGTGACATCACTTGAATAGACCAATATTAATGTGTTCAAAGTTCTATCAGTACAAATCTATTACATCACTCGAATGAATCAATATTGATACGTTTAAAGTCTCGTCGTTGCAAGTCTCTAGACATCAATTTGAATAGATTAATATTGGCGCGCTCAAAATCTCATCAATGCAATTTCTTGACATCACTTTGAATAGAGCAATATTTGTACGTTCAACGTCTCACTGATGCAATTCTGTACTAATTCATTAAGCATTGTATCTAAAATTGATATGTAGTCCACTTACCACATATAACTACTCTGATTAAAACTATATTTTATCTATCAAATTAGTCATATTACATGATATTAATATATAATCTTATAGTATGTATAAGTGGAAACATGAAAAAGATATCAAAATTCACACGTGATGATAGAAAACATATTGTTAAAATTATTGAAAACTTACCAAACGAAGATTACGTATCTATATTTGACATTTTGATAAAAGACCCTGCAGAGGATATCATTTGCATATCCGATTCAAATAATACATCAGATGGCCCTAAAAAAATTTATTTCAACTTATCTGTTGTTAGCGACGAAACGTTACATCAAGTAAGTTTCTATTTAAACAACAGAGCCAAAAAAAGAAGTGCTGTTTATGATGTGGATAATAGTGTGAATGTTATCCCTAATGTTCAAAATTCTAAATCAGACAGGACATATAAACTGAGTAATTATGAACAAAACATTATCAAACAGAGTGATTTAAAGAAAATATCAAATAACCAATATGAAGAAATAAGTTTACACAAAAAACAGAGACCAGCGAGTAAGAAAAAGGTTATCAGTCCGACCGCAAAAAATTGACTTTCAATAATATAAACATAAAGGGAGTATACATATATTATTAATCCTATGCAGAAAATTAATTTACATACCATATTTAGTCATTTGGTTAATGATCCTAATTTTTTGTTGATAATAGAACAACCAGAAAACATTGTCCTACCACAAAAAAAGAAACCAAAAATTAACAATAAAGAACCGGTTAATAAAATCGTCAATATTATGTCTGATATGATTTCGGATTATATAACATTGCCACCAGGAGATACGCAAAAATATATATTATTTCCTTCTGAATTTAAATCAATATTGCACCCAGAATATGTCAGATGTGGCATCAAAACATTTTCTGAAAAAAGTTCAATGAATGTGAACGTTTCGTTCCTTAACAGTTTAAATATTCTGTTGCGACCAGAATTATTTAAATCGAAAATGGAAGACCAAATAAAAAATTACAATTTGTTTGAAGGATTTATGTTGACAAAGATCAACGGAAATTGTAGGATAGATAAAATCAAAAATACAAAAAAAATTCGCGCAATTAATGCAGAACTATCTAAAAATTTGATTGGAGGAAAAATAATAATAGAACTGATTCAATTCATCGTCAACATATTTGAGATCAACTTGTTAATATTTGATTTTGTCAAAAATGAGATCCTTTTTTTTTGGTCATGTGGCCACAAATATCCTGATGTAAATCTTTTTAATGATTTACACTGTATGGCCAACATTCGCGGCGCATATGAACCCTTGATGCCCATTAACAACAAAATCCCAATTGAACATATTCAAAAAATGTATATCCAAATATTAACAAATGATAACGATTATATGCAGAATGCTTTTCCTATAAAACTCGCTTCACATACATTGATCCAATTAGAAAAATGGGACATTTCTCCAAATAAATATGTTAAAATCATCGAAAATTATTTCAGCAATTCTTTTACAGAAAAGATCGATTACAACGTATAATATAAATATAAAATATATGTATATTATATTCACATATGGACAAGGACATCATTGCTCTCCTGAGTAAAGCAGAAAGTGTAGTAAACGCAACAACGTTAGTGACACTTTATCTTCGACCAGATCATAGCAATTTGTGACTAGCACGTGACAAAATACTTGCTGAGATCAAAATTGCACCAAACATCAAAAATAAAAAGGTTTCCAAACAAGTCATAGAATCCTTACAACTAATAAAACATCAATTGAATTTGATGGAAACCATACCTAAAAACGGTATTGTGTTTTGTGCAGGCAACGTTACCCAGCAAGAGTCCTATCTTTAGCACAAATTGCCATATCTTCGAACCTCCCAATCCGGTGAATAAATTTTACTACAAATGTGACCGACATTTCCATCTTGATGATCTATTAGAATTATACAACATCTATGACACATACGCAATAGTTTTAATTTCTGGCAAACGAACTGACATGTACGTACATAGCAGCAATAATACCCAACTAATCAAATCATTACAATTTGAACTGCCAAGCCAGCACAAAACTGGCGGGTCATCTGCTGCTAGAATGGGTAGAATACGAGATGAAAAAATAAATTTATCTATTCGAAAGACTGCAGAAACAATGATATCGCTATATGTCAAAGACAACGTTTTTCAACATATCGGTCTAATCTTAGCAGGTCCAGCTTCAATCAAAGAAAAAATTCAATCCGAGAAGATATTTGTACAACATTTTAATAAATATCTCTTACGAACAATCACCATTGCAGAAATAGAAGACAATTCAATTTATTATGTTGTCGCTTCTATTATGGATATTTCATCTGGATTATGTATGTCTGGTGATGTTGTTGCTAAATTTGAAACAATGATATCTGATCCTGAAATTATTGATCTCATAGTTTTTGGCACATCAGATGTATTAGATGAATATAACGCTGGAAATTTGGCAGAATTGTTCATCGATAAGGACATGCTAGATATTATTACAATTAATCCTAAAACGATCGTGCAGGTTATTCAGAATAGCGAGTTTATTAATAAATACGGCTCATTGGTGGGCATAAAATATTTTGCAGTTGACGAGTAAAATTTATTTAATTATGACATAGTTAAATAAAAATTGATTTTTTTAATCTTAGGTTTCTTGTTTATATTTCTTCGATATCAACAGAAACATGGGGAACGCTTTACAAAATTCGCGCCGAGCATTATTGCCAGAAAATATTGATTCGTTAGAGACCAAACTCAAAGTTGAATCGAAAATGTTACATTTCAAAGATAAGAACAACTTTTCTCAATCAGAAAATGTTCCAACAATGGGAAAAAATATGCCTATCGTAATTGGTATTGTTCAAAATTTGTTGGCGATAAATCAAATGAACGATTTGAAAATTCTAGAAATAATGGCAGGGAATTGTAGTGCGTCAACGATGTTAGAGGAAAAAATTAGAGATAACGTAAAGTCGTGGGTTCGGACAGATATCGGTGATTATTCTAGACAATCAGAGCAGATGGATGCTGTTGATGCTGTGGCGCAATATGGTGACCAATCAAATTTGTTATTAATGATCTGTCCTCCACCTGGATCTATTGATACTGAAAATTTTGTTGGATCGTGTTATGGAGATTATTTTGCGTGCAAGAAATTTATTGCAACAAAGAAAGGCGAGAACAAATATATCATTTTTGTCGGCGAATTAGGCGCGAGTGATGGATCAGATGGCATGTATTTGTATATGCTCACACATACTAGACTAAAACTATTAGGACGCAAAATGATTCAGAAAGGATTAGATAATTTCGGTGGTCCTTTAGAAAAAGAAGTATTTCTTTTTTTGATCAACTAGTTAAGCTAATTAATAAAAAATTGAAATAAATATAGATAGGAAAGGGTATCAGATTAATTTATTAACAAACATGTTATTGCCGCCAGATAATGATTCACTGAACAAAAACAGACGATTGGCTCTCCCGCCAAATATTGATGCGATGGAAGGATTAATCAGGGACCAATGGAAAAAAGTATACAAAACAGATATATTAAATGCATGTCAAGAGAAGCCACATCCAACTTTACATCGTGAGTGTTTGAAAGTTGCCGGAATATTATTATGCCGTTATTTAACCGATAGAAATGTCTTTGGACTTAGGATTCTTGAAATTATGGCAGGAAATTGTGAAGCGTCCAAGGTTATTCAAGGAGAAATAAAAGCTAAGTATGAATCATGGAAATATACTGACATTGGTGATTATGCGAAAGGATGTGAACAAATGGATGCAATTTGTGCCGTCGAAAAGTATGGAAAGGAATACAATACTTTATTGATGATCTCGCCGCCACCAGGATCAATTGATTATTTACATGTACATTCATCTTACGGTGACTATTTTGCATGTAAAAAATTTATTGAAATGGAAACAGGTGAACAAAGATATATCATTATAATCGGTGAACTTGGCGGAAGCGATGCGTCACAGGGGATGTATTTATATATGATGAAACATCCTTCATTAATTCTTGAATTCCGTTGTACCTTTTTGATCGCTAAAGATCATCAAGGTGGACCGGTTGAAAAGGAAGTCTTCGTTTTTTCAATTTGGAAATGATTTAATCTTTATCAAAAATTAAATCATATGCATCTAACAGAAACTTTGAAATATTTCATGCGTAACCCTGCACCTTGTCCAAACAATTTTACGTCGTGATTTGGATCTGGATTCCCGATAGATGGGGCAATATATGGATACGCCCACGTAACTGCCTGATCGATAATAGGTCTATTATCGTCATTGTATTTACCTGGCAATATTTCTCCATAATTATTTGTAACATCTAATTGAACCAATCCAGATGCAGATTGATTTCCAGAATCAGGATATGTTGTTACGATGGGAATTTCATTTTCGACAAGTTGTCGCGCATAATTATTAGGTAATTGCATATCGAGAAGAGAAAACAGTCCAAATCCGAAATAGCTACTACTCATACTGGTTGCTTCGGCGACTCCTTTATGGTCTAACATTCTCAGCGGATCGTTTTGTCGAACACCAAATCGCGGCACCGTAAATACTAATTCATCGTTGATATAATATTTTGCGGATGTTTTTTGAAGACCTATACCAACTTTTACAAAATCATTGGCCGCGTTTCCTCCTCTACCGCCAGCTGGGAATGCTGCGGAATAGGCAGCATAAAAATTTGTATTTGATTGGCCAAACGGTAATCTTTCAACAAAACAATATATCTTATCCCTTGATAAAAATATATCGGTGACCAAAAATGTTTCTGGATCGATTGTATTTATCGCACCACTACATAATCGAATGTCTTCGTATATGTTTCTGATCCTGGGTAAAAATCCGCTCGGTATGTTATTTATCGGGATGTATTGATCAACTGCTATTTCGGTTTCGTAAAGAGTTTCATAATCATCACTTAGTATGAAAGGATTTTTGTAATATCTTAAATTTTTGACGTGCTCGTTACCTGTCGGAATTGTAGAAACAAATTGAGGTGCGTTGACAAATAATCCGTTTGAATCTATGGTTGTTGTTCCATCGAGTGGAAATGGGATAAAATTAGGAAGAGCATTCGTGAAATTAGCATCAAGTGTTGCAATTGTTATTTTTGCAAAATCGAAATATACAATAACTTTGTCATCTTTAGGTTCGCATTCCAAACGAACTTGTTCTCTATGTTGGATTTGTTTTTTGCAAGAACTGTTACAAATTTTCTTTTGTGAACAATTTTGTGTTCTACTTGAGTCGGACGTTTGAGTTTTTTTGTGTATCATCTATAAATATGCTATATTATTATTGTTCGTGTGGCAGAATGACCCTATATATAATTTTACAGTTGATAATTATTGACTGTAAAATTTGACGCGTTGTTCCACAGTTTCTTCTACATTGTACGCATAATTTGAATTTGCAATCTCTTGCCGGTAACATTGAACGGACAAATATTTGCGCATTCAAATCTCCAGGCAATCTCTTGTCATCGACATTGAATCGACAAATATTTGTGCGTTCAAATCTCCAGGCAATGCAATCTCTTGCCAGCAACATTGAATCGACAAATATTTGTGCGTTCAAATCTCTTGATAATACAATTCTTGCCAGCAATGTTGGATGGATAAATATTCAAACTTTCAAATCTCCAGGCAATACAATTCTTGCCAGCAACATTGAACGGACAAATATTGGTATATTCAAATCTCTTGGCAACACAATTCTTGCCAGCAATGTTGGATGGATAAATATTCGAACTTTCAAATCTCCTGGCAACACAATCTCTTGCCAGCAACATTGAACGGACAAATATTGGGACATTCAAATCTCCAGGCAATGCAATTCTTTGGCAACAACATTCGAATCTCGCGGCAATGCAATTCCTTGCCAGTAACATCAAACGGATAAATATTATGATGTTCAAATCTCCAAGCGATGCAATTCTTTGGCAACAATATCGAATAGACAAATATTGGGACTTACAAATCTCTTGGCAATACCTTGCTGGCAACATTGAATGGACAAATATTGGGACGTTCAAATTTCACTGTAATATAATCCCTCGCCAGTAACATTGAGTGGACAAATATTGCGACATTCAAATCTCCAGGCAATGGAATTCTTTGCCAGTAACATTGAATGGACAAATATTGGGACGTTCAAATCTCCAGACAATACAATTCTTTGCCAGTAACATTGAATTAACGAATATTGTGATCTTCAAACTTATTGTAACATTGAACGAACAAATATTACGATCTTCAATTCCCCAACAATACAATTCCTCATCTAAACAAAAAAATGAAAAATATATGATTTATCGAACATAACGTACTATATTCGATAAAACATGCATAACGTAATTATTAGTTTTCCAAATGATGCGCGCAAACAGGCTGTAGCTAAATCACTATTCAATGCATATCCAAATTCGATTGTGAACGCACATGCAGAAGTCTTTCCTGAATCAAACGAAATTGAATTAGAAATGTCATATGCTGATTTTTGCATCATACTCAATATGATTAAAGGCAAAGTTAAGCAATGGGAAATTCCCAAAGATATATATCAGATAGCTTACAAGTATGGATTAGTGAACGATGATTTGCATAGTTTCAAAAACATTTTAAATAATAAACGTAACGATACGTTGACCCGAATTGATACATTTTTGAAATCGCCTGATACTATGTTCATTCCTGATATTATTTCTGACTATTTAGAATACAAAGAAATTTTTGCGCGACAAAAAAATATTATTCCAGTCCAAGTGGTATTTGACAAGGTGATAAACATTTATGGTGGTGTTCCAATTTACGCAGGAAACATAAGATGGGATAAATCACTTAGTACGCTCGAAGAACATAATATCACGTTAAATGGTGACATTAACATAAATGCTATCCGAGCAACAATGTTACTTCAAAAATATGGAGATGAAGAATCTTTTTTTTTCAATGATGTTAACAAAAAATTTTTTAGTCGGTCCGAAATCGAATATTTGGAAAGTTGTCTTGATACGCTGTGTGACATTGTTTCGGATGATCAAGGAGATAATTTTGTTCGAGCTTCGAATATTACGTATCCCGAGAATTTGTTCCGGTTAACAATGGACCAAAAAACATGTGATAAAATTATTCGCATCGTTAAACAAAACAAATCATATCATAAAAAAGTTAAAAGTCACTCACATATATCTAGAGCTGTAGCAATTCCCGAAGATGAACTACAGGATATTGTGTAGATTTTTTGGCTATTGTGGATTCATAAATTTAGATATTAACGAATAAATATATTTACTCATTGATGAAAAATTTAAATTATTTTTTTCAGTGACATCCTTCTTTATTTTCATATATCATCAAAATGCAAAACACAATCTCCGATTAACAGAATTTTGGTGCTCAACGAACTCCACGATCTTATCGTCACCATAGAAGAAGATTGATTTATCATCACTACCCCCACTCGTAATTGCAAACCATTGTATTGGATAAATTGCCTCAATAATGATTGTTGGAACTATGTTTCTCGGGACACAAAGATTGATCTAAGATATTTTGGCCCAATCGATGACCAACGCGCGTCCAACTCCAAAAATTGGATGGGCAATCATTTTGGTAGTAATTTTGAAATGAGTGTAGTTTGTTGCGGTTATTAATTTTTTATAAAAAATTGATAATCGTTTTCATTTAAAATGATCCAAAATATACTAATCACAAATGTACGTCCCTCAAAAAATCAGTGATGAAATGAAATTAGTCATGGACGTTGAAAACAAATTCTTCGTTTACATTGACAAAGGTTTCTATCCCAACGAAGAAAGTGATCGTATCTTCCAAGAATTAGAAAAACAAGTTGAATACAATGTTGGCAGTTTTTTTTCAATTTATGGCAAAAAAATACCTATCCCCAGAAAACAGACTGCATATGGTGATCCAGGCACTAGTTACTCCTTTACAAATCAAGTTACTAAAGCAAAACCATGGATTCCTATTCTGCAAAAAATTAGAAAAGATATCGAATATTTTACAGGCAAAACCTTTAATTTTTGTCTCGTTAATCGCTATGAAGATGGTAACCAATACATAGGTTACCACAAAGATAGTGAATTAGATTTAGTAGAAGAACCAAGTATCGTTTCTTTGTCATTTGGTGCTACTAGAAAATTTTATTTCAAATCTGACAATAAAGACGTCAAAGTAGTGAAATTAGAGCTAAATCATGGATGTTTATGTTGGATAATCGATCCAACGAACAAAACTTGGAAACATTCTGTGCCCAAAGAAAAAAAGGTCAAATCTCCGCGAATAAACATAACGTTTCGTCATATTGCCATATAAATATTTAACAATAAGATAGATACAATAAAGATGGTTTGTTCTATTGTAATAATGATCATGTTATATTTTTTTTGGAGCTACACTCAAAAATATTTATCGTCCGAACGACCCGCCACTCAAGGGATAATTGACAAAATGCATGATTCTGATTTGGTTTGCAAACTCAATGTATATTTATCAAATCATCCCACGTTTGCAAAATTAAACATAATTTTAACGACGTTGTTATTAGATATCAACATCGTCTATGTCATATTATCGAGCATCATAAACGATGATAGCAGACCCATATTTTTAATAGTATTTGGCATCATATCGCGGCAACTTTGCCAATTCGTTAATAAATTACCTACTCCTCAAAATATGATTTGGTTCGATCCTCATTTCCCAACGTTTTTCATGATGTATAACACAGTTAATGATTTTTTCTTTTCAGGCCATACATTAATATCAATCATCACCGGCGTAACGATATATTATCAAACTACAAATATATTAGTTGCCCTATACGCAATTTTGTTTATAATTTATGAGATATCATTTGTTGCTATATCAAAATCTCACTATTTTATGGATATTTATGCAGGAGCAAGTACCTATTTTATGCTTAACTACATTTTCGATAATTATTTTAATTTTTAACAACAATAACGTATTTTTGTTAAATTCTTTTCCTTGCATATAATTACGACAATGCGAACAAGATCACACCGATACTCAAGAGAAGATGGTGAATATACAAATAGCACACACTATGACCCTCAAAATAACAGTCTGGACATTGGTTTCCAACGACTCAAAATCTTCAACTGCAAAATATATCCCGATATGTCATCCATAAAATTCTTATTCGTTCATCAAAATAATATCACAAACTTACCCGATGCATCTTTACTGCCAAATTTGACGGAACTAAATTGTTCCAATAACAACCTTAAAAATATACCATTTTATCGAAAATTAATCACTTTAAATATCTCGTTCAACAAAGTGACCGAATTAAATCACTACCACAACAGTGACCTCAAATATCTGGATTGTTCCTTTAATCCAAATATTGCTTTGAACATTTATCTTCCCTATTGCAAACATCTTTACATAAATGACACAAAATTAACAAACATAAAATTATCGAGATTCAGAAAGTTGAAATTTTTAGATTGCAGTAACAACAACCTACATGATATTGACCCCAGTAATTCTTTGTTAGAATTAAATATCCAAAACAACGAAATGACAGAATTACCCTTATTTCCAATATTAAATGTTTTAATGATTGATGACAATTTTTTAACTAGTTTAGTGACCTATCCGTATCTAAAGATATTAAATGCATCACGTAATAAACTGATTCATATTGATTCGCAGCCACAACTGACGAAGATTACGGCGTCACACAATTTGGTTTCTAAAATTGGATTGATGCCAAAGCTAGAGATAATTGAGTTGGATAATAATAACATAACAAATTTTGAGATATTTGGTGTTTCGAAGCATGTGTGTCTTCAATTTAATCCGATTACCAACCTAGGTGTACATGAGCAAGCGTTCCAAAATATCGAAGAATTGCAAGTAGATTACAAAATGTATGAAAAAATTTATGCAAAATGTTACGACAGTATTAAATCGATTAATATTTTTGCATGCGAAAACAAAATTGACGAAAAGATCAAAAAATTAGAAGGTGTTTTTAGTGCGAGGATGTTGAAATTTATTAAGAAAATGTTTCTGAAAACTGAGTTTCAGAATAGAGGTAATATGTTCGGACAAATAACGGTGCGAATATGTGATGAATATTTTAAAAATGATGACGAAACGACAATGCGCGAAAAATGTATAATGACGTTAAAAAACATATCAAAATTATATCATAAAATAATTGTTGTATCACTAATTTTTAATTACTAAAAAAAATGAAACGGTAACTGTATTCATATAATTCGATTGATAACATATAAATAAAATATAGTAGTAATAGTATATTGTTAAAATGATAAACGAAAAGATATATTCCGAAATTCTTAATACTATTTTGACCGATGAAAATAAAGGGCAGATAAATGAAATGATTGATGTGCACAAGAAAGATGCGTCACAGGAATTAGAAGTCTCCTTTCGCGGCATCAATTATGCTGATTACATCAAGATCGTCGAAAAGTATGTTAATGATACTGACCAAAAAAACATATCTGAATCTGAATCGTTAGATATATCGATCATGTTGTCCAATAAAAATACTTATCGTGTCAGTCTAAAAAATAAAACGTTGATTACTGACTTCATAAATAAATATTCAAAAGCATCGAATGATAAAATACAAGAATATTTGCTCAGTTTGAAACAATCTAAAGACGTCGAAATGATGTACAAAAATCGTGGTGCTGCTATACGTTTATATGTGGAAGATTTTGACATCGTTTTCAAATCGACCGCAGAAACACCAATCAGTGCGGAGAATCCAGCGCCTATTCTCGGTAAAGGGGATGAAACTACAGCAGTTCTGACAGGTACTGAAAAGATGTTATTCAGATACAAACAACGAGTAAGTTTTAAACTGAATTCTAAATTTCGATTAGATGCGACAGAAGTGCAAGAGTCAAAAAATATTTGGAACCTTGCGGAAGCGCCACAAACATACGAATTAGAATTAGAAGCCATTGGTGAAAAAATAACAATAGATGATTTAACCAAAAATGTTATTGATGTATTGCGCACGATCCAAAATACGCCCGCGCCAATTGGAAAAAAAGAAGCTGAATATGTCATCAATGCATACAAGTATATCCATAACATCAAACGAGACATCTCAACATTGCTCGTTCGTAACGTAATATCAGTAGAAACGCAACATGTCGTTAATTTCATACCCCACAGTTATGCCGTTACTGATAAAGTTGATGGAGAAAGAGGTAATTTGATCTTCTTACCACGTGGAATATATTTCATCTCAACAGTCCTTGTTGTCAAAAAAACAGCATACGTAACTGATAATCCAGCATATTTGAACATGATTTTGGACGGAGAAATGATCACTGACGTTAGTACGGACAAACAATGTTTTTTGTTGTTTGATTTAATATATGCCAACAATATTAGCTATCTAGATGATACAAAATATGGATTGTTACATCGTTTAGATAGAATAAAAGATATTGTTCAAAACTGTTTTGGTACTTTAATTCCATTCCCAGATTACATGGATAAACATAAGGATACAGATTTGGCCGCAATCGTAAAATTTTATTCAAATGAACTTAAAAAGTATTGGGATGAGTTTCGTAAACGTTTGGAGAAATCAGAAGAATTATTCATTACCAGAAAATTATATTTCGTTCCTTACGGTATCGATCCATGTGAAATTTTCATGTATGCGTCAATGATCTGGAAATTATATGTCTACAATGAGCTGCCTCCGTATAAGTTAGATGGTATGATCTATACACCGCAAAATACACCATATATGATTGATGCAGATTCCAAAAATTTTGACGCAAAACCCTTCGAATATAAATGGAAACCGCCAAATTTAAATTCGATCGACTTTTTTATCCGATTCGAAAAAAATGAAACGACGCAATCAGATGCGATATATTTTGACGAATCCGATAATACTAAAGTGGTTAATCAATACAAGGTATGTAAGTTGTTCGTTCATACGCAAAATAAAGGACAAGAAATTCCTACACCGTTTAAAATTGGTGGCGTTGAACAACGAGCGAACATTTACATTAACGACGGTGACACTCGGGATATTGAGGGCAAAATTATTGAAGATAACACTGTCGTTGAATTTGTTTTTGATACTACACAGAAAAATGTAAACAATGCATACAAATGGATTCCATTACGAACTAGATACGACAAAACTGAGTCAGTGATAAAATATGGTACAAAATATGGTAATCATTATCTGATCGCTAATCGCATTTGGAAAACCATCGTCAATCCCATCACTGAAGAAAACATTGCGACATTGGGTAATCCGAATACGTACAAGTTAGAAATGGATCGACTTTCTCAAATGGTACAAACTATACCAGCAGCAACTGCACCAGCAAAGGAAGCGTATTATTCAAATGATTCGCTCAAAGATGCTGGTATGAATGCGTTTCATAATTGGATCAAGTCTAACATGATAATAACATATGCACAAAACAAACCCAACATGTTAGATATTGGCATAGGACGTGGTGGAGATATTCTGAAGTTCATCGGCGCAAATATTGGCGAAGTTGTTGGGCTAGATAGCGATGTTCAAGGATTATTTAATGGCGACAATTCTGCATCTAGCCGTTACAAGAAAGAAAAAGCTAAACGCAAGAATGTTCCTGTTATGTATTTTATAAACGCAAATGCTAAAGGATTATTTAACGTTAAATCTCAACTAAATATCATTCCAAACATGTCAAATGAGAATAAACGGTTAATTGACACACATTTATCAGGAAACAAAAAATATAGTGTTATCAACTGTCAGTTTAGTATGCATTATTATTTATCAGATGCTATCGCTTGGTCGAACTTTTGCAAAAATTTATCAGATCATTTGGAAGATGATGGGTATTTATTATTGACTTGTTTTGATGGAAAATTGATAAGAGACAAACTGAAAGATAAAAAAAGTATCAACATTTCATACACTGGCGACAATGGTGTCAAAACTACCTTTCTGGAGATCGTAAAATTGTATACCGATGATGATCCAGTCGGCGTTGGTTTGGGGATCGATGTATATAACTCCACTATTTCTAATTCTGGAACTTTTAATACCGAATATTTGGTGGATCCACAATTTTTAGAAGATTCGTTACGCACAAATAGCGGGTTAAAATTGGTCGAGACTGATTCATTCTATAATATATACAATTTGTACAAAAAATATTTCACGTTACCATCATCAACAGAATATTTAGCAGGAGATGCGGTTGGTCGCCATGACGTAATTAAGAAATATTACATGTCGATGGATCCTGATAATCGTCATTTGTTCACCGCGGAAGAAGTTGATTATAACTTGGCTGGATTCAAAATGTCATCCTTGAACAGATATTACGTTTTTAAAAAAGAAAATGGTTTTGTTTCTCCATCACGTGTCGTTAGTATGAACTTTAAATTAGATCTTGGCAAGATGATGATACCTTACTTCTATTCAAATGGGGTATATATCGATCCTGGATGTAAAAATGATAACATTAATAGCATTTTCAAAGAATTATGTGCGAAATCACAAGGAGTGCGGCCAAATGTTTACGTCATCAGGCATAATATCAATGAACATATGATTGATGACGAGCCTTTTAGTTACAATAGTTTCGAATTTGCAAGAATTAAAGAAGGAGTTGATCCTAAAGTTTTGATCATATACAAATCTCCCGATAAAAAATTCTTTCCGCTATTTTATCAACCATACAATCCTGGGATGGAGACTATTATGGCCAACAAATATTTTTTCGATAACAGCAAAATTGTGAAAGATTTAGATTTTTTGATCGAACTAAGTAACAAAATTAATCCTGAAAAATAATATAATCTGTTGCAATAAATTTTATTTCAACAGATTGTTAAAATTATATTGTCTATTAGTAATATAACATAATGAAATTGAATATCTATCGACTTTATATTTCGCATAAAGATTCCCCAAAGTTTGACATCCCCGAAGTCAACGTCAAAAACATTTCGTTGAGCAACGATCCAAGTCCAAAATTAATAAAATATGGATTCAATAAAACGACGGACAATTTTAATGTTATTGATCTGATGAAAGATGACCATTACAAAATTGGTCTGAATTTTGATTTTGATCGAACTGACGCAGAAAGTATCAACGTCGTCGGCAAGAAAACATTCAATATCACTGGAATCGATCATAATTTTTGTATGTTTTGGGAAATCTTGAACCTATTCGGAATGTTGGCGATCGACCAAACAATTTTGACCAACATCAAGAACACGATGACAAATATAACGTCTGTTTACAATAAAATGACGAAAGCCAAAGTAAATACTAAAATCTATGAAACTATGCCCCCAAAGGAGAAAGCATCACTCATTGTCAATAAATATTCAGATGTTGATTTAGAAGAAGATGCCGTCGTTCATCTCATCATTAATGACTTACAACGATCAATCCCTTTGGCTGCCCCAGGATCATCGATGATCTTCCAAATTTTCAGCTGTCAAACGGCAATCATGACAGAATTAATTTTTTTTATGATGTCTTTATTCAACGAAGCATATATTATCAAGCCACTAACTAGTTCTGATTTATCAAATGAGAAATTTTTAGTGCTAGGGGATATGAAAAAAAAAGTTTCTATGTTTGATATACCTAAAAAATATTCATCAAGTACATACATGTCATCATTAAATATTGATTTGCCGGTCGAATATGTGACAATCATACAATGCATAAATTCAGAATTGATTCCTCAAAAATTTCTGATGTACAACAACATTCAAGCATATATCCGGAGTAAGATGTATGAAGGGGCACAATATCAAGAATTATATAGGTGTCAAAATAAAAACATAGCGAGTTGGATAGAAATGTTCACTGATTTTAGTAAATTTGAAGATTTATTAAAATCAACGTTAGATAAGTCGGATAAGAAATGTATTCTTAGTCGCCGAATAGAAAATGTTTTTGATTAAATCATAGAGTATTGTTTTCTTTCATCTGTTTTAGTCCTACATCTGACTCTAATTTTGCCTCTGTCGTCATATGTTGTTTAGCCAATCGGTCTGCCAAAGTTGCCTCTGTTAAAAATCCCTTGCTTATTCTATCTTTGTAATACAATGCAGATACTAAAACTCGCAAATCATCACCCTTAATAATTTTAACAAATATGCCGGTATATCTCTCAAAAAAATCGTTAAATTCACGACCAAGTTGGTCATACATATGAATGAAATCTAAGTCGCGAACTGATGGATCCTTCATTCTTGTTCTAATTTCTTTCATTGTCATTATAATACTGACCATTTCTGGTTCAGTTATCACTGGAATTTGTTCTTCTACGGACATTATCAATAATTTATTGTTAATATTATTATATCAACAATAATTACGCAGATTTCTTTTTTTTCTTATGTTCATGACTGGATTCGGAATCTGATAAAAATGCATAGTCAGATGTTTCTGAATCTATCATTTCGTGCACTTTTTTTTTATTAGGTCTTGTGACGTTCATTTTATCGTAATATGTTGCCAATCTTCTGATCATCGATTCAACTCTTATGTTATCAAAGTTATGTTTGACGCACATAAAATTAAATAATTCGTCACGTTGAAATGTCCTTAGTCTGATATTATGATTGGTGACTACAAAGTTCTCATTATTATCCAAATCATCTAATGCGGTTTTGAAATAATTTGTAGCTTCGAACATACATTCAATATTGTCCTTATCTAACACTATTTTTTTATTTTTCTTAGCCTCACTTTTCAAATATTCAACTGCACCTTTTAAATTTTTTTTGCAACGTATCAAATCGTATGACTTTTTAGGTCCAACTGTTTTAATTCTCGTACAATAATCGCAGCCCATTAAGACACTCATATCTACAAATTGATCCATACTCAAATTCATTTTTGATAATGTAGTTCGAAGACTTATAACTGATACTTTCGTTCCTTTTTCTGACATTGCACTAAACATGTTTTTGAAGACATATGGTGCACCAAACACCACGATATCAATATCTTCTGTACAAACTCCCTTGATGATTCTGTTACCACGTTTATCTTTCCGTGTAGCTAACCATGCCAAAACTGGATCAGCTTCTTCTGGGGCAAGGATATATGGAATTCCCATAAGATCGAACATAGTCTGTAATTCTTCGTAATCATTTTGTGTTGGACAAAAAGACTGCTTAAAACATGTAATGTAATCATTTTCGTCTGTGACTGACGATAATTTCTCTGACGCAACCATCTTATCATCAGTTCTTTTTTGAATCGTTTTATCTTTTAGGTGCGACGGCTGGCCATCAAAAACAAATATAGGTGTCATGTCATTTTCTAAAAATTTAAGAATCTTGTAAAAGATGCCATTCAGATGACTTGTCAGTTCTCCAGCAGCATTTGTCATATCCTGACCAGACGCTCGCATACCAATTCCCATCCTATGAACTAATATACTCGTATCAATACCAACTGTCATGCCGCTAAAATGCGAAAATTCATACTCTTTAATTCCTTCATCATTTGTTGAATCCTTAATCAATTTTGGTAATCCTGGCACGCCCATTACTAATGAATAATAACATTATTAATATTCATTTTAAATGCGATTAATTATCATTTTTTTTTGTTGTATGCATACTGACTATAAATGGATTCCATACGTCTTCTAATTCTTTGCGTTTCAAATCATACGTTTCCTTACTTTCATTTTGATTATCTTCTACATAATTAATCAGTATTGTGCATAATGAATCTATTTTTGCTTTAGTTGCAGGGTCTATTATTTGAGCTATGTTTGGTTCGTTTAAAGCCTGTTTGATGTTGCGAACATAATATTCTAAACAGTTTCGAGCATCAATAGACATCTTCTTTTTATTATCTGCGTCTTCAAATAATTTAGCTTCTTCAATCATTTTATTTATTTCTTCGTCTGTAAATTTGCCGCGATTGTTAGTAATTGTAATGTTTTTAGTCTTGTTAGTGGTTTTTTCACATGCGGTAACATTTAAAATACAGTTTGCATCAATATCGAACGTTACTTCAATTTGTGGATGACCCCGAGGAGCAGGCGGGATACCTTCCAACGCAAAAGTACCCAACTTGTTATTATCTTTTGTTAATTTTCGTTCCCCTTCATATATTTGGATATTAACTCCCGGCTGATTATCTGAATGGGTAGAAAATATCTTTGATTTTTTGCAAGGGACAGTTGTGTTGCGATCTATTAAATTTGTCATCAGACCCCCAACTGTTTCTAGTCCCAACGATAACGGTATAACATCTATTAACATAATTGATCCTAAATCTCCTTCAACTGACCCAGACAATATCGCTGCTTGAACAGCTGCACCATATGCAACCGCTTCATCTGGATTGACAGATTCATTCAACTTCTTGCCGCCAAAAAAATCAGTCAATAACTGCTTGATCTTAGGAATTCTAGTTGTACCACCAACCAAGACTATCTCTGCAACTTCAGATTTATCAAGATGGGCATCTGTTAGAACATTATTGACCGGTTTAAGAGTTTCTAAAAATATATTCATACATAACTCTTCAAATTTAGGTCTACCAATGTTGACAATATAATCGATACCATCAAATAAGGAATCTATTTCTATTACGGCTTGCATGACGGAAGACAGGGTTCGCTTAGCTTTTTCACATGCAACTTTTAGTTTTTGTACAGACTTTGGCGACTCACTTATATCCTGGCCATGTTTTTTCTTGAAATCATCAATACAATATTTAACAAGAGTATTATCGATATCTTCTCCGCCGAGTGCCGAGTTTCCTGACGTTGCCAAAACACTGAATACACCATCATACAATGACAGTAACGAAACATCATGAGTTCCGCCGCCACAATCAAAAACCAATATGTTAATTTTCTTCCCAGAGATCTTATCCAATCCATATGCTAAAGCGGCAGCGGTTGGTTCATTAATTATTCGCAGCACATTTAGACCTGCAATCTTGCCAGCATCTTTTGTTGCTTGCCGTTGCGCATCATTAAAATATGCTGGCACGGTGATAACTGCATCAACAACATCAAAACCTAAAAATGTACCCGCAATTTGTTTCATTTTGCTTAATACCATAGACGAAATTTGTTCGGGAGAGTATTGCTTTAATGTGTTCATGTATGAAACTTCAAAATATGGTTTTCCATTAACGTTTTTGACAGCGAATGGGCAGTGTTTAATGTTATGTTGGACACTTTCGTCAGTCATTTCCCGGCCGATGAATCTTTTTGCATCAAAAATAGTATTTTTTGCATTGCTCACCATCTGACTTTTGGCCGCATCACCAACAAGATGTTCGGTCTGGGTAAATGCCACGAACGATGGAGTTATTCGATTTCCCAATTCGTTTACAATGATTTCAATCTTATTATTGAGCCAGACAGCTACCACACTAAAAGTTGTTCCTAAATCAATTCCTATTGCTATTTTTTTTGACATATTATATTAACGTTCCAAGTTATAATTTCTTATATTAACGAATAATGAATCGTTTAGAAAACGATTCATTATTCATAATAAATATTCCACTCGTTAGTCATATCTTCTAACATATTCGGATCTTTACATATTAAAAACGTTTTAGTTTCGCAATATCTTTTGCACAATAATCCTGAGATATCTTCTTCGTTTAAGATAAAAGAAGTATTTATGTTTTTGGTATCATAAAAATAAATGTTAGCAAACGGACTATTAGTTCCTGAAAATCCTATCTTGTTTGTTATTACCTCCAACGAATTAGATCCATGTTCCACAACGAATTTATTCATGATTTCATTTATCTTTGTTTGCGGCAAATCTTGCGTTGATGTAATTTCTGCGACGATCTCGTACAATTTTCTTGTTAAAATTCTGCGATAAATTTTGTACGCCTCCTTTATTTTAAGAACATCATCTGGATCAAAACGACTCTCTTTGCATGTCAAATGATAAATGTAATTTTCAACGTAATTAAAGATGCTTTGGTCCGTTAAAGTGCAAAATCGTTCCATATTTTTGATAGAATCAGATATCTTGAAAACTGGATCTATGATTCTATAAATATCGCACATCATCATTTCAATTATTTTAACAGTTTTATGACTGTAAATTTGCTTGTGCATCATATATCGAATATAAAACATATCAAATACGTCAGATGAACAATGTTTTGGATAGGATATGTTTTCATTTTTATCAATGATCAATTCGTCAATTAATCTCCGCGGATCAAATCCTTTTTTGAGTCCCAAATTGTATGTATCTCGGGCCAAATAATCAAACTTATCTACATCGATACCATTTAAATAATTAGAGACGATCTGATACAATGCCCCTTTATGTTGTTCTTTAGGATGAATTATTGACTTTATGAAATTAATTTGTTGATCTGTAATGATATCTGGCAATTCTCGTTTACAAATCATATCAATAATCACACATGAACGCTCTTCATGACACGAATTTGGGTGATTATAATCTTTCAAAAAAATATTATCAAATATATGACTGTAAGGACCGTGACCAATATCGTGACACAATCCAGCGATCTTTACTAACTCTATTATGTGATGAGATAACTCAAATTCCCCACTTAATTCGGTGATGTTATATTTTTTTCCTGGATATTTTGCGGACAACTTCTCGAGCACCACCCCAGTCAGATGATATACTCCCAATGAATGTTCAAATCGAGTATGTACTGCAGATGAAAATACATAATTACAACACCCTAATTGCCTGATATTACGCATTCTTTGGAATTCACTTGTGTCAATTATTTTTAGAGCAATATTACTTACACGAATAAATCCATGTATGTTACAACCGAATAATTTTGATGCACCTGATAACATCTTTATAATTTTTGATGATATTATTGATATTAGAATGTTTTATTTTCAATTTTTTGACAAAAAAAATTGAATCAGTTATCATTTATTTAAATAATATATGACATTTATTAATAAACATGGAATCGTCAATACCGTGGATTGAAAAATATCGGCCAACGGAATTAGAAAACGTTATTATGGACGATCAGACCAAAATGTTGATAGATGTCTTGATTAAAAAAAAGAAGAATGTGCATTTGATAATTACGGGATTTCCAGGTGTGGGTAAAACATCGACTGTAAAGTGTATCGCCAAGAAAGCTTTGGGGGCAAATATTCATGAAGGATTTTTAGAACTAAATGATGCCGATACTCGCGCTAAGAATTCGTCGACGCTTGTTCCGACATTCTGCAAAAGATCTGTAAATTTCGATGAACCTAAAATCGTATTATTAGACGAAGCAGATACCACAAATAAGAGATGGCAGAACGAATTATGCGAATTCATAAAGCTTTACGGAAAAAATACACGATTTATATTTACGTGCAATAACTCTGCTAAAATAATAGAAGATATCCAAAGTATATGCAGAATCATACGATTCAAGAAATTATCGGATGATCAAATCAAGAACAGACTGATTCAGATTTGTTTAAAAGAAAAAGTTGCATATTCAGAGTCGGGATTAGAAATGATATGTTATATTTCTGCTGGCGATATGAGAAAGGCGATTAATAATTTGCAAATGGCAGCATTTTCGGCCGAATCAATAGATAAACAATCAGTATTAGATGTTTGTAGGATGCCAGATCCAAATGACATCAATGAAATTATTGATTTTTGTATTAAGAAAGATTTGGATAGTGCGAATAAGTCATTGAATAGATTGATGATTGAAGGTTTCCATTATTTAGACATCATAATTGGTTTTGATTACATATTGACGGGTTCCAAAATTAAAGACGAGATCAAATTACAACTAATCCATATTGTCAATCAAACTACAATTGTCGTTAGTACAGGAGTGCGTTCTAAATTACAAATGCTGGCGATGTTGTGCAGAATAGTAGATATTTTTTTAACAAATTAAATTTGATCAAATTTAATTTATTAATTTTCTTCTTCCGATAAGAATTCGAGATTATCGATATCAATATTATCGATATGTTGTTTCTGTTCTTCATGAAATTGAGCAACTTCTGTCTTATCTGGTAACGTCGTCATACACATAGTAATGAAGTCCATATCATCAAACATTTTATAATTTTTACGTTCATAGTCTGCTACAAAAAAATGTTGGACTTGATATTGTTGTTTTGAATAGTATGCGTTCCTTTTCTTTGATTGTGCTACGAAAATAGAATTATCTTCATCTTCAATATCGATGACTATTGGATGCGTTTCATAAACTTCTTTTCGCAAAATTCTTCCGATTGATTGTTTAGTAGCACTTTTTGGCGTTGATAAAATAACAACATTCAAGTTGGCAATATCTAATCCTTCCTCTGCCATCGCAAAAGTACCTAGAATGATCTGTTTCGTTGATGAAATTTCCAGCTCTGTATCTGACATACTGCCGATATATTTACCAACTGAACCAGTAATGTTTTCATCTTCTGTCAATAACTTGTAAAATAAGTTAACATGTTTGATTCGCCCTGTCAAAAACAAAACGTTCTTCCCCTCGTCAAATAATTCTTTGAGCATATTTAATATCAAAACATTGCGTTTTTTAATCATTACTAAGTTGGTTATCATTGTAGATCGATCTGGTTCCTGTGTGTATTTGTTAGTAACTACTTTTGTTCTTTTTTCGTTAGACGACCTAAAATGAATTTTTTTAACAACTACCATATCATTTGGTTTTTGCGGTTCTTCATGTAGAATCGGTCCCATATACCAATTTATTATCTTATACAGTCCATCCATTCTTGATTTTTCTGCAGAAATTCCCAACATATATTTCCCAGTCATCTTCCGAAACACGTTAGAAAAATTTTTAGCTGCCATATGATGAACTTCATCAATAATAATTAGACCAAAATCTTTGAACATATGATGATCATAATCTATTTTAGCCAAACTATGTACCATTGCGATGACAAATGGATGATCCGTATCCATCGTTTGTCGCTGAATAGTGCCGATTTGTTTGATATTGGTGGTTTCTTTGATACGGTCACTTGCTTGCCGTTTTAGAAATTCTTTGTGTACGATGAAGAGCGTTTTTAATTTGTAACGGCATGCAATATAGATTGCCAAGTTAGTTTTACCGATACCACATGCTGCAACTAACAGCCCGCCACGATGAGTTTCGAATCCCTTAATGATATTTTCAGCAATGATCTCCTGTCGTGGTCTTAGCTTGCCTAAATATTGCATATCAAATGTTGGAAATTTGTAAGTCTCTAACTTGTTAACTTCCGGTTGGCCGAGATGTTCAAGACCATAATATTTGGGAATACTAAAACATTTTTTGTTCTCTAAAAACACTGCAAAGCTATTATCTTTCGCGAATTTTCCAAAATTACCAGGTTTATAAGGCTTGACTGTCAAATTCTCGCGCATTTTAATGATTTCATCTTCGGTCATTTTTTCTTTATTAATTATATATCCAAAACGATTAATTTGAGTTGACATGATCTACCTTAATATAGAATATATATGTTTATAATATGGTACTTTTTTTCAATTTTACTAAAAAAATTGAAAAAAAAACAATTAGGAGTACAGTGTGAATATATTGATTCAATACACTAAAATGGCTGAAGTAGATCAAAAAACTGTTGACCAATTGACTCAAATGTATGAAAAGTTGAGCGAGGCAGGAATATTGGAGCAATTTATTGAAACGGCTCGTTTAAACGAATCAAAGAAGATGGAAGAAAAAAAGGTTGATGAAAAAAAGGTTGATGAAAAAAAGGTTGATGAAAAGATAACATCAATTCGTAAGATTGAACATTGGTATTCGGACCAAGATAAGACCGTTAAAACTCCTAGATTGATATCTGCAGAAGATTTTAAACATTTTTATGAAGCACTTGATAAGGATACGATAGTGTTTGAAGTGTTAGAAATGTGTGATACAAAATCTGACAGTACTACGTATAAATTAAACGAAAAAACGGTTATCGCACCCGCAAAGTTTTTTTCAAGTTTAAAAGATCAAACCAAAATTGATACAAGTTCGGATACAGGCATTCGTAGAATCAAGGTAGAAAAAGGAGTAGAGAGTTTGTTTGGAGGATCAACCAAAAACGTTATTGTAAACTATAATAATTGCCAAATGATCAAAAAAATGTCTGGTGATTTTAAATCGCTGGGAGATATATGTTTAGTTAAGAATTCGGATTTTGAATCTTTTCCGATGATTGATATGATCACGGGTTTAGAAAAGGATATCAAAGAAAAATTTTGCGTTTTTGATTATTGGTTAAATTGTAATAGCTTTGAAAAAGTATTGGTTGTAGCAAGCGATGTTCCCAAAATGAAAATATGTGACGCAGATAAAATATATGACAAAGATACAGAATTTGTATTGGCTCACGCTATTACGATTGACGAAAATTTTATAGGTGTTGAAAAACATACTATAGTAAGTAATAAAAATTTGGGTCAGGCTAACGGTACTTTTCAAAAAGTTAAAAGAATCTATTCATCAAGCGCGACTGATGCAAATACAATTTTAGTTGGCAATGCCAGTTTTTCACGTTTGCATCAGGAATGGTCGTTAGCGGGCAAAAAAATGTCGCACGTTATAACATTATATAATTCTGTGTATGGTGGAGCTCATTTTTCATGCATCGTAGACAAAGAAATATTTGACAAGCTAAACGTTATGTGTCCAAAAAATAACAAGCTCAACGAAAACGAATTTAATTTGATTACTCATTATTCCCCGACTGGTATACAAAAAATGTTAATTACTAAATCACAATTAGATGAAATTAATAAAGGGTCATCCGGTATTTATCAAAACGCATGTGTTATAACATTTTTTAACATTACAGATAACAATATAACTGAAGAAATTGCAGTGACACATGTATCTTGGAGAGCACAATCGGTATCTATGTTCAAACTTGATGACGAATCAAAATTGATACAAGGATATATACAACCAAAACATTACGCAAAAATCAAAGAAGAAAAATTTACATTCGAGTCGAAACCGACATCTATCAGTACAGTTTTCTTCCAAGGAAAATTTGTTGAATGTTTGGTAACCGAAGAACAACTTGCACGAGTTGATTAAATTATAACGATATTATGAAATATTATTGTTATGATTTTGTGAAAATTTTATGATACTAACACGAATTCATATAAAAAAAATTGAAAAAAAAATGATTAGGATAGCTATTCATAATATATAGAAACCAAATCACCGGATGGCGCAAGTACAACAAGGAGAAAAAACCGTCGAAGAAATGGCCCGAATGTTTAACAAGTTGAACGAATCTGGCATGTTAGAGAAATTATTAGAGGAAGCTCGCAAGAAAAAAGGGGAGGTTAACGAAGACTCCAAAGAGGTCGTCAACGAGGAACCAAAATCTGAGAAAATAGATGGAGTTTTAAAAATCGAACAATGGAGTCAAAGTGGTGATAATATTGTTAAGGTCATGCAATTGACATCTTCGGAAGATTTTGCTAAAATATATAATGCGAAAGACAAAGACCTTTTTGCGTTTGATATTCTTGAAGCGGGGAAACCGTGTGGTATTATTATCGAAAAACGAATTATTTCGAGTCAAAAAATTCATAAAAATTTGCCGGAAATTACGAAGATTGATTTATCTCAACCGAACGGCATTCGTGTTATCAAGGTCGAAAAAGGATTGGATATGGAGCTCAAGAAAATATGTTTGGTTGCAAAAGTAAATGAAGATCTTTGTCAAACTATGAAATTTGTAACGTCAATCGATAAAGTTCCTGTTCAAACATGCTTAGTGCGCAATTCAGATTTAGAAACTTTTTCGACTATTGATTTTATCCACAATTTGAAAAAAGATTCCAAAGATAAATTTTACGTTATTGATTCTTGGGTTATGGGTGATATTAACGAAAAAGTGATCATTTCATCAACGGATATCCGCAATATCCGTGTTTCTCCAGCAGATAGGAGTAATGATAAAGCGAAAGATATAACAATAACACATGCGATGATGATTGATGATAATGGTCTTGCTGTGGAAAAACATGTTCTAGCATATAATTCAGCTTTAGATCCGAAACAAACGAGTTATTGTAAAGCAATTAGGGTAGGCACAGCCCTTACAGATAGTAGTTATCCAATATTGATCAACAGAACGGGTTCATGTCGTTTAAGGAGCCCAGGATGTCAACACAATAAAAAAGGATTGCTATCTACATTTATCTTGCAAGACCAATCTGAATATTCTGCTGCTCATCATCAATGTGTTATTGATGAATCTGTTTTTGATGCGTTAACATTCATAACTCCAAAAAACAAAGAACCACATAAAACAGAATATAATAAGATTTATCATTATCATACTAATAATAAAATTGAGCAAATATTAATCATCACAGCGTCACAATTTGAAGAGATTAATAATAATACCAATACAAAATATAAGGGTGCATGCATTATGACATATTTTAACGTCACAAATAGTAACATTTCTGAAGAGATTACCTTAACACACACAAATTGGATGAGCGAAATCCCAAAACTTGTACCGATATTCAAGTTCGATATCCAAGAAAAATCTAAATGGTTAAAAGGTTATATACTAAATAACGCTTTCGGTAATTTAAAGAAAGGTGACTTTACGTTCGAATCAAAACCTGCTGTCTTCATGGCCGTTTTACTCGAAGGAAAATACGTTGATTGTTTAATAACCAAAGAACAACTCGAAAAAATCACTTCTGCCTAAATTATAATGATAATATATAATATATCATCATTATAATGTCAAATATAAACTATCTAATTATCTTCATCGTCATATCCGCCATTTTGCTTTTCGTCGTCAAAAATAATAAAGAAAAATTTACTGCATTAGTAGATCTAAATCCATTGACAACTTACGATGATTATGGAACTTTTAATTTTCTCTTTCACATGGATGATTTTCCCTATTACAATCCAACTTATGAAAATTTAGGATGTAGTGTTCGAACTTATCCCAATACTCCAAAATATATCGCTGAAAATGCCAAAGAAGCTGGCCAATTTAGACAATCAGTCATTCCTCGTGATACGTTCATCGATTTTGAGGGTGATAAAGTGCGCAGAGAATTAGTGCCCGAAAATTATTCTAAAAATATGGATTACGGTAGCGCTAGATTTATGACCAATCATATGTACATTAACAAAAAAAATCCGCGACTTAGTATGTTTGCCCCAGTACCGTCAAACGAATACATCGGAAAATAAATTTCTTAATTATACTATAATGAGTAAAAAGAAAACGTTCACAGTTAAACTAGAAAATGATCCATATGAGAAAATAGATTTCCTCAAAGATTGCCCCAACTATCAATTCACGCCAACTATCTTACCAAAACAAGATAGAATAATCGTTATGGGAGACATTCATGGTGATTATAACCTTGCTGTTCAATCCTTCAAGTTGGCAAATTTGATAGACGATAATTTCAGATGGATAGCTAAACCAAAAGATACAGTTGTAGTACAAGTGGGTGATCAAGTGGATAGTTGCCGGCCAATACCTTACAAGTATGAATGCACAGAGCCACACGATGATGATACAGGACGAGATATGGATGTCATGAACTTTTTTGATAGAATGCATAATGAAGCAGTCAAACATGGAGGGGCAGTGTATAGTTTGATAGGTAATCACGAGCTGATGAATGCCCAAGGAATTTTTAGTTATGTTTCGCATGAGAATTTATTTAATTTTGATTACGATCACATGGAAAAAGATAAGACAACGAAATATAAGGGTGTAGAAGGGCGGAAGTATGCTTTCACACCAGGAGGACCAATTGCAAAACATATTGCGTGCACCCGTAACTCAATTTTGATTATTGGATCGAATATGTTTGCACATGCAGGTGTGTTGCCCGAAATTGTTAATAAGTTACATCTTATTGATACAGATGATGTGACAAAATTGAAGTATTTGAATTCTATTGTGCGCAAATGGTTGATGCAAAAGTTGACAGACAAGAATGATATTGATAATTTAAATAGGATATTTTATGATTCGAATAATTTGTTTTGGACGAGAAAGTTGGGCGAGATTGGCGAGAACGCAAAGTTAGATGCAGATGAATGTGCAATGACTGTGAGTAAGACGTTGGATGTTTTTAGAGTGGGGCAAATTATTGTAGGTCATAGTCCGCAGTTTATTTATAAAGGCAGGGATGGAATCAACGGAACTTGCATGGATAGGACAGGGAGAAATAGATTGTATCGAGTAGATAATGGATTGTCAAGTGCTTTTAACGTTTTTGGAAAACACAATCCGGTGCAAGTGTTAGAGATATTGAATGACAATGAATTTAATATTTTGACGAGTAAGAGTGTGCAGATTGGCGAACCAGTTGATATTGGTATTAGTGCGGGTAATATGGGGCCGGTTGCGAAGATTTTTGCGCCGGGTAGAGTTAGAAAATGATTTAAACACCTACAAGTATGTATCATATAAGTTATCAGAAATTAGGTGATGATTAATTTTATCATGATTAATGAAAGTTATAGTTACGGTAAATGTAACAAATTTACTATTGTGATCATGAACATAAACGGATTTATTAACGTCTCAAAATTATGCAATGATATAGGCAAACGTTATTCAAATTGGACTAGGAACTCGACCGTTATAGAACTAATTGACGCTCTTGCAGAATCACTGAACATCACCGCTGACGAACTAATGGTGTCAGCAAAAAATGAAAAAAATAACCTAAGAGGAACATATGTTCATCCTCAATTAATGATACACGTTGCTTATTGGTGCAGTCCAATATTTGCCGTAAAAGTTGGTCAACGGATTGATGAATGGAAAAAATATTCGCCCGAAAACGAACACAAATTTTACAAAGCATTGTCCAATATAGAACCATGCAAGAACGCTAGCAAAGAAAAAGAAGTACAAAAAAAGTTGCACGCTAAATATGGCGGCGAAATTGAAGCGAAGACTCCAGCAGGCCGGATAGATTTGTTAACGGATGATTATTTGATAGAAATTAAGAAATATGATGATTGGAAATGTGCTCTTGGACAATTGTTATCCTATTCCTATGATCATAATGATAAAAAATTGATCATGTATTTGTTCGATGTACCAATTAATAATAAGATCGGTATGATCAAAGAGAGATGCAAAAAATATAATGTTTACGTTAGAATATATGATAAAGTTACTGATTAAAAAATAATATTGGTATTATTTTTTAATTATTTTGTTGATATGTATATAGTTTTCAAAAAAATTGAAAAAAAACTCTCTTAAAATATGCAAAGATACTATCTCTTTCAAACAATCTAATGTCCAAAAAAAATCAGTCACAAACAGATCTCAATGAATCTATCGAACGCTTGAATAAAGGATACGATAAAATTAGAAAGCAACAGAAAGATATGGCGAAAAACATCGAAATCCTTACAGAGCGTATGAATACAGTCATTGATAATACTAATTTTATTATGGATAAACTTGACGAAGATGAATCAGAAGAATACTTCGAAATGAAATACAAGGAATCCAAATACAATATGGAAATTATAACAAAAAACCTTGATATTGCAGATGCAAATCTCAAATCTATAGCTGACGAGCTTGATAGACGTAACAACAAGTCAAAACGCAAGTCCGTTCGATAACTAATAAATAATACTATTATTTATTAGCTGCCTTCATTTTTTTATTATTCTTAAACGTATCAACATATGATTTAGGATTCTTCATCGCCAATTCTTTAGCAATTCTCTCAATCTCACTCAAACTTGCGCCAGATTTTGCTTGTTCAGTCGCTTCTTCCCAGACTAATTTACCGACATCCATAGGTTTGACTGCCTTGAATGTGCCAGATTTTAAAACTAAATCTCCAACATCGCGTATCTTTGTGAATTTTTCAACGAATATTTGTGGTTTCTCTGCACTTTTAGTTGCGATCACCATGATTTTATCAATATTAGATGAGTTACCTCCTAATTTAGAGATGGCATCGTCCCAAATGAGTTTAGCGACTCCAACCAAATTAACTCCTGGGAACGGACCGGAGTTACGAATGGTACCTGATAATTCGATCATTTTCATCATAGCTGGTGGCAATTCTTTCTTTCCACCGACCATCTTAGTTCCGATACGTTGCAATAACATCTGTTTTCTGAATTCATACCCCTGTTGGTTATTATTATACGATGTAGGTTCAAATTCTAAATCCCCCATATTATTAATTTCAACTCCAGATCCGAAATCTTCGGATCCTCCTCTGTGTCCCCTTTTTCGGAGGTCGTATTCGTCTGGAAAATTTAAATCATACTCGTCTTTATCAACATCTTCGTCATCTTCATCATCACCTCCCCATTGATGATGTTTTTTTCTGAGTTGCGCATTAACGAGTTCATCGTTTTCTTCTTCAAAAAAAGTTCGATCATCGCCACCATGCATAGCCTTCCTGCCAGTTGCTCGAGCATTATTAAAAATTTCTTTGAAATCATTCATATATGAACTATGAGAATGACTTCTATCTGAACTTAATTCAACAAATTCTAATTCGCCCATTTCGCTTGATTGTGCCGATTGATTATTAGGAAATTCCATTCTATAATATACAATATATTTATATTTTTATTTATTTTAAATTGTTGGTTGATTTAAGACTATGCGGCGAGGTTTTATCTTCATCTAATGATGGATTAAGAATATTGCTAAATATTCAAGGTTCGAGTGCGTTCATATATTTTTTCCACCTAAATTATATTCAACGACAGAATATATTCGATGAGCAAACGGATATTAAAATAACTTCAGTTATTATAACAATATGAAAAAATATCCAAAAAAAAATATGATAGATAGCGACGCTCAGTTATACAGTACAGATTCAGAAACATCCAGTTCTGATAAATTTGATCTCATTACAAATCTAGTTGAACCTACAAAGCGCGTAACGCAAGAATCTAAAGTCACAAACCAACGAAAACGTAAAAACGATACGTCTGAAGAAGAAACGTCTGATTCGTGTAAAACAAAATCCCATGACAGATCAAGTGAGAAACCGACTGAAACAAGAATCGAATTCGTTAAAAACATTCTAAAAGGAAGTAAACTAAAACCAATGATTGATTTCGATAATGTAGACTCATCGACTAACATCAAACTAAATAAACAGATTATGAATATCAAAGAATTGTTTACGTCTATGGACATTCGTTTGCGATATCTTAAAAGTGGCACGACAGGACATACTTTTAAAGGAGTTTCAAAAGGTGATAAGAGTATTGAATTTGCGGTAAAAGTATGTGCATATCCCAAGGATGAATATGGTGCAATTAATAATCTTTCGAGGCCAGAAAACACAGAATTACGGATGTTAAAATTGTTGAGTCAGTTTGTGATCAAGCGTTGTACACCACATTTTGTTTTACCAATTGGTATGTTCAACACCAACATTACTAATTTTATTAAAATTCCGCCAGGGATCATCGATCTAAAAGATCCTAAAAACAAAATGTACAAAAAATTTGTGGCAAGATATCACAACGATGATTATGAAGATTTTGTTTCTGTTTTGATAAGTGAATGGGCAAATGGTGGGGATCTATTGGACTATATCCGAAAAAATTACGCAAAGTTAACGCTAAAGGATTGGGTAGTGTTTATTTTTCAAATATTATTCACATTGAGTCTGATTCACAAAAAATATCCAGCGTTTAGGCATAATGATATGAAAGCTAATAACATATTGGTACAGCTGACGAACATTACAAGTAGTATGCCATATTATTGTTACAACATGGATGGAGTTAAGTTTATCATGCCAAACATAAACATGCAAATTAAGATATGGGATTTTGATTTTGCGTGTATTGATGGTATCATTGAAAACAATAAGGTAAATGCGAGCTGGACGCGAAAGATGAATATTACGAAGAAGGAAAACAAATACTATGATATGCATTATTTTTTTAACACCTTAATCAGTGCGCGATTCTTCCCACAATTTTATGAAGGAGGGGTTCCACCTGAGATAGTTGAGTTTGTCCACAGAATAATACCAGAAAAATACAGAACTGCGGGAAAGTACGTCAACGAGAAGGGCAGAATCCAAGTAGATTTTGAATATACAACACCTTACAAAGTTATTATGACAGATCCATTATTCAATAAATACAGATACACTGGCGGCACAGCAACTCCACGAGGACCCTATTCACAAACACCTGTAGCAGATTCTGGAAAAAAGAAATGATTTGGCAAATATTAATATATATTGTTAATATATATTAATAAATGGCTAAAACTCCGGATATAAAAAAATTCCATCTGCGTTTATATGATGTAGATGAACTAATTTATGATATTAACGATTATGTTAGCAGTGAAAATAACAAGAAAAAATATGAAACCAAATTTATGGATATCAATAATTTGTATTTCGATCGCTTCAAAATGCCTAATTATGATTTAGATGTCATCTTCAAACCCCAACAGATCACTCACCTGCCCGAAGATAATTACCCATCTGGACTTATCAATCAAGGAAAACCGATAGACGTCATTGGATTTGTGCGTATCAATAAAAATCTTAAAACAAACGTTCGTCTCATTGAATATTTCGATCGTCAAGATACTGTCAACATCCATAATCCAATCAATGTCAACAACGTCATCAAAACCCTATTAAGCGAACTAGTGCTAAACGATAAAACCAGACATATCTTACTACCAATCATTAATGTTGATGCGGCGGGAAGTGATTTAGCAAAATATCCAGAAATTAAACCGCACATCGATCAAGATAAAATTTATTCTGTCGAGATAACTGAACGATTTTTTAAAATGTTTACTCTTGATGCGTTCTTGAAAGAAAATGAATTGGATGATTACGTTCTTGTTAATACATTATTTGGCATTATTGAGCCATTGTATGAAATCAATACTTACTATCCCAAGTTTAAACATAACTACTTGTTACCAGAAACAATTGATTGTTATGTCAGAACAAGCCAAAATAATAGAAATAATAAATTGATACAAACGGTTATTCCGAATATCAAATTGTCGAACTTTTATTTGTCAGAAATTGAAGATGTTATTCGCAATGAATATCTTGCCAATAGTGGCCTTCCTGAAATGGGACCTAATTTTGCATATAATGACATATATACGGCACTTAATGATATTTGGAAAAAATACAGTGGTTCTATCTTGAAAACAACTTTTATGACCAATCTATTTGAACAGTTGCTGCCAGAAAAAATTAGATCGAAGGATATTTATTTAACTAAAAAGATGTGGGATTTATTGACTGAAAATGAAAAAGATTCGTTGAACATCAAAAATGTGTATGGAATTATATCAAAACAAAGATCGCAAATGAAAGATGAACGAAATTTGTTGTTGAAAGATAAATTGAAAAACGATTCAGAAAACATGACAAATTCTAGAATTGTAACTGAAGATGATGAAGAACCAGAGTCAGATATCAATGTTAATGATTTGTCACCTGATGATATGTTCGATGAAGCAGATGAGACTGCGCAAATGGATGAACTAGAATTATCAGGTTTGACACCTACGGAAACGATGTCAGAATTAGAATTATCTGGTCTGACAACGACTGAACAAGATTTAGATTCAGAAGATAAAAAAATGCTGCCCGAAGATTCCCCCGAAGAACAGGATTTAGATTCTGAAGGTGCGGATGAGTCTGATGACCTTTCATCCACTCCGTCGCGAGAAGTGGAAGAGTCGGGCATAAAAACATCAAGAAATAAAAATAAAAAATCTTATAATAATGATATAAAGAATATGAGTAACATGAAAAAAAGATCGAAAGTAGATAATGTCATAGATGGTCAAGTAAAATTAAAAAAATACCGTGGAACACGTCTCATAGATCCGCATATTGGTGCAAACCATCAGAAAAAAAACTTACGCAAACATCATAATTATCAAAATTATGAAAACGGTTACATGCAAGATAATTATGAATATCCTGATCAAATGGAATCTGGACCTAAGATAAATTCTCTCGGTAATTTTTTCGGTGTAAATCCAGGTTCTTTAGCGCAAAACAACGGCCAATTTGGTCAAAAGTTCGGCAACCAATCTTATCCCGTTGGACAAATTCCGCAAAATAAAACCAGTCAAGTTCCCGCACCAATAAATAACGAGAATGATATTATCAATAGATATATGGCAGCAAATGCAGGTAATATGCCATATAGTCAACCTAATATGCGTTTCGGCGATGCAAGTGCTCGGCCACAAATGGATATGCAATTTGGTGATATGAGCAATGGAACGCGAATGCCACCTGATGCGAATCAAATGGCATCACAACAATTAGCAGCGCAACAAATGGCAGCACAACAAGCGATGATGCAACAAGCTATGGCATCACAACAAATGGGACCAGAACAACAACAGCAACAAGCCATGATGGAGATGATGCGCCAGAATCAAACTGGCGGCTATCACCCAAACCCCAATTTTTTTTTTCAGCACTAAACGATAAAAAACAAACAGGAGGTAATGGTAATGAAAAACCGTTAGTTGTACCGCAAATAGTCAGACCACGTCAAGTTAAGAATTCCCCCTTCATATCAAACTCGGCTAAAGATGTTTTTCAACGAAACAAAGAAGGAGTACCCCAAAAAGTAGAACAACTACCAAATTCCCCACAAATGTTACCCGGTCAAACTCTCGAACTAAAAGTCTTCAACCCTAAACCAGAGATCTCTCAAATCCCAGCTGTACCTGCCCTACCTTATCCGATGATGATTCCAGTGAACGCAAATCCAACTCTACAACATTTGGCGTTACCAACTTCTGCATTTTCATATGGTCCAACAATGCAATATCCAATGCAAAAGGTTTTTAATATCAACGTTCCCGGTCCAGTTGGCGGTCACGTTCAGATGAGAAACGTTTTCGAAGGTATTTTGCCAGAGAAAGATCATCGATATACATTTAATACTATTGGCGAACGTAAAAACATGTCAGATTTCGTGCGCCAAACGCTAGTCAGAATGGGAGATGGCGAGGATATTGGATTGGATTCAGAAGGTCAGCGTAGTTTGATGAATTATATTAAATTTATGGAATTAAATCCAAATTATTACAGTACTGTCAATAAAAATCCATATGATGGATTACCGTATGGACTATTAATTTACAGAGCATGTTTTCCCATCAGATTGGATAAAATTTCACAGGTAATACAATGTGCTAAAAAATCAATTGGTCTGAATATCCGTCTTTACGCATTATCCTATGCTGAATATTATTCTTATAAATTTAGACAGATGAATTATGTCAAATATGATGTCTGGCGAGAATTAATATTTTATGAGTATTTGCGTGAAAAGATCATCAAGAAGTATGTCAGTCCAAATTTCCCATTATTGTACACGTTCTTTACGTCTGCAAATCAGAAGATTGACTTTTTTAAACTCAAGAAATCATTTTTGACTCAGAAAGATTTATTGACTCTGGAATACAAAAAGTTCATGGAATACTATGACATAAGAAATGCCATGATCAGTTCCAAGACAGGACAATCGATCAATCCAGATGCGCTCGCTGAAGTGATGACCGGTAAGATGCGACAAAAAGATTATCTACCTGATGAAGTAGATCCACTATTACAAAAATATAGTGGTACGACGCTGATCATTATTACTGAAGCTCCGGTTAATAATATTTATCAGTGGGCATCTATGAAGCTTGAACAAGAAGGTATTGCGTCAAAGGTTATTGAAAATGGGTATCATAATGAGAACGTGTGGGTTAACGTCATATTTCAGATCATGTCCGCATTAGCAGTCTTGCAGAAACATGGAATAAGTGTTGCAAATATGACGCTGGAAGACAATGTTTACATTAAAGATTTATATTCAGAGGGTACTACAATTGGGTATTGGATATATATCATCGACGGTATTTTGTATTATGTACCAAATTATGGATATTTAGTGATGATTGATTCTAATTTTAAAGATATTATTCCCACAATGCGCGCCCAAGAACGATCTGGTCGAGAATACAAGATCAATTCTTCTAAAGAAATATTTGACAGACCAGTGAAAGAAGCCGATATTTTTGAGTTGAACTATCAAAATTACCGCAATATCATTAACACGAATGCATTTACTAAAGAACATACAAAGAATGGTGTTATGCGACCTCCAGAAGAAGTAATTACGTTCATTCAAGACATCATGAGTGATCCAGAAAAGGATATCGCTAAGGTAATTAGTAACAAATTTGGTCGATTAATGAATAATAGAGTTGGTACATTTCTTAAGAAGGATGAAGCGACAAATCTTCGCGCAGTTACTGGATCATTTGCACAAGGAGAATTAGCCGTTCAAACTATTGATAATAACACGTACAAATGGGTTATTGTGAAATCAGATGTCGATTCACATGGAAATGTGCAGATTATGGATAGAGATGATCCTAGCAAGAACGTCTTCTATGAAAAAACAATATCTAAAAGTAATCTCCAACAATATTCATTATCTGAAAAAGACAAAATAGAACAGAATATTATCGAACCGAACGTGATCTTTAACCAAGCAAATTTGCTCGAAACGTACATTATAAATTAAAATATTTGATTTATAATATATGCAAAAAAAACAGCAGACAAGTTTTGAAATAATGAAAACACCATTTTTGATGTTTCAATCTCATTACACAGACTATTACAATATGTCGAAGGATTGCGTCAAGGGGATACAAGAAGAGACCATTCTAAGTAAGATTTTCTTCTCACCGCAAAATGTTGATCTTCTTCAAAAACAAATAATCGGAACTGTTTTTAAGCGAACAAACGGTGCATATTTGATTGAAAAGCAAAATGAAGAAGATTTACAGGTTGTTATGCGATCCATGTTCCTTCAACATGCAAGACATGTAGCAGATCACATCAAAGAACAAATACAAGAGCTTAACAATCTGGTGACGGACGATGTTGTACCTAATATAATATCGGAAGTGAATCAATACATTGGCTATTTGGACAGAACTTTTTTACCTCGACAGATTATGGATCATCCTGAATGTGTGTCCAGTGCTGGTATGAGGACGTTACCTAGCGTGACGAGGACATTTGATCCTACTTATTGATTTTGATTATTAAAATTTTTGATGATCAAATTCTTATGATGTTAACTCGCGACAGGATGTTTTCATTTATTTTTTGATCGTAGCGTTTGTGCAAAGTTATTTCTTGAACAGATGCCGGTATATCATTTATTGATTTGTCAAAACAAAAACCAAAGGTTATATGAGTAACAGACGATGGGATGCAGTCTTTTATCGGTTGTCGAAAATTATAACCAAAATTTAGATGAGTAACAGATGGAGATATACAATCTCTGATCGGTTGATTAAAATTATAACCAAAATTTAGATGAGTAACAGATAGGGTTATACAATCTCTGATCGGTTGATTAAAATATTTGCCAAATTTTAGATTAGTAAGTAATGGCAATATATGACAATTCATACGTACACCATTTTCGGAACCAATTTTTAGATGAGTAACTGATAGTGGGAATGTAGTATCTATTTCTTGATCAAAGCGCGATCCAACTGTTAAATGAATTACTGATATAGGTATGTTATCTTTTATTGGTTGATCAAAACAATTACCAAATTTAAGATGGGTAACTGATGGAGGTATGCTATTTTTTATGGATTTATCAAACCGATTTCCGAAAGTCAAATGAGTGACTGTCGCAGGTATACAACCTTCGATTGGTTGGTCAAAACTGTTTCCGAAAGTTAAATGAGTGACTCCTGGTGGTATGGTATTTTTTATTGGTTTGTTAAAACAAGTGTCAAATGTTAAATGAGTGACTGATACTGGTACACAACCTTCAATGGATTGATTAAACCAACTCCCGAAAGTCAAATGAGTAACTGACGGAGGTATGGATTCAGTACTAATTTCTTGCGTAAACGAATCCCCGAATGTTAAATGAGTAACAAACTGAGATATTTTTGTTTTATGCGAAATCAAATGAACATATTTTACGTTTTTTGGATATTTAACTTTAGGATGAGTTGTGTCATATATTTCAACGTTCTCAAAATTATCAAAATACGACAAGCCTCTAATTTTTCCTATAAATATGCGTTCCCGGAATATTGATTTATATCTTATGACATCCGTAGATTTGGATATCATCGATAGATAAATCTTGTCGCGATCTGACAACTCTTCACTTATTTTTATTATGATATCATCGTACAGGATCGTCAACATTTTTGTAATTGATTTATATATAACACCAATGTTAACGTTTCATATGTCAATTTTTTAGAATTATTGAATAAAATTCTTGGCAGCAATGTTGCACGTAATTTTCAATGATGGATGCAAATCTCCAGCCAATTGATAATTCATGGAAGTAACATTGCACGTAACTTTCAATGATCCATTGAATGACGAATACAAATCACTGACCAATAATAATTCTTGGCAGCAACATTACACGTAACTTTCAATGATCTATTGAATGACGAATGCACATCTCTGGACAATGATAATTCTTGGCAGTAACATTGCACGCAATTTTCGATAGATCATTGAAAGACGAATACAAATCTCCGACCAATAGCAATATTGCGCATAACTTTCAATAGGTCATTGAAAGACGAATGCAAATCTCCAGCCAATAGCAACAATGTTCATCGTTCAACAAATAATTGAACGGAAATCTTCAGCTAATATTGATTATTGGCGGCAATATTGCATGTAACCTTAAATGGATCGTTGAATGATGAATGCAAAATATCAAATCGTGGTAGCAAGATTATGTATGTAACTTTCAATAGATCATTGAATAACAAATGCAAATCTTTGACCAATAGCAATTCTTGGCAGCAACGTTGCATGTAACTTTCAATAGATCGTTGAATGATGAACGCAAATCTCCTGACAACAGCAATTCTTGGCAGCAACATTGCATGTAACTTTAAATAGATCATTGCAAATCTCCAGCTAATATTAATTCTTAGCAGCAACATTTCACGTAACTTTCAATAGATCGTTGAATGATGTATGCAAATCTTCGGCCGACAGAAACATTGCATGTAACTTTCAATAAATCATTGAATGATGTATGCAAGTCTCCAGCCAATATTAGTTATTGGCCGTAACATTGCATGTAACTTTCGATAGATTATGCCACGCAAATTTTCTGCAAATACAATTTTTTACGGTAACATTGCGTTCCTCGTCAATGATCTATTGAATATGTCACGCAAATCTTCTGTGGCGATATTGCGTTCCTCTTTAACGATCTATTGAATATGACACACAAATCTTTTGCAAACACAAATCTTTGCAGCAACATTGCGTTCCTCTTCAATTATCTATTGAATATGACACGGAAATCTTTTGCAAACACAAATCTTTGCAGCAACATTGCGTTCCTCTTCAATTATCTATTGAATATGACACGGAAATCTTTTGCAAACACAAATCTTTGCAGCAACATTGCGTTCCTCTTCAATTATCTATTGAATATGACACGGAAATCTTTTGCAAACACAAATCTTTGCAGCAACATTGCGTTCCTCTTCAATATGCACGCAAATCTTCTGTGGGGTACAAATCTTCGCAGCAACATTGCGTTCCTCTTCAATGATCTATTGAATGTGTACGCAAATCTTCGGCAAATACAAATCTTCGCAGCAACATTGCGTTCCTCTTCAATGATCTATTAAATATGACACGCAAATCTTGTGCAAACACAAATCTTTGCAGTAACATTTCTCTAATTATCTATCCACCATACAAATCTTCGCAACAACATTGCGTTCCTATTCAATGATCTATTGAATATGACACGCAAATCTTCACAGCAACATTGCGTTCCTCTTCAACGATCTATTGAATATAACACGCAAATCTTTCGCAAACACAAATCTTTGCAGCAAAATTGCGTTCCTCTTCAATGATCTAATGAATATGCGCGCAAATCTTTTGCAAACACAAATCGTTGGCACAAAATTGCGTTCCTCGTCAATGTGCACACAAATCTTTTGCAAACACAAATCTTTGCAGCAAAATTGCATTCCTCTTCAATGTGCGCGCAAATCTTCAGCAGGGACAAATCTTTGCAGCAAAATTGCGTTCCTCTTCAATGATCTATTGAATATGACACACAAATCTTTTGCAAACACAAATCGTTGGCGCAAAATTGCGTTCCTCGTCAATGTGCACACAAATCTTTTGCAAACACAAATCTTTGCAGCAAAATTGCGTTCCTCTTCAATGTGCACGCAAATCTTCAGCGGACACAAATCTTTGCGGCAACATTGCGTTCCTCTTCAATGATCTATTGAATATGCGCGCGAATCTTCAGCGGGGACAAATCTTCGTAGCAACATTGCGTTCCTCTTCAATGATCTATTGAATGTGCACGCAAATCTTCAGCAAATACAAATCTTCGCAGCAACATTGCGTTCCTCTTCAATGATCTATTAAATATGACACGCAAATCTTCTGCAAACCCAAATCGTTGCAGTAACTTTGCATATCTCTCTAATGATCTATCCACCATACAAATCTTCACAGCAACATTGCGTTCCTCTCCAATAATCTATTGAATATGACATACAAACCTTCTGTAAATACAAATCTTTACAGCAAATACTATTTTTTGTAATAACTCTGTGTTCTTCTTCAATGATCTATCAAAGATGATGCACAAACACAAATCTTTGCCAATCTTTTACACAATAAAAAACTGAATTTTTTATCGTATAAATCAAATACAATACCAATATATTCATACTCTTGATGGAACACAAAGACATCATTTATCAAACATTATCGCATTTGAAATTCAACAACATAATAACATGTTCATTAACGAATAAACTCTTTAAAGAAGTATGTGATTTACAATATGAGCGATTATTGGATGAAGATTATGGGAAAACTTTTTTGATGAAAGGATCACATAAAGAATCATATATTATGTGTCACGAGTTGACTATTTTTATACAGCAAATCGGCTTTCTGGGTAATTTGTTCAACTTATTTTCTCTCAAAAAAATAGTAAACAACCATGCGATAAAAAAAATACCAAAATCGATCTGTTATCTTACCAATTTATCATACTTAGAACTAGAAGAAGGCGAAATAGATAAATTATCAAAATCATTATGTCAGCTTACAAATTTAAAAAAATTGAGTCTAATTTTTAATAAGATTACCAAAATATCAAAATCGATATGTAAACTTACCAATTTGCACTATTTATATTTAGGTGATAATGAGATTACAAAAATACCGGAATCAATATCCCAACTCGTTAATTTGCGGAAATTATGCTTGAACGATAACAAAATACCAAAAATACCAAAATCAATTTCGTATCTCACTAATTTGAAATATCTTGGATTGGTTTCTAACAAAATATCAAAGATACCCACATCGTTATTTTATCTTACCAATTTGCGAACGTTACGATTGGACAAGAATCAAATTTCAGAAATACCGGAATCGATTAGCCAGTTAGTTAATCTACAAGAACTGGCTTTGTTGGATAATCCGAACATAAAAATACCAGAATCATCAATCGAATCGTTACCTAAATTACGATTTTTTTTTTAGTATCACTCACAAGATAAACTGATGCAGTTGTAAAAAAGTTATAAAATCATTATGATAATTTTATAGCTTACATTAAATTCAAATTGATAAATTCAAGACATGAGTAGTTTCCTCCAGCCTCACATGGTTTAGCATAAATGTAGATGGTTCCTCTTGTTGCTGCAATGGTATCGAATGATTCATCTTCGTTTCCACTGAGACTTGGACCAGGGAAGGTTGCGTCTATCAAGGTCATTGGTGGATTTTGAACATATTGAGCTGGACCATCCGCGGTAGTTCTGTATTCAATTGGAATTGACGCACCAAATGGATCGTATCTGATAGCTGGCTTGTTGTATGCACCGTTTGATGGCAAGACTTTGACCAAACCAATTGATCCAATAATTATTGGTGAACTGTCTAAAGTTGGTTTTGGACATGGGTTGATACTGGTTTGTTGAACTGCGACAACAGATCTCAATTCATAAACGTCTGCTTCAGTGCTGATTTTGATTGTTGGCTGAACAGTAACTGGATAATCGTTGAGTTTTTCCAAGTTTGACATAGTTAATGGCAAATGAGAGAATGCGATTGGGTTAGTGTATGATCGCATTGTAACTCGTTGGATTCTACGGTTGACATAGAATATCAAAACTTCTCTACTGTGAATAATAGATTGTTCTTTTGGAACAATTGTTTTGTTTTCGTTTAACCATACATGTTGGTTGATTGCTGCGTTAATGTTTACAGGTTCGGCGGTAACAGATGCATCAGGTGCTCTATATGGTAATTGTAAAGTGATCATTGGAATTTTAGTAACAGTGATAACTGGTTGGTTAACAAATGGTAAACTTCCCATTGGTGATCCTGCTACTCCAAATCCAGCACCAACACCAAATCCTGAAGCACCCATACCCAAATTCATGCCAGATCCCCATGGAGTTCCTAAAAATGCTTCAACTGCGAGAATTGGACGTGTACTAATCAATGTAGGTCTCAATGAAAAGACAGACATCAATCTTCGTAAAATAGCACCTTCATCTTGACTATAAATCAAATCAGCATTATCGTACAAATTGTTTCGGCATTGGTGTAAATCGGTTAAAAAACGTTGATTAGAGTCACCGTGATAATACAATCCATTTCTAAGATTTGTAACAATGTCCCAAATATCGATTTGTACTTGGTATCGTTTTTTGACGTCAAGAATTGGGCTCGATTCTTCACAGACGACGTCATTTGGATCGGTAACCATATCATTGAACAACATAGCATCAGCTTCAACGAGAATTGGTTTACCTTCATATCGTGATTTAACAATACCGCCCATGTTGGAGTGTAAAATTTGACTTTCGAATAATCCAATCTTTGGTATGAACATTGCTACTAACAATGGATGAACGTGGTTGGATGCAACATTTTTAGTTCTATCAAATTTACCAGTTGTTGCTTGGAGAGCAGAGTCTTCGTATAAAATGCTGCTCATGTAATTAGAACGATAAGAAGACAATGAACGTTCATACATTGAAAGAATTTCTGCCAATGTTCCTCCTTCTGAATCTTTGATTTTTAATTGATCATCTTGGGAGATATGGTATTTATAACCCAACATTTTATTGATTCGTGATCTATTTTGAATGTTTAATTGATTGTTGTCAACTTCGTACATTCTTCGACCATCAAATCGTTTTTCTAATTCGGATCTGAAAAATTCATATTCAATGTCAGTCCATTTGTTTTCAGTTTTGTACTTTAACATTTTGTTCAAAATCTCATGTAAAGGTCTGTTACCAGATTGGTACTTTCTTGCGACTTTTTCAGCAACTTTAGCAGCAATTCGTCTAATTCGTTGAGTTCGTTTAGCATCAGCTTTCATAATTTCGTCAACAACTGCCTCTGGATATTTTTGGGCAAGTTCCATAATATGATGTCGTGACAAAGTTCGGTTGTTACGAAGTTTGTCCAATTCTCGTCGAACGATCTCTGAATTATCTGTCTTATTATCTGAATCTGGATTTACTCGTTTGCGGTCTTCTGCCATTTATAGTATAATACTTTATATACATATTTTTTTTAAAACTAAAACTATATATTTTATAGTTTTCGTCTAAATTGAGCCAGACGTTTCATCAAAATTTATATCCATTTTTTTTAATGACTATACTTTCGGTCATGAGAATTTTAAAGCACCATCAAAAAAAATGACAAACAAAATATCCAATATAACAATTGTCTCATATTAAATATTATAAATGAATACAGACTGGCTTGATAAATACCGACCTCAAAAATCATCAGATGTCCTAGGCGACAAATTTTACGCCAAACACATCAATACTTTTTTAGGCCAATTTTCCGACGCAAATCTTGCCAAACTCGCTGCAACAAAAACTGTTACTAAAGGGCCAAAAGGTAAGAAAGCTACAAAAAATGTATCTGGGTCAAAAACAGCTCCCGCTAAGAAAGCCCCTGTCACAAAAGCGAACAATAAAACCAAATCCTTACTGATGAATCCTAATCTCTTCATTATCGGCAAAAATGGAATCGGTAAGTCGTTAATCGTTGATATTCTTTTGCAAGAAAATTCGTTTGAAAAAATAACGGTCAATCTTGCCAATGTCATTCCCGCAAAAAAGACTAAAAAAACTCAAAAAAATGAACCAATCAAAACACAAAAGGCACCAACAGGATCATCTCGTAGTGTCGATGTCGTTTATGCATCCATTGCAGGTAATAGAAACGCAATGATAAAAAACGGGGAAAATACATCAATAAACTACGCTAAAAGTAAATCTGCATTGGTCTTTGATGACATCTCGACGATTTCGAATTCAAAAGAGAAGGAAGCTGTAAAAGCGCTCATCAAAATGAATAACAAACTTAGAAAGTTTCCGATAATCATTATTTCCAATACCAAACATAACAAATTGGTTAACGAAATCCATAAAATGGTTTCATACAATATTTTAAAAGAAGGAAAAATTGAAAAAACTTCAAACGAAATTAAAATGCGGCCACCAGATTATCAAGAAATCGAAAAATTTGTTAAACACATATGCAAAGAAGAGAAACTTAAATTGATTGATAACAAAGATGAGGATCAAAATATTTATGAAGAAATAATATTTAATTCCCAATTTGACATTAGAAAACTGATTTACAGTCTTGAAGAGCTAAAATTACTTTATGAAGATGATGAACCAGCCGGTATCAATCATGATAAGTTTAGAAAATATCAAGAGTCCGCGAAAATGAAGGATATTGATCCTAACATTTATGAAGCAACCGAATTATTACTCAATCAATACACCGGAATATCTGATTCTATCACGTTGTATAGCGAAGAAAGAGCAACTATCCCATTGATGATCCACGAAAATTATCCATTAAATATCAAACTCAACTATCCGATGTTATCTGCACTCAAACAAATGGAAATGATATGCGAAATTAGTAAAAACATATCTGAATCTGATAAGATCGATGGAATAATTTATTCTCACCAGTGCTGGAATCTACAATCTATCCACGGATTTTATGGATGTGTCATGCCATCGTATCACATCAACAAAACTCCTAATAAATTATCCATCAAAGAGAAAGATAGATATGTTTATGCGCAAGATTATACGAAGACATCTACCCGAAAGATCAATAACAAAGTAATCAGAAAATCTCGCGAAAACATCTTTTTGAAAAAAATGATGACAAACGATTTTTTACATATCACTAATATCCTCAAGAAGTTACTATTAAACGGTGAATATGATAAGATTATGGAGATCATTTTGGCCCACAACATTACATGCAAAGAAATGGAATCAATAATTAATATCGATAGAATAACCAAACCTAAATTTATATTAGGTACAGTTGCTCGTAATGTCATTAAGGATAAATTGAAAGATGCTATGCCAACGAAATACGTCATCAAACATGGCGACAAAATTAAGGTCGTTAAGTAATTAATCAATTATTGCATTAATAATTGATTAATCATCAGAAGAAGATAAATCCGAAAGATATTTTTTTTTGAAACATTCGTTGATCTCATCATCAGTTGATGATTCGTATGATACGTTAGTATTGATGACATTATCGGTTATGTTATCATTAATATATCGTATAGATTGCAATGTTTTCTTGGTGTTAATTTCTATTTGCTGTTTATATTTATTATATGGTACTAATCCACGACAAGTAAGATGATGACCTTCCTTACACGCGACGTATTTTGATGCATTATATGTTGCTCCTTCCAAAATTTTGTTTATTATGAATTCATTAATTGGTATCACAAACGTATCGTTATTACAAAGACCAGACATGAGATCATTCCTACATACTTTCAGTTCTGCTAAATTCGTCCCATGTTTGCAATTATATCCACCAGTGCATTTATTATCCTTACACTTCTTACACAAATAAGTAACAAACATCAATTGATTATAAATATATTCCGTTTCATACGCAATTGACGGAAATATATTCATCAAATGTTCATCTAATACTATTTTATAGAGTGATTTTCGCACGTGATCTATCATTTGCTCCTCTAACGAATGCGCATAAATACATCTCTCGTCATACAAACAATCTTCATCATTTATCATCGAAAAACAAATCAATCTTTTTTTATTCAAAGATGCCATAGAATGTTTTACGGAATACGTACCGATATGTTTATTCTCATTACTTGTATCTAATATTTCTAAGTCTACATCACTAGAAGATGATGAAGATATATTATCACGATTACTTTTCATTAATATCCGAATTATTAAATATTGGGTTTTCTGACCGAAAATATTATACGCATCGTTTAGATAGAACGAATATATAATAATATACGTAATATTATAATGGATACCGATTTTACATATATCGAAGAATGCAACAATAATACAATGTTATCATCGTCACATTTCATTGACATAATCAAAAAATTACAATCATTGCTTCCTATTCATACCTCCCCTAACAAATCCAACAAACTTTGTGATACATGTAACGATTCAGAATATTATTCGCTATCGCATATTAAATGGAATAGTAATATGATACATATGTTAACCGCTCATCATTCCTACCCATCCGAATATTTTGTCAAAGTGATGTCAAATATTTGTATCATCAACGACAGAATCGTTAATCCACCATTGGAAATACCGGAAGACATGATATATGATCTAAATTATGTCACACTGCATCATAATCAGTTACTCATCATCGATGCGTTGTTGCATAATGGAGGACAGAGAATCTATGAATATGATGATAAAAATATTTACTCTGAACATTCTGGAATTATTACTATTAAAAATAATGTAGTCGAATCAATAATTGTCTCTACAAAGACGGACCGAGTAGATGTTAATGATACTAGCATATTTCTGCCACATAATGAAAAAACTTGTTATGAGTATGAATATATGTTTCATACTCATCCCAATACAAATGTAGATGGCGAAAGAAGAAAGACAGGAATTTTGTATGAGTTCCCAAGTAGTAATGATATATTTTATTTTGTTCAATGTCATAATGACGGGAAATCGCAAGGTTCAATTATAGTCACCCCAGAAGGCACATATGTCATTCGGCCCGTTAAATACGCTGATAAAATAACTCTAAATGGAGTCACTTCCGCAGAATTGAATTCATTCATAATCCAACTAGAGAAGGAAGCTTTCGCAAAAAATAAAAATATCATACAGAAACTGAAGAACGAAGATCAGTTTCATAAATATGTTAGTTATAACTTTGATTATATTGATAAATACAACAACTTTATCAATAGATACAACGTCATGATTGAATATTATCCGCGCGAAAAAAAAAATAATCATTGGTTTTTGCGACAGATCAACATTGTGCACCTGAACGAAAAAAATTGAATTTTAAATTAATAAATAAGTTTAAGGGGAATATGATACCAAAATATGCAATCGATGTACCATGATTTTTTTATTGATCCCATATTAGCTTGGAGCATTGATAATGATGCTATCTGTGATTTTGAACCTAATATGCTCGATTTTACGATTAAGAAAAATAATGTTACTGTTTTTGTCGTTTATGTTCCCGATGAATCGTCAGTATTGATGACTGATAATAGGACAAACTTGCAATTCATGGTGGATAAGATGGATAAGCAATTATCGCCACATGCGTTGTGTTTATTTTTTGGCAATAATTAATCGTTCAAAAAAATTAAAATATTACTTATAGTTATGAAAGCAAATGTTTGGAGACATGTCACAGACAGATTTACTCATAAAAGTTGCGATAATTGGTCTTTTATTCTACTACTATTTAACACATAATTACAGTATCATATATTTGATAATCATACTTTTGGTATTCGTATTCTAAAATATTATTGTATTAAATATAATAATATTTTTTTTGTAATTTAAATATATACCAAATGGAACATACACACCCGATTATGAATAAAATTCAAAATATTAGTGTAGAATACATAAAACCATTAGTAATACCTGATGCGAATGCGATTAAGATCGAACATGATGAAGAAGAAGAATTTATCGATGATAAAACGGTCTTTAAAAAAGTAATTGATACGTTTGTGATTGAACATATGTTAGGTAGACCAGAATCCAAAATGAAATTCCTTGATCTGATAGCTTGCGGATATAACAACGTGTTCGAACGATACAAAGCGAGACATAACTTGAACGACCAACAATTGATATTTATTTACAAAGGAGGTAACATCTTGCGCATTCATAAAAAAAGAGCGGTTGAATATTTACCTGCTAAGATTCAAATGATGATCAATGAGAAATATGATCCCGATTTCCAAAAGTCAGATGACGATTTTACCATTTATATTGATCCAGCATGTCCAGATTTTGATCATATCATTGATGATGTCAAATCATTATCATTTTCAGTGCTAGAAATCATCAGGGACGAATTGGCTGCCAATAGAAAAGAGTACTTTGATTTTTATAACTATGACAATGCTAAAAAAAATGAAGTGCTGATAGAGCTTGGTGAAAAGATAGCGAATGTTTTTGATGATCTTAAAAATAATGAAGTTGATTCACAGTTCATGGGATATCACTTTATGGAATTAAAATTTGACGAACCATCATATATTCTGACAAATAAATCTAGCAAGGTTAATATCGATGGGACGTGGACACAGTTGATCGATACGAACGATTTCCGCACTAAATTGGCTATTGATAATGATACTTCTGCATTCAGACACGATTTTGGAATGAAAAAAAGTCCAGATGGTAAATATCATATGTTAACACCGTTAGATTTAGCAGGATCTAACAAGAGTCCTATTTTTTTGTCAGATAACGAAACGTTGACGTTTACAAAAGTCGGCGGGACAATAACTTCATTTATTTTACAAAGGGCTAAATTAAACGTCAAAATGTTCATCCAAAAGGATAGTCATCATAATTTTACGAACATCGCTGGGGAATTAATTGATGTTAGTATTCCTGAAAAAAATGATAATGGATTGTCTGGCTTCTACAAAAAAATAAAAGAAACAGATATCAGTCATTATGTGGAAAACTATACATTTGAGTATAATGGTAGACGATTTAATTTGAATTGTTATACTATTGACTACTTGATCGATGACTTGGGAAGAATGTTGTTTACTGATTCAGAATTGCCATGGAAAGATTCTAAATACGCAAAACGTATCCGACGATTATTTTTGCTTTATTTGATAAAATTACTTACGTCTAATCATACATTTGATGAAATTGCTGGATTTTTCTTACAAACCCATGGAATATTTGGACAAGATTCGTACGCATTTATCCAGCCATTCGTTAGTAAATTTGGTTTTATGAAACAGTTCTTTGAAAATTTCTTTGATCTAAAACAAAAAATTGATAAAATTAGTGATCCCGTTGAAAAAGCGGAACAAATGATCAAATATGAAGAATATGTAAATACTGTTACAGATAACTTTAATTTTTTACAATCAGTTTTTAAGGATCAAATCAATATATCGAGGACCAAACCACTCGAAGATTCTGTAATAGGCGCAATAGTTAATCGTTCGATTGATAATAAAATGCCGATTACGATAGAACAATTAGGAGGAAACGATTTATACTACTATAAAAAATATCTCAAATATAAAGGAAAATATTTACGCGAGATAAATAAATCATATTATTAATTAATTTCTAATCGAAGTATATAAATATGTCAGATACAAATAATAGAACATACATAATCATAGGAGTTGTTGTAGTATTTTTATTAATTTGGTTTTATTACAATCGTAAAGTAGAAAATTTTGATGGGACAAATGAATTAGATTGGTCTACGGAATTAGATAGATTTTATGACGGGGCAAGTACTCGAGGTGTTGAAGACTATTTAGTTGATAACATGGTCTGTAGCAAGAAATGTTGCGGTGATCAATGGCCAACGCCGTTCGATGGTCTAGATGCTGAGGAGATCCAACAATCAATTCTTAAGCCAGGGTTTCCAGGTCCATTTGTTAGAACAAATATGACATGTGCGAACGGTATCGATGGAGTAGGATGTCCATGTATCCCTGCAAGAGCATATGAATTCCTTGCTAATAGAGGAGATGGTGCGCATAATATTAGAGATATCGAACCCACATTATTTATCAGAAATGATGTCGGATTCGCCGCACCTAATGACGTAAACGGCCCGCTCTATTCTGGTGTCAACTGGGGCAAGTTAATGATGAAACAAACAGATAAGCAAACAGATCAGCAAGAAATGTCACCTCTTGAACAAGTGCAACAAAAATTATCGATGTTTAGTGATACAGTCAAACTAACAGATATTGATAGAACTATTCCATTAGGAAATATAAGTTCAGTAAGATCATCTGCGCCAATGAATGGATCATTTCGTTAATTGATTTATTTTCTAACAACGTTAAAAAATAAATTTAAGCTATTACTACATTGTAATTGATCATTTTTCCCATGCGTCATAAAATTGGTATCCTATCGTTTTGTCACAAGGAATTTTAAAGACAGGTTTGCGATCCTCTGAATTTGATTGTTCAAAAAAAGTCAAATTTTTAAAAATCAATTTTTTTGAGATATTTTTCATATGCAAGTTTACAGCTAATTCCAACTATTGATAGGACCATTGCATGTATCTTAAATGGTTTATTGAATTCGTAGGCAAGTCTCTAGCCAATCATAAATCGTGCCAACAACATTGTACATATTCTGCAAGTTATCTATCTTGACAATAATTGATTAATTAAATTTTAATTAATCAATACCAATTTGCTAAATTTATTTTTTGAATGCTTTCATATCTCTGCTGCATATTATTACCTCCCACTTGCTTTGGCGCCGCATTCGATAAGTCAATCTCATCATCCACAGGATACAAATAAAAATGCCAAAATGCCCAAATCAACATTGCGATTGCAAGAGGATACTTCCAATTAAATTTTTCATCCAACGTTACTTTCTTCTTTCCATCTTCCATTACGGACTCTAACTTAACCTGTTGTCCTATTCCGAACAAATAAACAATTGCGCATAGAACGATGAATGATATTACAAATATCACGTACGAATTTTTAAAAATATCAATATCCATTATTATATACTATTGCGATAAAAATTTTCGCAAAACATTATTTATCTGTATTTTCTATTCTTATTGTTTCCACTCATTTCTGATCCATATTCTTCGATATAATCCGCATTATCAGGATCAACGCGTTCAGAAAATTCTGCCGTTCTTGAATAACCAGAAGTCATCGATGTTCTTGAGATAGATGATTTATTCGGTTCGGATGGATCAAAATTGATATTAATTATTCTTTTGTCAGACTTATTTAATCCTTTGTTTTCATATGCTGTGGATTCTGATTCTACTTTCTTAATTTGCAGCTTCCCTCCTTCTTGTTTTTGAACAGACTTTTCTGGTGGGGCCAAACTTGTGATCAGTTTATCAATATTCATAATGTCTTGAATTTTTTGTTTCTCTGATTTAATGTGCTCTGATTTAATTATTTTCATCACTTCTTGTTGGATTTTAGGATCAATTTCAGACGGTGGTTTAATTGGTGCATCGATTGGGGGTATAACCGCGGGCATGTATGGTGCGGCTGGTACACCCATTAGTTCAACATTTGGAGCCTCTGCGATAATATTAATCGTGTTCGCGAGATATTCTTTAAGGATGACGGAAATCGGCAACATTTTTCGTATTGCCCGTTGGATCGCATATTGCACGTTTTGCTGGATCAAGACTTGGTTCCGTTTAATTTCAAACTGATTGACACCATGACGAAGAAATAAATATGGATTATTATGTGCATCTTTGGCACATTCGATGTAACATTTGTGAATTAATTGCGACGTTGTAATAGAATTGTAATAAGATTGGCCAATTACGTTGCTGATAGTGTTTGAATATGTTAATAAAATGATGTTTGTTTTGATAACTGCTTTTACAAGATCATCCAGATATGCGGCAGTTCCACTATCTTGTTTGATGCGATAAGCTTCTTTGTCGATTTGACCTTGGTCCCAGTGTTTAATATGCTGTAATAATTTTTGAAATATCATCAATAATTTTTCATTGGCTACCTTTCCTTCAATGGCTACATCTTCTGCTTCTCCGTACATGGAATTCAATCCTTCGCACAAAAAAGGAGCTAATGCATCGATTAAATGTTCAGTATATTCTTCTTTGATTTCTAAAAATAAAGAAACATTCATTATTGTTATATAAGTTAGCGGCGATTTGAAATTTTTGAATTAGGACGTGTTGATTTAGAATAAATATCTTGGGAGAGATTATATTAATGAACAAGGTAAATAAGCTATTAATTTTTGATTTTGATTCGACATTGTCAAAAGATAATTTATTTTTTATTTATGGTAGTGATGTTAGAAATCTTGATACTTTTTATAAAAATGATGAGAATAGACGAATATTTCAGCTGAAACATTTTAATCAGTTTGATAAGATGCGTGCTCTTTTTAGTATATTAGTTAAGAAATATAATTTTAGAATTTGTGTTGCATCATTTGGTTACAAACATATGATTGATAAATTCATTGAATTGTCATTTGGCTATGATCTGATTCGCAAGGATGATATTGTTGGAACGAACGGGATATCGGTTAATCCAAATGATAAATCAAAATCGTCTGTTGATCCTCGATATGCAGTATCTTTTCCATTTTGTCATAATGAGAGTGGTATTTGTAAGAATCATATTATAGTTCATTTTATGAAGAAGTATGGGACAAAGGATGTGATCTTTTTTGATGATGATAGGAAGAATATTGTGCAAGCTGAATATGTTTGTGATTCGGTTTGGGTTAGTCCGCAAGGGTCGTTGAATGTTGGGAAGGTTATAGATTCGGTGAATGGGACGTTGTTGAGGCATACGGTGTAGATGGATATGGATAGTGAATTGCAACTTTAGACAATGATGCTAGTAAATTCTAATATTACGATGAAACAGTTGACTTATTTTGAAACGAACTATCATCAGACAGACATTATGTTTGCTTTGATAGTGCAACGAACTGTAAGTTGCGTAATATGCTGGGCGGTGAAGATGCGAGAATAATGGATCAAATTTGGTGTAGATGATTTAGCGAATCATGTTATGAAGATATGTTTATCATTTGGTGAGTTACTGGGAACGAACAGAGAGATTAAGATGATGCATGCAGTAGTTGGAGATCACGTGGGTTTGTTTGGAGAGGACAATTGAACACACGGGATTAGAGTGAAGTGACAATGATGTTTGTTAATCATATTTTGATTAAAATATGATTAATATTCGTGGAGTAAAAAATGAATGACGATTTTAAAATCAAACTGTCATGTATTAATTATTCAAGTTTTAATATTTCAGAATATGATAAATAGTTTGAATCGTTTGAATCTCCGCGACCCGATCGATAATTACAAAAATCATCACACCATATTACTCGCATAGAGAAATCATTTGGATTTATATCATTTTTTCGACTGGAAGGCAATATTAGATATTTAACAGTATTCGGAATACCGTCGGCAATAAAATATTTATTCATCTTGTCTGCTAAATATAAATGTGTAACGGATGAAGGGATATTACCTTTGATTTCTTGGTTAAATTTATATCCAAATGATAAGTGTTTTACAAATGGAGGTATGCTGTTATAAATAGGTTGATTAAAAACGGACGCAAAAAATAAGCGTGTTACTGATGAAGGGATCGCATTTTTTATCGGCTGATTGAAATAAGTTCCCATGGTTAAGTGTGTCACACTTGATGGTATATTATTTTTAATTGGTTTATCAAAATTGGATCCAAATGTTAAATGCGTAACAGAGTCCGGAATGCTATTTTTAATAGAACGATTAAACCAAGTGCCAAATGTAAGATGCGTCAAAGACGATGACATATTTTTTTGGATACGCATATTAAATTTATCACCGAAAACTAAATGTGTTATAGAAGGGGACAAGTCAAATATATTTTTGATCTCTTCATAAAAATCATCCTGGTCCCTTGCATTTTCGTCATCTTCTATCGTAAGATGATACACATTGTTGGGTATTTTGCAATCTTTTGGATACAGTTCTGCTCCAAAATACTCTCCTAATGTTATGTGTGTTACAGATTTTGGAATATTGCCCGTCAATGGATGATCAAATAATGATCCAAATTTTAAATGGGTAACTGATGGAGGAATACTATCTCTGATTGGTTGATCGAATCTATCTCCGAATGTTAGATATAATATAGATCCAGGAAGACTATTTTTAATCGGTTGATTAAATTTACATCCGAATTTTAAGTGTGTGATCGATGACGGGAGATTATTTTTAATCGCTTGGTTAAAATCGTATCCAAATTTAAGATAGAGAACTGAATGTGGAATAGTATCTCTGATGGGTTGATCATATTTATCTCCAAAAGTTAAATGTGTAACCGATGTCGGAATTTTATTCTTTAATGATTTATTAAATTCATCGGAAAACGACAAATGAGTTACCATACAAGGTATTGATGTGGATTTTGAATGATAATGTATATTTTTGATGTTTTTATAGTATGGTAACGTAATGAGATCATCCATTTTGATATCGTTCACGAAATATACGTCTTGAATTTTTCCGTCCATTTGCATAGGTATTTTTTGGAGATGAATTTGATCATTATATGCAAAACGTATCTTTAGAGTGTTCATTATTTGGTACGTTGATAGTAATCTGATCATATCTTTGTCTGATAAATAAATTTTGATTATCGCTAGAACATCAACTGGTAATTGTTGGATAACAATTTTTTCGGTATATGGTTCAATTACTTGTTTTGCATTTTTCAAAATATCTTCGAGTTGAATCATGTTTAATGTTGATTAATGTGTAACAATTAATTTATTATTGCCATAAAAATATCAATTTTTTAATCATTTTTATGATTAAGAACATATGATTAACATTGTGTATGTTGCCTATATGTCTGAAAAGATAAAGGATTAACTGTCTTTACTATATATCTTTTGCGTATTATGTCACCCAAAAATCTTTCTTGTCCGAACCCATATCTCGTTAACATGGTTATTGCGGAAATGTGAGAGGAGTCATTATGTTATTGCACTTAATAGAATATGGTGATTTAGCGGATAATTTTATGTCGACGTTGGCAAGTTATTTGGAAAAGATGATAAACGAGGATTGATATAAAAATGTGAATGATATGGCGTGATTATATATTTTTGTTAAAGAATATATAATCATATTTTATGGTATGCGACTGTAGATACACACACATATTGATTTTGGGATTTCTGCTTTGATCGATGCGTCAAGATTCTCATTGTAACTCAAATGTGTGACAGATAGAGGAATGCTATCTTTTAAATGTTGATTAAAATCATGACCAAATGATAGATGGGTAACAAATGGAGGAATATTATTTCGGATAGGTTTGTTAAAATCGTGACCAAATTTCAAATGAGTAACAAATCGAGGAATATTATTTTTGATAGATTTATTAAAATTATGACCAAATTTCAATCGAATAACCGACATTGGAATATTATTTTCGATTGGTTGATTAAAATCGTGACCAAACGTTAGATGAGTTACCGTTGGGGGTATCGAATTATTTATCGATTGATTAAAATCGTGACCAAACGTTAGATGAGTTACTGTTGGGGGTATTGAATTATTTATCGGTTGATTAAAATCGTGACCAAATGTTAAATGGGTAACAAAACGTGGAATATTATGCATTACCGAACGATTAAATTTGTAACCAAATTTTAAATGGGTAACTGAACGAGGAAGATTATTTTTAATTGATTGATTAAAATTACGACCAAATGTTAATTGTGTAACTGATGATGGAACACCATAATCTATTATTTGGTTAAAATTGCGTCCGAATGTCAATTGCAATACAGAATCGGGGATTTTGCGATTTATAGGTAAATTAAAATCGTCACCAAAAGTTAAATGAGTGACAGAATTTGGTATGTTATTGTTGATAGATTGATTAAAATCGTAACCGAAAGTTAAATGAGTAACATATTTTGGCAAATCATTATCTATAGGTTGATTAAAATGAAATCCAAACGTTAAATGCGTGACAGACTGCGGAATACTATCTTTTATTGTTTGATTAAAACGATCACCAAAAGTTAAGTACGTAACGGAATGCGGTATATTTCCTTTTATCGTTTTATCAAACGCACCGCCCAAAATTAGATGAGTAACTGATGGTGGAATATTATTTTTGACAGATCTGTTGAATTGACCATCAAAAATCAGATGAGTAACTGATGATGGAATATTATTTTTGATAGATCGATTGAATTGGCCACGAAATGCTAAATACGTCACTGATAATGGAATTGCATTTTTAATAGATTGCTTAAAGCAATAACTAAAAGATAAATGTGTAACTGATGATGGAATATTGTTTTTAATTGATCGATTAAAACATGTGCCAAATTTTAAATATGTGACTGATGACGGGATATTATTTTTGATTGACCTATTAAAACATTCACTCAACGTTAAATGAGTAACTGTTGGTGGAATAAAATTTTTTATTGACCCATTAAATAGCCAATCAAAATCTAAATGAGTCACGAATGGCGGGGGTTTATTTTTGATAGATTCTGCGGTAAAATGGATATATTTTGCATTTTTTGGGCAATGATCATTTGATTTCGAAATCCGAACAGATTCAAAATTATTAAAATATGGTAATTGAAATATTTTTTTGATATGTATTTCTTTGCAATATTTAAATTTACATTTTAATATATCCATAGTCGCTGATGTCATTGTTAGATATATTTTTTCTTTGTCGTTCAAAAATTTGCTAATCTCCAGCCATGCATGTTCGTTGGCTATCATTTTAAACATGTTGACTGATATACTATTAATTTAAGTGTTTATTGTATCAATTTTTTTTATAACTATTTTACTATTGTTATGGGTTAGATATTATGTATACAAGAATTTTTGTGTAAGTATACAGTACTGGCGATCATATATTTTTAACAATTAAAGTCAGTTTTTTCTGTCCAATTGAACAAGAGGATTTTTTAGTAACTAGTAATGAATATTTAAGATGATATATGTGGTTACAGCGATGAGTGGAAGAATATTGAAATTGACGTAAAGTGTATGTTAATCATATTTTGATTAAGATATGATTAATATTTTGATTTTTTGACTGTTAAGTTTACCCATTTTGGAAATTTATAATCTTTTTTTTGTTTACTTTGAGGAATAGTTACTTCTAAATCTTCGACAGTATGAGGAATTTCATTTAACATCCATTGGTGGGGTTTTGTCAGCCTTAAATCGACAACTGTGGCTGGTATGTTTTTGAGTGATTTGTCAAAAGGAGGGATAGAATATATGTATAAACTTGTTAATTTGAGTGTACGCATACTATCTATTGATCGGTTGAAGGAACCGCACAAAGTTATATGTTCTAATGTTGCTGGCAAATCTGAGAACGGTTTGTTAAAATCGTGGCAAATGTCCAAAACCTCGACACTGGCAGGTATGCAATTTTTTATTTCTTGATTAAATTCTTTTCCAAATTCCAAATATTTTACGGTCAACGGAATATTATTTTTTATAGGATGATTAAATTTACTTCCAAAAGTTAAACTCTTTACTCCATATGGTATACAATTATCTATCGGTTGATCAAAACCGCCATCAAAATATAATCGTTTTACGCTCGACGGTATGTTACCCTCAATTGATTGATTAAATTTGTACCCAAAATGTAACCCCGTTACCCCAAATGGAATACTCGTTTTAATTGTTTGATTAAATTCGCATCCAAAAAAAATCGTTAACATGCTTGGCGGAATATTTCCCTTGATTATTCTATTAAAATCATCTCCAAATTTCAAATGTTTAACTCCATGTGGAATATTGTTTTTGATTGATCTGTTAAAATTATCACCAAAAGTTAAATTTGTCACGGATGACGGTATTTTATTTTTGATAGATTTATTAAAACGTTTTCCAAATGTCAAATGGGTAATATTTTTTGGTAACTTATCCAAATTTTCGTTAAAAGTTTTAGAAAATTCTAAATGGGTAACTATTTCTGGTATCCTGTTCGAGTTTGAAAAATATTTTATGCATTTTAAATTTTTGATATATGGCAAATTAAATATTTTGTCGATAGATTTACCATTACGTAGTCGATAGTTCATACCGTATTTTGCAGGAGGTAAGATATGGATAGGATCATTAAAAATAAATACAAATTTTAGTTGATTCATCTTTGTAGAAATCGACGCAAACATGGTTTTTTCTTTGTCAGACAAAAATTCTCCAATTTTTAAAACGATATCTTGGGGTAAATTTTGTACCGTATTCATCATTTGATTTCTCTATTGTATTTTTGTTTTATATCGATTATTCGCAAATGCAATTAATATATCAATTTTTTTATCATATATTTTTAACAATTAAAGACGGGCTTTTCACTGAACGAAAATACCGTCTTTAATTCGATAGTTTTGGTAGATCTAGAAAACGAACCTTCGTTTAGGCAGACTTTAAAGAAGAATGCGATATATATTAATTTTTGTTGTTATGTTCGACGGAATATTCTTGATAAAATTATCAAAATTTGTTCCAAAATGTAATTCTTTCAATTTTAATGGGATGTTCTCTCGAACAGGCTAATTAAAACGAGCTCCGAAATCTAAACATATCATAGTAGATGGAATACTTTTGTGAATCGATTGGTTAAAATTTGCGCCAAAATATAAATGTATTGTCTTTGTCTAAAAACGATCTATCGCAGTTTGATACACCAATATGTTAGATTCGAATTCGAACTCACATAATCGTACAGTTGTGTTAGTTAACGCAGTGTCAAACATTCAAAAAAAATGACACAAAAAAAAGAACAGAACGATATTGTTATCAATTATATTTTGTCGATAAACATTCGTTTGGGTATAAATGTTTGATAATAAAATTAGTAAATCAATATCATTAAAGTTTCATATTTGTATCGTTAACTGATATACAAATATTTAATGGTCATATATTTTTAATAATTAAGAATATATGATTGATATTATTCATCAGTATCCCATCCATGCGCAAGAAAAGATAGATAATTAAAACTATCTCCTCCATCTCTCTTTCTACGTGTTATATTCGCTGAAAAATCTTTTTGTCTGATACCATCATCTTCTTCGATATATTCATCGTTGCTAACAAGATCAGGTTCATTAAAATCGAGTTTGCAAAACGTGTAGAGAGTTATATCAGTGACGTTTTTGGGAACATTATTTTTCAGTAAAGATCGATCAAAATGACACCCTAATGTTAAATGTGTAACAGATCTAGGAATACAATATTTGATCGAATTGGAGAATCTGTCACCAAAAGTTAGATGCGTTATCGAATTCGGAAGAGAATTTTTAGTAAGGTATGTCAACTTTCCATCGATAGTCAAATGTGTAACGCTATTAGGGATGTTATCTTTGAGAGGTTGATCAAAGTGATAACCGAATTCCAAATGAGTTACAGAACAGGGAATTGCATTATGGATAGGTTGGTTAAAATATACGCCAAATGTGAGATGTGTAACAGATTGGGGAATCCTATTTTGAATTTTTCGGTCAAATCCTCTATCAAATGTTAAATGTGTGACCGTCGAGGGAATCGAATTATATACCAAACGGTTAAAATTACATCCTAGAGTAAGATGAGTGAGTGTTTGTGGAAAATACCCTTTGATTGGTTTATTAAATGAATCGTTAAATACAATTGATTCTACATGTGGAGGTATGGCATTTTTGATAGGATGATTAAATTCCTCACCAAATCTAATGTGCTTTAACGATTGCGGAAGATGACCTTTGATAGGATGATTAAATTCCTCACCAAATATAACGTGTTTTAATGATTGCGGAAGATGACCTTTAATTGGTTGATCAAAAGAGTCACCAAAAGAAACATATTCTACATGCGACGGTAAAACGTTTTTGATTGAACGATTAAAGCTGTTTCCTAATACGAGATGTTTGATCGATTGTGGTAGAATATCCGTGATTGGTTGATTAAACGAGTATCCAAATGATAAATGTTCTACTCTATTAAAAATTTTATTATCGATTAGTTGGTTAAAGCCTTCTCCAAAAGTAATATGGGTTACATGATTTGGAATCATCTTTGTAATTGTTTCGTCAAAATAATTGTCAAATATGATACGAGTTACACCATTAGGAATTTTATTCAAATCGCTTTCGATTTCGACTTCATAATTAACATATGCAAATTTTGTGCGATACGTTAAGCGTTTGAATCGAGATATATCATTTTTCTTGATTGTTATAGGTTCGCTAAATGTAAATTGATTGTTCAGTGCAATAAATTTCTTGCATGTTTGCGCAAAAGAAGTTTTGTCTTCGTCTGTTAAAAAGTTACTTATTGCAATTAAGGCGTCTGAGTGTAAGATAGAGATTTTGCAGGCCATTACGTGTATGAATATATGTGAATTATTTATCTTTATATAATTTTTGAGAGGAATGGGTGGTTTGACAATAGCCAAATAATTCGGCCGATGATCATCATTATCTGTTGCAACATTATCGTCTATGATTAAGTCTCGACAGCATTTTATTATTCCCAATGTTTCGCTATTTTAACAGTTAGGTTTACCCATTTTGGAAATTTATGGTCTTTCTTTTTTTTGTTCCAAGGAATAATAACATATAAATATTTAATAGTAAACGGAATCTTGTTTAACATCTATTATTTAACGTCCTCTCCCAACATTAAATAAATAACAATTGGTGGTATATTTTTGAGGTACTGATCGAATTATCGTGCGTAACTAAAATCTTAATGTATAATGTTCAATGCGCACATATTATCGATCGATTAAAAATCCAAAGGTTTTTATACGTTTAAGAGTTTTTGATATGTCCGCAAACGATTAATTAAATCTTTTTTGAACCGAAATAGCCGTCACTGAATCAAGTACACATTTTTCGACATTTTGATCGAAATTTTCTCAAAAATTCATTTTAGTTGCACCTGATGGAATCTTATTTTGAATCTGTTTATTAAATTGATTTCCAAAAATGCAAATGCTTAAATACGACCTGATTGACTCTATTTTTGTTTAAAAACTAATAACGAATATGCCGTGTTTGTTGTGCGATAAGCATTTAACATACGGCACATGTTTTATTTTTAGCGCAGAAAAAACAAAATCCGCATCATTTTGGATACCTTTGCAATTATTTGGTATTATACTTGATTATTTTATTTACCGTATGGTAGATGACAAATATCGTCGATGATCAGCGTCCTAAACCACCCATTCATAGAAAAAATTGATTTAAAAACATCTTACTTTATGTGGAATATAGAATAATTACAAAATGAGTTCCAATCAAAAGATTTGTGAATGTGGAAATAAATTTTCTGCTAGTAGGCGGAATGCAAAATGTGAAAGTTGTCGCGAATATACCAAATGTTCGATGTGTGAACGTGATATTCCAAAAAATCAAAATAGAAAAACATGTGTTAAGTGTTCCACCAACAAAAAAAAGGGTGATCTACCGATTCAAAAAACTTGCCCAGCAATCATAGGAGGCAAGGTTGATGGCAAAATTTGTGGAAAAAAAGGTAACAAAAAATATGGTAATGAATACTGTGGGAAACACAAACAAGATTATCGTCAGAGTCAAGACATTAAAGCCGGAAGAATAGGTAAATATTGTAAATCTCGTACTAGTTGTCCAGGAGAGGATGGATACAAAGCGTATTTGGAGTTGAGCGACAAATACGAACATTGTGAAGGATGCAGAAAATTACGTCAAGATTACGAAAATGGCACGACTACAGAATGTATCAAATATAATGCTAATACTAAAAATGATGATCGAAAATGTTATGAATGTCCAAAAGGAACGATTCATTGCGTTAGCGGAATGGGTGTAGATGTTCACGGAAATGTTTCAAATTTGTGCAAACGTCATTTTGAACAGAGGCAGAATTTTGAAAAAGACAGGGAAAGAGATTTATCGAAAAGACACGATCAACAACAAGAATACGAGAAGAGACCTGAGGTTATAGAGCGAAGAGGACAGTATCGAATCGATAATCCAGAAAAAGCGGCAATTGGTAGTATAAAACATCGATCTAAAAAATACATCGAAGACTATGAAGGACAAAAAGCTAAAAATACAGCCACGCATACAGCGTGGGTTGATAAAAATAGAGATAAAGTGTACGAATATCAACTTCAACGACGACGTACAGTCGAAGGATCCTATGAAATGTACGTTGAACGAGCGTCAAGGTCGGGGTATGATTTTGATGTTGATGAAATATCATTTGAAAAAATTGTGCGACAACCTTGCCATTATTGTGGCTGCCTAGAAGAAAATAGATTGTCTGGTATTGACCGAATCAATAATAGCATTGGGTATGTTAAAAAAAATATTGTTCCTTGTTGTACTATGTGTAACATGATGAAAAACACATTAAACAAGGAAACATTTATATTATTGTGCACACGTATATCGTCCTGCAACAATAATGAAAGTACAAAGTTGTATACTGATATATTGATCGATTCCAAAAATATTACTTATCTTGGATATATATCATCCGCAGAAAGGAGAAAAAAAATTTTTGAGTTGTCTGTACACCAATTTGTTTATTTTATATCAAGAAAGTGCTATATGTGTGGTAGAAAATCAAACGAAAACCATTGTAACGGTATCGATCGAATAAATAATGATATTGGATACGAGTTTGATAATTGCGAAACATGTTGCGCTATATGTAATTTTATCAAAGGAGCGTTTAATATCAATGATGTAGTTGAAAAATGTAACATAATTGCGACACGATTTAGCGCACACTTGGATGAATTGTACAATAATTGGACCCCAAGTAAACATCATGAAAAGAACTTAAATAAAATTAAATTAACTGCTGTTGATAAACAAGAGCGAGAAAAAGCCATAAAACAAAAAATATATGAAAAAACAATGGCCACAAAAGATCCTGAATCTGTCGCAAAGAGAATTGCGGAATTAAATAAACGAGCTCTAGAGAAAAAGAACGATCGAATAAGAGAGACCACAAAGAAAAATAATAAATCAACCGATCCTGAAAGCGAGGAATCTAACGTCGATAATAAAATAAGTGAAAACGAGAGTGAAGAATCTAACGTCGACGATGAAATGAATGAAAACGAGAGCGTCGAAGAATCCGTCGACGAAGATGATTATGAGTACGAAAACGATGAAACAGACGATTAGATCATATTATGACTTTTATTGATTAATAAAAGTCATAATTGTACATAATGATATGATTTTACCATCATGAAATCATATTATTATATATAATTCACTGGATAAAAAATTTAACATCAGTGTCATTAAATTACTAACAAAATATCAACATGTGCGAGGTTGCAATCTATTCTGCACAAAATCCTAATTTCTTAAAGACTCATTTATGGTTCACGAAAAAACTCCGATTTTTCAATGAAACCCATCCTAGTTCGGTGTTTTTGCATAAAAAAATAATAGTTCAGTGAGTTCTCTAAAACTCCAATAGCTTTTAGTGAAAAATCAAAGTTTCCTTGGAACATCGGAGTTTTAATTTCGTTAAACTGAAAAAACGCCTTTGATAGAACAACGAGAATTCAATAAAGGGATACAATTATCAATAAACATAAAATTAGAACTAAGTTCAATAAATTTTTGTTTATATTCTAAACTGACAACTTCGGTTTCATGATTCATATTAACGATAATTCAGAAAATTTGTTGAAAAATAATAAATTTTTAAAATTGTTCCCTATCTATTTTGGTTACCTTCGTTCATAATTTTTATTAATAAATTAAAATTATGATGAATATCATAATATTCCACCCATTCCTGACTCAATTTGAGTATGCTAACCCACCCATTCCTGACATTATGCGTAATACATTGTAATTAACCGCAAAGATCAAAACCTTGTTATCACTATCCAAAAACACATCCGCATATTTATTGTTTCCAAATTCAAAGAACCACAAGTTCAAAAGCGCAGTGTCAATTCTTGAAAAATTACAAGTTCCAGATGGTTGATGCTCTTCTGGATTCAATGCAAATGAAAAGACATTGATTCCATCTTTTGGTGTATCAGTGTGGTACAAGTATGGTTCTACAGTGTCATACCAGAATCCAGATCTCTTTGATTGACGATCTTGTCCATTCAATTGCAATTGAACTTCTGTTACTGGATTGATACTTCCATCAATCAATAAACCGTAGTTATCATGTAACCAAACAATAACATCAAAGCATCTAATGTATGCACTTCGGTTATCGAAGTCAAATTTATCCATTGGAATTGACAAATCAGTAATAGTCAAGTCGTTTCTGGTAATGCTTTCAACTTCTGGATAAGTCAAGTTATCACTGTCAAAATCTGTAAAGATTCTGATGACTCCTTCAACTTTATCTCTTAGATCAACATCTCTGACTCTCTTAAGAAGTGGAACAATTGGTGCTAATCGACCAATCAAGTTATGTCCGCTTGCAAATTCAGCTGCAGTGGCTGAATCGTTGAATGTGTACAATGGTTCTTCACATGGAGCAGCTGGGTTAATTCCGATGTATTCGATTCCGTTGTTTCCATTGTATGCTAAGTCGTTACAATCGACTGCGACGGTATTGAAGTAACCGAATTCATCCAAATCATATTGCGCGAGTAACAACAATTTAGCTGCTTTTTCACGTGCGCATTCCCAATCATATGGATCATAGATCATGAATCGTCCACCTTGGTAGTTACCCAATTTGGTGACCCAGATCAATTCTTTACATGGATGATTGAAGTTTAATTTGTATTTTGCTGAGTTACTGTTGTTGATTGATTCTTCTCCAGTGAATTGAAGTTGTTCAATCAAATATTCGTGGGAAACTTGCGCAAATCGTCTACGTTCTTCAGTATCAAGAAAGACGTAGTTGACATATAATGAAGCATCATCTAATTCGAATGTTTCAGCTCCAGCTCGGAAAGCTTCACTTGCAATGTAGCATTGGTCAGCTGGTCTGAATCGAACGTAGATTTTAACTTGATGGTATTGGAGAGCAATCAATGGAAGAGCCAATCCATTGTTTCTACAGAAGTAGAATTGAAGTGGAACGTACATTGTGTAGTTAGGTTTGAGTAAAGTGTTGTCTGGAATATCCCAACTGAGGGTGCTGATTTCAGTTAATTCTGGAACATCACCGATCATTTTAGCATATCCGTATTCTTGTCCAACTGGATGAGATAATTCATACCAGATGTTCAACCATTCACCATATTGTTTATCGATTTGAGCACCACCAATTTCGAGTTCAGTTTCATCGATAATGGCGTGTCCTAATCGTCTGACCCAAGCAAATTCAACATGGCCGAATCGACAGAAGTCACCAGTAAATCTAACTTCAGGAAGAATAACTTTCAAAAATGTTTGAGTAATCAAATCTCCATTTCTGGAAATCTCACATGTGCTTTTTCGTGAAAAGTTTGTAGCTCCGTTAAAGAATTGTTCGATCGATTCTACAGCGAAATTAGTATGACGTCTGTATACAATCTTGAAGAAAGTGATTTGAGGATTACCGGTCAAATAAACATCTTGAGCACCGTATGCAACTAATTGGAGAAGTGCGCCTGGCATTTTGATTTATAATACTTATTAGTGAGAAAAAAAATTATAATTTTATTGCAGTTCGAAAAAACTATATTATATTCAATTAACTTGTCGATTATGTTCAAACAAAAAAATTGACATATTGCACTATTAGATAGATTAATTCTAATACAATTATTAGCAAATGACAGAACCATCCTATAAAACCCTCGATGAATTACTTGGAATTTTAAACAGACTTCAAGCAAAAGAACACTTCGACATACCCCAAAACGTCATCGATACAATTCGATTCGAAATTGACAAGCAACAGCTCGATCCAACAGCACACAACGTGAGGAAGATTTTGCGTGATCAAAATCTACGTAAGCACTACGAACACATACCATACATATTGGGACCTATTCTTAATTTTTCTCAGTTTGGTGGATACAATTATGAGGATTCCCTTCTTACAAATAAAGATGCAATCGATAAAGGATTGTTTCGAGCGGAGAGTTTGCGCAAGTTCAATACCAAGGAGAATTCTCATTCGTGATCAAATATCGCAAATCATCTAAATATAATCAATATAAAGTTGGTCTACTATGTATTTATTATAGAACGTATAAATAATGGTAAAAAACAAAACTACAAAAGCCGCGCCTCCTAACAAGAAAAGGACGCTTGATCAAATGCATACGGAACATATTACTAAATTCGCCCAAACGCAAAATCTTCTACCCACCAAAAAAGCTAAATTAGCTAAATTAAAAAGCGAATTAAGAACGTTATCGCAAACGGATCCAGAAAAGTGTGACAGTAATTGTATGCGCAGAAAATCACAACTGATTGATATGATCGCTAATCTTAATTCTGAAATTTCATCGATTGAATCATGCTCGGATACTTTAAAATACATTGTAAATACATTGCCAATATTGGTAGATTACTATGATAACGAAAATTTGGTAGAAGATGACATGGAAGAATTTGTTGATGTTTTTAATGAATCTAATCAAAAAAATATATTGAATTATTTTATGAAAGAAACCAAAAAAACGCCTGTTATAGATTCGCCCAAAACAATCACCTCAATAAGTAAAGCGCAATTATACAACGAATATCTCAATGTAACAGACAAATCACACAAAAGAAGACAGAAAAAAAATTCTAACGTGTGTTCTGAATGCGGCGGCAATATATTAATTAGCGATGGAAATTTAGTATGCGAAAAATGTGGAATGTATGAACCTTACTACACACAACATAGCAAACCTAATTACAAAGAGCCTTTGCAAGATACCAATACTTACGCTTATAAACGCATCAACCATCTGACTGAAATTTTAAGTCAACTACAAGCAAAGGAATCAACAGATATCCCCCCACGAGTGTTCGAATGTATGTACGGCGAAATCAAAAAAAGAAAGATCGACAAAAATGATTTGGATATTTTCAAGCTGAGACGGATCCTTAAGAACTTAAATCTTCGAAAGTACTATGAGCATGTGCCACATATTCTTCAAATCATTAATGGTCAAGAACCTCCTAATTTTAGCCGTGTAGACGAAGCTAAAATCAAAAAAATGTTCAAAGATATCCAAAAACCATTCGCACTTTTTTGTCCCACAAACAGAACAAACTTTCTAAACTACTCATACATTCTACATAAATTTTGCGAATTACTTGACTTGGATGAATATATCAGTTATTTCCCTCTTTTAAAAAATAATACCAAACTCCGGCAACATGACAAGATATGGAAGAACATATGCGAACACATGCGTTGGAAATTTTATAGATCATTGTAAAAAATCGGTAGATAAATTTATAAATTTATCTACCAATTACTGTTAACGCGAATATTGTAACGGCTGTTGTTGATAACCGTATTGTTGCTGATAAGGATTTTGATATGGATTTGAATATGGATTCATTTGATACGGATTTTGTTGATAAGGATTTACTTGTTGATAGCCGTATTGTTGCTGATATGGATTTGAATATGGATTCATTTGCTGCGGATTTTGTTGATAAGGATTTACTTGTTGCGTAGGCGAAGTTAACGATTGGCCACAAGATGTTCCAACAAATTCATAGTTCAATCCAGATTCAATGAGTTGATTGATATAATTATCATATTGCGTTTTATTGATAGAATCTGTACAGATCGCATATATGGTCTTGCCTTCAAATTGGGCGGATGCAAAAATCTTCCAAAAAGCAGTTTTTCCAAGAGTCGTCCAAGCATTCACCAAAACATTTTTTATTACATCTTCTTCAGGAGTTGCCAATTTAAATTTTTTGTTATGATCTATTTCTGGAACCTTAATCATATTATTCCAAGCATTTGCGTCTATTCCAACGCTAGATGCCCGTTCGTGTCCCCCAGAATCCTCTGGATTTATTTTTTTAGCAGCCGTATTTGCATTATCGTTTTTATCAATTTTGTTGTCATCATTAACAGATACATCGCGGACCATAAACCGAGCAACATTCATAAATTTATCCTTGTTATACACTATAATATAATTTATTGGATCGAATTCTGTATTTTTGAGAGTAATACCAATGACCTGGCCGATGATAGAATCAGATGGTCCTCGTTTTGCTACATATAACGTGTGATTATCGATAACGTTATTGTTCTTATCGTACAAATTACCTTTTCGTGTCACAAAATTACTATCTTGATGACCAACATTCAAAAAGTTATAAACTGATACGATTTCAATTGCACCAATTACTTGAATCAATTCCATATTTGCGCTTGTCACTAAATAATCAATTATGTTAGTAAATCCGATCCATGGATCAATGCCCCTATCTGAGTATTTTTCCTTGAAATAACTTGATTTAGAATATTTGTAGTTTCTAAACAAATCGAGAATCTTTTGTAGTCCGATATACAACATGAATTTTTTACCATCTTTATTTAACGCTAATTGCCCTCTATCACCACTACTGATCACACCAACAAATGCAGATAATCTCTGTGCCGAAAGATCTCTCTGTGTTTGTTGTGTCCATTCTGTATCTGGTTGTTCATCTATTTTTTTATTATTAATTTCATTCCAAATTGTTCCGCTTGTTGAATAAGCGGCATCATAGTTCACAACTTTTCTACAAAGATCTTGATATTTCGAAGTCATAAAATGATGATCTACAACGTGCGTCACTTTTTTATCGTTGATAGTTAGGATATCATTATTACATGACTTATTTGGAATTTGATCTGGATCTGGCAATGATAAATCAAAGAGACCTATTCGATGATCTTCCTCATTACCAATCTTGTTTATCTTTTTGACGATATTCAGTCCCGGCGCAATAAAAGAAAATTTTTTCACATCAGGTACACAATTTTTACGCAATAGATAAGCAGTGAATAAACCATCTAAACAATCTCCATGTATAAAAATATTTGTCAATTTATTGATTTGTCTACAAACTTCTCTGCAATCTCCGCCAACTTGTTTGATTTTTGCGAATAAATATTTGCTCTTATATTTAATATATTTTTCCTTATAGTTTTCCATTGTAATATTATAAATCAAGATTTTATTATCAATCACAAACATAATAATATATTTGTGATTTTTAGAATTAAAAAGCAATGACGCTTCTGGCGAGTGGAACTCCTGCGGCTCCAACACCGAACAAACTCTGACCAATACCAAAACCTGCACCAAATCGAGCACCCAAAGAAATAGTTGGCGAAAATGTGTCCAAAATAGCAAAGACAAATGCTGCAGTGATACCAAGCATTAAAATCTCCTTGAAATCCAACTTGCCACGTGTAAATGCATATGCGACAAACGCAACAGTAACTCCTTCGATCAAATATTTAACTCCCCGTTTCATGATATCTTTCCAATCAAAATCAAATGGGTTGGAATCGTACAAAAATTGTTGGATATCTCCCATTGGTTGTTGCATCATTGGCTGTTGCATCATTGGTTGTTGCATCATTTGCTGTTGCATCATTGATTGTGGCATAACTTGTTGGTCGTTCGCGGTGAACATATTATCTCGACGTTCTGATCCTAACGCTTTAGATGGAGCGTAATCACTGGTATTAGCATAATAATCTGTCATGATATTTATATATATTGAAAAGAAAAAAATCGGTAATTAAATTATATCTGAACTGATTGTTCGTTCGGCTAAAAGAATTAACTTATTATTTTTAATTTGTAATTGTTTTATCTGTGTTTCATATTGTTTCTCGTTGCTTTCACAAGTATTGTTCAGTTCTACTAATTTATCTAACTTGTTTTTCAATATTGTCATTACCTTTTTTATCGACATATTACTCTCCGACGAAAATGTTTAAATTTGCTTTTCTAACCACATCCAGTTTCTTTTGATAATTAGTATTATATCTTTTTTTGTCAGTGTCGTCCATTATAATATCAATTGATATTAAAACTATTTGCGCGTTATTATAGCGATTTAAAAAATGAATACGACTTATATACAAAGGATGACGGATACTAAAAAGTTTACGATTTTGAATAAGATAGAAAATGATGCACCATTTGGCAATATTAATTTTTGTACCATCAGTTTTTTGACAGCAAACAAGGTTGAAAAAACGAAACATTTAGATATATTTGGTTTCAAAGTGCACGATGGTTACAATACGTATGAATTATGTGATCAAGATGCGGTTAAGATTAAAAATAAGAACAAAAACCACGACGTATATTTGGCCGAAATGGGTAAGATTTATGCATGGGATGATGCGACAAAATCTGATTCGTTGCAATATGGAGATCCTAAACTTAATAATTTAGAGAAAACAAGACGTGAGAATGTCGATAAGATTAAGATGATGGCAGAACAGAATAGAAATAATTATACGCCTGCTCCAACTAAGGCTAAAAACAGACAAGAAGCTACGTTACAGAGATTACAAAAACAGTTATACAGTAAAGGAAAAATCACGACGTATGAATGGGAAGCTGTTAATCAACGTAACAAACCTGTCAATCAAATTAAGGCAGAAGCTGCTGCGAGAGAGATTATGGAGAAAGAAATGGTTAAAGTAAATGAAGTTGATTATCTTGATGAAAATGAACCTACCGGTCTAAAATATGGTTGTGTGACCGTTTATTCGCCTGAAAAAATAAAGGGCCTGAGCGAAATGTGCATTAAGATAAGAGGTCTGTTTCAAACAATTGATGAAGCTCGAAAGAGGGCTATGAAGTTAGGGAAATTGTACAAAGAAGATCAAATTCATCTATTTGAAGTCGGAAAATGGTGTGCATTTGCGTTACAATCAGATATTGATGCGAATGTTCAGTTGTCGAGATTGAATTATGCTATGAAATGTTACCTGGATAATTTGTCAATCGAAGCTGAAGAATTCGAGAAACGAAAGGAAGCGCTAATTACTAAAAATGAGAAAGAGACCGCAGCTAATCAAGCTAAAACTATGGACGAAAAGAAAAAGAAGGTACCGGACGTTCGACCAGCAGAAAAAAAATTCACTTCTACCGGAAACGCAGAAGACGATGCAAATATTCAATCACTTATGGATTATTTAGACGATCCCGAACTCGACGAGATCATGACAACCAAACAAACACCGAAAAATACAAACGATCGTGTTGAAATAAACATTTAATTATGAATTACAAATTTATAATTAAATTTTTTCGATTCTTACCTCTACATCATTCTTCTTCTTACCACCAAACAATCTGGAATTATCGTGTAATTGTTCAGCAACACGTTTACGCAAAAATGCGGGATCATAGTATTTTTTATGAATACCAACAAAACCTTTCGATCCAAATGTAAAAGATCTATCCTTCGCTTTGAACCAAAATACTTTTTCTTGAATGGTATCAGTTGGTTTTCGATTATCAATCACCATCGACGAAAAATCCTTTGTGCATTCAGTAAAGATCTTTTCAAAATACGGTAAACTAGGGAACATACTCGCATAATTTTCATACAACTTCTTTTTGTTAATATGTGAGTCTTCTTTTAATAAAAAAACATAATCAAAATTTAAACGCAAATCGGGTGTTATACCCAGCGGCGTTTGCATCGTCAAAACATATGTCAACCTAAAATGTCTTCCATTCATTAATATTTCCGTAATATTTTGATCTTTGGCCCAAGTTTTCTTCTGACTCAAACAATCATCCATAATTAATATCCCAGACGGATCTACTTTTATACCCTTCTTCTTTTTTTCTTTAGATTTATCGATCATTATTTGCTGCCGAGCTAATATTTTGCTTAAAACTTCGGGTTTGATTTCGTAATGAATGTAAATATCTGGAAAGAAAAATTTGTAAAACGAATTCATTTTATCGGTCGGCGCGATAACGGCTCCTCCAGGTATATGACGATAATGATACACAATGTCTCTCGTTATCCAACTTTTACCAGTACCGCGTTTGGCAATCATTACAATGGCCGGATCTATCACCATGTCTTCTAAATTAAATCTTAATATTTGGAACGTATTATAATTCATGCCTAAATGTATAGGAGATTTTATTCCAATGGCTTAGCGCGTTATTTTTATAACATATTAGTATATAATGAATTCGACTAATACAAAAATAATTATTGGTATTGTGTCGCTAATAATACTTTTGATTATTTGTTTTGCGTCATATCGATTAATGAAGACTGACGTGAAGATGAATATTGTTCCCGATACTGCGTTTGTGTCGAATGGAGAATCATTGCAGTTCACGGCAAACGTTACGGGTACAACCAACACTGCTGTAGATTGGTTAGTCAATGATCCGTCTCTGGGCGAAATAAACAGATCTGGTCTTTTCATTGCGAAAGGTGGGGAAGGGACTATTATCGTGTCTGCTAGAAGCAGAGAGGATACAAATGTTATTTCGACTGCCACTGTTACTTTAGAAACAAATGATGAATCAGCGCCTCAAGTCCCAGTTGCAACGCCAAACAAGCCTCGAACCCCGTCAAAACCGAAGCCTCCGCCAAAAGTTAATAATCCAACACCAGCTCCTAAAAAACCTGTTAATCAACCTGACCAACCTAAAATCGCAGTGAACGATGATAGTCCAATAATGCCCCCGCCTGTGCAAACTACATCTAATCAAAATACAAATCCGTCTCCAAGATTACCAACATCTTGCATCGGAGGGGATATCAAACGGTGTGAAAAATTAGGTCCTACGACATCACGTGATGAATACTCGGCATTTGAAATGTTTTGCGGGAACGGGGAATACATTGAGACACTATCTGTTTCAAACGGTGCAGGATTGCATGGTATTGGCGGCAAATGTATGGGACCAGGATCAGAATCAAAATTTTTTGGTGGTACTCATGGCAGTATGGATAAGACGGTTGGCTGGCGAAATGGAAAGCCACCAGCGGGTGGTTATCAAAAAATTCGTGCATGGAGTGGCGGCGAATGGGATTCTGTCGGTAAAATAACGGTCTATGATAAAGCGGGCGGAGAGATGTCATTTGCATCAAGAATGGATAAACCGGAGAGATTGTTTGATTGTGGCCAAGATGGCGTCATTACAGGTATTTATGGTACCACTAATACAAATACGAATATGATCAATACGTTAGGGATTCAATGCGGATATATATCTGACGCACCTCCAGTTACCAAAGAAGTACCTAAACCACCAACAAAAGAAACTGGCCCTAATTGCGTCGGTAAGGATATCAAACGATGTGAAAAATTAGCTGCAACTAAATCTCGTGATACATACACTCCATTTGATTTTATTTGTGCAAATGGAGAATATATTGAAACGATATCCGCTGCTTCCACTGCAGGCTTGCATGGTATCGGCGGTCAATGTACGGGATCGAAGGATATGAAATTTTTCGGTGGCTCGCATGGTCATCATGATAGGACAGTGGGGTGGCGAGATAATAAGCCGCCACCAGGAGGATATCAAAAAATTCGTGCGTGGGCGGGCAGTGAATGGGATTCAGTTGGGAAAATAATTATCTCAGATAAGAATGGCGGCGAAATGTCATTTGCGACGAGGATGGATCAACCTGAGAAGATTTTTGATTGTGGATATGATGGTGTTATAACTGGACTACATGGCAGTACTAATAAGGAAACAAATATGGTAAGTACGTTAGGTGTATATTGTGGTTACAAAAAGTGATTTTAAAATTTATTTGATAAAATGATTTTTAATCTTGGGGTTGTGTTTCTTAAAAAGTTAGAATGTGCAATGTTTGATCATTCAATGTTACTAGCAAGATTTGTATTGCCTAGAGATTTGAATGTGACAATATTTGATCATTCAATGTTATTGGCAAGAATTGTATTGTCCGGAGATTTGATCATTCAATGTTACTGGCAAAAATTGTATCGCCCAGAAATTTGAACTTGCAAATATTGGATCATTCAATTTTACTGGCAAGATTTGTATTGTCCAGAGATCTGATCATTCAATGTTACTGGCAAAAATTGTATCGCCAGAAATTTGAACGTGCAAATATTGGATCATTTAATATTACTGGCAAGATTTGTATCGTCCAGAGATTTGAACGTGCAAATATTGGATCATTTAACGTTACTGGCAAGAATTGTATGGCCTGGAGATTTGAACATGCAAATATTGGATCATTCAACGTTGCTGGCAAGAATTGTATTGCCTGGAGGTTTGAATGTGACAAGAATCGTATGGCCCGGAAATTTGAATGTGGCAATATTTGATCATTCAATATTACTGGCAAGAATTGTGTGACATCGAGATTTGAATGTGGCAATATTTGATCATTCAATGTTACTGATGAGTACTGTATGGCCTGGAGATTTGAATGTGGCAACATTTGATCATTCAATGTTACTGGCAAGAATTGTATCATTAAGAGATTTGATCATTCGATGTTACTGGCAAGATTTGTATCGCCTGGAGATTTGAACGTGCAAATATTTGATCATTCAATGTTACTGGCAAGATTTGTATCGCCTGGAGATTTGAATGTGCAAATATTTGATCATTCAATGTCCCTGGCAAGAGATTGATCATTCAATGTTCCTGATAAGATTTGTATTGCTGAGAGATTTAAATGTGCAAATATTAGATCATTCAATGTCCCTAGCAAGAATTGTCAAGAGATTGATCATTCAATGTTCCTGGTAAAATTTGTCAAGAGAGATTTGATGTTGCTGATAAGAATTGTATCGTCTGAAGATTTGAACGCGCAAATATTGTATCATCCGATGTTGCTGACAAGATTTGTATTGCGAAGAGATTCGAATGTGCCAATATTTGATCATTCGATGTTATTAGCAAGATTTGTCAAGAGATTGATTATCCAATGTTACTGACAAGATTTGGACGCGTAAATATTGGATTATCCAATGTTGCTGACAAGATTTGGATGGCCTGAAGATTTGGACGCGTAAATATTGGATCATTCAACGTTGCCGGCAAGAATTGCATTGCCGAAAGATTTGAATATGACAATATTTGATCGTTCAATGTTACTGGCGACGATTGTATTGCTGAGAAATTTGAATGTGACAATATTTAACTATTCAATATTACTGGCAAGAATTGTATGGTCTTGAGATTTTATCGTTCAATGTTGCTGGGAAGAATCGTATTGCCCAGAGATTTGAATGTGACAATATTTAACCATTTAATGTTACTGGCAAGAATTGTATGTGACAATATTTGATCATTCAATGTTGCAGCAAGAATTGTATTATCGAAAGATTTAAAAGCACAAGAATTGTGTCGTCCAGAGATTTGAACGTAATAATATTAGATCATCCAATGTTGCTGGTAAGAATTTGTGTTGCCAAGAGATTTGTGTGCGCTAATATTTGATCATTCAACGTTGTTAGCAAGATTTGTATTGCCAAGAGATTTGAACGTGCAAACATTGGATCATTCAATGTTACTGGTAAGAATTGCATTGCCAAGAGATTTGAAAGTAGCAATGTTGTATCATTCAATATTACTGGCAAGATTTGTATTGTCAGGAGATTTAAATGTGGCAATATTGAATCATTCAATGTTACTGGCAAAAATTGATTTGTCAAGAGATTTGATCATTCGATGTTGCTGGCAAAAATTGTATCGCCCAGAAATTTGAACTTGCAAATATTGGATCATTCAATGTCGCTGGTAAGAATTGTATGGCCTGGAGATTTGAACATGCAAATATTGGATCATTCAACGTTGCTGGCAAGAATTATATCGCTCAGAAATTTGAATACGCAAATATTTGATTATTCAATGTTACTGACAAAAACTGTATGGTCTGGAGATTTGAATGTGGGAATATTTGATCATCCAATGTCGCTGACAAGATTCGTATTGCCTGGAGATTTGAACGTGCAAACATTTGATCATTCAATGTCGCTGGCAAGAATTGTATGGCCTGGAGATTTGAATGTGGGAATATTGGATCATTCAATGTTACCGGCAAGATTTGTATCGCCAAGAGATTTGAACGTGCAAATATTAGATCGTTCAATGTTACTGGCAAGAATTATATGGCCTGGAGATTTGAATGTGGGAATATTGGATCATTCAATGTTACCGGCAAGATTTGTATCGCCAAGAGATTTGAACGTGCAAATATTAGATCGTTCAATGTTACTGGCAAGAATTATATGGCCTGGAGATTTGAATGTGGGAATATTGGATCATTTAATGTTACTGGTAAGATTTGTCAAGAGATTTGATTATTCAACATTGCTGGCAAGAATTGTATTGCTGAGAGATTTGAATATGCAAATATTGGATCATCCAATGTCCCTGGCAAGAATTGTCAAGAGATTGATCATTTAACATTCCTGGCAAGATTCGTCAAGAGAGATTTTAACGCGCAAATATTAGATCATTCAATGTTCCTGGTAAGATTTGTATTGCTGAAAGATTTGAATATGCAAATATTTGATCATTCAATGTCACTGGTAAGATTTGTATTGTCGAAATATTTGAATATGCAAATATTTGATCATTCGATGTTACTGGAAAGAAATGTATTGCCGAGAGATTTGAATGTGGCAATATTTGATCATTCGATGTTACTGGCAAGAATTTGTATTGCCATAATGCGTCAAATAGTTAATGTCACCAATAGAATATTTGAAAATATGTGATCGTTCAATCAACAATATAAATAATGTGATACAAACGTATGATACTATGCATTCACATACAGAGCCGTTTCAACTGATAGTGGACGATAATTACTTTAGCAACTTATCATCCAAGATTCACGAAAATTGTTGTTTCTACGCAAATTTACGAAATTATGTTCAAAAAAATGTCGGATCATCGTTAGATCAACAAGTAGATAATCTTTACAAGATGATAGCAAACAAAATTGATATTGTCGATTCTGATTTTGATGAAATATTTATCCAAGTATTTGAAGAAGATATGTCCGAAAATGAAGATGCTGTTTCAACTAAAATTTTATTATTATTATATGACAGATTAGGACTATTAGAACAAAAATTCCCTGCTGATCGTGCTTATTTGGAGAATGAAACAATTCATGAATTTTTATGTTTTATTACGAACAATTGTGATGATTTATACGATTATCCTATTGACAAACAAATCATAATCGTTAAAAATAATAAATTTTTGGAAGATTTTGTTCTCCAAAATAGATTTTTTACTATGTTTTACGCAACACTTTAATCATATGATTACATTTAGATGTAATCATATAATTAAATTTCATTCTTCCTTTTATAAATGCCTGGGGGAATAATTCAGTTAGCCGTATATGGAACACAAGATATTTTTTTAACGGGGACTCCACAGATAACATTTTTTAAAACTGTTTACCGAAGATATACCAATTTTGCAGTCGAATCATTACAACAGTTTTTTGTAGGTGATCCTAACTTTGGTTTTGACATAACGTGCGTCGTTGATAAATTAGGAGATCTAATGCACAAAGTTTATCTAGAAATAATAATCCCTGAAGTTAATTTATCAAAGAATCCATCACAATATGTCATCGATCAAAATATTGCACAACAAGAATTCATCGCAGTCCAAGATTATTACGATTTGGTTGTAGATTATAATTCTGTTGACACAGATGTTATTCGAAAATTGTCGCTGATGCTGCGTACAAATAATTTGCCGATGTCGGAAATTGAAAAGATAATGAATGATCCTTTGTTCATAGATAAGTTAAGGATCAAACGTGAGAATTTACGACAATACATTTTGACTAGTGACACTTTTAACCGCATTCCCGTCTTGCGAGATCTCAAGTTACCATTGTATTACCAGATTAATAGATTTGATATGCAAATTCTATTCAATTCCGTCATATGCAACATCGATAAATATGGTGGCAATATGAGTCCAGAGTTGCGTGATGTTGCAAAACGTCGGGCATTGATTCGAATTATTACAAAATCAATATATCCAGAATTGCAAGAATTTTATTTAGTTGCATACAATCTATTTATTGAGAAAGAACAGGTTTATCGGAGCTTTTTGAATGGTACATATGTAGAGAGATATAAGTTTGCATGGGTTGAAGAATTAGGTCATGCTATTATCGAAACATTGGATCTCAAAATAGGAAATCAAATTATTGATCGTCATACTGGAGATTGGATGATTTTGTACAATAACGTATCAATAAACGAATATCAAAAAAGAAATTATGAAAAAATGATAGGTCAGGTTCCCAAATTAATTGTGTTCGATTCAGAAATCAAACCGGAATACAAATTAGTAATTCCTTTACAATTTTATTTTTGCAAATATAGCGGGATGTCTATTCCGTTAGTTGCGTTACGATACCATGATGTTTTGATAAATTTGCGGATGAAAGATCTCTCGCAATTATGTTATGTTGAAGATGATCCAGGATTACTTGATATTCCTAATATTCAAGCGTTGTATGGTATCAACATTATAGATGCAAAATTGTATGTGGATTATGTATTTTTAGACTCAGATGAAAGACGTAGATTTGCACAATCTACACATGAATATTTAATCGAAACAATACAATATAATGAGTTTCCAGACGTTTTAGGGAAACAGTATAGTGCTCATTTAACATTTTCACAACCGTGCAAGTATGTGATTTGGTTCTGTCAACCAAATCAATATCGAGGAAATCCTACTGGACGAAATAAATGTCAATGGAATAACTTTGGTGTTAATCCTGATAAAACAGGGTACACATTGATGGCAGCTTTCTTAAGATTAAATACATACGAACGAACTGACACAGGACAAAGCATCATCTTTTTTAATTTCGTTCAACCGTACATGTATTTTCGTCATTCTCCCCCTGACGGTGAATATGTTTATTCATTTGGTACGATTCCTTTGGAGCATCAACCATCATCAACATGTAACATGAGTAGGATAGATGATTTTGGTATCATAATGGAATTCACACCTGAATTTTTACAAGTGGTTGCAGAAAACACTGTTAATTCAGTTGGTATATATATCGCAGCGTACGTGGTGTCGTATAATATTATACGAATAATGAGCGGAATGGCTGGCCTTGCTTTCCAAGTATCTACTTAATTTTGTTGATTTTGTCATATCGATAAAATCAACAAAAAAACTTATGGTGCATTATGCTCTAAAATTAAATTAATGTGATTTGTGATCACAATAGGAAAGAATGCAAGAAATTCATCAAAATCGCTTATTTGAAATAGTTTTAGCGCATCTTCTGGCCATTCGTACCAATAACTCAATAATTTATCCGAAAATCGCCATATTATTTCTCCATTAACGTCACCTCCTCTTCTTGTTGGATAAACTAGCAAATAATCTGTTGGATGTATAGATATGCAAAAATAAGGATACTCAACATTATTTATTTTATCGTCGATACTTACATTGCTCGGATCAAAACCATTTTGTATCAACGTTTCTTTAGTGGTCAAATCATCAACAATGATTTTAAAATTACATTTGGCAAACGTTTGGGCCAGTATACAATATTCCGTGTATATCTGGTTTGCATTTTTAACCAAGTATGGCACTATCTTTTTGTTAAGTTGAGTTTGATTATCACTTTCGGGCAGATCCATAGTATTACTCGATATTAACACAGTGTCATTATCTTAGCTGTATCTCTTAATTTTCTTCTAGATCTTATTTTGCAGAAATATGTCATCATTTCGTTTTTTATCTTTGAATATCACAACATTCGATTTTTTTACAAACATTTATCTTTTGTTAAAAATTATTATTGATGTTGCCATCAGTAATAATCCTTCCCATGATTTTTTCTTTTTTTCATATATTCTATCTATTTTTGCATATCTCTTTAGCCATGAAAAACTATTTTCTACTATTGTTCTCTTTCGATATATTTTTATTTCTCCCTTTTTTAATGACGATTTTACTCCTTTCCTTTTTCTTTTTGGAATTATTGGATCATATTTTATTTCTTTCACGTTCGATCTTATTTTTTCGCTATCATAACCCTTATCTGCTAGAAAATATCTCTTCTTTTTTGATTTTGTTGTCCTATTTATTTTTTTACTTTTCTTTAATCTATCAAATGCCTTGTCGAATAACTTACAATCATGCACGTTCCCTTCAGATACGTCCATTATTATTGGTACTCCTTTCGTGTCCACTACCGCTGTTATTTTTCTTCCTCTTTTATTTTTGTAATTAATGTTCCTTCTCGTTCCATCTATTCCATTTTTGTTTTCTATAAAAGTACTACCTATTGATAGTATTTTTAGTTTTTCTTCCTTCCCTTTTTTCAAATATTCATCCAGATTTTTTTTGTATAGCTCTTCATATACTCCTATTTTACAATGATAGTTATGTTTATTATTCAAAATTCTCCCATCTATTTTTCCATTATATTTCCTCCATGATATGTTATTATTTAACACTTGTATTATTCCACAAATGTAATCTTTTATTGTGTACTTTTGGTTCCTTATGTATTTTTTATTCTTGTCTGATTCTGCTTTTATTATTATCTCTTCATTTAGGTCAACTAAATTCATATTCCCTTTCTTTTCCAATATTTTACCATATATCTTACTAAATCGTGCGTCCATTTTTACTTATAAATGAAATAAATAATTATTATTATAGCAAATCAGAAATGGACGGTGATACAAACATTGTCGTTTGCAAAAACAAATTATCAAATATCATCAAATTTTTTCCTGATAAATCTATTATCAGAACTGAATATCAGAAATATCATCGAGATGAAATTCTAGAAGTTATCAATGATGTTGTCATTAGAACCAACAAAATTGTTTTCCATACTTATAATTTTCTCAAGCTGTACATTTTACATCTTCACGATCAAGATCTTAAATTTCCTATCATCGATAGGGATTTCGTTTATATGATTATGACTGTTTTAACAACAAGGGAAGAAAAAAGGGGGGCAAAACCATCCAAAGATAAATTAGCTATGTTATCAGATTTGACCACTTTTTATAATAAATTTTATGCTCCTTTACTTACTGAAGATGACATCGTTAGTGATGATAAATTATCTTACATTTTAAAAAATTATGAATGCGTTGATATTGTCAAAAATATTGATGTTAATATCAGAGAGCATTTTACTGATCATGTTCGTAAATATGTTAATCTCTTTTATAAAATCAAAGAAAAGAAAGAATTGATTATGAACAACAAAACACTTTCAACAGCTGAAAAGAAAGAACTTATTCGAAAAAAAAATGAACTTTACAATAACATCAAATATGATATTTTATCAACAGACGTTAATTGTAAAAGTGATGCTAAATATTTGAAAACTATTAATCGAATAAGAGATGCAATATTGCCTTATGGTGATTTTGCAAAAGATAATATTATTTATGATATTAAAAAGAGTCCTCAGAATTATTTAAAATCAATGATCGTCTTGAACGGAATGATTCAAGATTTGAATGAGAAAAGAGAAACAGATTATAAAATATTTCAAGTATTACCTTTACGTACATCGATAGTTCCTCGTTATATCACTTTAGATACAGCTTCATTGGTTTCCCTTTTTATTGGAAAAACAGAATATTTTAAGAACATCACAGATAAATCTTATGAAATTTGGAGATGTGTTTTTGATCTCGATAAAAGATGTTTTATAAGAAAAAACCATAAGTTTATCCATATGATCAAGACAGATGGGGTTGCTTGTTCAATTTTATTAGAAAAACTAACAAAAGCTGAAAAAGAAGCTCCTCGAATGTTCCATACAGCTGTTTATTTAGACAACACAGTTCGAACGAGATATTTTCGAGAAGAAGATAAAATAAAAATGCAAAAAGAGGCTGAATTGGATGACGATGATGATGTTGTAAAGAAAAAAATTAAAAGGAAAGTTCACAACAAAGAAAAGAAAGATAATTCTAAGTTCGACTATGAGTATATCGAAGATGTAAAATTAACAGATGAACAAAAGAAAATGAATTTTGCATTTATTGATCCAGGACATAATGATCTGATAAAATGTTTATCGGGAAAATATGATGGAGAAGAAATGAAAGAAGATGGAACATTCAGATATACTCGAAAGCAACGTAACAGAGAGTCAAAGAAAATTCGTAATAGAAAAATAATGGACAAACTTAAGACGAAAAAAATAGCAAAGAAAGAAGCGGAGTTGTCAAATTATAATTCGAAAACTTGTGATTTCAAAAAATTCAAAGCTTACTTGAAAGAGAAAATAAAATTGAATAGAGAATTGATGGATCATTATTCCCAAGAAATCTACAGAAAATTAAAATTTAACGTTTACACAAATACACGAAAAAGTGAAAGTAAAATGATAAAAGCTTTCGAAGAGAAGATGGGAAAGCCAGAAGAGACGATAATTGTATTCGGAGATTATGATAAAGTGAATACAATGAAGGGATCAGAACCACATATTTCGAAAAGACTAAAGAAGGTATTTGTGAATAACAATTATAAATTATTCTTGATAAACGAACATAATACATCGAAATTATGTAATAGATGTAGTTGCGTAACAGAAAACGTAAAAATAGAATCAAAAGAAATCTGGAAGTTATTACGGTGTACATCCGAGAAATGTTTAACTTACCATGATAGAGACATGAACGCAACACGAAACATGAAAAAAATAGTAGAATTGCTAATAAAAGGAAAAAAGAGACCAGAAAAATATAGCAGCAATTTGAAATCTTCCGCAGGGTTAATAAAAGCCCGGTAAATTCAAAATCTTTATGCGTCTTTCAATCAGTACAAGGAATTGAAAATGACAGTGCATAAATATGTGTTATTATTGGGATGGTGATCCAGTCATAAAATTGCCAGATACATTAACGCATCTAAATATATTTTTTGGTATCAGACGTTTGACAATTTCTGCTCATGGAAAAATACCAACTATTGCAAACCTACCCGAATCAATAGAATATTTGCGATTTGATGAAGAAACGTACCAATCCAATTTGTTAAATTTAATCCCGTTTTCTGTCAAAAAATTGGAATTACGCCCACGTGATTATAATGATATCGACAAAAGCAGACCAGGACTAAAAATTAAAAAGTTAAAATGATTAATTAATAAATTTATCATTTTACAATCTCGACAAATCATATATAATGCCGGATGACACTGCGTTTTTCGGCGAACCTAAACCAGTCACATTATCATACCCTACTTTCGTCCCAAACCGTCCAGCTGTACCAGAAATAACATCAAAAAAATCTAACGAATATTTACCACTCGTTTTTGTTCCGTAAACATATGTTAACACAGAATTGGTTGTCAAATTTATTTTTCTCCCGTTTTTTCTGATTTGATTTGCGATGGCGATAATTCCAGCGTAACATGGTGCGCTCAAACTGGTACCTCCAACTTGAAACCATTCGCCACTGTCATACACTGGCACCCCTGTATTTGGATCAGCTACAAAACAAACATCAGGTACTTGACGCTTGGTTCCCGTCAAACCGTAGTTACGTTGACATGTTTGTATGCCTTCAAAGAGACTGATGCCACCACCACTACCATTCCAACCAGTTTCACTTGTTCGATTACCATTGACATCGACATTCAAACTTGTTCCTCCGACAGCCACAACATTATTTGAGCAAGATGGCCAACAAACAACTCCGCCTGTATCACCTGACGACGCTAAATAGACAACATTTTCGCCTTTATTGTTCTTTGACTTAAATCTCTGGTTATACATTGTCTGCGAGCTAAATTCGTTAGCACCCCAACTCATCGAAACAACTGTAGCTCCATTATTGACTGCGTAATCGACTGCTACCATCATATCCGTAAATGATGCTGAATATGCTTGAACCATCAAGATAGTCGCGCCAGGAGCAATCGCGTGAGCCCATTGCACATCGAGAGAGATTTCTAATTCCCAGCCAGAGTTAACTGATGGCATTCTTCCACTTGAACTTGTCATTATTTTTGAAACAACAGTTGTAGAAGGAATACTAAATTGGGCACAGAATTTATTCAAATTTGCTTGAATAGTTGTAATAGGATATGCATATGCATCAACAATTGCAATTATTTGTCCTGCACCATTCGATGAAACTGCATTTAAACCATATGCAGCTCTGACTTTTGATGGTGTTAAATTTGCAGTTGGCGTTGGAGATCTAGTTTTTTGGACATCGGCTACTTTATGATAAGCTTTCATTTCGATTGGTAACATTTTGATAATACATAATATTATTAAAATGCAACTGGAGGAATTTGTAATCAACTATTCTCGCGGATTATTTTGAATGACATAGTAAGAATCCAAATAATTATCTACTTTCAAAACGATAACTTCGCCGCTAGCGAATCGTTTTGCTATATTGTTACGTGTTCTGGGCAATTCGATGTCTTCGATAACTTCATTTCGATATGACAACGAACATTCATTCCATTTCACTAAAATAACTGTCATTCTGCATGTAACTGGCACCAATTTATCAAAAATATGTTTCTCTTGACTCAATATTGAACATTCTATTTCATCGATGATGCTCTCACCATAAATATGGTACTCAGTTTTGCCATCTAGCTCTCTCCGGACTGCATTTGTAACACGACAAATCATTTCGTCAATAATAACAACGTCGTCTTTTTTAATGACCCTCGCAGGAACTTTAATGGTTTTCATAAATTTGATATACAACAATACTTTTATTTAGTGTGCATTTAAAATTCAATTTTTAATAGCTTTAATCAATTTGAAATTGATGATCATTTGTTTCAAAGATGGTTGCATATCTGGATGGCATTTGAACCGATCTTTTTCATATTTTTTTATCAATAATTTTGGGTTGCATTGGTATCTAATAAGAAGATGCTCTAACCAAAAAAAAACGTCAGTAGAATTATAAAAACATGCCAATTCGAGAGCTTCATACTCGTTCGCGACGATCATATTTTTGATAACATGTTCATAGACGTGACGAGTGCTCGTTAATAATCTAACCATTTTCAGATGATTAAGTTTACATTGCTCAATAAATATTTCGAATATCGTATATTGCGTAAATTTTGATACAGATAACATAAATTCGGCGATATTACAGTGATTATGCATGCAACATAATTGTAACAAATAGTGATTTCCCGAATACAGTGAATAGATAAAATATTTTTTTAGTATTTCGAGCTTGCCGAGTCTGTACAAATTATGTAAGATTTGGCACACATGATCATCTTTAACATCATTTATTATGAATTCTACCACATCAAATCGTTGATTCGTAAAAGCATCTGTAAATATTTGTGTAGGTGTCCATCCATAATATCTATCGTTAAAAATGAATATGTCATTGTTATCAATAGTTTTTTTATTATCCATATTGAAGATAGATGAACTACACAGACATGAAAAATGAAATATATTTAGCGGACTTTTGCAATAGATATGAACATATAACTGCATAATATATTTTTTTATGTCATATATGATATCAATTTGATTATGGAGTAATAGCATAGCATTAAACATGTTAATCGGGTAAATATGATTTTTTTCCATAGTGTGTTATTCTTAATATAAAAAACATATTATAAGTAGTTATCAATATGCCAGAAGTTTGCGAAGTTGCGTTAACTGCCGAAATATTACATGCTAAAATGAAGGGAAAGACAATAACCGGATTTGATTTTTTTGCGGGGCGTTATGGACCTGATAGAGCAAAACCGAAAGGATATGATGAGTTTGTAAAATTTTTGCCATTAAAGGTTCAGAAAATAGATTCTAAAGGTAAATTTTTATGGTTTGATTTGGTGAATAATGAGAAGGAACATTGGTATGTATGGAATACATTTGGTATGACTGGCAAATGGAGCTTTAGTGTTCAAAAATTTGGGAAATGCCGCATCACAACAACATCTGACGAGTTAACGTTGTATTATTCCGACATGCGTAATTTTGGCACATTTAAATTTTCAAATGATAAAGCTGAATTGGATAAAAAAATCTTGACACTAAGCCCAGATTTTTTGAAAGACGATGATTTTGATTTAAGTTCCATACGCAAATACAAACAATCAGTATTGTCTATTTTAACTGATCAAAAAAAAGTAGGGAGCGGAATAGGTAATTATCTTATTGCAGAAATACTTTACTATGCAAAAATTTCGCCCCATAGGAAATGTAACACTTTGACGGACGATGAAATTAAGGAGCTAACATATTACATAAAATTTATGATCAAATTATGTTATTTTAATGGAGGTAGCGAATATATGGGTCATTTAGAAAAAGAAGCAGCAAAAGTAGGTCGTCTGGATTATCATCCAGACATTCAAATTAAAGGGGATGCAGATAAATTTCTTTTTACAGTTTATCGCCAAAAGAAAGATCCGTTGGGTAATAAAGTCAAGGCGGAAAAAATAGGAAGAGGCGGAAAAGAGCGCACTATTTATTGGGTTCCGGATGTGCAAAAATAATATTATTAAAAAACATTTTTTGTGTTTTAATAGTATAAATGTCTACTTTGGAAATAATTATTGTTATAGTAGTAATTTTGTTGATATACAATTATTATTTCAATCCGTCACACACTATCGTTGAAAATTTAGCACGAACGAGTTATTCGGATCAACGAAATATGCGCGGGATGGGATACGCTGCAGAATTGAGTGTCCCCGGTACGAATAGGACTGCTACTAAAAACGTTCCCAATCGACCTACTACAAATCAAAATCTTGCGAACCGACCTACTACAAATCAAAATCTTGCAAACCGATCTGCTACAAATCAAAATCTTGCGAATCGATCTACCACAAATCAAAATTTAGCGAACAGATCTGCTACAAATCAAAATTTAGCGAACAGATCTGCTACAAATCAAAATCTTGCTAACCGATCTGCTACAAATCAAAATTTAGCGAACCGACCTGCAACAAATCAAAATCTTGCGAACCGACCTGCTACAAATCCAAATTTAGCGAATCGACCTGCCGCAAATCCAACGAATCAGGGACAAACTAGACGATATGATTTTTCAATGGAACCGTCGGTTGCGGACATACCTTCTCCGACGAGGAATGTAAAAGTTAACGACACACCTAACGCAATTATGACGACAAATAATGATTGGGTTACTGAACATAATAGAATTAGGGGGGATGTCGGTCAAAAACCGGTGAAATGGAATCAAACTCTTGCGAATGCGGCAACAGATTATGCAAATAAATGCGTTTTTCAACATGCGAATCAGAGGGCGCAGGGAGAGAATTTGGCGATGGGGAGTCCATCATCGAGATATGATGATAAAACAATGGTGAGACTATGGGAATCTGAAAAGAAAGATTATAGACATCCGCAACCTCCACGTATAACTAGTCCTGGGGAAACTGGACATTACACTCAAATGGTTAATAAAAATGTGTCAGAAATAGGTTGCGGATGTGCAAATTGCGGCAAATCAAGGATGTGTGTTTGTCGATACGATAGAATACAATACGGCAGTCAGCCACCATATTAAAAATGATAATATTTTGTTATTAATATTATCATTTTTATCAATAAGATTCAGGATTAACATTTGGACGTTCAAAGTCTCGCTAGCGTAAATTTCGACAGATTTCTTGACAGTACATTGAATGGACCAATATTTGTACGTTCAAAGTGTCGTCGATGCAAATTTCTACAGATTTCTTGTCGTCATTTTGAATGGACCAATATTTATACGTTCAAAGTGTCGTCGATGCAAAATTTGAAATATTTCTTGACAGCATATTTGAATGGACCAATGTTTCAAGCAATTTTGGACGTTAAAAATATCATTGTTACAAATCTCATTGATATTACTTTGAATAGAGAAATGCCAGCTCTAACAATCCCTTTACATCATTTTTAATGGACCAATGTTATGCATTCAATTTCTGACCAATTAATTATAATATATTTATTCCACCTTGTATGCTAATAAAACTTTTAGATAAAGAAGCAACAGTTTCCTTGAGAGAATCAACATCTGCACGAAGAGAATCTATCAATTTTTTGTTCTCTTGAATTTCTTTCAGCAACATTGGTACCAACACATGATATTGTACAGTTTCTGGTTGTTCATCTTTAATGATAACGATTTCTGGAATGACTTCTAAAACTTCCTCTGCAATCAAACCATATTGTGGAACAGGAACTCCTTGAGCATCTAATAATTTGTTTTCTTTGTACTCAAAAGTTACAGGACGTAAACTATGGATTCTGCTATTATTTGTGATATCGCTTATATTTTCTTTGTATCTGAGTGATGATGAAACGGTTCCTAATTGACCATTGTTATCTATTAAGACAGCGATTGCAGCACCAGCGGTTGTGACGCCAGATATTCCAGCGATAAAACAAGTTGTTTGTCCTGTTCCAATCCTTGTTCTGTTAGAAATAGCTGCGGTATTTGCGTGCCCGATTGATATGTTGTTGCTCCCTGTTACACTGCTTCCTGCATTATCTCCTAATGCAATATTGTTCGAACCGGTTGTCAATGAATTCAATGCGGCTGATCCGATAGCAGTGTTATTCTGTCCTGACGTTAGAATCGACAAAGCCAGCGCCCCATATGCTGAATTTGATGTACCCGTAAGAGTAAAATTTCCTGCATCTGCTCCGCCAAAAATGTTAAATGCTCCCCGTCTAAAAAGTAAAGTATTTCCACCTTGATTGATCGATGCGGTGGTAGAATTACTGAGGGTTATACTAGCCCCAGCAGTTATGTTGTTACTAAATGTTTTTGCACCAACAAATGTTTGAGTACCTGTTGTTACCACTCCTCCAAACGAATCTGACGCTGGTTCAAGATTTAATACATTCCCGGTTAGTGTCATACCATTTGCATTTCCAGTTACGCCTGTTCCAATCGCTGCCAATGTTAATATCGTTCCAGTTGATCCAGCTGGACCCGTCGGCCCAGTTATTCCGATACCTTGCGATCCAGTTGAACCAGTACTGCCAGTTGTACCAGTGGCTCCTGTTGCACCCGTATTCCCTGTTACACCAGTTGGTCCTGTTGCCCCTGTTTCACCTGTAGTGCCAGTTGCACCAGTATTACCCGTTGCACCAGTATTACCCGTTGCACCAGTACTACCAGTAACTCCCGTTACACCAGTATTACCCGTTGCACCAGTACTACCAGTAACTCCTGTTACACCTGTATTTCCGGTAGCTCCTGTTGCGCCAGTAGCTCCTATTGTACCTGCAGATCCTGTTGCACCAGTATTTCCTGCAGATCCTGTTGCACCAGTATTTCCTGTTGCCCCTATTGTACCAGCAGCTCCTGTTGCACCAGTATTTCCTGTAGCTCCTGTTGCACCAGTATTTCCTGTTGCCCCTATTGTACCAGCAGCTCCTGTAGCCCCTGTAACTCCGTCATTTCCAGCAGCTCCCGTTGCACCATCATTACCAGTTGATCCGGTAGGTCCTGTTGCACCATCGTTACCAGTTGATCCGGTTGCGCCATCGTTACCGGTTGATCCGGTTGCGCCATCATTACCAGTTGATCCGGTAGCTCCTGTTGCGCCATCATTACCAGTTGATCCGGTTGCACCATCATTACCAGTAGCTCCGGTCACTCCAGTATCACCCGTATTTCCAGATGATCCTGTAACACCAGTTGCACCTGTAACACCAGTTGCACCTGTAACACCAGTTGCACCTGTAACACCAGTTGCACCTGTAACACCAGTTGCACCTGTAAGACCAAATAATCCAGTGTTACCAAAATAAAGCGCACCATTTGTATTAGTCCATATCGTATTTGTGTTTCCTGGATTTGATGGTTGTGGCACTAATTGTAACCCATCCACCATTATTAGTCCGTCAATTACGGCATCGTTACCGACACTCAAATGTTCAGTGTTTACTGTAAACGCAGTAATCGCTCCACCAACACATACATTTCCGCAAATACGAGCCTCGTCACACACCTTTAACGTATTAACTGTCAAATGACATGAACATTCTTTTCTACATCTTTTTGAACAACAATTTGATGACTTCATTATACTATAATAAAAGATATCATTAATTATTGTGGGTATATGATGGTCAAACGCAAATAATATGATAAGTAAATTACTTATCATATTATGAAATTGGAATATTAATTTGTATTACATTTGGCTTGGTGTTAAATGAGTTAAAATAACCGACATAGTTAGTTACATATTTATGTTGTGTTACATTGTTTGATGTGATAACATACACATTATTAACTTTTGATAGTTTTCGAATCTTACTCATTACCATTTTGTCACGTAAATCAAAAAATTTAGGAGCATCACTGGGTTTGTCATAAAAATTATGTACTACGTTTTCTATCGCTGAAAATTCTGACAAAATAACGGTGTATCTATTCATATTCCGAAAAAAATTTACTAATTCGGACGAATAATTTGAGATTGTTTCTTTTACGATCACCATTTCACTGACAGTAATATGTTCTCTGCAAATAGGACACTCATTATTATTAGTCAAAGAACGAACCATGCATTCCATACATATGTGATGATCGCATATCAAATTGACCTTAATAATATCTGTTCCAACCGATTTTGTCCCTGATGTAAACGGTTCATAACAGATCGGACACGTAGTTTTATCCGCATTATCAACAAAATAATGTTTATCACTTAGATATCTTGTATAGTTTGTTAAATCTTTTTGGAAATCTTCAATCGAATTTTCTATAAATTCTTGATCTAATGATACATGAGAACAGTCAGAAAATGATGTAACAATTTCCTTTAGCATATTTTGCACCCGCTTTAATCTTTTCAACGATTTATCGATCTTGCTGGTTATGAATCTTTTCAAGTTTGTTCCATCAGTTATTGATAATGATAGTGTCATCATTGCATTAAAAAAATTATTATCTATGATACTTAATCTTTTTTGCGTAACAAATGAATATTTATTGTTGCGATCGTTTGTCAAATGATTTTTCCATTTGTCATAGTACACGTTCAATTCATTGACTATATTTTTTTCGATATGATTTGGATATATTGTGTCATATCGATCAATATCCATTGAGTCATAGTTTATCCTTGCGTACATTGAATTAAAACTGGTGAATATGAATCGGTTGATTTCAATACGATATGTTTTGTCCAACGTTGGTGATTTAGATGTGTTTTTATGATCTAACCAAAGTTGAAGTAGACTACTTATTTCAATACATCCAAAATTATTATTTTTGGTAAAAAAGTAAGTATACAATGGCAATGCGTTGATTATCCAAATAATTTCGCAATTTATTTTTTTAATAAGATTTTTTATACATCCTAAAAATTGTTGATGACATTCATGGATAATTAATCTTTTCCACTTATTCGCCATTATTTTTTGCATATTATTCCTCTCAATACGTATCAGTTCGTCATAAGTCATGACATGTGCGTTCGTTTTAGTCCAGATTTTTGACATTGACTTGGGCAAGATCACAAAATCATTGTTACTAATATCCGCAAAATTATCCCGAACTATTTTGACTGGTGAATTTGTTTCAATGATACCACCTTTTTTTTTGAACGATAATTTGCTAATTACATTTGCTGAAACTATACTGTTGTTGTTTTCTTTAAAATTGATAACATACTTGTCATTAATTTGGTACATGTACCATGGAATTAGAGACAAATGTTTTTTCTCTACAGAATTGATAAATTTTTTACAATCATATATATCAATTTTGAAACACTTCTTTTCAATAATTTGTTTAGCTTGTAACTGCGCAAAATAAAATCTCAGTTTACGAAACATCCATGAATTATGTCTTTCTGCCAAAACTGTGTCGATATTTAGACAAAAATATAAATAATATGTCTTGCCAGCGACATTTTTTTGGATACATTTTTTATCGGGACAATATATTGATCTATAATGATACGAATCAAACGTCAAATTAAAATGAAAAAATGGTCGATTTCCAGTGCAGTGTCGTTTATGAATAGGCGTATCATTTATATATATTGTTCCGCTTCCGTCGTCATATTCAATATCATCATTTAATGCGACTGTGTATATTCTGTACAAAAATTTGGTGATCATCTTCTTTGTCAAAAGAAGTGCACATGTGTTTATATCTACAACACGAGCAAGTTTAATCCTCGAATATAAATTCTTAACTATTATCAACATGAATGTCATAAACGAAAAGCGTATCAAACCAACATTAGTTGACCCATATGTGCGTCAAAAGATAATCAAAACAATTAAGCCTTCAAAAGTTAACTATTGGGGACCAACTAAAAATGCTGCACAATATTTTTATGAAGACTATATCCGTCCAAATCTATTTTCAGTCATTTTAATCGGAATTTTTGTCATGATACTTATATACCGTTATACATTAACACAGAAGGATAAATTATTACGCGAACTTAATAACGAGGAAAAGATCAAAAATCCTGATTTAGATATGGCTATGCTTTTATATAGATATCAAAAAGAGATGTCGTTAGAACCTGAAAATAAAACAAAGGTATCATATCCAATATATCCATATGTCAATAACGTCCGATAATTTTAATGTTCTCAACAATATATAGTAAGTAATGTTCCAAATCGATATTTTTTACATATTTGTCGGATTATGTGTTGGTTTTTTTATAGTCTACGTGACATCCCCGCCGCCCAAAATTGTAATCAAATATCCAACACTAGAAAATATCAAAGATACTACATATATTGACGAAAAAGGACAATGTTACAAATATTATTCTAAAGAAATCAAGTGTAATTTATCGGACAGTAGCTAATTTTAAGCGTTCTAATGATACTGGGTCATTTTCCAGCACCAATTTGAACTTGTTACAATCAATTTGCCTTGTCCTGCAAATTTGTCCGCTAGTTGTGTCCTTGCAGGCTGGAGTTCGCGGTATGTTTATACATCGAATATAATTGAATATATTTTCGTCAGCAATCTTAACATCCCAAAGATACTTTTGATTTTTTTTAATATCCGAGGCCATGTCAAGACTATCCTTGGCCTTAGCTTTTTCGTCGTTAACCTTTTTCTCTAACGCAACGATCGTATCACCTTGTCTTACAATATATATCACAAACCCAATCACTATTGCACAAATCACCAAAATCCACAACCCAAAATTACTCTCACTCATTATTAATTTATAATATTAATATAGATTAATAATGCAACCTGTCATGGATACTAAAATTTTTTCGATATTTATTTCATTATTATGGGGATTCGGAATAGCATTGTTATTCAAGAAAGCGTGTGATAACGGCAGATGCATCGTCGTCAAAATCCCCAACAATTTTGCTGATACGATCGTTCAAAATGATAAATGTTACCAACTAAATAGATATTTATCAGAGTGTACTTACTAAAAAATATAATAGCGTTTATAAATAAAAATCGAGTATTATAATAACAATGATATCAAAAAAAATATTGAATGTTTTGGCATTATTATCAATAATTGCGATCATCATATATTTTTATTACAATGGCAATGACGACAAAAAAGAAGAACCTAAAATAGAGGATAAACAAATAAATAGACGAAAACGTAGGCGTGTTATTTCCAAAAAAAATAAAAAGAAGGTGCGATTCAATGATAATGTAAAATATCATTATTATGACACGAGTGATCCAATAGGTGACAAAATAGATATTGATCTTATCTTAAGCCAAAAAAAAGTAGTTCCAGTTTTAAAAGAAGCGAAGATAGATATCATTGAAGAAGAACCTCTGAACATCGTTAAGCCTATAAATTTAGAGGAAGAAAATGCGGATGATACTTGGGATACCAGCTTTGGTCAACCATTGATTACAAAAAAAGAAAGTCGATGTCATTTTGATAAGATGCAAAAAAGTAATCGCAAATATGAAAAATCAATGAGTGAGTTTACAGAATATCAAGTCGATAGAAGTTCTATAGTGGAACCTGAATTTAAAATAGATCCGTTTAAACCTAGCACAAAATCAGGAAATCTTAAAAATCAAAAAATTAAGGACATATACGACATGCAAGTGGCAGCTCCCAAAGCAGCTCCTAAAAGGATCAAAAAAGTGACATCAGATTTGATCACATACGAAAACGATTCTGAAAATAATGGTGGCCTAATACAAGGTACAAATTTACATGGCTTCGACAGCCATAGTAGCATTTTTGGTGATGCTGCGTTTGGTAATGAATTTTAAAAAAATTGATTATCAAAATTACATAAAGAATAATTTACTACTAACATAGTAACAATGATGTACACAAGACAACGAACAATAATTAAAAATAAAGATCTAAATACGTCATCAGTTAAACAAATGATCGTAAAATACACATATGATTTGGTGAACGATAGTGCGAGTACCAAACCTATCAACATCACCAAAATGAGTGATATTACAAACATACGTGACAAAGATTATATTGCTTGTCCGAAATATTTTGGAGAAAGATCTTGGATGATATTTGTCAAATTAAATGGATGTTATTATGCGGTAACATTTTTAAAACAACATAGGCGTAATAATATCAACAGTATCGTATTAATGTCCGTCGAAATTCCTGTAAATGAAGAGATGTACAATGGAACGATAATGGAGGGTATATATAGTGTTACAGGGGGGATAATAACGTTCATTATTGATGAAATATATTATTTAGCCGGTAAGTTACAATTATTGAAACCAAAAGATGATAGACTGAAAGATTTAGCGAATTATGCTTGTACAAAATTTGGCGGTAACCCAAACTATAATGTGCGCTTTTGTCATCATTACCAAATAGATAAAAAAAGTTTAGAATCATTCTATGACAAAATTAAATCAGATAATACAATACAAGAGATCATGTTTTATCCTAAAAAATATGGGGATAATGTTTACAGTTATATGATAACAGGTGAAGATTTGGTTGATCAAGTGGTTAGGATATCTATTTTTACGATGAAAAAAACTAAACAACCGGATGCATATGATTTGATCGACATAACAACAGGGAACAAAGTAGACATCGCGATAATCCCTGATATTCAAACAAGCCAAAAATGCAAAAAATGGTTTAGTACCAATAAAACGACCACGTTGATTGTCAAATGTAAATATCTTTTTGATAAAAAGAAATGGTTACCGATTGAAATCTGTGATGAATAATTTTTAAGTAATGATTATTAATTAAAAATTAAAAGTAATACGCTAATATTGTCAGTTGATCCACACGCAAATGCATAATCTGCTAATTTTCTTCCAATATTTTGGTTAGATTGATCATTATGTGGCGGATATTTGTTCCGGATATCATATGTATATGTAAAACTATTAGTCATATGATCCCTAACGAAATTAACTGCCGTATCACTTGACATAACATCCCATAATCCATCACATGCCATAATAATAAATTCATCATTTTCTGTCAACGGATAATTAAATATTTCAGGGATATGTGTTACATACGGTACGTTATCTAAATCACCGAACGCTCTCGAAACAGATAGATCACCTATTCTCCACGCTTTTTCTTCAAAATGAATTGGTTCATTTGTATCATGGGCTCTGTTGACGTCTTTGATTCTTCTTTTCTCATCTGGCCAGTCAGGTTTATGATCTTTCGATAATGGGATCGCCAAACCTTTACGTGATAACACCGCTCGACAATCTCCAATGTTGATAACCTGAATATATTTTTTACCTTTTAGCATATGTCTGATTATAACTAAAGCAGTCGAACCACAACCATCTGCAATTTGTTTAGGATGCGTTTTCAATAATTGTTGTATGGTATTATATATTTGAAATATTTCCGTATTTCGCAACGGGTAAATATTTGTTCTTTTCAAAAATTGTTCTCTCAACTGCGGAACAACAAATTTTGACACTTCATCGCCACCATGACCATCACATATTATAAATAAATCTATCGCAGCAGACTTGTTATCAATCGGACTCCCGTTAGGTGCCAAATTTCGTTCAATATATTCCACGTCTTCATTACTCTCTCGTCGACCGAGGATTGACGATTTATGGACAGTTACGTCCGAAACGGGTTTATTCATTTGCATGTTATTATATCCATATACAGATCATTTATTATAATCCTTTTTAAATTCAATTTTTCTCAAAAAAAAAATTGATTAAAAAATTCCTATTTAAATAGGAGGTTATTATTGCAATTATAACCAAAATGGATGATAAAGTTTGTTGTTCGATTTGCAAAACAGATATGATGTTGATGGATCAGCTTTCATGTTCCCATACTATTTGTTTCGTTTGTGCAGCTCAAACGTTCGTTCCACCTAACAATAGCGGATCATGTCCCGCTTGCGGCCTCATCCTAGCTACAGATATTAAAACGATGTATGATGAATTCATCAAAGTCCCGTTGAATAAATTACGGTTAGAGCATGGATTCATGGTTAATGATATACTATGGACGTACGGTGGTTATAATGGAAATCAATGGTTGTATACTCGAAAACAATGTGTCGACATTGAAGAACAATATCAAAAATATGCAGATTGTAGTAGTTCAACTGAATCTGATTTGGTATCATCGTCTGATGATTCGTTTGGTTTAGATGACACTTCCACAATGACGTTGCAATTAAATGTTGGCAATAATACGGTTGAATATGTTTTAAATTTTGAAAATATGAGTCAATATCCAAAAGCGGATGCTTCCAAAACAAGAAGTCTGACCAGAATTCCATTAATGTCATATGACGATATTACTAATAATAAGATAGTTGGCGTTAGTGGCAAGAAATTTTAATAATTCATTATCAATAAATTATTAATTTTTACGATATTTGCGTCGGTTACGTTTAGATTTGCGAGGTCTGTATTCAATTTCCTCTGATTCACTATCTTCCTCATCATAATCATCACATCTGCATGGTTTACAACGTTTTTCTTCGCCATACATCATTTGTCGATCATATTTATCAAATCCTGTTGGAACGCCGTTATCTTTAGAACCATATTTCTCATTTCTTACTTGGTCTTCTACAGATTCGTATTTAATATATGTGTCATATACTTGACCAGTACTTTTCAAAAAATCAACTGGTTTGTAACCACGTGCTGCTAAATTACGTTTAGTTGTTTCGTCAGCTAATTTATCAAATTTTCCACCAACGCGTTTATATTTCAATTCATCAGAGTCAGCCCATGGTTTATCGGTCAATTCTGGTGCCAGCATTGAAAAATCAACGTTGCGCATTCCTTCAACTTTGCACGAATCTGATTTTTGAGTGTACAAATATGTTACTACAACTAACGCAATAAGAACCGCCAAACAGAAATATTTATTTGTTAAAAAACTGTCCATCAAGATTTATATATTAATAGTTAGATTATAAAATAAATTTGTTTCATAATGTTTTGCCTTATCGATACTAATCTAGGGCGCGACGGACCTGGTAGTGCGCGGGAAAGAAAAGTGTCTCATTTTTTTAGTTGTATTGTCAGAAAGCGATATTTCCGGAAACTTCTCGTTGATCTTATTAGAAGAATTTGTCAATCCAATATTGATCATAAATTTTTTGAATTCATCATAAGAAATGTATCCATCCCCGTTTTCATCAACAATTTTACATATTTTTTTAATTTTGGCAGTGTATTCGGTGATCTCATCAGTTGTCATGTGGCGGTTGACGTTGTATAATAACGAAATAAGTTCACAACACGTTATTTTGCCATCACCATTTTTATCTAAACTATCAAAGATTTCTCGAATTCCTATTCGAGTGATGACATATTCGTGGCAAATAGGTATAATATATGAGAGATATCCGTAAATATCAAGATAGTTTTTAGTTTTGCCAGATAAAGTCCCACCAGAAACCTCACGATTTATTGATTGTAATATTTGATCGCATTCGTATTTACTCCATTGATCATTCAATTCACTATTGATAAATTCCTTTAAAGCTTCTGGGGTTATATCCTCTCCTTTGTTTATGGAATCAAATGATTCAATGTATTCTTCCATGTCATCATCAGATAGTTTATACTTGCGTTTCAAATAATTGTACCATTTTTTTTCTGAATGGTCAACGCGTTTTGACATCATCTTATAATTCTAGCGACTAAAATTATATTACGATTAGCTCCCTATCATTATTTTCTTCTGGATCATATTGATTGATTATATCATATGGAAAATCAATTGAAATGACTCGATTAACTAATGAATGAATCGCATATACATTCATATTTATTAATTCTTGCGCGAAATTTAATATTATCATCGACAAATCATTAATATATGATTGATTGTAATTTTGCATTATTTTAGTATTATTTACTCCGATACCGATATTCAATGGAGCTAGGCGCACATAATCATCGAAACATTTTGCAAATTCATCAACAAATGATGACATTTTAATTTTAATTTCATCAAACAATATATCTAAAATTTTAATCATCATTTTGAGTTGTTCACTGTCGTCTCTGCACGAAATATATAGGTCGGCGATATAAGCAGGAGATATGAATTTATATTTTCGGCATGATATAATCTCTTTAAAATGTGTGTCGATTGGGAATTCAGAAAGTAACATTTTGAGATTAGAATTCGATGAAAAATTTTTTTTAACAAGGTCAACATATTTGGCGAATACAACAGAAAAAATCTTGTCATTTTTTCTAAAATATTTATCGTTGTAATACAGAACATCTATATTATCAGTCAGGACTTCTGTCACGTTCCAATTATTCATTTTGAAAAAATCAATTGGAACGTAAATGTTATTATAAAATTCTTTAAAATATTTGCGCAAGAGCAAACATATTTCTTTATTAGCTTTGATATCATAGATAACTATTTCAGCAACATCACACACTTCTTCCATGATATTATATTATTCGAAACATTATATATTTATATCATGTTTCAAATATTTATTACTTTAGCAAACTCCGATCTAGTCATTGTTTTAACACCTAATTGTTTGGCAGCAATGACCTTTGCTTCTTGTGCTTTGTCATCAGCATATACAAATAGTGTAGTAGTTTTGCTGGCTTTGCTCCCCATACGTCCTCCTTGAGCTTCAATGTATTCTTTCCATTTTGGTTCACGGAAAAAACTGAATATAATAATTTGATCTTTGAATTTGCCGGCAATATTCGTAACATTTTTATATGGTTTGATAGTGATAAGTTTTGTTACTTTTTTGTAAAGCGCTTGGAACTCTGGCAAAGAATTAATGAAGGAAGTTGCAGTTGTATCATCAAATCCATTGATATTTACTATCAAACTTATCCATTTATTTTCATTGATCGGTTCATATTTTTGAATAATATCTGGATAAACATTTAATATCTTCTTGATCTTTCTTTCGCCAAATCCTCTACCAAAACAATTACTTGCAACCATTAATTTCAAAATATCTAAATTTTTCAAACTATTCTGCAAATTATTGATCAATTTTTCCGCCAACTTATCTTGAAATCCGTCGAGTTCTAATAAATCTTTCTTTGTTAATGTTATTATCTTAGGAATGGTGTCAAAACCTGCTTCAACAATACGGGCAACAGTTTTTTCAGACATATTCTCTACACCTATATCCGTCACAAATTTAGTCATACGCGTAATAATGACAGTAATATCCTGATCTGCGTTCGTCAAAATGATATTCACTCCTGTCTCATCCCATTCGTACTCTAAATCTTTCGGTAATGCAGATTTTTTGGCAGGTTTGATAACTCCCATGATATATGGAATAGTATCGCCACTACGAGTCATATTTATAATCGCATCTGGTCCTATCAAATTATCATCAATAAATCTTGCGTTAAATCCGGTTGTATATTCTAAATTTGCTTGTGACAAACGGATCTGCTCAAAATGTATTCTTGGAATTATGTGACCATCTTTTGCAGGTTTCCATATTACCTCGATAACTTTTGTAGATGCAGTTTCTGTAGTCCCCTTATATGCGATAGCATAACTTGGATTTCCAGATGTATTTCTAGTATAAGGTTCGTCCACCGCAATAATGATACCATCTATTTCGTACAGTGATGCATCTTTTTGTTTTTTTAAAATCTCAGATAACTTTTTAAGGTCTAATTTTTTTTTATGAGTGGTATATGGTGCTACCATAAATCCATACTCTAAAAGAGATTGCATCTGATCCGACGGTGACATATCTTCTGGTTTTATAATTTCGTACGCAATAAAATCTACATCTCTGGCATGTTTTTTGTTAACAGAACCTTCTTTAGAATTAACAATTCCTGCAACCATGTTTCGTGCATTAGACATTTCGTGTGCGTATTTTTTAAAATTCTTAATAGTCATGATCAATTCTCCTCGCAAGACTAATTTATCATCCGTATCAGGAATTTCAACATTAATAAGATCTAACAAGTGAGATATGTTCTGACCAGTTTCTCCGTCACCTCGAGTGTACAATTGAGTTTTTCCTGATTGCGTGACCATCAAACAAGATATTCCATCCATCTTGTCGCTAATCAAACAAGGGCCCGGATTGCTGCTGATCCATGTATCTAATGCCTTTTCAGTTTTGATCTTGTTCATGCTACCCATCCAATATGGTAATTTTACTTTCTTTCCTTTGATTGCCGCCCCAACTTTGGTCAGTGCAGAAGATTTAGGACTTAATGATGCCAATTTATCGACAAGCAAATCATATACTTCGTCAGAAACGAGAGATTTACTTGTATTATAATAACTGTCTGCACTCAATTTAATCACTTCCTCTAATTGTTTGACAGTCAAGCTTGGCAAAACCATATATATGGCGCTTTGAGATTTGTTAATTTTTTTGATGATATCCATGGTTCTAATTTGGATAATAGTTCATTTATTTATAACAATAATATTAATCAATTTTTTTATCTGAATCCGTCCCAAACGTAATAGATTCTGAATTATTTTTTTCAGTTTCAGTAACGGAACTTGCCGAAAATATACTATGATTATCACTTTCTGATACTGATAATCCGTTAATGGTATTCCCTCCTTTAATACTATCACTTGTCGTCGCACTTTTTTCATCAGTGAATGTTATCTTCTTCCCTTTTTCTGTGTTATCCAATACAACGATTTCCTCTTTGGCATATTTTGTTTTATAAATCAAATAAGCAAAATCAATAACTAATAAAGATAACGCATGATATTTATATTTTTCATACAACTTGTCGGGAATAAATTCGGTAGCGATAAATAATGCGAAAACATATATTACGCATCCGATCATAAATTGCGTAAAAAATTTGGGATAATATTTTCCTATTGTTAGATTTATAATTAGAAACAACATCTATATTTGTTTTATTAGAAATAAAATAGGTAAAATGTTCCTGATGGTAAATATTTATTTTGTCGTTTTGGTAAATGATTCTTATTATTTAAATGAGAATCATCTAGAGATTCTAAAAGATACAAGGATTTCCAGAATAATATACAGCGGAGCAATAATCTACTGGAGTTTCACAAATTGTTGGCAACACAAAATATGCATCCCTGTTAGATGATCTGTCAATAGTTCCCAAATCGTAAGATAAAACAGCATTTACGTGTTGACATGTAGCTGCAAGATATTTGTTTGTTGCGATAAATCGTTTTATATCTTTCGTTGGAAATCTATTTGCGATAAAATTAAATGGTATCCTTTGCGCAAATGAAATCTGAGTAATAACATCCATCATATTTTTCATTGATGCTGATAAATCATGACCGCAGCCTCCAACATCTTGTGTTAATCCATCACATGTTGCTTTAATTGTTGTCGATTTTGGTTGTGACAAAGCAGTTGCATATCCCGGTTGCATTTTCATATATCCAAAATCAGGGACATATGTACATGTTTCCCCCATGCCTGATTGGCCAAAAAAGTACGCATCGTGTGCAAACAATATATTAATTCCTCCTCCTGATTGGGTCCAATCAAATACCATTCTGTTATTTTGAGGATCAATAACTAGAGTTGTTTCTGTTTGCGGAAAAGCAGGTAATCCTCCAATTTGAATATCAAAAGTTCCATTGATAATATAACCTGTTGACGACATATGATAATTGAATGGTGTCCATAATGGTAACGGAGCCGCTGATATTTCGTTTGAAATAAATAATAATATTAAGAACGCAACTAAGAAGGCCATTTAATTCGTAATACTTTATATATTAAAAATATTATCCCTGGCAGTTTTTTTTTCATTTTTTTTTGTGCCAATAAATACCATCATAAACGTAAAGCTAAATTCTTACGTCATTATAATGAGTATTTGCACGTGGGTTTGTTATTTAATTTATTCGTTGGATACAAATCAAACATACATAGGATCTTCTAATAATTTTTTGAAGAGATTGACCAATCATAACAGAGGAAAAGGGGCTAAACGAACAAAAGGACAAACTTGGATTCCGTATATCGTGATAACGGGTTTTCATCACAAAAATGCATGTCTTTCATTTGAATCAGGATGGAAACGTTTGACATACAATCGATCCAATACAAGGTTGGAAATGATAAATATTATGGCGAATACGGATTTGACATATACAACATTGCCGAAATGGAACAGAATATTAGATTTGCTTTATTTTTTGCATAACGTAACTCTTCTTGATACTAAATTCAAAATTAACTATGATATACAACATATAGTAAATCAACCGGAGGGTTTGAAAATAATTATCTTTGCAGAAGATGTTATGTCCGAAATACCATGGCCATATTTTATCTCTATAAAAAATCACAAATTGTCAAAAATAATTTAATTTATCACTTTATATAAGATAAATATGGAAGGTAATTGGACACAATTGTTAATTGAAGCCGTAATCATGGGTATCATTATCGTCGTTTTAGGATACATCGTTTCGTTTATCACCAAACCTTGGTTTGGCACTGCACTCCCAGAAGTCTGTAAACATTGGAATGATGATTACATGATGGAGATTAATTTATTCTTGATTGGATTCATTGGTCACTTAGGATTCGAATTAGCTGGCATGAATACATGGTATTGTAAACACGGTCACGCATGCTCTCAATAAATTGTTTAAATTTTAATAAAGAATTAAACAATTTTAAGTTGAATGATATATCGCAAACTGACCTGTTCTTCATGATAAACTATGAATTCATCATATTGGAGACTGCAATGTTTATTAGTTTTTGTTAATTTACCACGTGGTATTTGAGTATTATCGTCATATACATCGTATTCAGCGAAAGTAGAGGTACCTAACCCCCATGTTGAATTGTATGGTTTTGGCAAATTAGCGGCGGTCAATCTAGAATCAGCTGATTCTTTCTTTATCATCTTTCCCAACGCAACTTCTGAGACAAACAGACAAGCAGTATTATCGGATGATCCATAATCGCAATAGTTAATACTTTTACTACATGAATTAGCAAAATATAAGCCCATACCAAACATTTTTCCGGTGATACAAACATTGATACCCAATTTGGAAGGATCAACAACCAAACCGTTTTTTAGAATGCCAATCATATTAGACACTCTCGTTCCGTGAAACAGCAACGTCTTATTTTTGATTTTGGCGCTATATTTTTCGTACGCATTCCTTTCTTTTTCACGATTTATTTCGAATATGTTCGTGATTTCGAATTTAAAATGATGAGTAGGCGCCTTTGAATTATGTAAATAGTCAGACAAATCATGGTACATCGCATCTGTTTTATCCAAAGGAATAAATTCTGTTTCTAAATCTTCATACAGATTCACTAAATTTTTCATAACATTATTTTGTTTCATCTTGACAACTGATGCTGATCCGTAAACCATTTGCGATAATTCATTCAACAGATTTATATTCTTACCGATTAAATCTTTGCTGTCTATTATCGGCGGCATTTTCCGTCCGGTTGCCATTGGAATCAATGTGTAAAAATCTGAACTCAGAGTTGATAACGTGTCTCTATCTTTCAGGTTATTATTTATTTTATTCAATATATCATAGGCAGCATCAATTTGTTTTTGACTGATTTTACCCAAAGGCATTTTATCGGTATCAATTTCTAACTGCGCGAGCGTATTTTTCATATAAACTTGATTACTTATCAGTTGCAAAAAACTCATAACTCGCGCATCCATATCAATTTCAGATTCAGATTTTGATTCAGATTCAGATTCTATGGATTCTTGTTTAGCGCATTCAGTAATCGTCAAAAAATATTTATGCGGCATTTTGACAAAATTATCTTTGTTGTACCAATTATTACCCGTTTTGGATTTAAATTGTTTGGCAAAAAACTGTATTGCACCTGTTTCATTAAATTCTTTATAACTTGTGGTCCCTTTTTCTCCAATTCGCCCATAACGAATATATACAACGTGCTTACCTTGAAATTTGATAATTTGCATGATGTAATATTTATTCATATTTTGGCCTATGACTGTCTGATTAAGAGTGCAACTAAATATATCCTCCTTTACTTGTAATATTTCGCCCCCAACATATTTGCATTGTGGATCTATCAAATGTCCTCCTGTTGAAATAGTTGATTTGTTCATGGGTAATAATTGGTTCAATAATGATTATTTTATATGTTTTTATCATATCAATTTTTTTGGTATGATAAAATTAATTATATTGACTGAATGGGACTAATTCTACAATCAATTTATCTAAATTTTTAGGTGGACTAATATGGTGTTTTATAGGAGCTCGTTTTGGGACCTCATTTTTTATTCGTGTTGGTGGTTTGCGAGATTTGTTTGTGGGCTTTTGCTTTTTAGAAAGTAACGGTAATGGTATTTTGCGATTTGTTTTAGAACCAGAAGCAATAGGCCTATTCTTAGGCATCAGTGCTTCAATGGCTTTCTTAGTGGCACTGGTAGCTAATCTATCAGCTTCATTGTTACCAATGGCATTATAATCATCCAAATCAGAATGTCCATCAACGTGTTCCATAAAAATAGAATATTTATTGTAGTATCTATATATCTCTTCGATAAATTCCCTGTTGAGAACAGGTTCCCCTTTTTTTGTTAACCAACCATTATTGACCCAATTGTCTGCCCAATTAGTAACACAGTCAATACTATATTTAGAATCTGTTTTAACATAGACGTTATATTTTGACAATCCCAGACGTGAATTAATATAACGGAGCGCAGAATATATTGCATACAATTCAGTTCGTTGGTTTGTGCATTTGCCTTTATTGAAAATTTTGCTTACATCTGGTAGTTCTTGGTCTGGGAAATGAATTCCTATACCACCAATCGCACCTACTTTGCCGTTTCTTGAACAAGATCCATCTGTGAATACTACTAAATTTTCTTTCATATTTATTAGTATAAAAGATTATATCTTCTAATGCATACAAATTAATTATTTATATCAATGATTAATTTGTTGACTGTTGATTTCTTCTAGCACGGAATTGTGGATTGGTAAAACTACCGTCGTTTTGTGGTCTAGGTTGAGCAGGATTTTTTAATATTTTAGGTGGGTTGTTGCTGCTGTATTGGGGCTTTTTGTTACGGTTTGAATTTGCTATCGACACATGGAAGCGATTTTCCATCGTCATATCATTAATAATATCACCGATAACAGCGTTTGTCTTTTGATGTACAGCTTTTGTAACAAGGGATGTCATGAAAATGATTGCAAATTGTTTATTTTCTGGATAGGTAATATGATCAATTACCCCATAATTGCTAAAAAGTTTTGTAATGTCATCCAATGCTGGCCTAGGTTGCATGTCATTAAATCCATATTTAGCAAAAAACACCGCTTCATACTTACGCTTGTATTCGACAGGTGCATCTTGGAAGACTTGCGATTCTTCTTGTACTGGTGCAGCTGTATTTTGTCTAGGGGGCGAATTTTCAGAGCGTGGGTGATAAGAATTATTACCTGCAACTGTGCTTGCATATGTTACGTAATTTTTTTTATTGTTCATCATCCTTGATCCCGGAGATTGGTTATTTGACATATGTAATGTTTAGATTACGTGTCAAATCTTTAAATCAATTTGTTAAAAAAAAATTAATTTTTGATAATTCATCTTTGAAAGTTATATCTTTGTTCGTTTTAAGGTTTACTGTGTCGAGTGGAGTTTCCAAAATAAGGGGAATACGATGTTTGAACGCATATTTCGCAATTGCCACAAGACCAGCGATCGGAATTTTACCATATCCAATATCTGCGTGCCTATCCACATGCGATCCCAATTCTGTTTTGCTATCGTTATAGTGAAAACATGCTATCTTATTTGGTCCCATTATTTTTTCGAACATTTTAAAAAACGTTCCCGCTTTACTTTTGTCAGATATGTCATATCCTGCAGCCCAAATATGACATGTATCAATGCAAAATTTAATTCTTTTTCTTTCATCATCTTCTAATGACCAATAAATGGATGACAATATATTCAAATTAGTCCCAATTTCGTTACCTTGGCCTGCCCCTGTTTCTAAAATAATCGTCGATTTCGCATCGGTCTGTGCCAACGCGATTTTCAATCCTGTAACGTAATTTTTGGCTGCTGCTTCATCATTAATATCATTAACTTTCATATTTTTTCCCATGTGAATGATTACGCCAATACATCTTTTACCAATGATACTACTCGCGTCTAGATCTTTGACGAGTAATATGATAGACGATTTGAATTTTAAACTATTAATTGGATGGCAGAGATTAATAGTGTAGTTACCGTGAATAACTAATTTAAGTTTGTTAAGAGCCAGTTGGTGAGAAAATTCAAGCAATTGTTTTTCAGATTTTGCTTTTGTTCGAGTTTGTTGCGGATTAGCGAGAAAAATTTGCATAATATTACACCCCATATGATGAGCATCCTCCGGTGCGGAAACAAAATTCCAAGATGCATCGATATGTCTTCCTATACGAAATTTACGCATTATAATATTATTGTTTATAAAAATAAAAAAATAATATTGCCAAGTAATATATTTGATGAAGACAATATATAAATTTAAGGTAATGCGCGGTGGAGCTGACGGGGAAATATCTGTGTTTAGCGACAACGCGCAACGATTGCCCGGAGATGCCACGATAAAAATCAAACCGAATAGTCATTACAACATCGATTATATTATGCATCATTATGATTTGTATGCACTAGAGTTGGCAAAGAATAAGGACATCTGGAAAAACGTTGACTTTCGCGAATTTATCAAAAAGAACATTAATTTAGTGAGTGAAATAGATAATGCTCGTTCGTTGCTTCCGACCAATCCGTATACATATATGGGAACTTATTTTGACGGTGCTAACGATATAGATTACAATGATGCTGCATTTGGGACGGGTTCTGTCCCAATAAGAGATGCATTAACAGCGATCATTGACGCAAAATTAAATACATACAATAACACTTTTCCTTCTCCAGGCCTAGATTTTTATTCCAAAACGTTCCGAAAAGACACTGCATCCTTGCCACCCACAGATATTCCACCATCACTTGCTGCGGCGATTGATTCAATCGAAGGATCATTGCAATCAGTGTTATCTAAATTAAAAGACAGATTTGCACAAATAACTGACGTCACTGAAAAAATAAATGCTGAAACAGTCAAAGCGTTCAAAGCGGTTTCTGCAGTTGTTCTTGAAGGAGATTATACCCAAAAATATGAACAATTAGGGGGTATTATTGCAAATCTTGCTGAACCATTGACACATATCAAACAAGGAATGCTTACGGAAGTCAATATCATCAACAATATGGAAGATGTAACGCAGTATTATGAAAATATGGATTTTTCATTGGCCGTGCCAGAGATTGATGGGGCGTTAAAAGTTCCGGCTGATATGACAGATATGGTATCAAACAAAGAATATTTGAAAAAAATGAAAACCAAAACAAGCGCTAGTTCAGTTGGTCCTATGCCTGATATTTCACTTTTGTCTTCAATGTTAAATTTGAGACCTAAATCGAGTACAGGTTTAGCAAGTAAAAAAAATCCAACATCTTATGGTGATCCTATAATGGATACGTATACGTATTTAAAAGACGTAGAAGAATTATCGCCATCAAGTGAAGCGCAAATTTTATTACAGACCACTATTTATAAATCAGATGATGGTAAGATGCATAGTGAGTATTTGGATGATTTAAAATTGGAAAATATACGAAAAGAATTAGAAAAGAAGGTTAATAGTTATAGTAGGCTAATAACGGGGCTGGATAATGCTGGTTCACCACCTTTACCTTTACCAAATACAGGAGTTGATGTTAGAAATCTAGAGCAGATTTCGGTTGTTCTACCTCCTAGAAATATTCCAATCACTGATCCTAACGGTCACGAACGATTAAAAGTCTACAAGCAATTATATAAAGTGCAAAAAATGAGGGGAGGATCCAACAAAAAATATGGCTTTGAACATCGCAAGCACATCGTTCATGCATCACAAACTGGTGGCGCGGTAGTCAGATTTGAATCTTTAGACGAAAGCTCTAACAAACGACTGGCGGATATTCGCAAATACAGGGATGAAATAGATAAGCGAACGATAGAGAAAAAAGAGCGAGACAGTTTCTTTGACAGAGAAAGGAAGCTAAGCGTTGACGTATTGTATCAAGAAAATGATTTTTTGCGCGAAATGCAATATGAGTTCATCCTTTCAAAAATCAAAACAATTGGTATCGTCGATGAAAAATTTGTCAAAATGAACGAATTACAGCAACAAGTTGATAAATATCAAATGAATTTGACAACATATCTCGAACGATTAAACAGTCGCGTGATCAAAAGTCAAGACACTGACGTGTTACAGAATTTATTAGCTACGGGACGGCTTGTTTCTGCAGATGTTGAAAACTTTTTTGATAAAAGTGGTTTGTCTGGCGTGCGACCAAAAGATTATTCGACAACTGATATCGGCATCAATACATTAACATTTATCAACACAATGTCGACTCTCTATGATAAATTGGGCGGAGATATTAATAAAGTAGGGGAAGTAATGAATGATGCATCTAATGAAGGAGTCACAGTTTCTCAAAGATCTACAGATTTGACCAGAACAAATGATGATCTTGAAATATTGAAGGATGATTTGGCAGACCTTAACATTAATATAAATGCTGCTAGCGCAAAAATTCGCGACAGCATTGATTATATCGATGTTGTCAAAAAAGGGGCGCAAAAAGTGATCGAGCGGAATTTAAATTATGTCGATGCGTTTGTCAGCAACATATTTTATGATTTAGACGGATTTACGAAATATTCTGCTACTCTCAAAAAAATCCAAAAAATTATCGGCGATAGTAAATTTACATGGGATGGATTGTCATTAGCGCTGAATTCATTCCAAAATGAAACTGATGAGATTGCAAAGTCTGGCAAAAATAAGGAATATGACGATTTTTTCGTTGGTAAACCAGAATATTCGAAAGATATCGATTTAGTCCCCGTCGTTAAGGATTTTAGCGATTATGCAAAAAATGTTAAAATCTATGGTGACAATATCCTCACAAATTTTAACGGCAAACAGCAACTGACTGTGCTACTTAATAACGCGGTTGATCTTAATGCAACGTTGGAAGGTTTAGAAGTGTTGTATAATGTTATGGTTGAAAATCCAGCAGTCAATTATAATGTTACTGTAAATATGCCAAGTAGTGTATCAAATATCATGACGAGAATTTCTGATTTTTTAGGTGATATGAATCCGACAATCACACATTTTGACAATAGTGGAATGAAAAATTTTGATAAAATCCAAACATATTTAAAATTGGATCCAGCCTTTGGAGGATCACCTGCTACGCGACTGCAAAATTATATCAAAAAAATACTACCCATCATGGGTAATTTATCTCTCTTTCCAAATATTTACAACAAAATAAACATTCCTGCTAATTTGAAAGAATTTATTGATGAATTTGCTATTCCAGAATATGAAATGATCGAGAAATATGTAAACGGAATAAACAGTCGTTATGTTGACAAATATAAAACACCAGACAATTTGGTAATAATCAATAATATGTTGAACGTTGTCCGCAGTACGATAGCCAAAATGATTCATGTGTTTAATACGAATTCTAACAAGGGAAAATGGGGACCACAAGCGTTGGCACTACAAACTGAAAAAACATTTATTGATGATAATCTGGAGACAACCATCAATTGGGGAGTGCATTTGACTGGAAATAGGGAAGCAGCTCTTGATCGAATAAAAAAAATTATCAACAATCTGGGTATCTACAAAGGAAACACTGATTTGGCTATTAATGGGCTCGAAAAAACCATCGATGCGTACACAACAAAAATTAAAAAAACATACAATTTCCCATCTGATGACTATCTACTAAATCATTTTACAGATCAAGGTAAAGTTCTCAGCGTCAGTTTGATAGAGACTTTCTATGAATATCTTTCTTCAGCATACGCTAAATTACTTGGTAATAGTTTACTAGACAAAGATTTGAGTCTCCAATATTCCAAAATCAAGAGTCTTTCAGAAAATGTTTTGAAAAACACAAAAAGTAGAGAAATAAAACTGCTTACGACTGTCGAAAACATCCCAGATATTGATGCTGACCTTAAAACGCTTCACGATGCTTATATTGATTATAAGAAGGATCCCGCGCATCTTAAGAAGCGGGGAGAAATCAATGCGCAAACAGAGAAAAATAAAATAGATAACAATACAATTGTCGCGTCAAGAAAGTTCAGAGGAGTATTTTCTAATTACAAAACTCTCGCCGTTCCTTGTTTACAATTATTGATAGATAAGGGGACGGCTAAGGCGGTTGCGGCCCTCGATTCCGAATTGAAATTCGAGCCGGGAAAAATTCGTATGATATATACATTCGAGCCGGATACAGTAACGTATAAAACAAATCCATTTGTTGGCGTGAAAATAAAAAAAGACGAATTTCTAGATATTTCAGGCGGGACGTCAACCGACTTGACTTTTGTTCTACCAAGATCGAACGATTACCCAGCAGGTAGTCCTAATATTACTTTCGCGGTCCCGTTTCAAAAAATAAAACTAATTATACCGGTTGGCACAATTTCAGAATCAAATCTACAAAACTTTATTACTACAATAAATACGATCGAAACTTGCATAACATTAATTCCTATGATCCTAAACGCTAAAAAAAGTTTGGACGGATATCGCTTTAAAGCAAAAGCGGGGACAGCAGAACCTGAAGATCCTGTTGCGACTGGCGGTAATGGAGCTGCAAGGGACGGCGTTTACAACGATAATATTGCTATCATCAAAGACGCTGCAAATTCACTTAATGATGTTAACTTTACTATCATGAACACACCCGACGTTTTTTATCTTCGAGGAATAAAAATAGATAGAATTAATATTTTTGAGGAGGTCATCAAATCTGTTAATTATGATTGGTCAGTTTCGGACACCCCTAGTGTCAAAGGATTTCGACTCAAGTTAGATAATGCATGTGTATTTCTCGCGAATTTAACCGTTTTTTACCACGCGTTTGTGATAAATTTATGTGAGAAGTGCGTTGGGATTGGATTTGTTTTGAGAAATCCAGATGATTTGATCAGAAAAACAATCAAAGATAACATAAAATTTGACATCCCAACCTATGACAAGTTGTTAAATTTAGCTGACTACAAAGATGATTTCAACGGTTTGGGAGGATCGATTCGATATATCCGCGGAGAAATGATTAAAGTGGGAAATATTATTAACAAAGAACTAGTCGCTAAACCACTTGACAACAATTTGTTAAAGGATGATAAAGTTTATCGTTATTTTTTTAGCAACAAAAAAAATCCTTCCGCCGAATATTTCAGAGTTATAATGGTGACAGATGATAAAACTACACTGGAGAATATGATAGATCTCGATAAAGTATTTGGTGCCATTGTTGAATACGTCTATGCAACAAAACCAGTATTTGATCAAATTTCTATGACAAAAGTTCATAATTTTGCTGTTGGCCAACCGTATTCTATAACTTCAGGTACGCGCGTTGATGATAATTTGATATTCTCAAATGTTTGGAATAAAATGCTCGAGAAAGATGGACCTCTTGAAAAATTTGTTAAATTATTAAGCGACGCCGATTTTAATATTTTGAAACAACAAATAAAGGATGATTTTGATAAAATAGTCAGTGGATCTTTAATAGATGGAACTAATATCAAGGGTAGTCCGAATCCCGGAAATCCCGACGTTATCATTCCTGACACGCTTAACGTTGACGGCGCAAAAATAAATGCAGATTTGTTCGACGCCAGTGAAAACATACAAAAGAGCGTATATTCTGCTTCGTTAAATCCACTTACTTCCGCTGATACACTTGGGAAATACGTTCGATCGATTATGTCATTCATTTATGCAGATACCAACTCCATCGCTGTTACCAAAGGATTTAACAAAATCAAATACGATCTTGATTATTTTAACAAACTTGCGCTTCCCTTAAAAATTCCTTATAACAAATTCAAACACAAAGAACTAAGGGACCAAATCAAAGCTCTTCAAGGAATAATTAACACTAATATCTTTTTAGAGGGAGCTAATTTAGAAGCATCATCAACAATAGAAGTTGCTCCTGGAGATCTGCTCCTTCCCAAATCAAGTTTTTTTATCTTTAAAAATCCAAACATTACGAACGAAGAGAAAAAACAATTGGATCATGCCGAAACAACTCTCGAAGCATTAACTTCTTTGTTAAAAGTAAGTGAGGACGATAATAAAAGTTTGAGTAAATTTTTAAGACAAGAAAGCGAAATCGTTAAGGATATTATCAGCACAAATGTAAATGCGCAAGAAATTGTCAAAACTGAGCGCGATAACATTGAAAACAAAATTTTGGAGTTCACTTACGTATCTTCAATTATTACCCAAGTCATGTTCAATAAATACTATGCGCAGACACCTTTTATGGAATTAGGTAAGTTGAACAAATATTTGTATAAGATTATCGAACATTATACATCGTCCCAGAAAAAGATAAAAGATAGATTGATGAACATGATGGATATGAATCAAGAATACACTATCAGAAAAAAACAAGTCGATAGTTACTTGCTTTTTCTTGGGGTTGCTGGCAAGAAGATCAAAGGTTCTACTAGTGATTCTAAATTTTATCTACGAATGGGATTTGGATTAATAGATTATTATTGGGACGTTATCCATAACATATTAGATTGTATGAATAACAAAAAGAAGATGGTATATGACGATTTTTCTGAAATAGAAAAGTATTTTTATTTGTATCATTGGATTACTATTCAGCAATGCTACAAACTGTTTGGATGGATTAGAGATGTTTACATGCCATTAAAAGCTAAGGAAGAAATTGATTCGGGTGTAAAAGTGCCAGCGAAGGAGAGGTACATTATGAAAAAGATAGAACTTGAAAGTTTGGCTGGTCCTGTCGGCCAAATTTTTTCGAAGTTCCAGGCAATACGCGAAAATTTAGATCAATATCAATCTGTTGTGATGCAAAAAGTATCGATTCATTTACGTATTAATGATTTCCCAACAGGTGTTGATAAATTTACGAGCAAACGTAACTATGCCGTCAATGACCCGGAATATATCGCCAATAAACCGAATCGCGTATTCACTAACGACGGACGTTATTTACAAGTTCATATGGACAAGGTTGAAGATCCGTCAGAATATCCAGTTGGAATTGATGAAGCATCACAAAAGAAATTTTTTGATCGTGTCCATGATCGGATGACAAAGAAAGATGGAGATGGAAAAATGGGAATCAAATTTAAGAGAATATATGACAGCGAAAAATTTCCGGATGCGTCTGTCATCAGTAACTATATGTCACTTGCATCGAATATTATGCAAGGAAATGGTACTATGTTAATGACATATGGTTACAGTGGTACGGGGAAATCGTTTACGATGTTCGGTAAAAGTACTGGCGGCGATAATATTCAAGGAATATTGCAATCGACATTACAATCTTTTTCGAACAAAATTTATTTTCGAACATATGAAATTTATGGATTAGGAACACGTTTTAATTCATATTGGAATCCGCAAAACTGTGCCACCGGAGACTGTCCAACTATTTCCTGCGACATTGGCGATTATGTTTATCAAATGGTAATACATCATAAACTAAAATTAGCAGGAAAAGAGATCGAAGATGAAGGATCTGTACCGATTTTGAACCAGCATGATATGTTAGCGTATATTATGGAAATGGTCAAGCCCGAAAAAACAGTTCATCCAATGCAAACAGATATGCGACGAGGATATATCGACGCTCCTGATGTTGCTCCTGATCCCGTCAAATTGAATAATAACAGAAACGCCGAATTTACAAATCTATTGAATCCCGGTGATCAAAAATTTAAAGATTCTGTCTTTCTGCAAATATCCAAAGATCAATTCGAAAAATTTGATCAAATCGTGAAAAAAATAGATGCGCAGCGGAAGAAAGGAGTGACAAATAAATATATGGATGAACAAACGTTTCATCAAATAAAATCAACACTCAATAATCCTGAATCGTCGAGATCTATTTTAGTATATGAATTTCAAATCGAGGTCAAGATCGGCGATAAGTTTGTGTTTGTCCCGTTTATTATTTATGATTTACCTGGGAAGGAAGAACTCGTTAAAACGTACATAGGTGATGATAAAATTGATAAAGCAAAATATGATGAACGGACCAAAGAGCCGAAAGACGAAGGGGTTACTCCAGCTGTATTTATAGATTTTCCAGAAGATACTAAAATTGGTACCGGAATTGATGCCAAATTGATCAAAGATAAAAAAATTACGTTAGCGATGAATCCATATTTAATTCCAGCATACGTTAGTAACACAATCCTTGATAAAATAATCGCCAGTTTATCAGCACTGGATAAGAAACTTGATCCTGATTGGTTAGCGCATTTTTTTACAAAGAAAGTTTTAGACAACAATGAATTCGTAAACACTCATCTTGTTAAAGTAAGTCGTGCTTTTGCTACTAATAATATGGATATTGCAACGATGTTCAAGGCTACAAAAGTAATAAATTTCGAGACCTATTTTGATCAAAATAATCTCGATCCGGCCATATTGGATATAACTGACCGAGCAAGTCTCATTTTCAATATCGGATTGGTTGAATATATGTCAGAAAATGACGCAACTGTAAGACAAAAAGTTCTCAAACGCTACTTTTTGATGTTGCTCATATGGAAATTGATGCAATACAAAGCCATTGATATTATCGTTCTCATAATTGAAGCAGCTGCTGATGAACCAGATTCATGGAAAAAAGAAAACATTCATGCTTTTTTCGAAGCCTTATACATAAATGAAAACGTTGTTGGGTTAATTCAATATTTAATTTCGCAAGTCATGAACAAACCTGATGCGCCGTTCAAACAGCAAGTACCTGGATCGATCATAAAAGCCGGTTGTAACAGTTCATGTTTAGAAATTTCAAAATATTTATTGATTAATACCATATTCAGACAACTATTGTTTCAAAAAAATACAGGTGGTAAGTTTACGTATTCTTATCTTACCGGTCTTTCGGTAGATCAAAAATTATTAGATTTGGGGGATAAAAGTAATTACCAAAAGGATAAGATAAGTAAATTTATTGATGATTATTCCGTATCTCCCGTCTTTATGAAACCGGACGGTAAATATGATGTTTATACGACTGCTGGCCCTGGAAATGGTAAAGAAGTGGATCCTTTGTTAGAATTTTATCGGTCATATATCTATCTTGACAGTTTAGCATATGATGGAAACAAAATATTTAGAGATGGTAACAAAACCGTAGGATGTGACCCATCGAGAATAAAAAACGCTGGGGGGATAACGGATAAAATAGAATGGATAGTTGATCCTAACGAAGGTATCGATAAACCAAAACTGTCTCTTGAAGGTAATAGACCACTTTTACAAGACTTTCTAGAACCATACAAAGAAAAAATAAGATATTACTATCTTTTCTATTTGGTCACCAATAATGATCCAACAAAAAAAGGAAAAGAACAAATCAATTTACTCAATAATAGTTACGATTTTATCAATATTCTCAATTCTGCGGATACAGACGCTTGTTCAAATTAATAATTAACCATTATCGTAAATGTTTAATTATTAAAAATATAATGTAACCAAATAATATAATGAAAACAAAATATGCATTCATTGTAAAACAAGTAGGGGGGGCAAATGGATTGACTCGTATTTTTACAGAGTCACAAAAAAATTTTAAAGACGAAGTTTTTGATCCAGTTACATATCCTACAGAAGACATATATCCCGACAGTCACTACAATACCGATTATATTTTGAATCAATTTGCATCATTTGTTCAAAAGATGTCAGAAAATGCATCCATATGGGATAATCGAAATTTTGTAACTTTTGTAGATAGGCTAGAGAAACTCAAGAGCAAAGTCGAAAACGCCCGAACTATGGATCCGATTCCCAATCCGTACGAATATGTTGGTGTCGATCCCAGTGACGAATTATATCAACATGGGATGGACAACAAACACGGCGGAATTTATGAAAATAGAAAATATTTGGCTAGACCAACAAATCTTCAGTTTTATGAATACTGGAAGATCGGGAGTAATGTCCCGCATTCCGTGCGAATAATCAACAACTGGCCAATAATTTTTCCTGTCTGGTCAAATGGACAATTCAATAGTCCGCCTGCTTTTATCCTGCCACCACGAGGACCTGCAGATAAAGTATCATATGGAGCCCGCCAAACATTCGAAATCGATTTACCTCCTTCTACCAAATATTACGATTTTTATTTTCAACCGTTCAAAAATGACAGCTCGGGATCAAATGTTCCCGAAAAGTTAGCGGAAGAAATAGATCAACTCAACAATTTATATTTTATTATCATACGAAGCTTAGTTGCTCAAGATCGTAACGAAGAAATTATTGACACGAACACGAAGATAACAAAATCATTTGTAAAGGTAAATTCCGAAATAGCAATGAGCCAATATACTGATAAATATAACGCTCTTGAAGCTATTGTCGTAAACATATTCGAAGCGATTAAACATAGTAAGCAAAGTGTCATGACAAAAATTAATATTTTGGATAGCGTACCTGATATTGCAAAGTATTATGCAAATTTACGATTCAGCAATTCAGATATTGCAGATGCTGTCAAAACTCCGACTGACATGATTGATTTTATTTCGCAGACAGATTTCGATAAAAAGATCAAGAAAAAAGTTGCAGAAATCTCTAAACCATCATTAGACATAATTAATTCAGCATTACATTTGAAAAAATATGTTCCGCGCGTTACGAGTACTCGTGGATCTTTTGGCGAAAACATTGCAGAATTATATAATTATATTGGTAAGGCAAAGACTCTTCCGGCGACAGATTTCGTCAATAATATGTTTGTTACCAAGATTCAGACTGATAACGTTGGAAAAATAATTGCAAAATTTTGGAATAACGATGACATGTCAGAAAGAGGCCGAGATATTATGATTAAAACTAGAGATCATGCGAGACTCATAAGCGGAGATCCTGATTTTAATAGAGGCCTATTATCCGGAAAAGCCAGGATGCAAAATTACAGAAATAAATATCCATACAAGAACAATCTGATCGGTGGTTCTAATAAATATGGATTTGCGAAAAAAAAGAGTCTTGCATATGTGTCACAGACTGGCGGTTTTTATATATCCTATGACGATATATTTAATGACTCCAAACAGCGAAGGACAAAGGTTGAACAAGGAGCTGCAAGGATAAGCGGGCTCGCAGAACAAATAAACAAACCTAAAATAGAGACAAATTTGGATGTTCTGTATCAAAATAACGATTTTTTAGCTAATGCGCTAAATAATCACGTTTTTCATAGGATGTTTGTCGCCGAAAACGCGAACGTGCAATCTTCATTGGGCGATAAACTGATAAATCTTATTGACGAATTTCAAAATGATCTATCGAAATTATTTGGCGTCATGAACGATCGAGTTAAAACTGTCGCCAATAACAAAGTACTGCATGATTTGTTCGCAAGTGGTTCTGTTAAATTAAATGATTTTATAGATTTTTTTAAAGAAAGTGGTATCACAAGTGTAACTCCAGTCCGATATCCATATGATTACGGAATGGATAATATGTATCTTATTAATTTGATTACGGATATGAAAAATCAATCGGTTGATATGGATGTCATTGCATCTATCATGAAAAAGTTATCTACAAAGGGCATATCTGACATTGACAGAAGCAAAAAAATCACTGAACTTTCCGATGATTTGCATGTATTGAATGACAAATTGCAAGATTTACGAAACAACATGATATCTGTCAAAGGCTCCCTCAATCATAACGTTAGTGATCTGCAGCAAAACAAATCGTACACGAATAAGGTAATCGTAAAAAATTTCGATTCTCTTACCTCAAATATTGATTTTATACTTGGTGATATAAATGATTTCGAATCTATCTCAGATTTATTGATTGAATTTCAAAAACTTGATGCATCAACAACAAATTCGTGGGAGAAGAACAAACAATTGCTACGTGTTTTGAATGATAAAATTAAAGCAGCTACACCTGTTAAAGATAAATTGGATGCATATGTAGCTCTACCACCCGATCCTAAGATTTACAAAGAAACAGATTTAGGCAGTTACGTTCTTAAATACAATAATTTGATCGATAACGTTATTATGTATCAAAATAATTTAGGAATAAACTATGAAACTGACAAATCGATCCTGAAAATGGATAAGGAGTTGGCAGACTTGGGGGCATCAGTTGAAAAATTAAAGATCTTGTCGTTGATCATTTTTGGTGACAAAATTAATTGGGGTGGAGTGTTAATAAAATCAGATGTTGGTCATGCAATAGATACTGCAAACACGGTGCAGATAATTGATAATATCCGGGAAATGGTTAAAAATCTTACTGTGGATAATGATTTATCATTTGACAAGCTACCCATAAGATTTGATATGACAAGGGGAAAAAAATTGACAAAGAAAGAGATGTTTTATGATATTTTGACAGTAATGGGTAATCTTTTTTTGTTCCCAGAACTACTAGAGGAAATAGATATTCCACATGACATGCGACTTATTATTGATACATATGCGTATCCGACAGATATATGGCCAATTTTTATGAATAATATTTTACATTTGGTAGATAATGATAAGTTGATCGATAAGAATGTTGAACAGCGTTTTAATAAATTATTTAACATTTTTAAAGGTGTTATAAATGAACATGATGGTGTGACAAATGAACATGATAAGCGCGTTAGTGAACTAAATGCTTTTCCTGAATATGTTAGTTGGGATGATCCAATTATAGAAAATATGTATGACAAATTATTCTATTATGCTTCGATGGGGCCAGAAAGTAAAATTACTGATACTGTTCTTAATAATATCGATCTGACTAGTCTCCAAAAAATGCGTAATTTGCAGACACAATCGGATATTAGCGATTATATTGTGGGTCAGCGTAACATAATTATCATTAGTTTACTTTCATTGTTATCCAGTTCGTTATCGTCAGTCTATACTAAATTGATGATCGCTAGTGTAGGTAAGGCGGATAATGTTGCAATTAAAGAATTATCAAATAAAATAGCAAAAGATCATGTCAGACTGGAGAGATTAGAAATAATGAATAAATACTCAAAAAGAGTTTTTAGATCTAATTACATGCGAGAATACATAATAAACATTGATACATATTTGAATAGTCCCTTACATTCAATACCAATTCCGACTCCAGCTAATCTTATTGATATATCTAATTTAGACAACAATATGATCACAATGACAATGGACATCAAAAATAAATTCGGAGTTTTCAAAAAACAAACGTTGTCATATTTAAATCTAATCATGAGCGAAAATGATACGGGACTGCCACCATGTATTGCAGATAACGCTGATTTTACGATAATTTTTAAGACCAATATGTTACACAATTTATATTCATTAAGGTGGGAAAAACTGGGAGGAGGAATTAAAACGGTTGCAAAAGGCGTGAATGATATCGTAAAATCAAGAAGGATAGATTTTGCGTCTGTTCCAAATCACATCAAGAAAAAAATATACAATGAAAAAATAGAAATTTATCCAGTTGGCAACAAAATAACTGACGATATCGTTCAACAGTACGTTTCATATGTTAACACCATTGATCTTGCCCTAACAATTCTTCCATTAATTTTGCAAGCTAAAACAATAATAGAAAAATATGATTACACAACGCTCGGCGCTGTTAGATGGGCTAAAAATGCACAATTATTAAAAGAAGTTTTGATGTTGTTGTCAGATATCGACAGAACTATTCGATTTGAGAAAGATGTCTTGTTGATAAGAGAGATTCTAGCTCCAGAATTTGATTTTTATGATAAAACATCAGCAATACTAAATTTCCCATTTAGCAAAGCAAATATCTTAGATGCATTCGAGGATTTGACAAATATGATATCTATGTACCATTCTTACATTATCAATTTGATAAAAATATTGGGGTTGCGGGAAGGAGTAATACGTATTCGAGAAATCACATCGAAATGCGTTGATCCTAATAACATCGACAAACGTAATAAGTTATTAAACTTGTCTGATTTCGTTAACCCTATCAATAATTTAGAAAAATATGTTACAAACATACTAAATGATAATCAAAACATTGTAACAACGGCACAACGAACATATGACGATCATAAATTGGATGACGCGACTTTGCTTGATTTGGAAAATGATTATTTTTACAGCAATGGGAATAAAAAGACAGCCAAAGATTTTCGATATTTTGTTTTAACGAAAAATAAGGAGATCTTGGATAAATTTATTGAACTGGACAAAACTTATGACCAATTATTTGATTATCATGTTAAAACCAAAGATTTTTTAAGTCCCATTTTGCTAAAACAAATTATTGATAAATCGGTTGCGGGATATGGAGTAGTATTAGATAAAAGCGACAACGATTTGCGAAGGTTATTTACAGGGATGGTTGATGATATGACTGGACCGGGGGGGATATTTTTTTTGTCGCCAGGAATTCTTCAGCCAGCAGATTTACGGTCCGCATTGACGAGTGACCTGGAAAAAATTATTATTGGTAAGAAGTTTCCGGTTATTGGCGGTGTTTCAATTTATTCTCCAGCGTATCCCCCTTCTTCAACGTATATTGTCATAGATAATAATGGAGTGATAGATAAGGTAAAGATAATAAATGCGATTGATATTAGTTCTGGATCTCCATTTTTTTGGGAAGAATCTATCAAAGGAATTGCGTTTGCCCTCAATTATAATTTTACAGATTCAATAGCTTATTACAAACAATTAGCTAGAGCAATTTTGTCATATATGTATGCCTCTATAAATCGTAACAAAGAATTCGAACGTGCGTATGTCCCTTTTTATTCCAAAATAAAAACGCTAACTGACGGCTTGCCGCATCAAAAATTTCTCGAAGAATTTCGCCCATTAGTCGACAGGATAACCAACGAAAATACATACATTCAAAATACTGCCGTTCTCATTCCAATAATTACAATTCCTATGCCTGGTACAATAATTCCTGATACACAAATTGATATTTACAAATACAACGATGCTGAATTATCGACTAATCCATCGATTTCGTCACATCTTAAATTAGCAGAATCAGCTTTCAAAAATTTAGTGGACATCGTTGACACTAAAAAAATGAATGATTTATTAAAAAACGAAAAGATTGTAGGGAATTTGATAATATCAAACAAAAGTACGTTACAGATGATATTAAATAAACAGGATAACATTATGGAAGAAAACAGTGCAAAATTCGAAGAAGTCGTTAATGTTATTCGACAAGTAATGTTTAATTCGTATTACAAAGCTACAGATTTTGTTCCATTAAGTACATTAACGATGTTTCTTGGCAAAATGACCGAATATTATACACGATCTCGAAAGAATTTGGATAATAATTTGAAAAATATGATAGATATGCATGAAGAGTTTGCGTCTTTTAAAAAACAAGAAACGAATTATTTATTGTTTTTAGCTGGTTTGGATCAAAAAATTAATAGTTCAGAATATGATCCTAAGATATATTTGCGCATTGGATTTGGCTTGATCGGTTATTACAACGATATTATCAACGGAATTATTGCGTGTGTAGAAAAGAAATCTGTGGATGAAATGACAGAAATAGAAAAGTATTTATTTGATTATCATTGGATACCCTTAATGCGCTGCCGTACGCTATTTAATTGGTTGATAAATACGTACGCGCAAGAGGAAATGACATCGGAAGTTGCAAAATTAGGCAGAGGGGAGACAATTGATCATATATTTATGTCCAAAAAAATAGAATTGAATAGCGTTTCGGGTGCGATTAAACAGATTTTTACAGAATTTAATGCTATTCGACAATACATTGATCAATATCATGCAACTTTGATTCCTACTCTTTCGATTCATATGCGAATAAACGATTACGAAACAAAAAGTGGGGGCGCAATTACTAATTATAGCCCATTTGATCCGGCATATGTGGCAAATCGTGATAATCGCGTGTTTAGTGGTCATGGTAATCGATTGCATGTTAATTTTGACAAAGTTAAAGATGATCAATATCCTGGCGGGATAAATTCTGTTGATGCAGAGATGCAATTTAATTTTGTCAACAATGAAATGAAACATAGCGATAACGTACCAAAAGAAAACTATGGTGTTCTATTCAATAAGATATATGATAGTGAAAATTTCCCAGATCCGGCTATTATTTCAAATTATATGTCTTTGGCGACGAAGATATTGCAAGGGGAAGGGACTATGTTAATGACTTATGGATACAGTGGGGCAGGTAAAACCTTTCCATTATTTGGCAACAGTGAACGTAACGAACAAGGGATATTGCAAGCTACATTACAATCTTTCCATAAGAGAATATATTTTCGTGCATATGAAATTTATGGATTGGGAACTAGATTTAATTCTTATTGGAACAGACAACATTGCTCGAACAATGCTGGTTGTCCGTTTATTACATGCGAGATAGGGGAATACATTTACCATATGATCATACATCATCATCTTGAGAAAAATAATGATGATATTGTTCTCAAAAATTCTATTCAAATAGAAAATCAGCATGATATGTTAGCGTACATAATGGAAATGGTCGATCCCACAAAAAATACGTTCAAGTTTCAAACTGGGATGACGGCTAAGAACGCAGGTCCAAATCTCTTCAGTGCTGTGGATCATACAGGACAAGTGACCATACCTTTATTCGTTGAGATTGGCGAGAAACAAATCAATAATTTTGATAAAATGGTCCAAAAAATAAATGAGTCGAGGATCAATGGCATTACAAATCAATATCTGGATAGACAAACTTTTCATCAAATAAAAGCTACCAGCAATAATCCAGAATCATCTCGATCTGTCATGGTATATGAATTTCAAATTGAAGTAAACATGGGTGATAAAAATATTTTTGTTCCATTTATCATTTATGACATGCCAGGGAAAGAAGATTTAGTAAAGACATATGTTACACCTAACAGAGACGATATAAGCATCAAGACAGCAATAAATGATCATCCCAACAAAAACATTAAGCATGCTATTTTCAAGGATTTAGCCGATGATGATAATTATAATGCTGATTTTGGTGATCTGATTAAGGATCATAAGATCTCATTAATTATGAATCCATATTTGATTCCAACATATTGTAGTTCTGTCCAGATATTTAACATAGTTAAATATCTAAAAAGTTTAGATACGGTCATTTCGAATGGTTGGCGTAGTACATTTTTTGCACAATTATTTAAACTTGATGCGATTTTTTATGGCGTACAAATTGATTCATCTGATAAAGTATTGCGGACTAACGCTGATGTAACTATTGGAAGTACACCGACACAATCAACGTTGTCTACGTTTGAAATTTTTAATTCGATAATTATTACTTTTACAGATTTTTTTGACGAAAGCAAGATAAATTTTCAAGGCAGTTTTCCCAATAAAGGAGCAATGACTTCTGCAGACCCTCTTTTTAACAAAAACATAAAGGAAAATTTGGGAATATTAGAATCTCAGCCAGGGGCTACCTTAACGGCAAGCACAGTCGCGATCAAAAGATATTTACTGACATTACTCATATGGGAGTTGATGCAGTATAGAGCATTGGATATTATTGCGCGAATAATAGAATTGTCTGTTGACGGTAATTCTGATAATGGATGGGAAACTGAGAATATTCATGCGGCATTTGAAGGATTTTACATAAACGAGACTGTAAATGGATTGATTAATTTTTTGACAATTAAAGTTCTCAATAGACCAAGTCCTTATGAAAGTCAGGTTGATGGATCATTAATCGCGCCAACCAGTTTTATGCGAGAAATTTCGAGTACAATACCTATACAAAATTATTATTGTTATATCCGGAATTTATATGATGCAGATAAAACTTCAAAATTTACACTCAAAGATGATCCGATTAAATTGGTCGCTAATCCAAATTTAACAAAAAAAATAGAGAATAATGCGAAAAGAATAGAAATAGAAAATTTTGTTGCAAAATATCATTCATTAGTTGGTATGCAAAATGATAGTTCAATTGATATATTTGATAAAACAGTTACAAAATTATTGAGCGCATTTCGATCAGCTATTTACTATGATAGTTTTTTGTATGATAGCAACAAAATTTTTAGAAATAATCAAGGTGGTGTTGTTGTATGTACGGGATCGATAGGAGAGATTATTGATGTTGATAGCAAACTAAAATACATCGATCCTACGATTTATGATTCAGGGGCAACGCCATCGACCGTTCAGGGAAACGAGGATCCTGCGACACCTGCGATACTCGATGAAACAAATAGGCCACTAATACAAGACTTTTTGGAACCCTACAAACAAAAAGTAACATGTTGGCATTTATTTTACGTTATCACGAACAATGATCCTGAAAAGAAAGGAACCGCACAAATTGAGATGCTCGAGAACAGCATGAAATTTATTAACATTTTGAATTCATTATCAACTAGCACATGTACTATCTAGCGATTTGGTTTTTTGTATTGCGAATCTCTATCGATAAACCTTCGATAGCTTTGATGATATTTATCTGATGTTCTAAAATTCTGCCCATTTCTTTGCTAACATCAAGAATATGGGTCTCTAAAGCTGTTATTCTATTTTCTAAATTGTTGATGCGTAAGTTTTCAGATTCTTTATGTGACGATGAAAAGCCTTCATCGTGGATGGATGGGAGAATGCTTGTCTCTGTTGCCATTGGAGATGAGACGGATTTGATTTCGGATGCAAATATATTATCTGTAGCTAGAGATTCAGATTGGTCGCTTAATTTTGGCGGAGAACGAGGGATACTTTTGGCGTACAATTTGTGTTTTAGAGGATCTGATGTGGATTCTAATTCTGTAGCAAAAGAGACATCATGTTGTGCCGGAGATGTTATAATTTCACCGAACTTATCTTTGGTACCAGAATATGTTTTATTGAAGGATAATTGTGTCTTATCTTTTTTAGAATGTTTTCTGCTCATTTATATGTTATTCGATGATAATTTTAAAATGTTAGGAACTTAATTATTTTTATGAAAAATGATTAAGTGATAAAATGTTGTAATATTCAAAGTTTACCGGTACAAATCTCTTGGCATTACATTGAATGGACCAATATTTGTACGTTCAAATTCTGTCTGCATAAATCTCTTGGCATTACATTGAATAGACCAATATTTGTATGTTCAAATTCTTGTCAATACAAATCTTCATAAATCTCGTGGCGTTGCATCGAACGGACAAATATTTGCACATTCAAAGTCTTGTCAATGTAAATCTACCGACATCGTATTGAATAGACAAATATTTGCACATTCAAAGTCTTGTTAATACAAATCTCTTGATATCACATTGAACGGATTATCATGTCAACGCAAATCTTTATGAATCTCTTGACGTCGCATTGAATAGATCAATATTTTGCACATTCGACGTATTGTCAACGGAAATCTTCATAAATCCCTTGACATCTCATTGAATGGATTAATATTTTGCATATTCAAAGTCTTGTCGATGCAAATCTTCACAAATCCTTGACATCACATTGAACGGATCAATATTGGGCATTCAAGTCTCGTCGATACAAATCTCTTGTCATCATCTTGAGTAAATAAATAATCGAGCACGTAATATTCTGTTGACGCTGATCCATTGTAATTACAATCTTTGGCAACTTTGCACGCGTCTTCGGTAGATCATTGAATCCATATGCAAATCTCCAGCCAATTACAATCCTTGGCGGCAACTTTGCATATAATTTCAACGATCAATTGAATTGTCATGCAATTCTCCAGCTAATTATGATCCTTGGCAGCAATGTTGCATGTGACTTTAATAGATCATTGAATCTACCTGCAAATCTCTAGCCAATTACAATCCTTGGCATCAATGTTGCATGTAACTTTAATAGATCATTGAATCTACCTGCAAATCTCCAGCCAAATACAATTCTTGGCAGCAACTTTGCATCTAACTTCAATAAATCATTGAATCCATATGCAAATCTCCAGCCAATTATAATCCTTGGTAGCAATATTGCGTATAACTTCAATGATCAATTAAATTGTCATGCAAATCTCCAGCCAATCACAATTCTTGGCGGCAACTTTGCATGTAACTTCAATAGATCATTGAGTTCGTATACAAATCTCCAGCTAATCATAATCCTTGGCAGCAATATTGCATGTAACTTTAATAGATCATTGAATCCATATGCAAATCTCCAGCCAATTACACTCATTGAATTCGCATGCAAATCTCCCACCAAATACAATTCTTGGCAGCAACTTTGCATATAACTTCAATGATCATCGAATTGCCATGCAAATCTCTAGCCAATTACAATCCTTGGCAGCAATGTTGCATGTAACTTTAATAGATCATTGAATTCGCATGCAAATCTCTAGCCAATTACAATCCTTGGCAGCAATGTTACATGTAACTTTAATAGATCATTGAATCTACCTGCAAATCTCCCACCAAATACAATTCTTGGCAGCAACTTTGCATATAACTTCAATGATCATTGAATTGCCATGCAAATCTCTAGCCAATTATAATCCTTGGCAGCAATGTTGCATGTAACTTTATTAGATCATTGAATCTACCTGCAAATCTCCCGCCAATTACAATCCTTGGCAGCAATATTGCATATAACTTCAATGATCATGCAAATCTCTAGCCAATTACAATCCTTGGCAGCAATATTGCGTGCAACTTCAATAGATCATTGAATCTACCTGCAAATCTACCGCCAAATATAATTCTTGGCAGCAACTTTGCATCTAACTTCAATGATCATTGAATTGTCATGCAAATCTCTAGCCAATTACAATCCTTGGCAGCAATGTTGCATGTAACTTTGATAGATCATTGAGATCTACCTGCAAATCTCCCGCCAAATACAATTCTTGGCAGCAACTTTGCATCTAACTTAAATGATCATTGAATTGTCATGCAAATCTCCCGCCAAATACAATTCTTGGCAGCAATATTGCGTGCAACTTCAATAGATCATTGAATTCGCATGCAAATCTCTAGCCAATTACAATCCTTGACAGCAATATTGCGTATAACTTCAATGATCAATTAAATTTTCATGCAAATCTCCAGCCAATTATAATCCTTGGCAGCAATATTGAACGCAACTTCAATAGATCATTGAATCCGTATGCAAATCTCTAGTCAATTACAATTATTGGCAGCAACATTGCATATAACTTCAGTGGATCATTGAATCGGCATGCAATTCTCCAGCCAATTATAATCATTGGTAGCAATATTGCATGCGATTTCAATAGATCATTGAATCTCCAGCCAAATACAATCCTTGACAGTAACTTCAACAGACGATCGAATCTACATACAAATCTCCGATCCTTAACAACAATATTCAGACAAAGTATCATCATTAAAATGGGATATGGTACGGTACAAATATAAAATTGACTTTAATATTACAATATATAATTTAACCTATTCTAACTAATAATAAATATGGAATATGCCAATTTATTTATCAATCAAGAAACGTTCGATGTTGAAAATATACGATATATTAAACCAATTTCGTTTCCCGAAGGTTCTCGAGATATGGGTATTTACTATGCAACCCCATCTAAAAAAGGAGGAAAGGAGAGAAAACAAAAAATAATAGTTGAAACTCCTAAAATGTATGTTCCGTGCGCGTATAAGGAGTTTATTCATGATTCTGGTAAAAAATATTACAAGATGTGTTTGTCTTTCAGTACTTTGACAAATTTATACAATGAAGAAGAAATCCAAAAGTTCTATGACTTTGCAAAAAAAATAGATCAGAATAACATAGATATCGTTGATAATTATAAAAAAAAATGGAAACTGTCACCCAATTTGGTTTATCGACCAACTGTTAAAAATATAACTGAAAATTTTCCGGATGTTATGGATTTAAATTTACCCCACAACGAGACGGACGGATTTTTGTTTCACGTTTACAACGAAAAGGCAGAAAAATCAAGTTTAGATATAGTTACAAAACAATGTATCGTATCCTGTATTCTTGAACTCACTGATTTGACGTTCACAAAAAAGGCGTATCGTGCGAATTGGAAAGTTTTGCAGATCAGAAAATCTAAAAATTATTCACCTATCCAAGAATATTTCATGTCAGGATGTTTCATATGTGATAAAGATGATCCAGATGATGTAGCTTATGACAATATGATGATCGAATACAAGAAAAAGATGGATAAAAAAAATCAGCGACTTGCGATTACAGCAGCATTAACATCACCTGATCCGATGACAAATATGATGCCAATGATGCAAATGATGCAACAAATGATGGCGGGACAACCGCAAGCAATGCCAACTGCCATGCAACGTGGCGGACCACCGCCACCACCGCCGCCACCAATGAGTAAAAGCAAACCTGCCGCCCCATTACCACCGCCACCAAAAAAAACTAATCCAACTGGTACCATCTTCAGTCCACCATCTGAAACTGAATTACTAAATGCCAAAAAAATCTTGCGCTCCGTTCCACCTATTGAAAAAAAAGAATTTAAGTCAATATACAGCGAAAGTAAAGCAGAAGCTATCGATTCTGATGATAAACATAAATCTGAAGATAACAAAAAAGTTGAAGATAAAGTCAAGTCAGATGGGAAACCGGTTAAAAAAGTTGAAGATAAAGTCAAACCAAACAAAAAAGCTGAAGATAAATCCGAATCAGACGAAGAACCGAGTAAAAAAGACAAAATCAAGTCAAACGAAAAAACAAACAAAAAAGCTGAAGATAAATCCGAATCAAATGAAGAACCGAGTAAAAAAGGCAAAGTCAAGTCAGATGAAGAACCGAGTAAAAAAGGCAAAGTCAAGTCAGATCAAAAACAAAACAAAAAAGTTGAAGATGAAACGTCGAATAAAAAAACGAACAAATCGAAAGCGGATGAAAAGTCGAATAAAAGGACAGATAAAACCAAATTAAAATAATTCATAAATATTTGATCAAATATTTATAAATCGGTATATTTGTTACAACCAGCAGCATGACGTAACGTGTAAATTAATTTTTTCTTCCAATCGTTCCCAGTTGCCTTTTCGGACATAAGATAAACATCACCATGATGTAATTCTAATCTTAAATTTTTCCCGACAGCTTGACTATTATGATACCATTGGTAATGCAACGATAACGTTTCGCCTAAACGAACACCTATTACTATCACTCTTTCGCTATCACCATGATATCCAATCCCACATTTATTGACATCATAATAATAATTTCCTTCTGCTTGCAATTCAGCAGCTTTATCGGGTATATATTTTTTAAAATTATTTCGCAAATACTTAGTCAATGGAACATCATCAAATGCAACGATCCTCCCCTTACCATCTTCATAATCTGGTTCCTGAGCAACATCGCTAAAACATAGATTGTGTCTTGCATGTTTGTTGACAACTCTGCCATACATGAAAGCCTTTTTATCGTGATCAAGTTCATCTTGTTCTGTAAACAAGTCATCTCTGTCACCTTTGTTGCCCAAAATACAATCTACACCGTTTCTGATTATTAATATATATGCATTATCTGCATCAACATCTGCTGGCAAAAGTTTATTCAGCTTCACTAAAGTAGACTTATAACCAGCTACTTCAAAGTTATGTTTCGTAGCCTTCAAATCTTGCAATGTAAAACCATGATTGGCGATATCACCTATCATTTGCATTCCTTTATGATTTTCTGCTCTATCACAAAAGGTTAACGTAAAAGTTTTATTGGAATATGACATATGATAATTTTAATACTAAAATTGTTTTTTAAATAGAATTTTAAAAAACAATTTTTTTTAAATGTCGGCAGCCATCGACATAGGCTCTAATGGAGAGATATTGTTACCCATAATATCTGCAAGATCAGACATATTAGCCCATTCTAGTCCTTTGCGCGTTACTTTAATAATTTGCATCGCAAATCTTCCTTTGATATATATCAGCGTAAGATATCCTAGTTTAGTCAAGTTTTCGCCTAATTCTTTCCACCAATTAACTGACCGATGTTTCCCTGCGCCATAATGATCACTCTTGGTCATTATCTTAGTAATATTTTTATTTTGAGATCCGCGCAATATATTGATGTACATACTCAAACCAAAATTCTTAGTTGTATTTGTGATAGATTCTATGAGATCAATTAACATCTTTGCTTCTTTTTGCACATTCTGAGTTGTCTTAGTAATTTCTACTTTCTTGCACGTTCCGCAACAATTATCACAAAAATTGCATTTATCTGGCGTCTTTTCATCAAAATATTCTAACAATAATTTTCGTCGACATTGGGATGTTGACGTATATCGTTTCATGCAATCTAATAATCTCAATTGTTGACGTTGATATTCAGGATCTTGATTATTACCGTTAATAATGAAATTTTTTTGGATCACGAAATCTTTGGTACTATAAAATGTATAACAGTGTGCTTCTTTACCATCTCTACCTGCTCTACCAATTTCTTGATAATACCCTTCTATATTTTTCGGCGAACCGTAATGAATAACAGCCCTAACATCTGATTTATTGATACCCATTCCAAATGCAATGGTAGCTACGACGCAATTTATTTTGCCATTGATAAATTTTTTATGTGTTTTATATCTTTCATCAGCCCCTAATCCGGCATGATACATTCCACATTTAATTCCATTAGTAGTTAATACATCTGTGATTCGCATAGTATCCTTCTTAGTAACACAATAAATAATGATAGCTTCATTGAGATGTTTTTGAATAATCGGTAATATGTCTTGTGATATTTTGGTCTTAGGTTGTATTTCCAAGAACAAATTCGGTCGATCAAATGAAGTTGATATGATTCGCTCCACATTCATGTTCAAGACCTTACAAATATCTTTACCTACAACAGATGTTGCTGTAGCAGTTACAGCCAATATCGGTGTATTTGGTAAACATGCCTTTAAAAAAGTAAGTTCTCGATATGACTTTCTAAAATCAAAACCATATGAACTGATACAGTGTGCTTCGTCGATAGCTATCAACGAAATACCTTTAACATCAGATAATTTTTGAATAAAATCATGCATCTTGGTGATAGCTTCGGGAGTAATATATACAAACTGATACTTACCTTGTAAAATATCAGCCCGCATTTGATTCCGATCTGGAACGGATGAATTGTAGCAACACGATGTAATACCCATTTTTTCTAAAATCATTTGTTGATCATCCATCAAAGATATCAAGGGTGATATAATGATGGCAGGAAGTTGTTTGTATAAAGCTGGCATTTGATAAGTAAGACTTTTACCATAGCCCGTGGGTAAAATAGCGCACACATCTTCACTATTGATTATCTTATTAATTATTTCATACTGACTCGGTTTAAAATTATCATAACCGTAATGATGTTTCAGCAATTTTATTAATTTTTTATGTCTTGACGTTTTGGCCTTTGATTGTTCGTAAGAATCCATTATTTGGGACAATAACACGGTATGTTTATATTAGCAACATTATAGTTATATAGAGTTAATTAATCATTTTTTATTTTGCAATAAATATCTCGTTTAACAATAAATGATGATTAAATATCTTATCATTACAATTATCTTGTTTATAATCGGTTGGCAAATATTTGGCGCAGATTTGAAAAGAATGAAGATTATGGACGTCCCATATTCTGTAAAATGTTATTTTGGTGAAGAAGGATGTGAAAAAGGTGATATTGATGGGGAGACCATATGTCGTGGATTATTTTTTTTCGTGATTGGATTAATAATTCCAGACAAATATATTTACGCTATCATATTTATCAGTTTAATGCTCATCATAGAACCCTTGCTAGGATATAATCCAAAATTTATCATAAATCCATTGATTAGTATAACTGGATATATGTTAGGATCTGTACTAAGTAAATAAATATATAATTTGCAAATTATATATTTATCTTCTGCCTCTATTTCTAGTTCCGCCTCTTGTAATAAATCCACCTCTTTCACGTTCTCGAGGATATGATTGCTTACTATTATTGAGTTTAGCGATGATGCCTGGTTCATTAAATTTATTTTTAGTGTTGTATGCGAAATAATCCAACGATTCATTCTGAATTTTTTCGATCAAAATATCGGGTAAGACATTAACAAATTGATCTCTTGTTCTATTCTGTTTACCATCCCATATTTTAATATAAGTAAAATCGGCAGTGTTGGCGACCGTAGTATCGAGATCTTGATTTTTATTGTTTTCTGGAATATATGACACAGTGATACCATTAATAACACTCATATCATTTGTCAACGTTTCACCTAGCATGTACATCACAAAAGTTGACCAAACGTCATAACCATTTTCGTGCCCCATTTTAATAGTAAAAGTTCCACCATCAGAATTTTTAGGGTCTTCCCAAACTGGTTCAATTCCTTGACGCATGATAATATAATCATTTGTATCCATATTTAGCTTGAATTTATCGCCAGATGTATCAATAGTCACTTCCATTAATCGCAATAAATATATCAAATCATTAACTGTTGATATGATGCATAATTCTTTGTAAGGTTTTGCTTGAAAATTTTGTCTATTTGCCATTTTTTTGAATAATTGTTTATCATATAGATACAATACCCACTTATTTGGCAATGCGATGTTTGTGGATGGGATTTCTGGTGAAATGTCCGATTCGTTGATAAAACTATAAATCAAATCCATCACTAACTGTTATTGATACTATTATTATTTGTTTATATACTGAATTGATTTTAAAACATATTTTAAAATCAATTTTTATTTACTAACACAAACAAGCTCGAAATATTCATTATGATATTTTTTTGATCGACATTAACAGAATCGTACTCTTCGTTCTTCGCAAAATTGTCTATCAAAAAAATTTTCTTTGTTGCACTTATCTTACTATTCATCACAAAGTTTTTTAGTTCATCCAATAAATTGAATATCGTAATATTGTTGTCACAAATTATATTTACAATCAGATTGACCGTTTCGAACAATTTAGCATCACCGTTCATTAATTTTATCAATATATCATATACATTTTGTATGATTGATGGTAAACAATAACCTGATATTTTATAGATATCATCTATTGTTACATCTTTTTTCCCAAAACTTTTTGTTGATTGTAATATAGTAATCGCATTACGCATATCCCCTTTTGATAACGTAACAATTATATCTAATACATCATTAGCGCAACTTATTTTCTCTATTTTTTTGATTTCGCCTAATCTTTTTTTCATATCTTGAGCTCGTAATGGCATAAAATGAAACGGAGCACATCTTGATCGCAATGCTGGATTAATTTTATCAATATTGTTACATATGAGACAAAAACGAGTACTAGAACTATTTTTTTCGATGGATTGTCGCAACATTCCTTGTGCTTCTACTGTCATAGAATCTATTTCATCCAAAATGACAAGTTTAAACATATTTGGTGTATCTTTTTGTTTGACAATTTCAGGTTTAAAAAAGATACTATTTCTGTTGGAAACAAAACTTTTGATTTTGACTCGCACTGTTTCTATCCCCCTTTCATTAGAAGCGTTCAATCTCAATACCATACAATCTTCATATTCGCCATATATTTCTCGTGCACAACACATAATTGTTGATGTTTTTCCAGTTCCTGACAAGCCAAAAAATAGCATATGTGGTAACGTTTTGTTCATGATAAAATTTTTAAGGGATCTTATTATCATTTCGTGGGAGATGATATCATCTATCATTTTTGGCCTATATTTTTCAGTCCAAAGTAGTTGGTTATCTGTAATACCTATGTTTTGACGCGAATAAGATAACATATATCAATTTATTAATATATGTTGTCCTTGTTTTAAATGATATCAAAATATCAATTTTTATGCATTGATTATTTTATTGACAATCATATCATATGGCAAAATGTTGAATACATATTCGTATATTTTTTGTGTTTTAAGTTGCAGACTGTTAGGAGAGCCCCAAGTTATTTCCTTATCTTTTTTAGCAACAAAATATGATTTATCCAATACGTTTATTATTTTATAATCCCAAAATATACGGGGAGAATTATTTTCAACGCCGAGGATATACAAATCACCGTCTGATATTCTTTTCAATTCTTTAATAAAATTTTGTAAGTCAGGGATGTATTCTAAAGTTTCTGCGACCAAAACGACGCTAGTGTTATCTCCCAACTGACTGACGATCTCAGAAACGTTACCATCAAAACTTTCAACTTTTCCATCCGTATCTATCGAACCTCCGTTTACACCATTAAAAATGATCAACGGTTTTTTAACTTTTTGTGCTCGTGCTTTTGCTAATTCTGTTAGTTCCTTTTTTTTATTGCGTCTGATCGAAATTTTGAATAAATAATCAAGAAATAACGGCACTAGTATGAGTATTGCAACGTAAAGAAATATTAAACATAATTTGGTGAAGATACTATCTGTCATTATATAACTATATGTTCGAAAACATTTATTATTACGTTTTATTGATATAATTTATCATGTGTATGTTAAATTATATTATGTGCACTAAAGGCTTGATGGATATATATTTTTATTTATATGACTGTTGCGTCACATTACAATCATTAACCTACAAGTTATTCGGCAGTTTTCATACGATATATTTTTACGATGGGGAGGCATTAACCAATATTACAATAAATTATCACACAAACATATCTATGAGTTCGTATCAACAGGGTATGTATTACGTTCAAACATCCGGCGAAAGTTGTGATGATAATTTTATTTTTAATGGTACGATTGATGATGTAACTCGGTATATTATATCACATAACGATTCAACAATCCCGATTATATCTTATCAAAATATGTATAACAGGAAAAACATAATATTATCCGACAATGAACAAATATTGAATATTAATCTTCATCCAATCGATAGGTATTATTGTTATCTCGAGCATGACAAAACTTATGCTAAAGTGACTGATTTTGGAACGATCTTGAAAATATTGCTGGATACATCTTGCACGCACGTTTCATTTATACAAACTTTCCCGTTCAAAAAAAATACGTATGAAATTAAGGATGTTACTTTGAAGATGCTTTATTCTTAAAAAATTGATTTTAATATATGTTATATAAAAATTTATTTGATATAATATATATAGCATATTCTATGTCGAATACAAATGAAAAGGCAAATAGTTATATTACAGAAGAACATGAAGAAATAACCAGCGTAGAGTTTAGTTTGAATTCTAATCCAAATATTGTGAGAGATTCAGTTATCGAAGATCCTGCTGGACTCGTCATAGCCGAAATCAACAATAATGGTGAACCTGTAGAAGGGGGTACTGTTAGCAGAATATTTGGTGTAGCAGAAATGGGAACTAAATGTCGCACATGTGGAGAAAATTCTGCAAAATGTCCAGGTCATTTTGGTCACATTCATCTCACGGAACCAGTTTTTCACGTAGGATTTATTACATATTTGAAAACGATATTGAGTTGTATCTGCATACGCTGTAATAAACTTCTTATTCATAAAAATGAGGAAGAGATTGTTCGTCTCACGAAGAATAAAATCGGAAAACAACGCTTTGACGAAATAAGAAATGCGGTTAAAGGAGTAACGCATTGTCATTCGTGTGGTACCCCTGCTCATAAAATCAAGAAAGAAACCCCATCAAGTAATATTTATCTAATAGCTGAACCTGTCAAGCGAAGTGGTGATGATGATGGTAACGGTAAAAAACGAAATCTACGCATACTAACTCCACAATTATGTTACGATATCCTTAAACTTGTATCTGATGAAGATTACAGAATATTAGGATTCGATCCAACTGTATCAAGGCCAGAAGATATGATCATTGTTGAATTTCCTGTCCCGCCAATTCAAGTTCGTCCATCCATTAAAATGGAAATGTTATCAGCCTCTTCAGCGGATGATGATCTAACTCATAAATTAGTCGATATCATCAAAAATAATGAGAATTTGAAACGTTCTAAAGGAGATGGATCGTTAGTGAAAACTAACACTATTAGTGAAGATTTTATGTTGTTACAGTTTCATGTAGCTACATTTTTTAACAATAGTAGTATCGGAATGCCACGATCACAACAAAAAAATAAGAAACAGACTAAATCATTATCTGAACGACTTGGTGGTAAAGAAGGTCGAGTCAGAGGCAATTTAATGGGAAAACGTGTGGATCAATCTGGTCGTACGGTTATTACCCCAGATCCTAATATTGCCCTCAATGAAGTCGGAATACCGTTGATAATAGCCAAAAATTTAACTTTTCCAGAGATCGTCTCAAAACAGAACATCAACGAAATGAATAAGTTAGTGACCAACGGAACAAAAGTATATCCAGGAGCTAATTTTGTCATCAAAAATATAATTGATAGATTCGGAAATCATACTAAACAGGTTTATCAGCTAAAAAACAGAACGTTTCCTATTAAATTAGAATATGGAGACATTGTTGAAAGGCACTTAGTCAATGGCGATATGGTCTTATTCAACAGACAACCGTCACTACATAAACTGTCTATGATGGGACATTTAGTTAACGTTTTGCCGATCCCCAATCTATTAACATTCCGAGTAAATGTCAGTGTTACCGATCCATACAATGCAGATTTTGATGGGGATGAGATGAACATTCACGTGCCGCAATCCATCCAAACGGTGACAGAATTACGATTGATTGCAAATGCAGGTAAGCGCTTAATTAAACAATCGCATAGTGATGTTTCTATGAATATCAAACAAGATTCTATCATGGGTTCTTTTCAGTTGAGTCATAATGACAAAGTTGTAACTGTTGATTGGAAAGATGCAATGAATACATGTATGGCTACGAGTGTCGGTTTGAATGCGGAGATTCCAAAATTTAAAAAAATATCTGGCAAGATGCTTTACTCGCAGATAATACCCAAAACTATCAACATTGAAAGAAATAAAGATAATGGTGAAAACATACTAAAGATCGTTCGAGGTATTATCCAAAACGGTACTATTGGTAAATCAGAAGTTCAAAATATTATTCATAAAATTTGGTTCACTGTTGGAGACAAAGAGACCGTCTTTTTTATTGATGATTTGCAAAAGATGTTGTTGCAATGGTTGATGCGTAGTGGATTTACGTCTAGCATTAAAGATTGTGTAATCAAAGATACCGCATACGAACAAATTTATGCAATCATCGAAACTAAACGAAAGGAAGTATTAGGAATGATTACCGAATACGAAAATGATCCATATATTATGACCAAATATGCCTTTGAAACTTTCTTATCAGCAACTTTGTCTGCCGTATCCGGAGATATTCAGAGTATCATTGGCGGAAATCTAAACTTGAATGATGGTATTCATATTACTGTTCAATCCAAATCCGCTGGAGATATAAGTACTCTCACACAAATTATCGGTGCATGTGGTCAAGTTATCGTTGAAGGACAACGTATGCGTAAAGATTTTAATAATCGTACGCTGCCGATGTATTATCAACATGATAACAGTGCATACGCTAGAGGATTTACACATGGCTCTTTCACATCGGGATTGAATCCTTCTGAAATGTTCTTTAGTGCCGCTGCTGGCAGAGAGGGGATGATTTCTACTGCGATAAAATCAGTCACAGGTGATACTCCTGTTATTATTCTCGAAGACAATGTAGCTAAACAAGTTTTGATTGGTGATTGGATTGATTCACATCTGGCTAAATCAGCTGACAAAGTAGAACATTACAAAGATCGTGATATGGAATTGTTACAAATGTCAGACAAGGCATACATTCCGACTGCAGATATGCATGGAAATACTAGCTGGGGTGAGATATCTGCAATCACACGTCATGATCCTGGCAAAGAATTGTACCAAATTAAGACTCATGGCGGTAGAAAGGTCATTGTAACAGAATCGAAATCATTGTTGATTTGGAACAGTAATGATAAGATGTTTGAGAGAATGTCGACGCCTGACGTGAAGATTGGCGATTTCGTGCCAGTGACGATGAAATTATCAAAACCTGATATTATTAATGAGTATGTAGATGTCAGCAAATATATTCCAGAATCAAATCCGATTAAATTAACTAGAGTATTTGGAAGAGAAATTGGAAGATATTTAGGAACAGGGACATCATCTGATTTCGAAGAATTTAATTCATTAATTACAAAAATGGTAGATAAAAAAATTCCAGATGAAGCATTCACAGCTCCTGATGAGTTCGTTACGGGATTAATTCAAGGATTTTTTGCAGACCAAGAATTATTGGATTACAACGTATCTTCAAAAACAGTCATTGATGGAATCGCAATATTACTCTCGAGATTTGGAATTTTTGCTAAGATCAGAGAAACAAAAGAAGGTTTCAGATTAGCAATCAAAAAACAATGGCGCGCGAAATTCGTTGATATGTTTACTCATGATAAGCCTGCAGATTCAATAAAGTGTAATAATTTTATCGAGCAAAATGATGTCGTTCTGGACAAAATCATTGAAATCAATAAAATCGACGTTGCGTTGTATCCTAAAGTGTACGATCTTACTATCCCAAGCACTCTAAATTTCGGACTCGCAAACGGATTACACGTTGTCGATACCGCCGATACAGGATATCTCGAGCGTAAATTAATCAAAATTCTAGAAGACATCCGCGTCAAATATGATGGAACTGTTCGAAATGCAAATGACAAAGTATTACAGTATGTTTATGGTGACAATGGATTGAACACTGAAATGCAAATTGATCAGAAGATAGGTCTCATTGCGGCTAATAACAAAGCTATTCGCGAAAAATACATTTACACCAATGAAGAAATAACTAAAATGAAAAAAGATGGTATCACTACCGATAAATATACTATCAATAATAATGATATGGTGTATGAGAAACTCGTATCGATGCGAAATAAGATAAGAAACATTCAACGAGTTCGTAACCCAAGTGCGATTACATTCACTGAATCATACATGATGCCGGTTGATCTCAATCAATTTATTATGAATTTGATGAATAGTGAGACAAGGACTGGGGGACAAGTAGTTGATCCATATTATGTCTTGACAGGAATTAAGAAAATGTATTCTACGAACATCAGTAAGTTGATGAAATACAATGATGCAACATCTACTATTAAGAAACAAGACGAACAAAAAAATAAGTACTTGTTGAAATTTTACATTTTTGACGTTTTATCGCCTAAAAGATGTACACACGAATACAAACTAAATAAAGAGGAATTTGATTCTATCGTTGATTTTTTTCAGAAACGATTCAAGTTAGCTCTTGTTCCAGGTGGAGAAATGGTTGGTATCGTTGCGGCCCAAAGTATTGGAGAGCCGGTAACGCAATCGAATTTGAAATCGTTTCACAAAGCGGGAACGGGAAAAACTGTGACTGCTGAATTGCCCAGAATTAAAGAATTGTTGAGTGTGACCCCAAATCTCAAAACACCAACAATGAAGATTATTCTCGATAAAGAATATGAAAACGATCTTGCAGTTGCGAATACAATTGCATCACACTTACGTTCAGTCTACATCAAAAATATCATAGATCATGTTGATATTATTTATGATCCCAAACCTGATCCAAAGAAGGGTCTAATGCTCGCAGACGGAGTGAACAATGTTTATGAAGTAGCATCAAGCAAGAACGGATGTCAAAAAGATATTCAAGGATTGCCAATGGTCATCAGATTAGTTTTATCGAAAGAGAAGATGAACGAATTGAGCGTTTCTCTTTTGGAAATCAAATCTAGTTTCTGTAAAAATTGGCTAATGAGAAACGAAGACAGCAAAGGATCCAAGAAAGAATACAAAAAGGTTGTTGATAAGATACAACAATGTGCTATTGTAAGTAATTTTGACAATAGCCCTGTACCAATCATACATGTACGATTTGATTCTAGTAGTTACAGTTTCAATACTCTAGTTCAATTTCAAGATCTTGTAGTGAATAAATATTTGATCAAAGGAATTCAAAATATTACTGACAGTAGTGATGTTATTGAAGAATCATACATTGCTTTTGATGAAGAAGGTACCGTTCAGAGAAAGAAAAGATACGTCATTAATACAATTGGAGTTAACTTAATGGATATTGCGCAGATCAACGGTATTGATTTAGCAAAGACGACATGTAACGATATTGTAGCGATATACGATACGTTCGGAGTTAACGCTGCCAAAGCTGCTTTTATCAAAGAATTTACTGCGGCAGTTTTCAGTTCAGGTAATACTGTCGTTAACTATCATCATATTAAGATTTTGGCTGATGCAATTACACATATGGGAACTCTCAATGCTGTTAATCGACATGGAGCTAATAAATTAGACACTGATCCATTTTCCCGCGCTTCGTTTGAGAAGACCGTTGAGCAAATGTTAGCAGCTGCAGCATTCAGTCAAAAAGATTACATGCGTAGTGTATCAGCTCAGATTATTGCGGGTGCAGTAGTTGATGGAGGTACTGGTGCATTTGAATTGCTATTTGATCATGAGAAGGTTAAGAGATCAACTACGATGCAAAGAAAGGCAGTCGTCACTAAAACGATTAAAAAGAGTTCGGTTGTTGCGGATCTTATCAAAAAGAAGCAAAAAAATTAATAATTAAATATTTTGATTATTAATTTTTAAAAAAAATTGATTTTTTTAGTGTTATTTGGTTAGTTTGGTAAACAGCAAGATTAAGATGGACGAAAAAGGACAAACGTTAGAGTCAGTCAAATTTAATCCGCTTACGTGCATAACTGGCAAAATCTCATTGACACCGGGAGGCATTCCACCTATTCAACGCGAACATTGGCCAGATGATGACAAAAGAAAATTTATTAACCTTCCCTTCGATGACAATCAAAGAGGATGTAGGGAATTAAGAGAGTTTCTTGAGAAGGTGGATGCGCATTTTGAATCAAAAGAAATGAAAGAAAAAATATTTGGAGATAAAACTAAAAAGTATGTGTATTCACCTCTAACCAAAGAAAAGTCAGATGGAGAATCTAATTACTAAATCATTTATCAATATTTTAGTAACTATTTGTCATCAATATCAGATGATGATTCACAACGATCATTTTCAAAATTATTAATAAAATAATTCAGTCGTTTTAGTAATTTAGCAAAGAATGTCAATTTGGATTTTTTGTTGTTGATACATGACAGTAATTGTATTTTGATGTCATATAAATCTTGTGTAAAATCGATATTCCATTTATCCATTTTGGTGATATACGCAGATACTTCAGACCAAACTAAATTTTTTGAAAGAGCCCACCAAAAAGGATCACCATCGTCAGGTATGTTTTCGTCATTATCGTTTTGATTAGCATTTTTGTTTGTATTGCGATTATTGAAGAGATACATTTTGGTATGGCGCATAAGTTGATTATACATGACACGATGTTGTCGATTATTAACTTTGTTGGGATCGTGACCATAATAGATCGCATAGGGAATTTTTTTGACACCTTTAAGGCTGAGAAAGAATCTGAATCGATAAAATATTAATTGTATCATATTTTGTTTAGTACAAATGATATTTTTGAGAACAGTATCGATTGTTTCTTCAACTTTCTTGGTAGATACATATACCTGAGCTGTGCCATGGTGCATATCGCCATAGTGAATGTTATGATATTCTTTTTTTTTTGGATTGAAATTTAAATTGGCGAGTAATTCTGAGTAAGGTGAATCTAGAGAACTGATAGATTTGTATTGTTCGAATAATGTGAGGTCATCGATGTTATTGTAAGTGTAATCATGCGGCGTATTTAGCATTATGTTTATTGTTGGACTAATAATCGTTTTATTAATACTATTATCTATATCAACATTGTTGCCGTTACCATGTATGGTATTGTTACTACTATTTTCAATCTTTTGTAAATTATTGGCGTGCATTTCTGTCTCTTCAATATGTCGTTTTAAATGATATTTACGACGGTAAGACACATTACATATTTCACATGGGTACGATTCCGTATCTGATTCTTCTGTATCAGACAATTCTAAGTCTATTATTTTTTTTGTGTTACCGTGAACACTTTGGGGAGAACATGGTTTTTTTTTATTCATATGCCGATCAAGATGTGATTTATTACCGGCGTTGTATCCACAATTAGAACACACATATGATGTCATAATTACTTATAATATATTAAAACATAATGTATATTTTAATGAGAACTAGGATTAACGATTTGTATGAGAACAAATATGATAAGCCCATTTTATGTAATGAAAATGGACAGCTGACGAAAAAGAGCCTAAAACTGCCCGCCCTTTTTTCAACAAAATCCGCGGGATTTCGACATCAAAAAAGTGGCCATATTTTTTTGATTTTTTACATTTTTCAAGCTTTCAAAAAATCCCTCAAAAAAATCCAATTTTGACCATGTTGAAATCCCGGGATTTTTAGTTAGAAAAAGGGTAAAAATAGGCCTTTGAGGTAAGGATCATACAAATTTTGTATCCTCTTGTCCCGTAAAGTGGACTATATATATTTTAATTTGAAGATCGAATATGACATGCAAATCTCCTGCAAACACCACTCTTTGCAGCAACATTGCATTCAACATTCAAGATCCATTGAATATGATATGCAAATCTAATCTTTGCAGCAACATTGCATTCAACATTCAAGATCCATTGAATATGATATGCAAATCTAAATCTTTGCGGTAACATTGCATTCAACATTCAAGATCCGTTGAATATGATATGCAAATCTCCGGCAAATCAAAATCTTTGCGGTAACACTGCATTCAACGTTCAAGATCCATTGAATATGATATGCAAATCTAAATCTTTGCTGTAATATTGCATTCAAGATCCATTGAATATGATATGCAAATCTCCAGCAAATCTAAATCTTTGCGGCAACATTGCATTCAACATTCAAGATCCATTGAATATGATATGCAAATCTAAATCTTTGCTGTAATATTGCATTCAACATTCAAGATTCATTGAATATGATATGCAAATCTCCAGCAAATCTAATCTTTGCAGCAACATTGCATTCAAAATCCATTGAATATGATATGCAAATCTCCAGCAAATCTAAATCTTTGCGGTAACATTGCATTCAACATTCAAGATCCATTGAATATGATATGCAAATCTCCTGCAAAGATTAGATTTGCAGCAACATTGCGTTCAACATTCAAGATCCATTGAATATGATATGCAAATCTCCTGCAAAGATTAGATTTGCAGCAACATTGCATTCAACATTCAAGATCCATTGAATATGATATGCAAATCTCCTGCAAAGATTAGATTTGCAGCAACATTGCATTCAACATTCATTGAATATGATATGCAAATCTCCTGCAAAGATTAGATTTGCAGCAACATTGCATTCAACATTCAAGATCCATTGAATATGATATGCAAATCTTCATCAAATCAAAATCTTTGCGGTAACATTGTATTCAATATTCAAGATCCATTGAATACGATATGCAAATCAAAATTTTTGCTGTAACATTGCATTCGACATTCAAGATCCATTGAATATGATATGCAAATCTCCAGCAAATCAAAATCTTTGCGGTAACATTGCGTTCAACATTCAAGATCAATTGAATATGATATGCAAATCTCCTACAAAGATTAGATTTGCAGCAACATTGCATTCAATGTTCAAGATCCATTGAATATGATATGCAAATCTCCATCAAATCAAAATCTTTGTGGTAACGTTGCGTTCAACATTCAATGAATATGATATGCAAATTTCCAGCAAATCAAAATCTTTGCAGCAACATTGCATTCAACATTCAAGATTCATTGAATATGATATGCAAATCTCTATCAAATCAAAATCTTTGTGGTAAAGTTGCATTCAATATTCAAGATCCATTGAATATGATAAGCAAATCTAAATCTTTGCAATATTGCATTCAACATTCAAGATCCATTGAATATGATATGCAAATCTCCAGCAAATCTAAATCTTTGCGGTAACATTGCATTCAACATTCAAGATTCATTGAATATGATATGCAAATCTAAATCTTTGCGGTAACATTGCATTCAACATTCAAGATCCATTGAATATGATATGCAAATCTCCAGCGAATCTAATCTTTGCGGTTACATTCAAACATCGATTGAATATGAACGTAACCTTCTATAGATCAAGACCTTTGCTGTAACGTTCGATGACCTGTTGAATATGACAACAACGTTATTATTAATAGGTTGCGCAATGAAAAGCCCATTTTAGTGATCAAAAATGAACAGTTTGTGAAAAGAGCCCAAAACTGCCCGCCCTTTTTCAATAAAATCCGCGGGATTTCGACATCAAAAAAGTGGCCATATTTTTTTGATTTTTTACATTTTTCGAGCTTTCAAAAAATTCCTCAAAAAAATCCAATTTTGACCATGTCGAAATCCCCGAATTTTTAGTTAAAAAAAGGTGTAAAAATGGGCCTTTGAGATAAGGTACGAAAAATATTTGTATTATAGTGAATCTGTTTCAAAATAAAATTCTATTTTTTTGATAAGAATCATACTTGGTTAGAGGTCTGCATGTCAATGACTCATTGAAATCGCATACAATGTTGATGCCATAGATTTGCATATTCAATGCTGCAAATTTGAAGTTCCACAAACGCGAATCCCCTCAAATCTCTTAACATCACTTTGAACAGATCAATATTGGTATGTTCAAAGTTTCATCGATGCGAATTCTTGACATCACTTTGAATGAATCAATGTTGTCATGTTCAGGGTTTTGTCGGTGCAAATTTCTCCGACTCTCTCTTGAGATCATTTTGAATGGACAAATATTGGCGTGTTCAAAGTCTTGTCAGATTTATTGTCGTCATTTTGAATGGATAAATATTGACATGTTCAAAGTCTTCTCAATGTAAATCTCTCGACATCGCTTTGAATAGATCAACAATGGCACGTTCAACGCCTCGTTAACGCAAATCTATTCAAATCTCTTGACATTGCCTTGAATGGACCAATATTGGTACGTTCAAAGTCTTGTCAACGCAAATCTTTTGACGTCATTTTGGATAGATCAATATTGGCATGTTCAAAGCCTCGTCAATGTAAATCTCTTCACATTACCTTGAATAAATCAATATTGGCACGTTCGACATCTTGCCATTGCAAATCTCTTGACATCTCATTGAATGGACCAACATTGGCGCGTTCAAGGTCTCGTTAATGCGAATCTCTTCAGATCTCTTGACATTACCTTGAATAGACCAATATTGATATGTTCAAAATCTCGCCAACGCAAATCTTTTGACATCACTTTGAGTAGATCAATATTGTTACGTTCAAAGTCTTGTCAATGCAAATCTCTCCAGATATCTTGACATCACTTTGAATGGACAAATATTGACAGGTTCAAAATCTCTCCAATCCAAATCTCTCTTGATATCTTGGCGTCACTTTGAATGGACCAATATTGGCGTGTTCGAAGTTGTGTCGAAGCGAATCTCTTCGAATATCTTGACATTGCTTCGAATTGACCAATGTTTAAAGTCTCGTCGATGCTAAATTTTTGGCGTAATTTCAAACGAACTAATTATTGACAGGTTCAAAATAAATCTCCTACTTTGTTGATATTGTGTTGGACAATTAAATATCTGCGTATAACTTATTTTGCCATATTATCAAAGTTACTATTGATAAATTGCTTAATACAAAAGGCCCATTTTATAATTCGAAAATGAACAGCTGATGAAATGGCCAAAAAAACCCTCCTCCTTTTTCAACAAAATCCGCGGGATTTCGACATCAAAAAAAGGACCAAATTTTTTTGATTTTTTACATTTTTCAAGCTTTCAAAAAATTCCTCGAAAAAATCAAATTTTGAACGTGTCGAAATCCCGGGATTTTTAGTTAGAAAAGGTGTAAAAATGGGCCTTTAGGGTAAGGATCATGCAAATTTTGTAATCTCTTGTCTCGTAAAATGTACCATATTTTAATTTGAAGATCGAATATGACATGCAAACGTAACTCTTTGCGGTAACATTGCATTCAACATTCAAGATCCGTTGAATATGACATGCAAATCTCCAGCAAATCAAAATCTTTGCGGCAATATTGCATTCAACATTCAAGATTCACTGAATGTGACATGCAAATTTCCAGCAAATCAAAATCTTTGCAATAACATTGCGTTCAACATTCAAAATCCATTGAATATGACATGCAAACCTTCAGCAGATCAAAATATTTGCGGGAATATTTCGTTTGGCATTCAAGATCTATTTAATATGCAAATTTCCAGCAAATCAAAATTCTTGTGGCAACACCTAATTATCTGTCAGGATGATTATCGATAGATGCACTGCGTAATACAAAAGGCCCATTTTATAATTCGAAAATGAACAGCTGACGAGAACAACCCAAAATCCCTCCTCTTTTTCAATAAATCCGGGGGGATTTCGACATCAAAAAAAGGACCAAATTTTTTTGATTTTTTATGTTTTTCAAGCTTTTGAAAAATCCCTCGAAAAAATTCAATTTTGAACGTGTCGAAATCCCGGGATTTTTTAGTTAGAAAGGGTAAAAATGGGCCTTTAAGATAAGGAATATAAAATAAATATTATTATGAATTCGATTTAAGTAAGATTCAATGTTTCGAGCCAAATTGAGCATCAATCGATATATTGAACTTACATGCAATGTTGCTGCAAAGAATTATTAGCTAGAGATTACACGTCAATTTAACGACCTATTGAAGTTACATACAACGTTACCACTAAGAAATATGATTTGCATGTTAATTCAATGATCCATTGAACTTGCATACAATGTTGCTGTTAAGAATCGTAATTAGCCAGAGATTCAATGGTTTGAACTTACACGCAATGTTTGCCGCTAAGAATTATAATTAGCTAGAGATTTGCATGTCGATTCAATGATCCATCGAACTTACATGCAATGTTGCTGTCAAAAATCATAATTAGCTAAAGATTTGCATGTCGATTCAATGATCCATCGAACTTACATGCAATGTTGCTGCTAAGAAATATAATTAGCTGGAGATTTGCACGTCAATTCAGTGATATATTGCTGTCAAGAATTATGAATGTTTTTGCATATAATCTCAATAATTTATGAGATTATATGCAATGTTGCCACCAAGAATTATATTTGGCTAGAGATTTGCATGTTAATTCAATGATCTATTGAACTTACATGCAATGTTGCCACTAAGAAATATAATTAGCTGGAGGTTTGCGTGTCAATCCAACGATCTATTAAACTTACATGCAATGTTGCTGCTAAGAATTGCGATTGGCTAGAGATTTGCATGTCAATTCAATGTTGTTGCTAAGAATTATAATTAGCTAGAGATTTGCATGTCAAATCAATGATCTATTGAAATTACATGCAATGTTGCCGCCAAGAATTATAAAGGTTTCGAGGTCCGTGTGTCAATTCATTCATCGATACAAATCTCATGAGAAGATCATATCGAACGGACCATATTGGCACGTTTAACGTCTCGTCGATGCAAAACTCTTAATATCATTTTGAATAGACCAGTATGTTAAAAATTTCGCAACCCAAATTTTTTAATGTCATATTGGAGATAAAATCATATGCAATGTTGGTGCAAAAAATGACGCCGATGCTTTAGAATATTCTATCGATTGTCACCGATAATATTTTAATCGTCGCATTCAATTGGCGAATCATTTTCATCTATGTTCCCATATCTAAATAATGCACAATCAATAGCAGCCTCTTTTAACGCCCGTTCGAATTTTATGTTAATCATTTTTTTATTAAGCGCCATTTCCATAATTATTTGATCTACAGATATTTTTAGACTTGGATGTACTGCTAAATAAATATATATTTTGACGAGTTGTTTTTCTCTGATAACATCTTTGTGCGAACAATATCTATTTGCCCGACCCATTACTTGGTCCAGTCGTGACCAATTCCAATAAGATTCTAATATATGTACTTCTTGGACCGCTTCAAAAAACTTGATATTTTTTGATATCAAGCCGACAATCAGATTCTGTTAAGTCTTTTACACTGATGAGACAATATAAAATAGCTCAATCTGATTACTTTCGGACCTCTAGCGGAGTGAGGCCACGTATTTATTTTTTTATTCTGTTAACAATACCTTTTCTGATCTCTTCTGCATTATTCCCAATTTCAAATGGGTTTTTGCTGAATTCTCATCTCGGTTTGCTATTATTCCACATTGGCACTTGTATACTTTTAACCCTCCCATTTCTTTTGTTCTTCCACAATTCGAACATGTTTTGGTCGTTAAATATTCACTTACTTCCCTTACTGGGATGCCATATTTATATCCCATATATTTCAATCTTTGTTGAAATGCATAAGGGGATAATATTTTCATGAGTTCTTTTGTTCTGGGACCCACCACGGTGTTTTCTTTCGTCAATAAATTTTTTACACAAAATTTTCCTATTGATATATCATTATATTCATGCACTAAATTATATGACGTTTTAAAATGCATATCTTTTATCATATTTTGTTTTCTAAGATTGTATTTTTCTCTTCCTTTCTTTAATTTATTCGAATTCATTGCAGAAAAATCTGAATCTCCCAAAACTTTCTTTTTTGCATCTAATGTTGTTGTCAAATGTTTTATTTCATTTAGAATTGACCTATCATTATTGTTTACGAGTTTTTTCTTTAGTGCTACTATGTTATCAGATATTTGTTTGGCGGATATCAAATCGTTTAATTTTTTTACTTTCTTTTGATTTCTATCAACTCCCCTACTAATATTAGGATTGTTCATATTACATAATGAATAGGTATTGTTTTGAGAATATGCACATATGAAAGGAGTAACACCTAAATCGATTCCTGCAGATAATTCTATTGCATTTCTCTTTCTTGGCATCATAAAAGTTGGAGTAAATAGAATGTACTTCTTGGTAATATGACTATATTGCAATGTACATGTTTTTTCTATTCCATCCAATGGTTCTGATGATTCAATATTTGGAAACACTCTGATACAAAATGTTCCGTTTTTGAAAAGATTCGCTTCCAACTTAAGAATTTTTGTCACCCTTTCTCTTTTTAAAGGTTTAATTCTGAATTTTTTGATATGACCTTTTTTGAAATTGGATACGCAAGTTTTGAAATTGGATATAGCTTGGGAAATAGATTCATCTAAAACATGAATAGGAATCAATCCTTTATTTATTTTCATCTTAATCTTTTTTTTCTGAATTTCTTCCTGTTTTTTATGCAATTTCAGTTGCCTTTCTTGAATCTTGTTTCCGAAATATTTTTGAATTATATTTTTTTGATCTGTTAATTCAGAACGAACACTTCTAGCGTTTAGAATTTTTTTAATCTCAGCAAAATCGATAAGCTTTCCATTTTTAAAAATTCTTTTTTGTATAATATTGATAGTAATATTAAAAATTTTAGCAGTTGCGGAGAACCATTGATCAAAGATGAATTTTTGAAAATTATCAGGATTGATTCGAATCTTTTTGGTATAGATAAAACCTGGAGACTTGTTAGATTTAGTTTTTGGTATCTGCTTAAGCTGTTGCTGCAAAGAATTTTTAGGGATAATAGGATAATCGATAGTTACTTGAGGAGTTCGAATAGGTTCATAAAAATTGCGTTTCTCGATAGATTCATACCAGGAACTAGTATCAGTATAAAAAATATCCGTATTAAGAGGCGACAACCAATTGATGACATTACACTCATGATTAGAAGTATAAATAGGCGAAAGTGTAAAAGAATTAGCAGTTCGCGTATTGTTTGCCTTTTGAGGCAACTCAGCCTTTCTCATGTTTGATTATGATATGTAATATTTGTTTATATTAAAACAAATAAATCAAGAACGCAAAAATATAAATCTATGATAAAATTGTTGATAAAATAACGTGTAGGAGAATCAAAATCTTAAGAATTAATCGATTAACATTAAATAAATTTAAACAAGAGCACTATAAGATAATAGATTGAACAAGAAATATATTCGTAACAAAAACGGACAATGGAAGAAAATACAAAAGAGAAAATAATTCTTAACACTTTTGTCGTATGTTAAGAATATGGCATATCAAGAAATATCAAGTTTTATGCAACTAGTAACAACCCTCAATAAGCTTACTCCTTCTTTAATCGCGCTTGATCCTAAAATAATTTTAATTTTAGATCCATCTTCGTTGTCTTTGTTATTAAAAATAGTTTTAATCTCTTCCCGATAATTCATCTTTTGATCGCCCGACCAAACAGCAAAAGTATTTTTACCTATACCGTTATCTGCATAATCTAGATAGCCATTAACTTTTAATGCACGAATTAAGGACTTTAATCCACCATATTGTTTAAAATTTGAGTAAACAAATATAGTTCCCTCACATTTCCTTATTTTTGTTATTATTTTATGATATTTTGATGATAGTGATGATAAATTATCCATTTCAAAATCTCCATCATTCAACATATCATAATCTTTTTGATAAGGGTAGGTGAAATTAGATGTCATTCTTGTACCTATATAAAATTTATTTGAAATGTTGTCATCTGATGGATCTAAAACACCAGAAACGGCTTCTTTTTTTGCTATCAGGTTGTATAACACAAGTTGATCATCACTCATTACACAGTTAATGAGGTATATTTCTGTCCTGGGAAAAACAAAATCTGGGGCACCTCTATAATATGAAACATAGCCTTTTATTTTTTTTTTGAAAATATCCATGTTGATGATATCGATTTTATTTTGATTTTTTTTGATAAACTCTTCGTCAAAATCTTTACCAACTGGAAATTCATCTTCGATAAGCAAATTCATCGTCAATGCCAATTCAGACGGTTTATCAAAAATAGGAGTAGCTGTCATGAGTACTAATCGCATATTTTGCGGAGTTGGTTTTATGATATTGTACAATACCTGGTAATAAACTCCTGTTTCGCTTATCATATTTTGAACCTCATCGATAATCAATAAAGAATTTGTCAAATTGATTCGTCCAATGCGTGCCAGTTTAACAAATTTGTTATATGAATAAATTGTATAATATTTATTGATACGGTCATCACTTTTTTTAATAATATCAACATACATTAGATCGCTTGGATGCATTTTTTGAATTATTTTTCGTTCTTCGTTTGTTAAATATTTTTCTCCTGCACACGGAGAACGCAATTCTGTACGGAAATTACCTTTTAAAGAAGCAGGTAAAACAATAATAATATTTTTTTTATTAATAAATTGTTCTGCAACGCTAATCGCTGCACAAGTCTTCCCACTTCCAATTTTATGATAAACTAATAATCCTCTGTAAGGTGTTTTTGGATTCATATATTCTGCGAGGAACATTTGCGGTATTTGCAAAGAATATGATTTTGGAAAACATATTTCATCAAATGTTTTTTTTTGTTCTGGGATTTCATATTTTGAAAATATTGTGTTAATATTTTTAGAAAAATCCTTGCTTGATGGAGATGGATATGTCATGTATAATATATATGTGACATATTTTATTACCGAATGTCAATCATACCATTATTAACGCGTATGTGATTATCCCATTTATTTAGATTTTCAATATGTTCGAGATGGGAAACAATAATTATCATTTTATTTGGTATGAATCCTTCGATTTTTCATTTTTTTTTATCTGCAAATATTATCTTACAGCAATGTTGTTTTTGACTTTCAATAACAGGTTAAATATGATGCAAATCTCCCGCAAATATAATTCTTTGTAGCAATATTGTCTCAACTTTCGATAATGAACATGCAAACTAAATTCTTTGCAGTAATATTGCACCTGACATTCAACAATCTATCGAATTTGACATGCAAATCAAATTAATTGCAGCAATATTGCATTTGATATTCAATAATCCATTGAATATGACATCCAAATTTCTAGTAAATCAAGTTCTTTGCGGCAACATTGCATTCAACGTTCAAAATCCGTTGAATATGACATGCAAATCTCCAGTAAATCAAGTTCTCTGCAGTAACATTGCATTCAACATTCAAGATCCACTGAATATGACATGCAAATCTTAAACAAATCAAGTTCTTTGCATTCAACATTCAAAATTCATTGAATATGACATCCAAATCTTCAACAAATCAAGTTCGTTGCATTCAAAATTCATTGAATATGACATGCGAATCTCCAGTAAATCAAGTTCTTTGCGGCAACATTGCATTCAACGTTCAAGATCCATTAAATATGACATGCAAATCTTCAGCAAATCAAGTTCTTTGCGGCAACATTGCATTCAACATTCAAGATCCATTGAATATGACATGCAAATCT